GCAAGGGCTTGGGGGCACCTGTCGTCGCGGCGGGCTCACTTGTCGTCGTCGACAATTCCGCTCAGACGTTTCCAACAGGATCGCCGCTCTTTTGGACACGGGCGATTGACCTGAGCTTCGATCATGTTTTCTCGGCCGCCTGGCGTTTCTCGCTCGATGCGGTGACCGCGAGCGAGGGGGTGTGGACGGGAATTGTCGCGGGGTACGCCAACGAACACGTCGCCTATGTCATTGGCTATCTCGATGACGGCGGGGTCCGCAAGATCGGTCTCTTGAAGCGGGGGGCTCGAGACAGCGTCGCCGTTGCAGATGCGTGGACGGGCGGGCTCGACTCGAACGGGGTGGCGACAGGGGCCCCGGTTCCTCTCGACTGGTCCGTGCAACGCAGCTATCGGTTGTTTACCGACCGTGAAGGAGTGGTCCGACTCTACGTCGATGGCTCCATCGTCGGGACATTGCGAATGACGGCCGATGAGGCGCCGTTCCTCGAGGAGTTGAATGCCCCCTTCGATGAAATCCAGGGCGTGTTCTTTGGCAGTCTCTCGCGCCCAGCGATGTCGACGTCAACGTGGGATTTCTATCGCTATTTGAGCCAGCCGATCAATGCCTTCCAGACGAGCCCCTCGAGCTTCGTGTCGTACGAGGGCGACGTATTGCCTGAAGCCGATGCTTCCCCTTGGACGCCGATTGGCTTTCACGGGACAGCACGGATCTCTTTGGGCGTTTTGATCCTCGATTCGACGAGCGCTACGGACGTTGCGACGAGCGCGAGCGCGGGCCTCATCGGGGGTGATTTTCACGGTTACGTGAAGATCGAGCCCCTCCTCGCAGCGTCATCGCAAGTCGTCGTGGACGTGGGCCTCCAGATGTTGACCCAGACTCACGGCGTCGACCCCGACGGTCTGATGGTCGCCGTGGACGACGGGACACGCCTCATGCAGCTGTGTTTCTTCCCGTCTGAGAGTTGTCCGAGGCTGTCTTACGGCGGACGGTCCCTGCCGGACGAGTTTGCCCCCTTCGTCTGGTCGACGGGCAACGAGGCACGGAGGGGAGCAAGCCTTGGCAATCAGTCCGTGGCGATGCGGGGGCGGCTCTTGCGCATCACGGACACGAGCACGACTGACGGCCGCGTTTATTTCATCGAGGACGACGTTCCTTCAGAGAGTGCCTTTCGAGTTATCGACTCGACCTTCGACTATTTCTTCGAAACGCGCCTCGAGGTCATCTCCTATGATGCCGACAGCTCCGGGTTTGCCGGCGCGTTTGCTCAAGTGTTCGACGGCGTGCGCGCGATCGGCATCATGCTGGTCGAGATCGCAGGGGTCCGGTATGTTGCCTTCCATTCTGACGGCGTCGAGCTTGGCGTCTCCGCCCGTTTCCCATTCAATTGGAACGACGGGGCCCCACATACCTATCGGGTTCGAAAGAGCACGGCGGGTAATCTCGTGACGGTTTTTGCCGACGGCGCCTTCCTTATCAGCTTCGCCTATAACGGTTTTGGCGCACCGGCACCGGACACTGGTATGCTCAGCTTTGGCAGCTCGACCCCAGCGAGCGATGAGGCCCGGTCTGTCGTCGACTGGTCGTACTGCAACGCCTGGCGAGTCGAGACGTCGCCGCGCCGCTACATGGGCCTCTGGAAGGGGACCGACCGAGACTCGTTGACCGGATATCATCTGCCCCTCAAGACGTCCGGTACGGCGACGGTCGTGGGCAACGCGCTCGAGGACCCTCTCGCGGACTTCGTGGCGGCCAACATTCAGTCGGGAGATTCGATTGTCGTGGACGACGGCTTGAACAAGGGCGTTTGCGAGGTCGCCACCTGCGTCAATCTTCAAAAGCTGACTTTGACCAGCTCGTGGCCAGCGCAACCGTCCATCGTCGCTTACCGGATCGTGCAGGAGACGGATTGGAGCGTGCCTCACAAGTATCGACTCGCTAGAGATTCGACGGGCTCTGTCTCGGTGTTTCTCGACGAGAGCGTGTTGCCCTTGATTCGAGTGGATTACGATTCGATTTCGTTGCCGGTGAGTGGGGCGGGCGTTGTTCAGACCTTGAGTCACGGCCTACCGGCGATTGCGTTCGGCTCGTTCAATCCTGAACATCTCGAACAGTCTCAATGGGATTTCGTTCGATACGGGCTCACGCGCAACGCCACGGATTTGAATGCGGTGCCGCCACATCAGGTCTTGAACCAGTGGAACGTGATGGAGAGTCCCGAACGCCTCACCGCGGCGGTGCCCCTCACGAATTTCCGAAGCAGCTCGACGGGCACGACGTCTCAGGCTGATCCCGATTTCCTTTCACGAGGCGATGTCCCGGCCTTTACGCGGTTGAATCAGGGGACGCCAGCGGTGCCCTCGACCCAGACATTTGAGACCCGCAGGCCCTTCGTCACGCAGACTCCCGTCGGATCGATGAGCGATCCCGGTGGGGTTTTGAGCGATCCCGGGACGTTCAGCGTCAACGATGGCGAGACCCGGTACGCCTTCACCGTGCCGGAAGACGTCCTTTACACGAGTCTGCAGCTCGTCGAGACGGCGACTGGCGAGGAAGGCCTTCTCGCGCCGATGGGCGATTCTCCGAATCCTTCCTATGGCGGAGTCAACTATCAGAACGAGGTCTGTCTGAATTACGAAGCGGACGCGCTGCCGGAGAATGCGGATTCGCCTACGCCGTGGATCCTCAACAGCGACGACCCTGGCCAGGTCTCGATGGGCGTCTCGAGCGGCGTTCTGACGTACGGAACGGGCGATTCAGGGACCAAAACGGCCTACCTCAACAACACCCCGCTGCCTGATGCCCCAAGCCACGTGACAACGGCGGCATTCCGAATCCGTCTGGCCCAAGACGCGACCCTCGGTATCGGGGACTCTCAGGTGCGGTTCGGTCTCTCGGCGCCCGGCATGACTCTGGGCATTGGCTTCGTGACGCATCCGTCGGGTGAACGTTTCGTCGAAGTCTTTGACCTCAACAACGGTGCCGTGATGGGCCGGGCGACCGTCGATTACCTCGATGGCGATTATCACGACTACCGCATCGTGCGAGATCCCGGGGGTGGCGTCGTCGAGGTCTACATCGACGACGCTGAGTGATTCCTTTTGTTGCCAGCCCTTAGGGGATGGCAGCGCAAATACGGATCGATCAAGTCGGGCTCTCTGACGGGACTCCTGGGGTCTCGCGCACCGACGGGCTAGACACGGGCGCTGTCGTCACGCTGACAAATGTCGGCAGCGAGGGCGTCACCGAGTTCCGTCTGCTGTGGGGACCACCGGGCGACACGACGGCGAGGGCATCGCTCAGCGCCACGGGCGATCCCGACGTCTGGACTTTTTCGCCGTCGCCTGGCTGCTACGGATCTTACCTCGTCGAACTGCTAGCGGACGGTCTGTCGATCGAGCGCCGTATCTTTGGGATCCGGACTCCGAACAAGCGGCTTCTCATTCCCGCGCTCAACGAGTTGGGGAGTAAAGAGGCGTCGTGGGTTAACGAAGGTGCTGACCAGATCGAGCTATCGCAAAACAACGCGGTCGATTTCGACGACGTCGCCCTCGATACACTCCCCTATGCGGGATGGTGGCGCTCTCAGCACGAGCTGTATCTTGCGGTCGAGGTCGGAGTCGGCGGAGAACCGGGGCCGACAGGGGCGGACGGGGCGACAGGTGCGGACGGGGCAAATGGTGTCGACGGCGCGACAGGTGCGGACGGCGCCGTCGGAGCGACAGGTGCGACGGGCGCAACGGGATCTGCCGGCATTGCTGGACCGACGGGACCTACCGGTGAAACGGGACCTATCGGTGAAGCGGGACTTATAGGCGCAACGGGATCAACCGGCATCGCTGGATCGACGGGACCTATAGGCGCAACTGGATCAGCAGGTCCCGTGGGCGCGACCGGATCGGCGCCGGGGTATCTCTCACGCAGGGTATTCGTCAACGCGGCGTCGGCGAAGATCGGGACGACGTTTGCAGGGGTAACGGTCGAGGCTGCGACCACCATTGCGACGGCGGCGGACCTGGGTGCTGGAGATTGGGGTCTGGTCGTGCTCGTCGGTACCGGTGGCTCGGGTCCGTGTGGTGCTCGGCTGGTAGGTGCTAACGCCGGTATTGGCGGCGCTGGCGGCGGTGGCGGGTGTCGGCTGGAGCTGGTCTTATCACGAGCTGACCTGGTCGCGATGTTGCCAATAGCCATCACGTGTGCGCTCGGGCCAACTGGGCACGCGGCCATCACTGCATCCAACAGCCAGCCCCTGGCCGGTAACGCGGGCGGGTCGGCAACCTTCGGGGCCTACACAGCGTTTTCCGGCGGTGGTGGGTGTGCCGGCAATCCTACCGCTGCCGGCGGCGGAGGCGGCGGGTCTCTCGGGGCTGGTTCTGGCGGAACGACATCCAACGTCGGACAGTTGGGGGGCGCACCGGGCGGGTTCGGCACTCTCGGCGCCGGGGTCAATTGCACAGGCACCGGTGGAGCCACTAGCGGGACTTCAAATAGCAGCATCGCGATAACGGCGGCCGGGAAGGCAGAAAGTGGTGGCGGTGCTGGCGCGAGTACTCCCGCAGGCCTCCAGCACGTTGGATGCTTACCCGGCGGGGATGCAACTCGTGGCGGTGGCGGCGGCGGTGCTGGCGGCTATTCCGATGCCGGCGTGAACTATGCCGCGAGCGCAGGTGGGTCTGTAGCCGGGTCGGCGGGCGGCGCAGGCGGCGGTACCGGTGGCGGAGGCTCGGGTGTCGCTGGTATGGCCGGTAACGCAGACCACGCCGGGGCTGGCGGTGGTGGTGGGGCGTCGTCTCTGGTGGCGGGTGTGGCAGCCGGCAACGGCGGCAACGGCGGTTTCCCCGGAGGCGGAGGCGGAGGCGGAGGGCCCTACGCGCATCCCAGCTTGATAGGCAATAGTGGCGCGGGCGGCAACGGCGCAGACGCTTCTGTGATGCTGACCATGATGCCCTGAGACGTTCAGTCCCTAACACAATCAAGGAGTGGGAGACCAAATGGCTACAGCACAAGAACTCGGCGTCATGGCAACCGAAGTCGTCGCGGCAAAAGTCGCGTTTGACGCCGCCCTCGACGCCTTCGTGAACAAAAACGTCGAGACTGCGGCGTTGGTCATGGCTGAGCAGACGGCGGTTGATGCGGCAAATATTGCGCTGGACGACGCAATCTCCACCGCGCACGAGACCGTCGGGTGGGCAGCGGCGAACGCCGCCTTTCTGTCCACGAAGGAAGCTCTCGATGTTCTCAATGTCGCGTTGGCGGCCCTCGTGCCCACCTACCAGCAACTCTAGCCGCCAAGCGTAACCTTACCGCGGCCTACCGGACCGACCAGGCCGTCACGTCGTCGCGGTCATCATCCCCATCCCTCAATGTACCCGCATGAATGGCGGGTCAGGATCTTCCTATTGAGACTCTTTGGGCGGATGCGGCCGCGGATAACCAGCTCAGAGAAGACAAACTCATGACAGGAGGCTTCGGGAGCTTTAGATTTGGCACGGGGCCACAGCTGGGCGACGTGCTGTTTGAGGTTTCGACTGCAACTTCCCTGTCGGAGGTGCTTGTAAGAGTCGACTTTACGGCGACTCTCGACCTGACTCACGCTGCGAATTTCAATCCGGTCAACTACACGATTGCTGGTCTGACCGTCTCTGACGTCGATCCTTCTGGAAATACCGCCGTCATCCTGCGCACCTCGAGGCAGGACCAAATTCCCTACGTCGTCGTGGTGAACGCGACATCGGGGCGCATCCAGGCGATAGGTGCGGACTTTCTTGATCCCGCGCATGCGGAGGCGACGTTCGATGGCGATCCGGCTCGGGCGTCATTTGCTGCCGCAATTCAGAGCCGGCGCAAGGTGCAGCTGCGGTTCAGCGAGGCCATGCAGATCGACGACGCTTTCGTCGATCCTTTAAACTATCAGCTGAGCAGGCTCGATGGTTTGGCTTCCAACATCCAGAGAGTCGAGCAGACTGGGCCTGACGACACCCGCGGTCAGCTCATCCTCGCTGAGGATTTGATACCTCTCGCGTACTACAGCCTCCAGGTCGGCGTGCTCGTTCGTAGTCAAGCGGGGCGCACCATTCGGCCTGAAGGTGTCCTTCTTCAATGGAAAGAGGCCATCCCGCGACCCTTTCGCTTGAGATTCGGGAGCTTTTCAGGGGAGGCAAAAGGAGGACTCCTTGGCGCTCCTGACGGTCAGATCTTCTTTTCGCCGGCTTTCGGCGCAAACGCTGCAAACTCCGTTATCGAAATCGACAGTGTCCGCGTTTGCACGAGGGCTTATGACGTTTACTCGATTCCGAGCGACCTTGGCGCGGCCGGGATTCCGCTGTTTACATTCCCGGCTGCGGCTGGAGCGAGCGATCTGATTGGCGCCTCCCCAGGCCCGCCGACACGCGGGCTCGTCACGGTCACACTTGGCCTCCTCGACGCCCAGTCCTTTGCGCCGGGCACACTCGTCGCACACGTGATCGGAGAGCCCTTAAATCGGTGGCGCAATCGCTCTCTCGTCAGAACCAACCACCATCAGTACGTGGTGTCGGCCGAGTTTGAGTCCGAGCTATTCGGTCCAGCAGCTCGCGCCGAAGCGGGCACGCTCACGACCATTGTCGATCAAATCGATGAGTGGACGGACATAATCAACCCGGCTTCTGCGACGCCCGGCGTCGCTCAGCGCATGAGAAGCATTCTGTGGGCGACTGCGCATCGCCGTGGCCAAGCCATCTCTAGTCTTGCCGACCAGCGTGAAGACGGCGTCCTGGCGCCGGAAGATGGCACCCCGGAAGGACTCCTGGTCGAGCCGATCGACATCACGCGGGCCGCGTTCCTGAACGACGGCCGTTGGGGAACCTTTCCCGGCATTGATGCCGCGCTAGGAGCGTTCAGGACAGCGGATAATCAGGCGCCGATCGGCGCCGGACCGACCGTCGGTCCCTTTGCCATCGCCTGACGCTTTTTTGCTTATAGCCCCGCATCTCCGTGAGGAGCCTCGTGCTCGTCGAGTGAGATGTAAAAATGAAGATTGTTGATGCCGTTCGGAATGCAAGCAGCGCTTTCAGTGCGACCTTGTCGGGCCGATACGAAGAGAAAGTCCGAGGTCCTCGAGGCGACGTCTTCATGGAGCTTCGAAACGCACGAACGGGTGCGCTCGAGCATTCATGGGAGAAGAAAAACGTCATCACGATGGATGCCAGCGTGTTGGTGGCCCGCCTCCTCCGTGACAGCCTGGAGGTGCCGTTCGGCGGATTCGTGCTCGCTGTTGGTTCGGGCGATAGCGGCTGGAACCCCCTGTCCCCGCCCCCGGCAACGAACACTCAGCGAGCGCTCTATGCCGAGATCTCGCGAAAAACGTTTGCGTCCAAGCAATTCATCGACTCGACCGGGGTACCGGTAGACTACCCAACGAACGTAGTCGACTTCACGACGACGTTCTCGGAATCGGAAGCCGTGGGGCCACTCGTCGAGATGGGGATCATCGGCGGGAACATCAGCTCGAACATGTCGATCAAGAACCCGGTGACGCCGCCCAACGGGCCATATGACCCCACGGTCGACCTCACGACGCGAGAGACGCTTTTGAATTACCTCTCCTACAACGTAATTTCGAAACCCACAACGTCGACCTTTACCGTGACTTGGCGGATCACGACGTGAAGTACGTGATCTTCACGGGGAATGAGGGCGACCTGGCATGACGACCAAGAGCTTTGGCGCTGGGGTATCGGCCTATCTCGATGTTGAAGGACGTAACTTCGAATCGACGGTCTACCAATCCAGCAAGCCCGTCCTCGATTCCGAGCTGAACCAAACTCAGGACGTCATCCAGGCGCGTAACCGGAGCTTTCTGCAGCTCGCGCATTCGGGGTGGCTCGGAAGTGACGTGTTCGATACGTCGAGTCATTCGAGCGGAATCTTCATCTTCAGTCCGACCAGCAACGAGATCACCGTGCCCGGCATGAACGCCTTGGTGAACGGTTGGCTCATTCCCGTTGTTACCGGCATTGGGTCAACGGGCGGCCTGAGTCTCAACCGCTTGGATTTGGGCGCCCCTCCCGAAGGAGTTGGTGCTTTGCGCACCGATCTCGTGATTCTGGAGGTATGGCGACGCCTGCTTTCGGCTTCACCGTCCACGGACGGCAAGTCTCCGACGGGCCGCATCTGGCGTAATGGCAACGTCAAGATCGACGGCTCTGACGATCTCAACCTCAACTACGCAGACGATATCATCGACGCCAACGTAGGCGCCGAAACCACGAAGCGCGTCCAGATTCAGTATCGCTTGAGAGTCATCAACGGGATCGACCTCGATCTATACCCCTCTGGAATTGCCGACCCCCTGGCGGTGGCATTCTCGGTGCCCGCGAGCCCGGAGGATGCCAATGGTACAGCGACGGTCTTCAATTACACATCTCGATCGAGCGCCGGAGACGGTGGCCTCTGGCGCGCGGGCGACGGTAACCCCGCGAACGAGATTGGCTCGGTCGACGGCTTTATCTATGCTCTGCCACTTCTTGCGGTGTTTCGGCGTAACACGGCCCCCTTCGCCCGGGACACGAACCATAACGGCGGGTCAGGTCGTCCTGACGGCTTGCCAGCCAACATCATCGTCGAACGCGACGTCATTGACCTCCGAACGAGCATCAGCACGACGGGCTGGGACCTCCAGGAGTTGTTGCAGAAGAACGTCAATCTGATTCTCGACAATGCCCTCCGGACCGAGATCGCAACGACGCCTCTCGGGGGCGGCTCCAAAGGTCACACCAACATTTGGGCCGACGAAATCGGGCCCACGGACAACCCCGGTGCTCAGCAAATTCGCGCTGGTTTTGATGGAGTCTGTCGGCGGTTCAGCGATCGGCCCATCCTCGAGACGGTGGTCGTGCGGTTTGTGCCGACCGACCAGGATGGAGGCGCAGAGGTTTGGGACAACGGCTCAGTTCTCACGATCGACCCGACTGGTTCGACGGACCCGTTTCGCATTCATCCGCATGGCAATGCCAACTTCGTCAACGCGGCTCCCACCAACGTCGTCATCTTGGACGTCTTGTATTGGGTTGGCGCCGACACGACCGCGGCGACGAGCTATCACGGATTTATCGACGACGCTGCAACTGGCGCCTATAACGGTAGTAGCACCGAGTTCACGCACATTTCTGGCCTCGGAACAACGGGTCCAATCTCGTTCGGGTTCGGGTTCGCCGCTCCGTCGACGAGCGACGTTTATGTCACGTTGCTCGTCTCATATCCGGGTGGTTCGGAGGTAACGGCGGGGGGCCTCAGCAAGACGCCGACCAGTGACCAGATCGCCTGTGTTCTCGAGAATCCCGCGCAGTTGCCTGAGACCGCGCCGTACTCGTTCGGATCGATAGCTACGGCCGCAGACGCGCCACACAGGGAGGTTTTCCTCGGCTATTCGACATCGACCCTGACCTTTAGTCAGCGGGTCAGCTTCGCATTCCCCGACGCTCTGCCGGACACGTTCCCGTTATACGTTCCAGACCGCGTGGTGCAAGTAGGAGTCGTAACGAACGTCACCACGAGCAGCACGTACGAGGGATCCGTGGTTGTTTCGAATGACGGGCACTTTCTTTTCGTCAGCAGCGAGGCTTCGGCGTGGAACCCGAACGGCGCCCCGAGTTTTGGCGATATCATCAACGTCGACTATCAGGCCATTCGTCCCATCCCGAACAACGCCGTCCAAATGACCATTTGGTACGAAACGCGCGCTCCGCAGACGCTGAGGACCGAACTGCTCGGAACGTTCTTGAGGGTGATTCCGCGCTACATCGCTCCCTTCATGTACACGCTCGTCACGGGCTCTGGCTCCCTCGACGAGGCGTATCCGTTTCCCCAGCAGTACGTTCAGAGTCCTGGAGTTTACCCTTCGTCCGCAGGGTCCTTCTCTGGTGACCACGAACTCGATGGCAGTGGTCTCGTCAGTATCGCGGATTTCAACGCTCAGAGTGGGTTCCTACAGCTCGCGACGTTGATCCCTGGGGTCCCGAGCCCGGAATTGCTGACCTTTATTCGCGGCGGCGGAGACATCGATGCCGAAGGGCGCACCTTCTTCAATCAGGTAGAGCGCAGTCGAGGGGACGAAGCACTGAGGTTCTACATTCCGAGCGCCTTCGCCCAGCCTCTTTCGGACGGCAAACGACACAAGAACGTGTTGCCCATGATCGCCGAGCTAGCAGAAGACGGCCCGATAGGGCCCAAGGGAACACTCGTGGCCGTGCTTCTTTCCAGGTGGTCTGAGTTCGATGCTGAGAACTTCGTCGGGTTTGACCCGGATCTGTCGCTGAACTTTACGTCGGCTAGCGTCTATCGGCTCAAGGGCAATCCGCTCTCATCGAGCCCGCAGGTCGGGATGGGTGAGATTACCTAAAGATGAGCACCTACTATCTCTTTGACATGCATGTTCCAACGATCGCCGACGCGCGCATCGTCGATGTCGTCATGACGTCCGGAGCCCAGACGGAGTTCCGTGTCGATGGTCTGATCCCCGTAAAGATTCCGGAGGGCATTCGAGTCGATAACCCGAGCAATTTGTCCGACCTTTTGGCGCAGAAATACCAGGGGATCCTGGCGCAGTACCCTGGATTCGCGAGGATTGTTTATGATGACCTCCTCGACCCAGATGACGTCTTTCCCATAGGTATGGGTAAGCTCGGGTCGCGGTCGACAATTGGTGGCCATATCTCTACGACAACGGTTGACCTGTTCTCAACGGTGCTGCAGTTCATCCTAGTCTACGAACACAACACGTGGCGTTACGTGGATTCAAACGGCAGGATTGAGCGCTACTATGTGGAGCAACCCGAAGGGCTCTATCCAGCCAGAGCAACGCTGAACTACGACGGCGCCGGTGACTACACCGAGACGACGAGTGGCGCCCTCGTGGTGGTTAACCCAGGGGAGGAGGGCAGCTCTTTGCGCGCCGAATTTCTGATGAACGGACCTTTGGACGTGGGTCCGCGGTCACGCCTCGTCCACACGGGCTCGTGGTCCGTCATCTACTGAGGGTCTTAGAACATGCCGTCCGTCAAATTACCCACCTCTCTGCGATTTGGTCCTGGCAAACTGCCGGCAAACGTCGTTTCGGCGTCCGCACTGACCATTCCCTCGGGGACCCCTGCGAACATCCAGGAATCTGATTTCACAGTTCTGACGGTCAGCTCGGCAACGACGCTACCGCGGTTGAGCAAATACCTGACCGTGGTCGTGTCTTTGACGGGCACCTACACGATCAAGCTGCCTCTTGAACCGCACGTCGGGGACGTGGTCACCTTCATTGGCGCAGGCGCCAGCGGCAGTGGCCTCAAGGAAGTGACAATCCAGGCCGCTTCTGGCGCTCTCTTCGGCACGATTCATGGCTTCAATGACACCGAGCGCCTCGGGGCGCCGCCCTTCCCAGCGCGGTCCTTCGTCTGCATCGACGAAAATAGGGGCTGGGCCGCAATCTCGGAAAGGCCCGCAACCCTCACCGTCAACTCGAGTGTCACCTTGCCCCGTGCGGGCTCGAGCCAGGTCGTCCTCGTCGACACGACGACGGGCGACATCACGCTTACGCTGCCGGCGCGTTCCCAGCTCGGCGACGTCATTGTCTTCATCAAGACGGTGAGTTCGGCCAACAGCGTCACCATCACGCGCGGCGGCAGTGACCTGATCGATGGACGCCCAAGTACCGTCATCCTTTCGAATCAAGGGGCCCTGACGCTGGCCCGAACGTCATCGACGGCGGCAATTGCTTGGACCACCGTTAGCGAGTCCGCCTCGGTCGTCACGGTCACAGACACGATTTCGTTGGCAGCCGGGAGCGCGAATTCGGCAAACGAGATTCACGTCCTCGTTCAAACGAGTAACGCCGCCTGGGTCGCGGGAACGAAAACCATCACCCTGCCGACTGCGATTCGGGTCGGCGCCACGCTGACGATATCGGACGTCGACGGCACCGCGGCAACGAACAACGTCAAGGTCTCCGGCGTGCTCGGGGTGAGCAGCATTGCCGGGACAGCCCAATATGTGATCGCGCAAAATTACGGGTCGGTCACCTTGATCGCGAAATCGGTCGCTGAATGGTCGATTCTTTCGGAGACCCACGGTCTCGTGGAAGATTTCACCGCTTTGGCGCGGGTGGATGGTCGAGTCGACTCACGCATCGGTCGGCTTCAGTCGACGCCCATGTTCAATTGGAGCGCTCGAAAGGTGGCCTTGCACGCGGAGTTCGCCGGCCTCATCACGAACATCCTTCCTGTTGACGGATTCACTGCCGGAGGAGACGGCATGCTTCTGTCACGGGCAGCGGGCGTCGCGGGTGAGGTTGGTGTGTTGCGCTGCACGGTCGCCGATGGCACCAGCGGCTATATTCACCTGGGAGATCTTCCAACCTCCAACCTGTTTTCTCCCACTCAACTGCTCGGCTTCCGAGCGATTTTGAGACCGGTCACGGCAAGTCCAGGCGTGGCTTACTTGATCGATGTTGGCTTCGGCGACAACATCGATGCGGCCAACTTGGGCGCAAACGGGCTCTTCTTGAGAGTTGGTGGGGCGCCCGCTGGGAGCGTGGTTGGGCTGAGACAGGCGAGTGGTGTGATGTCCACGACGCTGAGCGCGGGGACTGTTGTAGTCAACAAGCGTTACGTGCTCGAGTATTACTTTAGCGATGGAACTTGGGACCCCATATTCAACGGAAGTCGGCTGGCGGGAGGCTCGGCTAACATTCCGGTGGCCCCGAGCCTGAATTTCGGCATGCGAATCTATCAAGGCGCCGGGGCGCCGAACGTCGTGGTCGACGTCGACTCATTTACGATCTTCACCGCCGATATGGGCTCGAGGTTCACCCCATGACAGAACGACGTCTACCGCGCGCGCTGGGTTCGACGGGAACGTCGGCTGATGCGGAGGAGAACGACATCATCCAGAAGGGCGCAAATGGCATCTGGTACACGCGCGGTGTAACTGAGGTTGTCCTTCCGATCGTTGATACCGCGCTCGATGCCCGAACTGCAACGGACCTCGTTTATACGCCCGGGGTGCCTGCCAACTGGGCGGACCCCGATCCGACGGAGGTCGCTGGGGCGCTCGACGATCTCGCCTCGCGCACGGCGACGAAAGTCCTCTACGCACCGGGAGTGCCCAGCAGCTGGACGGATCCCCCAGCCGATGTTGGCGCTGCACTCGATGGGCTCGCAACGATTGTCGCGCCTTTGAACCTTTCGCTGGCGATCTCGATGCGTGAGATCGCTAGTCCGGTCACCAACGGGCGGGCGCTCGCGCTCGGTGCGTCCACGTCGCCCGGCTTCATTCGCGTCTTCACGGATGCCCCCATGTATCCGTTGACGGCCGAAGGCACGCTCGAAGCCGCTGGTCCCCTCATTTTCTTCAAAGCCGTGGCGCAGGCTGGCGTCGACCTCGCCGCCCGCATTGCGGGGGTGCGGGACTCGACATCGCCGCTTTCCTACTCGGATGATGCGGGCGCGTCATGGACGACCGTGACCGCGGCCAACAGCTTCGGCGGCAATCCGGGACTCGATATCAGCCACAATAACACGCAGTGGCTCGCCATCTGCCAGACAACCACGAATGCCATCTTCAGCTCCCCCACGGCGGCCGCGGCAAGCTGGACGAGCCGATCGCTCAACGGCGTTGCCGGCGACCAGCCCAAACGGCTCTGCTCCTCGAAGACGAGCGGACGCTCGCTCTGCCTTGGAGTCAATACGGGAACGAGCACGACCTTTATGGCTCAAAGTGCTGACGGCATCGCGTGGACGCAGACGGCTCTTCCGGCGGGCTCAACGACGGGCAGCGCGACCTCCTTCGGTTCACTTACCTGGGATCCGCGCGGCTATTTCTGGTTGGCGGCCGTGCGCAACACGGGCGGGGTGCGGCTCTATCGCTCGCCGGACACGGGTGCCGTCAACTGGACGTTCGTCTACTTTAGCGTGGTTTCCAGTCTTGAGGTTGCAGTCGATCCAATGACCGGCCTCGTGTACCTCGTCGGCGACGGTCGACTTCAAGTAAGCGACGATCTCGGCGTCACCTTCCACGCCCTGAACAGCAGCATCGACTCCGTGGTCGCCGTCAACGGCTTGCTCTTTGGCTTGAACACCACGACACAAAAGCTCTATCAGAGCATCCCGTCGCGTGTGTTCGTGTAAGAGGGGTTACGCTTCCGGAACGAACACTTCGCAGTTGAGCGAGGCGCAGACACACTCTAGCGCATTGGCAGTGATCTTCGAGTAGAGCTGAGACGGCGAGTCGAGCACGCTGCCATCGTTGGTGTGCGAGTGGCAGCCGAGTGCATGGCCCAGCTCGTGTGTCAGTGTCATATCGACCGTCCAGTCATTCATCGAGCCGCTGCGGTAACCAATGAACTTGACTTGGCCGTCGTCGCCGAACGACGCCACACCGCGTGCATGCCCACCGTCCTCCATGGTCAGTTCTTCAGGAGTCGCGAAACGGACCGGCAAGCCGCCAACTTCGACTCGTACATCGCAGCCGGTTGCCGCAGACCAACGTGCGGCGGACACCGTGGTCTCCGCGAGCAACTGAGGGACTGGGTCGAGTGCCAGACCGCAGGGCTGTGGATCGACCTTTTCCGGTGCGGTTTCTGTCGCCGCTGCCGGTGGAGCTGAACTAGCCGACCCGCTGACTCTGACGTCTGAAGTACTCTGTGCGCAACCAACCGCGAGGAGGGCGAGGAGGGCTAGAAGGGTCTTCGAAGCGTTCATGATCTCAGTACGGGTGGGGCCCTTTCGTTGATCTAGATATTTGGCGCAAAGCCAAAATGGTGCTGAATCAAGTTCTCGCGAGACGTCGTGGTAGGTCGTTCAAATCGGGATTGTATTGATACCATTCGATACAGGCGGGGCGCCCCGAACACGAGCATGGGTAAGTAAAGCGGGACGGATCAGATGGAGATGCCAAATGGTTAAGAATTACGGTCCTGGAGTCTCACGAGTCGTCGATGCGGCGCAGACGCAGTTTACGAACGTCATCTTCCAGCAGGGCCGACCCCCGTTAGATGCCGAGTTTAGCCTCCTCTCGGACATCTCCCAAGAGTCGCTGCGTTCGGTTGTGAGCCAGACAACCCCGTCGGGATGGCTCGGGACCGGCATTCAAGACAGCGACTCTTACGTTACGAGACCCACGTGGTCGAACTGGTTCCGGTTCGGGCAGCAGCGCACGGGCGAGATGAAGGCTATCCAGTGGGCCTCGGTCAACGGCTGGCTCATTCCCGTGACCGGCACGCTGACGGGTACGCCGCCGGGCGCACCGAACGACGCAGACACCTGGAACCGCATCACGCTGGCGCCTCCGCCAAGCAACTCGGGCGGGGGGCGCATCGATGTTGTTTTTCTGGAGGTGTGGCAGGCACGGCTTCCTCCGAGCCCGAGCGCTCTCAATAAGCCGTCGAGTTCGGGGGTTTATCGCTACGGCAATGTCGAAGGGGGTTATTCGTTCCTTTCGGACGACATGATCGATCCATCTTTAGGTTTCGAGACGACGCAGCGGGTTCAAATCCAGTACCGGATTCGTGTCGTGACGGGACTCGTAGGTCTTCAGACTTTCCCGGATGGCTTCGACCCGGCCAACGTCAAGGGACGCGGCGCGGCCGGTTCGGACACAGCGCACCAGTTCACGAACATGCGGCAGGCGCTCGGGGACCCGGGCCTCTGGCGCGCGGGGGACGGCACCGCCAATTCGCTCGGGACCGTCGACGGCTACACGTACGCCATTCCCATGTGCGCCGTGTTCCGGCGCAATTCGGTTCCTTGGGACGGAGACCCAGGGCAGAATTTGAACGGAGCGTTCAACCGGAACCCGACCTCGATCGACCGTACGGGTTGGAGGAACTTCACAGCCGTAGCCGTGCTCGCCGCGCCGATGTCGGCAACGCAAACAACGCTGACTCTCTCGACGGTGACCAACATCGCGCTCCCTCTCGGGACCCCGGCGACGCCCGTATTGATCAAGGTCGGCGACGAGGTCATGTCGTACCCGTCAATCACGGGCGTGACGGCGACGATCATCCGTGGCCAGCTTGGGAGCAAGGCGGAGTCACATGCCCCGGGGACGCCCGTTACCCTGTTTCCGGGGCGTCCCGACGGGCTCTTCGCCGATCAGATTGCGAAGACGGACATCCTCGACCTGCGACACATGGTCAACCCGAGCGGCTTCGAGTATTCGTCGTTACTCGACCAGGCTCTGGACCAACTCTTGCGCGGCGAGCTGCGCGCGAATTGGAAGCGGTCCGGGGCCGGGCCTCAAGGCCCCTTCGTTCTCTACCAGGACAAGATCTCAGCGTCCGCCGCTGCACTGGGGGTTTCGAGGCTCGATAGCCCAGACAACATTCGGCAGATCTGGTCGGACGCTTCGTGTTTGCAGCCGATCGAATTCATCGCGAACCCGCCAGATCGCTCCGGACATGCGATCTCTGCGGTTTGGGACCTCAACTTGATCGCGACGAGCACTGCGGTCACAGACGGGAAGTTCTCCGAGGGGGACATCATTACGGTCCCGATCTCACAGTTCAAAGACAACACCGTGCCTGGATCGGACGGCGATCAGGTGCAGTTCCCGGCGATTGACGCTGCGTCGCAACCCGTGGTGAAGATCCGCATCGCGGGCGACGCGAGTGATCTCGCTGTCGGTAGCGCAGGCTTCACTGTTGCGACGCCCAGCGGCATCAATTCAGATCTGGTTATTACCCTCGGGTCAGCCTTCACGGGCGGCGTGCAGAAGGCCCTCTTCATCACCTTTCATGTTCAGTACGGAGCTGGACGAGGCCTTGCCCGCAAGCCGGACAGCGTGCACAGCGTGGCATTTCTCAACCCGACTTCGGGGACTTTGACGAGGCAGCAAGGTATCCCGGCAAATCACGTTCCGATGAGTGCCGCGTGGGCGCCACTATGGTCAAAGTTTCGGAAGGGCATGTTTGCTGGACAGCTGCCTACGACTGCGGAGAGCTACGTCGATCCGGGGAGCAAGACACTCCTTCTGACACCATTTAGGAAAGTTGCCCTCCCCTCAAGTTCGTTTGGCACTGATGCCGTCAACCATTTTCAAGCCATCAAGAATGACGTGATTCACGGGTCCGGAGCGGCGGATGGACTCATGCCGAACCCGAGCGATAAGTGGGGTCCACGAACTGATCCACTCGATCTGTTCAGCGGGATGTACGACACGACCGCCACTCGAAAAAACACGTATATCGTTTTGCCTAGAAGTCTCATACCTGGATGGGGAGCTGTTCATGTCCCTGTCCGTCATACGACGGACGCTACATTCCCAGAGGGTATAAACTTCGGGTTCCTGGTCACCGAAGGAAATCTCAGTACCTCGGAGATTCGGACGTTGGTCCCCCTTCCACCGGCTCGAACATTTGCCTCGTTCTCAACGATTGAGTTGGGCACCATTGCATCGACACGGACGCCTGCAACGTTCAATGTGGCCTTTGTGGATGGGGGCACGTCATTCGCGGGTGCCCGCTTCTTCAATGACAAACGAGGACTGGGCCGTCGAGGGCTCGAACTCCCTCCTTTTTACGGCATTGCACGACTCTTTGCGGTTTACGACGCTGACGACTATAAGACGGGGACCCATGCCGGGTCTGCCTACGACCCCTCGACCCGTAGCCGGACGGGGTCGGGCGCTGTCAACCTCTTACGCCAGTATTTCGATGGGCCCGTCCTATGGATCGAGATCGACGATGACGGCGACTCGACGTTCATCCTCAATGCGGATGCGATCGATATCACGAAAAGCCCGCACGCCCTGACTTCGTTTGAGGCCGCGCACTATGTCATCGAGTCAAACATATTCGGCTTCGATCGTGGCGCATTCGACCTCGAGCAGGATTGTCGCATCGTCCTCACGAAGGACCGTGTGCCAGCGCAGAATGCCACGGTTAACCCAAACGTCCCGACGGGTGGTGTGTCGCTGGTTGTGCCCGCGCCTTCGCAAAACTCGGACTCGATCGCTGTCACCTACAGTCGCACGCCTTACCAGGGGGATGCTTGGGGCAGTCAGCTCAGTCAGCAGGACATCGGTCAGAGCGTCGGCCCGCTGACGTCGGGCGTCGCGAACAGTATTGGCTACACCGAAATTGATGAGAAATCGCTCACGAAGCCGAATCAGAAGGTCCTCCAGGTCTTGGCGTCCAAGGGCTTCATGACGACGCTCGGAACGGGCCGCATCGCGGGGGATTTTTCGAGCACGAGGGGCGAACTCGACTTCCGGAGTGCCGGATACGAAAACGCCGCTCTATATCCACCTGAGAACCCCGTCTCGCCCCGTCCCACGTACTCCTATGGCGCCCTGTCGAGCGCTGACGACCATTTCGCGCTCGGCACGAGCTACCACGGGTGCACGGAGCAGTTGCCGATGGGAGCGCTGTTTGGCTCGCGCGATTTCCGTGGGGAGTCCATCGACTCTGGCGCGGGAGCGGTCGGCCTCTTGTTCAGAGATCCATCACTTGGCCAGCTCGTGAACGTGGCTCGGAGCAGCTCCCTCGAACAGGTCGCTCTGCCCGTCCAGACAGCTACGCCGGGCAGCGGTGGGCCCGGGCAGGTCCTCGTGCACGTCGATGGCGAGACCGGCAACATGTCCGTCTTGACGAACTACAGGACCACGCGCGGGGGCTCGGCGTTCGTGGCATCTGGTCCGTTCCCCGGCGGCGAGCTGGCGGGAGCCTTTGCGCGGCTCGAGCCGTCGGTCACGAGCAACGCCACCCTGTGTGGCATCGCCTACCTGGTGCGCAACACGGTCACCGCGATCGGGGCATCCGAGGTCTCCGCGGGCAGCGAGCTGATGCTTCTCATCGTCACCACGGCCATTCGCAGGCACACGACCAACACCGTGCCCGCCTTCGTCCTCTGCGGAACGCAGGGCTCGGGGGAAGGCTTTTCCGCAGCAGACCTCTATCGCATCTCGGGACGGCCGCTCACGCACGACGGCGCGCGCTTCAACCTCGATGCATCGAATCTATCGAAGATTGTGCTCGGTCATAAGGTTTCGCTCAAACCGAGAATCGGAGACTAAATCATGGGAATCAAGAGGCTCACCTACAAAGACATCCCAACGCCGTTGCGCGCCCGGGCCGCAGGGGACGCTCAACGACGGCTGCAGGGCGTCTTGTCCGACCCTACGGCGACGCCCGAGCAGCGTGGCCTCGCGCGCCAACAGCAGACTGTCTTGAGACATTGGACGGGGGGCACCCTCCCGTCCCAACTCGAGGCCGTGCCCGACATTGAGGCACCCGAGGCGACCGATGATCTGATTGACTCGACGCCTTTGCCGCCATCAGTGCCGGAGCCACCAGCTCCCGAGTCACCCGTTTCGCCGATCGAAGTGTCCGATCAAGTCGTCTACGGTGACTAGGAGTTACTGCCCGTCCGTCTGAGCGACGTCCATATAGATGCTGAAGGGGCAGTTGCTTGCCAGGCAGAACGTCCACTCACCGCTCATGCAAGTCTCGCGGTACTGCTCATTCGGAGGGGCACTACGACGGGTTTCGTTCTCTGTGCACATGGGAGCGGGGGCTTCAGGAGCCACCGCGGCACCAGCGTCGCCCACTAAGACTTCAGGAGCGGGGGCTTCAGGAGCCACCGCGGCACCAGCGTCGCCCACTAAGACTTCGGGGACCGTCTCCAGGGCAGGGGCGCCCGCGTCTGCCGCCACGAGGGCGAGTGGGGCGGCCTCTTCGGTCTCGACTGCATCGACCGACGGAGCGACGACGCTTGCGCTCTCGTTCTGTTCGAGGGCCTGGCGGGCCGAATTGATGTCGTCCGTAGAGACTGAGGTCGGCGAGGCGCCGCAGGCGAGGGCGAAGAAGGGGACGACGAGGAGGAGTGCACTTAGGAGTTTCATGTTTGGTTTTCCGGGCTCTGCCCTAGGTTCGAATCTAGTACGAATGAGAGCCCGACTTTGATCCGGATTTGAGTATGGGTATGGGGTTGGAGTTTAGGGTTCGAGTTACGATTCATTTGGGAGCGCGCAGAATAGCCCGCTCGCCCCCATTCGCGTACGCGGTGAAGTAGACGTAGGTGTCGTCGAGCGCGATCTGCATGCCTTCGGCGGTCTCGCCGTGGAAGATCGGCTCGAGAGGTACGCCCGTGAGCGACACGGCTTGCACACTAGTAAAGTTGCCGCCCTCAAGGTAGTAGACCGTCGTCGCGTCAGCGGCGAGTTCACCACTCAGAACGGTCGAGATCAGTTTGTTCGTGAGGAGTTGGTCACCACCCGTGAGGGGTGCCGTGACAATCGCGTCTCTAACGTCGCCACCGTGAAACAGACCCGAGTATACCATCGTGCCAGCCGAGACGGCCGTGCCGAGCAGTTGGATCTGTGCCGAGTTGAAGGTGCCATTGTGGCGCAGCGTGCCGCCGATCTGCCGTAGGGAGGCGCCGGTCGTTGCATTGAAGGCAGAAAGCCGGATCTCGTATCCGGCGTTGCCCGCAAAGTTCGCCTGATAGTCACCCACGAACATCTCGTTGCCGACCACGGCGAGTGGCGGCGAATACTCGCTTCCGGAGAGTTGCCAGCTCGAGAAGCTGTGCGTCCCGAGGTCGTAGGTGCGGAAGGTTGTTCGGTGAGACTGACTGCAGGTCAGGAAGGCGTTCTGGTCGTTGAAGGTCGACGGCGTGATGCAGTTGTTGCCCGACTCGACCTGAGAGTCATTCCAGTAGAGCTTGCCGTTGGCGCCTACCAGGCCGGTCACCGACGTGAGATTGGTCGTGGCGAAGATCCGCGTCGGCGTGCCGCCCGTCTCGAGCATGGTGTAAACGCCGTCAGATGCGGCCCAACAAACCTTGCCTGCCTCGACGACGACAACGGGCCTCGTAAGGCCGGTCGTTCCTGCAAGCGTGGCCAGCGTCTCGTACTCGCCGCCAGCCTTCGGCGCCCGGCGCAGCTCGCGCTGCGTGAGCCAATAGACATGCGTGGCACTCACGGTCAGGTTGTTGACCACCGTGCCGTCCCCGCTGTAGTCGCTTACGACCTCGAAATCGAACTCGCACTGACCGGCGTCACAGGTCGTCCCGTAGCAACTCGACCCGCACGCGCCGCAATTGAGGGCGTTGGTGGAGATGTTCTGCTCGCAGCCGTTGGCCGCGTTGCCGTCGCAATCCGCGAAGCCGTCATTACAGCTGAAGCCGCAAGACACTCCGTCACAGGTCGCCGTCGCGTTGGTCACCGAGGGGCAGGCCACGTTGCACGCACCGCAGGTCGTCGTGCTCGAGAGGCTCGACTCGCACGACCAGTTGCCGTCGCAGTCGGCCGTGCCCGAGTCACAGGCGACCGGCGTGAGGCCGCAGATCCCCGCCGAGCAGGACGTCACGCCGAAAGGGTGAGTGGGACAGGCGACCGGGCTCCCATAATGGAAGTCCGATCCGCAGGTCGCCGTCGAGGTGCCCTCGCAAACGACCGTTCCTGGCGTGCAGGCGCCCTCACAGGCCCCGTTCACGCACTGGAAGGGGCACTGGTTACTGACCGCCCACTCGTAGTCTACGCAGGTTTCGACCGTCTCGCCCGTGCATCGAGTGTCTCCGTTGGCGCACGAGCCGTAGCAGCCGATGTTGTCGACGCAGTTCAGCTGGCACTGGTACTCGTCGTACTCACCGTAGTCGCATCCCTGGTAAAGCAGGCCGGTACAGGTTCCGCCCTGGTAGTCGCACTCCGGCACGGGGTCGACGTCTGAGCCACCTGAGCCACCCGTGCCCCCTTGATCCGTGCCGCCCGTGCCGCCCTGATCAGAACCACCAGTACCGGCTTGGTCAGAACCACCTTGGCCCCCGACCGAGCCACCAGCGCCGCCCTGATCGATGGGATCCGAGCCACCAGCGCCGCCTTGATCCGAGCCGCCTTGGGGGATGACGTCCGAGCCACCCGTGCCGCCCTGGTCAGAACCAGCTTGGCTCGAGGCTCCCGCGCTGCCGCTCGTGCTACCACCAGCGCCGCCCTGATCGACGGCGTTCGAGCCTCCGACGCCCGGCGTCGAGTCTGCGCCACCGAGCGTGACGTTCTGTGTGCCACTGGTGCCTCCGGCTGACTTTAGAGTGTCATTGGCGTCACCGCCGCAACCCGCGACCAGCAGACTCAGGACCAGGATCTCGCGAAAACGGCTCATTCGGTTTTTGGGCTATTTCAGCCCTCCTCCCCGTGAATAGGGACGGGTCCGCGGATTTGATCCTTTAATTTATTGATACCCCCGCCATGGGTGAAAGGCTCGGGAACACCACATGGACAGCGCCCTCAATCAGCTCCTCAACTTGGGAACCATGGTCTTTGCCGTCTCGATCGTGATCGCGACGTTCTTTATCCGTCGCGTCGTCGAGACACAGTGGCCAGCGCTCCGAAAGAAAGCGGACGAAAACGCCCCCTCCATTACGTATAGCACGAGGCTCGCACGCTGGTACCAGCAGGTAATTCTTTACGGAATTCCGGTGTTTGTAGGTGGTCTGCTCGGTCTGCTCAAGATCACCTACTTCTTTCCCGAATCCGTACAGACAGCGGTTGGGCGCATCTTCTATGGCGGCGTCGTGGGGTGGTTCTCGAGCGCCATCTACAAGGTCGTCAAGAGGGTGCTCGCGAGTAAGGGGATCGAAATGCCCGGCTCGCTAAGCCCTGGTCCGCTGTCGTTACCGCCGAAGTCGCCAGAGGCGAGCACATGACCGACGACGACCGCTACCCGACCCCGATGATCATCGACGTGACTCAGCCCTCGAGCGCGCCGCCGGCTCCGCCCGAGCCACCGACGGGAATTTCGGAGCCTCCGCCGTCCTCGCCGAGGCCCTCTAGTGCGCTGAAGCTTTGGCCGCTTCTGCGCAAGTACGTCATCGCGCCCATTCCCGTGGTCGTGCTCGTCTTGGGGGCCGCGCTTCTGATCCTATTCGGCGCGAAGAATATCCAGGTCGGTGGCCTGATCGGCATGCTGCTCGGCAAGAAGGTCACCCAGAAGGCGATCGCCGTCGCCAACTCGATACCTCCCGAGCGCATTCGGGCGGACGGAACGCTCATCCACATCGGCGAAGCCGATTCGAAGGGCATCACACAAGCGCATGTCGTGGCGATCGAGATGCCGGGCCTCTTTTCAGATCCGAAGACGATCAAAGTGACACCGCCCGGCGCAACGAAGCCAATCGAGGTCGCCGTGCCCGACGGTGTAAGGGCTCAGGACGTCGAGCACGTCATCATCGTCGATCAAGAGATAAAGCACGTGACAGTGAAGAGTACGTCCTCTATCCGGGCGACGGACGTCGATGACCTGCTCGCGAAGTACGGCAAATAGAAAAAAGGTTCTATCAGCCTTATGGATATGCCCAGCATCGCTTCTCGCGTCGCCACCCGCTACCGGGTTTTCAAGGCTTTCACCTACGCCGAAGCGCTCGAGACGCTAGGTTTTCCTTCAACGGACAGACCGACGGATGCTCAGGTGCAGACGGCGTACAGGGCCAAGGTCACCGAGATCCTACGGGAGAATCCGGCGGAGGCGGCGGACCAGACCGCCCTCAAGCCCTACAACATTGCGAAAGACGTTCTGACGGGGCACTTGCGACCCGACCGCGATCTAGGCGCCCCTCGCGATCCGCCGGCACCCGAGACGGAACCCTGGGATGGCCCAATCGCCAATCCAAAGGGGCGTCCTAAGCCAGATCCCGTGCGGATCACCTTCGAGGAGGCGTTCGCCGAGGCGGGCGTCCATCAGGTCGATTGGAAATTCAAGACCCAGACGAGCTATGGCGGGTACGGTGACACCCGATCATCGGCTTACGTCCTTTATGGCGTGGATGGAGAGACCCACGTGTTCGTCGCCGCCCAGCATTACACGGCGAGGAATGCATACACTGGAGAAGACATCGACGAGTGGTGGATGCTTCAAAGGAAGGTCCGCGGGGAATTCCGAACGCTCGCCCCGAAAGTGATTCGAGACCTCTACGGGGAATTTCCGCACGAGTTGAAGAAGGGCTACGGGGCCAAAGTCAACATGATACCCGAAGGGGCCAAGTTTACCGAGCGCATGGATGACCATCTGACCAAGGCGGTTTCCTTCAAGGACGCGGTCAGCCTGCTCGGATTGGTTGGCGAGGACGACCCCTGGCAGAACCGCAAGAGGGACATTCGGATCAACATCGTCTATGGGAAGCTCGGGGAAGGGAACCCCGTTGTGATTACGGTCAATGGCCGTGAATTTCAGCTCGGCCCGGAGCTGTCCAAGGCGCTCGACAAGAAGGGTATCCTGAAGGCCATCTTCGGGACGTACTACTCTCCGGGCAGTCACAAGGTCATCACGAAGATGCGCGGCGGGGGCAAACCGATTCTGAAGGCGCTTGCCCAGGTGGTAACCTCGCCTCCCGAACTCAAAGAGATTCTGGAGTCTGCCGCTGTCGAGGATGCCGCATGACGGTGTCGCAGCGTCTGCAAAAGCGCGTCCTCACGGCAACCGTGCTGACCATGGCGTCCGCGATGGCTCCCTCCTTCGCGGACGCGCAGGACCCTTGCAAAGCTCCCCAGGGCTACGTCTGTCTCCCTCAGAAAGACCTAGACACCTTCTTGACGATTGCGAGGGATCGCCAATGCCTCGAACACGAAAAACCCGTCTTCGATGTCGACCGAGTGGTGATCGTGACCGACGAAGACGGTCGCGTCTTCTATACGGGGGCCGACCCAAAAAGGCCGTTCACGATTCGGATGAAGTGGTGCCATCTCGACGTCGACGCAACCGGTGAGGTTCAAATCACCGCCGGTATGAAGACTCCGGAGACCTACGGCTTCCGCTTTCGACCCAAGGCATATCTCAGCTATCTCCCGTTCAAGCTCTCGCACGGCAGTTTCGAGAGCGGCGTCGATGCGGGCATCTTGATTGACCTGGCTTTTTTCGAGTGGGTCAATTTCAACGTCGCCGCCGGCTTTCGCAGCGTCGGGGCAGGGCTCGGGTTCGATCTCACCACCAACTTCGGTATCTACGCGGGATACGGAATCGGTTGGACGGAGCCCCTCCACAACGTCAACGCGGGCGTCTACTTCGCCTTTTGATAAGGGCACGACAGGGCGTAAACTCGACCTTGCCGCGCAAATGCCGGCTCGGTGGCCAAGGCGTTGTCATTCCGAGGGATTTACGTTATCCTTTCCTGAATGGTCTCGCTCAAAGCCCACGTCCAAAACGGTCGCATCGTCGTTGACGAGCCTACGGACCTCCCCGAGGGGACGGCGCTCGGCGTTGTCGTCGTTGAGGAGGAAGACAGTCTGGACGATATGACCCCTGAAGATCGGGCTGAGCTAGAGCGTGTGCTCGACGCTGGGTTCCGGGCGATCCGAGAAGGTCGAGTCGTCGAGGGCGACGAAATCGTGCGCCGCCTACTCGCTCGCAACTCTGCATGAAGCTCGTTTTCACCGCTCTCGCCATTAACCAAGCCGAGCACATCGATTCATGGTGGCGTGAGAACCGCAGGGGTTCGCCGGGCGCTTTCTCCGAAGATTTCGCGGTCGTCATTGCCGCTATCCTGGCCATGCCCCGCGTCATGGCCCCGTTCACAGACGGCCGGGGAAGAACCGTTCACCGGTGGTTGCTCGCTCGTACGAAGCACCACGTCTACTACACGATTGATGAATCCGCGCAGACCGTCCGCATCCTCGGCGTGTGGGGGTGGTCCTCGGGGTTCGGCACCACCTGTCTAGGGTTTACGCAGCGTGTGCCGCTGTACAGCTCGTCATAGGTTGAACGTCGCGTGAGCGGCCATGTGCACCCTTGAAGTTTCGGGCCGTCGGAGTTTGTCTTTCGCCCGCCGGTGTAACTCGTGGCCTGAATGGCCACTCGAAAAAAGACGCCGCCGATCGACCCCGTGCGGCAAGCGAAGCTCGAAAAGACGCTCGAACTTCTGAAGAAGGTTCGCGAATCAAAGACCGTCGAGCTTAAGCCGTCGCGCTTCATGCGCAACCGTTGCAAGGGCCTCGACGGCATCGAGCAGCCCTTCAGCCTGCGATACTACCAGGTGCAGGGGGCTTACCACCTGCTCGCGCTGCAGCGGATGGTGTTGGGGGACGCGACCGGCACCGGGAAAACCCTAGAAGCCATCGCGGCGTTCTCCCACATGATGGAGCGCAGCCCGGAGGTCAAGGTCGTCATCGTGACCCCGAAATCGACCGTGCGGCAATGGGCGCGGGAGATCCTGCGGTTCACGACGGGCATCCGTCCGATCGTCGTGGAGACGTCAGCGACGACGAAGGGCGGCGAGTCGCCTCTCGCGCAGCGCAAGACCAGCTACGCGGACTGGCTCCTGGCTCCGGCTGCGGCCGACGGGGAACGGGTCGTCATGGTGCTAAACTACGCCCTGCTGCTCCGCGACTGGAATGCGGAGGGCGTGCGACCCGTCGATGCCAAGGGCAAGCCAGACCCAACGAAGGCGGTCGTTCCCGGCGTTCTCGACCAGGTGCTGCTCGACGCCAGCCGGAACGGGTCGAAGCTCGTCGTCTTCTTCGACGAGGCCCAGGCGTTTGCCAACGATAAGACCAAAACCTCCGAGGTCACCCGCTTTCTCAGCGACCGGGCAGAGCGCGTCTATGGGCTGACGGCAACCCTTCTCAAATCCAAGCTCATCGAGGGTTACTGCATTTACAAGGTCATCAAGCCGGGGGTCTTCACCACGAAGACGGCATTCATGAGGGATTTTTGCGTCACCGAGTTGCAGAAGATCCCGGGCACGGCACGCAAGATACCCATCATTGTCGGATACAAGAACCTCGACGGTTTTCGACGTCAGATCGATCCCTTCTATCTCGGTCGAAACAAGCAGGATATCTCGGACGAGTTGCCCGTGCTCATCTCGAAGGACCTCGTTTGCGAGCTGAACGCTGCCGAGGACGCCAAGTACGCTCAGGCGCTGACGGGCATCATCGAACTCGGTGACGGAAGCGTCAAAGACTACGAGGAGCACAAGACGCTCGTGGCCCTCAACTACTGCCAGCAGGTCGTCAATTCCCTCAGCATGCTCAAATTCGAGGCGGGATCGGACGTGACGGGCGGTTTGGATTTCGCCACGCTCGACATGAAGACGCACAAGGTCGGTGCCCTGGGCTCGAAAGAACAGGCCTTAGTCGATCTCGTCTCTGACGGCGGAGAGCTGGAAGGGGAAAAGGTTATCGTCTACACCCGCTTCGCGAGTCTAGTGCCGCGACTCCAGAAGATTCTGGAGTCAAAGCGAATCAAGACCGTGGCGATCACGGGAGCCCAGAACGACAAGCAGCGTGCCTCGGCTCAAGAGACCTTCCAGGACATTACCTCGGACGTCCGGGTCGTGTTCATCACGACGGCTGGCGGAATCGGCATCAACTTGCAAATGGCACGGGCGATGGTGTTTTACGAGCTGCCATGGACTTGGGGGGATTACGTCCAGATCCTCGGGCGCATGATCCGCATCGGTAGCCCCCACAAGGGTGTCGTCACGTATCACCTGATGGCAGAACGCCCGTCGTTGAAGAAGAACAAGACGATCGACCATCACGTGTACGCGCTGCTGCGGGAGGCGAAGAGCCTCATCGACAAGGTCATCGGCGAGGCCGCCGTTGGCGCGCTCGATTTCAAGAGTGGTCCGGTCAGCGTCGTCGAGGTTCTGCGTGCGCTCAAGGCAGATGCCCTCACCGAGTAGCGGTGTATTGGGTGGTGTGCCCTCAGATTCCGATCCGCCGCAGACTTGCAAGGTCTGCAAGATGGCCCCGGTGCCTGGCTGCAGAAACACGCTGAAATACCCGTCGGGCGGCGCAATTCTGATGCATCGCGGCGAAGAGCTGGTTTCTGTCGATTGCCCCAATATGCGCGTCATCTCGTTGAGACAACGCCTGTTGGGGATCGACCCGCAACTCTTGAAGGTGCGGCACTATGCGTCGACGCCACTCTATCAAACGACCGGGGGTGTCGATCGGACGACGGACGATCTGTTCATCCGGCAGGTGAACTGGAGGACGTTCCTCGGCCATTTCAAGTGGGTCATCGGCAGTAAGAAACCCGGATTCTTCGTGAGAATCGTCACGGACATGACGCTGCTGAACGTCTACCTCGGTAAGGCCAGCGTCAAGAACCGCTTGGCCTCACAACGGTCGGAAGACGGGGAGCTGTTGATCAGCAATTCGCTAGAGGACCTGCTTTCGAGTCCAGACCTCGTCGTCATTCGTCTCGGGCACGTCATCTATGCGAACCGCGCCGCCGCCGATGTCCTTCGGGAGGCCATATCGCTCCGCCTGGGCCTCGGCAAGGCGACGTGGTTGGTCGAGCCGCCCGATCAGACTTTCGCGCCACTCAACATGGCCTCGTGTGACGACAACGTCGTCCGGCTCGTCGAGTCTGCGTTCGAGGAGATGCACCTTTTTGCGTTCGAAGCCGTCGAGCCGGGGTACTACGAAGACGAGGATGGCGTGACCGTCCCCGGACCGGAAGACACCGCTCCGGAAGACACCGCGGCGGAGGATGCCACGGCGGAAGGCCCCGAATCTGACGAGTCAGAGGCATCTGACGATGGTGAGCCGAAGACTGCCGCGCGGGGCTGGGTCCCCACGATAGACACGCCAAAGTCGAAGTCCCGGTACCAAAAGTCAAAGAATCGCCGATGAACCCATGAAACGACTGCTCCGTGGCGTCATAGATTGGGGTGGTCTCTCGCGGGAGGGGCTCGTCGCCAATTACAACAAGCTGAGGACATCCAAGGTCAGCTGGATCCAATCCACCGACCGAAAGATCTTCAAATACGTAAAGGATTTTCACGCTGCAGAGCTGGACCTGCCTTCAGCCAAGGTCCTCGTCGAGTTCTTTAGCAAGATTGACGATATCGAGACGGTCGAACGTCTCAAGGACATCGCCGCCGCGATGGCCTATGAAGGCGCCAACTATTCGCATGTCTTGCGGACGGTGCTCGAGGACCAGCATCGCGCAAGTCTCTCTGCCGTCTTGAAGGATACCCAAGAGATCGCGCAAAAAGGCCTCGTCGTCGGAGAAGGGAAGGAGAAGCAGCGCCTCGAAGGCGTCAAAGAGGCTGTCCTCTATTTTCAACGAAAGGCCGCAGAGCTGCTCGTCGAACAGTCGAGCGTCAAGACGCGCGCGAACCTACGACAGGAAGCGCCAGAGGCGTGGCTCGACTACCAGAAGGCGCATGCCGCTCCCGAGCAGGCGGTGGGCAAACTCTTCGGCATCGACGAGATCGACGCGGTCTGCAAAGGAGCCAAAGTCGGTGAGTTGTGGGTTCACGCCGCGTACAGCGGGGAGTTGAAAACCGTTACGGGGCTGAACTGGTGTTATCAGCTCGTGACACGTTACAAGACGAGCGTCTTCTTCGTGTCGCTCGAGATGCCTCTCATCCAGATTCGTAACATCGTTTGCGTCATGCATTCGACCCACCATAAATGGGCGGAACGCGGATACAACCTCACGCTCGAATATCGCAACGTGCGCGATGGAGCGCTGACGGATCAGGAGGCGACGTTTTACAAAGTCGTCCTCGATGATTTCTACACGAACGAAGACTACGCTCATTTTGAGGTCTGGACCCCCGACCACGACGTCACCGTCAACGACATCAAGGCGGCTGCCGAGGCCCATGGGCGGGAGGTCGACCTGGGGTTCATCGTCATCGATCACGGCGGAATCGTCACGCCAGCGGACAAGTTCAAAGACTTCAATATCGGGCTCAACTCGGTCATTCGAGACGCGAAGAAGCTCGCGCTTCAGTTCAACCAAGGGGTTGGGATCGCGCTGCTCCTTCTCTTTCAGATTAACCGACAGGGAAAGGACGACGCTGACAAGAACGACGGGCGATACAAGCTCAGGGCTTTGGCCTCAGCGAACGAAGCGGAGCGGTCGGCGGACGTCGTGACGACGTCATACTTGGACGACCAGCTCAGAAGGGAGGGGCGCGCGCGCTACTGCAACCTCAAGAACCGTGACAACCCTCTATTTTTGCCAATGATCATCGGCATCGATTTCGCCACCCGACGCCTCACGCGCGTCGTCCAGATGGGTGAAGACATGACGTCCGGACCGGACGACCTCACGTCAAACATTCTGGACCGCATAGTATGAATGACGTCCAGAAGGAGTGGTACCGGCAGCGCGTTGCCGCCATTCACGAGCAGGTGACGGCATACGACGTCGTGCGCCGGAACGGGCTCAGTCTCACGCAGGCGGGCGAAGACAGGGAGGAACAGTTCTCCTGCCCGTTTCACGGAGAGGACAAGAAGCCATCGGCGCGCATCTACCCAGCGCGTGACACGAGCCCGAGCCATGTCTGGTGCTTCGTGTGCCAAGAGACCGGTTGGGACGCGATAGGCCTCTGGAAGAAGTTCAACAACCTCACGTTCGGTCAGGCGGTGTCCCGGCTGGAGCGCGAGTACAATCTCGAGACGCCCGAGATTCCCGAGGGAGTGTGGGACGCTGCTCCCAAGGTCGACACGGAGGGAGAACGGTTCGAGAGGGTATACCTCGCGTGTGAGGGGCGGCTCCTCGCTAGTAAGTCGGCCTACAGGACGCAGGGCGATATGCGGGGATATTTGAACGCCGGCAGCATTCTGGATCGAGTCAAATTCAGAGTCGGCAATGACCTGTGGACCCCCGAGCGGGGCGTTCACGTGCTGCAGGCGTTGCTCGACCGCATTCATATGAAGACAACCGCGTGTCTCGACGGATAAGTGTCCCCACCCGAGAGAAGGGGCGTCTCGAGATCCATGCAATCACCGAGACTTCTGACGGTACGTGGGAGGTGGGTTGGGAAGAGCTGCGGACGACGCTGTTGGGGGGCTTGATCAGCAGAGTCCCCCGGAGCGCGTACGATCATCTGTTGAACGGATATTCGTCGCCGTTCGTCGCCGCTCTCGGGATTTCTACCGAGGGGGCCCTGCAAAAGCTGCCGAGCGAGAAATGCGACAAGCAGCGCATATGCCCGTTGTATCAGCCGCGCGTTTGTCGGGTTGGATCATTGAAGCTGCCCTGGTGTTACGAGCCCGCAGGCTTCGATGGCTTGACGGCAGCCGCCAAGAGATTGGCGGGTGACCTCGTCTTTCTTTGGAAGGAACAGGTGTATGTCATCGCGGTCTTCGATGATTGAACCGCATGACGAATGACACGGATCCCGGCCTGGAGGATGTGGTCGGTCAACTTGACGGAAGCGTCACCGTTGACGCGGTGATTGAGAAGAGAATGGGGCCCGCAACGGCCCTTGCGCTCAGGCCAATGTCGAAGGGCAACGACGCAGCCCTCGACGACCTGAAGCTCATGAGCGAGGAGGTGCCCCTCACCAAGGGGTGGATGAAATTCCATCGGATGGAGTTGGTCAGGTCCGCGGACAAGGTTCGCGAACTGGTTGACCGCGCCATCCAGGTTGGCCACGTCGCACTCGACACCGAGACGCAGGGCCTCGACACGCGGATCGAGTACCGCCTCGACGGGAGCCCTTACACGCAACATAGCATCATCGGCTACTGCATCGGCCTCGAAGGCGAGGGTTATTACATCCCCGTGCGCCACAAGGGCAACGTGCATGAGGGCCTCGTCAACATCGACTCGGTCGAGCAGGCGGAGTCCGAGATCACGCGCCTCTGCCTGGCGGCTCAACCCGTCTTGAAAGAGGGTTTCCGAGACATCCTCGGAGCGAAGGAGGAGGATTTCGAGACGCCGCCGCGCGTCATCATCGAATTCTGGCACGCCAAGTTCGACCAAGAAATGCTGTACCCGATCACGGGCATCGACATCTGGAATCCGTTCTCGTTCGAGGACGGCATGTTGATGGTCTACGCGCTCGATTCCGACGCGGAACAGAATCTGAAGGAAAATGCACGGCTCCGGTTGCCGCCCATCGTTGATCCGGAGACTGGGAACTCCCACGCCTACGAGATGATCGAGTTCGCGAAACTCTTTGCTCGAGGGATGAAGAAGCGCGATCGCAAGCTCGAGGAGCTGATCCCTCGAGAGGATGGCGAGGGTCACAATGTCGTTCTTTACGGATGCTCGGACGGCATTTGCACCAACCTGCTGTGCAAGCTCCTGGGGCCTAAGGTCAGGGAAAGGAATCCGTTCCTGAAATTTTACACCCTTGAAAAGCAGGTTGTGCAGGTCGTCCGCATCATCGAGCGCACGCGCGTTCTCATTAACAAGGGCGAGATTGCCAGCCTGCTCGAGGAGGCGGACGAGGAACTCGTCGCAACCGAAAAGGTCATTCGAAATCAGGCCGTGGGTCTCGGCTTCCCCAAGGAATTCAACCCGTCTTCATCGGCTCAACTCGCGGATTTCTTGTTCGGCCCGAAGGGCGTCTGGAAAGGCGACAAGCCCGAGAAGACAAAGGAAGGCCAGTTCAAAACCGACGAGAAGACAATCGAAGAATACACGAAGGAAGTGGGAGCGCCGGAGGTCTTCACCCTGGTCCTCAAACACCGGCGAATCAACAAGGTCCGCGGCACGTACCTGCAGAACCTGGCCAACAACACGGACCTATTGGATCAGTTACGCCTAAACTTCAAACCGACGGGCGCTGCAACGGGCAGGTTCACGGCGCCGAGTGGCGCTCCAGATCAGGGTTACGCCGGCATTCCCATTCAAGGGATCCCGGCACGCGACGACCCGAAGAAGCCGAAGGTCGCACACAGCCTGAGAAGGATGTTCATCGCTCGACCGAAGTACGTGATGGTCAAGGTCGATTACGCCTCGCAAGAGCTGCGCATCGCGGCTTCGATGTCCGGCGAACAGAAATGGATCGCCGAGTACGAGAAGGAGACTCAGACCGGAGAGTCTGCTGACCTGCACTTTCTGACGGCCCAGGCATTCTTCCCCGGACTGACGAAGGGCTCTCCGGACTACAAAATCCGAAGAAACGCCGGTAAAACGGCAAATTTCGCGCTTATATATGGAGGGGGAGTCGATGCCGTCCAGCGGGCCACTGGTTGTGACAAGGTCGAGGGGGCGCGCTTGAAGGCGGCGTTTGACTCTTCGGTGCCTCAGTTCGCAAAGTGGGTGAGGGGGCAGAAGGAGTCTGTCAAGAATAAGCTCGGCATCTACACGGCGTTCGGACGCTTCATTGCGATTCCTGACGCAAGCATTGACCGAGACCAGATCCAGCGCAATCGCCGAGCAACAAATAAGGAGCCTTTGCCCGAGCCTGAGGCTGCGCAGGAGGCTAGTAAGATTCGGGCTGCTTGCGAGCGAAAGGCGATCAATTTTCCGATCCAGGGATCTGGGGCGGACATCCTGAAGATCAGCCTCGTCCGGCTTCTGCGTGAATTGGATCTGCGGGGATGGCTCAAGAACGGCGGTGACGACAGTGTGCGCATTCTCATGACCGTGCACGATGAAATCGTGTTCGAGATCCGCGAGGAGCGCGTCGGGGAGGCGGTGCCCATCATCGTCAAGATCATGGAACACCCGTCGGTAATGAAGGAGTGGAGAGTCCCGCTCATCGCCGAAGCCGAGATCGGACCCTCGTGGGCTGCCAAGATCTCGTGGTCGGCCATCCTCAAAGGCACCACGCCGCGCCCGGCGTATCTCGAGGGCGTCGAGATCAATCCCCATCCAGAGGTTCTGGTGCTCGGAGGTGTGACGGCTTCGCTGCCGCCCTCGAGGCATCTCTCCGTCGTCCCCGCTTCACCGGTGGCGACCCTTGCTCCGAAGCCGGAGCTGGTGGCAGGGGCGGTGGTAGATACGGCGCCGGACACGGTAGCACTCGAGACCGTAGCACTCGAGACCGTAGCACTCGAGACCGTGGCACTCGAGACCGTGGCACTCGAGACCGTGGCACTCGAGACCGTGGCGATAAAGACGGAGCCTCCAGCGTTGCCGACGGCTTTATCACCGGCGAACGGCAACGGATCTCCAAGGCATCGGACCACTACGAAGATCGCTTCCTTCAAACTCAGGCCATTTCACGTCACCAAGAAAAACGCCATTGCGGTGGCCGGGGCACTCGCGGCGGCCAAGATCGAAGGCATTCGACTCGATCAGCCGGAAAAGGAGATGGTCATCGAATTCCTCGCGGGGGGCCCCGATCGAGTCCTTTTATATTCGGCTCAAGAGGGGTACCGCGTGCACGTACAGGAACTCGAGATCAACTTGCGGCGGCTCGACCTACTGGATTCGTGGGTCGAGAGAGAAGAGGTATTGAATGGCTGAGCGACGCGATTACCTCGCGGTCTGCAACGACCATGGCGTGCCATTGACCGAGTTTCAGGCCACGTTCTGTGTGCGGTGCGTCCAGCCCGAGTGCTCGCGGAGTCGTGCCGGTGGCTTGTTCGAGACGCGCGTGGCGACATGGGAGGAGCGCCTTTTTGAAAACCCCGCGCGCATGTCTAAAGATGACCCTCTGTATTCGCTCATCTCGGCGAAGCGGTTCATCGAGATCAACACGGGCCGAATCCCGGAGGTCGACGGAAAGTCCGAGTGGATGGATCCGCGGGCGTTCCAAGATGAATCGGAAGCGCCCGTGAAGCCCCGGACGGTTCGGGGTCCAAGGGCGCCAACGCCGCCGTCGAATGAACCCACGGCAGAATCCGTGGCCGAGTCAATGGCCGAATCGGTGGGCGCCTCGCCAGAAGCCCAAGTGGCCCGGACGCCAGAAGCCAGATCGCCAGTGCCAGCGCCGTCAGGGTCCCCTCCAGTGTCCCGGGCGCCGCTGAACACGCCCTTTTCACAGGGCCTCGTTCTCGACTCTGGCAGTGCTGCCCCGCCAAAGCCCGTCGACCGCTGGATTGCTCCGCCAGTGCCAAGCTCGACGCCCTTGGAAGTGGGCCCACCCATCGTGAAGGTTGGCGCGAGAATCAAGTTTACGGCGTGACGGTGTAAGGGCTTGGCAGGTCACCTGAAGGGAAGCGATATAAAATGAGAATTCAAGTCGACATCAGGCCGGACGGGAAAGTGGTTTACGAGGTCCTGGACCGCGAGCACGGCGAGCACTGCACCAAAGTCTCGCACCACCTCGTGCAGGGCATGTCGATCGAGGCTGACGAGCGCACGGGCCCCGATTGCGACGAGGTTCACGAGAACATGAGTGAAGGATCCGTCTGACGGGTCCGAGGAGAATGAGATGTCACACAAGATAACGATCAAGACCGAGATCACCAACCAGGCCGCCATCGAGAAGGTCTGCAACGACAGGGAATGGCTCTACAAGATCAGCGGTAGCCGTGTGGCCTTTGACGGCGGTCCGTTATTCGGAGCCTCGCTCAACATGACGACGGGTGCCTTCGTCGGGGATTCCGATCTTCATTCGAAGGATGCCGTCCTCGCCTTCGGCGTTGCTTACAGCGAGGCCCTTTGGATGAACCGTATCGCAGATGGAGGCTACCTCGAAGAGCGAACCGTTCTCGGGGATGGAACGATTCGCCTCACGGCAAACGTCGCGGTCGCCTGAAGCAAACGCTGAAACAAACGCTGGAACAAACGAACGTGCGGTGTATCGGACCCCATGCATCCTGATTTGAAGCGAAACTTGAAGTGCATGACGTATGTCAACTACGTCGTGACCGAAGAAGAGGACAGGGTCATCAACTCGATCGCCAACTCGTTCGTCAAGAGAAAGGCCTCCAAGAAGGGGGCCCCCAGCGTTTCCGTCAAGGTGTTCAACGCGGCGTTCGGTCTCATCCCGGTCGAGCAGTATCAGGTCAACCTGAAGCAACGCTCGCTCGCTCGTGATGAGCACCACGCGAATATCATCAAGGTCCTGGAGTCAATCTTCATGGAGGACACGCAGGATCGCGTGCACTATTACCTGATCACAGACCCCGAGCGGTTCCTGCAGAACGATGACGTCGTGCGGCGCATCCTCAACATCATTCACCAGGTCAACAGCAACCTCAAGATCGTCAAGTGCATCTATTTCATCGGGGCGTCGCTCGTGATCCCGCCAAAGCTCGCGAGCTACGTCCACGTCATTCGAGACGACCTCTTGACCGGGGAAGAGATCCAGGAGGTCCTCGACGGACTCTCCGAAAATGTCAGAAGTACCCTGCCAGCGGACGCTCACACGTGGTTTAGCGGCCTCACCGCCTATCAGGTCACGAGCGCCGCGGGGCAGTCGATCGGCATTACCAAGAACGATCCTGACCCCGAGAAGCGGGGCATCGTCACGAAGGAGTGCATCCTCCAGTACAAGCGCGAGCGGATCCGAAAGACCGACTTGCTCAAGCTGATCGATACCTCTGAGGAGAGCTTCGAGCGCGTCGGGGGTGTCGATCGCTTCAAGGCTTGGGCTGAGGAGACTCGGCACTCGTGGACGGCGGCGGGCAAGGCATTCGGTCTTCGACCGCCGAAGGGTGTGCTGTGTATCGGCGTCTGGGGCTGCGGCAAATCCCTCTCCGTCAAGGCATTGAGTCGAGCTTGGGGGGTGCAGCTCATCCAGCTCGAACTCGGCAAACTTCGTGACTCTGGCGTCGGCAACACCGAAGCCAATACGTATCGTGTCACCCGCTATCTCGAGGCCATGTCGCCTTGCATCGCGATGGTCGACGAGGCGGAGAAGTCGTTCAGCGGGGCCCACTCGAGTTCATTCTCGGATGCGGGCACGACGGCGCGTTCGCTCGGCATCCTGTCCACGTGGCATCAGGAGACGAGCGCCGAGGTCTGTTTGGCATTGACCGCCAACTCGTTGAAGACGCTGCCCGTCGAGTTTACGAATCGAATCAGCGAGCGATTCTTCTTCGACTTGCCCTCGGAGGACGATCGGGTTGACATCCTCAAGATCCATCTGAGCACGCTCGGCAATCTCAGCGAAGGGCAGATCTCCGAATTCAACCTCCGACGGCTGGCCGAGGCTTCGGAGAACATGGTCCCGAGGGAGATGGCACAGGCGGTCGAGGCCGCGCTTCGCCAGTCGTTTGTCCGCAAGAAGCCTCGGCTCGACTATGAGATCTTCGAGAGGGAGCTGCGCACGAAGCCCCGGATCCTCAAGACGATGGACACCGAGGTGCGCGAGGTCATCAACTGGGTCGGTTACGATGAGGATTCTCGTGACGGGTTGCGGGCACGCTACGCGAGCACCAAGAAGAGCAGCAATACGACGCGGCTACTCGAGGGCGGGTTGGAGTGAGCCTTCTCGTCGTCCAGGGCCGCGAGGCGCCGACGGTCCTGGTTCGGTCCACTGCCAACCCGGTGGCACCGTTGTTGCTCTTTGTTCGAGGCGTGCTCCAGCGGGACACTGACCTTCGGGCGCTGTTCGTGCAGTTCAAGGCCGAGCATAAATCCGTGGAGTGGCTTCGAGACATGCTGGTCACCCGCGTGTTCGTTCGGGCTGACGGGCACTCGTTCGACGAGGTCGCCGACGCTTGCCAATACCTGGCCGACGAATACCACCAGCTCGCGTGCCTCCCGGGCGCGCCCCTCGAGGAGGGCGTGTTTCTCGTCGACAAGGAGACGGGACGGGTTCAATTGGTCGTGGCCGAGGGTGACCTCCACGATCCCGGCGTCCTTCCGAGAGAGTCGGGAATCATGGGGCAAGCGCTTCCGCGGCTGAGCCCCGCCTTGGAGACCGCACTGGTCACCGGTCGGCACGAGCGCGCGCGGGAAGGGGACACCGTCTCGAGCCTGGTCGCGCGCTCCCATCAGACGGATCTCTTGCGGGACGAGGGGGATGGTCGCTTGCGGGTGGCGTCGAGGGCTGGGCGGACGAGCCTTGCCAAGGAGCTGTCCGAGGATGACCCGTCCGAGCTGCTGTGGCGCGCCGGTGGCACCGCCGGTATGTTTCTGAGGCGCTTCACCCGCGAGGTATCGACCGACACGACCTGCCTCGTCCGTATCGAGGGCGTCGCCCGTTCCCGGTCAGTCCTCGGCATCCAGGACATGAGGACGATCAACCTGGGATACAATCGGCTCGGGGCGTTGCGTAGCGTCGCGCCCCAGGCATGGGTCAGGGATATCGCCCGGCAATTGAGCTTCCGCGCTAAGGAACAAGCCGGGTCTATCGTGCCGCTCAACGTGGATTGCGTGAGGGACCAGCTGTTTGCGTCGCAGGAACTCTGGGTGAGCGACCCCGACATTTTCTCGCTGCTCGGTTCTGCCAAGACGAAGGTCTTTCCGGTGGAAAGTGCCGATACCATCGGGATGAGCGGCTGTGTCGGGTCGCTCTCTGTCTCGAGTAACTTTGGAGTACAAACCAGAGAACTGTCCGATCGCTGGGAGGTCACCGCGACCGTCCCCTACACGATCTACGTCGACCTCCGTAAGGTCCAGGTCCTGTCGATTGTCGGGATCGCGCGGGCATCTTCGGTCGAGCCATCCTGAAAGAAGATCATGAGTCAAGTTATGAAGCAGTTCAGTATCGTTGCTCACACCACGCTGGAAGTTTCGATCGTCAACCCGGAGGCCTTCCTCGAGCCAGGCTGTAACGTCTTCACGGTCATGACCCGGGACATCGAGGAAGTGCGCCGCCGCTTGGAAGATTTGGGCGTCAAGGTGCTGTCTATCAATCCGATCGAGCAACCGCCTACGACCTTGGACGACCTTCTTTTGGTGGGGGATCGCGGGCCTGACCATGAGCGATTGGGAACGTAAAGAGCGCCGAGCCACTCGGGACGAAGCCAAAGCGCTGGCGCTCGAGCTGATGGAGAAGCAGTGCCGCCCGATGTTGGTGGGTGAGGTGGCCCTCGCGTGCGGCGCATTGTGGAGTCTCGAGGACGCCGAACGGCTGCTCGAAGACCTCTTTATGGAGAATCTCGTCGTAAAAATCGTCGAGAAGATCGGTTCGCTCGTTCGATACGAGAGGGCCAGGCCCTCCGGTGTAGAGCCCGTTTGAGCCACCCAAAAGGCGGGCACTCACTACATCGGAGGGATTCAAATGGCACATGATGACGAAGAAGACGTAGACATGACCGTCAAGACAGTCGTCGCTGCAACGGAGAGCGCTCTCCTTTGCAGGTTCGATACGGGCGACGAGGTTTGGGTGCCCCGAGCCTACTGCGGCTCGCTGGGCAAGGTAGGAGAAGACGGAGACATCTCGCTGCCGTATTGGCTCGCGGCAAAAGAGGGCCTCGTCTGATGAGCCATTTTGCCGCCGTCGAGATCAAAGCCGGCGAGCGAGAGGTTCACGGGATCCAGACATTCTTTAAGTACGCCAACGCCATCGGCCTAAAGTTCGACTTCCTCGAACCCTATGGGCCGCTGAGCGTTGGGGCGACGACATTTGTTCGGTTCAAGACGGACTGTCCGCGACTCGAGGCGCTCCTCCCGTTCTTTCAAGAGGAAGCCCGCGCTCTCATCCTGCCGAGCCAGGCCGGTTACCTCTTGGTCTCGAAGACGACCGAGGGGGCAATTCCGATCGTGAACGTCCAGGCAGCCAGATTGCCCGGTTACAACCGCCGCTGGCGGGGGACGGCCAACAAGTTCTGGACGCGGCAGTTTCCGAGTTGACGGATTTCAGGGTCTGACGCGAGGCACTTGATCCACTTGTGGACCCGCGTAGGCGATGCTCGTCGCTGCCGTCCAGATGGCCCCAAGGTTTAAGAACTACGCGGCCAACCTGAGTCAAATGCTGAAACTCACCGCGCAGGCTGCGCAGGCGGGGGCCCGTGTCGTCGTCCTGCCCGAACTCGCGACGTGTGGGTATTCCTTCCTCTATGACGATGAGGCTCGCCCATTTGCCGAATCCGTTGAAGACGGGCGCACTTGTCGTTCGATGATGAGCCTGTGCTCGCGCTTCGACGTGCACGTGGCGTACGGATTCATGGAGCTTGGTGACGATGGGAATCTATACAACTGCCAGGCGCTCGTTGGACCCGGTGGGCTTCAGTCTTCGTGCCGGAAGCTAAATCAATGGGGAAATGACTGGCTCTGGGCCACGCCCGGAACGATGAGTCCCCCGGTCGTGACGGTCGAAGGGAAGCGAATCGGTCTCCTGATCTGCCGAGACGTGAGAGACAAGTCGGATTCCCTGAATGATCTCTACGAAGCGGGAGACGCGGATGTCATCGCGTACAGTGCGAATTTCGGCAATGGCGCGTTCCCGAGCGGCTCATGGGTGAGGTTTGCCAAACGAAATCGAGTTCATCTGATCGTTAGCAACAGATTCGGGCTGGAGGAAAATAACGACTTCGGAGAAGGCGGCATCTGCATCATCAATCCGGAGGGCCGTGTGCACTGTCGGGGACTCGAGTGGTCGAAGCCCTGCATCGTCTATGACGACGTCTGAATACACGCTGCTCTTCACCGAGGACTTGCGGGATTGCTTGCTCTGCCCGGTGAGATACAGCGCCCACAACGACTGTGTCGACTTCAGATGGCGCAAACCGTATCCGATCGTTCAGACCTTGAGCGCCGAGTCTTGGGAGGCTGCCAAGGTCAAGGCTGCAATCATTCTCGCAGCGTTCGCCGCGGACACCGATGGCGATTCTGAGACCCTGAGAACCTGAAATCATCGGTGTATTGGCGTTTTCTGATGGTCAATTGTTCATTCTGTCGTCGCCCTCGAAACGAAGTCAAAATCCTCGTCCCTTCCACGCGCGACCCAAACGCCTTCATCTGCGATGGGTGTCTGCGTGATGGCATCCGAGCATTATCAGCAAAACCTAAAGAAGACCCGTCGGACGTCCCGCTGCCGAAACCGCGGGAGATACTCGCTCGCCTCGACGACTACGTGATTGGGCAGGACCTAGCGAAGCGCACGATCGCGGCGGCCGTCTACGAACACTACAAGCGGCGGGACGCCGTGCGGCGCGGCTTCACCTTCAAGGGAGAAACCGTCGACATTGAGAAGAGCAACATCCTGATCGTGGGGCCGACGGGGTCCGGCAAGACGCAAATAGCTCGCACGATCGCCCGGATGCTCCGAGTGCCCATCCACATCGGAGACGCCACGCGCATCACTCAGGCCGGGTATGCGGGGGACGACCCCGAAAGCCTGCTTCAAGGGCTCCTCGAGAAATGCTCCTGGGACGTCGAGAAGGCGAAATGGGGGATTATCGTCATCGACGAGATCGACAAGATCGGGCGCAAGACGGGTCGCGAGGTGGCGGGGTATCGGGACGTCAGCGGTGAAGGCGTCCAGCAGGCCCTCCTAAAGATGGTGGAGGGCGGCGAGGTGACCGTATCCAAGGGGCTGGGGGCCCGCGTGGGCGACGTGACCAAGGAGGCCATCGTCGTCGATACGACGAACATCCTGTTCATCGCCATGGGAAGTTTCGCCGGAATCCAAAACACGATCGGCAACCGGCTCAACAAGACGGCCAAGCTCGGGTTTGGGAACAAGCTGCGAGAGAATGTGTCCGACGCCGACCTTTACCCGAGCCTGATCGACGAGGACATCATCGAGTTTGGCATCATCCCCGAACTGGCAGGACGGCTGCCCGTGCTCACGAGCGTCTTGCCGCTGACCGAGGCCGAGCTGGTGCGCGTCTTGACCGAGCCAAAAGACGCCATCGTGAAGCAACTGCAGGCACTCTACGCCATGGACGATGTCGAGCTGCAGTTCGACTCGAACGCCTTGCTCGCGATCGCGAAGAAAGCCAAGGCCAGGGAGACCGGGGCCCGCGCGCTGCGGGGCACTCTGAAGAGGCTGCTATTGCCCTACGACCTCGATATCCCGAGCCGTCCCGAGGTTTTGGCCCTTCGGGTCACGGCCGATTTCGTCAACGGTGTCGCCGGCCCTGTCATTGTCGAGAGGACCCAAGTCCAAGCCGCGCGAGCCTAGTCCTTTTATCGGCGCCAAAGGGCATGCCCCGCCAAACCATCGCCCTCCGGGTTACCGAGCGAATCATGTCGGACCGCGTGGCGCGGCAGCACCTCGCTGTCGACGAGAGCCGGGCCCTTTTCGAGGAGGCTTTGGCCCAGCTCGAGAAATACAAGGCGTGGTCTTCGACTTTCCCCGCCACGCTGAGGGGGGCGCGGCTCTCGTCACGGAAGGATTTGGATGGGGACTTCGTCTGGCAGGATGATTTCATCGACTTTTGGGAGCCTTTCACCAGCATCCAACGTGAGCTGCTCGCTCTTTACGATGACGTCATGGATGCAAATCCAGAAACGGCCTCTCGAATCGAATCCTATCTCGACCCGCCGACGAAAGCACAAATCGAGTTCGCGACGGAGGTAACCGAGTTCCTCGAGCGGCCGGGATTCAAACGGAACCAAATCGCCTACGATGTGCGCCGACTCGAGATTTGGCACAAACACTTCTCGGCTTGGCTCGATATTGCTCTCGAAGGACTCCGGAAGGCGATCCCAAACCTATGAGATTTGCCCCCGCTCCACCGGTGTAGGGATCAAAGGTCATGAGCCAAATACGTCGAGGTCTCGCCGAAGGCTTTCCCTATAGTCTGTCACGCTGGACCGATCTGCCCGCGGGAAAGTGGGAGTGGTTTCGGACCCAGCTTGCAGAAAGAAGCATGATTGCGATGGATCCCAGAACCGGGCTCCCCGATCGGTGGTCCCTGGACCCGGCCGACACTCTTGGGCTCGTTTTCTGGACCCGAAACTGCCGGAACCTGGTCAAAGACGCTCGAATATTGAGCGCCTACCAAAAGGTCATCCACTTTACCCTCACCGGCTGGCACGAGGTCGAATCGAAAGCGCCGGGGATAGAGGAGGGCCTCGATTTACTGGCAAGCGCCGTCGAGGCCTTTGGGGTCGAGAACGTCCGTTGGCGGTTTTCGCCCGTGCCGATCGTTAATGACGCCGTCGAGCGTTTCCAACGCATCGCGGCTCGAGCCACGACCTTAGGGATCAAAGACGTCTATCTCGCGTTCGTCCAAGACAACGATTGGGCTCCCGAAACCCGAACTCGGGATGAAAGGCAAGCCCTCCTTTCGAGACTGTCCAAGGTCACGACCCTCGAGTTGATCCTGTGCAACGATGACTTATCCACACCCATCGACGAGCGCGTGCGGCGGGGGATCTGTGAGGATGGGTTGCGGTTTGGTCCCAAGATCAAAGGGGAAGGTTGCGGTTGCGCGCTGTTGGTAGACCCTTTCTCGCAGAATGAGGCCTGCCCCTATGGTTGTCTGTACTGTTACTCCGCAAATCAGGCCACTTCTCCCAAGAAGCGCAACACAACCAGGCTCAGAATGTTGAAGGGATCAACAAATGACTGATGCAAAGGCCACGTTTGTTCCCTCGATGCCGCCGGACGAGGACTCTTTGGATCTCACGGACAGTGAAGTCTCGAGCGCGACTGTAACCACCGATTTCAACCAGCTGGCTCAACTGTTGGTCAGGGCTTTATCTCCAGGAGAAGCATCCGTAGGGAAGGGGGACGCGCGCTATGCCCTCGGGGGCCACGAGGTTCGGAGACGCAGACCTCACCTATATTTGAGGTCCTACCTCGTTTGCCCGGGCGAGCCTCAAAAAGTATTGCTGCACCGTGTTGATTGGCTCCAAGACGCGCCTTGAAGGAAGAACATGTCCGCTGTCGACCCCTCAGAAACCGGATACGAAACGTGCGCGGGCTCAGAGCCCGAGACGTACTGTGACCTCGACGTCGTCAACAACGTGTGGGTCGAGGGCGTCGTTGATCTTTCCACCGGGAAGCGCGGCATCTGCATGCTCGACTTGCTATCCGAACGGCAAGTTGTCGATATCCTCGAGCACGATCCCCGCGCCCGGGAGGATCTGCCCAAGGTGACGTCGAACCCGCAATTGCGTCAGCTCATTAATGTTACCCGGCTCCTCCCGAACATCGAGTGGTCCGACGAACTACAGGCTCGCGAGGCTCGCAACCCCGCCGGTATACCCTTTTATTCGGTCTTTCGGGGTCGACCCCCCACGGCACGCCGATGAGCGCCGCACGACGTCTTCGACGGCAAGGGGTCACGAAACTTCATGAGGCCGTGACCCAAGTGCAGAGCGCCGTTCAAGCTTTGAGCGGAACGACGGAGCTGCCCAAGGTCATCAAGGACCTGGAGGAGCAGACGGCTCGACTCGAAATGTTGGCGAACGCGCTCGCCGATGATTACGAGACCCTTTCGGCGGAGATCGAGATTCAGCGGGAGGTCAGCTTACGGCTTCAGGCCGTGGTGTTCGAGAAACCGTTAGACGCGCCTTTGGACGCCTGGAGGCGACTGGAGTCCACTCTTCGAATGCAGGTCATGTCCGAGAGAGAAGAAGGCCGTGTTGATGGCGTTCATGCTGCCGCTGGATCCGGTTCGGCAGTGGGCATGCATCTCCGACGCAGCAGCGAGCTGAATCAGGAAGACTCGACACATGCCGAAAACCGTACTGCGTAATCGCGAACCGGTCATACCGCGCGCCGCATCGACGCCGCGAGAGTGGAGGGCTCTTTGTCAGAAGGCTTTGGTGCGAGCACGGAAGGTGGCGGACCGCCGAGTGCTGGGCCTCGAGAGAGCCCTGGAGCTGAATCAGGAGGAGAAAACCCTGCGATCTCTAGGGATCGTTTGCGATCAGGACCTAGACCGAGAATTTTGAGTTCGACGGAGATCGATCGCTACGAGCGAGCGATCTACGAGACCTTTTCCGAGGGAGACCCCGCCAAGGCTTGGGCGGCCGTGAATGAATTCATCAAAGAGATTCGAGCGTTTTCGAACGACGCCGCGCGCGATCGGTTCTCGAAGAATTTCGGCTCATCGCTATGCGAATCCTGTGAAGGGCTGAAGGCAGGTCCGGACGTCGTCGCGACCTGTTTTCAACTCAAGCAGTGCTTCTTCACCAACAAAAAATCCATCGACATGAGTCCCTCTCAAGAGAGTGTGATCGAAAGACTCACACAGAGTGAATCATGAACCTTACAACTTGTACTTGACATTCCCAAGTGTTCCGGAGTCGTTCTTGATGAATCTCTCGTTTCGAGGGAGGAGAACCGAAAAGGAGTTAGCGAGATGAGTGCATTACTATTTGCGAAGATGATCGAGGCTCGGCAGTTGTTGACGGAGGCCGAGAAAGAGGAGACGGACGGATCCGTCCTCGCGGAGCGGATCGTAGATCTGCAGAAACAGAGTGGAAGGCTGCTGAAGAGCGCCAATGAGAAGAGGGTCATCGCGACGAGCTACCTCGTGGCCGCCGAGTCATTGGTCAAGAACGATAATGAAGAGGAGGCAGAGGCAGAGCAAGCGGTAGCCCCGGCGGCCAGGCCAATGGTTGAGGTTGTTGCGCCTGTCGAGGCGCCCGCGAAGAAGCGCGGAGGGCGCCCGAAGGGCTCAGGGGGCAAAAAGATCGCTACAGCCGCACAAGCGGCGGCCGTGATTTCGACGGCTGCAGCCTCGGCGACGAAGTCAAAAGCAGCGGACAAGGCTGCGGACAAGGCAGCCGACAAGGCAGCCGATAAGGCTGCAGACAAGTCAGCCGATAAGGTGAAGCCGCCAAAGGCCGTCAAGACGAAGAAGAACGGGGGGGTCAAGGTTGCCCGCGTCTCTGCTGAGAGAGGCCCGCCACTGACTGAGAGGCTCAAGGTCGTGATGGGCTCGCGCGATGTAACGATCCCCGAGGCCATCGAGCTTTTGAGGGCGCACAATGCGGCCTGGGTTCCAACGAGCACGAATCTCAGCGGCTATATCAGCCTCATTCTGTCGACGCACATTGCCGACGATTTCGATCGCGTCAAGCGCGGGGTTTACCGGGTGAAGAGGGGCGGATCCGATCCCACGCCCAGCACGCCTGGCACGCCACCGGCCCCCGTTACCCCCTCGCCTGCTACTGCCAAGGCTGCAGTACCGGTCAAGGGTGGCGCGGCCAAGAAAGAAGTCACGGTGCGCAAGCCGAACGGCAAGAAGAGTCACGGCTCCAATGGTGTCGAAGACCTCGGATCGAACGTGCTCGATGGCCCGTTCGCTGGCGCAAACGCGGCCTGACGATGGATCTCGGGGCCCTCGTCAAATATGGGGGTCACCGCTGGCGTGTCTATAAACAAGACAAAAACGTCAGAACGGTGACCCTCATCCGGTGGGGTGGTGATCTCGAAGAGATCGCCGACGATGACCCCGGGGCTCAAGTCATGGCGAACCCCAGCGATTGGCCCGTCATTACGGCCCGCGTGAAGCCGAGCGCGGGCCCTCTCGTCAAGCTCTCCCTGACCCGGGGGGCTCGGTCGAGGTGCCTCGAGCCACTCGTTGAATGGGTGCCAAGCGACATGGCGCGCGCTGGGGGCTCGATCTTCATGACCCCGGCGCTGAAGCTCAAGGTCGGCGAAGTTCTCATCGCCCAATACAAGAATGGTAGCGCCAGTCGTATCGTCATCACCAAGCGGTATGGGTCGATGGCCGAGCGCAAGGTGAGGGCGTCGGGGGTTAGCGAGAAGCGCGGCCTGATGGACTACCTCGACGGGGAGGATTTTGTCGACTGATTCAGGCGTTCGCCACCTCCCTCTCGTGGTGGAGCAGGGGCTTGCCTCCTGCCGTCTCGCCAAATCCAGGCTCGCAGTTTCGTTTGCCATGAAGGTGGGCCTCGAGAACATCACCTGCCACAAAGGTTGCAATCATTGCTGCCACTACCCCGTCACGATCTCGATCTGGGAGGGCATCTCCTTGTATCGGGTTCTCCAGCAGGATGGCCTATGGCGATCGCAGCTGAAGACCAGTCTCGAGCGTCACGCGCATTTGACCTTCGGTGCAGCGCCAGAGATCTGGTTGATGGCGGCCATCCCGTGTCCGCTCCTCGTCGATGGCCTTTGCAGCGTCTACTACAGTCGACCGTTCCGATGTCGCGTCACCTCGTCCACGAAGGATCCGGACATGTGCCGCTCGGTCTATTTTGGCCCCGAGACATTCGAGAACACTCAACGGGAGACGGCGGAATTCTCGGAAGCCGAGCGTCGTGCCTCGAAGGCGAGTCGCGACCACGTGCGGGGCCTGGATGAGCATGTTCCTCTCTCGGTGGCCATCCTGCTCGGCTGTCAGATCGTCGAGGAAGAAATTCAGCTGGAAGAGATCCCGCTGACGCTGCTCAAAATGTTGAGTCGTTCTACATGAAGACCTGCATTGTTTGCGAGCGGTCGACGCCCGATGCAAGCTGTGTGTGTCTCGAGTTGAGGGCTGATGAGGAAATCACCTTTGTCAAGGCGGGTGTGAAACCGCCCGCCTCGCTCGTCTACTGCAAACCGTGCTGGTCGATTCTCAAGGACCCACAGGCCGCCCCCCAGCTGATGCGAGGGACCGCCGAACGACTGATGCTGAGATTCGGCGTGGCGCCGCATCGTGCCAAACGAGCCGCCGACAAGTTGTTCACGCGGTTAATCGAGTCCCAACGTAATCGCCTCCACAAGACGCAAGCCTGAGAAGACATGCAGATCAATCTCCAACAAATGGTCGAAACTCTTCAAAGGATTCGACAGGAACACGGCGATGAGGACTTTCAGCACGCACTGCGGGGTCTGTTTCGAGACCTTCTCTCGAAGGATGAGGGCCTCGCGTACATCGAGCGCCTCCTCGAGGCCCTGGGCCAGCCCGCGGGTATCGATCTCGAAGCGCTGAAGGTCGAGGCTCGGGAGAAGCAGGAGAAGCAGGTCGTAACCCCGTCGTCAGCCGAGACACCAATGCAGACGCCAGCGAAGACACCGGCGAAGACACCGGCGGAGACACCGGCGGAGACACCAGCCCAAATGATCGAGGATGCCATCAAGCAGGCAATACCGAACTGCAAGACGCAGGCCCACTTCGATCTCATTCTCCACGCCTGGCAGGCTCTGCAAATCTACATCAACGCGGCGTACGGCTTCGACCAAGACTCGGCGGCAAAAGCCCGTGAGGGAATAAACCGTCTCCTCGACCTCGCTCCGCAGCTGGCGGCCACCCACCAGAAGATCGAGGAACATCCCGAGGCGACGACCAATCGCGATTTCGTCGACCCGCCCAGGCAGACGACCGAGGTGCTGACACAGCAGGTCCTCTTGGCGGAGCTTTCCGGGATCGCAGGCATGGACGAACTCGAGACGTGGTACCGGGCCTCGCGGGGGAGAATGGCCAGTATCGCCAGCCAACGGTTGCGCAATGAGCTGTTCGACGCCATTCGTGAGAAGAAGCACCGCCTCGAAAACTGAGCGCTAGAAACCTGATCGCTTCCTGGCGCGGTGTAACGCCACTGAATGGGATATTTCACGCTCGAGCAACTTCGGAACATCAAACTCGTCATCAGCCACGGCAACAGTTGCCCAGACGGCGTCGCATCCGCCATGATCGTGGCCGACGCCTACGGCGCGGGTCGCCCCGAAATCCGGGTCATTGACCACGGTACCACTGAGAAATCGAACCTCGAGGCTGTGCCGGGCATGATGTTCGTGGATTTCAGCCCCCCGGAAGAGAGGGCGCAGGCCTTCATCGACGCGGGAACCATCGTTCTCGACCATCACAAGAAGGGGAGTAGCGTTCAGGCGTTCGTCCAGGCGGGCCTCGGGGTCTTTGGGGACGAGGACAAGGACCCTGGGGTCTGCGGTGCCGTGCTCGCCTACGAGCACGTCTGGAGGCCGCTGAAGGGGTCAGCGGAGCTGCTCGACGCCGAGCCCCTCATTGTCCGCGAGTTCGCCCGATTGAGCGGCATCCGTGACACGTGGCAAACGGGGGACCCGGATTGGAATAAAGCCTGTGAGATGGCCGAGGCCTTGAGGTTCTGGCCCCTCGAGCACTTGCTGAAGGACGGGCCCGCTTTTTGGCGAAGCGAACTCAGCCTTGGCGGGCATCTCTGGGCCAAGAAGCTCAAGACGGTCGCCAAGATTACCGAGAGAGCCTACCACTGGACGAGCCCCGTGGGTACTCGGGTCGCCCTGTTTCAGGGCGTGAAATGGTCGAGCGACGTGGCCGAGGCGATGGGGGCAAAGATCGACCTGGTCGTGGCGTACGACATCGCCCATGAAGAGGGCGGCTTCAAGCTCCTCTGCAGTTCGCGCTCGCGGGGTTCGTATGACTGCGGCAGTTTGGCCCTTGCTCACGGGGGAGGGGGGCACACGAAAGCTGCGGGATTCAATGTGCCGATGACCCTCGACTCTCCGAACCCGTACAAGATGCTCCAGCTGGTCATCTCTGCCTATGAAGCGGCGCGGACGAAATAGAGGGCATCCCTTCCCTTGATGTACAGGCCATCTCGATTCGTATCGCCCCAGTTGACGATGGCCTTCCGATCGTCTTTCCGTTCGATGTCCATCGTAAAGCCGTGGCGCAGCTCGCGGTAGCGCCCACCGAGGTGAGTAAACGTCACGTCGAGCTTCGAAATATCGAAGGTCTCTGCGGCCTTGTTGACGATGAAGAGTCCTTCGGTCCCCCGTTCCATGACGAGTATCGTGTCTCCCTCGACGATCCCGAGCACATTCTCCGTGACGGATAGACCTTCGCCCGATTTCGCTCGCATGATCTGCCGGAACTTCGCGCCGGCCTGGATATAGTCGACCTGATTGTCACTATGGAGCACGAGGGGGACCCCGTTCTCGCGGGCCAGCACGTAGGCCGTTGCGAGCAGCGAATCACTTCGTTCGGCGTAAGCCATCTCGTTGAGGCCTTCGGTATTGTTCGTATCGGTGTCGTGATTCATGCCAAAAAGGACGCTGCGCGAGTCGTCGAGTCCGCGTGGCATGCGCAAATTCTTTAGGTCTCCTCCAAAGGAAAAGGCATCGCGGACGGCATGGTAGAGACGAAAATCGGTAACGGCAGCGATGCTTTGGTAGCTATCTCCCGAGATGCCATCGCCCTCGATGACCTCGAGGTAATTCCAGGCCTCGTTGTTGGTCTCGACGTTGATGAATTCGAGATAGTCTTGCAGGGTGCTCATCGCCATGTGCTTGGCGGCGTCAAACCGGAAGCCGTCGATGCCGAGCGCGAGCAACTTGGCGAGGTGCCCCTTCTGAAGCCGCTGCACGGCGGGTCGGGTATGGTCCAGGTCCGGCAAATCGCCGTTGAGCCAACCGTCTCTGATCAGGTCTGGGTTCCCGTAATCGATGTCCTTCTTGGGATGAAAGTCCTCTGGAGTCAAGCCGGGGAAATCGAGCTTGCCCGTTTCCTTATCGTAGTAAGGCGGGCTGTTGGCCATTTGGTTGAAAACGACATCGGCGATCACTCGCAGGCCGCAGGCATGGGCCGCCTTGGTCAGACTCTCGAGTTCGGCTTCGCTCCCTCGTCCCTCGATCACGGTGTAGTCAACGGGCTGATAGCGCTCGTACCACGCGCCGCCCGCGTCGTTCGACTTCTGAGCGGGCGGGATCTGAACGTGAGAGTAACCCTGCTTTGCAATGACTTCCACGAGACTTTCGACCTCGGTGAATGGCAGGTCGAAGGCATGATAGATGGCGACCGGTAGATTGTTCGACGGTGACTCCGAGAGGCTCATGCCAGGGGAGCTGCACAAGTGGAAGTTAGCCCCCGGCCGCGCCGTCACCCGAACGGGTTTCGCCGGACGCGCAGAATCGCCGGCCCCTAATCCTCTGTTGCCGCGGCAGGGGGGTGACGTCCATTGCTGCCCGAGTTGCCGCTCGTTACAAATCCAAGAAGAAAATCCCGGACTCGGACACGGTCGTCTACGAGTATTCCGAGCGGCAAATTGCCAAGCGCAACAGCGACAAGGCCAAACGGCTCGAGAAGCTGCGGAAGAGCGTCCACAAGCTCCGCGCCCGCGTCAAGAAGGACCTCGCGTCAAAGGACCCCGAGACGGCCCTGACGGCGCTCGTCGTCGGGTTGATGGATCACACCGCGGAACGGGTCGGCAATGATACTTCGAAGGAAGAACTCGGTCACGTGGGCGTGACCGGGTGGCAGAAGAGCCACGTGAGCTTTGGCAAGGCCAAGGCTACGATCAGCTACACAGGCAAGAGCGGAGTCAAGCAGAAGAAGACCGTGACCGACAAGGCCCTCGTCTCGGCTCTCAAACATGCTCATGAGAACTGCAAAGACGGCGATCTCTTCTGCCATGAAGGGGGTAAGATCACGGCGGAGAAGGTGAATACCTTTCTCGACGAATTTGACATCAGTGCCAAGGACATTCGCGGACTTCATGCAAACGAAACCATGAAGACGGAACTCAAGGCGGTCCGGAGCAAAGGTGGAAAGCTTCCAACCGATCCGAAAGAGCGTAAGACTCAGCTCAAGAAGGAGTTCAAGAAGGCACTCGAGACCACAGCAGAGGCTGTTGGCCACGAGGCCGGTACGCTGGAGAATCAATACCTCGTGCCTGGGTTATCCGATGCGTATTTGAAAGATGGCAGCGTGATGGACAAGATGGTCAAGACCGCGGCCTGCGTCGCAGAAATCTATCTGGAGCGGTGATCATGGACGGAGAACCTCTCACGGCGAGTCTAGTCCATCGCTATCTGTCAACCGGCGGTCGAAGCGCGAGGACCCTCGACAAGAGTACTGTTGATCGGTGGCGGAAAGACCTCCGCATCATGACGAAGATCTACCGCTCCATCGACGCCGATGTACCCTACGACGCGGACGTGACTCGCGTTCGTGATGCGCGCGCCGTGTTCGAGCAGGCCCGAAGTCTGTTTCGTAACTTTCGGGAAAACTTTGAGGAGTGGGTTTATCGCGAACTCCTCCCGAAGACCCATGCGTCGGACCGGCCCGAAACCCACATGGAGAAGGCGATTCGAACGAGCGCGTGGGACCTCAGGCACGAACTCGATGCCCACCAGCTCTTCCCCGTCTTCCACCCGAGCAAGGAGCCCGACTGGTCGAAGCTTCGACACGAACGTGACCGCAATATCAAGCGCTATCAACTGAAGGCAACGAAGGCGCTGAAGGAAATCGACGACTACCTTGAAATGTCACCAGAAGGCAAAGTCGAGCGTTACATCCCGGTCGACCATTTGGAGGTAGGCGGCGTCCACGTCGTGCTACTGAACTTTGGACGTGACGATGATGATCAGAATGATCTCGAGTCCTTCCTTCGAAGCCTCAGGCAACGAGTCGACGAGATCAAACGGTCTGGATTCGGAGGGGCAGTCAAAGGGCTGACGGTAACGGTCGACTTCGACACGAAGGCGAAAGAGTGGGCAACAACCGGGATGTATCAGCCCGCGACCGACACATTGAGCATGTATTCGCTCGGAATCGTGGGAGACGATTCTGGTCACGGAACTTTCGTACACGAGTGTGGGCACCGCTTCTACTTTCGGGAATTGCCGGTGCAGGCACGAAACCACTGGGAGGAGGTCATGATGTCGCGGTCGGTGAAGATCACGCGCGACGACGTGCGTAGGTTCGCCGACCTGATCATTCGTAAGGTTGACTCTCAAACACTAAGGGCTCTGGACGGGGACGACGATCGGTTACGGGCGGTTCTGCCTCACGCGGGGGGTGCCGCGGATGAAGCCAAGTTTCGAGAGCTAGCTAAGATGATTCTCATGCCTTGGGACGTGAAAGTCTTTGACCCCGCAGCCTACACGAAATTTCTCGAGACCAAGGTAGGGGAGCCGGTTCTGATCGAAGAGACGACCGACTACGGCAATACGAACCCGATGGAAGCCTTCGCCGAAGTCTTTCGCCTGTGGATTACGAAGGGGCCTCGCGCCGTCAAACCATGGACGCGGGAGTTCTTCAGCCAGGTTTGTGGGTTGGGTGGGGCCAAACTGGCCGCGACGCGAGTGGCAGAGCGCTATCTGTCGCTTCAAGGTGTCGCGTGAACCTGACGGCTCGGGTGGCCACGCGGTGGGCTGTAAAGGCGCGGGTGGCCGCAGCCGCTGTGATGACCGGGCGGGTAGCGGCGCGATACATCCTGTCGCGCGGCGCTCTGGGCCCCGTCGTTCAGGGCCTGAGTACGGGTAAGTTCAACGTGGCCCTGGTAGAGCAGGCGCTCGCGGAACTCGATGTCATACGTAACGGTGACCGATGGTCTGTGGACGCGGACTGGTACTCCGCCCTCGGCCCCCGCCATCAGAAGAGAGCATTGACCATCATTCGCGCTCTTGGACGACTGGTGCTCGAACCAGACGCAGCTCCTCAGGAGCTTTTTGGCCAACTCGCGTTCGAAATCAAATGGCTGCAGGGTATCATCAACAAGGCCGACGACAAGACCTTCCAGCACGGCGTTTTCGAGATCGTGCCTCACGGAGTCACGGGGCCTAAAGTTCGAGAATGTCTCGAGGCGCTCGACAAGGCCTACAAGATCCTCCAGCCAAAGTTTCCAAAGGTCCTCTACGGGCGGGTCTTCATCGTCAAGAATCTGTCGAATCATATGGCGGCCGCTCGTTACAATGTGACCAACGACGTTGTCTACTTGAGCCTCAAGGCCCGGGGCAACATCGGAGACGTCCACGCCTTGTGCCACGAGTTTGGGCACCGGTACTTCTACAAGTTCTGGAAGAACAAGGACCAGCGGGACGAGTTCATGCGTCTTTCCACGACGCCCGAGCACCGCGAGATCACATATGACGCCGGGGCTCGGGAGAACGTCGCGGCCGAATACATCGACATCGCGAAGGCGCGGCGTGACGGCAAGCCCCAGCCGAAACCATCGGAGCTGTTCCTGGAGTGGATGGGGCATACCATCGGCACGCCGGCTGGCTCCGTTGCCCAAAAGCTTGGCGTTCGGTTCGTGAAGGGGGAGGACGTCGAAGCGGAGCTGCGCAAGGCAGTCGTCAGCGGCAAGGACTTTACCATCAAGACGAAGGAGGTCGTCCGCGAGCCCGAGTACGTCACGAGCTACGGGAAGACAGGCGGCTGGATGGAGAACTTTGCGGAAGCATTCGCGCACTATGTCATGGGGAAGAACCTGCCCCCGGGCATTGGCGCGATCATGGAGTCGCTTCTGTGACCAGTACGATGGTGTACCGGGTCGCGACCCGCTACGCCTCGAAACAGCTCGTGAACGACGCCATTCAAGCGTTCAGGGCGGCGCGGCCGCGAATCGAAGCCCTCCTCCAGGCGAAGAACATTCCCGCAGCCAAGGAGCGGTTCCTCGAACTTGGACGGGAGCTGGCGCCACTCGCGTCGGCGCTCGACAACATCAAGTTCTCGCGGCCAGACGAGCAGCGGAAGCTGAAAAACGTGATCGGGTGGTTGCGGCACCTTCAGAGAGCTTTCGACTCCCGATCTCTCGAACTCGACGAGACGATCCAAGACATTCATATTCACAACCACCTCGAGTCGCTTGCAGACACGCTCAAGTCGTTGAGCCGTGTCGCAGACCGGATCGAAGGCTACGCTAAGGTTGAGAAGACCTTCAGCCATGGGCCATGGCAGATCGTCAACAAGTACGGCTTTTCCGTGTCGGAGTACGCCGAGCCCCTCGAGGTGCTGGACAAAGCCTCCGATCGTGTCCGTGCAAAGGGGTTCGGAGACCTGCTGTACGGGGAAGTCCTGCTGGATACGAAAGTGAGTCGCCCTGGCGTTGCAGGGGAATATTTTAAGGCCAGCGACTCGATCGCGCTGACCGTAGATGCGAAAAATCAACACTCGGACGTCTTCACGCTGGTACACGAGATAGGGCACCGGCGATGGCACAAGCATCTCTCGACGGCACAGCAAGAGCAGTACGAGGACCTGTACTCGGCGGGCGGACTTACCGTCGACCAGCGGCAGGATCTGTTTCAAGCACTCGTGAAGGGCGAGTTCAGGCCGGCGGCTGCGAAGAAATTTCTCCGAGAGAAGGGGCTTCCCGTCGCCGAGTATCTGAAGGAGATCGGAGCCTCACCGAAGGATTACTGGCGAGCCTACAGCGAGGCGGGAGCTTGGGTCGAACGGCAAGTCGTGCGCCCCAATCACCGATACGTTCGGCTGAAATCCGTGAAGGTAGAAACCGTGTCGAGCTACGCGGCGACGAACGTGCGTGAGGATTTCGCTGAGACGTTCGCGACGTACGTGTTCAACATGCCGATACCTTCGTCGGTGATGAAGCGCTTTGAGCTGACCCTCTGAAGGCGGTGTAAGACGGGGCTATGGGCGAACTCGATGAGCGGTGGCAGCGTCGCTTCCGAGCCCACCGGCGGCACCTCAGACTCAAGGAAAGGGCCCTCGCGTACAAGGGCGGGCGTTGCCAGATCTGTGGCTACTGTCGCTGTCCGGCGGCGCTGCATTTCCATTTCGCCGACACCCGCGACCGCGCTTTCTACATCTCGTCCTCCTCGAGTTGGGAGCAAATCCAACCCGCTCTCGACCGTTGCACGCTGCTCTGCGCTAACTGTAGATGCGAGGTTCGGGCGGGTTGGCATCCCGCCCATCTCGTCCTCGAGGACGGTAGGCTCTGACGAAATCGTCGAAAGGGCGACTGGCGATCAGATGCCGTAAGGCAGCATGGCGGAATTCCGCGTGAATACCGATCAGGACCAGACCCACATAAGTGAGAGCGTCTCGCCAGAACGTATCACGAAGGGTGGCCAGCACGACGATGAGGGCAATTACGAGGGTTCGGTGCAGTCGCCGATCCCTTCCGAGCCAGTCCTTAGGATTGATAGCCACGGTGATCCCATTCTTCGCCACCGCCGGGTCGGACCATGACGACCAACTCGTTGACGGCGCCTCGACTGTCGGCCTTGCTGTTGATGTTGCGGCGCATCCGAACGACCCGTCTCTCGAAACCCTTGTAGAGGTTATGGACGGTGGCCGTGTCCGAGTTCGATTCGAGAACGAAGACGCCGCGATCCGCCAGCTCTCGAAAGCATTCGGCGAGCCGCTGCTGGTCGTCCAACGTGAAGCCCTCCTTCGTGTAGCTCTTGAAATTGCTGGTTGCGTTGAGCGGCACGTAGGGGGGATCGAAATAGACGGCGTCCCCGCTGACGACCCCTTTTACGGCCTGAACGAAACCGCCCTCGCGCAGCGTCACCGAATGAAGCAGAGCAGAGCAAGCGTGGAGGTTGCCCTCATCGACAACGCGAGGATCCTTGTAATCGCCCCGCGGCACGTTGAATGCGCCGCGCTTGTTCAGCCGATACAGGCCGTTGAAACACGTGCGATTCAGATAGATCGTGCGGGCAGCCCGGTGGACGGTAGACAGCGCGAGAGGGTCGAGCGCGCGCACGGCGTAAAACTCGTCGCGGGTCACCTGGAATGTCTTTAGCTGCGCGATGAGGGCCTCCACTGCGTCGCGGACGACTTGGTAGCAGTTGACCAGTTCGGGATTGAAATCGTTGAGGATCGCGTGCCGAAAGCGCTGCTCGTGTGCGAGGTGAAAGAACAAAGCCCCGCCGCCGATGAAGGGCTCGTAGTAGGTGTCGATCGTCTCGGGGAGAAGATTCGATAGCGTCTCGAGGAGACGAGTCTTACCGCCCGCCCATTTCAGAAAGGGCTTTGCCTTGAAGAGTGCCGGCATCCATGTGCGTTACACCGCGCGTTACGAAAGAATCGATCGCCTCGAGCGTGTCGGTCAAAGGCCAGTCCTTTGGTAGGACCGGGACCCCGATCGACGCAAGTCCCGGTACTTTGGATCCCGTCCGGAAAATGATCCGAAGGTTCGGGAAAAGCTCGCGGGCCTTCCTGTAGAAGTCGAGGCCATTCATCACGGGCATGTCGACGTCCGAGATGACGAGGTCAAAGGGCTGGACGCCGAGCAATCGGAGGGCCTCGCAGCCGTTGCAAGCTGCAACGCAGATGTGTTCGCGAAGGGCACGTATCAGAGCGCGTTGGACCATGAGGTCATCATCCACGATCAGCAGAGAAGCCATCGGCGCTCAGCAGGTCCCGGATAGTCCGGTAACTCTTGCGGTGGATCGGAGTGACCCCGAGTCGCGCGAGCGCCTCTCGATGCTGCGGCGTATCGTAGCCGCGGTGCCTCTCGAAGCCATATCCTGGGTAGCTTTTCGCAGCAAGATCCATCAACTCACATTGAACGACTTTGGCGAAGCAACTCGCCAGCGAGACGGCCGGAACATAGAGGTCCGCCGAGGATAGTGGGGTGAAACGGGCGTCGAGGCGTCTTCGCGCGTTCTCCAGACCATCCACGATGTGAAGCAGCTCGCCCCATGGGTCTACGGCTCGCAGTTTGGCTTCTAAAGCTTCATGCACCTGATTGTGAGCGTTGATCAGTGAGGTCCAAACACCCACCTCATCGATCCCTCGAGGAGACGTCGTGTGGACGACCCTGAAGACGTCCTCAGCCCCACGGTAGCGTCGCACGATGCTCCGACGTTTTGTGTCAGAAAGCACCTTTGAATCGGTAACCTCAGGATCGCCCCACGATCGACGGACCGCCATGGCGACGACGACCAGACTGCCCGCGAGTGTACCATAACCGGCCTCGTCCGAGCCGAGGATCCACTCCGCAGTGGATTTCTCGAGGAGAGCGTTGGCCTTCTGTTTATGTGCAGGCGCAGGTCTTTTGAGGTCCTGGTCCTGACTTGCAACTTTGGCAACACTCGCGTTTGAGTTCGAAGCAAGTTTGGCGACACGTTTCAGGGTCACTCGCGCGTTTACACCGGAAGGCGCATTGCGAGCAGTTATGGAAACAGTGTGACTCTCGAGAGGGAGTTCCGAGGGCCAAGAGCGCGAGCAACATCCACTTCATTTGGGTTACTATAAAGAGTGACTCCCTAAAGAGTCGGGAGCAACTCGGTGTGACCTTGGTGATGCGCGCGGACCGCCGCAACCCGAAGGCAGCTTGCCGTAAACTTCGGTAGCGCGCTAGAATGGGGCGACCATCGGACTGGCGCGGATTTTATGGGCGATTCACGAGACGATTCACCTTCGGAGAAGGATTTGGTCATCGGCACGTCGGCGTCTCGAGTGCTCGTGACGATAAAACCGGACGGCAGGCTGATCTATGGGCCGGACTATACGCCCGACGAGGCCGCCGCTGTGTTTTGGGACGCACTCGCGCGGCGTCGGGCTCAGGTGGAAGTCTTAGGGACGGCGGAGCACCCGGTTCATGAGGCGCGGGAGCTGTTTCTCGAGTGGGAGCAGGCCCTGCTCCAGGCGGGCTACGCCGACATGGCGAATCAAGTCGCCGCGCAGAGGATGAACGAGATGGTCGGGACGGCGCAGGCCGTCCAAGCGCGGCTCGAAGCCTCCAAAGCGGACAAGGCCCTTCATAATGCTGCGTATAAGCTGATCGAGCTGGGTCGCGCGCATGCCCTGCGGAAGGCCGGGATTCCGAACGAGTTCGAGACGCCGGAGCTACCTCCCGACCCTTCGAAGGTGCTCAACTGACGGTCGCCTCCGTGACGATGCGGACGGGAGAGCCGAGCGATATCCAATGCTCGGCCGCACGAACGAAGGCGCACATCGCGGGGTCCAGACCGCCAGGGCTCCTGATGACGAGAATGACCTGTCTCGTGGTCGTGGCATCGTTTTGCCGGAGGAGGGTTAACCAGAAGAGGAGCGCGTCATTGCGAATCAGGGCAGACGGATCGTCGAATGTCGTCTTCGTCAGCTCGAGGAAAGGGGCTGAGAAATCCCGATGCTCGAGGTGCTCGAATCGCGCAGCCCACAGGGTCTCGAACAGGACGCCGAGCCGCGGATTATAAAGACCGAGATCGAGAACCTGCTGTAAATCATCGCCGATCACGAGATCGGCGACGCGGACCAGGCTGTCGATGAAGATCTCGATATGTGGCCGCAGCGCTTCCACGACGTCGACCATTGCCCCCGAATTCGACTCGAGGAGCAGTAGAGGACGGCGACGGCGAAGTGTGGCTCTGACGTCGTCGAGGTCGAAAGGAGCAAGTGTCAGGTGGGCGGGGGCCTCTCGGTCGAGGGCGACACAGAGGTCTTTAGGGTTCAGAGGAAGGGTCACATTCATGCTGCAATGAGGAGTCGGTTGCGCATCCAAGGGGTTAGGATGTCCTCGTCGGTGAACCCATACGCGACCCATCGCTCGGGCTCTGCCATCTGCAGGACGCTCGACCCGATTTCGAGTCGTTGAAACTTCGAGAAGAGGTCGTCAATGCTCGCTCTCGACGCCTTGGCGCGTGACGAAAAGATGTGGTGCGCGACCTTCTTGAGCTGTTCATTCGCCCACCGGCGGACGGGCGCGCTCACGGCAAAGGTCACGGAGCCAATCGGAGTTTGGCCGTACGCCAAGACGAAGGTCCCCAGAAAGTGCTCCCAACTCTCGAGGTTTCGGTTTGAAGGGAGGAGAAATCCGTGGCGGGCTGACTCGCGGCTTGCCGCGTAGAGGCGTTCATGTGTTTTGGTGAGACGGAATTCGACGGGGGTTCTCTTTGGGTCGAGGCCCAATAGATTTCGGTGGAAGACCGCGAGATCGATCATGGGCTCGGCATACACCGGGGCGATCCGCCCGGTCCCGACGTGAGCGGAACAAAAATCCTTTTATGACCCCGAGGAAGTTGGAAGGACCCAACCCCAAATGAGCCTCAACCTCCCCGATCTCACTGACCTACTCCGCCGTGCTCGACTCTCCGAGCTGCGTGGCTACACGATCGCCCGCGGCGACCATTACGCCCAGGAAATGGGGGGCACGGACGCCTCGCCGGCAGGGCTTTCGGCCTTGTGCCGTGCGGCAATCGGGGAGCCACCATCCGAGCCATCCGAGCCAGCTCAATCATCCGAGCCAGCTCAACCCACTGAATCATTTGGGCCATCCGAGCCAGCTCAATCGTCTGAGCCAGCTCGAGAAGCAGCTCCGTCGGAAGACCCTCCGAAAGCAGCTCCGTTAGAAGATCTCCCGCGGGAGACTTCCGTAAACTCGACCCAGGAGCCCGTCTCGGATGAGTCCGCCTCGGTTGCTGATGAGTACGAGCCCGTCTCGGTTGAACCCGCCTCGGTTGAACCCGTCTCGGTTGATGAGCCCACTCTGGTGGGTCCCAGGGCGAGCGAGCCACCGCGAGGGGATCGTGCAGAGCGCCGCACCGAGGCCGCAGAGTCGATTGCGGAAGCCGCCGATTCGATCGCAGGAGCTGCAGAGTCGATTTCTGACGCTGCCGACACCATCGCTGTGACGCCCGCACATGACGCTGAGGAGGCTGAGGTGTCTGACGATAATGCCGAGCACTACGAATCGTGGAGCAAGAAGAAGCTGATCGCCGCCGCAACCGAGAAGGGCGTCGAGACCAAGTACGGCATGACAAAGGCCGACATCATCGCGGCCCTACGCGCAGCCAGCTGAATCCCGGAGCTGGTCTAGGGCTCCTCTAGGAGTCCTCTTCGCCTTCGCGGCCGGTTCGCAGCAGCTGACGTAGGAAGTCTTTCCGGTGCTCGAGCTTTGGGAATGGCATGGTAACGAGTCGAGTACCGGGCGGGCGAAATTTCTGCAGAAGCCCCCACAACGCTGCGTCATAGAGCTGTTGATAAGTCATGCTCGATAGACGCTCGGGATCGTCCCCCAAGTCGATGAATACGGAGACTGGGCAATAGATGACGCATTCGTAGCGGTTCATGCCAGTGCACGCGGCTTCAAACTGCGCGGCGTCGATGCTCGAGCAGCCGTGGAGCGTCGAATAGGTAAGATTGTCGAACGTGGTCCGATCCGTCACAAACTCGTTGTGGTCGGCTTCCCATTCGATCTTTTCCCGCATCAGTCGTATCTGAAATTCCGATCTTTTGCCGGCCGCATCCGTCTCGTAGGCGTTGCTGAACCCCATCGCGCGTGCGACGTTACGGCTTCCCACCGGATTGATGGGCAGAGAGTACGTGGTCTTGACCCACTCGGTCAGCGTTGTCTTGCCCGTCCCACTGGCGCCGCAGAAGGCAACTCGCGACGTCATCAAGCTCGCCCCCATATCTCGTCAGATGCAACGATGAGATATGGTGCACCGACAGCGAACTTTGTTGCTATCACATGAGCCTCTCGGATAAACGTGATAACCGTTACACCGGAAAAGCCGGAAGCGCCGGAGACGCCAGAACGGCGGGATCGCCCGGATGGTTTGGTACAGGGGCGGGGTATTGAAAGCTCGTGCTTTCTCCACACAGGCTCGACCCAATTGGGCGATGTGCTCTCGCCGGGTGACACTATTTCGTGGCTTCGAGATTTGGGTCCTGCCACATCGGGATGCTATAGTTGAGTCGTTGACAAGATCGCGTGGGAGCGTTAACTGAACGCGGAGAGCGTTTATCGTCTGCGGGGGACGAACAGAGTTGAGTCGCGGCCTTCCAGAAAAAGGCAAGCCTCGCTCTTGACTCATCGGGAGTCCCCAGGAGAGAAGAATGACAGCCAAGGACATGCTCGCCGTTGTGCTTCGACGGGCTGAACTCAATCAGCGCGAGCGCGAATCTTTCACTGACATGTGGGATCGGATCCACCGATTCAATCGCTGTAGCGACAAACAGAAGGCCTGGATCGAGAAGGTCTATTTTGGCCAAAAGCTCGATGCGGAACCGACATCGAGACGCCGCGTGGTCGTCCCTACATGGCAAAAGGGCGAACCCGGCGCGCCGCCGATGCAGCCGACGCAGCGTGCACTCTCAACCCCGTCGCCCGTTTCGACGACCGCTTCCGTGGTAGTCGAAACGGGGCTTGTCAAGACGAACGCCAAACAGATCATGCTACGCCGTAAGAGTGGCACCTTCTTGTTACCGCCTCCGTCGGTCAGAGGAGGAGCGACGCCGGCAGAGATGTCGCCGAGGGAAGCCAAGCGAATTGGCTACATCAACTACCCCGGGGTACAGCGCGAGACGCTCGTTACGAGCCTCGGAGCATTCGAAGACGTTTGCCCCCACATTGCGCCCGGGTCGAAGCAACACCGGAAGATCGCTGGTTTCTTCGAAATGGGCGGCGTCGTCCTGAAAGTCAAACCGCTGCCAGAGGTTCGGGCGGCTTATAGCATGGGCGCGGCATAAGCAGAGGCCCGCTAATCTACTAAATGACTGGCTCCATGCGTGGAGACGTCGAGGACGGGACAGCTGCGTTGGGCTGAGGAGGCTCGTGCCTCAGCCCCCGCGTGGCGGGAAGACGCGCCCAAGCCGGTCGAGAGGGCCGCCAAGCGCCCTGTCAAGAGGGCCGTGAAGACGGCGCCCTCAGAGCCGAACCTGAGGGACGATTCCGAAGCAACGAATCCGCACCTCTGGGACAAATGCCTCGAGGTCGCGAACGGTGACCGACGTGAATTCACGCAGTCGGGACGAACCATCCACGCGCCGAACGAGGGTAGGGGCTACGAGCACATGCCCAATCCGTACGGCATCGCGTGGGCGGTGAAGCAGTACAACGGCTTCGGTGGCGGCTGGAGGGGCAAGAAGGAGGCTTCAGGCGCCCATACGCATGAGCTTTGCATCATGGCCCACGGGGGCGTGGTCCTAGCGCCCAAGGGGCAGCTCGACGCCCTGAAGGCCCAAGGCCTCGTGAAGCTCGCTGGCCAGAGCCAGGCGGGTGATTTCTGGGATATCACCGCGGCCGGGATGCGGGTGTTCCGGGCAGGCCTCAAGGAGGAACTCGTCCGAAAGGTCGACGACCTCCAAGGGCGAGTGAAGGCGTACCCCGCTGACGCCCCGCTCAGTCGAGAGGACAAGGGCAAGGTTCAAGAGTTTGCAGCCTGGTTTCGGAAGACCTTCCGTGTCGACTCTGCGAAGACGCCCAAAGGGCAGAAGAAGCTGAAGGAAGAAGCAAACCGCTTCCTCAAAATGCTCGAGGAGTACAGCCGTGATTACTCAACGGCCCGTGCCTCACTCTTTGACTTTAACGGTCAGTGGGGGTGGGGTTGGTCGAGCCACCTCGAGCCAGCCCTTGATGACCTCGTTCGATACTTCACGGTCGAGGGAGATGGTTCAGCCGGCAATAAGGAGCAGATTGTCGAGTTGAAGCTCGCGCATGCCGTCTACGTGAGCCGAGCCAGTATCAGCGAGGTCAACTTCCGGAAGTATGCTGAGAAAATTGATGCCGTCTTCGGTCGGATAAAGGGATGGCGCGCCAAGGCACTCAAAGGATCGCTCACGGTCGTCTTTCAAGGCGCCGGGCAGATCAAGTCACAAGGCAGGTACATCCATGCCAAGGACGAGATGTGGGTCAAGGCCACGCCCGCGGTCATGAAGCGCGGCGAAGGAAGTTATGGGAGTGCCGACTACATCCTGGTGCATGAGCTGGGCCACCGGTTCGAGAGGTTCAACCGGCTGCCCGAAGACTTCGACCGGGAACAGTGGCGCACGACCAGCTACAGCCGTACCGAGGGCTTCGGCGGGAGTGAATCCTTCGCTGAGCTGTTTGCTCTCGGGCATTTCGGCACCAGAGGTAATTGGGATGACAAGATCCTCGAGCGCTTCGAAGCCGTCATGACAGGAAAAGAGGATCTTTAAATATGGCGATGATCGGACTGCCGATTCCCGCGCCCACGTCACGTCTCTTGAGCGACATTGAAGTCCCCGGGGACAAGACGCCAAGGGACCACCAGCACATTACGCTGATTTATATCGGTGACGACGTGCCTATAGACATGCTCGCCGAAGCCATCAAGGCCACCTACGCGGTCACGGCCCGGACGCGACCATTCACCGTAGGGACGTCGCGGGTCGCGAGCTTTCCCATTAGCGGCGACGAGTCACACCCTGTCGTCGCGCACATCGAGTCCGATGACCTGCACACGCTGCGCAACAATCTGGTGGCGGCGTTCGATGAGGCTGGCGTCGAGTTCAACAAGAAATTCCGTACGTTTAGGCCGCATGTGACCCTGGCCTACGCGCCCGACGCCGTCGAAGAGTTTCGAATCCCAACCATCGAATGGGGCGCGCACGAGATCAGCATGTGGGGCGGTGACGAGGGGGACCGCAAGCTCACGGTGACGTTCCCCCTGGCACTGAACCCAACCAACGCGGTGGTGGCGGCCATGGCCCGGAGGGTTGTTGACCGTTTCACCTCTGCGGCGGTCGCAAAGCGGTACACGGCTTCAACGTCTCTGGAATAGCCCAATAGATGATCGCCTTTCGTCCCTCCAATTGCGTGAACGTGTAAGCTTCTCCGCGCTGCTCGAGCCAGGCGAGCACGTGACGAAGACGGCTCTTGCCAAAGCGGGTGTCCTTGGCCCATTGATCCAGGGTCTTCCAATTCCGGGGCTCGTCGAGGAGGAAGCTGAGCACGGGCTCGCTCGCTCGTCTCCAGTACTCGAACGCTCCTCGAGGCGGCAGAGGCTCGTTTTCGCGATGTGGCCGTAGCCACGTCGGAGGGCGGTTCAAACCGTCAGCTCTTTTGCAGGCGCTCTCGCAGTGCGTCGAGACAAGCAAGCGCCCTGCGGACACCCCTTCTGAGATCGGCGTCGCCACCGACCGGACGCACTGGGCTGAGGACGTCTTCAGTATCCGCGCTTATCCCGAGCAATAGGATGTGGAGCTGGCTCAGCTCGCGTTGGACTTCAGTCAGATCGACGATGACGGATCTCTCGCGAGACCCGACGATCCTGGCGGCCGTCATACGATCGGCTGCCGATAGAAGGAGTCTCAGTTTGCGGTGTTCTCGTTGCAGAGGTTCGTCGCGTATTGATCATCCGCCTCCAGCATGCTGACGACGAGGCGGCCAACGCGCAGGGCGGCGAGTTGGTACTGCTCCTGGGCCGCTCGCATCGTCGCAAAGGCGTCGTGGATTTCCTCATGTACTTCGAGATCTGAGAAGTCGTGAAGGTCGAGCGCGAACTCCGCCAGACGAACGAGCAGGACCTCGCGGGACGAAGGATCTCTCGTGCTCCGGAGTTCGTCCCACACTTCGTGCATCAGGGCGTCGTCGTCGTTTGGTAGGGCCATCAATTTGCTTTCTTCTTCGGAGTATCTCCGCGGGAGGCAACCCCGCTGGCGAACAGCCGCTCGCCCCGTCAGCTCACCTTTACGGACTCTCTCACGCCGCATCCGGAGGATACACCGTATTTGGACGACAGAAATTGTGCACGGGCGTGGTCCAGGGCGGCCCGGCGTCCAGCGGCTCCGCGGTTTTCCTTTGGTTGCGCCAACTTGGTTGGAGAACCATGGAGGCATTACAAATTGGTTCGAAGGGACCCTTGGTTGAACAATGGGAGACTTTCCTACGAGGACTCGACCTGCTCATCGGTAAAGAGGTCGACAACGAGTACACCGAGATCACGGCCGAAGCGACGCGGAATTTCCAAAGCCGCTTTCATCTCGGCATCGATGGCAAGGCCGGTAACGAGACGGTCGGCTACGCCATGGCGCACCTCGGGTTCGAGGTCTTCGAACTGTCGTCGCCCGACTTCCCGCCGAAGCCCCCTGATGCCAAACCTCTCGGCTTCGAGGAACGTCAGAGGCTGCTCGGGGCCATCACGTTCGTGCCGGCGCCGGTCGCCGGCAACCCGGAGGCGATCAAGATCACGAATGACTGGCAGGCGCTGCACCTCGTCTCCGTGAAGATCCCCCAGCTCCAAGGCATCTATGGAGCCCCAGCGAACGGCACCGTCTCGTTCAACAAGGCAGCGGTCCCTCAGCTCGTCGCCCTTTTCGCGGCGTGGGAGAAGGAAGGCCTTCTGAACCGCATCCAGAGCTGGGGCGGGAGCTTTGCCCCGCGCTTCATCCGGGGGAGCACGACAACGCTCTCCCAACATGCTCACGGAGGTGCCATCGATTTAAATGTGCCTTGGAACGGCCTGGGCACGCGCGGGGCACTCGTTGGAGAAAAGGGTTCCGTACGTGAGTTAGTTCTGACGGCCTACCGCCACGGCTTCTTCAGCGGCCTCTGGTTTGCAACGAGGAAGGATCCCATGCACCTCGAAATCTTCAAGATCGTCGTGTGAGTGGTTCGAACCCGACTCGCGCACCGGGTCGCTCAACGGTTCATCGCTGCCCAAGGAGGTAAGCCTTACCGCTTAGCGGGCGGCGGGGACATCGAACGCTGACCGTTCCGCACCCATTCGACGACCTCGCCGAGCGATTTGATATCTGACCAGGTGGTGGGCGCGGTCGCCGTCGCGAGGACGAAACAGGCCTCAATCTCCTTCCCATCGATGGTCGACCAGACCTGCGTTCGGTGCCCGCGCTGGACGAACTGATCACTCCAAAAGGCGTACCTCTTCATGGTCATGCCTTCGCCTTCCACGTACGGCGCCCAATCGTAGCCCCTTGGTAAACGAAATCGGGCAGATCGTCCTTCTTGTCGTCCACGTATTTCGAGGCGCGCTCGTAGATCTCGTCCGCGTCCAGCTCTAGCGCTTCTTGGGGCATCTTGTCGAGTATCTCGGCGGGCTCTCCGCGGCCCTTGAAGCGTCCGAACACGAAGGAGGCCTCGTCCTTGTGCTTCGCGTGAAAGGCCGCGAAGTTCTTCGCCCCGACCGCGTAGCTGTCGGCAAAGAGTTGCGCGTCCACCATCCGTCCAATACCCTTGGCGCGTTCGATGACCCCCGGCCAGCTCTTCTCCGGATCCGCGTGCACAAATAGGAAGACGGGTTTGATGCCGCGCTTCTTGCATTCGTCGAGTACCCAGTCGTTCTCGGTGGCGTTCTGCTCACCCGCCGCGTCCCACGTGGCCGCGACACTCTTGGCGAGATCGGGTTGTGCAGCCAGCGCGGACCCTTTACCTGCCGCTACTCCGCCACTCGTGACCAAGACTTGACGTTTGTCCTCGGGCATCTTCTCGATCTCGTCGAGGCGCGAGACGAAGGACCGTTTGGCGATTGCGTTCGCCCCCTGGTGGAGGACCGCGTTGTATTTGCCCCTAAACTTGGCGCGCTCGGGGTGGACCTTGCCCTTTTCGTCCGGCGGAAGGTCAGGACGTGTCCATTCGGGCATGAGCGCCTTGGCGCCATCCGTTTCGAAGACCCAGTTGTTGGCCTTTGCGACGTCGGTAAAGGCCTTGGCAGCGCCCGCGGGATCCTTCTCAATGGCGGAGTTCATCTTGTGCTCCATGCCTTTCTCGGCGGGGCTGAGCCCACTGAGGCGCGGGAGTCGCGGGGGCGGCAGAACCTCGTCGCCGGGAATGCCCACGCGAGAGGCTTTCGCCGGGGCCTTCATGGGCTTGCTCTTTACCGCCTTGGCGTCGTCCTTCTTTGGCGCTTTCTCGTCACGCTCCTTGACCGTGTGACGGGACTTGTCGGCCGCAGGGTGCTCTCCGAGATATTTATCGAGCGCATCCGGAGTCGCGAACTCCATGGCCTGCAGGTATCGGTAGGCAACGTGGAGCACCGTGGCCGTCTTGGCCTTGGTTTTCCCTTTAGCCTCTTGCTTACCTTTGCCCCCGTCTTTCGCGTCGTCTTTGCCCTTGGCTGTGGTTTTGTCTTTGGTCTTGCCTTTGACCTTGCCGAAACCCTTCCACGGCTTGACGGCATCGTCCCGCTTCTTCTTCTCTTCCCAGAACTTCTTTGGGTTCTTGCCGGCACTCGTGAGGCCCTTGCCAAACAGCTTCTCGATACGCTTCTGTTCCGCGTCCGAGACTTTCAGGGATTTCTTGGCCATTCTTTCACCCTTCTTCCGGAAAGGCTTCGGAAGCCCGTTCGACAGCGTCTCGCACGGGGCCAGCGTCGAGAGACTTGGCGAGGGCATCGAGCGAGGCCTTCGGCCCCATCTTCATTCTCGTGCCTTTGAGTCGGGTCAAGTTGACCCTGCCCTTCCTATAATCGTAGCCGAAGACCGAACTCAGCAGGTACGTCGTCTTGAGACCCTCGACCTCGTGATCGGCGAGTTGGTGCTGCTTGCCGTTGACGTAGAGGAACCAGTCGTAGGCGTTGTGACCCTCGCTCATCCTGGACATCGCCGTGTATTTGGCTTGATTGAAAACAGGTTCGAGTTCGACTTGGATCTTGCGTCCCTTTGGGGTCGGCGCGCCTTCGGCCAAGATGCCCGATCCGATGATCGCGTCGGGGAGCGAGAGCCGGCCCCGTAAATTCAGGAGCCTTTGTTCGGTCAGGGCCCCTTCGAGGACCGTGAACTGGGCCCGTCGGTGCGCGCCTTCCCGCATGCCCTTGAGGACCTTGGGAGCGAGCTTGAGCAGATTATGATCTGCGACAGGACGCACAAATTTGAAAGATTCCCAGCGCGAGTAGATGGTCTTGTCTCGGTAATCTTTTCGGGAATTGGTCCGTTGCGTGAGCTTGGCAAAGACGTAGTGAGTGTCCGTCTTGCCGATCAGAATCACCTCCTCGATCAGGGTCCAATAGATCTTGCGGGGCGGACCTTCGTCCTCCACGACGACTTCTTCGTTGTAGACGCCGTCGGTCGCAATCTTCCACTCGACATTGCCGAGCGTATGAAACGCGACCGTAAACGAATCGCCCTTGGGCATGGGCGGTGGGTCTGACGGTGGTGGCTCGGGTCTAAAGTTTGTCGGCGCGCGTCCTCCACTTTCGGGTGCGTTCGGGCCAGTGCCAGGGGCCTTCCGGTCGAACTGCCCGCGGAGCGTGTCCTTGGCGACGTTGAAATCCTTCAAGGCCTCTTGCGTGATCGCCGCTTCGGGATCGTTGCGAATCGCGTCCCGAACGAGGGCCTTGTATGCCTTGCCGATATCTTCGTCCGACGGTTCCACGCCAAGAGGAAGCTTGAGCGTCCGCTTCGCCTCGTCGCGGCTCATGGCCCAGAAGACGCGGCCGACGATACGACGAGCGGTCTGCTGGTCCAGATATCGGCGAGAGACTCGGCGGGCTACGGGCATGCAGTAGCCCGCCGATAAAAGGAACTACTGCCGCGGAACGTCGAAGTCGATCGCGCTGAAGTCGATTGGACTGATGATCACGGGCTTGGCGTCGAGCCGCACGTAATCCTCCTTCGAATCGGGCTTCAGCCTGAACCGGGTCATCTCGAGACCCGTCGCTGTCATCTTATAAATGAAGCGCCAGGGGTCGCCTTTCCCGCCCGGATTGATCCAGCAAATGTATTCAGCGTTGATCTCGTGCTTGAAGCAGAAGATCTTTAGGTTGCCGGAGCAGAGGCCCTTCTTTTCGCGCTCGTGGATCTTCCACGTCCAGTCCTCGAAGAAGAACGATTTCGGGAACGTCTCGCCGTTCAGGACGATGATCTTCGACTCGCAATCGGGGATCAGAGCCTTGAATTTGGCGTGCTTGCCGTTGTGATTCCACTCTCGATGGTCGCCGTCGATCGTGATCTTGCCCACCATGAAGAATGACACCCCGAGCTTCGGGAAGGGGATGACATGATACGGCAGTTCACGATTCCAGTTGAGAAACGCGACGACGCGGTCGCGGGCCGCGATGAGTCGAGTCTCCGGGTCAACGTCATCCGCTGACACGTCGTCCTCTACATTCGGCGTGATGACATCATCGAGAACGGTATCGATCGAATCGATCTTGGCGGGTTGTACCCCCGCAGTAACGGCGACGACCGGGCTAGGCGCAAACGCAACGCCCAGCAAGGCAGTTCGGACCTCCTGGTTGACCTTCTGCAGGTCGAGCACCCCGCGGAGGTCCGTGCTGCTCAGCTTGTACCCGGCCATCGCCGTCGGCAAAACCTCCTCGAAGGGTTGCCCCGTCTTCATCACGAGCGCGTCGGCCCTCGACCAGACGACGAATCGACGGTCGCGGGATCCAATCTGTTTTTCCACCTTTTCCATCTGCATTTCGCAAACTCCTGACTTGCAAGCAACCAACGCAACCGGGACCGCATCGGTCCTGGTGATCCTCTGCTACACCGCGCGGGATCGCCCTCTGGGCGCGTATAAGAAGAATTTGGCGTGGCGCACGCGAAGAACAATTCTGAGAAAATCCGTTCGCGGAGGCTTGCCTAATCCTTTTGACGATTCGCTTGTTGGAGACGAGTGCCGCCGAACGAAAAGACCGTCCAATCCGCTTACGAGATGTTCCTTGACAAGGGCATTGTCGGCGCGGTCGCGGTATTGGCGATCGCGGGCCTTATCTGGGCTGTCATGAGGCTCCTGGTCTCAAAGGACGAACGAATCAAAGACCAAGCCTTGTTCGCGGCGGTGCTACAAAAGACCAACGAAGGGGTCTCGGCTCTCACCGTCGAGGTCAATAAATCGACGGTCATCGCCGTTTCCGACGCTAGCCGTAGCGCGAGCGCCGTCGTCATGCAGATCCAGAGCCTCGAGAAATCCATCGCCACGTTGGACAGGGAGGTCAGCAGCCTGCGTGATGAGCAGGTGCGACTCGTCGCGACGCTCAATAATGGCGGCGGTTCCGTACGAGGGCGACGGTAAGCCATGTCCTGGTGGTGGCCTTTCAAGAGGCGCGAGGCCGCGCAAGCGGAGCAAGATTTCCGTGAGATGCTCGATCAGGCCCTGCTCCGTCAGGATGACCTGCAGGCGGCTACCGAAAGGCTGCAGGAAAGCCGTAGACCCGCAAAGAGGGCACTCGAAGAGCCATCCTCCGACGACGACGCACCGCCGCGTCCCAACCCGAGACCACGCAATGTCTGACAAACCACGCCCGGACTCTTCCAAGCGCCTCGAGCGAGCCCTGGGGAGCTTCAGCACAACTGAGATGAAGGCTGTTCGAGCCGAGGTCCAGACTGAACTCAACACCCTCGCGGCGGCAGCAATCAAGACACCGAATGCCCCGGGGAGCCCGCCGACCCCGCAGGCACCGAGCGTGAGAGTATCAGACATCGATGACCTCAATAAGGCGGGCAAGATCGCCAACGATTTCATGACGGGGATGGATCGGATTGCCGACGTCCTGATGCTGCTCGTCATGAAATTCGGGCGCGCTTCTACGATGATGCGCGGAGTCTTCATTGGCAATTTCGTCGGCGTGCTGTTGCTCGCGATCAACCTCATCGCCCTCTGGCACATGAGCAGCGTGCAAACCGACATGCTGGCCAAGCAAGAGAAGATCCAGGATCAGCAGACACAGATCCTCGAGCGGCAAGGCGCCACTCAGAGGGTGGCGGGAGAAGCCAAACAGCAGGCGGAAGCTGCGGTACTGAAAGCAGGAAATGCGCCCGAGGTCAGCATCGACGCCAAAGGGCGCTACGTCTTGAAGGTCCCCGATCGCGATTCGCCGGGAGAGACCCACAACATCAGACTGCCAAGTCCCCGCTAAAACGTCGAGGCCTCACGCTTGGCCGACGGCTTGCTTACCGCCGAAGATACGGGACCAGCCGTCGCGGTAGGCTGGATTCGCCACCTGGGACGGGCCCCCGGCGGTGAGGCGAGTCTCCCGAGTCACCTCGAAGCAGTGTCCCCCGAGGTGTTTCAACTCGACCGCGCGCTCAGCCTCGTCCTTGGGCACGAAGCATCCGCGTTCGGATTTGCCCGTGCTGGTTTGGCGCACGAATGGGCGATGACCATTGGCTAGCTCCGGTCCCACCCACACCGTATCCCTTTGCTTCGTCTTTTTAGACATGACCCACAATCTTGCACGAGTAATCCGGATCAGAATCGCTCCGTCAACCATACTCCAAATATGGAAACCGAACCAAAATCGGAATACACACTCGAGGAGCAAGGACCGTTCCTGAGGGCGTACCTCAAAGTCTTCGGCCGTACCCCACAGGAGGCGATCGAGATGGGGCGAATCGTACGTGCTCAACTTGCTGTCATGCTGTCAAAAGAGTGCACGTGTTACCCGCCCCGCTACAGGGGGTTCGATGATGCGGCGCGGCGCCACCATGCCGTGGTCGTCGTCGCTCTCGGAGGTGACCGCATAGAAGCCCGCAAGAGGCTCGACCAGTTCGTGACTCACCTGTCGGACAGGTAGATGCCGCGTCGGTCACGGATCCACTTGTCCACCACCGAACAGAAGGAGGACGTGAGTGGGACAGAAGACCCGACCGTTGGATAGAAAACAGAGCCTGTACTTCCCTGAGGAGATGCTGGTCGAGATTCGAGAGGAAGCGGTTCGACTCGAGCGCTCGCTTTCCTGGATTGTCCAGCGCGCCTGGAAGGTCGCTCGGAAAGAGGTACGGGCCATGCCGAGCGACCCGGATTTGCCCTAGGCCTCGAGATGCTCGAATAGCGACCGACCTTGCGGGGGCGCCTGCGTCGGGATCCAGCTCGAAGGAACGAGGCTCCACGCGCATTCCCACGGCTCTTCGCCATGGGCGTCCTGCACCCGGAGCACGGTCCCCGGATGCGCTTCTACGACGCGCCCGACGACCCCGCGGTTGTCTCGACCCACCCCGAGGACCCACGAGCCCACGGGGTATTCGGCCGCGTCGTAGAGCCCCAAGGTACCCTCGGCGGCGAAGTGCAGCAACACTTCGGCCAGCTTTTGTGCCTGGTCGCGCGTGAGATGCATCCGGCCACTCGGGATCAAGTCGCCCATGGCATCGACCTCGACGCCGAGCCAAATGCATTCTTCGTCCGGGTAAGAGGACTCCTGAATGCTGCAGGCCGCCCCATAGCGATCGGTGAACTTGCCGACGAGGGCCCCCCGTTTGGTTGAGCCAAAGTCGATGAAGTCCACATTCACGCGCGCAAACAAGTCGAACCTCGAGTCAGGCCGCTGCGCTTCGCAACTTGGGGCGGTTGGCGTCGCGCCAGCTCCGAATGATGTGTGTCAAAAGCTCGCCCCGATTCATCTTCTCGCCGTTCGAGACGGTCGTTTTCGCCATGTCGAGGGCGCCCCGCACCAGACTCAATTGCGAGCCCGTCAGGGGCAACTGGAGCGTATGAAGCTCTTCGGTGCCATAGACGTCGGCTCGAAGCTTGCGACACGTCATGGTTTGCGCCTTGCGCAGCCAGGACTCCACATTCTTGCGGGTCAAGCCCGCCGAGGCGAGAATCTTCATCTTCGTTATGCCCAGGAGCAGGCTTTCGTCCCACGCGCCTCGAAGCTCGACGTAGAAGACTTCCCACACGTTCTTGAGGCTGTACGCCGTCGTCAGGTGAAGGTCTAGCTCCTTGCCGAGGTAGTCTTCCCAGGACGAAAAGCCCCAAAGAGCCCAGCAGTACGTGTACTCGCCGTCGACCTTGACCACCGCGCCCTCGGTCTCCCAAACGACCTTACAAAGCTCGATGGAGGCCGACTGGTGCTTGGCGCCAACTGCCTTGCACCGCTCCCGTAGGCTCTCTGCCTGCTTTAGTGTCATCCGGGATTCCTTTATCTCGGCCGGCGTTACCTGCTTTGAACTTCGAACTCGTTTGGTCATTTGTTAGTTCCCTCCGTCAAAAACCCCCACGGGTAAAGAATACATACCCCGGAGACTGGCGACAACCGGACAAACGACAACAATTGTGGACCCACACGCGAGCACCTGATTGGGCAAACCGGTGTATCGCCGGAGAGCATGTCGAATTTACTCAGAAAGCTAAAGCGGCAGCACGACCGAGACTCGAACGAGTTGTCGCCCGCTCAACAGAAATTGCCCAGGGGGCGGGTCGTGGGCGATCCCCTCAAAGGGACGTTCCTGTCGATCCCGATATTCGGATGGATCGCGTTCCGCGAGGGGGACCGAATCCCGCTGATCAAGCTCGCGTTGGGCCTCCTGGAGAACGATGAGGAGCACCTCAATAAGGGCCTCTTGGAATTGGAAATCCCCCTCTATCCCGATACCGAAGCCGCCGCGCTGACGGTCCTCGATCGGTATGGCTGGACGGGCGCGATTTGGGCGATTGGCGATCCACCGCCGTTCGGCGACCAAGACGCTGCGGACTCGTTTATTGGCCTTCTCTCGGCAGTGGGCCTAGCGGCCACGTTGCTATTTGGTCCGGACCGAGAGACCAGCAAGAATCCGGCCCTGAGCATCGAAGTCTTGCGAGCGAAAGGTCCCTTTCTGATGCCACCCCTCGACCAACCAGCGGAGCCGCCGCCCCCCGAACGCCTGAGCATCCTGAGAGACCTCGCGAGCAACTATCAGCGGTTCTATCCGTCGTCGGGGGCCGCCGATGCCTGAGGTTGGCGAGTACTGGTATCAGCGCCACGGAGGACCGGAGGTGGTGCGGGTCGTCGCGGAGAGCGAAATGTCTTGTACGGTCGTCGTGATGAACGCGCTCGTGAGGCCGTCGGTCGGGTTCTACGACAGATTGCTCGAAATGGATGCCGAGTGCTTCCGGCAAACGTACCAGGACACACCGGATATTTCACTGGCATGGCTCGAGTCGGGGTCAGCCTGGTTTGACCGACGCAATGCCGCGCATTTGGTTCACCTCGCGGAAGGAAGCGATGTTCACACGGTTCGCTTTCGAACGCTCGATGAGGGGAATCTCGGAGTCGTCGAGATGATGCGACGATCCGACTTTACGGCGCGCTACGTCAGGATCTACGGGGATCTCGACGAGCAGCTGAACCAGGAAAGGTTTTGGGTCGTCGGGTCTGGGATCCGCGCGCTTTTCGTCTCTCAGTGGGAAGCGCAGGCGTATGTTTTCGACACCAGCACGCTTCTGAATCTGCCGGACGGCGCGCTTCAGATTGTTCTCGAGAATGCGCCCGTAATGACACCTGGAGCAGCGCCCTCGGGGCGTGGCGGGGGTGCGTCGCTCGTCGCCCCGATCATCGATTTCGACCAGGTCAGACTCGACGTTCAAGCGCCGACGAGACGGGGGTCGCCAACTGGGCAAGGCGTGCCGGTCGAGGTCGAACACAACACAGCCCGACCGACGTTGTGGGATCGATTGACGGACCCGAGTGACGAGTAAAGAACTTGTGACGGGTCTCAGGCATGGAATGCTTCAACTGCGGCGCGCCCGCTACCGTGATTGGTCCTGTCGCGCTTTGCGACAAGTGCAGCTCACAAAGCCGCTCACGCGGCGTCAACTTTCAGAAGTCCGTTCAGGAGCCCAAATCGCCGCCGTTGGTCGACCCTGAACCCGCGCCGGAACCTTCGAGCGTCAGCGCAGGATCATTCTCGTCACCCGTCTCTTGACGTGAGTAGCACTCCTCGGGCAGCAAGAGGTCATCATAACCTCCGCCCGGGTCGGACGTTAGGGGAATCAAAAGCCAACCGGGACTTGAACATCGCGATGTGCGCGTCCGCGAGCTTGACCAAGCTCTGTCTACTGAGAGGCGTCACAACTTGCGCCACAAGCCCGCGACGGAACTCAAATATTGACCGCTCGAGTCGATGCGGATGCAGACGAGCGCTCCATCGGCGCGCATCACGATACCCGTCTCGGCGAGGTGAATGGCCCTCACCGCATCCCCACGTCGAAGAGGCGCCCCGCTCGCGTCCGATGGTTCCGACATTTGGAACTCCCTCCCTCCGTTAACCTGCGACCCGGGTTGTATGCCAAAGACGGGTGGGCAGCGACATCATGATAGGGGACACTTGCCAAGTCATGGAAGTATTTCTTGCAGTGATGCGGGGAAAAGCGGGATACTCTGAAAGGAGAGGGCGCCCACGATGCCTCAGTGCCGATATCACCCACACAAGCAGGCCCGCTGCACAGCGGAGGCCACGGTGACCGTCGAGGGATCGTCCGCTGATGGGAGCCTCGACGAGGCCATGTGTTGTGAGCGGCATCAGAGGAAATTCGTCGAGCACCAGGATCGCATGCAAGCCGATGCCTCGAGGATGAAGGATCTTGGCTTTGCCAAGTCGGACTTGGAGCGTATCGTGCTTGCCCGCGTCGACCGCGGAGCGTACGAAGCCGAGCCGTACGCCGTTGAAAATGTCGTTCGTGCGATCGAGGAACAGCTCGTTTCCGTGAAGCTTCGGTTCGCCGTGGCATTCGGCTCCAAGCGGAGCGTGTACATCGACGTGTCGTCCGACGCGCAGCATTTCATTATCGAGCGCCGGAGGGACGGCTCGTTCGGGCTCAGTGCATTCGGTGCATCGGCAGGGTGGCGCGATTTGGAGTTCAGGACCTTGGCAGCATTGATCGATCGGCTCGCGAAACTCATGCAAGGGTCAGCGAAAGCGTCATCGTGAAGCTAACCGAACTCGAACCACGACTCATAGGCCATGGCGGTGAAGGCGTCACGACGAACGGCGAGCCAGTGCCGCGCACCGAAGGCGTCGGGCTCGTTTGCAACTGCCCCTGTGGCTCCGGCCACGAACTCTATGTGCCCTTCGAGAATCCCATCGGGCCCGGTCCGCTCAAAGCCCAATGGGGCTGGTTGCGCACCGGCGAGAGTTTCGAAACGCTGACCCTAGTACCATCAATTTTCAGAAAGGAACCGGGGGAGTGTGGCTGGCACGGGTTCATCACCGGGGGTGAAGTCCGTGGGTTGGTCCTTTGATGGCGGGTCACACCCGTTCGGAGTGATCGCGGTCTCAGGTGTCCGGGGTACGAGCTGTTCATCATGATCAGCAACAGCAGGAGCAGCAACAGGAGCAGCAACAGCAACAGCATGATGATTAGGGCGGGGATCGATCATTCTGCGAGGGCGCGTGATGGCGCCCCCGCCGCACCAGCGGTGATAATTCGAGAAATCCCGACCCTGCTGAACCGCGAAATCGAGGTTTTCGGGCAGCGAGTGAAGCTTGACGTCCCCACATTTGACGCACCGAAGTTCGATAGTGTCTTGCGTGGTCCCGATGGACATCGTGCAGGACGACTTGGGTAAACGGAGTTGTGGCTCTTCAGTGTCCATGAGAGTGAGTAACGGCCACTTCCTGACAATTCTCTACGGACTCGTCTCCTCGACTTTCTGGGGTCCTTCCCATCGCGAACTCAAAAATCTCTTCCTCGAGGGTCGGGCTCATGACCTCCTCCAAGAAGGCGCCAAGCCCATGCTGCCACGAGAGAAATTTGGGCATTTCCAAGGGCTCTGAGCCGCTCCATCCGATCGGCATCATCATCATCCACTCCCAAAGTGCTGGAGAGGTCTTTCGCCCACCAGTCCAAACCCGGTAGGCTCGATACGCTGGCCATCTGGACATGCTCGGGCTGTCGTGGTTCGCCTTGGCCGTCGGCGTGGGCAGCAAGCCACCAGCGCGGTCGACGATGAGGCGCACCCACGTAGGCGGCGTCGAGACGGCAATACCGCGCCGAGTAGCCGAGTGCGTAAAGGTCGTCTGCGGCGGCTTTGATGGGTTCGTCGGACACGTTTTCTGCGAAGACCCGTCGGGGCTCGCTCTCTCGGACGACGCGGAGCATCTCGGGCCAGAGGTCTTCGGCATTGGCTCGTCCGCGAGAAGCCGTGCTGAAGGGTTGGCAGGGGAAGCCGCCACTGACGACGTCGACGAGCCCTCGCCAAGGTGTCCCCTCGAACCCCTCAACGTCGGAAAATATGGGGAACCAAGGGAGGCAACCGTCGGCTTGCCGCGATGTGAGGACCCGTTGGCAGTAAGGTCGGACTTCGACGGCGCAGACGGGTCGGTGACCGAGCAGGATGTCGGCGAGGATCCCTCCGCCAATGCCAGCAAAAAGGTGGAGAGTTCTGAGGGGCTGCAATTGATGGGCTCGCTCATCCCGCGGCCTGACTTGCCACGAATTTGCCGTAGTCTTCTTCGTTCGGGATCTGCTTCCTGTAGGAGACCCAGCCTTGAAAGGGGCCACAGAAATGCGTGGAGCGGGGCTCTCCATCTGAGCCGACCACCTCCACGAACGCCTTCGCCGTTTCGTCCCAGAGGACCTTGGGCTGCTCGAACCAGTGGTTGTATTCCAGGTCGTTCATGGGACGGGCTGCGTGCTCGAGCGGACTCATGTGCCCGCTCGAGAGAAGGCGGTCGTGCCGCGCGATGTCGGCCAGCGGGTCCGCCTTGCCGTCGTGCGTGAGGTAGCTGATGCTCGCGCAGCGACCAGAAGTGACCTTCCTCAGGTCGTGCTTGGAGCTGTATTTCTCGTCGGGTGCGGCATACGGGGTGTGCCACTCGTTGTCGGCGAGAAGCTGCGGCGTGCTCTTCTCGTGGGCGTCCTTCATCAGGAACGCAATGATTTGAATGTCCGGGTGCGCAGCCTTGTGGGCGCGCAAGGCGTAGAAATTCGAGTACTCGGTCGCCGTGTTGATGATCGTGTGCCAGAGGAAGGGCTCGAGCAGGCGATTGGTCGTTTGCTTGTGAACGCCGATCTCGAGAAGCTCCTGCGCCTGTCCGACGGCTAAGTCACGGGCCTTGAGCCAGGCCGCTTCACAGCGCACGGCTTCCTCGCCCAAGATCTCCTCTGCGGCTTGCATTCCGCGCTGGTTTTTTCCCCAGGTCGTCGGCACGTAGGGGTTCTCCGTCACCATCCGGATCATCTTCTCGACCGGGATGGCGCGGCTGCTCGCACTGTTACGAACAAAGACTCTGTGCGTATTCCACTCGGAAAGAATGATGCGTGGGAAGCAGCATTCGAACGTCGTCAGCCGATGGCCGTGCTTCGAAATCGAGTCGAGCAGAATCTTGGCGCTGTGTAGCTTCATCCCTGGAGCTACACCGTCCGGGGCCAATCTCCCGAAAATCGGTCCCGGCTTACTCCCTCTCTTTAGAGGCGCAAGCTGTGCAGGTTGCCGGTCAGCCACAGGAGCAAAAGAATCACGAGAATGATGCCCAGCGGAGACCAGCCGGCGTAGCCGACCCGCGAATGGCCCCAAGCACCTCCGCCTAACGCCAGAATCAAAACCACAATCAGAAGGATCATCAACATAGAATTAGCCTGGTCCGGTTAACATGCAGCTTCCGTGCCGTACGGCTGAAGCTCAGGTGATAACCACTCGACACGCATTCGACATGCCCGCTACGTGTCCGTGCTTCTCATGTGGCGTTTGCGCGGTCATATTCCCCCGATTTCTTTCGGGTACCGTTGCTCGACGAATGGCCCCCACGGCGTGTACTGCTCGGTTTGCGGGTGGAGAAATCCCCAGTCGTGACCGTTGCTCTCGTCGAGCCGATCACTCGATAGGAACAGCGTCCAGCAGCCGCGCTCCGGCTCGTTGAGAGTCACGCGGTGGAAATCGTCTTTCCGAAGGACGTTGATGTCGCCGGGATAGAGATGCCTCGTGTCGAGCGTCTTTGTAGCCGGCACCCAACGCTCTTCGATGTAGCCGCCCGTCAGGATCAGGCTCATCGAAAATCGCCACGGGTGATTGTGTACCTCGGCGTCCGCGTCGCCGCGGAAGAAATGGTGAAGATAGAGGTGCGGGACGCCTCGGAAGACTTTAGGGTCGTATTCCCCGACGTCCGCATAGAGGCGCAGCGCGCGCCAGAGGGCCCTGAATTGAGGCTCTCGCGGGCTCAGGTAAACCCGGAGCAAATAGGGGTCCTGCAAGGAGCCTCCCGGCAGTCCGCCTCCGAGCGGAGCGGCTGCAGCAACGTCCCAAAGCTTACGCTCGAGAAAGCTCTCCGAGACCTTGCGGTGCTGACGAACGAAGGCCTGGATCTCGTGACGCTCCATCCTCGGCAAAATACACCGGCCCTTTCGCCATGCCGCGGCCGCTTCCGGTATTCGTTCGTTGAGCCGGCGCAGGTATGCCTCGCAGCCTCGTCGAACGTGTCGCGTCCCGTTACCGGATGGCCGCGTTCATCCCGGACAAATTCTTCGAGGGGTATCAAGCAGCTCTCAAGAAGTTGCTGGCGACTCGCCTCAGTGACGGTGCGCTGTGCTGGGAGGCATCGAAGCTCATTGATGAAAAGGTCGTTCCGCTTCTGACCGAGTTCATCAATGAGTTGATTAAGTTTGTCCCCCAAGCGAAGTCCACCATGGTTCACCGACTCGAGGCTCGTGTCAGGTTTCTCAAAGAAACGGTGGCGCGGGGGTTGCAGGAATTCGGTCGTGGGGCGGCGGCACCCTATCCCGCCGTCACGACCGTTGACCATGTACTCCAGTACATCGAGATACAGATAAGCAAGAGAGTCAGGGCCATGTTTCCGACCCTCGGGAAAGCTCTGACGACGCTCATCACCATTGACGGTGCACAGGTCAAGGCCTTTGCTCAGCGAGTTCTGAAGAAAGCCACACCAGAGGAGCGAGCTGCGATTGATGCCTCAGATGACTGGGGTAGCCGCAACCTGGAACTGAAGTATGGCTTCTACGCCCGCAACGTGGACAAGTCCGTCGCGCGCCTGATCAAAAAGGAGAAGGTTGAAATCAATTATCTGGAATTCTTCCAGTTCGTCCGGGGTGTGCTCGAGGTCAACTACTCGGGGGAACCCGTCTATCGCCAGTTCGATCTAAAAGGCATGAAGGTTGTGATCGATGATTCGACCGTGACCTCTGAAGAGATAGAAAAATACGTCAAATATCTGGATGCCGCGTACCACAAGCTCAGGGCAAAGAGGCTGGGTCGTGCGTGGTATGGAACGGTCTATATCGACTGCGATAGCTGTGGTGGCGTCAACCAAAACACGGGCGGAGGGGTAGGTGGCCATTTCAATATCGAAGACGACCACGTGAAGGTCTTCGTCCGACCGAGCAAGTTCATCATTAAACTGATGGCCCACGAACTCGGGCATCGGTATTGGTTTAAGAGCATGACGCCGGGGCAACGCGGGAAGTTTGAGTCAGTGGTGCGCGCTCATAAGGAGTTGAATCCGGGCGACTTCAATGCCCGCGCTGTCCAAAGCGCTGCTGACAAGGCTGAGAAACAGACGGTTGCAACGCTGAAGACTCTGACCGACGATCTCGAGGGCTTCCTCGCGACCCCGATCACGTTGCCGGTTGAGCAGATGCTCCGGAAGTTCAACACGAGGTCGACACGTTATGATTTCTTCAATGTACCCATTCAACTGCCACCCACCAAGGATGCCGAGGCTGCCCGGCGTTTTGATGAGGCCAGGAAGGCTCGTGACGGTTTGGTCGATTTCCTGGACCGGATTTTTTCGGTGCTCGGTGATCCCAGCGGGCCTGTGCTCGACGACACCGGTCTCACTTCAGCTTTTGAGAAGCGTCGCGCGGCGTTCGTCGAAGCGGCAAAAGAACACGCAACCGAGCTACAGAAGAAAGCGTTTGCTTATATCGATCGCATGATTTCGTTGAGCAATGAGGCTCAAAGTCAGCAAGAGAAGGCGTGGGATGCAGACTCCCGTGACGTCACGCCCGTTTCTGACTACGGCAAGTCAAACATCAGTGAGGCATTTGCCGAGGCATTTGCTCACTACGTGCTCGACCTTGGCATGAACGCCGACCAGGAAGCGTCCTTCAAAGCCGTCCTGCTGGACAAAGACAAGATGGCCTCGACGGTCGTGGACCGATGGCTCGAGGCCTGCCTGTGAGCCTTGTTCAAAGGGTCGCTGCGCGGCACGTGCTCAGCGCGTTCATCCCGGACAAGTTCTTCAAGGACTACGAGGCGGAGTTCAAGAGGCTTTCGGCGGAGCCGCTGTCCCACGGGATGCCAACCGCGATCTACCTGATGAAGGCCAACGTCATTCCGCTGGTCGAGCAATTCCGAAAGGAGATCATCGGCCTCGCACCAGTCAGTAGGCCAGGAATCGATTCCCTTGCGCGGGCGTGCCTCGCGAGCATCAAGAGCACCTGCGACTCGTACTTCCATTCGTCGGTAGCCGTGAACTATCAGTGGCCGAAGACCCGCCTCGAGTGCGTGATGGGCCACATTGGAAACGTCGTGAACGCAAAGGTCTCGGCGGATGTGAAGACGCTGGGCAAGGCTCTCAAAACACCAATCACTATCGACCCCGCGAAGGTCAAAGCTCTGGCTGCTCGCGCCCTCAAGGAAGCCACCCCGGAGGAGGCCGCGGCCGTAGAATTATACGAGTCACCGATCGCGGCGGCCTTCTACGCGGACCACGTGGATGGCAGCATCCCGCGGCTCATCAAGAAAGGTAAGGTTGACCTCGACCTCGTCAAATGGGTCGGGCTTGTTCGAACCACGCTTTCGAACTACGCCACGGGCAAGGGGCGCTATCTCGAGTTCGAACTCGCGGGGATGAAGGTCGTCATCGATGACTGGAGCGTGGGGCCCGACGACCACGATAAGTATGTCGAGCATCTCAATGCCGCCTATCATCTGCTCAAGCGAAGGAAGCTCGATCGGGCGTGGTATGGCACGGTTTTTATCGACTGTCAGACCTGTGATGGGCGCCCCGACGTTAGAGGTCACTACAACATCCAGGAAGATCATGTAAAAATCTTCCTCAGGCCGTCCCCGCAGGTGGTCGACGTCATGGTTCACGAACTCGGGCACAGGTACTGGTTCAAGAGCATGTCACAAGGCCAGCGCGCGAAGTTCGAATCGCTCGTGCTCATCAGAGAAGATTCTCGACCCGGCGGAGAGAGCCGGATCAATCCCGATGGTTTGGATGCCAAGGACGACGTTGCCGAAATGAAGGGAGAGGCTCTAAGGGCACTCGAGCAGGGTGAGAAGGAAGTCATTCTCGGCAGGATGTCTGTCGTCCAGCTCCGTCGAAGTATGGGCCAATCCATCGATGGCATCTCGGCCTTGGAGGAGATTGCCTTGCGCGCGGCGCGCCTCGTCGACAGCAGAGGGAAAGCCCTCCACAAGGACGTGCAGAATGCGGTGAGAGAGGCTGTGGAATGCTTGGAAAAGCCGCCAGATGCCTTCGCAGCGGAGGATTCGGCCGTCCTTGAGGTCTGGACCGAGTGGTTTGCAACAGCCCGTCAACTGATACGTGCGGCGGCACTCGCCTCCAATATTTGCCTCGAGCATGCATTCTCGGCCTTCAATGAACACGAGCTTGGCAACCGAACACCGGAGCAGAAGGCGTGGGACGAGGAAGTACGCGAGATTCTGCCGGTGAGCGAGTATGGTAAGACAAATATCGACGAAGCCTTTGCCGAAGCTTTCAAGTTCTACGTCCTTGGCATGAAGATGAACGCCGATCAGAAGGCGTCGTTCAAAGCCGTCCTGCTCGATAAGGACCGCGCGGCTTCCAAGGTCGCGGAGAGGTATTTAGCGGAGACCGTTCACCCGAGGATCTGCGTGACCGTTTGAAGTCGGTGCCGTGCGTGCGTTTAGTTGGGTTAACACCTCGTGCATGTCAGCTTGGATAAATCCGTCGAAGTAGTCGCGTGGTTGCTTTCGGAGATTTGCGGTTCGTTGGATTTAGCCAGGTCCGATCCTTGCGGGTGTATGCTCACCGTAAGATGAAGCTAGGGTTTGCGACCGACATCCACCTCGATTTCCTCGGCGACGGGAAGGGCTATCCCGAGCAGCGCCGTCGTGGCGCCACGATCGCCGCCGGTCAGGATGCCCTCGTCATCGGCGGTGATATCTCGACGGGCCAGCAATTCAAAGATCACTTTAGTGCCTTTTGTGAAGGCGCCATGGTGCCGGTCTATTTCGTGCTCGGCAACCACGACTTTTGGAACGCGCCGGAGGCGGTCGTTCGCGCCATGGCTTCGACGTTCCCGGGGTACCTCGATCGGGGTGAAATCATCGAGCTGACTCCCCGGGTCGCGCTCGTCGGGCGGTCGGGCTGGTACGACACCCTGAGTGGCAATCCGGGATCCTCGAGGGTCGAACCACAGGACTGGAAGCGAATCGAGCGCTTCGTGGACGTCTGGCGAGTCCCGCACCTCCTTCAGCTGCAATGCCGGAGGTGGTCCGAGGAAGAGACGGAGAAGGCCATTCCCGTGCTCGAGGAGGCCGCCAGGGGGCACCAGGAGGTCTTCTTGGTCACGCACTTCCCTTGCTTCAGCGCGGCTTGCTTCGCCCCGGACGGGTTGCTCGACGTCCCCGATAGCGGGTGGTGGCCGTGGTCAATCAACACGACGTTCGGCCACGCCATTCGGGAAGTGACCGACAACCACCCACACGTCGAGTTTACCGTCCTCACGGGCCATACACACGGCGGCGGCAAGGTCCAGCTCACGCCAAACCTGACGTGCGTCGCCGGCCGTGCCCACTACGGGGACCCCCAGCTCGCGGCGCAGTGGTGTTTCTGACGGTCAGATGGCGCGAGCCCAGGCCGAAGATCAGTAGCCCCGTCGTTCCAATTCCGCTTCCATGATCTCGGCGCGCTCAGCTTCGCCATTCGAAGATTCGAAATCGGCTCGGCGGATGAGGTTGTTCCGGTCGAGGTGGCTGCACAACGTGGTGACCACCTGCGCGCAGGCTCCGTAGCCTAGGCTTTCCGGGTCGAAGCTTTCCGGGGCGGTGGACTCAGCAGCGCGCAAGGCGCGGACGGCGGCGACGAGACGTTCGGTGATGCTCGAGGCGGTGACGGTGATCTGGATTCGGCTGGTCATGCAGAAAGTACGGCCAAGAGGCGTCCTTTGATCCGAGTCGACAAGCTGCCTCAGAGGGTAATAAAATCGCCGGTGCCCTGGTCGCCCCGAATGTGGACGTACACGTTCGTCGTCGATACGTTGGAGTGGCCGAGCTGGTGCTGCAGGAGCTGGATGGGAGCCCCGTTCTCGAGCGCGTCCGCAGCGTGCGTGTGGCGGAACACGTGGGGTGTCACGACGACCACGGTGCCCGCCAGACGGGCTGCAGCGACCATGCGTTGGACGCTCCGCACGTGCAGGCGCTTGCCATTCACGAAATTCCTGAAGATCGGAGACTCCCTACCGTCGCCGGGTCGACAGAGAGCCCACATCTCTCGAATGACCATCGGGTTGACCGGGACGGTACGGGTCTTTTGTCCCTTTCCAAAGAAGGTGACGACGCCCTCTTTCAACTTGAGGTCGCAGAAATTGACGCCAACGGCTTCGGAGACGCGGCAGCCGGAGGCGTACATGAGGCGAATGAGGGTGCGGTCGCGCCCTTCGGCTGCCTCTGCTGTCATGCCTCTGACGACGCTCAGCTCGGACACACGTTCCTGCATTCGGCGTTTGGCACGGGGGAGACGAATGACTGCGCCCACGTTGGCCACACAATACCCGGTTCGGTGGGCAAACGTCAGAAGACTCTTGATGTTCGTGAGCCGGCGGATCCGGTAGTTGAGGGAACCAGTCAAGGCTTGCACCCAATCGCCCACATCCTTGACTGTCAGGTCAGCAAGCGATTTCGGTGCCGCGAACTCCAGGAACCGGCGCGCGTCGCGCTGGTACGTCTTTATGGTCTGCTCTGATCGGCCGAGCAGCCACAGGGTGACCATCTCAGAATCGAACGTTACGCCGGAGTAGTCGCGAGGAAGATTTGCCACGTGTTCAATACGAATGACGCCGGAGTGTTTGATCCGTCGATCTTTGGTTTGCGAGGAAACCGCCGCAGTAACCATACCCTAAAGTCGCGACCCTAAAGTCGGGACTGTTTGATTTGTAACCACAACGGTACACGTTGTAGGCTGAGTCGAGGGCCCGACGGTCCGGGCCAGAAGTTGCCGTGGTGTAAGAGTGAGTGGAGATGTCGAGGCGCGGTCGACTAATAAAGCGGGTGGTCGCGTTCCTTTGGTTGACCACGGTTTGCCTTTGGGGCCTTTACGCAGGCGTCACGTACGGACGGCAAGTCATCCACCGGGAGCTGGCGAGCATGGATCCACAGACCGTCGATAAAGCGCTCAAAGGAGCTGCTGTCGTTATCACCGCGGTCCTGGCCCTCATCATGACGCGCTGGTCTGTCTCGCAGTTGCGAGAAGGCGGCCTGTCACGGCTCATCGCCTCGATACGAGGGAGCTGGCGGCGTTAGTGCCTGGCTTCGTCGTCGCCCGGAAGTGCGGTCTCACAGGCCTCGAGGAGCAGAGCACGAAGCGGAGCGTGTGCCTTGCGGTAGATTTTGATGATCTGCGCGTCCTCGCCCTCATGCAGGAGCATGTCGGCGCTGAAGCGACATTCTTTCCAGTCGCCGTTGAAGATGGCCTCGACGCCGCTGTCGACCCAGATGGTTCCGAAGACGCCACTTTCGCGCTCGACCGCCTCGAGCGTCAAGTAGAGCTTGCGAATGAGCTTGAGCCGGCGGCGTCGTTCGGATGCGTCGACGCGCGAGAGACTGTTGTGCCAGCGCTTGAAATCCTCGCTCAGCACGAATTCCTGAAGCGACAAACCTGTGCCGAAGAAATTGTCGCTATCGAAGTCGATGAGCGATTTCAGGTATTTCTTCGAATCTGACTCGTCGGAGTTGCTCATGGGTACGGCTGTTGGACGACGAGGCAAGGCCAGCTCTCGTCCGTATAAAACCCCCACTCCGGCGCTGGCTCCGAGACGACGCCGTGCTGATCGACGGTCGCTCCCGTGAAGCCCAAATGGTGGGCTGTTGTCCAGACGACGAGCGGTTGCGGGTAGGAGCCCTTCCGGAGCGTGGAGATCGACATGTGTCGAATCACGAGCGTCGGTGCTTGTGTGAGCGAGTAGACCACGCGATAGGTACCCGACGTAAAGCAGAAGCGTGGGTCGTCGCCTGGCGGAGGCACCGAGGAACCCGGCCGATAGAGATTTTCTGGCTTCTCGGCGTGCTCGCGGACCCGTCGTATTTCCGCTTGAAATGCTGGTCCCATGTCGAAGAAAGATGCCATCGGTCATTTCCCCCTGTTGACCGGATCATGTTGACCGGCCTTCAGTAGCTCGACGAATCTGGGCCAAACCTTCTGACAGAACATTCGGCACTGCGGATCTTGCATGGTTTCGTACAGCTCGTTGGCATTCTCGAGCTGGGTCTCTCTGTACCAGATGCTGAAACCGTCGCTGAAGCGATCGTGGTTGATCTCACTGTCCTTTGCGAGGGTCCATTCGTCCCGAGCCCTATCCGGAGTGAGCCGCCCTTCACGCCGGAGTTCAATAATGCGCTTCAGAATACCGCGGAGCGTGGCCTCCCCGTCGTAGACTTTGGCATCGCGGCCCTGCATGAGCTTCCCGTACAGGTAGTCGTCATCGATCTCACGGAGGAACTTCCGGAAGTCGTCGCCGAAGCTTGACCAGTGAAAGGCGTAGTTGCCGTAGTCGCTGACGACCCCGAGGAAGCCTTTGGAGTCGATGACGACGACGGCCCAACCTTCGTGACGTCCGTCCGAGCGAACGTTGTAACGCTCAATCCAATCCAGGGCCGGCCTTGTCATGTGAGTGCCGCGAACTCCTCCTCGATTTCTTCGGGTGCCTTACCGACTCGATTGGCCACGTTCCACAGTATTTGCTTGTGAAGCACGTCGCGGAGGAGCCGATACTCGTTCGCGGCGATCTCAAGCTCCTTGCTAACTTGCCTCTTCGTGAACTTGATGACTTTGGCCATGTCTCAGCGGTGGTTGGCAACGCGGCGGAACTCGTCCTCGCGGGTCTCGAGCCAGAGCTTCTGCGCGAGCATCGTGTCCTCGTCTGGGCAGTCGATGCTCGGATGGATGCAAAACCCCTTGATGCGATTACCGCTCTCGTTGACCTGTTCGACGTTGCCAGCCCGCCCTTGATGGATTCGGTAATGGCGGCGCTCGCCGCTCTTGCCGTCGATGACCGAGAGGCTGAAAAACCGCTTGTCCGCCAGCTCTGCCTTCTGCTCCTCCGTCAGGTGTTCTCTCAGGAGGACCTGAGCGCGGGCCTTGGCCGCCTCTCGCTCGCGAGCTTCAATGGCACGTTGTTGTCGCCACTCATTCTCACGACGTTCTTCCTCTCGCCTCCGGGCCTGATATTCCTCCTCAGAGATGCGGGGCTGGATACTCGGGAGGGTCCCCGTGATGGTACCGTCCGCTAGCTGAACCCAGACGACCCACGGGTCAACTACTAGGGTCGTCGTGCCCGATGTTCCGGTCGCGGTCGTGCGCTCCACGTAGGTCGAGTTCCAACTCTTCCACCCTTTGACGATCTCGCCGTCGGCGTGGACGACGATGACGCTATTGGAGACCGCACCTGCACCTCCGCAGACCGTGGTCCCGGTGGTAATACCTCCGGTGGTGGATGTGTATTGCTGATTCCACGTCGGCCAAATCGTCGACGTGACTGCTGTCGACGTGCCTGAGGTCAGCGTGCCCGACGTGAGGGTGAGGGCGGGGGTCATTGGCTCAGCCGCCTCGCATTTGTGGAGCAAAGATCAAGCGCTCCATCTTGGGGTCGAATTCATTGACCTGCTCGCCCTTTTCGCCCTTTTCTCCACGGACCGAAAAGGCGAGGTAACCGTTCTCGCGCATCGTCGCAAAGAGATTCCGCATGGCCTCGACTTCCGCGGGTTTGGTCTTATCCCAAATGTGCTTCGTGTCCCCGTTGAGCCCGAGTACCGACGCGGCGCCATGCCCTTGGGGAACGGCGCTGAAGGGCCCGTCCATGGTGCGAAGTTTGAAGGCCTTCCCGTCGCTCGTAGTCTGGAGATTTGAATCTAACATATGGGTCTTCCCCTCATTCTTTGATGGTGGAAGGGGTCCCATACACCGGGGGCCCTGGGCTGTCACGCTCCCCAACGGTGGTGAATATATAAGAGAAGGATCGGCGCCTCAGTAGACGTGAAGAGTCGTATCCGAGTCGAGGATCCAGGAGGGCAGACTGTTGTCGAAGAAGCCATCAACGACGCTCCGATTGTAGAAGCTCGTGGCGACGTGGGTCGGAACGTTTCCGAGGTCCTGAACCTCAAAGGTCCGGGGGCAGTACCAGTCCTCGTCGGCGACTCCCGGAGGCGCGGGATGGGCTTCTGGGTCGAATGAAAACGAGACGCTGGAACCCTCTTCTCGCGCCCCTCGGGTGGGGCGGCAAAACGTGGCGCAGAGCCTGAACAGATCGCCGGAGAGGCGCACGAAGGGGATGTTCGTCGGAAACAAATGCCAACGGCTGCGGTCGAGGCAGAAATCAACGAGTCCGAGCCCAAGTCCGAGGGTGACGAGGCGTTCGACGTCCGGGCGTCCTCCCCAGTGCTCTCCGTCGCGGCGGTGCCCCATGGCTGCGTACGAGTGGCCTCCCCCGCGGTCGGCATAGTAACGGGTCGAGAGGTGGCTGAGAAACCCTCGAATTTCGCTCGCGTGACTCTCGAGTCGTGCCATGTCGAAGACGAATTCGTTGAAAACGCCCGATACGCGGATTGTCAGTCCGCCCCCCGCGGGCGCGAGGCTGTCGAGGAAGATGGCTTGGACGTTTTCGACCGTGAGGTCCATCGATGGCGAGCACCTATTCGGAATGGTTCAGAAACCGAGTTCGACCAGCCATCCGTCGCCTGTGTTTTTGATAGACCTCGCGTCGATGCGCGTCACGTCCCACACGGCAGCCTTGACGCCCTTGTCGGTCATCCCAGAGTTTTTAGAGCTGATCCACAAGTACGCCCAACCCTGCACCTGATCGGAACCGACTTCCTCGAGTTGCAGGTTGGATTTCTTCATGTCGAGAACGAGATCGAAATTCGTGAGCAGGTGGGCGACTTCGCGCAGCAGCTTGACCTGCTCCGCCTGCTCGGCCTTCCGGGCCTTCTGCCGAGCGCGATTCATGGCGGAATAGAATTCCCCGGCGAAATCCATGTTGGCGTGAACTCGTCGTGCGGTGCGTGCGTAGTCGTAGGTCATCCAGATCCCCTTGCTCGACCTGGAAGATAAATAAAATCGCGCCCGTTCAGCGCCGCATGAGGGCGTCGAGATCGGCGCTCATTGCCCTTGGTGGCGCGAACGGCGCATCGTCGGCTGTCCGAGCCGCGGGCGCATCGGGTGCCCTCCATTGCGAGTGAGCGAGCCGCATCCACATTTTGACTTTTTGTGGGCTTCCCCAAATGGGCGACGGCAACTCGCCGTTCACCCACGAGAAGACCTTCCGCAGCGCGCTCGGGTCATCGAATAGGAGGATTGCCTTCAGGTCGTTTTCGAGGACGAGCAAGAGAGCGTCGCCCGGCGGGCATCCTCGTTCGATGCAGCGCTGCATCGACGACCGATAGGGGAGGGTGAGTCCCGAGAAATCGATGAGGTCGACACACTCTCGATAGAATTTAGGCGTGAAAGCCATCACATCAACCGCCTCCAGCCCAGTAGGCTAGCAGCATGAGGGCCACGAGGAAGTAAAATCCAAAGGCCACTAGTTCCCACCTTCTGAATCTCGGGCGCGCGGGCGGTGGGGTAACAGTGACCCAGGGCGGAGCCAAAATCACCTCATTGTTATCCACAGGAACACACAGACTGTCCACACAGTAGTATCCGTCTTTAGGGTTGCCCGTGCTCCAGCGATGAGCAGGGCAGAGCAGGGCGCCACAGATTCGGCAGACCCCCACGCGCGATGTTTCGCTGCAAACATCGCAGAGACGCGATGACTCTAAAGGGGCCATGGTTTCTTTCTTACACCGGAATTGGTAAAGTTTCGCGGCGGCCTCTGCTGCCCGGTGTACCGGGCGACATGACTGACGCCGCCCGTCGCGCCGAAGGGGACAGACGAATCGAGATCGCGACCGATCTCACGTTCGACGAAACGGCGGCGACCCAAACGTTTGGGATCGTGGCTCGCAAATCCGGTGGAAAGACCTATCTCGCGGGCAAGCTGGTCGAGCAGCTCTACCGACTAAAATGTCCGTTGGTCGTGATCGACCCCGTCGGCAATTGGTGGGGTCTCACGGTGGCGGCGAACGGCCGGGATCCGGGGTTAACTCTCGTCGTGCTCGGCGGAGAGAAGGGCGACGTGGAATTGTCGCCGGAGGGCGGCGCTGCCGTCGCCGAACTCGTCGTCGAGCGCAACCTGAACGTCGTGCTCGACGTCAGCTCGTTCAGCAAGATGAACATGCGGCGATTCGTCGCCGATTTCTGTGAGCGGCTTTTCGAGCGGAGCAAACGCAGGCGCCAGGCTCGCATGGTGGTTTTCGAGGAAGCCCAGCGGTTCGCGCCACAACAGTTCAAGGGCCAAGAGCGCATGCTCGGCGCCGTGGAGGACATCGTTCGGCTCGGCCGAAACTACGGCCTCGGGTGCATGCTCATTTCACAGCGGCCGCAGTCCGTAAACAAGGAGGTCCTGAGCCAGGTCGAGTGCCTGTTCGTCGGACAGATCAACGAGTCCCATGCGCGCAAGGCGCTGCTCGCCTGGATCGTCGAGAAGGACGAGGACCTAAAGACTCGACTCGACGAACTCGCGGCGCTCCGACGGGGAGAGTTTTTCTGCTGGTCACCGAGTTGGCTGCGGATCTTCCAAAAGATCCAGGTCCTGCCCAAATGGACGTACGATGCTTCGAGCACGCCCGGCATCGGCGAAGACTCGAGCCACGTGGAGCCGCCCGTGGGGCGTCTATCCGGGGGCGAACTCGACGCCCTGAGGATCGCAATGCAGGGGCCAACCGTTGCCAAGGCCGCTGGCAAGACTGTTTCCAAGATCGCTGCCAACAGCACGGTCTCAAAGATCATCGCCCAGACCCGTGCGGAAGTCGCGGACGAGGAAGCGCGCCGGCAAGAGCAGGGGGCCCGGCGCGCGGCGGAGGCGAAAGTCGAGGGTCTGCTCGACGACGTCGCGCGCCACGAGAAGAAACAAGCGGAGATCCGGAAGGGGCTCACCGAGATCATCAAGGAGGTCGAGGGGCTCAAACGGAGACTCAACGACGAGATCGCTCCCGGGTTGATCGCGCTCATTCGATGCCTCGGACTTTCCGACACGCGGGAGGCGCCGCCAACGAAGGACTTACCGCCCGTTCCGGCGCCGGCATCGGTCGACAAGGCTGGCCCCGTCGACAGGGGTGGCCATGACGCCTTGGGCAAGTGCTCGAAAGCCATCCTGACGGTCCTGGTCCAGCAAAAGAAGCCCCTCACCAAGCCGCGCCTGGCCCTGATGGCAGGCTATTCGGCGAAGAGTAGTAGCTTCAGCAACTCGCTGTCGGAGCTGCGGACCAAAGGCTGGGTTGATGGTCGCGGCGACCTCGAGGCGACGGCCGCGGGGGCAACGGCCCTGGGCTCCGTACCGCGTCTACCCGTGGGCAAGGCCCTCTTTGACTATTGGCTCAACCACCCCCGACTCGATAAGTGCTCGCGTGCCATTCTGACGGCGCTCCGTGCCGCCCCGAGTGCCGCCCCTATCCTGGGCAAAGCCGATCTGGCGCGAGCGACGGGATACTCGGTCACGAGCAGTAGTTTCTCAAACTCCCTTTCTCGTCTCCGCACGCTGGGCCTGATCGAAGGTCGAGGCGCCCTCGCGCTCGCTCGTGATTTACGGTGACAGTGTATTCGGGTTAGGGAAGGGAACACAATGTCACTCGAGATTCACTCGTACGCGCACTGCCTTACGTGCGTCGCCAACAAGCAGACGGAACGGCTCGAAGTCGGGTTGACCCGCAAGGGGATCCAGATTCAATGCCCTAAACACGGGCTCGTTTGGCATCTCACCCCGGACGACCTTCGTGACCAACTCGCAAAAGGACCCCAATGCATGTGCTGTCCGGGCGGGATGCATCGATCGTGAGAAGCGGAGCCCCGCGCGGTGTACGGCTCTGAGAATGAGCCACACCTGCCACGCCTACGGCTGCGATACGCACGTCAGACGCGAGATGTTCATGTGCATCGAGCACTGGCGCCAGGTCCCGAAAGAGATGCAGAGGCGGATTTGGGCCACGTACCGCCCCGGGCAGTGCGACGACAAAAACATCACGCCCGCGTACGGACGTGCCGCTAAGAACGCGATCAAGGCGGTCGCAACGAAAGAGGGCAAGATCATTCCCGAAGGCGACCCGTGCCTGCTTCTTTATGACGTCTACACCAGGGTGGACGCTCTTTAACGTGCGGCGATCAAGTCGACCCTTGGTTGGACCGACGGGCTGAGCAATCGTGATCAGCGATATGACTTTTGACGGGCACGCTCGGATATTTGATCCGCGAGTACATCACCGATCGCGGCCAAGTCGTCCATGATGTCACGAACGGCCTCTAGCCGAGCAGTATGCTGTGCGCGTGCCAGTTGGAAATCCCCCGGTGGATTCATTTGATAGTCCCGACCATGAGGCATGCATTCTGCCAAGGCGTGAGCCGCTTCAGAGAGTGGTCTCCACGCTTTCTCCAAGTCCTCAGCAAGCCGATTGGGGTCGGACCCGTTGAGGTTGGCGATCGGAGCGACGATGTTGCGGGCGGCGGTCCTGCCTCCCAACCCATTGGCAAGCGTCCGGAGATCAGCGGCGATCTGCCGTCGTGAGCAGCCTTCTGCAACAGTCGCCATGATTTGACGGAGCTTAGACTGGAGCTGTTGCGGAGTTGCGATCTTGTGCATTGGAGAAAAAGACCTTTCACTGCCATGAACATCAAAGGATCCAGCGACGAGGACCCTCAGGAAATGTAGGCGATGACCTCGAACCGCTCGTCGCCGAGGTCGTGCCACGAGAAGGCTAGGCCTGCGTTGCTGACGCTCGTTGGAGAGAACGAGTCTTCCGCATTCGAGAATGCTAGCTCGATGAGGCGGTGGCCCTTGGATTGATTGAAGGTGTGGGCGTTGATGATTTCGGCAGTCTGGATGCCGTGCTCACTCAAGACGTCGAAAGCCTTGGAGAGGGCCTGACCCATACGCGCGAAGCGCCCATTGCCGTCGAACCCCGCCTTCTCGAGGTCGCGGTTGATGACGCTGCGAGTGGCAGGATCGATCCGCCCCTGGGGGGCTTTGGCGGTGCGGCGGTCGTAGTCGTGAAGCATGGTCGTCCTCCCCTTCCGCCGGCCATAAGTGAAAACGCAGTTGATGCCTGGGTGGCGGTTCAGCGGCGAGCTGCAGCCCTCTGGACGCGGGCCTGCTGCTGCTCGTGGACGTTCCAGTACACCGCGGCCGTCTCCTTCAGGACGACGTCTAGGGCCTCTTGACGAGCCTCGTGCTGGGCTCGAGCGAGGGGATATTCCGCCTGGATCGGGAAGTCGCGGCCATGCGGGGCACACTCCGCAAGAGCGGACTGGGCCTTGGTAAGCGCCGAGAGGGCGCCTTTAAGGGCCGCGAGCAGGGTGTCGGGACTCGAACCGTTGAGGTTGAGTTGCGGGGCGATGGCTGTCATGCCCGTAGTACGGGCCGTGCCTCGTGATTGATCCGACGAAGGATGGTCGCGTTGGTGTCAGCCACCACCCTCGTCTCTCAGTCCGCGGAGGCTGCTGCCTCGCATGCCTTGTGAGCGAACTGTTTGTCGATGATTAACGAGCCCTTCCGCACCGGGCCGTTGCAGTACATGCACGCCTCGAACACCGTGATGGTGGGGTCCGCGTGGCGTTCGCATGCGACCTCGCGATCGCCCCCTTCGGGACGACGGTCCCTGAAGCCGACCGGCTTGGCGTCACAGGCGTAACACTTCTCGCCGCCACAGAAGGGAATTGGCTTGGCCTTGGTCGTCATGCCTCAAAAGTACGGATAAACCCGGTTGGTTAATCGTGAAAAATGCTTCTAAGTCACGCGCTGGAGCTACTCCGAAGCAGAATCGGTTCTCGGTGTTGGTCCGCAGGCCGGCGCTCTTGCAGCGGATCAAAACTAGCCAGCGGCCCCGTACTCTCAATGGAAGGAAAACGCGGTATGTTTCAAGCCATGCAGGCACGGAAAGCACACGTCGAGAATGGCCGGATTGTCCTGGACGGGCACACCACGCTGCCCGAGGGGGCCTGCCTGGAAGTGGTCGTTGTCGACGGCGATGACGACCTGGATGAGGAGGAGCGCGCGAGGTTGCATGCGGCCCTGGCCGAGGGCGTCGCACAGAGCCTAGCGGGTCAGGTCGTGCCTGCCGAAGAATTAATCCGACGCCTGATGTCTCGATGAATGTAGTTGTCACCACAGTTGCCGCGCAGGATGCTGAAGCCATCGACACCTGGTGGCGCGAGAATCGTCCGGCGGCTCCGGGGCGGTTCGTCGAGGAACTTGTCCAGGCGTTCACGAAGGCAACGCGGCACCCCTTCACCTACACGGTCTATGCGACTATCAACGGGACTGAGGTTCGACGTGTGCGACTCGAGCAGACCCGACAACACGTCTACTTCAGAGTCCAAGGTGACGCCGTACACGTCGTTCGAGTCTGGGGCGCTCAGAGGGGCGAAGGGCCTAGACTCTGAGTTTTGAGTGGGTCTGCCTGAGACGGATCAAACCCCACCCCTGACCCGTACTTCTCTTCGATGGCAACCACGACTCGATACGTAGGGACCTGTGCGGTATGTGAAGGTCGAATCAAGGTCCGCGGCGGCACCCTGGTGCACCACGGTTACGAGCGCCCCGGCTACGGCCACATCGTTGGTGACTGTTTCGGCGTGCACCGGCTGCCCCATGAGACGAGCCCGGATCTGGCAAAGGACTACTGCGGAGTCCTCGAGGCCCACCTGAAGGCGCTCGTCGCCCGCACGGCTCGGGTCGAGAGTGCTGCGGAACTCACGCACACGCACATCGAAGGGCGTCGTGAGACCCGCCAGGAAGTGCCCGTTACGGTCCGGAAAGGCGACCGGACCCGCTACGAAGGAATGCACACGATCCCGAGCTTCGATTCACTCCAACAGTCGATGCTGCGCGAGATCGCGCGGGAGACCGACGCCGTCGAGCGCGACATCCAGCGCCTGACGAACCTGATCGCCACCTGGACGGAACAGCCCCTGACGACGGTCGAGGAAGAGACCGCCAAGGGCCACTCAGAGGCTCAGGCGAAGCGGGACGAAAAGCAGGCCGCCCGGGACCTGAAGACGGCCGAGAAGGCCAAACGCGACGCCGCACGGGCCGCCAGCGCTCAGGCCAAGATCGACAAAGCCGTCGCCAAGTGCCTGCCGCTTCTCGACGCGGTGGATCCGACGGACGTCGAGGCGGTCCGGAAGGCCTACCTCGCGGTCCTGCAGCTCTCGCTTCCCATCACGGAAACCCAGCGCTGGGGCTTCTTCGAGAACCTTCCCGAGAGCCACAAGGCGACGCTGAAGGCGGCCGGTCTCTTTACCCCGCACAACGGGATGCTCTTCAGCTGGCCCGAAGAAATCTACCGCATGACCCCGGTCAAGAAGTGACCGCGGGCGGCGGACCTTGGTGGATCAAACCGAGGCCCCCGCCCGTACTCTAGTTATGACCACGACGATTGCCCAGCTCGCCCAAGCCAATTACTCGAGCATCCTTCAGCTGCTCATCGACTGCGAGAAGCCGGTCCGGATCAGCAACGGCGACCCGGCGCACTCCCTGGTGAATTGTCTCGTGGCGGTTGGCCTGGTCGATTACCTCAAGAGCGGCTGGTATCGTACAAGCGAGAAGGGCGTCCGGTTCGCGGCTGGGTCGGTATGTGTCGGGGGCTTCAAGCTGGCCCTGCAGCACGTGACGGAGCAGGTGATCGCGAAAAACAACATCATGACGCGGCCCATGGGTCTCCGTGCCAAGCAAAAGCGCGAGGCGGATCATCTGCTCTCGGCCGCAAAGATCCTCGCTCGAATCAATGCTCGCGATGAACAGGAGTCGATCGGTGGGGTAAAGTACTCTTGAAGGACATGGCAAACCAGACGAACCCGCCGAAACGCATGAAGCGTCCGAGCTACCGCGACGCCATCGCCTGGATCGGCGAGAATGACTCGGCCGGTGATGACTCGGCCTTGGATCCCGAGATGGTCCACAGCTACGTGACCGTCGGGTTCGTCGCCGACATGTTCGGCGTCGAGCAGGAGAAGGTCGCCGCCGACGTCGTCAAATACCGCCAGAGGAAGGCCGCGAAGAAATGAAGCGCGCGAAGCCTCCGGGAGGCCGTCGCCTGGGCCACCGGGAACTACTCCGGCGGCTCAGCTGGACAAAGTGATCCTGGTGCTTGTCGTGGTTGGGTGGGCTCCACGCGGCCTCTCACAGCGTGTCGTGAATCTTGTCGTGGTTGGGTGGGCTCCACGCAGCCCTTCATATTTGAACCAAGTTCTGCCGATTGAATGAGTCGTGGTTGGGCGGGCTCCACGCAGCCTCTGAAATGGTTTTTCGTCATCGATTTCAAAGGGAATTGTATACCGAGACGAGCATTTTTGGCAGTCAGTTTGTCGACCCGAAAGGTCATGAATTTAGGCGCTGAAGTGAGGCTGCACCTGCTGTGTCGGAAATTGCGAACGCCCCTGCGAAATCTCAGCGGAACGACACCGCTCGTGCCCGCGCCCTGGCGGTGTAAAAGCTGCCGTGACCTGCCCGCACCATGGACCCGACGCCTGCTGCCCCGAGTGCCCCGGGCACAAGACTCGAGACCGGCGGGGCTTTCCGCATCCCGCGGAGGCCAAAGGACGGACTCGTCTCCGGCGCTGCGCTCACTGCGATCGCTTCGTTGACTCCGCGAAGCTGGCTCAACTCGCCGAAGACCCATCCTGGGTTCTTTGGCTGTATCGAGTGCACGGCGAAGAACGCCTCGTAGGTTATTCGGGGAACGTCCCACAAGAGGGCGTTACGACCCAACGGATCAAACCTGAACCCTGGCCCGTACTCTCTAGGGCAAGCGCACGTCAACAAGCGCTCACCCTTGGGAGAGATCATGATAACGATTGAACAGCTCGAAGAACTGGCCGCCAAAATCGAGCAAACCGACGCTGAGGAACAGACCCGGCTGCTGCGCTTGTGTAACGCAATGGGCAAGATCCTGGCGCGTCGGCAGCCCGACGTCTGGAAGGGCACCAGCACGAGCATCACGGATGAGGCGGGGCATTTCGACAACAGTTACCCACCGAGCGAAGAGCGGCATGGCCGCGGACCTTCGGTCGTCCGTGTCCGCGGTCGAGAAACCGAGGACGTGCCGACGGAGACGGGCTTCTATCACACCTGGCGCCGGCAGACGACCGACGGTGGCTGCTACCTCGGACGCAATGGTTTCTGGTACAGCTCCGATGAATCGGGCACCGGCCGCGTCGGCCAATATGCCGCCCACCCCGGCGACCGCGACCGTGATATTACGATCGAATGGGAGCGGATGACCCCCACACTCGAGGACCTGCAGGAGGCGGAACCGGTGTTGCGTGCGCTTCTGGCGCAGTTTCTCAGCGCCTCGACGGCGGCGTGAAGTCGACTCTCCGCGTCACCGAGCCGGACGCGGCACAGCGTGTCACCTCCGACGGGCGTTTCTGGTCGGAGGTGACGGCGAGTCTCGAAGCGATCGCGACGCGCTGTGCGGAGCGGGGTTACGTCACGGATCGCCTCACGCTCACGGGCAGCGGTACGGACGCCCGCGACACGTGGAAGGTCGAGATCGTAACCACCGAGAGACACCGCGCGCGGGCTGAAACGTTGAGGGCCAACGTCGCTCAAGTACCGGCTCCCGAGCGCTACATCGAATGCGAGCCCGGCAAGCTGTCGGTCAGCGTGGTCCGCGATTTCTGTTTGCTCTCGTGTGGCGAGGACAACCCAGCCGGCTTGGCAAAGGCCCGGCAAGAGCTGTCGGAGGTCCTGAGGACGGCGTCGTTCTCGCGGACGCAAGACAACGGCAACGAGTTGTGGCGGGCCAAGGGACGCGGCGCCAAGTTTGGAAAGCCCCGCTGGCGGCTCCTCGTGCGGGACCACCGGCTCTGTCGCGTGCTACCCGAGCACGATGTTCCGACGCGCCCTTAGCGTGAACGCTTGTCGGACTGCTGCTTGCCCTCTCTCACCCGAAGGGCACCGCATGTTCGCGCGCTTGGGCTTCTACGGTTGCATCGAGTGCGGCGTCATGCCCCGACTGAGAGTGGATTGGACCAACTCTTTCAAGTGCACTTGGTGGTCTTCCAGGAAGCCGGCAAGGTCAAAACCTAGGACGTCAGCGAAGAAGGCGTAGCTGCTCCTGAGTGCGCCACCGCCAAACCTGCCTGTCAACACTAGCCAACCATCCTTGATGTATCGTCTTCGTGTCGCCTCTGGAATTTGCGTCGAGACTACTAACATGACGGGAAGGTAGCCCTCCGATAGTGCCTTTGCGGCATTGAGGCGATCCCCTACCTGCCTCTTCGAATCACCGCTCTTGTGGCCTTGTCGTACCTCAAACACTGCCCCGGCATTCATCGGACCGCATCCAAGATGTGCCGAGGCCTCGCAGATCCAGCCTTCAAATTCGTTGCGCCTCGCCGTAATTGATTCGAGCGGTATTCGGGCATCCAGTGAGCGATTTTGTCCCTCGACGACGTGCGCCCATGAACAGCTCGACGCGGGAACGCCAAGATTGTCTTGGATAACTCTCCGCATGAGGCGCTCACAGCCAATGCCGATCTGCCGATAGATCGAGGTGACCATGCCGGCTCTCGTCTTCGCCTCGAGCATAGCCGGAGTATTGAGGCCGAACCATTCGGAGAACGCATCGGCCTGCGGCATCTCACGCCGCACGTACTTGCCACTTTCGCGCAGCGGCGCCAATAGAACATCGAGGTAGTCCTCTGCATGCTCTTCTACGCCGAAGTCGAAGTCCTCGAAGAATTCCTCCCAAGGTACTCCTTCATACTTTCCCCGCGATACTACCTGCATCTCTGCTCATACACCGCGACCTCATTGGGGAGGGCCCCGACGTTCGCGCCCGTGTGTAGAGATGTCCGGGACTTCAGATGGGCTGAAGCAGGTTGAGCGTCTGCTTCGACCCAAGCTCACCGCGCCAGTGGCGGAGCAAGACGTCCTGATTCAGGTGAATGAAGGCTTCCACCTGACGCTTGACCTTGCCCGGGAGCGTCCGCGACCCGATGACCCGTGGGGTTGCCTCAATCGTCACGCTCACGGAATCGCGGAGGCTCTCTGCCGTTATCTTGGTGCCCAGCACGACCTTGAGGCGGGGGCCGTGCGCCAGGTCTTTACCATCGGACTCACCCGGGCTGATCCAGAGGACGGCATCCTCGACGCCGCTGTCCTCGGGGAGAACGTTGCTCATGGCAGCGACTTCGAAATCAACCTCGATAAATTGAGAGACAACGCGCTCGGCGGTCGACATCGTCTCGAGTCTAGCATGAGCCGCCGGAGAAGATGGCCGTTCAGTGGTCTCGGCCATCGGTGCAGCATACCCGCGAATCGGCCTGAGAACGGCGCCGCAAGCATGAGAGGTCACTCAAAAATTCACGAAGAATCAACAGTTTACGCCGGTAATAATGTGGCCACAACTTGAGCAGGGTATGGCCACATTATTACCTCGAAATGCCGAGAGATCAGCCTAGTTCCGCCTCAGCCTGTGCGCTCGCGAGCGCTGCAGGTGTTACGAGCGCGTCACCCAACTTTTTTGAGGGCGGTGCGTAGTTCCACGTGCTCGATGTCGCCGGGCAGTGGCAGGACCCATTTGATGTCGATACCACCGTCCCGGTGCAGGACGACACCGCAGCCCAGCTCTCTCGGAAGGAGCAGGGTGATAATCTTCCGTCGCGTTTCAAAGTCCGCTTGATCGAGTCCGCTGCTTAGGGCCTTTGCTTGATCCTCGATATTTTGGCGCAGGCTGCGTTCAGCTGAGGCTTTACCGGATCTGACACGCGCTAGTTTGACGTTTCGGTCAACGAGCTTTCGCTCGCGGGCAATGTTCAGGAGTTCCTTCTCGGCGACCGCGGAAGGAATGATTCCCCGACGCTGACGGACCATCGCGTCGGACGCGGCCTCATCCAGTATCGCAAGCTTTTGCTCGAGACCTCGGAGCTGACCTTTCCAGTCGACCCCGTCCGTAGGTTCACCCTGCAACGAACACGCTTGAGCTAGCAGCTTTGGATTTTGCAGAATCTCGAGCACCTTCGTCTGGACCTCATGGTCCGTGCGGTCCACTCGGTGGTGCTTGTTGCCACATGGGCCCTTGAGGCCCATGCCGCGCCATCCGTTGGTCGTGCAGCATCTGTAGTAGGCAGCGCTTTTGCCGGCCCTAGGGGTAACGATCCACATCTTGTACCCGCAGACGCCGCACGAGGCGCATCCGCGTAAGAGGTGGTCGTGTCGTGCCGGAGCGCCCGAGGACATCTTGCGCTGTGTGAGCGCCCTCTGGGCTGCGTCCCAGGTTGCCCGGGTGACAATAGGCGGGACCTTGATCGAGAGGGGTTCGCTCTCCTTCCCCTTGAGGACTTTGAACGATCCCGTGTACGTCACGGAATGCAGAACCTTCAGCACAGACGAGCGCCACCAAGGACCGGCGATCTTGCCTTCGGTGCCACGGGGTGCGCGTGGTCGCGTCCGAATACCCTCATTCTCTAACATCCAAGCGATCATTGCCACGCCATGACCTTCGAGAGCGAGGCTGTAGATGCGACGAACGACTTTAGCTTCGTCCTCGACGATCTGGTACGAGCCCCCCGCCTTCAAGACCGGGTCGATAACCCACCGATACCCGTAGGGATCGATCGAACCATACCGCTTCCCGTCTTTAGCGGCCTGATACTTACCTCGCATCGTTCGGCGGAGAAATTTCCGCTTCTCAAACTTTGCGAAAGCCTGAAGGATACCGATCTGAAGGTCCTGGTCCTCATTCTCGAGATCGATGAGACCGTTGCTCGGAGTCGCCAGCTTGATGCCATGCAACCGAAACGTGTCGTAGATGAAAGCCCCCTCCTGATCACGTTTCGAGCGAGTGATGCGGTCGAGGTCGATGACGAGGACAATTTCAAAGAGTTTCTTCTCGGCGTCCTCGAGAAGTGCCTGAAACTCTGGACGCCCGTCGATACTCTCTCCCGACTTGCCGTCGTCTTGGTAGAGTCGGACAACCGTCCAGCCTTGGCTTTTTGCGTACTTGGGTAGCTCGGTGAGCTGCGAGCCGATGGTGTGGCGCTCCCTTTGCTGGTCGGACGACACACGGGCGTAGATTGCAGCCTTCATTTAAGGTTCCGATAAATTTCAGCGAGTAATTCGAGAAGCTGCTGATGAATGGCTTGTTGCTGTTCCCGCGAAACGTCGACCTGGTAACAGGTTACGCGCACCGTCTCGGCATTCGGCTCTGATGGCGCTTGTGATGGTGAACGGGTCCGACGTGCTGCCATCCATACAAGTACACCGGCCTCGCGCGTGGCCGATTTGGCCGCCTGTTGAAGCTACAATCCATTTGCCACTACCGCCAAGGGCCATCGGACGTTCCGAAAAGGCCCATCTCTAAAAGATGCTCCGAGCCTCCCGAGTCGCAGCCTTGCTCAACATCATTCCAACCCCTTCAACATCATTCCAACCCCTCTAGGCGGTCTTGCCCGACCTGCTCGACAGGCGGCCGACTTCTGGAGTCATCGATTCGTCAGATCGGCAGCCAGACTTAGAGCGGCCCGCCAGAACCCTAAATCGCTTAGATAAATGCGGCTTGACCCCGGAGCGAATATGGCATATATATGCATTATTCGCTCGTCTCGGTGTACTCCAGAGGAGCCTCCCACTTCGGACGCTGTAAAGCGGATTCGGTGCTGTCACCGTGGTCAGCTGTCAGGCATCCGCGTCTAATAGAAACCCCAAGCAGAGCGAACCCCCAAATTGTCGCACAAGTCCAAAATCAAGTCTGCCCGCAGGCAGCAGAGAAAACAGCTTCGCCAGCAGCAGAGAAGGCCAGCTGGTGCGAGCCGCGAATCGTCGGACCTCCACATAAAGAAGATCGAGCGTCTACTCGGCGCCATCGAGGAGGATGCCCTTCAACAGCGCGAGTCAGAGAGCCCTTACTACGACATTCCGTGGCGCCTGCTGGGAACTCTCGTCGGCACGGCGCTCCCCGTCACGGCTGATTCGGGCGACTTCATCCTCAAGCTGAAGCAGTTCGGGGAACTGCTCCCCCCGTGCTTCGCCAAAAGCGCGATCGGCATGATATTCAACGAGAGGGGGCCGGCAGACTTCGATCGCACCCTCAGCACAATTCAGACCTTGTACCGGGAGAGTCGCTGGCAATCGTTCAGGTGTCCGGCGATCTCGTTGGATGCTGGGCTGGCCGCCGCGATGATGCTTACGAGCTACCCGCCCGAGTTCGTCGACGGGCTCGTGCCACCGTGGGATGCATTCCTGATTCGGCTGCCAGAGGGGCTCAACATCGAATGGGACGGCGTCAAGTACACCGAGGTGATGCTCCACCGGTACGAAACGCCGGTCCTGCCGTCCCTGAAGGACGAAGTCCCGAGCGATGTGCGAAGCGCCTTCGCGAAGGTCGAGCGCCTTATGGCAGAGCGCCCCCGCGAGCGCTGGGGCTTGTACGGGATGTCCGGCGACCGCGGCTTTCTCCAGGGTGAATCGCTGCTGACAGAGCAGCTGGGCCTCGTCCGCCGACAGCACTTGATGAAACCGATCATCCCTGAGGGCGACGCTAGCGAAGGCATCATGGTTCTTTTCGCGCGCCTCGTCGCGGGCGTGTGCGCCCTCGCCAATCCAAACACGACCCGAAGAACGTCTCCCGATGACTCCCCGACCGTCGAGTGGCAGCTCTTGTCGCGCCCGTCGCAAAGTGACATCGAACAAGAGACGCTGAAGAAGTATTTGAACCGACTCAAGACGATCGGCTACGCGATGCCCCCCACCCAGCTCGACCTCGAGCAGTTGAGCGCTCGATACGCCAGCGATCACGGTAGCGTCGGAGCTGCTGCCGATGACGAGCTTGACGATGACAGCGTCGTGCCGCATTGAAGGTTTAGGATGCCGGTCAACGACAAGATCCACGGGTACACGGCGTACGCGCACCCGCTCGCGCAAATCGACGCTGCAGAGACCTGGCATGGCTTCAGCACGGCGATGGTGCATGACGAGTGGGAGTTGTTCTTCGAGGACGAGGCTCCCGACGAAGAAGACGTGCCGACCCACGAAATGCTCATCGACGCTCTCGCGCACACGGGGCTCAGGTTCGAAAGCATGGGACCCGAAGACGAGAACGACGAGGGCATCTGGAAGTCGAGGTACCACGGCTCACGGCTGAGTATCCTCCTCTACGGATGGGCTTTCCAGGTGCAGGATGCTCTCGGCGTGGACCCGAGGATCTTCTGGCACGGCTTGTACGGCACCGAACTCATCTTCGTCCCCGACTACGAGAAGGTCGTGCCGAAGGCTAGGGAGCTGCTGAAGGAGGTTGTCCGCAACGCGGTTTACGTGGAGAAGCGCGAGAAGCAAGAGGAGGAATATCTGAACCGGATTCACCGGAAGCACGAACCTCTGGTGACGCGGCCTGCAAATCGAGGGGAGGGGCCACGGGAGAAGAAACCGGCCATCGTCGACCGCATCGCGATAGCACTGCGCGACGCTGCGAAGGCGCTGACTCCCGAGGAGGTGGCCACGGCGATCAAGCACAAGAACGCCGCATCAATAGCTGCGGCGCTCCATCAGATCGTTGCTTACAAGAAGCCGAAACGCCTGTCCGGCTGGATCCAACGCAACGATCAGGGCCGCTACCAATGGACAGCAGACCCGTGACATTGCCGGCCAACGCCCTCCAATCACGACCGCGACTACTGGCTCGAGTCAGTTTTCAGGCGTGGGCGAAAGCCACTCACCGGTGGCACGCCCGCCCTCAGCGGCCTTCTGAAGTGCACGCATTCGCCTGATGCCCTGCCGGGCTTCTGTCATCTGCGCCTCGATACCTTCACGAGTGAAGGGTGCCCTGAGCGCGCCGGGTCCGCACAACTGACGGCGACATCGACGTGCGCCGAATCGGATCAACGTCGTGGTTCTAAATCCGAGGCGACATCGATTCGTCAGATCGGCGGACTATACTTCGTGGCTCTGCCAGAACCCTAGCATCGGTCGGTGGAGCGCATGCTAAACTTCAGTAAGTTGCCTCTGTCTGGCAGCTCGAAGAGAAGGCCGCGCAGGAGTCATGGGCAGACGAATTAACGAACGATCAGCGGCTCGAGCAGCAGAACAGAATGCGGTCCTTGGCTCGTTGCATTTGCGCCAGCCCAAACCGCGCGCCTACTGGGAGACCAAACTAGAAACTCTCTTGGCAGGCATCATTGCGGAACCGAGCCGCGTCTACCATTGGCGCATGAAGTGGCCATGGCCACCGCCAATCTATCATGCGGGGGACCTTGAAGTCATCGAGGTGCATGTCTTCGGATCGTTTGCGCGTGGCGCCGCGGGATCAGGCGATCTCGACCTTCTCTTGGTTATCGACACGAGGGGAGGGCCCTGCCCCTTACCTGTGACTGTCGGGCGAGCGGTCTTCGGCCAACCCCGACAGGTTCAAGTCTATGTCGATCAGGTCGAGTCGCGCACGAACCGCGATAAGTTTACGGAGCATCGGCTCCTCTGGTCGCAGACCGCTTCTGACTTGAAAGCGAACCTCGCAGCCATTCCCATTGTCGCCGGAGCCGGACGGTTCGCCCGGAAAACCGACACTCTGCCTTTCCCGCTCACGGCCTTCCGAGGGACTCTTGAGGATGCCGAGAAGTTGGTCGACGCTATCGCAGCCGGTCGAGTCAAGAGCACAGTCATTCCGCTTGATGCCGTCGTGGTCAACCGCGATCAATGGAGTCACGACCAAGAACATATCGCCCATGTCTTCCTCGACCGTTCGGGCGTAAAGACGCGCGAGATAGCGCTTCCGGTCGTGCAGCACGTATTTGACTCAACCAAGGAGCCCCTTATCTTGCACAACTTGGATCGGTCCTATCTCCATATCAGCGATGTCGCCGCGACCATCGGGAACATCAACACCAGGGACTGGAGGCTAAACCGAATGGACACCTCCACCGTTGTGCTCGTTCCGCATAACAGCCGTAATTTTCAAACGGCAATATGGTGTCTCGAGCGCGGCCCTCATCACGAAATATTCGACAAGCTTCGTGATGTGCACCTCTGGTGCCTCACTCGTGGCAAGCAGCCTGTGCACGTGACTCAAATCCGCAGCAGTAAATTCTTGTACGGAATTATGGAGCGCGGCAGCCTCCTGGCTTACGGCACCGAGGGTGAAGCACTCGCTGCCGTAAAGGCATGGCGCAAGGAGACTCGGATCCAGCTCGACGTCGTGAAGGCAAGCGGGTCGAAGCTGTTGGCCTGGGTCTGCCAAGCCAACTGGGTTAGAGTCAACGGCCATGCCGTCCATAACTCCCGATTCGTCGGTGAGTTTCTCGTGCTGGTGAGGGAAGCACTCGCCAAGCCGCCGTGTAATTTCGAACTGCCGGTGCTCGATTTCTTCGATGACCGCGATCCCTACTCGGTCACGCCGACGGGCATCCCGGGCGTCCATTGCATCGATCGCGGTGGACACATCATCCACGGCCGGATAAAGCAGCGCAGAACGGGGAGTTTGATCGAACTTGTTGCACCCTTGCAAGAGGAATTGAGTGCCGATCGCGCTGCCGAGGTTTTGGCTCTCGAAAAGCGCCGCATCAGGGCTGTGTGAAGTGAGATGGGCAAGCATTGCTCGACGCCGCTCAAGACAAAGAAACCCCACCAAATGAAGACAGAAACCCCGTCCCCCGTCAGCGCCCCCGAAAAAGACCGCGACTACTGGCTCGAGATTCACCTCAAAGGCTGCGTGCTTCAGGCTGGCGGCAACATGGGTGATTCGCCACGCCACTTCATCATCCGTGCCACGTCACAGGCCCTCTTTACGGAGGACGATCGGCATGTCGTTGTCGGCGAGTTGACCGCCGAATTGCTCCGGGCCCGAACCGCGGAGGAATACCGCGAGGACCCAATCATGACAGCCGATGCCGAAGAGCAGGAGCTGTATGAAGCGGCGGAGGAGGTTTACATGCTCGACCACGGTTGTCAGTTCCGTTCGAAGTTCCACCGCCTCGAAGTTTTCCAGGGTGACATGCTGTTGTTCAAGCGGTTGCATGTGGAGCCGGCGCATCGCGGCGTTAATCTCGGGCTCGAGATGATGCAGCAGATCCTCGACACCGTGCCTCACGATCTCGCGGTCCTCTTTCCGAGGCCATTGCAGTACGTGGAGCAGGACTCCGAGGCAGCCCCACGTATGCGCGAGCTGTACGGGATGTTCGACGAGGTTAGCGAGAAAGCTGCGCTGCAAAAGCTCCAGCGGTACTACCGCAAGCTCGGATTCGAGCGCATCGGCAAGAAGGGCTACATGTTCCGCTCGCCGCTGCTCGAGAACCCGCCGATCAAACACGACGCGAAGAGGAGACAAGCTCATCTCGCCAAGGCCACCATGCCTAAAGGAAAGGACGAGGCTTCGCTCGTTGCTGACCTGCAGAGAGCGGTCGCGAATGAGAAGTGGAGCGAGGTGGAAGCCGTCGCAAGGGCCCTGCAAGGGCAGGGCGGGCCGCGCCTCCCCCCGAACGTGACGGACATCTCCGCAGCAAGGCGGCGCTGAACGTCCCCTGCGGGTGGTCAAGTGACCGGCTCGCACTCAACTGAGAACCCAATGGCATCCAAAAAAGACCCAACGCCAAAGCAAACCAAGGTGCCGCAGGTGAAGCGAAAACCTCGTACCATGGCGTCCACCGCGATGCCAATCGACCCAGCCGAAGAGACGATTCGGAAGCTGCAGGGCCAGATCTACATGCTGGAGCGGGAATCTAAAGAGACGTATTGGCTCATCATCAGGATGCAGCCAAAACCTCTGGAAGAGCTGCTTGAGCGGTTCGTGTTCGAAGAAGTCGACATAGCCTTGGTCGTGGACACCGTCATGGATGCTGCCGTCGAGCTACCGCCGCACAACTTTGCCCATCTGACCAATGACCCCCCGCGTGCACTCTGTCCGCTGTGTCGGCAAGGGCCCTCTCAGCGCTACCAGAACATCCCCGCTGGCCCCCTTCCAGGGGGGAAGTTCCTCATCAGTGGACTTTCGATTCCGGTTAAAGGCGATCATGGCTTTGCGTTCCCGCTCGGATTGAAGAGACATCTTGAGGGCTTTGGGAACCAGGAGCGCTGCGGGGTCATGAAGGCTGTGGACAGGTTGCTCGAGACAAGACGGGGGCGCCAGGCGGCCTTGTCTGGGAATAGCTGACGCGCGGACTGCAGAGCCAGAAGTCTCATGCAGCGCCTTACATTGGCGCCGCATCAGCCCGCGTTCTTGCGCCAGGCTCGGATTGCTTCGGCGATATCAGCCCAGGGTGTCGAGATCCAGCGCATTTGGCGGAATAGCTCGAGTCTCAGACCAGGTCTGGAGCCCCGATACCGAGCCGCTGAACCAGCTCACCGCGCGAGGATGCCTGTATTCATCGCTAGGCAAATATACGGCGCCTGATGAGGGCTCGGATTCTGGCCACATCCTCATGGTCGACCTTCAGCGTCAGGCTTTCCCCTCTGTCAGATAACAAGGTGACACTCCCTCGACGCCCGACAACTCGCTTTGTCATCGGTAGAATTCGACCCATGGAATCGAAGTCGTAGTCCAGGTCAATTTGTGTCTCTAGCTGAGCAATCGTGACGTGGTGCATGTTTCCCTTCACATGCGCAGCACTGGCTGCGGACCAGTGGTGCATACGACCGGTGCAGCAGTCCATTTAACGCTCCGCCTCGACCGCCAGCCCTTTCATTAACCGCATGAGCGCCCGCTGGATCGCCCGCTCGTCCTTCCCTGCCTTCTTCCGAGCCTCCACATACTGCCGGAAGAGTTGGAGGACTCTTGCTTCCCGAGCGGCTTCAGCTCGGGAAGCTTCGGCCTTGTTCGCATTGGACGGGCCCTTTGCGAATTTGCTGTGGACGTAGACGGCTGCCGGGCGCTTCAGTCGAGTGCTGCGCGTGAGGTCGGTCTTTGACAGCTTGCCGGCGTTCGTGAGCCGTGTCACCGCCCCCGACACCGACTGATTCGCGAGCCCCAGAGAGCGAGAGCAGTCGTCGACGGTGCCACCTTTCGCGCTCGTGGCGAGGTACCAGGTCAGGACGCGAGTGGGAACGCTCGTTCCATTGGACTTCGCCTGGCGTTGTCTCACTTCACGTGTGCCCAAATGCGCCCAGACTTGATGAGCTTGACGGTTGAGATGGAGACACCAAACTCTTCGGCGACGGCGCGCTTTGTGAAACGCTGCTTAAATCGCCTTCGCATTCGCTTGATCGATGCATCGGACAACTTTGCGCATCCATGGCTTTCACCACGTGAGACCTTGCGGTCTTTTGGCCACCCCTTCCACCCGGCACCGTAATAATCTCGCGGATTTGAGGGGAATCGGCTGTCAATGCGAGACTCACCGCGCGCTCTCTGATAGTCCGTATGACAACCGACGTTTGCATCCAGTGCGTGTTTTCGCCATTCGTCATAGGTGTCGAAGTGTCTCAGTCGCAAGGGCCCGAACCTGGATTCCAAAAAGTCTTCCAGGCTAGTGCCTTCCCGAATGAACTTTTGGTATAGTGTCTCCCACGTAGTACGCAATCGAGCGAGGGGTCCCGATTTAATTCGAGGCCACTCACCGGTCCGGGCCCGGTATTCAGATGCCTCCTCTGCGACTAGATCATACGGAATCAGACCCCTGCCGAGGTTGCCCGTGCACTCGATTCTGAGTTTGCCCAAGGACGAGCTGCAGTGCCGGCTCAGCCAGCCGTTGACCTGACGCCAGCAATGCTGACGGCCTCCGATATCAACCACTACGCCCACCATTCCCGCGTGGGGGAACTTACCGGTTGCTTCCCACCATCGGAGGGCGGCTTCTCGCACATCTTCGTATACGAGTTCAATTGTATCCGACGCTAAACTCTCCCTCATCATCTTCATGCTGCGCGCGCCGCACGTGAAGCCGAGGACCGTGATGTTGCGAGCAAGACCTTGCTCAGCCGTCAACTTGAGCCCAGTCAGATCTCGCGCTCCCTTGAGCCCCGGGATCTTGTATTTCAGCTTCTTCTCGGCTTCGGCAGCAGGTCCTGCCATTCTTTCGTCGACGTCCTCGACGAGTCGTGACCGAACCGCAGGGTCCTTCATGTCCGCGAGGTCCGGTCGCTCTTCTGCCAGTCGACGCATGGATTCGTGCATGCCGGCGCTGAGTTGCTCCGGCTCACCGTCAGCGTGACGGGCGACCGCGCTCGCGATTGCGTTTAGCACTACGGTGGTTGCTTCCGGGTTGCTGAGAATCTTACCCACCTTCTCGGCGAGATCCCGCTCCGCCTTGTTCCGGGGCTTGCGGGCCGGGCCGTACTGCCACCCCGCGATCATCGCAATGAAGATGGCGGAGAGATTGTCCTCGAGGTGCTCGACAACGTCTGCTTCGTCTTCGGAGGGAGGGTCGACGACGATGTAGATATCAGCATACGGCTTGCCTTCTAAGTCGCGGATAAAGCGCCCGACCATCTGGATGATGTCCCGGATACCGCGAAGCCCGAGGATGATCCCGCGGCTCGCCATAGGTGAGTCAACTCCCTCGAGCAACCGACGCAGGGCAATCCCAAGGCACGGGTACTCGACAGGGTCCAGTTTGAGCCGGTGAAAGCGCTCTCGAATCTCGGACACCTGCTCGTCATCCGTGAAGTCGTAAATTCGGTCGCGAATACAGTCAGGTGTAGCGTCGACCAAGCGCTTGACATAAGGCGCCTTGGCGCTGCCGATCACGTTGTTTGGCAACCACATTAGCGTCGGGCGATGAGGGTCTCCCCCGATGATCGTCTCAACAGCCTCGACAGCGGACGCCATCACGAAGTGGAAGCGTATCCCCTTCAGGTGCGGCATCGATGCAAGGTGCTCATGCATCGGAAGCTCGTAGGCGGCGAATTTGTCGCGATACTCGGGCGGGATGACCTGCCCGTCAGGGCGCATGAACGTGGCAGTGGCAAGCACGAGCTTGCCGGGCCGGCACTCGTAGTAATGGGAAACGATCTTACCGAGGCCGTTCGTGACGGCTGTGCCACTCGACATGTCCCAGCAGATGTGGTGGCACTCGTCTATGTAGAGTGAGGTTTTTTTGAAGGGGCGCTTATAACCACGTCGCAGCATTTCCTCGTGAGCCAGCACCAGAGCAAGGTGGGTGCAGATGAGCATGCGCTGACTGCGATCCTTGGCGGGGCGCCGTCGCAAGAAGTTGATGATCGTTTCGACGGTCTGTTCAGAGGCACAAATCGGGGTCCAGGTCATGAGCCCATGCCCCGGAACGTCGATCGTGATGGGGCCCTCCTGCCTTCCTGGGCCACCGAAGCCAGGACCGATGTCCGTCATCGAGTAGATGACGACCTGTTTTCGTCCGTCGGGCTTTGCGAGGTCGCTCAGTGCAAGTGTTAGGATGTCAATGGTTTTTCCGCTACCCGTTGGCTTGGTAAGTATACAAAGGAGTTGACCATCCAGGGCTGTGTAGCTGGCACGCTGCGACCTGTTCGGGACGTACGCTTTATCCTTTCCTTTTCGTTTCGGCAGGTTATGTGGTCGTGTCCCGCACGGTGCCTCAAAGCACTGAATGACAACGGGCTCTGTTTTAGCGGTGCGGTGGACGGCACTTGAGGGTGCACAGTCCCTCGCGCGAGCTGCCCCTGACTCTCTGAGCATCGGATGACCCCCTTCGTGATTCGGTAGTACACCGGAGACTCCGAAAAGGATGCTGAACGTCCATTCGGTTCCCTAACGATTGAGAACTTGGGATAAGTCATGGCGCACCTTTCGAAACTCCAAAAACCCAAGGATTTAACCGGTTGGGTTTGATCTTTGACTCGTCCTTTTGTTGGAAGGAATCAAAGATGAGGGCGACCGGCTCGCGGAACACAGGGTGCGGGGCGCGAGAGGGCTCGTCACCGGCGCTGGGGCCGAGGGGCGGGTGTTTTTTGGGTGAGTTGAATCAATCCTCGTCGGAGGACTCGAGGCGTTCCCATAATGACGACCCGGGCGGAGAGGCAGACGAGACGGCGGCTCGCGGAATCGCCACCGGTGGCGGATCGAGTCTCGGTTGAGGAATTGGAGGAGGAATTGGAGGGGTAAGGAGCCGTTCGGCGGCTGCGGCTCGCGCGGATTCCTGCATCATGCGTGCTGCCCTTGTGCGTAGGATTCCACGTTCGGAGGTTAGCTCAATGAGGGTGGTCATCTCTTCCTCGATGCGTTCAACGACGCTAGCGACATCCCAAGCGTCCTCCGTCGCGAAGTAGACGTCGTGAACGACGGGAAGCTTGATGCTGACGCGAAACCCTGGCGTGTCGTAGAGACCCCCTCGTGTGCTCAGCCTCCGGTTGAGTTCGATTTTGACGTCTGGGTGCGCCGCCTGCAGGTCGGCAATAATTGCTTTCAGTTCAGCGCGCGTCATCACCTGGCATTACACCGGAGCGCTGCGGCTTATTTGGCTTTCGTGGCGGCTGCTCCGTCATCAGAAGAGTCGTCCGACTCGAGGAGGTCCCACAGTGACGGCCGGGGTTGAGTGACAGCTTCCCCGACTTTAATCTTTGGTGCTGCCGGCGCCGGCATCGTGGGCACCTGGATCGAAAGAGCCCGGCGGAATGAGTCGGGGAAGGGTACGGGTACCTGATTCATTGGTCGTGGTGGCGTCTGCAGCAGCGACGGCGGTGGTGATTCGGGCGTTGGTGACCACAGATATGGCCGTAGCCGTGGGGATGCTTGCAGGAGTTGACGGGCGACGCTGCTCTCTGGGGCTTCTCTCACGAGTCGTTCGTGGCGCAGTCTGTCGCGCGTTCCTTGTGAACATGACTCGCGGAGCGTCTGAATTTCCGCTGTCATCTGCTGACCAACAACATTTGCGGTAGTCATGATTCCCTGGTCGATATAGAAGGACTCCACGACTTGCAGGGTGACGTTGACCTGAAAATACCTTCCGTCTCGCATTGCTCCCCGCGGAGTAAGCAGGCGCTGCAGCTCGACCCGCACCTCGGGATTCCGTTCCTGCAGCTCGGAGACGAGGGCTCGTAGCTCGGCGCGATTCATCTGTTCGGGATACACCGGCAGCTACTGCCCACCGACCGAGAGGCGGTTCGGCGTTTCACCCGCCCAAATTTGGGTGTAAACTCGAACCGATGACGCTCACAATCGGAGAGCAGCGGATTCTAATAACCCTCGCCGTGCTCCTCCAAGCAGGTCACGTCGAGTCCGCGCGTTTGATCATCGCGGAAGCCTTGGACAAAAAACTCGAAGATCCAGGAATCGAGCCTCTCAGTGCTCTGGACGACGCTGCGTTCAAGGCGTTTTCCGAGACAATCCGGGCAGAGGCCCTTCGAAGAAGGATCAGGGTCGGGGGCAAGTCTCCCGGAGAGAAGCGATGACCGCCGCGACTCGGTGGACTCTCGATTGGGCGTCCCTAGTGACGGGATTCGTTGTGTTCTGGGTGCTCGTGGTCACGCACCGCTGGGCTACGGCGGCGGCGATCGGTTTGATCGTGGCGCTGCACCTTCGAATCTTGGTGACCCGTCCGGGCCCCCCGTAAGCTCGAGCGACGACGATGCGGACGGGGGCCGGAGTCCTTGTTGGCCGGTGCTAGCGGCACGGGGTGGTCATGCCTGGCCGCTTTGGCTTCTGACCTTCTTCACGAGTGGGACCAGTCAGACAAGGCGCAGCCCACCTCGCGATCAGCTTTGCATCGCGCCGGTGTATGGCCTGGGATGACTGAGAATAAAAAACGGATCCCCTACATCAAAGATAGCGAGACCAGCAAGGCCGCTGCCGAATCCCTCACGAGCGATCATGACGACGTCAAGAGGATCATCGTGCTCTATCAGGGTGGCAACTTCACCTGCGATGAAGCCTTCAACCTGCTCGGCGGCGAGCGCTACAACACGATTTCGGCTCGGATCACGAATCTTCGTCAAGCCGGGATCCTCGTGACAACAGGCGAGAGGCGGAAGACGTCGAGAGGGCGGTACGCCGACATCTTGATGTTGGCCCCGGGCGCGTGTTTCGAGTGGTATGAACAGTGGTCGAACGGTGACAGACCCGGCGTCCTGGTTCGCGGTCGGTGGCGTAAGGGCCTCGAGAAAGTGGCCGCCGCGTACGTGTGGGATCCGAGCGCGGAGAACCAGACGACGTTGCTGCGCGTCACGATGGCCGGGAAGGATTTCCTGCGGGATCCCGCGGAGGCTCGAGAATCAGACGAGGGACCCGAGTCGGAAGATGATGATGATTTCATGTCCTGGCTGAATGACTGACGACTTGCATCCTTGGGATCATCTGGTGGAGAATGGGACGGGGGCTAAGCCGTTTGATGAGCACTACTCGAGAACAGCTCTCATTATGGTTCGAGGAAGGCCTTACGCGAGGCGCGGCCTTCATGATTATCGTAACGGACAAATTCGACTGGACGGATTTCCCTGTCTACGTGATGGCGGATGGAGAGAAAACCGTCCACCAGATCGCCCAAGACTACGAGAGCGACGTCGCGATGACCAAGGTGATGGAGGTCTACGACCTGCACGGCGACAAGGTCGAGCAGGTCGAGGCTCCTCGGACGTGGGCCATTCCGAGGCCGATGCCAAGTCCGAGCACGGCGCTCGCCGAGAGCCTTCGAGAGGCCATCGTTTCGGGGCCGATTAAAAAGCCAGCGCCGTGAGCAAATCCCGAAGCCGCTCTTGGTCTTGGGGTAGCTGTTGCGGTCGCCTCGCCCGTAGATCCGTCGTGGAAGGGTAGGCACCACGCTGCCATTTCATCGTTACCCGGGTTTGGGGTCGAGCCAACCGGGTTCATCGGTGCAAGCCTGTCATCAGGGTTGAAAACCTATCAAGTCAACGATCCAAGCAAGTCGTGGTGTGATGGGCTCCACGCAGCCTCTCAAATGTACCTTTCTTGGAAGCGCCACGTCGGCACGGGCATATCGTAGTTGGGTGGGCTCCACGCAGCCTCGCAAGTTACTCCGGATCGGGGGACCTGATAAAAAGCCGAATGATACCGTCGTAGTTGGGTGGGCTCCACGCAGCCTCTCAACCGCGCCGAGAAGAGCCCGTGCAGCATAAGTCAAACCAAAAATCAGAACAAGAGCCCGGCGGTGTAGTCGCAGTCATGAAGTTCAGGATCGATATTTATGTTTGTGATTCGTTCACGATCGAAGAAATCTGGCCAGAAAAAGACGCGCCCGAGAACCCCACCGTCGAGGACGTCAAAGCAGTCTTCTTCAAGAAAGGCTTCTCAGATTCGGCCGTGCACCGGACGTGTGAGGATTGGGGACTCTGCATCAGCCGGCACGACGTGACGATTACGGCCGACAGTGGGGACGAGCTGCTCCGCCGACTCGAGGAAGCGAAGCGTGGACCCGAGACGGACGGCGGCGCGCGTTAGCGGGAGTACTGCCTGCCTCCTGTTGGTTGGTTGGCGAGGCGGGCTTGAGGCGTTGCAAAGGTACCTATGAGAGGCTCACCGCACCGCGGCCCGGCGGAGTAAAGAGACCCTTCACTCGCAGCAGCAAAAAGTGGTAGTCTTACCCACCATGCCTCGCAGGAAACTACAACTCGGTGCTAAAGCAGCCTTCGTTCGCTCAAACCCTAACCTGTCGGCCCAAGAGCTTGTCAGCGCAGCAAAAAAGCAGGGAATGGCTCTAACGGCAGGCCATGTCTACAATATCCGCGCCGCGGACAAGAAGAAGGAAACGGGGAATGGGACCCAGGAGATCCAGCGGCGAGACGAGACGCAGCCATCCTCCAAGGGATCGTCCACAGACGAGCAGCTGCGAACCCTAGTAATTCGAGTGGGCTTGGATCGAGCGGAGCAGGTCCTCTCCGAACTAAAGAGTTCCCTGCGGGCGCTCTAATCCCGATCGACAAAAACTCCGCAAAGCCGGCCGTCGGCCACGCAACTGCCGTCGGCTCCGCCCGACAAAAGAGCATGGCCGAATGGTGGGACTATGCGGAGGAAGACGTCGAGGGCGGCGTCCTGGAATTCGATTTTCGCCTCGAACTCCACGTCTACCAGCGTCTCGACAACGGAGAGGCAATCGCTGTCTGGATGAGCGACGACGCGAGCTATGTCCAGCGCGTTGAGATCGGGGAAGCCTAGCCAGTTCTGTAAGCCTGTGGCGTCTGCCATCTATGAGCATTGGGTCGTGGAATGGTAGGCACCACGCTGCCGTTCTGAGGCGTCTTTCTTTGAGAAGACCCGTGCACGTCGTGGAAGGGTAGGCACCACGCTGCCATAAGTCCGCATCTACTTTAACGAGATCGGAAAGTCGTGGAAGGGTAGGCACCACGCTGCCGTTCTGAGGTTGACTCCGGAGGGGGACTCTCTATCCACGGATGTGGTCGTGGAAGGGTAGGCACCACGCTGCCATTCTGAGACCAGTACCGAGGCTTTCCGCTAACTGGGGGACGTGTCGCGGAAGGGTAGGCACCGCGCTGCCACTCTGAGGCTGAACGAGCCAATACGCGCGTTGACGTGTTGCTCGAAGTCGTGGAGGGGTAGGCACCACGCTGCCATGCTGAGGGCTTGCGCATCACCATCGCGGCCACCGAACTCCTCGTCGTGGAAGGGTAGGCACCACGCTGCCGTTCTGAGCATGGGGGTCGACTCGGGATCACGAACGAGTCTTTCCGTCGTGGGAGGGTAGGCACCACGCTGCCGTTCCGAGGAGCGCCGAGCAAGCTCACAGGTTCCACGGGGTCATGTCGTTGGTCGTGGGAGGGTAGGCACCACGCTGCCGTTCTGAGATGGCGACGCTGATGCTGTTGCCCAGGCGCGTGATGTTTCGTCGTGGGAGGGTAGGCACCACGCTGCCGTTCTGAGCACGCCAACCTCGTTTGGCGGGGGACCGCCAGCCGTAGTCGTGGGAGGGTAGGCACCACGCTGCCGTTCTGAGGTCCATACCCGGAGGACGAGGGAACGAGTGGAGATGCCGTCGTGGGAGGGTAGGCACCACGCTGCCGTTCTGAGTTTCGGAATCGATTCGGCAGTTTGGAGGACGCGGCTATCGTGGAAGGGTAGGCACCACGCTGCCGTTCTGAGACATCGATCGAGGCTGGTTCTCGGTTCATCCCCATAAGTCGTGGGAGGGTAGGCACCACGCTGCCGTTCTGAGTGATAGAGGACCAAGCCCAATTGGTAGACGTCACTTCGTCGTGGGAGGGTAGGCACCACGCTGCCGTTCTGAGCCCAAGTAGATCGGCGAAGGCCCTTCTTCCGCAGGTCGTCGTGGGAGGGTAGGCACCACGCTGCCGTTCTGAGCGTGAGATTGCCGAGATTGAGACTCTTTCCGACCTCGTGTCGTGGGAGGGTAGGCACCACGCTGCCGTTCTGAGGTCTTGCACATCATCGCGCGCGGCCACCGAACTCCTCGTCGTGGGAGGGTAGGCACCACGCTGCCGTTCTGAGGGTCATTCTGCTGCCGCCTGCAAATCCCGATAGTTGGAAAGCAGGTTGCGAGCGGCGCCAACATCGACGTGTATCTTGAGCCGACACGAGGGTTCCTGGCAATCGGTCTGTTGGTCATACCGGCGTAAATTGTTGCGTTGATAACGGGTTGCGTGCTCGGTTCCGCAACGCGAGCACCTCCGGGAAATTCCCATGGACTCCAGCACTCGCACTCGCCCCGTCGGATTCTCGTCGGGGTCATAGAGGCCATACCTCTGGATGATGAGCTGCTGCATCAAGCTCATGGCCGAAACGTAGCCGCCCTCGTCGTTCTTACTGATGCGGTTTTGTCGACCTTGAGCGGCGGTTTTGCCGGCCTTGCCGATGAGAATCGTCTCGTAATCGGCGAGCTTCGGGAGGATGCGGCTGTAGATGAGGTCCTCCGTGTGCCGCGCGAAACGCTCGGCATATCGAGCTTGATGGTTGCGACGGTGGGCTTCGTCCCACTGGGTTTCGGCGTCGTCGATCCAATCGCTCATCTCGCGCATCCGGAGGGAGTAAGCGTTGCCCCGTGGGTTCTCGATCACATAACCCTCATTGTCGGCGTAGAGGCATTCGAGTCCCGGGTTGATCGCGATGATTTCCTTCGTTGGCTTCGGCAGATCCTCAGGTAGGGTCCGGACCTTCGCGGAGGCGTACCAGCCGTCCTTCTCGAGCCCGATCGAAATGCCCTGGAGGAAGGGACCCGACGGCGGGCGGTTGAATCGTCCCCCGATCTTGAGCGGGCCAAACTTGACGATGCAGTGGTGGGAGCCGGTGAGCCGCTTCTTCCCGGACGCCGTCGTTCGGGTGGAGTGGTTCGCTGAAAGCGTAAGCAAATCCTTACCGCTGCGAAGCAAGAGAGGCATCTCGAGCGGGCGTCTCTTGAGCTTCGGTGGCGGCCGCCCTTTCTGCAATGACGCCTTGTAAGTCTCGATGACGGCCTGGGCCATATGGGCCGTCGTGACGCCCTTCACGGCGGACCGCAGGACGCGGTAATCGATCTGCGTCTGCTCTCGAGCCTTCTCCGTGAGATCAAGTTGGTGGTAATCGAGGGCTCGATTCGCCCAGTCGCGCCGTGTCAGACCCTCGACGGTCTTACACTGCTCGCGAGCGCTTCGGCGGCGTTCACGGCAGAGTGCCGCGTACTCCTCCCATTCGGCGATCTCTTCGGGCACGTTCGTGTCTTGGTCCGAGGTCGGTCGTGGCGGTACGGGTCCGATGAGCCCGAGGTCCTCGCAATGCCGAACGCAGTAATCGACGTGCGTCTTCCACGTTATCACGAGGATGTTCCACATCGTCATCAGCTCGACTTGAGCCGTCGATAGGTAACGCAGATCCTCCTGGGTCGGTCTGAGTTTGACGCGAAACCCCTTCAGCACTTCACCGGGCTGGACACTCGTCGTCTTTGACTTCCTCTTTGCCATTGACCCCTCAATGGGGTGCGAGTTTGCCTCCGACGGGATCCAAAGGGAAGGGAAACAATGACCGTGATTCGCCTTTGGTCGCGAGGCAGCTCCGGGAAGCCTTTTGAACCCTGGACTCGATTGCGTAAGTCCCCGGCCGCCCGCCCCGCTGGCGCCCACTAGAGAGCCATGCTATCTTTAGGTTCTACTCGACGTTGCGGCTCCGGTCGCAGCGTCCTCACAGGGAGACCTGACATCATGAATGAGCGTAATTGTGCCGTTTCGCAGACCGCGCGTGCAACCATCACCGAGCGTGGCAACGGGTTCCCCGACGTTGGGGACCTCGTCCCGGGAGACGATGGCGAGCTGTATCGCGTGTGTTCGTTCGAGGGTCCGATCCACACGGACCGGCCCGGCGCAGGCAACTACCGCTACGCGACGGTCGAACTCGCCGACTGGAGTGACACGGAGTCGGATGACGACGTGCAGCCGTGCTCCGCGACCATCGAGACGAGCGAGGAATCTTCATGAGTCACGTTGTATTTCGTTCGGATACACACGCCTTTTCTGCGCCGATCAGCGGCGCCGAATACAATCCTGCTGCGCACGGGAACGTCAAGATCACCGAGCACTGCCGCTGCGGCGCTGTCCGGCACTGCAACATCAATGGTCGGCACGAAGAGCAGGGTCCCTGGGACATGCCTCACGAGCGGCCGAACGTCGCGGCATGCGCCGCCACGGTGGAAGATTGCCGCCAGTATCTCGAAATGGCTGCCGGGTCGCGACGCGGTCGAGAAATCCTGACCGACCTTTGCGGACTAGAGAGTGCCGAGGCCATCATTCATGCTCCGCGCCGAGGCGACGTTGAATCGACCCTTCACATCGCCCGACTCGTACACGCGAGGATGCAATGAAGAACAGCACATGTGACCGGTGCAGTGAGGTCGTCGCCGACATTGACGCGGGATTTTCGCCGGGCCGTCAAGGCATGTCACACGATTGCGGTGGCAAATGGCGGGTCACCAGCGCGGCTGAGCGCATTTACCGGCTAGGCAATCTCGCGACGGGTAAGATCTTGCTCTCTGAATCCTCGAGTGGAAAGGAGTCGGGAGAAGTATGAGGACGCGAGCTGCCCACAGTGGCACCCATTGCAATGAATGGCTGGGTGAAGACGAGTGGTGCCCGCGGGACGCCGTCGAGGTCCGCCTCCGGTGCCCCAGAAATCGCCCTGACGCCGTCTCCGCCTACTGTGACGAGCACGGGGGCGAGCCTCGAGCCCGTGCCGAAGCCGAGCGAGACTGGAACTACGTCGCCCCGGCGTCCGTGGGGGGCGCCAAGGCTGTCGAGAACGCGGGCTGCCTCCTGCTCGGCACCCCGGAGGCGTACGTCGTCGTGAGGCACACGTCCGAAGCCACGGGAGGCACCTGGCTCGCCTGGTTGGGCCTCGGGAGCCGTCTCACCCCCGTCATCAACCCCGCCGCCGTCCCCAAGCTCCGGCGCAGCGGCAAGCCCCGTCCTCAGACGGGAACCAAGTCGTTTCACTCCCGGGAGGCGGCGCTGGAGGAGGCGACGGCCGTCTGGGCCCGCAACGTCGAGCGGCGCGTCGCCGAGATTCGTGAGGCGCGCGGCGGGACTCTCGAGTGGGGGGCGCCCATTGAACCGCTCCCGGAGCCCATCGTGATCGTGCTCGAACAGGGGGACTCGAGGAGCGCATGGGACGTTGCCGCGGAACTGCCCCGTAGAACGAGACCTGGCCTAGGGGCGCTCACCGGGCTTCGACCGAGCGGTGAAGCCATTTGAGCCGCGGCCAACCCCCTGGGGGAGCCAACCGCCGCAGCCCGACCTTCACTTCGGCAAAAACCGTGTGTAATACGCGGTGGCAGCCTTGGCACGTGCTGCTTTCTTCTCGGAGGCGCGCAGCGATTTTGCGAACTTGGCGGCGTCGAGACCGTCGATCTCGGTCTCGAAAACGGTGCAGCTAGCCGTGCCGAAGCGGCCGGTGTCGATGTCTAGCGAGTAGACGTCCCGGGCCACGCCATCGACGCAGGCGTAGATTCTTTTGACCGCGACGCGGAGCCCTTGGGCTCGTAGTTGCTCGGCCACTGCGGTCATCTTGTCTTGGGTCATCGTGCTTCGAGTACGGGCGACGTCAGTCGTTTGATCCGCGTCCGAAGCCGCGAAGAGTCAGCTTGCGAACCGCCGCGCCGAGTGTTCGATCGTGAAACCGAATCGCAAAGTGATTCATGAGGGTCACCTCGCCCATGGAATATGGGTCGACGGACATCGCGTCCGCCTTTCCGCTTTCGATTCGTTTGAGGGCATTTGCCTTCGATGGACAGGGTTTCTTATGACACTCGCCCTTGCGCAGGGCCTCAGCAGCTCTCTTCTCTAAGGTCATGTTTCTCCTTGACGGATCCGTCATCGGGCGGTTGCTGTCTGGCGCGTTCACGAGGCAGTCCGCTTGCACGCGAGAAATCGGAGCGTCTCGAGGATGCCCTTGAGCGTTTTGGAGGAGTTTTCGAGCCACATGCTCGGGGTCTCTCCCACGAGCTTCTGCGAAGTCCACCTGCGGTCCGTGTCCCAAAACTGAACGAAGTACGTCAGGCCTTGCGGTGACTCGACGTGGTAACCGTCCCCGTCCCGGCCGCAGTTGACCTTGGTAACCGCCATGGTTTCCTCCTTCCCTTCGTAGGTGGAACGACCGATCGCGGGAGTGAGTTTCCAGCCATGGACTTCGTGGACGTTTCGCATGCCTAGAGTACGAACAAGCACTTCCGTTTGATCCGGAGGCATCAAACACCTTCGGCCTGAGTAATGATGGCCTATACACCACGAACACCGGCAACTGTCCAATGGGCCGACCCACATGGTGCGCACGTACGGCGGCCATACCCGATTGGCTCCGGGAGATTGCCAGATCACATCAAGGGCGCGAGGTCGAGACATGATCGCACTCGTCAACGTCTGGACGCAGGCCCCTTCGGCGATCGTCGACTGATACTGGACACCAACAAACCCGCCCCGCTAGATTGGCACGGGGGAGGGTTTGCCCATGGAACGTGCCTGGGAAATAGGTCTCATCAGCCTACCGAGGCGGTGCCTAGCGCTCACGTTTCGATCGATAAGCACTCCGCGAAAAACGGTTAATATAGCCTTACAATGCGGTTTATTTGGATAGCCGTCTACGGTCACCGTTGCGAGTGTCCGAGAAGGTTGACGAGGTCGCCAAGCGAGTGGGGCAGAAGGTCTGCGAAATTCGTCGCGAAAGGGGGTGGATTCAACAAGAACTGGCCAGTGCCGTTCCGGCTACGGTTCAGTGGATTTCTCATGTCGAGAGAGGCCTGCAGAACCTCAACCTTGCCTCCATGGTGAGACTCGCCAATGCCCTCGGGGTTCCCGTGGTCGAGCTGTTGATGCCGCCCAAGGCGCCGCGCAAGAGCAGGCTGGGGCGGGGGCGACCCAAGAAGATTTGAATCCTTTCGTGTATTGGCCGACGCACTCGACGAACCATTCGGGCCCTAAAGAGGACTTCGCCGAAGATGTGTGCCTCGGTAACCTCATTCGACAGGTATTGGGCGTTCAAACCTACAGGACGTTCTGAGTACTTTGAGCGGTTTACCGCGCGTTGGGTTCTTTTGTGTGTTATGCTTGGCCACACGACGGGTGTGTGAGACATCTCGGCCATTGGAGCTGCCTAGGTGCCATCCCGGGCGGGTTATCTGCCCTAAATGCACTCACAAACATCACGAGCTGCTATTATAGCCGCCACAAAGCCGTTGTAACAATCCAACGATGTCAACTTCCTCGAAAGAGTTTTATGCCTAAATCAACCAAACGCACCAGCAAAACCGGCAAAGCCAGCAAAGCTCCCAAAGTCGAGTTTGGTGCTAAATCAGCCTTCGTGCGGTCTGTCGCCGTCGATGTGCCAGCGTCGGAGGTCGTGGCCCTCGCCAAGAAGCAAGGGCTCGCGTTATCCGAGAACCACGTCTACAACATTAGAGCGACGGACAGGAAGCAGGCGACCAAGAGCGGGAAGGTGCCGCGAGCCGTAAAGAGTGGTCGCCCCTCGACCTCAAATGAGGCCTCGCTATATGCGGAGCAGTTTCGGACAGCCGTCGTGAAAATCGGCTTCATCGAGGCCGAAAAGATCTGGGAGAACTTGAGGGTGGTCTGTGGGGTCAATTCCGACGAGCCAGCCCCGACCGTTAGACGGAGGACGGTTGTGACTCCGTCTGCAGTGATGGGCGGCACTGCACCGTCCCCAGCCTCCACCGCGCCTTCGACCACGTCTGGCGAATGACTTTGTGAGGGGAGGCCGCCTCCTTCCCCTCGGGGCCTTTACCAGCCAACTAAAATTCGAGAGCGCCCTTGGCAACTAGCCGTCCGCATCCGCGGGCGTGCTTTTCGGCCCCGAACCGTCGACCGTGCTGCAACGTGAACGACGAGGTTGGGGCAACGCCAACCACTGCAAGGGCCCACGGGCTCCCGCCAGGTTGATGGTGGCTCCCGCCAGACCCATTCTATAAACCGTGCCCGAAAGGGCTCTTGGCGGTACTGCGCCGTCAACGTGTTCGGCTTGCTGCATGAGCAGTTATAGAATTGCTCTAGCGCGCCTGTGTGCTGATATGGGGTAGTCTCCCACAAACGCTCAGAATTGCTCACCTTTTGAAATCGTCTGTAATGGTCGATGACAGCGGCGCGATGTTAGTGGTTACCCGTTTGCCACATCTGTCATGTGTCATCTCGCTCCTGACCTCCAGGTGGACTCACTGGATCACCTAACCTCAAACAAATGGGACAAACCCAAGTAAAGACAAAGGGAGGGACCCGTTCAAACCCAAAGTGAAAGCTAGAGTTCAGGAGGTGTGTAGGCATGTTGCTCACTAAACTGTCACACCCCATGGCGATCCGGTAGACGCCGACTAGAACACCCGGGTACTCTATCAACTCATAACGGCCCACGATGGCCACATTTGGGGGCAAAATTCTCCCAAAGAGCGGGGTGGGCACTAGGGGGACTCAAAGACGCCATCCGATGGCGCGAGGGTTCAGGGACTTCAAAAAGCGTGTCGAGCGCGTGGCTCTTCGCGCGCAATGCGACCTCGACGAATGGGTTCCGTCGTTCTCGAGGCTGCGTTGAAGTCAACGCGAGCCCAATTTAAGGCGACCGAAGGAGGCAATAGGTAAAAATGGACCAACGAGAGTTACAAGACAGAATCATTGAGCGGTTAAAACGGGAGCCTGACGTCTTAGGCATGTCGGAGTTCTCAGAGGTGAGACGTTCGTCAGGTAAGAGGAAAACAAGAGGAGTGCCGCGTCGGACATTCTGCTTGGCAGGGTTGATTCTCGCCGCAGCCATGGTGCCCGTGCGACACAACCGTCGTGGCGTTGCGATCGGTCTGGGAGAGAATGTGGCACCGCCTGCGCAGCGGTGGATTGACGATGAATGCAAGCGGACGGGTATCGACGACCCGGAGGTTGTGATGATTCCCGCCAAGGCGAGGGAAATTTGGGCTGCTGCGTATGGGGATAGAGCCGCCGAGAATCTCTCGTTCTACGCAGCCGATTGGAAGGTCAAAGACCTCCGCCTGGTGACGGCGCGACAGATGGTTGAATATCTTCGTTTCTTCAACAGGGTGATTTGGAATTTGTCGTTCGCGGCGGTCGCCTGAGACCGCACATGCGGGAAAGGCCATGGGAGAGGGAAGCGGCGAGTGAACAATGACATCTGGGGGAATTGATGATCATTTCGTTTCCGTCCGCACCACTAGAGCATCCTCGGCTCATGGCTTATTCTGCACAAATTCGAGCGAGCGAGCGTATCGCCGTGACCGGTGTAGATGCTCACGATGGAGCATCAACGTATCATCATCGAAAGCCCGCTCAACGGGGATTTTGCTACCAACCGCCGCTACGCCACCTGGTGTTGCCGCCACATGCACGAGTGTGGCTACTCGCCCCTCGCGAGTCATTTGGTAGCACCGTGGTTCATGGACGATCGAATCGCGGCGGATAGGGACGCCGGCATAGGGATGCCCTGGTTCTGGCTACCCGACGTTACTCACTATTTCTTCATGGATCTCGGCATGTCGACCGGGATGTTGAGAGCCCTCGAGCGCTGTCATAACGAAGGCATTCCGACATTCGAAGGCAACCGACTGCCGCTGCGACACTTGCAGAGCTTTCAGAGCGGGCAGTGGCCGCCGCACACTCCGGGGTTTGGCCCCGAGGAGCCTCGACGTTCCGAGAGCGGCTTTAAACTCGAGGTCGGAGTGGCTCGGGCGCTCGGGATCACACCATCCGCGGAGCAGCACGCCTACGACGAGTCGCTCCCGACGGCGGACGAGGTCATTCTGGGCGGCGAATTGATCGAGTCGCTCCCGAAGGGCTCCCGACCGACTTCCGAGCCATGAGTCGTCGGCGTCGCAACCGATGGGTTCAGGCCTTCGACAAGAAGCGGGTGATCACACGCTACGGCGTGGTCGAGATGCCCACGCATCTCGACCCTGAAACCGTTACGATCGAGCAACTTCTCTCCGACCGCGCTTTCAAGGTCGTTCCCAAAAGCGAGATCACGGAAGCCGTTCAAAAGTTGCTCGATACGCTTTCGATCGAAGCCTTGCCCGAGCTGCACCCCAAGCCCGATCTCACTCACCACCAGGTGTGCATGTTGGAGATCATCGCCGAACTGGAGGTGCAAGACCAGTGCGACTGGGGCAACGTTCTCTACCACTACGGGATCATCAAGTCCGAAGGCAGGTATAACGTCGGCAAGATTGTGGGCGATGCCCTGATTCGCAGACAGCTCGTGACGGCGGACGGCCCCATGCTCACGCTGCAGGGGCGTTCACGAGTCCAAGCCGAAGAGGAGGCCCAACTCTGGCGCGATCGCCTGGGGCTCACGGAGTATCTGCTCGAGCGCGTCGAGCAAAACCCCGATCCCGATTACGACGAGATCTACTTCATCAAAGACGGCCGCCTCGATTGCTATTTCCGTCATGAGTGCTTCGAAGTTCAAAGCAAGATCGTCGTTCTGGCAAGCTACGTAGCCCCGTAAACCCTCGAAGGGTTCGAACGGTTCGAGGAATTCATTCCCGATTGACGGGGACTTCGAACTCCTGGCGCGGGAAGGCTTGCGCGAGACGAAGGACCATCGGCTTGACCACGTCTCGAACGATGTCCCGCGCGCGCGACTCATCGACGCCTTGGACGCTCGCCGCGATCTCTTCGATGAACATCGTGAGGCGCCCAACGAGCAGCTCGGGGGGCTCCTTCACAGCCAGGGACTCAAAGGCCTCTGCGATGACTTGGCTCTCGGGGTTGTCTCGGTATTTCAGCGCCGCGGGAGGCGGATCGGGCTCGAACAGTCCGAGCAGCCTTCGTTGCGCCTCCACCGATTCGAGGTCATCCAGATGGGCATCAATGTAAGTCTGGGTAAATTCCAGCTCTTCCTGCCTTTCGAGCCGTTCGTCTTCATGCCGCTTGGCTCGAGCGAGCTGTTCGAGGGTACGCTCGGGGCGGGGGAGTAGCTCGTATTTCATGGGCTTATACAAGCGTCGCAGGATGGCCTCGTAGGCCCCAGTGATGCTCATCTCCCCGCGGAGCAATTTCTCATGCAGGTCGGGGTGGCCTCGGTCGACGACTTGCACGAGTTGATCGGCGAGAGCCACCGATCGGAAAGGCAGTCGCGCTTTCTCGAGTGCGATCTGCTTGGCCGCGATGTGGTTGAGATCGCCCTTCCGGTGCGCTCTCTTTAGGTGGTTGTAATACGTCGCGTAAACGCGGGCCTGCTCGATCAACGTCATGTGCCGCTGCTGTGAAACGGTGTCGATGAGGAGACCGAGAATTTCGTTCCGGTGGACGTCTTCCTCCACGACATCGATGAGGGTCCAGCCGAGTTTTTTGCAGACACGCCACCGACGCTCACCATCGATGATGACCGCACCAACTTTCGTGATGCGGATCGGGCACCGCAGCCCGTTCCGCTCGATGTCGCGCCCCAGCTCAGCCAGGCTCTCGTCCGTCGAGTCAAACAGCTTTTCGTTGTGGATATTCGGGGTGATTTCCTTGAGGCGCCGTTTCACCCCTCGTCGTTACACCGGGAACTTCGTTCAGCGGCCTTTTCCTTCGAGCGTTTCGTGGGGTCAAACCCGATGGGCGACGCGACAGAAGGGCTGCAAGTCTCTCGCCCAAGCTTGCAACGGGAAGTTGGCGCGCAGCACCTCGTCGATCATGTCGTCGTCTCGGACGCCCACCAGGTGCAGGCACTCATGAAAAACCGTGGCGACGATTAGCCGCCACGTGTCGTTTCGCCAGGCGCGAGGCTTCGGTACGTAGAGCTTGATTCGGTTCGTACCAACGCGGGCGCGACCGCTCACGCCATGACTGCGGCTGTGGACAACTTCGACTTCAAGGGAGTGGGCCTTCAGGCGGTAGCCTATGACGACCAGGACCCTGTATATGAGTGCGCGGATCAGATCATCTCGGAAGCCCGTCTCGTTCGTCAATTCCATCTTCATTTGATACCGTTCTCAGTCGTTGAAAAGATTGGGTTCGTCGAGGGCAATTCCCACGAGACGCGCGCCGAGCTTCGTCGCCGCTTCGTGCATCTCGTTGGACAGATGATCATTCACCTCGTAGTGAACGAACTCGTGGAGCAGCAAGTCGAGCACGCGCTCGTCACGTTTCGCCAGGGCAAACCACTTCTTGCCGAGCCGGCCGTAATTTAGGCAAAGGCGAAAGCCCCCGTCATCGGTGGGCCCGAAATTGGCGGCCCACGACGCCTGCAGCTCCCTGACGATCGTCGTGCGACAGGTCTTGCCGGTGAGCCTTAAAAAGATGTGCTCTGCAAAGGCCGCAATTCTCGACATATCCGGGGTCCACTTTGAGGGCGGGATGACGTTCTCGGGCCGTCCGTTCTCATCGTAAGGCTTGGGGCTCGGCGTCACCTGCCCCGCGGGGAGGGCGGCGCCGGATGTCTTGACGTTCTCCCATGCGCCCTTCGAGAAGGCCCCGCCGGGGATGACCGTGTAGCCTTGGCTGACGGCAATCTTCGTCCCCTCGGGGTCGGAGGGGTCGTGGATCACGACCTTGTCGCCGAAGCGGCGGTGAACGACCGTGGTGATGGCCTCGGGCGCGCAGCGACCGTCGGCGGCCGCTTCGGTCACCCAGGCCGCGGTAGACTCGTCTTCCGAGAGGCGCGAGTGCATGGCGTTGAGGACCTCCACGCGCAACGTCCTGAGGAATGCCGGCGGCACGTTGTTGCGTTCCCAATTGACGGGGACGCGCTGCTCGACGTCGTAGTGCCAGCGGTCGCCGGTCTCGACGACGGGGATGCCCATCTCGTAGATGTGCGCCGTCTCGCCCTCGAGGACCTCGTAGACGTTGACGGCCGTCTTGCGCTGCGTCGGCGCCAGATTGCCGTCCGCGTCCGCTCGGATCGTCTGTAGGGTCGCCTCGAAAGAATGAAGAACCTCTCGTGGCGGGAGCAGGTCGCCGTCAAGATAGGTTTTGATGCCGGGCGGGGGGATCAACATCTTTGCCGAAGCGATCAGCTCGATGTATTGCTCGCGAGTCATGCGGAAAACGCCCGTGAAGACCGTTCCCGCCTTGCGTGTCGCCCGTGACGTGCGCCGACCGTCCTCGTCAAAAATGACCGTGCCCTTGGTCGATGTGACCTCAGCGCTGAGCGCCAGGGCGATCACGAGCTTCTCACCCATCTCGAAGCGGCCGCGCTTCGTCGGGTCGGGAGCTTTCTTCGAATGCTTGAACATCGTGTAGACGCTCGTCAGGTCGGAGAAACCCTCGGGGCTGTCGTCCTCGACCGTGATCCGGCACTGGGCCTTGCCCGGGAGGGGCTCGACGGTCGCGCGGACCGTCGTGACGTTCTCGTCCCAGGCGTTCTGCAGCAGCTCGTTCAGGATGAATGCACGAGGGCGGTTTGCGAGTTTACTGGCAAGACCACGGCGGTCGACGATGATGGCGGGTTCAGTCATTTGGTTGCCTTTTTGGCCCGAGAAGGTAATTCCGCTCGACGCCTTCCCTGGGGGACTGGTGACCCGCGGTCGCGCGTCTTCCAGAACTTCAGAAATTGCTCGAGTTCGTCTTCCTCGAGCCGGAGCCGCACATTAAAAGTCGCTCCCTCGCAGTAGATGCTCAGCTCGCCTGCTTTGATACCATGACGTTCGAGAGTGGCGCGCAGACCAGCTTCACGTGCCGCCTTCTCCTTCTCGGAGTGCTCGGACTCGGCGATTCGAGCATCTACGTCGCGAGTCCGCTCGTTCTGTGCAACCAGATGCTTCTGCACGCAGGCAACGATGTCCGTGACCTGCTTCTCGGTCAGCTTGGGGGCGAGCCCCGTGAAGTCACGAGCGCGATATTTGATTCTGGAGTCGGCCGTTCGCACCTCTTGTACCAGGACGGCGTACAGCCCGGTCGGCTTACAGGAGAAGCCACCACTGTGTTCGTGGCGGACGACGACATTGAGATGCGAACCCAGGGGAGTCCTCACCCTGATGGCTCGGTCCAGGCTCGTACCCTTCTGCAGGCTGACCTTGCCTAGCTTCGAGAGTGGCTTGGCCAGCTGCTTCTTGATACCCTCTATCGTCGTATAGAGCTGCTCGTCGGAAATCTCCTTCTTCATGATTCATCCAGAATACGGGTGACGGAAGCCGTTTGATCCGAGGCTCCCGGCAAGATTACGAGGCAATGGTGGCCAACGTCTGTCGTCTGAGACTCGTGTCCCAGCCGGCGCGCATTGTCGATGAGATGGTCGCGACGTTCATCGTCTATCGACTCGGGATCGTGACGCGGCGGATGGTGCCATCGGGCGCAAACGCGGTGCCTTCGGCGACCGGTGAGGGCTTGCGTGCCTCGAGCACCAGGGTGCGGAGGTGGCTGATCGTGGGGTAGTAGACCGCAACCTTGTGCGCGCCGCTCTGGAACCCGCGATAGTTTTTGGAGTAGCTCGCTCGCATCTCGGTCTCGGAGGACACGCCCGCGAGGCCATCGGCCATGATGCGGCGAATCTTTGCAGGGGCCCATCCGAGGCGCTCGGCAAGCTGCGCGGCGTCCACCGGTTTGTTCGTCTCGAGGTAATGCTCCGTGACCGCCGCACGCAGCGCGGTTTCATTCTCTGTCAGTGTCGTCGTCATTTCAGCCCACCACCGTCAAAACTTGATTGATTCTGAAACCGTGTGCGCTCGTCTGGCCCGTATTGCCCAACGTGTATTCGATGCGCACCGTGGTCTTGTTGACCTTGATTCGGTCGACACGGACGGGGTAATTGTCGCCCAAGTCAACCACCATACCGACCTGAATGTCTCTCACAACGATGGTCTTCATGCTGGGAGTACGGACAGCGGTCGCGCTTTGATCCGTGACTCGTGCATGCAAGACGAGACGTCTCGACGCCAACGGCCCAGCTCGTCCAGCTTGGCTGGCCATGCCCCTCAATGGCTCGAGAACGTCGCGACGACAACCCATGTGTCCTGGTCGAGAATGCTGGCCTGGATGACCTTCTGGACTCCGAGGTGTGCGTTGCAACCCTTATCCTGGGTCGACGCCTCGAAGGCGGCGACGTATTTCGCGAGGTTCTCGGTCGTCGGCTTGCCGAGACCTTCGAATCGTCCGCGCGTCCGCGTGCGCCACTCGGCGGGCGTGCAGGTGTAGGTTTTACCCCCCGTAACGTCGGTGGTGGTCATTTCAACGGTGTACTTTACGCTTCGCGAACTTCCCATGAATCGAGTACGGGTGGGCACCGTCGGATTGATCCGTCGACTGAGTGGCCGCGTCCATTTAAGGCTGCGCCGTTGCACCTACGAGTATAAAGTAAAAGCCCGCGATGGGCGCTCACTAAAGTGATGGCCCACGGATCAAAGAGCCAGGCTCGCCCGTACTCTCAGCGTCATATGGGCATCACGTTTTCCACCAATCTGCCGCCACCCGAAGGGACCGTCGAGGTCCCCTGCCTCTGTGCCCAAATGGGCGACGGCTTCATCCTCATGATGCGCGGGCAGGACTCGATCGAGGTCCGAGCAGACCTCGCCAAGCAGGCCGACCCGCGCTGCATGTCCTGTGGCGGTACGGGCGTGGAGAACACGCCCGTGGAGTCGCCCCACCATCTCGATCTGTGCCTGGACAACGCCCGGCGTCTGCTTGCAGCCCTTGGCCTGGCCCAGGACTTCGGCCAGTGCCCGGTTGCCGACGCTCGACGGGCCCTCGTACGCGCCCGCAACATGAACCTGGGCAACCTGGTCCGGGCGGAGGAAACCACGTACGGCGGGCCGCGCGTGCAGGAGGACGGGACGGTCGCCATGCGGCCCATCCGCAGCCACTCCGCAGGGCTCTCGGTCGAGGGCCTGGTCGAGCGCATCGACCGTTTCGAGTCATTCGTCCGGAGCGCGGTTGCGGCCGGCGCCACGGAAATTCATTGGGGCTAAACGCACGGAGCAAACCGAAGGCGTCGCTCGTACTCGGAGGACAACACCATGACAACGACCATCAAAAAAGACAGTCTCGACACCTTCTGCCGGCTCGCCCTCGAGTCCGATCTCTCGGACGAGCAGCTGACGGCCTACGCCAAAATGATCGTCGACGAAATCGACAGTAGTGCCACGGTGGCCGACCTGGTCGCATCGTTCCGGGCGATGTCCGCAACGGAATTCGCCGAGCGGGTCAAACGCGCCTGTAACGGCAACGCGACGAGCACGGGCAACGAGCACACCCGCATTCACCGGGAGACTCGCGGGTCGAAGAGCTGATGAGCCGCCCCCTGTCCCCCGACGAACTCGACCTAGAGCCCGAAATCCTATCCGACGACGACATGTCGGCCTGGATCGCGAGCATCGAATCCGATCCCGTCGTCCTGCGAGAGGAAGCGGACATGCTCGGGTCGACGGCGCGCAGGGTCCTGGCTGCGTGTCACGACAAGCCCCACGTGGCCACCAGCCGGACCGTGTCGAAATCAACCATGGCCCGCCTCGAGCGGCGCGGGCTCGCGAAACAACACGACAAGGCGTGGCAGCTGACGGACTTCGGCAAGAAGATCGGTGGGTACCTGGCCACCGCCTCAGGACGGATCAAACCCTGACCCTCACCCGTACTCGACACATGGCAAAGGCAAAGAAGACCGTGCAGTCCACGCAAAAGAAGCTCCCGTTCCACGGTGGCCAGCAATGTTACGCCTGCGACTGCCAGACGGTCGTGGGCCTCCGTGATCGCCGTCCGGAAGGCGGCTCCCTCGAAATTGCCTGTGCACGCCACGCCGACCCGACGGTCGCTACCTACGATGCCTGCATGTACTGCGACGCGCCGGCCCGGAAGGGGTCCTGGCTCATCGATGGGAACTTCGCGCACAAGACGTGCCACGACATGGTTGTGAACGACACGTTCCACAAAGTGATGGATCAGCGCTTCGAACGCGCCCGGATCAAAAGAAGCCGCTGACCCGTACTCCCAGCATGAACACGATTTGCCACCTCTGCCCGAGCACTGACATCGTTGGTCTGTGCGATGTTGGCGGTACGAAACCCGACCTCCGGCCCGCTTGCAAGTCGCACGTCGAGAAGTCGACCGGCGAGGTTGTCGCGGACCTGTCGGAGGCGCAGAAGACCGTCCTGTTGCGCGCGGTCGAGAGCACCACGACGCATTCGGGCCGTGGCGGGCACAGCGTGTCGACGATGCGCGCGCTCGAGCGGAAGGGCTTCGTGAGGCAAGGAAAGGCTCACACCCACGACACGAACTGGCACTTCACGGCCGGCGCGGCGTTCATCGGCCTGTATCTGGAGCGCATCAACTTTGACGCAATCTGCCGCCGGGAAGCGACCTCCGCGCTGAAGCTTTGGTTCCCCAATTCGCGAGGGCAGAGCAGCGCGGCGATCATGGCCGAACTCGAGGCCCGCGGTTGGCAGTGGCAGTCGACGAGCGCGGACTGGACGCGCATCAACTGCCCGGAGTGAACGATTGTCGAAAGCATACCACATGCCGTCGCGCTGGTGCCAAACATGCGCCGCGCGCGCCCAACTGACCCTAAAAGCCAAATGAAAGCCCATATGAGACGCCTCAAAGCCAGCACCCCCTCCTCGAAGCCCACGCGAACCGTCAACGACATCATCTTTGCGATGACCGAGCAGCGCGCCAAAGATCTGCTCCGAGCCATCGTTGTCGCTGTCGAGGAAGCCGATACGGACTTGGAGGACATTCAGGCCAAGACTAAGGCCGCCGAACGGCGTGCAGCCGGCTTCACCGCCGTCCGGGAGGCCCTCGTGGCCATCGGAGAACCGGAGGCTCCAGTGGAGGTGCCTGTCATGTCCGACGACGATTATCAAACGATTCTGCGGAAGGACGTGGAAGACGCGAAGGCCCGTGTGAAGCAGTTGGAGCAGGAGGAAGAAGACGCCGACAACCGGTGCATGGGCACGCCCGAGGGCGACAGGGACCTGCAGAAGTATCGGGACCATTCGATCAAAGTCGGCCATAGCCTGGAGCAGGCTCGCGAAGACCTGGTAAAGGCGGAGCGCGACCTGCGATTGCTCGGCCGATGACACCCTGCCACCCCCACCCCAACCACCCCGATGATCCTCGAGAAACACTGAACCGATGAAACGCACGAACGAGAAGGCCACCCCGGTTTGCATCAACTGTGGCATGGCTTCGAATCTTCACATCCTGGGTTTCTGCATGCCCGGGCTCCAACTCACGGCCAAACAGCGCGCCGCACAGCTCAAAAAGAACAAGAAGCTCGAGGCCGTTCAACAGACCAGCAAGACCACCAAAACGAAACGGACGAGTCTGAGGGGCGGCGCCCGGCGCGGCGAAAAGTAAATGTCAGAATCGAGGGGCTCGGCGCGTCCTGACAACATGACCACCGCCGACTTTGCTCTCTACTGGTGCACCGAATCTTGGCTTCTCGAGGACATCCCGCGCGAAACGGGATTGCCGGAAGCCGAATGTGAAGTCATTCGTCTCGAGGTCGAGAAGGTGCGGCGCCTGTACGCCGAGTCTCTCGAGCCAACGTTCGTCCGCTTGGCGGATCTGACAACGCTGACGACGATCTCCGAGCGGACTAAATGAGATCGAAAGCCGGTAAGAAATCACGAGCGCGCGCGGGCTCCGCATTGAGCCCATCCTTGCGTAAGCTGCTCGAAGACGCCCGGCGGGAGTTCATGACCGAAATCCACAGCAATTCTGAGGACGACATCGCAGCTGACCCGAACCTCCAGCGTCGCGTAAAGCTCGTCGGTCGGATCGATCGTGCGTTGAAGACCCGAGGCGTCTGACACGAACGGATCTTCGAGATGACAACTTCTAAGGGTGAACGTCATCCGTCGCCCAGGAGAGATGCAGCGGCCGTATCTATGATCTGGCGGCGATGTTTGAAATTGGGGCAAGGGACCTGGAGAACATTCAGGGGTGGATCGCTCGAGATCTCGAGCCCCTCGGACAGGTCGTCTGCAGTGTCGTCTGCAGAACCGCGTACAAGGTCGTGGTGCGCCACCGCACGGGCGTCAGCGTGCGACTGCTCATCTGCAGCGACGATGTCAAAGGCCTCCCCTTCATCTACATCATGCCAATCCTCGATCCAACCGAGAGAGCGCTCTACGACGAGGTTCGGACGTTTCGCGGGATCTTGCCGGATGGGTCCACGCTCGGTCCCGTTCTGCTGCAGGCGAAGACGACTCTCGACGCTGCAGTGAGCGCGTTCGAGAGCGCGACCGAGAATGAACGGGCCGAAGGCTCTCTTTAGCCTGCTCTCTTTAGCCTGCTAAGCGCCGAGAGCGCGACCAGACCCAGACGACGTCGCGAGGGTCGGGCGATCGCGAGTAGAGGTAAGGCAACCGAAACGTCTCGCGTGGTCGACCGAGTATTGGCTTGAGTGCATGTACGTGCTCGTGGCCAACGAAGATGTATTTCTTCACGAATTTCTTGTCGAGTATGCGACCCTCGTCGATGCCATTCATGTTGCCACGCCGCTGAGGATGGTCGCGATTCCATCGGTGCGTGACCCACGCGCCTAGGACCACGGTCGGGCGGTATTTCTCCACGGCCTCCAGCGCCGTGAGCTTCTCGACGTCCTCACCGTACGGGACGGTTGCCTGCTCGATATTCTGATAGAGCTGCTGGACATCGTCCCGTTCCTGTTGCCGTGAATCGGTCATCCGGATCCCAACCGCGCGCCCGAGGGCTCCGTTGCCGGCGCCGATTTCAATCGTGTCGCCGTCAATAATTTGCTCGCGAAGAAATTCCACCAGCTCGAGCGTCGGCAGACAATAGAAGCCGCGCCGGACACACCATAGCGCAAGATCCGTTCGCGACCGATTCGCGTAGACGCTCGCGGGCACGGCCTTGAGGCGACCCTTCTCGTCGAGACACTCGGCGTCGAGCCCGGCGAGGATCTCGGTTTCATGACTCGCGTCGAGCGTGACGATCTCGGCGCCATCCCAGTTGAACTGCATGCTCCTCGACCTTAGCATACGGCCCTTCTTCGAGGAAGACTCGACTCAGGACAAGTTCTTCGTGTAAACGTCCACGGCCTTCTGGATTCGACGCATGAGGAGGCTCATCCGCTCTCGATCGACGGGTTCTTGGCTGTTGGCCCAGGTGATGTTCATGAATGCCTGCCGGTCTTCGACCGACGCCGCATTCCAGACCTTCATTATGGTCACCATGATCGGATCACTCTTCGGAATGATCTCGCCCGTCTCGGGATCGATGAGAGCTGGGACGCAATCCGGACATTGTGGATCGTAAGGATGGTTGTCCATCAGGCGACCCTTTCCTTGGCGACGGTCCACGCGCCGTCCCTGAAGGCGGCCTTCCGAATGCACGGTGTTTTCTGATCTTTGACGTCGGGAAACACGTTGAAAATGTCTAAGGGAGCCTCGAGTCGATACGCGACGAGGACGCGCAGGAGGCGGTCAATGGGGGCCATCAAGGCCGGTAAGACGGGGCTTTCGATGCGCTCGGTTCCGTCGTTGCAGTCGTGCTCCCACGCGCCCACGATGAAAGGTTCGACGCCGAGATGGCGCGCCAGCGCTTCCTCCGACCAGTCGAGTATCTTGCGCAAGAAACGAAGCTCGCGCCCCGACAACAAGCGCCGCTCGTGGAGCAAGTCCTTCGCGATCGCCCGATGCAGGGCCGACGGTTGAGGAATACCGGGTGCCGACCAATTGCAGGCCGTACACTCACGGACCTCAATCTCCGTGAGGACGACGTTATCGAGGCCCAGCCCATCATAGGCATAAGCGCACGGTTTCGAACGCACGATGTCTTCACCGCACTCGGTACATTTCATGCTTTTACCCCCCTCAGTTACTAATGTTTGGATCGCAAACGAACGCTTCGAGTTGAGCGAATCCCAGTTGCTGAAGTCTCATGCGATTGGTCCAGCTGACGGCGTAGGCGATCTTCCGATCGTCGCGACGTCGATAGACCCAATGACGCCGATTGCCGTGGGGCGTCTCGAGGACGAAAGAGCCAATCTCGCGGAGATCGTCAGCGACGATGGTCACAATCTGCAGCGACATGGGCTCTGCCTCCAAAACGTCAGCGAGCGTCTTGCCATCGGCGAGGGACTGTGCGGCGCGGCCAATCGAGGCCTGCATTCCCTCTCTGATGGTCTCGATCAACTGCTCGTCGGTAAGAGCGGCGTCAGCGTCCCCCATACGGCTTCACGCCTCCTCGAGTGGACGGGTTTGCCAGCTCGGCTCGGGGAAGGCAAGCCCCTCTTTTGGGTTCTGTGAGACTCCCTCGGTGGCCTACCGATTTGGTGAGCATTTGGCATGGCGTCGTTGTGGAGAACTCAGTGAGTTAGGGTCGTCTCCCGAGAAGAGCCGCCGACGCACGCACGAGCGTCGCCACTTGTGATTGCTCCGCGACGAGGTTGCCCAAAGCGGACGTTGATTTCTCAGCCCATGACCACGCTGCACGACGACCGAGCGTTCCCTCTCCGCTTCGACGAGCCAAGTCGAGGGCACTGCGATAGCCCCTGCCGATTTCCTCGAGACTTCGCAGCCGCGCGCCGTCGGCCGCTCCAGCGATTTCGGCTCGGTACAGGGCGCGGGTAATTCCGAGCAGATCGCGCACGGCGGCAAACGGAAATGGACCGTGGGTGTCGCAGGACAAGGGGCGAAGAGTATGATTCCTGGCTCCAAGAAGGCACGCCGGAACTGTCTTCGGCTTGGCCGGCCAGAGGTCTCCACAAACGATATGAGATTCCGCTAGGCCGGTGGTGTTACCGAACGACTCGCCGGGCTTGCCGGTCGACGTACGGAAGGGGCCTCTGGTAGGCTGGGAGCCTCGCTGGGGGGCTTCGCTCGTCTCAGGCGGCATCGGTGCCGGTTGGAGCGTCGTGTGGCTTCTCAGGTGTCTCTGAGGAGGAGGGAACCATGTCCACGTCGAAGCCTGAGGAACCTTCAAACGAGCTGGATGCGGAGCGTAGGAACGAGCAAAAAGATCGCGAAACGGCGGGCTCCCCCGAGCCCTGTCCAGAATGCCGTGGTGAAGGCGTGCTGTGGCTCGGAGGACTCGGCCGGCTGCGTGTCACTTGCCACGTTTGCGAGGGCACCAAGACTAGCGGATCATCCCGCGGGCCCTGACGTTTTCTCCGATGTTCAGATCTCTTCGGCGGGCAGGTCCGAGATGCACTCGTCACCGAGTTCTGGCATGTCGATGATGCCAGCGCAGCGACGGATGGCGCGGACAATCTCGTCGGCGTACTCCCGCTCGTTGCTCGAGCCGCGGGCGGGCAGTAGGAAACCGCCTGCCAATTCGCGGAATCCGACGAAAACGCCGCCGCCTCCAGCAAACAGTTTCGAGTAGACGAGTGTACGCCCGTCCTCATGCTGCCGCACCAGGACATACGCCTCGTGATTGGCCTGACTCCGGTGCTGCCCGTCGAACCACGTCGCCTTGGCGATGATGGGCCACTGCTCGGGATCGAGCGTGACGGGACGGCGCTCGGAAAGCTTGACTTTGATGGTCTTCTTTTCGGGTTCGATTTCGCTGGTGGTCATTTGGTGGTGGTCTCTTTTCTTGCCGGAAGCGCAGGGATCACTCGTTGTCGTATTGGCAGCTCGCGCAGTCACTGTCACGCGGGTTACCCTCGCGAGAGCCGCACGAGCAGCCCGTCCAGAGACCTCCGCCGGAGCCGCGACCGTAAGCGCTCACTCGCGGAGCACTCGCTACCGTGACGGCGCCGGGCTTGGCCGCACAGGTGATATGGCGGGCTTTTACACCCTTGCTCCACTCGACCTTGCTGCCGACGGCGATACGGCTCGAGCAACAGGGGCAAGCACTGGCGAATTTGGCGGAAATGATCACGGTGGTGGTTCTTTAGGGTGGTCGGTGGGTGGTTTTGCATGCTCGGGTTTCCCCGAGCCGCAGATAAATCATGCGCTAAAATCGGTGCCGCGTCCAATGACTGCCGCGCATTTGGCTCACCAAAATGGGACCGTATGCGAGGTGGCAGCTCGACGGTGTAAAAACGGCTCATGACCGAGACAATCCCAATGCTCCTCTGGTGCCCCGAGTGTGGAGAACGTCATGTCGACCGCGGCGCACCTTGCCTTGCAACCGGCCTCAGTCGGACGTGGCGCTCGACCGCTGAGTGACTTTAGCCGAATCATGTCGGCTTCGGGCGAGCGCGCCCCGCTCAGGGCTTCTTCGGGTTGGCGCTGGTGCATCCCGGTTCCACGTATTCGATCATACCAAAGAATTGTGCGACTCTGATGGTCGCATTCCCGGCGCCTTCATTCGACTTCGCGAAGTTGTGACAGATGACCGCTCGTCCGACGAGCGTGGCCTTGTGACAGATAAAATACGAGCCATCCTTGTAGCATTGCTGAAGGATCACCCGCTTACGCTGCTCGTCGACGAGCTTGTTCTTCGAGAACAAGCATTCGTCACAAGGCTTCTCGGCGATGAGTAAATTCTTACCATTGAAGGCGTCGGGCTGGAGGCTGTCGTCGTCCATGGGGGATCTCACACTCTTAATTGGCACAATCCAAAACTCGGGGCTTGAGCCATCCAGCGCTTTCTGAAACTTTCTCGTAACCGGATCTAAGAATGATCTTTGGGAATTTTCAGATAAACAATTATCATTACGGCTGCAATTAACGAGAGCATGACACGAACCATCATGATCGAAAGATGCAGGCTGAGGACTTTGAAACTAATTGCCAAAGCACCCACGACCAACAAGATCTGTATGATGATCGATCGCACGCATGACGGTCGTAAGACGACGCGGCGAATCGAAAACCCCACCGTCTGAGATTTCACACAAAAATATGACGAGAGACTCAAAAATCGTCACCCTCGAGTCTCGCCTCTGCGACGACCGCGGAAAGACGCTCCTCTTCACGGAGCCGAGCGAAAGCACTCTCGGGTACCTTGTGCCCGCGTGCACGATGCTCCTCGAGATGCGCGATCATCGGCCCATAGTGGGTTTCAGCGATGGTACCCCCGTTAATCGCGAGTTCACAGTCCATGCAGATGACGTAGACGCCGTCGGAAAAAATGTAGACATCGGACTCGGCTCCGCGGCGCGCGTAAGACATGGCTCGTAGCGTACGTGGTGCTACGCTCGGGACAAGCGCCGTGCGAGGTGCGGCCCCAAAGGCCAGAGACGACGGAGGTTCCGTCAAGTCGCACCAGTCGGCCCGCTCTGACAAACGGGCAAGCCAGGGGGTCTTAGTTTTTTCTGCCTCCACCTATGCCGAGGTGGCCCCGCATCGGTGGCGAAGTACGGGGCAAATAGGGAACTTGAAGACAAAATCTATGGGGCGACATCGCCACGCTCATCCCACACGGCCCAAATGATCATTCCCAGAAACAGGAAACCGCCCCTCAGCTCTGGGCCGATGACATGGCTCACAAGTCCCTGCCAGAGCAGGACGAAGATCAGGGCACAACAAAACCCGAAGGTCCGATAGACGGACCGGTGACTTACCATTTGGAACCCCCCGCTGACACAGGCGCACCGCCGCTACGCGAGCCCTTAACCCCAACCAAACCAAACGTAGCCTAAACTACGCGAGGTTGGCCGGAAATATTCTCAGAGCAAGTTAGCTTCAGTAACCCGATGCATGAGCGCTCGATTGCCTAAGCCCAAGGCCAGACTAGCCGGTGAGACAGGCCTCGCGCAGATGACAACCCAATTGGGGGGTAAAGCGGCGCAAGCACAGCCAAACACTGAACTTGACGGCGACTGCCTGGTCAGACAAACGTCGAATGCGGAGGGCGGTCCTTCCGGTGCCCGCGCAAAGACAAACGGGGTAGGGGGCCGGGGGCTTTGCGGGCTGTGGCCGAGGGTGGATCGCTCTCCATTCTCTCTTTGAACCCGTCCGGCTAAGACTTGCCGAGAAATCGAGTGAAATGGACGGACAAGAGCGTTTCACCTACACTACCCTCCTAGAGGGCGACCCCCCGATCGTGAGTTTGGAGCCCCCCACCGCTTGCACGACGCTGTGGGGGTCGCCTCTCTTTTTTCGTCCAGCTCAGGTTCAGAAAGGGAAATCATCGGCTTCGTCGCTCGCGACTGGAGGCAACTCGGCGGATGCGGGGAGGCTTTCCTGGCCAGCGGGGACTTCCTCGACGACACCTTCCATTTGACTGGCGTAGTACGCGGCCTCCTCGGCTTCCCGGGCGCGCATGTACCAGGCGTCCTCCTGGTCGAGGTCTTTGGACGCGGCCGGCATCGGCATAGCCTCGATACCCTTGGCCTCACAGTGGGCCTCGTACGCGCTCTGGAGGTACTTCTCTCCGCGCTCGTACGACTCGAACTGAGTGTCAGCGTCTGGGTCGACGGCTGGGAAGGCTGACTCCACGAGAACTTCCATCCCGTAAACCGAGGCGCCCGAGTCGCCGGGGCAATCGATCGTCCCAATGATCAGGGCGCCGCGCTTGATCGTGTGCTTCATACCCGAGAGTACGGGCAATCCCGACGGGTTGATCCGGAGATTCCGGTGTTTTGATCAGCTGAGCGCGACGCGCGCCAACTCCGCATCACAGGCCGCCACGACGGCGCCCACCGCGTCCACAGCTGCCGTGAACCGCGCGGTCTCCCGGGACTCGGAGGATTCCTCTTCGAGGCCGACGCTCGTGTTTTCGTGCCACTGAGCCAGGGCATTGTAAACGGCGAGAGCGCCTGCTCCTGTGTCAGGTCATTGACGGCATGACAAATTGCGGTTTTGAGATCGATCATGGGACGTTGCTGGGAGTACGGTCGGGTGCGTCGGTTTGATTCGCCTCGAACAACCAGATCGCTACAGCTTCAGTCCTGAGGCGCAATTCAGCGATGTCCACGTAATACCCACTCGAGAGAAATCCCGTTTTCATGAGCCTCAGGGGAGCCCCGGTGAGGTCGCTGATCGATTGCTCGAGGGCGGCGATAGCGGGCACGTAATTGCCCGCGTGGGCGCAGTCGAAGCCGAACCACCAGCAGTCAGGAGGTTCGCCCGTGGGAATGCGATAGCCATCACAGGGACCTGCCCAATTGATGCCGAACTCAAAGCCGACATCGCGGGGCGAGCGTCCATGAAACGGATGCGAAGGCGGGACACCGACGTATCCGCAAAGTGCACCCACGTCGCCACGGATGATCAAGAGCGGGTATGGAACGGCGGCCGAGCGCCACTCGACCAGATCCGGTTCCGTTTTCCAGATTCCCGGCTGCCATACGGAGCGCGAAGGGCCCCAGGGCCCCTCGACAGGCTTTCCCTCCAGTCTTTCGTAGCGCTCCCGTATTTCCGGAAGCAGCCCGCCGTCGTCGAACCGCAGGACGCGAATGGCCCACGTGTACGCATTGGCCAATTTGGCCGACGTGATGTCGCCAGACACCTCCTCCATGGCCGGAAGGATACCCACGAACGAGCGGAGGGGAAAGACAAGATTTCACCTCACGACTCCGCTTCGCACTCGTCCAGGAATGCCTCAAATTCCTCATCCGTTTCGAGCTGCGGACCGTGCTCGTCAAGCGATGCGAGTCCCTCTTCCCATGTCGCTCGGAGACGCGCGGGCTGTTCGTCAGCAGATTCTTCGCTCGGTCGCGCCTTCGTGAGTGCGTTGAGACTCACGCCATAAATACACTGGAGTTTCTCGTTCAGATAATCGCGGTGAAAGCTCTGCATCGGTAGAGCCTTGCCGGGGCCGTGCACGTTGGTGTCGGTAAAGTCGATGCCTTGCGAGAGCGCGGCACGACATAACGTGATGTACTCGTTCATGAGGCCCGTAAACTCCAGGAATGCATGACAGCCGGTCCTTTGCGCGTGCGTGTAGAACCAGTTGCTCACGCCCTGCATCTTCGAGATCATCGTCTGCAACTCATCGGTCGTGTGTGCCCATTTGTCGACCATCTTTATTTCTCCCATGGGCGTGGAGGTTACCGCGCTTTTGATGCGCCCTCGCGTGGAAAAAGACGATAAGATTGGGCCATGTCCGAGAGCCCTCTCCACACGGTGCCATGGTTTCCGGAGCTTACGATGCACGGAACCGAGATGCCCGGGAGCGCGGTCTCATTGGTTCTGTTGGTCGCTCAGCTCTCGAACCGGCTCGGGATCGTGGACATCGATGTTTTTGCCGCGAGGCTCGGCCGCGAGACGGGATTGGTCGAGGAACGCTGTTACAAGGCGATCCGTCTCGCCGGACTTCTCGGCTTGGTTGGCGTGACGAAACAGACGGTAGGGTTGTCGTGATCGGACCTCAGGACGGCCGAAGCCCCTCTGGGCTTCGGCGAGCGCGAAGGTGATTCGATAGTTCACGCAAAGCAAATCGAAGGGTTACGCGCGAACAAACCAGCTCGTAAATGACCCTCTCGCAATCCGCCTTGCAATGCCCTATATTGCCTGGACTTTATGGCTACAGATTTGAGAGGCTGCGTGGAGCCCACCCGACCACGACAGCACAACCTCCGTCTCGGGGCCGAGGACTTGACGGATTTGAGAGGCTGCGTGGAGCCCACCCGACCACGACGCCACTGTGATCGGTAGCCCGCACCTGCAGGCGCAGAATTTGAGAGGCTGCGTGGAGCCCACCCGACCACGACGTGCGCATCCGATACGAGTGCCGACTGCTTCGAGGCGAATTTGAGAGGCTGCGTGGAGCCCACCCAACCACGACAATCCGACGCAGGTGACGAGCCTCGTCGCGCATTGGATTTGAGAGGCTGCGTGGAGCCCACCCGACCACGACGATGAGCGGTCCATTAAGCATCCACTCGAGGTTCAGATTTGAGAGGCTGCGTGGAGCCCACCCGACCACGACGATAGAAGAGTGGTCAACGGCAGCTTCCGCCAGCTTGATTTGAGAGGCTGCGTGGAGCCCACCCAACCACGACACGCGGTCGTCCGTAGCACGTGCATCCTTGGCTTGCGATTTGAGAGGCTGCGTGGAGCCCACCCAACCACGACCCCACTACCTTCCGCGTCGCGACGCGGTGGTGCTCGGATTTGAGAGGCTGCGTGGAGCCCACCCAACCACGACTGGCAGCATGATATGAGTATGCCCGTGTCAAAGGCGACCGATTTGAGAGGCTGCGTGGAGCCCACCCAACCACGACAACCCGATCTGTCCTTGACCTTTCAAGCTGTGAACTTATTCGCGAGGCTGTATGGAGCCTTACCAGACCACGATCATGTCCCCCTCGCAGCGCCGAGTTGAGCGTAGCCGCTTCATGAACCTGTGGCTCGCCGTGGCGAGCGTCCTGGACATCGGGGCCACGGCGACGACAATGCCTCGTCGGAAGAAGCGCAAGATCACGACCGATCAGGAGGCGGTGGCGGCGGACTGGGATCGGCTGGCAGAGAGCTGGTCCAAGCCTCCCACTCGCGCCGGCAGATTCAATGATCGCGAAGGAAAAGGCTGAGGACGCGGCCTGCAGCTCGACTTAACTCGTGCCTCTCTGATTCAACCGTGGGTGCGGCTGCGTAGTGCACGGGCCTTGGCGCGCAGGGCTGATGCACGGCCGAGCTGCTCTCGATCCTCGGCGTCTTGTGCCTGCTCCTCGAGGTCTGCAATCTCCATCTCGAGTGCGACGCGATCATCATTGTTCGGGGCAGATTTCTGGCTCTCCTCCTTGACCGCCGCGCCCCGTCGGCCAGCGAGAATGCGTTCCGCTGCTCCCTTGACGCCGTACGTCTTGAAATCCCAATCGCCACCCATGATCGCCGCGCAATCCCGGTCCTTCCACATCTGGTGGAGGTGGAGCCGCTTGATCTCCGCCTCGTATTCCTCTCGGGTGAGTGGGCCACCCTGGGCTGCCGAGTAGACGTCTCGTTCCACGGCGGACTCGAGTGCCGCCTCCGGCGTCGCGTGTCGATTGTCCGCGGTGCCGAGAGAGGGGCCGTAGTGACGCTCGTCCTGATACGTCCAGCAGCCCGGAAGCCCGTCGGGGCCGGCGTAAACCCCTCGCTGCTCGTCTAGCGACAGGTGAAGAAGGGGCGCCCAAGCGGCCGTGTAATGCTGTTTGGTAAACGGCCCTACAACGGACTTGTGCGTTGCGGTGCGGTCCTGTTGTGGCCTGCGATCGTAGTCATGCATTGGAAAATCCCCACTAAACGGGCTTTGAACCGGTTCGTTTTCGAATGTTATCAGAAATTGTAGACCCGGCCGTGCTTCGCCTTCAAGGCCGCCTCGTAAGCCTCGCGGCTCTCGGCCGACTCGAGCAAGGACCAATCGAAGAGCATCTTCGGCGTGCGAACGGCGGCGTCTTGCGCGCAGGAAGCTGCCACCTCATGCCGCCACGTATACCACACGGGACGCGAAGCTTCGACGCCCGGGACGAGCAGGGGCGAGGCCTCACACAAGGCAATCGCCTCGGCATCATCGGCGCGCACCGAGACGGAGACACTGCCACCCAGGGCGCCGCGCCCGTACTCGAAAAGTGCTGCCTCGAGACACGTTGCGAATTCGCCGCGCCCGAGAACCTGCCGGCCCGACCAGGTGTAGTCGGCGACGTAGTACTGGCGATAGTCGTTGAAATATACCGACACGGAATGGCCGTTGTAGTCGGCGTGGGACGTCAGCTGGCCGTAACGGGGAGAGCCCGTGGCGGCGGCGCGGCGGTTCAGAGCGTCGATCGGCGAATAGGGGCGCGTGGGGGCGTGAAAGCGGACGGCGGGGGTGGTTGTCATATCTTGGGGAGTACGGGCGAGCCCCACGGTTTGATCCGTCGTGGGAACTCCGGGGGTTATTTGGACGTGGTGACTTCGAGCGCCTCCTCTAGGGTGAGCAGCCGCGCATGGTCGGAAAGGACGAAGGCAACGGCGTTGATGTTGATCGCACTCGGAATCTCACCGGCGCGCAGCTGTTCGACGAATGATTGGATCCGGGACAGTAGGTCTTCCGCGTTGCGGAGCGTTCTGCCCCGCTGAAGCTTGATTTCGTAGCGGAAGACGTCCTCCAAAGGAATGACGAGGTCGGGAGCCCTGGCAGGGGCAACGATCGGGGCAGCCTTGACGGCGGTCTCCGGGCGGAGTTTTTTGGCCAAGCGTTGGATTTTGGTGTTCTTCATTGCGCCCTGAATACGGGTGAGGAGAAGAGGCTGATCCCAGTTTGAGAGGAGGGAGTCGAGTTCGGGCTCGGACTCATCGCGGGTTTTTCTTCGTGCGCTCGAGCCGTGTTTGCGCTGCCTTGACGGCACCACGGCTGAGAAGGTGCCCTGTTTGGGGGTCGACGTCCGCCAGCTCACTGGCGAGGACGCAGGCGCCGTTGTGGCCGTCGGGGAAGACGCAATCGGGGTCGTGGCTCTGGGAGACTGCCACGGCGACCGGCGGGGGAGCAGCGGGCTCGGATTCCGTGCCGGCCTTCTCCTCGTGCCAGGCGATGAGGGCTTCGAGCCAGGCGAGAGCACATTCCTGATCGGCGTCCGTCGGCGAGTCTTCCCCGTGCCCCTGACGCTCCTCGAGCATGGAAGCCGCGTCACTGCGGACCGTGCGCAGACCGCGAACGATGCGGCTCGTGAGGCGCGGCTTCATGCCTTCCGCACCTTCGGCGGCGGCCATTTCGGTGGTGTCGGGGTCAACCATGGCTCTCCAGTGGCGGGATCGATCCTCGTGATTTCCTGTTGGCTGAGGCATTCGCCTTCGTGACCGTCCGAAAAGACGCAGTCGGGGTTGTGGCTCGTGTGCTCGTGGGGGACGGGCTTCTTCGGTTGAGTCTCGGGATGCGTAGCGTCGTACCAGGTAAAGAGAGCATCCAAATACTCGAGCCCGTGATATGTCAGCTTGTCGCTGTTGAACGCACTGTCCGTTCCAGCGCGCTCGTCAAGCATCACTTCTGCGTCGGCGTAGACGCCGCGTAGCGCCTCGATGACCTTGCGGGTCAAACGGGGGCGTTTCGGAGGCAGTTCAGAAGGGGATTTCATCTGAGTCGATCGGGGGAGCGGCCGGTGCCACCGCCGCTACGACGGCGGCGGGCTCGTCGCCCTGCAGGTCGCCCTCGTAGCGGTCGTCATCCTCGCCGTCGATACCGCTCTGGTAGGCGATGTAGGAAGCGTCGTCCCACCACTTTAGGGCGATGAGGCGAAACGCCGTGAACGAGTCGTTCCAGGCGACCTCGGTGCGTTGCGGGTTACAGATGGCACCAACTTGCGTCGGGTCGCGGTCTTCCGTGATGGACTGTAGGACGGTGAGGTGCAGCGTGTAAGGGTTCATCATGGTGGATCGAGGGGAGTACGGGCCAGCTTCGCGTTGTGATCCGTCGGAAGCGCGGAAAGAAGCGCGCTCGCCCAGCGGCTTCAGGACTCGGGTTCGATCGGCTCGTCTATGTCGGCCTGAGTGTAGCCGGATAGGATTTCCTTTCGATAGCGTGACAGCTTTTGAGTCCGGCACTTCATGCAGACCCTGCAAAGCGGAATGCCTTGGGCGTCCGTCTCCCACCACGAAGGCTCAGTGCTGCTGGTGCTATCCAGGCATGAATGGCTGACAGTCTTCATGCTCTCTATATACTAGCACCCGACCCTAAAGTCGCGGAGATAGGCGTCGTCCTCGAAACTGTTCAGCAAAGAATCACGTCTCGCTGACGATCGAGTTGCAGACGTCGATGCACTCATTGCAAATGAGAACGGTTGGACCGGCGATGAGCTTGGTCACCTCGTTCTGCGCCTTGCCGCAGAACGAGCAGGAGCGGGAAGTGGACGCCTTGGATTCCGTCCGAAAAGGGCGCGAGCCGAGCGGGGAGAGATCGACGTCCGCCGCCCCGACGGGTTGGAATTCACGAAGCCGAGCGCTGGACGCCTCGAGAACCTCGACGAGCTTCGTGACGCTCGTCCGTTCGTGCAAATCGTTGAGGTCGAGACCGCGAGGACGGCGGGCAGCAAAGGTCTCACGGATGTGCGTCGCAAAGGCAGAAGCGACCGCAGCGACGCCCCCGGGGGTCTGCAGGGTTTTTTGCCAAGCGTCGGGGTCAAAGGTCGCGGTCTTTTGGCGAGCGCCGTGAGAGGGCGGTTGGGCCCTGACACGTAGCTCGAGAGCCTCGATGCGGGCCTCGATGTCAGCCAATCTTGCCCTGGTGTGCGCGCCGTACTCGGTATCCGTCATAATGGGCCTGAGCGTAGCGGATTTGCGCGCGCTGGGCTCGCTCGAGAATCTCCAGAAACCGGGCGAAAACGCCGGCTAGTTGGCTCAACGCGCGGGAACGTCTCCGAAAACGAGAACACGGCCGAGCAGAGTAACCGCGTCGGTCGTGCCCGCGTCGTCGTAGTCTTCTGGTGCGACCGTGCCGAACTGTAGTTCCGTGGGGTCAACGATGGCCCCGGACGGAGCGATAAGCCAGTAGTGGAGATCTTGACCGAGCCTCGTGCGGACGAAGCCCCCACGAAGCTCGAGTTCGGGGAAGGCTTCGAGCATGGCGTTACAGACCGAGCGGCACTCTCCGATGATCGGGCGTCCAGAGCCCACGTAAGCAGCGATCCATGCCGCGTATTCAGTCTCGCGCGAACCCGGGGAAACGTCGGTCACGGCGTGGCTAATGCTCGCTTCCGCTTGTTGGGCTTTCCCTTTTGCCGCTTGCCTTGCGGCTTGACTTCAGCATCAGGATCCGCCGTTAGACCGTTCTCGGCGGCCTCGTCAACGAGGATCCAGAAATCCTCCATATCCTGATCGTCCAAAGGAATGCGGACTTTCCGGAGGCCATAGTCTTTGAGCACGATGGTTTCGGCCGCCCTCCGGTAGCCGGCGTCTCTTGCTCGAAGCATAGTCCGAACTTGCTCGTATGCTTTTCGGCGGTCCGTAAAGCCACGAATGGAGTGCAGCATGGCACCGACCAAATTGCGGTCGAGCAGCTGACGCACTTCCGTGTTCCAATGCTGAACCCACTCGGTTTGCTTGTTTTTGGTCGCGAGCCGCGCCTTATAGAACTCGAGATAGGCCCCGCCGATATGTTCTTCGAGCTTGTCCTTGAAGCCGTTGCGGTCATAAGCCATCGCGCGGAGCACGCGCGCAGCCACTCGAGCGACAACGGTATCGGGTTGGGTCATTGGGGCCTTAACGAAGGGTAGCACACCTGCGACTGACGACTCTGGGGCTTTGGCGAGCGGGAAGGTGATTCGATCAACCGACGCAAAGCAAATCGAAGGGTTACGCGCGAGCAAACCAGCTCATAAACGACCCCCTCGCAATCCGCGTTGCAATGCCCTATATTGACTGAACTTTAAGGCTACGAAATTTGAGCGGCTGCGTGGAGCCCACCAGACCACGACGCAACCCGCGGCTGGACGGCTCGCAGGCGATTACAAGAATTTGAGAGGCTGCGTGGAGCCCACCTGACCACGACGGAACCAGCGTGGCGAGGTGCGTAATTTGAGCGGCTGATTTGAGAGGCTGCGTGGAGCCCACCCAACCACGACTTGAGGATGACCCTCACCAACCGCTGACGCCGTCATGGATTTTGAGAAGCTGCGTGGAGCCCACCTAACCACGACCACGTATCACCAATGTCTCGCACCAGCGGTATCTTGATTTGAGAGGCTGCGTGGGGCCCACCCGACCACGACGGGGAGGATAGTTCGCCGGCTCGCTCCTTAGGAAAAATTTGAGAGGCTGCGTGGAGCCCACCAGACCACGACGAGATCCCACACCGAGTGGTCACTACTTCTCTCAACGGATTTGAGAGGCTGCGTGGGGCCCACCCGACCACGACGAGTACCTTGTCGGCATGAGACACGATTCGCCCGACGATTTCAGAGGCTGCGTGGAGCCCACCCAACCACGACACGCCGACTACTCGGGACGCTTGTCCGTCCTGGTGGATTTGAGAGGCTACGTGGAGCCCACCAGACCACGACGGTTCAGCGAGAAGGACGTCCTCCTCGATACCATTTGAGAGGCTGCGTGGAGCCCACCCAACCACGACTCAGCGCATGTCCCCATCAACGACGGCTCGTCTTTCGAGTTAAGAGGCCAGACCACGACCTGACGATTCCAGCGATCGGAGCCCACCCGAATGGCCCTCGGGTTATTCGGCGGGGCTGACCGGCACCGCCAAGGGCGTCTCCATGCAGCCGGGACAGTTGGCGTTGATCATCATGAGCATGATTCCCTCCTGCCACCAGCCGTCAGGAAGACGGGTCCAGGTGATGGTCTTCTGCCCGAGAGCTTTCGGCAGCTCGATTGCAATCTCACGCCCCTCTGCCTTACGTCCACAACGACCGCAGGCGATGTCGAACGCAGATTCGGTGCGTACGGTGGGAAGGTCGGTACCCGAGGTCGTCTTGGAAATCTCACGCTTGTTTTTTTGCCACATAATTGGGGGTCCCTTCACTCGGGCCTGAGGGCATTACTTTCTCCACGAAGGTTTGCGGTCCGGAGTGGCGTACCCGAAACCTTTTCGAATCTGCGGATCCGGACCGCAATCGGCGCACGGAAGGTGGATCGACCACTTGTGCTCGCAAACGGGGATGCGCCCTTTCGGCTGGTGTTCCCAACAGTAGTGCGGATCGCGCCGCTTCTGGGGTTCGGGGCGGACCTCGCAACGTGTACCGTCCGCCATTCGGTATTCGCACTGGAAAGCCTTGTACTCGATGGGCGGGGTCTCGCGACGTGTCGACAGCCGTTTCAAGAGCAGTTCGGCGTCCGGCGGTCGTGCTACCGGTTCGAAATGGTCCTTGGGGTATAGGCGGCCATAGGTATAATAAACCTCTTCTAGTTCGGTGCCCATAATCCGAAACGGTGTCGACTCATACGACACCTTCGTGCCCACCTTTGCCTTGAGCCAGATTTCATCGCGGCAAGGGTAGACTGCGTTGACTTGGTAGCGCTTGCGCATCGCGACCGGGTCCTCAGAAGGGGTGGATCTTTTCGTCTTCGCGGAGCCAAGCGTAGAGATCGCTGAACGAGTCGTGATCCCAGTTGGCGTCGTGCCACCATGCATTGAACCACGGCGTCTTGACGCGCACGTGGATCGCGAGCCCGGTCTGACGAATGTCGAAGTCCTGCCAGCCGGCGAGGCGCCGTTTACCCTCCTCCAGCGTCCGAAGGGGAGGACCCTTCCAGCGGATGGCTTCCTCGACGAGGGAGCCAAATTTACGAATCGCGGCGGCTTCGTCCGGCATGGGGAGCTGGCGCCAGTGCCCATCAACGATTTCGTTCTTCTCAAAACCATCGACGAGAATGTCGAGGAGAGTGACGTCGTTGCGATCCTTAAAGTCCATGGCGGGATTATAGAGCGGAGCCGCCGATCGATGGGACACGAATCGGGAATCGAATCGCGCCAGGATCGGCCGGCTAGTAAATGTCTCGGTATAGCGTGTCGACGTCGACTACGAGGTCCGCAGTGATCTGAAGCTCGCCCGTCGTGGCCTCGGTGACGGTCCAAAAGCCCCTGTTGCCGCGCCGGTGGACTTCGACGTGCGGACGGCGATGGGAGACGAGAATGACCGATTCGACGGAGGGGAGCGTCCGATACAGCTCGAGCTTCGGACCGCGATCGATTCGCTCGCTCGCGTTACTCGTGACCTCGCCCAGAAACCGTGGGTTCGTGATGACGTTGCGGTCGCGTGGGTCATGAGCGAGCGGCCTATAAAGTCCGGACAGGTCCGCGAACGTGGCCCACCCCGCCTCCATGTTTCCGATCGTAAAGACGGCGCCGATCATGAGCTTCGGATACTCGGAGGAGAACTGATCGGCGAACCTCATTACGAGGCGGTTGTGATTGATCGTGTTGCTTGCCATGCGGTCGTGGGACGGCGGTTGTTCCGGCGCGCGGCGATGAGCTTAAACTAATGACGGCAAGAAATGGATGCCGCTATCGATGGGTCGAGTGACAACCGCCAATGAGCGTTGCTGATTTGCGTTACCAACCGCCGGCCTCGAGCCCGTTGAATGATGGTGGTGCGGTCGAAAGGCCGAACCTGAAGGGCGAGTTTGACGCGCTCGTACCAAGGGCGCAGACTGCTCGGCTTCGACATGATTGCAAACGGTGAGAACGCGGTCGATCTCGAGGCCCGGTGCCTGGAGCTGGAGGCAAGTCTAAAAGGCTGCCGACAACGGGTCGAGAAAGCCATTACGTGGCTCGTAACGGTGAAGGCGGACCAACCGGCGGGCATCATCGCTGACCGGGCGCGGCTCGCCCTCGAGGCCCTGAGGGGCGCGTGACAAAGCCGACGCGAAGCCAATGACCAAAGCGAAAGGCCAAATCATGAAATGCCAGCGATGCGGTGAAGAGGCCCCCGAGCCAGCCGAGATACGTCAGTCATTTGCCCGGAAAGTCGCGGGCATCGAGCGGTCGGTGCAGGAAATCGAACGCAAACTCAAAACGGTGTTCGACGAAAAGAACGCGCTCGAGAACGAGAGGACTCGGCTGCGAGCTATCATTGAAGAGTCCCAAAGCGAGAAGCGGGTTCTCGAGCACAAGCTCAACTTTTGCGAAAAGCTCACCGAACAGATCGCAACCTTGGAAGACCGTCGGGTGCTCGACGCGGCGGGCAGGCTCCCACCGGGGGCGCTTGGCTTCATGAGTTCACAGCTCTCTCGCGTTCGACCGCTGCCCCCCGGCCTCTCCGAGGCTCTCGATGCCTTCGTCAGCTTCGAGCTAGGGCGACGCATCGCGAACGCCGACCTCGATCTGCCGTTCTACATGAACGATTCCCAGATCGTCGAGACGCCCCATCGGCAGCTCTTCGAGATGCTCGAGGAAGCGACCGCTGCCGGTAAGAACGCCGCGTCTCTGACTCCCGAAGAGCGAGAGGCGAGATTCGAGGCTTACCTGCGGCAGCATGGCTACTTGAAACACGGCGAAACGCTCGCGAAAGACGACGACGGACGAGACGGGACCTGAAGGCCCCTCCGAGCAGGTCTAGTTCGTCGGCGTACCGGGGGACGGCTCCTCGGGCGGAAACATCAAAGCGTCGATCGGCGAGCCGCAATAAAGGCAGCGCTCGAAATGCTCCTGGACCGTCTCGTGGCAGACGCTGCATTCGGCCTCCCGGAATGCCTTGACCCAGCCCTCGGGGATGAGTGCTGAGAGATCTACGAGCTTGCCGTTGATGATGCGCTTTTTGATCATGCCTCAGTCCCCATAGCGACTCGGTTGCGGTCGGGTCAAGCGGTGGGCCTAGTACATCGGAGTGTCGATGGACGACTCGTCAGCATCGGGCAATCGGGCGTCGAACAAGGCCAGCTCGAGCGCCGCGAGATCCTGTCGACGAATATCGGTCGCCGGTGCACGAAGCAGCTGTCGAAGGGCCGGGGCAACATCGACGGTCAAGAGGGGCAGGACTTCAGCCCCGTTCAGGTCGGAGACGAGCTGTTCGCGGTAGAAGGCCGCCATGTCCGTTTTGCCGTCCGTGAGCGCTTGCCGAAGGTTATAGATGGTGCTCACGGCCGGCTGCAGCGGCGTAGGGAGGAACCCGACTGCGTCGGACGCGATCGTCCCCGGGTAATAGACACCGAGTTCGACTACGGTCCCTTCGGGGAGATCCGTGGCTTCATCGAGGACGATCCGGCCGTTCTTTACGACTGCGAGCAAGTCCATGCCCGGCAATATACGCCAAAGGCTATGGCTCAGGGCACTAGTTTTTGGATACAATCACGGGCGATGGATGATGATGAAGACCTGCCGCCCGATACGGCTGCCGATCGTGCCGTCAACGAAGCGGTTGACCACGTGGTCCGGATTATGGATCGGCTCCCGCCCACCGATAGGGACGAAGTCCTCGATCGGCTGGTCACAGCGCTGCACGTGCTGCGCGACCCAAAGCATGGGGTTCCCCTTGAGCGGGGCTGAAGCACCCGCTCCGAAAATCAGTTGCCATAGAGGCGGTCGGGTCGACCGTCGCCCGGATCCTCGTCGGCGTAGCCTGCGTCGAGCTTGGGAGAGGGGCGCGGGACGAGAGGTGCCTCAGCCGTCTCGTACCAGGTCACGCCGTGGGCCTCAAACGCTCGAACCATGTCCTGGTCGATGAGGAGCGAGAGGGTATCGGCCACCTCGCGCTCGGTCTCGCTGGTCGAGTCGCCCGTGAGCTTCTCCGCGAGGCCTTTGACGCTGAGCGTGCTGTTGTCGAGCGCGGCCAAAACCTGAATCGAATCGAGAGTGCTTTTCATGGTGTCGTGGGGAATACGGGCGGGCTGGGGAGGTTTGATCCCGCCTCGTTTACGCTGAGCGTTCGTTGACCGGAAGCTTCAGCCAGTGTTCGCGACCGGCGTCCGTCAGGTGCCACGTGACGATCGTGGTCGGGCCAACCGGCTGCATCTCGGTCCAGTTGCCGCCGTACGAGCTGCGGTCGATGACGACGGTGCGCTCGCGCCGCTCGATGAAGCCACGCTCGAGAAGCGAGCGGACGCTACGAGCCGTCTCGGCCTCGAACGACCCGGGCCCTTCCAAATCGCCTAGAAGCCCGTGGCGATCGTGAGCGTAAGACATGACCTTATCGACGTTCATTCGTTTCGCTCGCTCTTCGAGGCCTCTTGCTGTTCGATTTCAAGCTCGACTCGCAAGAGATCCCGGTCGTTGTTGCGCCGGACGGCCTCGTTGACGGCCACGATGCGGGCCCCGATGAAATCGGGGGCGCCAGCGTACCGGCCCATGAAGGGCACGCCTACGTAATCGTCGTCACGAGCCAAGAGCGCGTCGAGCAACTCGGCGGCGATTTCCCAGCGTTGACTGCACAGGGCTTCATGCGCGACGGCAGATAAGTCGGACGTTTCGGTCTCGGCGACTTTGGAGGCGATCATTTGACGAACCAAAGGACGAGTATTGCGAGTGGTGCCAGAAGCGCGAATGTGATCTGCACGGGCCTGGTCTTGGGTTTGATGAACTCGCCCATGAGCAGAAGGCCAACGTATGCCACGATCGTGATTTCTTCCGCCGGAAGGTTTGAGAGATGGATCATGGCGAGAGTACGGGAGGGCCCCGGGCATTTGATCCGTGGCGCGTCAATCGTCGGCGATTAGGCGCTCGACCTGATCATGCAGCCTCTTGGCCTTCTCGGACCAATGGATCGCGCAGTGCAGGTGCGTCCAGCCGCGGAGGTCCTTCTCCCCGTGGGGGGTCTTGGGACGGAGAATCTCGTGGACGTCTTGGCGCGGTGGCTGCCCGCATTTCATGCAAACGGAAGGGAAAACCCCCCACCGTGTGCCAATCGAGGTGCACCAGCCAGCAGACACCAGTGTCCTCAAATCGTATGTCGTCACCTGGTATTTCTCGCAGAACCGCTCGATGCGGACCTCGGTAATCGCAGCGGGGTGTACACTCGCGTCTCCGAGGTGCACGAGCGACGGGTCAGCGTTTACGACAGAGCCCATGCCCAGGTCTTCTGAGCCCCGATCTTTTGAGACGAGCACGAGGCTCCGGAGTTTAGTTTCTGTTGGATCGTCGGTGTTGAGAGCCATGGTAGGTGAGAGTAACACCTGGGTCTCGACGCGGCACGCCAAGGCTCTCGAGACGGTACAGAAATCGCTTTGGATTTGTCAAAGTGGGTCAGAGACAGGTGTAGTGCCGAGCGCGAACGGGGGGATGACCGTGAACGGCCTTCCCCCCGCGCGCCGCTCCTCACAGGTTGTGGAGGCGTTCGGCGGCCCAGCGCTCGTCCGTGGGGACGTGAGCGACGGGGTCACGGTAGGGCTTTACGATTTCGCGAAGGCGGTCCCTGAGTGCCTCGGAAGCCTCTGCCAGCTGGAGAGCGTAGCTGTCGAACGGCTCCGCCAGCGCGCGTAGGGACTCGGCGTCGACGCTCAAGGAGTGGATGACGCGAGCCATCTCGTTCTCGGTCAGCGTGAGGGTGTAGGTCTTTTCGGGCGTCGTCGTCTCGGTGGTGGTCATTTCGGGGGGAGTACGGGCAACCTCCAATGCGTGATCCGTCAGAAGGTGGAGAGGGAAATATTCCCGGCAGTAATGCACGCGCTCGACCTTGGCCCCGAGGGCGACCATGGGACGGAGCGCCCGAACGAGAAGGTACTCGAGGACCGTTTCGGGATAGTGCTCGACGTCGCCCACGATCGTGATGTTGGCGGGCGTGGAGCCCACGACCCTCTGCGCATCCGCGATGGTGTGCATCCGGTCGGGATCGATTTGCAGGTGGCCAATGAGAATGGGCATTTGACCCCGTAGGGTACCTCCTTTTGCGCCGCGGGGCCCTTGGGTAGGGCAATTCGAGGGAATACGGGCCAGACTCGGAGGCACGCGCGGACGAATCCGCCGTTTATTTGCGCGATGGTCGCTTCTTTGAAGCGGGCGGCTTGCGCCGTTTTACAGGGACTTTAAACTTCTTTGATTCCGTGACGGGCAATCGTTCGCTCGCGTTCCACACGTCGCTCGTCCCGCCGCGCGTGACCTGATCGCCGACGGAGGCGAGGACTTGGTGAACGAAGAACTCGTCTTTGCCGGCCTCGATCGCCAGGTCGAGGCCGCGAGCCTTTGCAAGCGAACGCTTGCCCGTGATGAATTCGCCGGGCAAGAGGGCACGTTTGATAGCCTCGAGAGAAGGATGGAAGAAGGTTACTGGCTCGGTGTGCTCGACGCTCTTGACGGCAGACGCCGCCTGTTGTTGGTCAATCTTGGACGTCCAAAGACGCATGAGCATGGGGCGGTTCAAGTCGATCCAGATGATGACTTGCTTCAAAACGTCGGCGGGAAGCGGGCCGCCCTCGACTACATGGGGATTTGGACCAATAGTGACGCTGGTGTCGGGGAACCGACCGGTGAGGCTTTCGACCTTGACGCGGGGACCGTGCTGAAGGTCTTTTCCCTCGTTCGTGCCCTCCGACATGAAGATGGAGACATTCGGGATGCCCGAGAGCCGAGGGGCGACGTTCGTCATGGCCCAGAGGGTTCGAGCCGCCACGCGGGCGGCGATCCGTTGGGTCACGAGATTGGCCTTTGGGGTAACCACGGTTACCTAAATAATGGAACCGAATGATGGGAAAAGCAAAGGGAAGGGAACCGACCACGCCAAGACGGGTGCGGTCGGTCGCAGAACCCTACCCAAAAAAGGCAACTTATCAAAGTCCGCGACCCTAACTCTTCCCTGAGTCGTTCGACACGATGCGGAGAAAATGATGTGGGTTCCGGGCCTTGAACATGTTTGGGCGGACCCGCATAAGCTCGGGTAATGTCCCCATTACCAGCGAAAGATACGTGTCGAGTGCTCTACTCTCTGGCGTCCACGGAGGTTCGGTTGGGTGTCTCCGATCGCGCTTTCTCAAAAGCTCGGCCACGTCATGAGGTGAAACCTCTCGAGGACCGATGACTCGAAGAATTTTGTCGGACAGGAAGAGTCGGTGTTTGGCTTTCATTGGGTCGATTCTACACCGCAATGACCCTACTCGGAATTTGAATCTGGCTGGCCTTGGGTGATGGAAGTCCCCCTTTGAGTGGCCTGAAGAAGGCTGGGTCTCATTGAGAGGAACTGCTCTTGACTCCGGACAGATCCTGGGGGTAACCGTAACCACAATGACGGGGGTTTCAAAGTCTACGTTTCGTGAGGCCTTTGACGGTCGCGACCTGTCCTCGGAACCCGTGATCCGGGAGCTGGACGAGTGGGTGATGATTCGACTTCGGGAGGCGTTCCTGTCGGATGGCGATGTGAAGACGACCTTCTTTTGCCTCGCGACACACAATCCGAGTGGGCCTGCGTTCCCCGTGACGCCTTGGGGGATCTTGATTGTCGACGGAGACGGGGATGAGCCGAACCATCTGCAATTCCTGTTCAAAAAAACGGCGCGTGACTACCGCGCGCTCGCCGTGTATTTCGCCGCGGAAGACGGAGAAGCTGCCTTCTTGACGCGCGAGCATCGGGGGCTGGGCAACGTGTCGTGGAGGGCAACCCTAAAGAGGAACGACGCGGGAGAAGCGCTCGGGACGTTCGAATGCCTGCCGGCGGATGCGCGCTTGCCGTTTACCGGGTTTCTCGACTTTGCCGCGAACCCGAGCTGAGGCTTCACAGGAGCCGAACGTCGAAGGAGAAGACGCGGCCGCGCCAGGATCCGTCGAAGGACAACTGAGCTTCATGAAGCGGACGCTCGCTTCCGCTTGTCGCCCTTACCACGGCCGTTGTCGCCCTTCTCCGGCTTGCCACGGCCCTTATCGCGCTTGCCTTGGGGTTGTGCCTGCAGCTCGACATCAGCCTTGCCTGCCAGTCCGGTGTCGACGGCCTGCTCGACGAGGGCCCAAAAGTTAGTCGTGTCCTGATCGTCTAGCAGCATGCGCACCTTGCGAAGGCCGTAGTCACGGAGCACGGTGTTCTCAGCCGCCAGGCGGTAGCCCGCGTCCTTTGCCTTCATGGCGGTACAAACCTGCTCATATACCTTGCGCCGGTCTTTGAACCCGCGGATCTCGTGCAGCATGGCGGCGACGAGGTTTCGATCGAGCAGCTGCCGCACCTCCGTGAGCCAGTGCTTGACCCACTTGGTTTGGCCGTTCTTGCTTGCGAGCCGCGCCTTGTAGAACTCGAGGTAAGCCCCACCGATGTGCTCTTCGAGCTTATTCCTGAATTCGTTTCGATCATAGGCCATGGCGTGGAGCACACGCGCGGCGACCCGAGAGGCAACGGTGTCGGTTTGGGCCATGGTTGAGTTAATAAATCATAGCACACGCTGAGTCCGCCTGCGAATGACGACCGAGCCCCTTTGGGGCTTTGGCGAGCGAGTACGTGATTCGATCAGCCCATGCAAAGCAAATCGAAGGGTTACGCGACGGCAAATCAGAGCACGATCGACCCTCTCGCAATCCGCCTCGTAATGCCCTATATTGCCTGAACTTTGAGGCTACGTCTTTGAGAGGCTGCGTGGAGCCCACCTGACCACGACTCGTAGACGCGAAGGCATACAGCAACGGGTTCACCTTCTTTGAGAGGCTGCGTGGAGCCCACCTGACCACGACACGACGAATTTACATACCCTAAAGTCGCGATCTCGGACATTTGAGAGGCTGCGTGGAGCCCACCTGACCACGACGTTGGTTCTGTTGCGCTGCCTCCTCAGCGAGCAGAGAGATTTGAGAGGCTGCGTGGAGCCCACCAGACCACGACAAGATTCACGACACGCTGATGGCGAAACCGATATGGCGAAAGACGACGTGAAGCGCAGACGACAGCTCGACGCACGCCGACAAAGGCATCTGAACGCACAAAGGCAGAGCGCTGCGAAGGGAGACAAGCTCGCCGACGGCTACCTCGACATGATGGGGCGCTGGCTCAGTCGCGACCATTCGCTGGGGGACTTCGTCGACACCTGCCCCGGCTGCAAGGGCGAGATCCGCGTCAGGTACGCGAGCGGTCGCATGCACCACGCGCACCCGTCCGAGTGGTGCCGGGGGTACGCGACGTTCACTAGGATGAACGGCGCCGAGTCGCCGCCCCTCGAGACGCTCACGCGGGAGGCGGTCGAAGCGAAGTTCCGAGGCGTCGAGCGCATCGAATACAACCGCGCGACGGGCAACATCGATATCACGGGGGCCGGCATTCGTGGGGTCGTCACGAAGTCCGCGGTCGTCTCACGCTAGAGGTCGAATAGCTTGGCGACCTTCGCTCGGATTCGAGCCAAGGTCTTCGAGACCGGACTATGATTGGCGTAGCCCAATTTCGGGGCGATATCGGTCGCTCGAGTGGTGCCGTTGCGTAGACACACGACGACTTGGCGTTCCCGTCGATCGCATAGCGTCAGTAGGTCCTGCCAGATGAGATTCCCATCGGGCTCGGAGTTGGGCGCGTGTACGGGGATCGTATCGTCCAGTTCTACGAACGAAACCTTGACGTGAGTGCGCTTGTGATAGAGGCGACGCTCGAAGTCTGCCTTGGCTTTCGACCATCGCGCTGAAAAGTCGTCCTCGACCCTGTTCGACCGTATGGCGTCCACAATTCCACGCAGACGGCCGCGCTCGTCTGCGGCTTCCACCATCTCAGTCATGGCGTCTTGCGCGTCCAACTCACCGTGCCAAATGTCACCGCCCTTTAGAGGACGCCGGATCTTTTTTCTCACGTTTGCCGGGATATGTTCGAGCGCCTCCAGCGACTCTTCGTCGTGGGCAACTCGTTCGAATTCGCCGAGCCTGGTCTGCGCGACTCGATCGAGGTATGGTAGCCAAAAATCCAGGCAGTTCGAGAGCATGACCAGTGGCTCGTGAGGTGAATACGAGCCTCGATGTCGGCGTTCGAGATGAGGCCAGAGCTGCCGGGAGAAGCCAGATTGCAGTCGGTGGGAGAAATCGCTCGGAAGGTAGCCGCCCATACGGGCATTTCCAATCGGGCCGAGCGACGGCCATATGCCACGCCTGAGAGGCGGCAGTCCGCAGTGGTGCAACGTGTCGAGAGTCAGGAGATGGTACAGGGGCTCGTAAGCAAGGTACGGATTGTCCCGGCCGGCGACGATCAGGCGTAAGTCCACATCGTCATAATCTCCGAGCCACTTCAGGGTTCGAGGGACATCGCTCTCATTGAACATCTGCGATCGCAGGTGTCCCGCTTCCCAGGCGGCATTCCAGCGAGTCGCGAAGAGGTGAACTTTGAGCGCTTCCTCATCTCCCCACGAGAAGGGTCTGGTGACGGGGACGTGGACGTACTCGGGTGGACCTGACGGCCGTTCTGGGACGAGAGTGAATTGCCAGCCGATGAGACCAGCGGAGATGTTCGAACAGCTCGGATAATTTTCGGCGTTGCGCTCGTGGTCAGGCGCCAGAGGACTCAGTCGTTCGGCCTTGGTTTCGTGCCGCTGCATGCTCGTCGTCATCATAAGACCATGACGACGCCAGCCGCCGATTTCGTTCCCTAAAAATTCAAACTCGCCCCCAACCCCTAGGATCGGCAAGGGGTTCTCATGACGGCCGTCTCCAGCCCGGACCAAAGTGACCTAGATCGGAAGTCCGCGGAACGCCGGCTTCAACCAGTAATCGGGCCTGCGCGCGAAAATGACGGGGTCGGAGCTGGCGAGAGCCTTCTTGGATTCGGTGAGTGACATTCTGCCGGAAGTACGGGCGAGCCCGGCGGTTTGAACCGCGAGAAAGGAGTGGGCGGCACGTCGACAAATCGGCGAGAGACCGACGATGTCACGGTCGGTCGGTCCGTTCGAGGAAGTCGGCGAGAAAACTAGGATTAGGCTGGGGATTCCCAGGTGGCCGAGGAGGGACGGCCGGCGCCTACGACGTCTGCGCCCCGAATCTCGACCGCGGCCTTCCGCTTGTCCCGCCGGTCGAAGAAGCCCCGGGGCAGTTTGAAGGCGCGTTCGATGCGAGTCAGCAGGCCGACGCCAATCGTGTGCCCGTCGCCGTGGTGCGGCAGGCAGCAGGTGACCGGGCGGCCCTGGAGGCAGAGAACCCGTTCGCTGCCCTTGCCGGGGCGGATGTCGAACCGAGAGTCGTGGGCGCGTAGCAGCCGGAGGAGGTCGCGGTAGGTGAGTGGTTTGCGCATCCCGACCGGGTACACCGCCCGAGCCGAGGCGAAGCTTTGTCGGATCGGGGTCAAGGAGATTCAGGGTCGACGCTTCTCCGGCTTTTCGATGAGGTCTTCGGGGGTCGGGTAGCGAGAGATGAAAACCTGGTTAGGGCCGAGCGTGGCGGGAGCGAACGGGGGAACGGTTCCCCCGGGCACCGTCTGGGCTTCGAGCGTCGAGATGAGCCCAGCGAGTGACTCGTCGGGAGTGGCAAGCAGGATGGCGGCGGTGGCCTCCCGAATGGCCCTGATCGCCTGCTCGAGAGGCTTTAGGATGTCGTCGGTCAGCTCGCCGTGCTTTTCGTTGCAGAGCGCCTCGAGGGTCGCATTGACGCCTTGCAGTATTGGGATCGCGACCTTTGGGTCTAGTGGTTTGGCCATGAGTTAACCCACCTTCTAGCTACGGCCTTGGGGTACCGGGGATCGCCAACCCACAACACGGCGTCCACGTTGTCGCTTTCTCTCGCGTGTTCGAGCGTGACGTCGAGGCCCCTGGCGTAGAGGCTGCCCGCGACCCTCGAGGCGTCCTCGAGCGTGCACTGGAGAACCGTGTCGCCGAGCGCGCCAATCGGCTCGACTAGCCGCCCTCCCGTCCGATCGCGGATCTGAATCTTCATGGTTCTTTCAGGAGGCTAGCCATCGATCTCGCCCTCGATGTCATGCAGCTCGCGCTTTACGGTTTTCAGCTCGTCGCTGGCATCCTCGAGCGCTTCGAGCGCTTCGGCGTCGTCTTCTCGTTTGGCGCTCTTCTTGGCCAACTTCAGCGCAGCCTCGAGCTTCCCGACATTGGTTTTCGCAGCCCGAATATTGGCCAGATAGTCGGCGACTGTTTCGCACGTTTCCGCCGAGCTGAAGTCACTGCATAGCTCTTTCGCGAGCTTGAGCGGTGCGTCCAGAGCATCGGAATCTGTGCTCTTGTCCAGCTCATCCGCCGTCGCTCGAGCCGCTGTCAATGCGTCCGCGATCAGCCCCTGCAAGTCGGTGAGCTTGTCGGCGTCGTCTTCAGCGTCGTCGCCGGAGTTTGCAGCGTGCATGCGTCGGTCGTATGAGTACTCCATCTTCAAATTGGCCACGCACAAGAAGGTTCCCGTTATCCGAGACCTACTCAAAGCCATCAAACGATGGGCTTCACGGTTTCGGGCTGACGAGGGCTTCGAGTTGGGCGCGCGCCACGGACCACGGAATTCCCTGCTCGGGATGAGCGTCGGCCTCGGCGGCACGGCGATCGAGTTCGCGACTCCAAGCCTGCTCCCAAGCGGGGTCGGACCCTTCGACGCTGTCCAATAGCTCGGTGGCCAGCGCCAAGCGCGCATCGGGAGAGAGACCGAGAGCCTTCTCGAGAAGGTCGACCGGGAGCGAGGCTTTGGAGGATTGCGCCATGTGGGTGAGTGTACCGCGGTTCGAGGGGAATTGGTTTTGGGGGAGCAGGAGTGGATGACGCGAGCCATCTTGTCGCTCCTAAACTGACTTGAGGAAAGCTCAAAGTCAACCGAGAGTACGGGCGGCGCGGCACGTTTGATCCGAGGGACGACCGCCGGTCTGCAACAGGACGGGCTCTGCACGGGCTAGAGAGGGCCCCGGGTTAGTGGAAGGTCGCTCGGGACGTGGGAAGGGCCACGCCTCACCACGGGGCGACCAGGGGTGCTGCTGCCTTGCCCGACGGTAATTCATTCATGGGCTCCGGTCGGAGGTGGACCGTCGCCTCGCCCTCCGTGTTGCTGCCCGATACCTCGAAGGAGCCGCTGACGCCCTGGTCACGATCGAATATGTCGATCGGTTATTGAAGGTACGGGAGTGGAGCACGAACGGTCTCTCTGTGCTGAAGCGCCTGCGTGGCGCACTCGATATCGGGAGTATGCTGCCCTTTCCAGTGGCGGAGCTTCGGGCCTGGCTCCAAGCGCGCGGCGTGTTCGACGAGGATTTGGACAAGATCGATGCGGTCAAACCCGCGCGTGTGGTGAGGAAGAAACCCTCCGCATCGTTCGAGGAGACTTGTCTCGCGTTACGGGCGGCAACCGGTAAGAACGTCGTGTACAGAGGGTCCCTCGAATTGCTCGAACACGGGGGAGCGTACGTCGAAGCGTGGAAGAAAGCGTTCGGGAAGCTCAAACCGGTTGCGAAGGCCATCTTCCAAGGGGAAGCCCGGACGATCAACTTGCAACCACCGCGGGGAACCGAAGATGCCTCGTGGGACCTAGGCGGCGTCCTGAGCCTATCGGTGCACGACCGTAAGCCGCCCTCGGTCTCTATTCTCGTGAGTACTGTCACGCATGAGCTAGGACATGCGCTCGAAGAGAAGCACCACGTCGACCTGTTCGCACCGCCCTGGGGACAGCCGCCATTCATTTCCGACTACGCCGAGTTTAGGCCGAACATCGAAGATTTCGCCGAAACCTTTCGCTCCTATGTGGAGGAGCCCGCCGATCTGAAACGTCGCGCGCCCGAAAAATACGAGGCGATGAAGCGGCTCGTCTGAATCGATGCCGCGCCTGGTTTATAAAAGTACGAGGGCCGTGTACGAGCGGCCGTGATCCGATCTAAGCTCAGTTGTCCACTGACCATCGTTCGGACATTGCCAAACCTGACCGTACGAGGGAATAAGCATCAATGATTATCAACATTTACCTATCCCTCGATTTACTATGGCGGACTTTCGGACGATTCGTGAGATCTCGTTTTCCCGTGCATCTCGCTCCGGCAAACCCGAGCAACTCAAGATCCAGCTGATAGAAGTCAAAGGCAGGCGGTTCGTCTCCTTCCGCGTGTTCTGGCTGAATGCAGCTAACGGCGAGTTTTGCCCGCCCTCACGCGACTCACCGACCATCACGATCCGGCGCTCGGAGGCCGAAGCAGTGATCGGGCTCCTGCGCGAAACCCTCGGGAGCAACTCGGGCGAGGGCTCGCGATGAGACGTTGTTTTATGGAAAAGCTCATCCGGTGCGCCTGCCCTTCCACTCGGCGGCGCGTTTCTTCGCGATGCGATTTGCGTTCGCGATCTGCCGAATCTTTACGAGGACCCGCGGGTGATCCCATTCGATGCTTCCGTCGATATCGTCGGAGAGCATGAGGAGCATCTCACAGAGGTCGAGGAACGCGCTGCCGCCTTTTCGGTTCTCGAGGCTCGACAAGAGCGGCCGAAGTCGTAAGCGCCGCTCGGCGTGAGACTCCTCGATCGCGCCGTCCGTCGGCGGGTCCTTCTCCGTGCACGAGCAAAGCTTATCTGCCATGGCTACGATTCTACACCGGAGGGGCGTGCGCCGTTGCCGCTTGTTGCTTCGTCTGACGCACCATCCGACGAGCGTTTACGGTTTTGTTCTTATCGACGCCCTACGCAGAGGTAAACATGCGCAAAATCGCAACGACCAACGACCTTCAGCATGAGCTGCTTCAGCTGCTCGATCACGCGGGAGGTCACCAACCCTCGCGAGTTGCTCTGAGCCGAAGCCTTCTCGAACTCAGTCGCCGGGTCGCCGCCACGTCGATATGGGAACCCGTGCTAAAGGCAAAAGATGTCGCGAATCTGGGTTCGCTCTCACTGGTTGCACACGATGATGCGTGGGTGGTGTATGGCGTAGAGGCAAAAGGGGGAACGACGGTAAAAGCCCTAAAGGATGGCGAAGCGAAGAGTCGAGATGACGCCAAGGCACAAGCCGAGGCCGCAGCCAAAACGATTCTCAAGGCTTCGCTAGCGCGGTTGTAAAATATGCGGGGTCTCTACTTGCAGTGTCGGCCTTCTCTAGCGAGTTTTTGTAAATCGCGATCCTTAGCGAGCCATTCGATTGCGACGAGTGCGTGGTGCGAGCCGGAGTGGCGTGTGGGAACCTGAAGGTGGCGAGCGACGCGCTTACAAAGGGATGGGCGGCTGCCGGCAGAGGACCTCGCCGGGGGAGTAGTGCCACTGGCGGCCCCGTTTCTCGATCTTCAGGATGGGATCGACCGTGGCAAAGCCGGCCTTTTTGATGTTGGCTTGCAAGCCGCCGTTGATGATGCCCGAGGCGCTGTTTGGCGTGATCCCGAAATGGGAGCTGATGGCCGACATGGTCACGCCGTCGAGGCTCTCTTTGATGAATTGCGCGACGTGACGCTGACCGATGTCCGTTTCCCCCCGTGGGAGGTAGCTCAGGAACTTCTGGTAGAGCGCGTCGGAGACGTCGTTCCCAGCGGCGGCGCTGGAAGACGAGTCGGGGGGAACGAGGATGGTGATGATGCCCAGCTCGAGGGCGCGGTCGGGGTTGAAGACGTATTGGACGGTCATGGGACGCACTCTATACGATCCTGAGAGACCGTCAAGGGTCATCTGATCTTGTTAGACTGAATCAGAGTGACACACCCCAAGGCCTCGGCAGGCGTCCCCCATCTCGCGAACGATGAAATTCATCGGTTTGACCAACTGAGGGGCATGACCTCTCAGCTCGTGTTGCCCAAGGCCAACGCTCGAACGGTACGAGGGGCCGCCCTTGGGACAAGGCTGATCGGCAGAAGCCCTATTCGTCGTCGCGGAGGCGTGCGATCCTACCCGGATGAGGGAGAGGGAAGAACTCACGGACGAGGAATGCGAAACGCTCAACAAGGTCCTGCCGAAGGCGCTGCGCATGATCAACGCTCGGGACGTGCGGATTCGGCGGTTCGAGAACGAACTGCATTTCTGCGTGGGCAAGCTCGATCGGATCGACGAGCTGCCGACGGCATGGGAGGAAGAGAGCGACGAGACCGGGGACGCGGGAAGGCGGATCGCCCTCTGCGAACTCGGGGAGGAAATCGCGGACATTCTCGGGGGCTACCGGGAGCGCGTCGCCCGGCTGAGAGCGGAAGGGATCCTGCCACCGAGGGATGAGGAATCCGCCAGCGACATGCAGGAGATGATGGAGGATTTTGCTCGCGAGATGCGCGAGCGGAGGCGGTACGTCGTGGGGGTAATGGGGGAGCGCCCTGAGCCTCAGGAGCCCTCTCAGAGCCCGGGGGAGCCGGAGTATGACCGGGAGGGGGTGATTCACCCGGAGCCCTCTCGGAGGCCTGTCAATGGCACCGGGGCTGGGTGAACGTCGAGTGTGGCTTACGGAAGCCTACGATGGGGATCATTTGGCCGACGCACGTGAGCCTCGAGACCTAGCCGCGAGACCGAGTGCCTCCCCCACACTCCAGCCGCGCTGAAGGCGGCAATGGATCGTGGCCACGCTGAGCCCGGTCTGATCGCTCCAAACCACGACGGGATGGCTTTCGCCAGCATAGTCGAGCACGTGAGCCGCTCGGCTGAGCCGCATGACTCGGGACCGGGTCATCCAAAGGCAATTGGACGGGTCGTACCCCAACGCGGTGTCGAGCCGCCCGAGTTGGTGCTTGGCTGGACACGGGCCCATGTCGGAAAGGAAGCGATCGAGCTGCCGCCACGGGGGATGCACGGAGAGGCTGCTACGCAGCATGTAGCGCCAGCTACGGTATTCTTTATCCCGGCTCTTGCCGCTCGCCTGGCGTTTGCGGGCGCGGGCTATGATGCGATCCGGAGGGGGTTGGAAGCCCAAAGCCTGACCGACGGACCATCCGTAATTGAGCCGGTTGACGATATTTTTGCGGGGAAGCTTTCGGCGCTCTGCCCATGCCGGGAGCGTGTCCGTGACCCCGTGATAGGTCAAACGGATGGTGTTCGTGCGACTCCGGAGCTGCTCGGTCCGGGTCATCCATCGGACGTTACGGGGCATGTAATGGCCGCCATTGTCGATGCGACAGAACAGATGGTGAGGGGAGGGCTTCGGGCCAACGTCCGCGAGAAACGCTTCAAACGACGCCCAACGGCGAGCGATCTTCACGTGGGCATAGTCGGGCATGGTCCGACAGCGATCGAACATGCTAAGCCAAGCTCTTCTTTCGGGCGTCACGTCATGAGCTACACCGAGCCCGTGGGAGCGAGTGCGGGACTGCGCGATTCCACGGGGCCCACACCCAAGAATCCGTTGATGCGCCGACGTGAGGCGAAAGGCCTTCACCCATGATGAACAAGATCGCGTCCCCCCAAGAGCTACAGCATGAGCTTCGGCGTCTCATTGCCTACACGGAGGGTGGGCGCCCATCACGTGTACGGATTGCAAGTGAGCTTCAGACCTTGAGCGAAGGGTTAGGGCTCGTCAAGGAGGCTGGGGCTTTTGATTCCGAGAACAAGGCCCAGCTGAGTGCGCTGAAGAAGCACCTGAAATCAGCCTTGGACGCTGCCACAAAAGCTGAGGTATTGGTAAAGGAACTCGAGAATGCCGCCAAGGCCAAGGGTGGTGACAGGGATTTGGAGAGACAATGGGCCAAGCACCGACGTCATGTCCAAGACACCGTCCTTCATTTCGGATTCATGATTGAAAGGGACTTGCGTTTGATTTGACTAGGGGGCTGCGACGGGAATGAGGGAGCTAGAGGCTCGCGAGCGACTCGAGCGCGCTGACGTAGTCTTGCCATCCTTGCTCGCGGTCACCGTCGGAGCCCTGGAGACATTCCTCGAGAAGCTCGGCGGGCGTGACGTTGCGGCTGAGAAGACGTTCGAGATCTTCGACGGGGCTGATGCCCGTTTCTTCGATGGCTTCGAGCGCTGCCTTGGAGAAAGCGTCCGGCGTGATCGCGGTCATTCGTGGCCCATCGCTTCGTTGTAGTCCTCGATTTCGTAGCCCATCGCTTCGTTGTAGGCGTCGATGCCGAGCCCCATGCCGGCCTGCATGGCGCGCTCCTGACGCCATTCGGCGTCGTCCGGGGCTCGCTCCCGAGCGACAAATGCCGCGTCGTAGGCGGGGTTCGCACGGACTTTACGGAGACCGGAGGGCCCTAGAAGCTCGACGAACGCGACGTAGGGATCGGTGACGGGCGCAGAGAAGGCCGCTTCGGCGTCCGAGAGAGAGTCAAATTCGGCGCCGCTCTGGCAGTCGTCGTTGCCGAGATCGGGATGCGAACCGAATTGGTTGACGGCAAAGGGGTTGGAGTCGGTCATTTTGGGGTTGTGGTCCTAGGGGGAAAGGGGGGCGGGAGCGGGACGAGCCCTTCGGCGATCGTTACCGCCACGGCGGCCTTACTACGGGCGCCCGACGCTACCGAGAGCGTGAGGGCGATGAGATCGGAGTCGGAAGCCTCCCAGCGGAAGCCGTTTAGCTCGAGGAAGACGAGCGCAACGGCGAGCCCCGTGCGCTTGTTGCCGTCAACGAAGGCGTGGTTTTTGACGACATGGAAGAGATACGCGGCGGCCTTCTCGGAGAGCGTCTCGTGGAGATCGACGCCGTCGAAAGAAGCCTGAGGCATGGCGAGAGCGGACTCGAGGAGACCGATGTCCTTGATCCCAGGGTCGCCTCCGAAGCGCGCGATCGATCCCGAGTGCAAAGCGAGGACCTCATCGAGGGTGAGGAACTCGGTCATTCGGCGAGCTTGCGGAACGCCCCCGCATGACGTGTGAAAACGCCGTCGGCGATGGCTGCCAGACGGGCGGACCGCGCCGGTGAGCGCACGGGGGAGAGCACGACGACGTCACCGTCGGTCGAGACCTCGAGGACGGTCTCCCGCGTGATGCCCGTCGCCTCGAGGACGGCCTTGTCGAGAACGACGGCGAGGGAGTTGCCCGCTACGATGGGCTTTTTTGGTGCCATGCTAACGGTTTAGCACATTCGTTATAACGGAGCCAGGGTCGAGAAGGGCCCGTGAGGGAGCGCTACGGCGGGCTCTGAGAGCGCCCCCGAGGGAGGGGACGACCAGCGAGAGCGTTGGAGGTCCCGTCGCCTCACCACGGGGCGCCCTGACGGTAAGGCGGGCTACCGGTCACGAGCCGCTCGGGGCCTCCCGGAGATATGCCGTCGTCAACCAGCGAAACCAGCGGCGGACGTGGCTGAGGACTATGACGCCGTAGTAGATGAACAGACTGACGATCCCGAACACGGATACGAGGGCCAGAAAGGCAAGCGTGAGACCCACGCCGAGGACGATGGAGGCGACTATGCCGGAGATGAACATACGGAAGTCGTACACTGCGAAGAAACCGAATATGGCGACGAGCACGAGGCGCCAATGATACTCGTCGGCAACCCGCTTGCCGAATCGAGCTTCGACCCGTCGATGCACCCAACGCCGGGGTGAAACCACTAGAGTCTCGACGAGGTAAGCGACGGCCCACGAGACCCAGGCGAGCTGCGGGGCGAAAGCCAGACGAAGAACGGACCCTAGCCAGCGCAGTCCGCCGTGCTCGGCGAAGATGAGAAATAGGAGTAGCGCGGCGGCAATCGCGATTAGGGTTGGCATGCTGGGAGATGACTAGTTTGCTTTACGTTCGTTAACCGAGCAACGGGCCCTAATCGGGCCGTTTCAAAAGAGATGCTCGGATAACGATGTTTCAGCGAAATGGGGGATTACTGATCGGCGAGCGTGAAGCCGCAATCGACGCAGGCTTCGATGACGATTTCGGTGATGATGTCGTCGTCGAGGGCGTCCTTGCGGGTGTCGACGTCGATGACGCCGAGCCGGATTTGGCCGACGCTGACTTCTAACTCGAGGGCCTCCGTGCTAGCGATCTGCTCGAGACGGGCGGCCACGCAATAGACGGCGGCGGTGAGGGCGCGCCGCTCGCGAAGCCCCGTGATCCACTCGTCGTGGCTGGTGGCGGGGTCGCTAACCGTCGAGACCTGTAACGTGATTTGGGCAAAGCCGGGGCGCGTGGAGCCGGCAGAGCGAACCGTGATGAGGGGGGTTTTCATAGGGGGCAAAGCCAAGTACGGGCGAGCCCAACGGTTTGATCCGTGCCCTGGTTAGCTCTGGATCGCGTTGCCAAATCCATTGATGCGCCGGTTGTACGAGAAAAGGACTTCCCCACCATGAACAAGATCGCTTCCCCTCGAGATCTACGACACGAGCTTCGGGCTCTCCTAGCCTACGCGCGAAGCGAGGCCCCTTCTCGAGTGCGGGTCGCGTCGGCTCTGAATGACCTGGCCGAGCGCGTTGCACGGCGTTCCGTGACGTCCATGGAGCATTCCTCACCGGAAGCGCTCGAGAAATACCTTCACGAACATCCGAAAGCGGACCACTCGAAGCACAAGGTCAAGACGAAGGAGACGAAGGGGGACGCGCCCAAGGGGGAGAAGGGCGACGGCAAGGATGAGGGTAAGAAGAAGCCGAAGGATGAAGCCAAGCCGGGGGGTCAGAAGGCCACGAAAGCCGAGCTGAACAAGCTTCGCGACAAGCAGGACCACGAAGGGGTCAATCGTGCTTTGGCGCGCGGCGGGGATGCCTCGAAAATCAGTGAAAAGGACGTGGAGCGGCTGCTGCATACCCAAGGCACGGACAAGAAGAAGCCCATATCGAAGATGAAGTTCAACCTAAACACGGATACCAGCGGCAACGGCGTCATGAGCTGCCAATCGGGTGACGATGTCTTTGAAGTGGAGTTCAAATCCGGGGGCCCGGACATGGCTGACTTCGCGGCACATATGACTTCCCAAGGTGCAAAGCACGTCCACACGGATGCGCTCGAGGACGCGAGAGACAAGGCGCAGGAGCGTTACGAGAAGGATCGAGACAAATACCGTAAGGAAGAAGCGAAGTCGGATCGAGATCGTGGCTAGCTAACCCGCGTCGGGAGAGGGGAAGTATCCCCCCGAAAGAATCAAGGACATTGCGCCCGCTGAGAGATTATTTGGGTTTTGTTTGCTTCTCGTCCTTCTTTTCAATGAGGTCCTTCCTTCCAATGAGCGCATTGAGCGATTGGCCTGGCGTGCAGTAATCGAGCATAAAGCCCCTAGCCTTGGCGGCTACGCGGGTCATTCCCCATTCTTTAGCTCGTTGGGCGTGCAGGTCACCGTCTGACCATTCGGTGCCGTCGATGAGTTTGATGGTCATGTTTTAGTTCCGCGTTTGCTCTGCCAGAAGCAGGGAGAGCGAGAATGTTTGAAAGCGAGAGACGGTCGACGGGAAAGCGGCAGAGTCGTTGTTCCCACGTCGCCCGGGCCTAGCGGAGGGACAGCGAAGGTGCCCGAAGATGGGTTCGAGCGTCTTGCGGTTTCTCACGCTCCTCAGCGTCGAGCCAGGCTTTCTCGGCCGACACGAGTTGCGAGGCTTCCAAATACGTGATGCCGTTCCGCGCTTGGACCTCGGAGACCCGTACCTCGTGCGCGAGCCCGCTCACGATCCTCACGAGCGCTTCGAGCATGGTATCGACGGCCCCGAGCCGTTCGGAGACCATGTCTGCGGTCGCCATGCCACCCGCAGAGTGCGGGGCAAAATGACTCCACAGTCTGGCGTCTTCGAGGCCCTTCAGGAGGTGGGCGAGATCCTGTGTGGTCTGGCCCGGTTCGATGAGGGCGGGATCGGGACGCTCGGGCAATGGTTTCGTTTTGGAAGACATGTGCACACCTACCGCACCTTGGTGACGAATTGGAGGCTATCCAAGCTGTCCGCGGGGTGAAGAAAGCGAACGTGACCGGGGGATTCGACCTGGACGGCCCCGCAGGAACGCTCAGTGGGCCCTCTGAGAAGCCCCGGCGGCTCGGGCGTGCGGAGGAAGGGGCGACTCGACGGCGGGCACTGGCGGGCTGTCAGGGGGCCCGGAGAGACGCTGGAGCCGGACCTAGGAAGTGCCCGCCAAAGGATCCGGGAGACGCCTCACCCGAACGGTCACGTCCCATCGGTTGCCCGCTTCCGTGCCCGCTTCATGTTCGACCGCATCGACGGTATAGCGGCCGCCCAGCATGAGCGTGTCGTAAAGCTCGGGGATCCTCGGCCAGGGGCGATACCACACGGCGTCATGAGCGAGGATGCGTAGATGGTACATGTTGGCGGTTCACAGGAACGGGCTCGGGGGGCGATTGTCGAGGAAATAAGCGAGGAAGGCGGGGTCGTGGAGCGCGATACGAGAAAGCTTCACGAGCGTCTCGGCTGAGATGTCGTCACGGCCAACGGCGACGTTGCGAGCGGCGTCGTCGAGGGTGTTCGCTGCCATGAACCGTACGCTCGGGCTGGCCAGGATGCTGCGAACGAATGACGAGGGCAAGACGCGGACGACCAAAGGGACGAGGTACAAATGGGTGGCGAGCGCGGGGTCGAGCGCCAACGCGGGGTCGTCGATCGCCTGAAATAGGAGATGGCGGAGGAAGCCCCCTTCGAGAGCGGGAAGCGTCGTGAGGGACTCGAACGCGCGAGAAACCGATTCGGCAGTCATGACGGCATTCCCAAAGGGTAACGGAAGAAAGCGGGAGAGCTGACGACGAACGACCTTTGATCGCGCGCCAAGGGAAAGTCAGGCGACGATGCGGACGGGGAGAGTTTGATCGTTCGCCGGAGCGAGTGGCACGGGCGAACCATACTGTTGCGTATACTCGAGGAACAAGAGAACGGCGAGTTGAGTCTGCCGACGAATCGGATCGGCTCCCGTCTCCCAACGTGACACCGTCTCGGTAGCGACGTCGAGCAGGGCGCCAAGGTCCGGTTGACGGAGGCCCATGGTCTTACGAGCGAAGCGCAACTCGTCACCGTTGATGCTCTCGGCCTTCTTGAAGACGGCGATCGCCGCCTGCAGTCCGAGACGGCCGAAATCGGCGCTCGACATGGCGAACGTGCCGTCCTCGAGTTCGACCGCCTCGTACGTGCCGATCAGCGTGTAGCGGCCGACGGTGATCTTGTGTTCGCGTTTCATAGGTTCTCCCATCAATAGAGGGTCACGATCAGCAGGCCACGTTCGACATTGACGATGAGAGTGACGGGATCGCCTTCGAGGTCTGAACCACCGGAGACATTCCATCGACCATTGGGTTGGAGGAACGCTTTGGTAGACCCTACCAGTGCATGCTTGATATCGTGGATGTCGATGTTCCGCTTGCGAGCGCTGTCTGCCCCGTGCTCCCCGAGCATGAAGATCCCAGTGCGCCCGCCTGCGTGGCACTCGGCCAGGACAGCGGCAGGGGTGTTCGGTGGCACACCCAATAGACTAGCAGAACTTGAGGAAAGGTCAAGTTGGCCGGATGCCCTGCGATACCAGTAATAACGGCGAGTCCGATGTCGCGGCGGGAGTGGAGGGATGCGAATGACCTCGACGCCCCATTCGGCGGGCACGTAGAAGACGACGTGGCGCGAGTAGACCCAACCGCGTAACCCGTGGTGCAAGTCGTAACCCCTGCCCGAATCAACGGAACGAGACCGGACGGGGAACGTCGGTGGCTGTCGGCACATAGCGGTGAGCGAGCCCGGAATAGGGTGACCGTCCCGAGTGACGTGCCCCTTTCGCGCACGGCGGATCGCCTTTAAGCTCCCCTGCAATCAGCTCTCGCGGCGTCACGGTGAACGACGACAATGTCTGGCTACGACGATCAGACGGGTTTGACGCAATTTACGGGGACGAAAATCCGTCGGTATTGGCGGCCTATCGAAGGACAACCCGACGACCCGGAGGAGCGACTCGCCGCCACGGGTCTCGACTGGTTTCGGGACGCTCACGGGGGGCTGTGCGTGCGATGCGATCCCGGCAGGCTCTGGACGATTCTCTCGGGACTACCGAGCCGCGAGTCACCAGAGCCGCCCGTAACCGATCCCCAGACGGAGTGGCTGAACGTGACCACTATCGGGGTGAACCTTGGCCCGCCTTCCCTGGCCCCCTCGAGCGTTGCGAAACTCCTCCGACACGCCGGGCTCCTCCAGCGCGTCAACGGCAAAGACGTACCGACGGGCTCCGCGAAGGGGCTCTATCACGAACGCCCGCTCGGGCAGGATGGATGGTCCTCGGCGTTTCCTCCAAAAAACAGCGAACCGCCTCCGTCCGACAGGGTCCAGCGGCTGTGGGCCTTCGAAGTCATCGCCCTGTTGAAAGCGCTCCCGCCCGACAAGCCGAACAAACCTCGCAAGCCGCCCAAAATGACGGAGAAGCAGGCGGCACTCTTGAAGTCGCTTTGCGAGCAGACGGGTGAGGTCTTTGATGGGAGTCTTTCTAAACCCGTGGCCACCGAACTCATCGACGCCCTGGTGGCGCGATGCCAAGAGGCGCGTCGCGAGAATCCAGATTTGTGGCTCAGCAAGGATGAGCCCATGACGGAGCGGCAGGCGGAATACCTCGAGCACCTGTGCAAAAAAGCCGGAGAGTCCTTTAACGCCACGCTCCCCAAAGGCGCAGCCGCCAAGCAGATCGTCGAATTGAGCACCCGGCTCGATTCGATCCGAAACAAGTCGACGCCTCGACCCTAAGGCCGGCGACGGCTCAAGACAGGGATCCGGAGGGTCGACGCCTCGACCCCTAACGAGACAGCGGGAGGGTCGACGCCTCGACCCTAAAGACCAGGGCCGAAGGCCGGGTCGGAGGGGGGAGGCAGGAATGATCAAACCGGCGGGTCGGCCAAGTCTCAGTTAGGGCTGCGTTAAGGCCAGTTTCGACCGGCCGATTTGCTCATTCTTTTCATGGCCGTTGGGCCGATTGCGCGTCCAGTAAGAAGGGGCGCCGGGGGGAGCGCTATTTGTCGAATGTCAATCGAAAACGACTGAGCCCGGAGCGCATTAACAAGCGGTACCTGAGGGGTGACCAGAGTATCCAATCCGCCGCTGTTTTCTGGTGGCGCGCCGTTAACTCCCATCTTGGAAGGGCGCGCGCGGACCTTTTGAGCCGCTCGCTGCCGGGGAGTCGAGCTTCGCTGAGGGCGGCGGCACCGAGCTGGGTGTCTCAGTCAGAAACGAGATGACCCCGCCCGTGCGCCGAAACGAGTGAGAGTAACCTAAAATGGGCCGGCACGAGACGAAACAACGGCGCGGTTTTTACAGAAAGCGACGTATTCCCAAGAGAAACGCGGGCGCCCAAGGGACCTCCGCCGCGCCCATCGCCCCGGAGGCTCCCACAGCCCGTTTACAGGCACCGAGCGCCCCTCCCGTCGCTCGGTGCACCCGACGCCCGCGGGCGCTCGAGGAGGCCCCTCAGGGCGTCAGCGGCGGGGTGCTCGGGTGTCGCGTCGCGGACGTCACGGCTCGAGCCCCTCGGGAACGACGCCGTCAACCTGCCACCCGTGCCCACACCGAGTGCAGTAGCGCCCGTAGGCATCCCGGGTCGAGCTGAGAACCCCTTCCGAGCGCCCGCAGCTCGGACACCACGGCGCGGGTGGCGGCGCTGGGAGGGTTGCGACGGGCTCGGGACGCTCGGATCCGCCCGGACGGGGCCCAAACCAGCGTGAGAAAAAGCCCATCGCGATGCGCTCCGAAGGCGGATTCGGCGCCGTTCAGTCTCCCATTCCGGCGCAAAACCCTAGTTCAGTGCCCCGAGCCGGCGCAACGGGACAGTTCAGTATCCGGTAACGACACGGAATTTTGCTCGTTCAGTCCCCCGGTTTGAGACACCCCAGAGGGTCGGCGTCCCGAGCTGAGCCGCGCATCACACCGAGCCTGGATCAGCAACACGACCTCCCTCTCGAGGGCGTCAATAGCGATCTCGAGCACGGGCTTCGGGCAGTCCCCGCCTTCCCCGAGGCGCGCGTACAGGGCCTCGAGGCGCGCGTTGAGTGCCCTCAGGGCGCTAAGCTCCAGATCGTCGTCCAACATCCCCCCTCACTACACCGGTTCCCACCCACCACTCCCTCGAGTACGAGTTGAAGCCCCAGGTTTGATCCATCTGAATTTCATAGGATCAAAGCTGCCCCTCCGACCCGTACTCAGGGAGTGGAGGGTGGGGACTTCCCCCGCACGACCGATCACTCACCCGCGGAGACGTCGCTCCAGCTCGAGCGTGTCTTGCTCGTCCTCGGTCAGCGCCACCCAGATGCGGTCGACCTCGCCCGCCCAGCGGACTTCCTCTGCCTGCGTGAGCGGCACCCCGGCGCTCTCACGCACTGCCATCCACTTAGCCACCAGCTCGCGGTAACGTGCCATCCCCTGGGTCTCCTCCATGAAGCCAACAGTGACACCCGTCGTTGAATCTTCAACAATGGGTTGACGTCCGCTCATTCCCCCATTGGTACTCAGGAACGTACCGGCAGCTGTAACAACCGGCGAGCCGGAAGTGTTACAGCTGCCGGTACATAAATCGACCGCCCGCCGTAAAATAGTGCTTGACTTAAATCCGGTCGATTATCTTGGCCAGGTGGCCGGGTACCCTGGAGGGGCGTATTCAATACATGGGTCGATGGTAAGTGGATTCGTGCTCCCTCCGGATCCCCAAATTCTGCCCCGTGCTCTCCGGCATCTGGGCCGGATTTCAGATCCTGAGACGTCCTCGGATCCCCCGTCAACGCCCTCGGATCCCCCTGTCCTCCGTCCAACGCCAGGCTCCGCCGGGCCTCAGGTGCCCTCGGATGGTCCTGTTCCTCCCTCCCAACGCCAGGCTTCGCCGGGCCTCTGAGGCGTCCACCCCCGGGCCTTGCTGAAGTCCTTCCCGATTCGCCCGAAGTCTCGAAATTTGGCCCCGGTAGTCTTTTTCAATTCTCGCCCCCGCGGATCTCGGGCCTATGGGCGTCCGATCCCTCAGGGTCAAATAGGCCGCATCTTGCGCAGCGTCTCGGGCGTGACCCGGACGTAGATGCCGGCGTTGATGTTTTCGTCGCAAACGGGACAGCGGTTGTCTGCCAGGTCGTCCTTGTCGAAATTCCGCGTCTGCTCGGCGACTTGCTCCTCGATAGCGGCGCGGCGCTCGGGGTCGAGTTTGCGGTCGGCGTTGCACCGGTCCCAACAGTCACAGCAGAGACCGACGATGAAATAGCGTCCTTTGAGTGATGGCAGCTCCGGCATGGGTCCATTGTATGGAGAATCCGGTGTTGAGGGTTTGCCTTTGTGGTTGCCGCTCGCCGGGGCATTTTCCGTTTCGCACCCCCTCACCCCACCAAAAGGGGACCCATTTCGTGGTCCTTGGGGTCCAAATTTGGGCTCCGGTGGTCAAAATCGTCCGCTCTTACCGTGATTTAGAGTGCCAGCAGGCCATGACTCGCGATTCATTCCACGCAGGTCCAAAACGGCTCTCGCGGCGGGTCCGAAAATACGGCATTTATGGGGTATTTCGGCTCTCCCCCATCGCGCCGACGCCCGAAAGCGTCCGTTCGACGAACTTTCCAAATCGCTGCCTATTTCAATGGCTTAGGCGCGGTCCTCGGAGGGTCTCACGCCCGATTTTGCCCCCTGTGGACGCCAGCTTCGACGGCGAGCGGTCTTCGTGGACGCCGGCCACCGGTGTACCCTTCTCTTCGTGGCCCAACAACCCTCGCTCCCCGGCGGCCCTCACTCCGGACTCCTACTCTCCCGTCTCCTCGAGGAGATCAGCGCCACGCTCATGGGCTGCGATCGGCTCGCCTCGTTCGCTCGCTCTATCAGACGGGAGCGCGACGCGGCGCCGCGGATGGCCATCACGGTCGCCGACGGGGGCCGTGGGCGCCTTTTGGCGGAGACGTCTTACGTCGGGTCGCCCGCCCTTCACGGCACGCTAGAGGACGCCCTCCGCATCGCCGGGGACCTTCTCGACCGGGGCCTTGCGGTCACGCTTCAGCGCACGGAGGAGGGGATCCGGGTTTGGGTGGACGAGCCCACTCCGAACTTGTGACGTGGGTCATTCATCCCCCGGCGGGCTCGTTTAACCGGGGACACGTCGTGCACTCGACGTCGGCGTCCGCTTCCCTCACGTCCGGCGGAAGAGGCTCGAGCGCTTCGGCGCACCCCTCGCACAGGACTTCCGTCTGAGTCTCGCCCGTCAGGGGGCACCGGAACGTGACCATCACCATGGCTGGGAGTCTTACACCCAGCTCTTCTTGCAGCGTCCCCCTTTGAAGCATCACGAGGTCATCGCGACGCACGAAACCGAAGGGCCAGACTCACGAGTGCAGCCCCGCGTCGCAAGCCTCGCCCGGCTTGGCTTTGCAGACGGGGCAGTGACCGGGCGGCACCGGGCTCCATGCCGGATGACGGGAGACAGGGCCAATGTCCTCCCCCTCTTCATTTCCAGAAAACCGCGCTCGCAATCTCGTCAAACCGCTTACAAGCCGACCAAGGTGCGCAGTGAAGGGAATCTTCGAAATTTGGGCCCGGGTCATTTTTTGGCGCAAGGAAGCACGCGAGCAGCGGCGATCGGACCTGAAGCTCCGCATCATCCAGGCCCTCAACCCCGAGGGCTGCTCGCAGACGCTGGTCGAGTCCCCCGAGCGGGTCTACGAGCTGCTGAAGGAGGGCACCGCGGACCTGCTCTTGACCGTCAGCGGGCCCGACGGGACCCGATACTACGCCGTGCGCTTCCACGATGCGACCCTCGCGAAGGAGTCTCGGGAGGACTGCCTCGACCTCTACGGGCTCCGCGAGACGCTGCATTGACCGAAAGTCGGCGTCATGGGGTGGTGCCGTGCGGAGTCCCGTGGTGTAGCTACCCGGCATGACCTTTCTACTCGGCCTCCTCGTCGGAATCTATCTCGGCGGCGCCATCGTGACCAACGTCGTGGTGGGCAAGACGGTCGATGACCGCGCGCCCACCCTACTCGAGAAGATCTGCATGCCGCTCTTCTGGCCTTACACGCTCTGGTCGGCAGGGGAGCCCTAGGCTGTCATCTGGGCCCCGGCAGAGGCACCACGGTGATCAAATCAAACGTGGTCGACGGCGCTCTCGAGCAGGTGGACGGCCATCTCGGACGTGAAGTTGTGAATCACGGTGTGCTCACATGTTGCGTGGTCCTTCATGGCCGTGATGAGCACGAAGCCGACGTTGGGATCGATGTTCGCGACGATGTTGTCCGCGATGTGCCGAGTATAGGCCTCGAGATTTCGCGGATTGACCGCCGGCTGAGATGCTCGACCGTTTGTCGGACTGGGTCGGGGGGCTTTGGACGGCTTGCGGCGGATGGATCGTTGATTCGTCATTGCAACCGAGGGGCTAGACTAAGCATATCATGGAGGTCAATTCCAAAACACCGACAATACCCATCGATTCCCGACACTTGAATCAATGGGGATTCGCTAGATCCGCGTAGGTCCTCCGCTTTCATCCGCCCGCGCAGCCACTCGAGGAAGGCGACCTTCGCGGAGTTACACCCGGATGCCGTCATGAAAGGCCGTCGCCTTCGAACCCGCCATAGCGATCGAACCCGGCGCCCTTGATGAAGCCGTCTTCATCCGCCTCGCTCTCGTCGTGCAGCAGCTCAGCGAGCGAAAACAGGTTTTGGACGTGCGCGGACCTCGACCCCGGAGGGGCCCAGAACCTCACGGGGCCCATCGTAGGGCTCCTCACAAGCACCTCCGGAAGCTTCTTGGCGACCTTTGCCGGCCTTCTCTTCTTCGAGACGGCCTTGGCCTTGGCCTTGATCGTCGCCTTGGCCTTGGGCTGCGCTTTCGGCTTGGCGGTGGCCTTGGCGGCCTTCTTTGTTTTCTTCATCGTGGGGAACCTCAATCGCCGGCCTACCACCACCACGGTTCAGTCGTCTTGCACGGCGTCCGTAAATGACCCAATCGTCGTCATTTTCCGTAATATCGGCGCCCGAGCGCTCTCGAATTCCCTATAGTCGACTTTGAAGGTGGTCCACCAGCAGCCGGAAAGGGTGCGATTTCCAAAATTTATTGCCCGGGCAATTTTTGGCAAAGCCGCGTCCGCGATTGAAGGCGAATCCTTTGCTGCTACGACCTTGTCGTGAGCCGCATTGCACGCCGAGTCGCCGCCCGTTATTCGAGCACCCGACAAGGAGCCTTGGTCATCGCGAGCTTCAAAGGTCCGAGAAATGGCTTTCCGTCTCCTGACATCGAAGCCTTAGCCAAGCGGTGGCACGGGGACGCGGAAGCCCGTGGTCACGACCTCATCCAGTGGAAGGTCAACAAGAGTGACCCCGGGTGGATCACCAAATGCGTAAAATGTGACAAGAAGTTCGTCATCAGGTCGACGCCTCGTGGCCGCACCTGGACGCTCGATGAAGATCCCCGGCTGAAGCTTTTCTTCGTGTCCGATGCTCCGAGCATCAATGGGCTCATCGAAAAGGACGATTGGGTCTCGGGGGCTCATGTCTGTCAGCCGACGCCCCGAGCCATCGCCCGGGGTATGCGCATCGAGGTTCCGAATCTCGCCGAGTTACGAGACAAGCCGAGCGCCCTCGGGGCTGCCATCTGGAAGGTCATCACGCGACAGGGGTTGGGGGCAAGCTGGACCAGCCCTGACAACCGCACCACGCTTCGGGCATACGCCGGAGGTTCGCATGCGCCTGAGGGTAATCAACTGCCCATCATCCTGAGCGGCGTGATTCGGCGCGACGATCAGCGGCGCAACTATATACCGGCTCAGTTCATGGTACTGCCCGAGTACGAAGAGGAGCGGGAGCTTTACCTAAACAAGCATGAGGTCGTGCGGGTCCAGCTCATCGAATGGTGCAAATACTGGGACGATGGCTCATGGGAGTCGGTCAAGGTCGACCTGAAAGCAAAGACCTGAGTCCTACGGGCAGCAACCCGATGTGCGAGAGACATACTCTCGCTGACGAACAATAAAATCTGGACCGCTCTTTATCGAAGCCGAAAGCCAAATTTCTGGGCCAACTCTTCGAAGACTTCTTCGGCTGGGATGAGTTCGGCTAGGCCAGCGTCGAGCCTTGCAACCCGTCGCTGGATTTCAGCCTCCCACTCGGGACCGAGATCACCGCTGACCTTCAGCTCGGAATTCTCATCGTTCATTAGGGTGGCAGGGGTCCGCTTCAGGACTCTCATCGTTTTTAGATCCTAGCATGCATTCTTTAAACTACGAATATGTGAACACGACCCTTGTCGGTCACCTGACCAAACCGGGGCCAGAACTCGTCTTCCAATCTGCCCTGCGACGCCTCAGGTGTAACATCCCCTGAGTGACCAACCAACGCTCTGACTCCGTGTCCAATGAAGCTGCTGCACTAGAAATGGCCCTTAGCGCGATTTCAGAGCAGTGGGGCAGCCCCGATCCCGCCGCGCGCGAGGGGCTCATCAGGCGTGTCATCGGTCAGACACAAGGCCTGTCATCCGTGATTGCTCAGCTTCTTCGGACTTGTTTCGAGGAAATCGAATGGGATCTCCCCACCGACGACGCTCGTTTCTTGACGTTCTTTGAGAGCTTGACCCGGTTCGAACTCGAGCGGCGGAGACGAGATCAACAATTGGCCGAGCACCAAGGGCGGTGTCTGGAGGACTCCCAACGGTGCCCTGAAGCTAGGCGGCTCATGCAGTAAGGCGCCCGAGGCCCCCACGGTCGCTTTTCATCGATTCGCGGCTAAGGGTAGGCCAAATGAGAACCTCGCGGAGATCGATCGTCCACACGTCCGAGCAGGTGGCTCTTCGGTATTTCATCCGGCTCGCGCTCCGCCGAACGCGGATCGCTGCCTCAATCCCGGCAAAATGGTTCAAGGCCAAGGCCGGCGAGCTACGGGCGATCCTGAAAGAGCCCCTCGACGGCGGCCTCCAGTTCTGGAGTGGCAAGGTCGAAGCCTCCTTGACCGCGTTCTTCGACGACTTTGAGCGCGATTTTGCCAAGGTCGCTCCAACTCACGCGGACGCCGTCGCCCCGGCGGTCCGTGAAGCCAAGCGGAGCCTCCGCCTCTCGCTCATCCCCTGGTGGAACCTCGAGTCCTTCCGCAACCGTTACATTTTCGACCCCGACTCGAGGGGCGTCGCCGAACAGCTCCGTCACGCCGCCGGCTGGGCTTGCGTCTATCGTGTTGAAACCTCGGTCAAGACGGTCGGCGATCTCTTTAAAACGACGTACTCGGTCGCTGACGACGTCGTGACGCGCGCCGCCGAGAAGGTCCTCGAGAAGGCGAGGCCCACCGATTCCCCCCGTGACCTCGTGACGACAGTCAAGGCCGTGGCCCCGAAGGCCGTCGTCAAAGCCAAAGGGACCTGGAGCCCCGTCGGTTGGGTCGACACGATTTTCGAGTCACTCTCGCGTGCGTGGGCGCCGGAGCCCTTCACTACTTTTGACGTTGCCGGGCTCCGCGTCGTCTTCGAGAGCGCAACGGCGGAAAAGGACATCGAACCCTACATGAAGAACGTGCTCGAGGCCTACCGCGCGCTCGCTCAGAAGCACCTGAAGACCGCCTGGTACGGCATCCTCTTCATCTGTCGGGACTGCGATAAAGGCGCCGGTGGGGCCTATCGTATGGGCCCCGATACGGTCCGGCTCTACACGAAGCCGAGCGCGCGCGCCGTCTACGCGATCATCCACGAGTTAGGGCACCGGTACTGGTTCAAAAGCATGTCCCAGGAGCAGCGCGGGCGCTTTTCGACCCTCGTCAAGGTCCACACCGTGCATCAACCCGAGGGCGCCCCGCGGCACTTGAAGGTCATGCATTTCACCAACCGGGACATTGCGAGCGGCCACCACGCGGTCGACCGCTTCGCCGACCGCTTTCATCCCCTCATCGACAAGCTCGAGTCCTCCTCGAACCCTGCCGGGCTCCTCCGCGCCATGGCTGCGGCGCTCGAGGGTCTGACGAAGGATCTCCGGCGCTTCACCTCGCTCGTCGACGACACGAAGGTTTTGAGCGGACCGGCGATCGATCTCCACAACGAATACGACCTGCCACTCGGCCAGGCGGAACGCCAACTCGGAAAGGCGATCGACCGTCAGGATCGCGCGGCAATCGATCAGGGCGCGATAGACGTCGTCACGGCGGCGCACGCCTGGGTCGACGCCGCCGCCAAAGCCTTCAACGCCGTCGCCGACGAGCAGCTATCGGGGCTCGAGGGCGGCCCCGAGTGGCTCAGTTCCTACGTCGACAATCCCGCCCCCGTCGTTCCCGTCTCCGCCTACGGCAAAACCAACATCGACGAGGCTTTCGCCGAAGCGTTTGCCCACTACGTCCTCGAGTTCGACATCACGCGCGATCAGCTCGAGTCGTTCGCGTCGGTTTTCGAACGCTGAGAGCCCAGGGTAACCGTCGTTCCTGCTCGATCTCGAGTCATACCTCGGGCTCGGCTTTAGCGCGGCGGGTAATAGGGTGTCGGATCGATCGTGGACTCGATCGCAATCGGCTGTCCCTCCTCCGAGTGGATGATGATGGACCTGGTGAGCCAAGCCCGAAGCTCCGAGAGAAAGCGGTCAAGCTCCAAGGCGTCGAACATTCGGATCTCTCTCATGAGTAACTCGGCCTTTTCGGCGCCGTCGTCGAGCAGAGAATCATCCGTGTCTCCAGCTTCCGAACAGGCCTTGCATCGCTGCGGGTAACCCACCCCGATTTCCATCTCCGTTCCACACCCTTCACAGAACTCGCCCTCCAGAACTGCGTCTGCCCAGTCTCCCATATGCTTTCCAGCCTCCTTCGGGGGATAACTACACCGGCGCGCGCCCTATTTTTCGGTTCAGGCGTCAAGCGGGATACTTCACGGCGAAACTCCCGCTCAGGAGGGCGTCGTTCACGCTCACCGGGCCCGTTTTCGTGTGCACGTAGATCGTGGCGAGCCAGCGCCCGTATTTGTCCGTAGCGTCCGCCTTATGTGTCGTAATGCTGATGGGTCCGAGCCCGAGGAGCCGCTCGAGTTCCGTCTTCGACGCGATCGCGGCCGTTCGGGTCGCCCCAACCATCTCCGGCGCGTTGATGCCGTAGAGGCGAAAGTCGACCCGGAGGCTCGACCGGAACCCCAAATCGACGTGCAACCAGACCGTGTCGCCGTCCACCACCCGGTCGAGCGTCGCATAGTATTCGTAGATCATGGCTACGGAGGTACACCGCGGCTTCTTTTTGACGTTCATCAGAAGCTCCGAAACCAGAAGCTCCGAAAATACGAATAGCCTATGAACGCACATGCAATCGCGATGACGGCAATCGCAAACGCGGCGGGCCACGTCAGCCCGTTGAGTGCCTGGATGAGGTCACACATCGTTCGTCTCGACTTCCGAGGCTCTACTCATACCGAGGGCTTACACCGGCGTGAGGCTCCATCGCAACGGGGTAGCCAGTCTCTACTCACCGAGGTCGAAGAGGTCGCCCGTACCGATGCCGCTGAAGTCCTCCTCTGGGTTCGGGCCTGCAGCCGCCATCTGATGGAGGACCGACTCATAGATCTGAGCATAGCGCTCGGGCCTGAGCGTCTCGACGGGACGGAGGAGTTTGGGATTCGCGACAACGATCTCGATCGCGCGCCGAACAAGTTCGCTTCGCTCGAGGCCAAGCTCTCCCGCAAGTCGAGTCACGCTTTCGAGTTCCGCCGCGCTCATCTTCAATGTCAGAGTCTTGTCCCGCGGAACGCCGAGCACTGCAGGGCGCCCCGCCCCGAGCTTTCGCTTCTTGCGCATGCCCGGCTTCGCTTTGGTCGCCTTTTTCACGGGCGGGAGTCTACACCCGCCCCCTTCTTTCCCCGTAGATATTTGACGGCCACATTCAGGCGAACGTCGGAACGTAGCCGGCGGAAGGCGCGCACGCTCGGCCAGATTTTTGCCGGGATCTCCGTGTATCGCAGCTGCTCGACCGTCAGCGCGGCCACGAGGGCTTCGGCGGTAGCGAGATCCGGAAGCTTTCGGCACCGCCACCGGAGCGCGGGAATGACGTCTTCGTAGGTCATGATCGCTCACGTTCTCGCTGCGTCGCTTCGAGGACTGGTAGAGCTGCCAAGTCTTTGGGACGCCCGAGGCGCCGTTTCAGCTCAATCAGCTTGCCGAGCCGCAAAACACGGATTTCTTGCCCGTCGAAGTCCATTAGGTCGGTGTGCGGGAGGATGTCTTCAAACACCAACTCCTCCGCGTTGATGGAGCCGAGCACGTCGAGCGCGCCGGCCCGAGTACTGGTCAGCTTGTGGCCCTTGGTTTCCAGGTGGCTGATCCGGAAACGCAGGCGACGGGGGTCGTCGCGTACGACGGCGTCCAAGTCGAGCAGCGCTGCCTCGAGTCGCACGAGATTCGACGGCTCGATACGATAGAGGATGTCCGCGTCCTGAGTCACGATGGGTGCGCCCTGGACCGCAGCCGCAACGCCACCGACCAGGATAAACTCGACGTCGCGAAGGGCTCGCAACATTGCCTCCAGGTCAAAAGTCATTTCGACTGGGCCACGTTCTTGATGGGCCGGAATTTCTCGATCGCTCGCACGGCGTTCTGTAGCGAGCGTAAGCGCTCGATTGGCGTGAGTGCGAGGTACAGACGGATCAATGTGAGGTCAACGCCCGCCTCATCGATCGATGGTCGAGAATCCCCAGCTTCCGTCAGCTCCGTGCGGTCTTTAGGCATCAGCCGATAAAGGATACCATAGGGTGTCTCGCTGCGCAGCCCGCCTATTCGGCCGCGCGGCCACGCTGTCTTTCATGCGGCGTGCCCCTCCGGGTCGTTGTAACCGGTGTCGTCGAGTGAGTGCCGATCGAGCCAGCGGTCAAAGGTCGCGTTGCGGACCTCTGCGATGGCGCCCCGGAGCTGCTCGTCGAGCTTGAGCGCGTCGACGTAGGCTCCCTCGAGCGCTTCGTTCGGGGTCTCCGCCGGGCTCATGAACCGCACACGGTCGCCAACGATGAGCCACGCGATCCATCTCTTGGACACGTCCAGCCGCTCGACGATCCAAAACGCGCCGCCCTCGACGACGTAGTCGTACCGCTCGTGTGGGTATTCTTTCCGCCGCTCGAGCTGAAGGCCTCGCCATTCGATGAAGTCGCTCATGGACCGGCACACGAGCCGCCTACGCTTTCCAGCCCTTTGGCGGCTTCCAGCCTGCTGCCAGGGCTTTTTTGGCCCAATCGGGTAGGGGACGCTCCTGCTTCAGGACTTCCTTTACGATCGCGAGGGCCTTCTTCCCCTCGTCCATGGACTCCCAAAAGAACCCGGTCGGATCGCTTTCGCACCCTCTCTCGTGCAGGGCCGTCTCGACGGCCCAAGTTTCCCAGGCTTCGCGGTCGTCGGCCGTGGGCGCCTCTTCTTTCCAGGACTTGAGTTCGCCAAGGCACCCGCCGGCTTCGTCGTCGCCGCCCTCCCAACCGTCTACGAGCCAGTAGATGCGCCAGAGATCCTTATGGTCAGTCTGTAGTACCACTTTCGATTTGGCCATGTTTGCTAATCAGTACGGATGCTCCGGTAGTTTTTGATCCGGAGAAGCGTCTTTCCAAGTGGTTTCGGCGCGTGCCGCTCGCCCTAGCGCGCTAAGGCCGTCCCACTCCGCGCCGACCACGATCGGCCAAGCCTCTTCCGAATTGTCCGCGGAGGATCTCGAGGCGCTGCAGCACGCGATCCTGCAAATGGACCCTCCCTCTGAGACGGGATGAAAGAGACGCGAGATAATGAGCTGACGAGTCGCCCGGGTTCGTTCTGGGAGCTACACACCACGGTCATAAAAGACCTTGGCGTCCGGAAAGAACTTCGCGACGATTGCCGCGTGCTCGGCGCTGTCGTCCTCGGGCGACAGCCGTGCCTTGCGGAACGCTTCGTGGACCGCTCGGCGCACCTTCGGCGACGCATCGCGCAGCCACCACTTGTACTCGAGGCTCCAGAAGTACGCTACGCCCATGTAGTTTTCGGTCCCGATGAACTTCTCATCGAGAGCCCAGAGGGCGTTACTGGCTGCGGTCGGGAGGTTGAGGTAGTCGAGAGCCTGTGTCCCGCGAGCGGCCGTGCGATCGTACGAGTAACTCATAATAAGCTCTCGGGCGATAAAAAGTTCCGGGGTGCGCTCGAGCTGCTCGATGACTTCTGCCGCTTCGATCTCGCCGTCGTCACGCGCTTTGTGGTATGGGCTTCACCGTGCCGAATGACCTGCCAACGCGGCCCTGCGTGGGCTCCGGCTTCTGTTGCAAGGAAGCCCCTTGCCCCTATGGCTCGCAAGACCCGTCGAGTGGCTGGTGCATCCACCTCGTCCCATGGGAGGGCGATGATCTCGATGTACCGCGCTACCGATGTGGCCGCTACGAATTCATTCGGACGCAGCCGGGTTGGGAAATGGTTCCCGCGTTCGGGGGCGGCTGTGGAAGCACGCTCTTCAATCGCGACCGCGACCGCATCGTGAGCGCCTTGAGGCTCCGTCGTGGTCCCTAGGCAAAAAGGCGCCCCTCGTCATTCTTTTGCCCGTGTTAGATCGTGGGCATTTCATCCCATCCGAAATCATCGCCGATGATGTCGTCGTCTGGCCGGGCCGTGAAGTTCCGACCCCCATGGTCCTTGCAGCGCGTCCGAACGAGCTGCCCGTCCCAGTAAGCGTGGCCGTTCTTCTCACCGTCCACGGGCTCACGCAGGGACCGCACGACGGCACATCCGCATCGACCGCAGACGCCGGGCTTTGGCTTGCTCATGTCTCGCCGGATTCCCGTTTCGTTCGAGGGAGTTCCTCCTCGAGCAGCCAAGAATGAGAAGAGCCCCCGCTTTCGAGAAGGATGCGGAGGTACGCTTCCGAGTCCGCAATATTCGCCCGGGGCGCCTTGACGGGATTGAGCATGCGGCAAACCCGGCGGCCACCGTAGAGTTCGGACGACGCAGGCATGTGTTCCGGCACGGCCAGATGCTCCCAAGGCCGTCTCCCATCGTACCAGGAGGGGTTTACGAGGCGCCGGAGGCTTGCCTTTGCTGCGCGTACCGGGGGCAGAACGAGCGCCAGGGCGAAGGCGCTGAGGGCTTGGAAGAGGGATCGACGGTTCATGGTCCCGGAAGTACACCGCCCCGTTGTGGGGCTACGTGGGCCGGGAAATTTTCGGGTCGCCTCGAGAGAGGCTCTTTATTCGATCAATCGGTGTGCGATCGAGTCGCGGTTACCGAGCAATCCCGCTCACGGCATTCACCACCTTTGCTCCGGGGCCTCGTCGCCCAGGACGAGCTGCCCAAAGCTCAGCTTGGCATAGAAGAACGCCTTGATCCTGCCCGCCATGCGCTCGCTGACCTGCTCGACGTCCACGAAGCGCTTGAAGGTACGACCTCGATCGTAAATCAGGGCGGCGCTCGTAGGGTCGTCCAACGCCGTCTGAACCTTGACGATGATGAATCCCTCTCTGGCGCCCACCTCGGGCTCGTTTGCGTCGGTGAGAGCGATATGTCCGGCGTACGTATAACCGTCTTCGTCGAAGGGCGCGGCCTTGCCACAGCACTTCTTATACTTGAGACCAGAATGGCAGCTACACGGGTCGTTGCGTCCGATTTTCTGAATCATCGTGCCCCCTCCTTTACGCCTCCGCTGAACGGCCTTCGCAGATTCCCCGAAGCCGGGAATTTAGTCCACGGCATTTTCCCGTGGCTCAGGGGCGTAATCTCTTCCCGATGCCTCTGACCCTGAAGCCGCGGGCAGCTCGCGACACCTTTGACGATCAGCCCTCAAACCGGTCATTCCTGAGGAACGGTGTACCTCGCTCCGAGATGCAGTACCTCGGTGGCAAAACGCTCGTCGCCAAGCAGCTCGCGGCCGTGATGCTCGACTACCGCCGGCCAGGGCAGGAGGTTTGGGACGCCTTCTGCGGGGGCCTGTCGGTGGCCGCGGCGCTCGAGGAGGATGGGCCCGTCTACGCCACGGACGTCAACGCCGCCCTCATTTCCCTCTACGCCGCCGTGCAGGGCGGCTGGCAGCCCCCTGACGTCGTCAGCAGGGAGACCTGGACCGCTGCCAAGGTCCTGCCCGACAGCGACCCTCTGAAGGCCTTCTGCGGCTTCGGCTGCTCTTTCGGCGGCAAGTGGTTCGGCGGCTACGCGGGCCCTCGCTCGTCACCGAAGACGGCGACGCATCACGGAGGTACAATCATGAACGCCGTGGTTTCGTCCCTCCGGATGCTGGATCGGCGAGCAACGGATCGTTCGATGACGTTCGCCGTCGTCGACTTTCTCGCCGTCGCCCCGCGCCCGATCGAATCACTCATCTACTGTGATCCGCCGTACGCCGGCACGACGGGCTATGATGGCGTGCCATCCTTCGATCAGGACGCCTTTCGGGCTCGTGTCGCCGAGTGGTCGCGCCACACGGACGTCTTCGTGTCCGAGTATGATTTCCCGCTTGGTGCTTGTATCTGGAGTGCCCCGGCGACGCTCAAAGTGAGCGGCGGGACGAAGGGACCACGCACCGAGCGGCTCTATCGAGTCTCTTCCGTGCCCGAGGCCGAGCGCTACCGACGCCCGCCCATTCACTTGATGTTCGAGGAGTAACTTTTGATTCGCTACGAAGTCGTCGCTCCGGAAAACTCCGAACTACGCGGCAAGGTCATCGAGACCGAGCGCACCGACGATTTCACGCACTGGATCTGGTGGTTTGACGACGACGCGGACGGCCTCACCGTTTGCCCTGAAGAGATCGGAGTCCCGTTCGCCCTCGACCAGACCGTGGCGCTGCCCGTCCGGAGGCTGCCCTAGCTCTTGATCCCAAGCGAGCGGTGCTGACACCGCTTGTGCGCGAAGACCCGCTTGAACCCCTCGCCGTCGTCGTGAAACGGCATCATATACCCTTGATCATTCGGGGCGATGGGCTCGTGGCAGAAGAAGCAATCCTCAGCGACGGGCGTCTCGACGTGCGGTTGGATCTCGTTGATCGGCGCGCCCCAAGAGGCGCCGAACCAGGCGTGCGTTGGCTCGTTCCTTTGCATGGCGCAATGATAACCCCCACCGGCGGTCCTTAGGGTAGGCTTTTTGATCCCGCCCTTTGATCCGGCGCCGGTGTAACCACCGAGCATGGCCAGATGGGTGCGCGCTGACGTGGGGTTGGGTGAAGGGTGGCATCGCGATGAACATTGGGTTCAGACCGAGGGACAGTCTTCGTGGCGTGGCATGCACGTCAACCGTTGGTCGGTGCCGAAACGAGTGCCCATGCTGTGGCTCGAGGGCGAATGGCACGTGCTGGTCGAATCCCCCGGTGGCTTGGTTGGTGAACGGACTTCCAGAAGATATTGAAGCGCGGCGCCCGAGCCCTACACGCTTACTTTGGGTCTCCCGGTGGCGCTGATCTCACGGTAATCTTCCCTCGAGGGACTTCCGGAAGTCATGACGAAAGCCAGCGAACTGCCCGTCCGCTTCGTCACGAAGCAAGAGCAACTCGTGGCTCAGGCTCGCCTCCGCCAGTATTCCTCCCAGGTGCGTGATGCCAAGGTCGAGGGTATCAGCAAGTCCACGATCGCCCAGATTGGCGAGGCCATGTGGAGCCACACCTACCGGACGACGTCGTCCGACGAAGCCGCGCGAGACAACTGGGTCGATTACGTCGAGAGTCTCCGAAACGAACCCGAGCGGCATTTCGTCATGTCGGAGCAGATGAAGCTCGCGGACGCAGTCATCCTCATGTTGGGCGGCGCCCGTTGGTTTGGCGAGGGCTTGCCCGTCTACCGCCTCGGTCATAAGCGCACCGCCGCGTTCATGGCCACCAACGTTTCGGTCGACATGGCCGAACACGTGAAGCCTCCGTTTCGTGCCTTCTATATCGAGCTGCCCGACGGCCTCATCGAGATCACGAATGCAGAGGGCAAGCTTCGGCCTGCCATCGGCGTCTTCGTGCACGTTGTCAACGTGACGCCCGAGCGCGACGGCGCAGATGCGGCGCTGCCCCCGGGCGAGTACTGGCGCTGGATCTGCATGACGCGAGCGGATCTGATGTTGTGGGAGATGAACCGCCATGTTGACGAACTCATCGCGGGCACGGTCATTCCCGAGGACGAATATTTTGGGATCGGCTGGGAGATGGACGACCACGACTTGCGGGTCCGCCGTCTCGTCACGCGGCTCATCGTATCTCTGTGCCTTGATCTCGCCTCGGGCAAGACCTCGAAGCGGAAGCTCGAGCCAACGGCCAGGGCGGGTAAGAAGGCCGCCAAGGGTGGTCCGAGCTTCAATGTGTTCCTCGACCCAACCGAGATCGACATCGACGCGCGCCCCTACGTCCGGGCCTTCCTCGCCGGTGATCGGAAAAGCCCCGACTTTCAGCAGCTGGTCAAAGGACACTGGAAGAACCAAGCCTACGGTCCCGGGCTCAGCTTGCGGAAGCCAATCCAAATCCTCCCGTACAAGCGGCTCGAGCATCTGCCAGAGAAGGCCGGCTGATCGCGGTGTACGGCAGGGGATGCCGCCCTCAGACGATGATCATGCTGACGAGTCCACGTTCCGTTCTCCGTTCTGGGAGCGGGCCTGGCGTTGGGTCAACTCGGACCGCTTCTTTTGGTTTCTGGCCCTCGTATTGTTCTCCGTGGGCGTCGCGCTCGATACGGTAATTCGGTATTTCGATATTCAGCTTACCTGGTTCCGCGGCTGGCTATAAACTGGCTTCATCGCCGTCATCTCGCGGCGTCGCAGAGGAGTAGGCTCACCCAGCCATTGAAGCCTTGGCGGTCAGCGTTTCAAACTAGCGGCCATGGCCATTATCTCCGAGCGCAGGACCGAGCCGACCTCTTCCCGCACGCACTTGCGAATGTATTCCTCGAGCCCATGGATGGCGATCTTTAGGCCATTCTGGGTGAGCGAGGCGGAGACGGCTGACGTCGTACGGTGTCCATTAGTGAGGGACGGCTTCTTTACGGAGGGCACTTTCTCCTTCTGAGCAGAAGGCTTTCGGCGCCCGTCGACCAAGGTCAAGCCGGCGTCGCTGGCAAGACGCCTCAAGGTGCCAATATGCACGCCGCTCGTCCTGGCCACGGTTGTTGGATCTTGCACCTCCAGTTTCTTCAGGAGGGCGGTCTTCTTGGCAGTCGAGTATTTCTTCGGCACCGCAGGACCCCTAACTCGGGAAGGCTTTCGGTTCAGACGGTCACCGTCAACCAGTTCCCGTGCGTTACCCGTACTACTCCTGTTTAGGCGGGTCCATGACGGTGTTACGACTTATGTATGGGCGAGGGGTGTGGTAGAACCTCTATTTTTTTTGCCTCGGAGTAATGCGGCCAAACGGCGTCGCACAGGCCCAAGTCACGGTACCACGAATCAGCCGGTGTAGGGGCCAACCATGGAACACCGACGCACCGGACCCAGCGCGCGGGATATTTTGCGCCTTAAGAAAGGGGATGAGGCACTCGCATTGGGAGAGCCTCAAACCCTCGAGGAGACCCGCAAACAAGTCGAAACGCTGCGTGACGGGCTCACTGCCTTACAGTCCGTTGACGACTTGGGCAGCAACGCGGACAATGACCGCTCCTCAAAGAATCTGATGGCCTTGCAGGCGAAATACGACCGGCTGAAGGCGAGTCTCGCGCCGCACGGTGTCGGCCTGCCTTGATACTGCGACCGGCGCTCGGTCTAACCCGCGCGACACCGATTTGAGATCTGACTTTAGGGTGTGCTCTTCGCAACCCAGTTTGTAGGTGGTTTCCAGGAAGGGGTAGAAATGGACCAGAGCCAAATCGAGACGATCATCCTCGAGCGCATCGAGGAGCTGCAACGGCACGAGATCGGCGCCCGGCTCCGCTGCATGAAGGTGTCCTACCAGGACAAGCGGGACGAGCTGGAAGCCCTGCTGCTACGCATCCACGGGCTCGCGATGGTGGAGGGGAACCGGGACTCTCTGCCCGTCTTCCCCTGAGTGGCGCGGGTCGCCAGAATACTCCTAAGGGTCACGACGTGCCCCGTCGCTTCCACGCTGAGCGCCCGAGCGCGTATTGCTGGGCTTCTGGATACGTGAGGCCCGCGCCGACGGTTTCGATCATCGGCCGCTCCAGATCGGTGAGCCACACCGCGGCCAACTTCAGAATCCCGTCCGGTTGCCGCGCCAAGACTGCTGCCGCTCGTGCCCTTTGGGCCCCGACATCCAGGTCGCAAATGGCCCACAGATCGTCGCCTGACATTTCGTAACGGAGGGCACGACCAACGGGGCGATCGACGCCGCCCGCCTCCGTGTAGATATCGACGGGCGTGCCGCGACGGGCGATCGCGGTGAGTTCCTCGAGAGTCCTCGAGGGCAGACCGTTGCCCGCGCTTGCGATGTTGAGTCGAATGGTTATCCGGCGAAGATCTTCCGAGCCGGGTGGCGGCATCTCGTTCAAGGGCTTTACAGGCTCGTCGTTATGAGCGGCATGTTCTTTCGATCGAGTCATACTGACACGATACCAAATGGATAAATTTCTCGGAAGCCTCCCGAAGACGGAAAGAAGCGAACTGTTTGATTTCCTTCACCACTGCCGATACCTCTGCAAGAGGGGCGGGCAAGGCTCTCTCGGCAAGAACCTGTCAGCTCTCCTGAGGGTCGTCGAGATATCAGCCTCTCGACTTCAGGATACCCCGGCAGTTGCTGGCGAAGCCTTGCTCGGCATCGTGGACGCCGCCGCCAAGCCGCGACGAACCCGCGTCAATTGAAGAGCCGCACCGATCGAAACCCGTTCGCCCTCGCGCGCTCGAAAAGGCGACGTGTGACACGCGCTGCCAGGTGGTCCAGCTCCACATGGTCGTACTCGCCCTGCCGAAACGCCCAAGAAAAGAGTCGAACGAAGACGAGGTCATCTAGCGCCGGTTCGATGACCTCGTACCAATTGCAACTGGCGGTTCCGTTGCTGGCAACGAATAGGTCTCCGGCGACGACGGAAGACGGGACGAACGCGACGTCCTGACTGATCTCGGCAAAGAGGGAGAGGTCACCTTCGACGAGCTGTTTGACGACCCTTTGAAATCGAATTGAGGGTGGGTGGATAACCCCCAATACGACCCTGTGACACCGCGCGCGAAGACCGCGCTGGGTTATCAATCGTGTGAGATGTCGGTGAAATCGGAAGTGCAGAGACCGCGGGCTGGGGTGGGGGAGTGCATGGATTTTCGAAACGTAGACAAAACCATCAAATGGGTGTCCCTGATGCTGGCGGGCGGCCCTGTAAAGTGACAACGGATAGGATGCTGGTCTTCTACCGCAAAAAGATGGAGCGCGTTTTAATCGGGGACGACATCGAGATCGTCGTCGTTGAGACTCACCGAGGTGGGGTCAAGCTTGCCATTAGTGCCCCCAAGCACGTCACCATTCTTAGGGCAGAGGTCGACGATCGTCCCAACATCAAAGACTCGACGCACAGGGAGTCGAGGTGGAGGTTCGAGGATGGCCACCTGATCGCTCCGGAGGCAGGTGCGAAGATCAATTTGACAGCCCTCTTGGCGATCATCGGAGAACCACTGAATCGTCCGTAGCTTTGACATAATCGCGATCGATGGCGTCAATAGACTCCAAAAACCTACATTGGTATTCGCGTCGCATGGGTGCCGCGATGTTGACTGAGATCCACAGGTTTAGACCATGGCTTCTCCTTTGTCTGCCGTTGATCCAAACTCCAGGGGATCTTGCTTTTGCCCCAGGGGCTTTGTAGGGTTGCCATTTCACACGGGGAGGTCGCAATGACTGCGAATCTGTCGGTGGTAAGGTCCCCGCCGTTGAAGGGGATCGCGAAGGTACGCCTGGACTTCATGATCGTCGACGTTCAGACGGTGAGAACGAATTCTCGGGTTCTCTGGCTCGAGTGGGAGACGCGCAGCGCTGGCTTCGGGACGCTTCGATTCGCGGAGACTGCGGACGGAGCCACCTGCGATAACGAGGGCATGGATCGGGCATTCGTGGCGAACGTTTTGCAAAAGGCTATCGAGGGAGTGCCGAGGGCGGATTGGCCTGACCTGTTGCGCGGGGGCGTCGACGCGCTGATCGAGCGGACGTCGCCCCAGCAGCCATGGTAGCGGCGTGAATCCTTGGCAGAAGGTTCACGAGCGCCGATGGGAGCGCTCTGACGGAGCGGTGGTCATTTGGGACGATCGCACGCCTTACGCGAACCCATGTCTCCCCAATGCCCGCATGTGGACGGCCTGGTCCCCGGAGCCCCACGATCGGTGTCTGAAGCAGGGTCGACGGAACTCGAACGTTACTTGGCCTCGACGCTTTGGCACGCCCGAGGCTGCCATGGCGGCCGCCGATTTAGAGTGGCCGCCCAAGGTGGCCATCGTGGTCACGTGCTGACGTCTTCACGTCTCCGCTACGGAAGCCACCAGAAGGTCGCGAGGATCGCGAGCCCCGCGAGGGTGACCACGATGGGAACTTCCCATTTCGCGAACCACAGCGCGAGGGTGTGACGGAAGGGGACCCTGAAATCCGCGACCGTCATCTCTCGAGGGGGGTTGGCGTCCTGGGGGTGGCTCTTCGAAATCTTGCTCAGTTGCCAAATGTCACGCATGGGCTGGGTCTCCTCGATAGCCTCTACACCGAGGAGACCTAGCCCTCTGTCAGTTCACGTCCATCATCATGTCCCACAGCTGGCGACCGATGGAGAGCCCGGTCAGCATCGCGTCCTCCGCGGCGCCGGCCGCCAGGAGCATGCTCTCGTTGTCGAGCCCGTCGGTCGCCGTCGAGACGGCCACCTTTCGGAGCAGCAGGTCATGCAGCTGAACCTGAAGGGTTCCGGCGTAGACCGGCGTGTGAATGCGGGTCTCGAGCTTTTGACCCACGCGATCGACGCGACCCGTGGCCTGACGGAAGATCGTCGGGTTGGACGCAGGGTCCTCCATCCAGATCTCGGTAGCGAAATAGACGAGGTTGTTCAAACCCGTCTGAATCCCGACGGGATTGGCGATCATGCCACGCGCGCCAACGTCGCGAACGTTCTTGTTGATCCAGGCCTCGCGCTTGTGGGGCGGAACCTTGTCCGCGTGCAGCACCGGGAACTCGATTCCCAACGCCTCTTTCAAGAGACGCGCGAGCCGCGGCAGTAGGTTCACGTGCCAGCAGAACACCATCACGTTGCGACCCTCGGCAATTTCGGCCCGCACCGTGTCGAGCATCCACTGCTCTTTCGGCAGGATCGTCTTGGCACTCATTGGCTCGGCTTTGGCGACCAGCTTGCCACCATCGTTTTTCGGGTAATAGATCCCGTACGAACCGTCGTCTTGATTGCCGGTGTCGCCCGTCGCTCGGTCGAGGTAGCTCGGCAGCTCGGCGAGCGCCCCGAAGAGCTTTCCCGCGAGGCCTTCCGTCGAGTAGCGGTCCTGGCTGATCCGCGCCTTCAGTGCACGCAACAGGCTCTTGTAGTTTTTGGTCTGCGTCGCGTTCGGCTCGATTTCGTGTCGAAAGTGCGCGCACTTGGGAAGATCGAGCGCGAGGTCGGCCTTATGTAGGGTGACGGCGTACGCGAGCAGGTGGCGGAAAAGAAAGAGAGGTAGGAGGCCCGGAGCTTTGCCCGCGGTCTTCGCGCCGCGCTCGACTCGGTCGGATTGGGTGCCGAACGAGACAATTTTTTTGGTCTCGCGGTCCTTGTCCGTGAGGATCCGTTTGCTGTAGCCGTAGCGCTCGTTGAATCTCTGCTTTTCGTCGTGCCTAAACTCGTCGCGGAAGTCAGGCGAGACCGCCCAAATGTTCGTGAAGAGTGACTCGGCATAGCCGTTCATGAGCGAGCCCGTCATGAGCACGAATGGGATTCCAAGCCCCGTCAGACGGTGCGCACTATTACTTTGGGCCGAATCGGCGTTCTGGTTTTCATGGGCCTCGTCGATCAAGAGGAGGTCGAAAAGGTTCGGGTGTCGCCGCGCGATGTATTTCGCCAGTGGGTACCGACGAGGCCGCGGGGTGGCTTGGTACAGTGCTTCGCCGCACTCTTCTTTAGCCCGCGGAAAGCTTCCGAGAACCGCGAGCTGGGTCAGAATGCCAAGGGCGAGTTTGGCCGACCCGTGCGCGGCGTCGTTGAGGCGGAGTTGGCCGCCCCCGAGCGCGATCGTTCCAATCGTCGTACTCAAACCCTTCTCCCGCAAAGTTTCGGCGTCCGACGCGAATTTGTAATGAGAGAAGCCGCCGTTGCTCGCGTAGGTTTCTTTTTGGACTTCGTTTTGTAGCTCGCCACCGAACGGGAGAAGACACGTGAGGGCCCGCGCGAGGCCCTGCTGCTCGTAGCTCGTGCTGCCGGAGAATTTGCGGGCGAGAGTGGCGATCTGCTCCGGGTCGTAGTCGGCCATCAGTAGCGCGCCGAGCAACTCGGCGTGGCCCTTATCGAAGCGGCTCGTCAGGCGCTGGACGACGGTGGCGATCGTCGTGAGGACCCAATGGGGATCGAACCCCGACCACTTGGCGCGTTTCTTTTGGCCCTCGAGGCTCACGAGATACCGGCCGAGGTGACGCCCGGCGAGAAGGGCCCGGACGTTGCCGTCCTCTGGGGCCTGAGGGGCCACGTGGAGAGCGAGCGTGAAGGCCGCCCGTGCCAGGTCGTCTGCCAAGGTCAGGGGCTTGGCGTCGCAATGAGCGCGCTTCTTGGCGAGGTCTCCTTCGGGCAGGGGCGCGCCGCATTTCGGACAACAGCCCAGGTATTCGACGGCCGCCATGCCGTGGCCGAGCTTGCCGTCCTCACGAGAGAGGACCGCGATGACGGTCCGATCGCTCGGCAGCTCCAGGTCACGGGCCAGGGCGTCGACGTCGTTCAGGTCACTCAGGATCCGCACGTCCGCACCGGGCAGCACGACCCTCGTCTCGTTCTTCCACGAGTCGAGTAGGTGGGGCGGGCAGAGCACCAGGATGCATTTGGCGATCGTCTGACCGAGGGCGAGCACCGTGGCCGTCTTCCCCGATCCAATCTCGCCGAGAAGAATGGCGGCCTTGCCTTTGCGTTCGCTCGGGGTGAGGTCCTGACCCCCGAGCAACATCAGCAGGGCCTTGGCTGCGTGCTCGTGAGCCCGGAACAGGGGGCGGCCGACAGGAGCCAGCCTGAGCCCGGTCGCGTCGCGCTTCGGGTCGTAGGTGACCGGGCACTGCTCCGCCATCACGTTCATGAGGCTCGGCCCGTAGTGCTCGAGCAGGCCCTCGATACCCATCCCGTCGATCCCGGATGTCGTCGCCGAACCCGCGGGTTTGAGCAGCGAGTAGCGTTTCGTCGAAAGGTCGAGCACGGTCGTTTCGAGCTTGGGTTGCTGTACTTGCGTGACGCCCGTGATTTCGCCCTTGCTGTTGACGTTCTCCTGGATCGTGACGTACTCGCGAGTGAACACGCCCTTGACGAGCAGGTTCGGCATGCCCGGCGTCGCGCTCGAGACTTCGCGTCCGTTGAAGAGGCCGCTCGCGATACCGGCGGCGATGTGCGCCGGGCGGGGTGCCGTTGCAACCCGATAGGTACGGAACAGCAGGTCTTCGACCGGGATCTCGGGCAGGATGTGGGGGACCACCGTGAGGACACCGGCCACCCCTTTGGACCGGGACTCGCGCCACGGGCGAGCCTTGCTGATGAGGCCCTTCAGGTCAAATTCGCGCAGCTGCCAGGTCAGCGTGCTGTGTGTGCCGTGAAGCTCGTGCGTGTCTTCTTTCGAGCCCAGGATCGGGCACCGGGCGACAGTCTTGGCCCAGCCGTTGACTCGCGCCAAGATGAGCGCGTCAGGCGACAGTCGCGGTTTGGTTTTCGACGCGAACACGACGACCTGCTTGAAGGCCGCGAAATCCTCTTTCGGGAAGCGGAAGCATTCGACGTTGTCGAACGTGGTCGCGAGAGTCTTGGCCGATGCCGCGAGCGCATAGTGGGGAACGATGAAGACGACCACGCCGCCGTCACAAAGCGCGGTCGTGAAGCGCTCCAGAAAGCGCTGCTCGAGCCGACCGTGCACCGAGTCGAGGTCGTAGGGGGGATTCAGGAGCAGGCAGCCGATGGCCGCGGACATCTCGATCCGGAAGGCGTCGCCGTGCAACGTCCGCTGCGCCGCATTGTAACCGTCGAGGTTGGCGCGAGCCAGGAGACCCGTATGGCGCTCGGCCTCCATCTCGCACGAGAAGACCTCCGCGGAACTACCCATCGCCTCATGTAAGCCGTAGATGGCAGCGCCGTCGCCCGCGCACGGGTCGGCGTAGTAGATGCGGCCCCCATCGCCCACCGAAAGGTGTCGAGCGATCAGGGGGATGAGATGTGAGGGGGTCGGAAAAAATCCTCCCACCGCGATCGATTCTGGTCTCGCCATTTGAAAGTAGTACGGGTCAGAGTTGGGATTTGATCCGGAATCAACCGGCGGCAAAGGCGGAAAGGTCAATCTTCCCGCGCCGCGTCTTGCCCTTCACGCGGGCGAAATATTGGGTCACTTGCTCGGCGAGGAACTGTTCGAAAACGGTGTGCGTCGAGTTGAAAGAGATCACGTGCGCGAGCCCGATGGAGTCGATTCCGAGCGGACTCCAGCTCGAGCCACCCATCTCGAAATCGAAGCCGTGACCATTGTGAAATCCCCACTGGTCACGGGAGGAACGGTTGTATTTGATGTCTCTCCCCGGGAGAGACGCGAGCCCCTGGTCGAGAGCCGACAGGAGTAGCTGCAGGTAGAAGCGGCCGTCGGCCACCAGAGGCGCGCGCGTGCGCCGGTCGAGATAGGCAGCAAAGAGGTAGGCCGTCGGGACCAGACTGGAAAGGTAACCTTCCTCGAGCTTTGGCGCCAACGGTTGCACGTGTCGAACGGCACTAGCGACGTCGACCCGCTGCGCGTCCGACCAATCCGATGGAACGAACAGGAGGAAACGAATAGTGGAGGGTTCGATGAGCCCCGGATCGAGTCGAAAGAGTTCCGGATGAAACAGCGTCACGAGGGAGCCCTCGGCTTCCCGCTGCCAGGACGCGACGAATCCGACGGAGCGCAGAAACTCGAAGCGCTCATTGTCGCCGCCCCTCCAAAATTGCTCGGCGGGTTCGGCTTTACGCCCCGATTTGAGGTTGGCCACAAATGGGCGCAGCTCTTGTTCGGTCCCCGCAAACATCGCCCAGACGGGCCGGATCGCGCCATCCTTGCCCCCCTCATCCCAAAGGCTGTTGGCCGTCGCAACGGCAACACAGGTGGCTCGGAACGATCGCCCCTTCTGTTCTTTGCCCGGGCGCTGGATTGCATAATCCTTCATCATCAATGCCGAATACGGGCCACACACGGGTTTTGATCCGGACGCGACGCTCGAGGAGATTTACCGGTGTAAGCGAATCTCCGATGCATGATTCCCAACCGATCATTACGAAACACGCGGTCGAGCGATTCGTGGGGCGCCAAACTCAGGAGGAGCGGGCGCCGACAGTGGTAGTCCACGAATCTTTGGAGTATACACCTCGCGCGCTCATGTCCTTCAAATACACCGCGGTGAAGACCGGCGAGAATCACTACGTCCTGCCCAAGGTGGCCTCGATGAAGACCGAGGTCCACGCATTCTTGTCGGACGCGCTCTATGCGGCGTCGGACGAAGGGCTCTGGCAGCAGATCGCAAACGGAGCTTCCTATGAAGGAGTTACTGGCGCGTACCTGATGCCTGACACTCATGTTGGCTTTGGCGTCCCGGTGGGCAGCGTGATCGTCACCGACGACACGCTCATTCAGGCGGGCTCAGGGTACGACGTGAACTGCGGGATCTTGTCCCTAAAGGTGCCCGGACTTTCGGCAAAGAAGGTCCAGAGCAAAGAGCGCCGCGGGCGCTGGATCAGCGAGGTCGAGAAGCGCATCGCAACCGGCGTCGGCTCGCACCGCGTAGAGATGATGCAGACTTTCAACGACACGCAGCTCGACGAGATCCTGCGCTACGGCGCCAAGCCGCTGGGCGTCAAGGCGGACGTTTGCGAGCGGCAGTACATACCCATTCAAGACGGGCTAGACCTCGACAAGGTCGAGACTGCACGCAAACGAGCCCTGCCTCAGCTCGGTCCGTCGGCGGGGGTAACCATTTCGTCGAGCTTCAGTGCGACCGTGACACGGGAGAGGTCTGGGTCATGGTGCATTGCGGGTCGCGCGGTTACGGTCACCAGATCGCCGATCATTTCTTCATCGAAGGTGCCCGCCTCCGTGGGCTCCCGATGAAGCGCCGCGAGGACTCGTGGCTTCGCGCCGACGAGCCCCTCGGCAAGGAATACTGGGCGTACCACAACTCGGCCGCCAACTACGCGATCGCCAACCGGCACATCATCGTGCAAGGGATTCAAGAGGCGCTCGAGGAAGTCTTCGACGTCCAGGGCGAGGTCTACTACGAGATCAGTCACAACCTCGTGCAGCAGGAAACCCTGGTGCTGCCCGACGGCACGACGAAGAAGGGCTTCGTCCATCGGAAAGGGGCGACACGTGCCTTCCCCGCCGGGCATCCCGACCTCGCGGGGTCCCGATGGGAAACCACGGGCCACCCCTGCCTCATCCCGGGCTCGATGTACACGGGCGCCGCGATCCTGTTCCCGCTCGCCGGGGCGTACGGCGCGGGCTGCTCCGTGAATCATGGCTCGGGCCGACTCATGGCGCGGGGCAAGGCTAAGAACAAATTTGAGCACAAGCAGGCCCGCATCGACAACGAAATGGCGACGGTCAAAAGAACCTTCGCGGGCGTCACGGTCGAGGGTATCGTTGGCAATTACAAGAAGACCCCACTCGACGAGTGCGCCCACGTTTACAAGGACCTCGACGAGGTTTTATCCGTGCTCGAGCAGTGCGGGATCGCGCGCGTCGCGAACCGTCTCTACCCCGTGTGCTCGATCAAAGGGACCGACTGAGCGCGGGTTTCACGTGCGACTCGCGGCAACGCTCCTGTAGGCATAGCTGAACTGCTCATCGAAGCCGTTTGAAAACTTTCCAAGGATTTCTTGCTGGTAGGCGTTGAGAGTGGAACGGGGTAGGGTCTTCAGGAACTCTGCCTCGTAAGCCGCGGCTCGAGCGCGGATACGATCGCTCGAATCGAACTTCAGACGGCCATTGAAGAAGTCGACGGCCTGCGACCCCACATAAACGATCGCGCCTACCTCCATCGCCGGGTCGACCTGGATCATCGCGAGCCAACCCACGGGCACGAGGATGATCCCTTGCACGACCCCACCGGTGGTCGCGACGAGAAAGCTCAGCGTGGGCGGACGCGCGTCACGCGCTACATGAACGAGCCGCTGGTTAATCACCTCCCAAAGGTGCTGACCGAGTATTGCGATCTTCCGGTTCCCGTGTTTCGTCAAGGCTGCCACGATAGTGGTAAACATGACCTCGAGACTTTTCGCTTCGTATGCGTCAGGATCGTTAGGGTCGAGGTCATCAATGTGGGCGGAGCCCGGAAAGAAACGCCGGAGGACGTCCATATAGTTCTGTGTCATTACCTACCTCGGTTGGTAAAGCTACCGGGCACTTGCCGTCGGTGAAAGCTCATTCGGCCGCCGACTGAGGCACAACGAGACCGTTCGGGGTTCGAACCCCAAGGCTTGACCCACGGACCAACGTAAGATCAGAATCCGACTGCGAATGGTCCTCTTTCGCAGCCCCGTGCGCCGAGCCCACTCGGCGAGAAGCAAAGTCTCTCCCATATAGGTCACGGTCATGGTCGACCGACACCGGCGAGCAGACTCTTCGCGGGGTTCCCAAAAACAGTTCTCCGGCGTGTAACCCCCCGTCCGGTCTCGCCTGGCCAAGACATGTCCATTGGGACGAGGCCCCATGTCGCGTCGAAAAACGTCGAAGGTTCGCCACCGTTCGCAAACGTTGATTCCAGCGCCACCGTATCTGGACCAACGCCGGTTGTAAGGGTCCCCGCAGCGCGCGACCATCTTTCGCCAGGTCACATAATCGGAAGTGTGGGCGGCTGGGTGAACGGAAAATGCCATGCGATTGGCAAGTACACCGACTCTAGGCGGCGCTCGCGTGGGCCTCGACACTAAACTCCGAAAAGACGTCCCTCATTTGTTCTCGTGTGCCGACGCGGTGTTGGTCTGTTTGTTTGGATTTGCGGTCCGTTGGATTCCGAAGGAGATCTCGGGCGCTGCATCGACGATCGACTGACGGTTCCTCTTGTCAGCGGCCTTGGACGTGGTGCCTTGGAGCTATGAACGTCGTCAGCCCGTCTATGACTATGACCGCCGCCACAAAGTGGCGGGCGATACGCTGCAGCTTCTCCGTCAGTTCGAAGCCTTTGTCGAAGGCTTAGCGAAGCACGAAGAGAGGGCCCGGGATCCCAAGGACGTGTACGACCGCCTCAGACTTGGGGCCGTCATTCAAGGTGTGTTCGACTACATGCGGAGGCATGGCGCTTACGAAATGTTCTTGGACGTTCTTCGCGAGTACGCGATGGTTCCGAAGGATCGCAAGATTGTCGAGCGTGCCGCCAAGACATTTGCCAAATCAAAGGTCAACCGCATCAAGGAGGACAAGGCGGTCGAGGTCTTCATCAAGACGCTCGATGAATATAGACTTTTCGCGGCGACCGTCCGTCGCGTTTTGACGAGTGGGAGCAAACACTCTGAAGAGGGCGGAGACACGGTCCTCGAGGCGGGACCCTTCCAGCTGATCAATACCGGCGGCTTCGCTCCTGCGGCGATGGCAGACGTCGCCAAAGTTGTCGAGAAATCCGTCAAGCTGCTGCATAGCAAGGGACTCGCCCGTATCTGCTACGGTAGCATCCAGGTTACCAACTCGGTGGGCAGATCGACGCGCGTGCTGGCCTTCTACCGGCCAAGCGACGACACCCTCTACATCCGGGCCAACCTGAAGGGCAAGCAGGGACCGGCAGTGCTGAGCGTGACGCACGAACTGGGTCATCGCCTCCACAAGAAGTTCCTTCAGAGCAAGAATAGCGAGATCCACGGCCTTTATAGCCAGTTGGCGCATAAGAAGCAGAGGGCAGACCTCGACCTGCTGAAGGATCGAAGCAAATGGCCTAGTGGGGGCGAAACCATCACGGAGAACGGTGTTACCTACGTCGTCAAGGGCGTGAGCTACAAGGGAAAGAGCCCCGTCGTAGAGCTGGCGCGGGAGGCTGACCCCAGCCGCGGCGCGCATATGGATCTCGGTGCCTTCATTGGGCAGAAGCATCCGGAAACCAGCGTCTTCGTTTCGCCGTACGCCGCAACGACTCCCGAAGAGAACTTCGCCGAGATGATCGCATATTACTGCGAGGACCTCTTGCCGGACGACCAGGTTGCGATGCTCGAGGCCATTCTGTGAGCGACTCGTTGCGGCCCGCTCAACTCGTTTGCCCGAAGTGTGGACACGAGGTCAAGCTCGACGTCCCGCGGGTCACCTCGATCACCTATGTCTGCGAAAAATGCGAGGCTTCAGTCGAGCACTCATTCTTGACGGGCTCGGTGAGCATAGAGGACGACGGGCCACCGGACAGCTCGGATTGACGGCGGTGGGAGTTGAGCCTCTGCATAAAGTTCGTCGCGCAGCAGGTCGGGAAGGGAAGGTTACATCGGCGACCCGAGAGCAATCCCGTCCTCCTGCTCGGGGACGGGGGTATCCACGAGCTTGCCCAAATAATAGAGCGTGTTCGCGACTCGAAGGTGTCGCGGCGCGGTGAACGAAGGCAAGCCATCGACCACGGGCGCTCCCGCCAGCTCGAAGCATCGGGCGACCAGCTCAGAGCAGAAGAAAGATTTGTCCGCGTTCTCGGGCTTGGCGTTTTCGCGTATTTCCGCCGTTCCAGCCGCGCAGAACATCAGACTGATCGAGCAACCGAACCCCGCGAGAAAACCACCCCTGCCCGTCTTGGTGCCGGAGCCCACGGCGCCAAGAACGTCATAAGGTCTAAACATGAACTGGGTTGCGTACTTGATGACGTCGGCACGCTGCTTCTCGGTGAGGTTGCGGCGACGTAGCGCGATCGCAAGGACGGCATCGTCGAAAGCGTCCGTGAGCGATCGTCTGAGCACCCCTCTCTCGATGGCCTCGATAACGGCCGAGCCTCCGACGTAAATCATCGAATGGCTGACCGAAGACCCCGTGCCCGCACGAATGACGGCGGAAATTGTAGCATCCGTCGTACTGACAATGATGTCGGCGGGGCGCAGCGTATTAACGGATATGAGCATGGGTCTGTTGCCTCATTTTTGATCGTAGGAATGCCACCGGATCCCCTCGAGCTGAAGCGGCGGTTCGCTGCGAAGGCGGAGTTTGACGATATCCCCGGGAAAGTCGGGCCCGGGAGGATGCTCCCCGGCACGGTATAAGCAGGTTGTGTTGCCGCCCTGATCTCCGACCTGGAGGGGGTAGTTCGTCTGCTCGGCGTCCACGGCTTCTCCCGCGAGCACGTGCCACTGTCCGTTGACGAGCGCGGCGCCTCTCTTAAAGTCAACATCGCTCAGTGTGCCAACGACCTGCAGGCAGACCACCTGTTGCCCTTTGCCGGCGACTCGAAGCGGCTCGGGGGGTGTCACGGTCGTCCACTCGCCCGTCAACGTGACCGGGCCAGAGACGAGCTGCTCGATGGAGCATGCGAGCCCAAATATAACGATTGCCGCGGTGAGCTTTCGAGCGCCGGTTTTCCATGACGCGGCGAATCGGCCCACAAACCCCATCGCTCTCTCGTAGCCCCTCGACAGACGGAACTCAAGAGGCAGCTCGTCGGGAGCCCCGAAGGGGCATTCTAAGCGATGGTACGAGCTGGTGCAGCCATCCTAAAGAGAGGTGCCCAGGCCAGGCGTGTTCAATGACGCAAATTTGAACGTGTCCGCGGTTCTCCCACGACTCTAGTCGCCCGGCCTGGGCAACGTTCTCATACACCGCGCCGGAGCCTCCCCCTGATCGTCCCCTCACCGTGCTCGGTGCACCGTGCTGCTTGCGATCCGGCGATGTCTCTCCTAGGTTATTTGGTGGGGCCCGTCGTTGTCGGGACGGCCGCCCATCATGACTGCTTCCGACGGGCCCCAACCAGCCGACACACAAGAGGATTCTCAACACTCTCGATACGGCGAGGCAGCCACCCATGGCGCAAACAACCGAAGAGGAAGTTCAGGAAATCGACTGGGATGACCTGGAAGCTGCTGGTCACAAATTCACGATGGTCCACGGATTTGATCTCGGTCAATCCAAGTACATCTGCGAAAACTGTGGAGCGTTCATTGTAATCGCGGGCATGGGTCGTCCCGTGCTCGAGTTATGGCACCACCCGCACCGCGAGGACCGCAAGTGCGAAGAACGTCGCGGTACGGGGCCCTCGCTGCAGACGAAGATGGATCAACTCCACGTGCGTATGGTCGAGCGCCTGAGCGATACCTAGGGTTCGGTGGGTTCGGTGCTGTGGACTCGCATCTCGTCGATCGTGTAGTGGCCACAAGCCCATAGAACCCCCTGAACGAAGCCGAGCCAGCGGTCTGCCTTGCCGGCTTGACCGTCGCGAATGAAGCCGAGGGAGACCTCGCACATCCACATCGCGTGCCGCATCGCCTTGTCACGGTCCCCCGCCGGGAACAGCTCGTCGGTGTCGATGCGTTCGGCTGGAAAGTGCCGCGACCAGCGGTCGAAGTAGAACCGGAGGGTCGTCTCGAGATGCGTTACGGTCATGGCCTCGTCCCGCCCATTGCTTCAGCCACGGCGGGTTCAAAGTACTGCACCGTGTTGAGGAAGATCTCCACGAGTTCGTCCGACATGCCGAAGCGCTTGCGGTTGATCTCGATGCTGCGTCGAATGTCACCGTCGGCGTGGCGATGAGATGAACCCCACCAGTCGAGAAGCATCTCGAATACGTCGACTAGATTCATTCCGTGGATGGAGCGCGCAAAGTGCTCGGGGTGATGTCGGTTGTGCCCATAGTGGTGATCGAGGGCCACCTTCATCTCGACGAGATGCGCCTTGTATTCGTCCGAGCCATAGGTGCAGGTCTTCAGCTTCGGCGTAAACTCGGTGAACGTGTCGACCTCGGCGCGGTCGAACTTCGAGCGATCATGGGTCTCACCCCGCTTGAGCAATTCGACGGCAGCAATTCGTAGCAACTTCCGCAAGAGGTCGATGTGCTGCCAGGTCTGCGCCGTTGTCTCCAGCTCCGCGTATGAGGGCGCGCGGGGCTTGGGCTGCTCCAGCCATTTGACCTTTGCTCTCTCGAAGGCCTCCGCGGGCGACGCTCCTTCCCCGAGGATGACCGGCGCCTGAAAGCCTCGGTCGATTTCTACAGCGTAACGAGGATTCTCGCGCCGCGGGTCTGGGTTCTTTTGCCGGTCGCGGTACGTTACGCCTGCCTCGATCAACTGAACGTCGATGGGTTCGCTCATGCCAAGGCTCTACACCGGCGACTCGACTTGACATCGTTCGGGGCGGCGTCATGCTCACCGGCGCTGTCATGCTGCTGAACTCACAGACGAAAAAGGAGACCGGTCACTAGTGATATCCTGAACAGGAGCCTAGTGAATGCGTCTCTTCCCCCACAACTCGAAGTCAACTTTCGGGTCCATGCGTTGCTGCGCCTCGAGCGCAGCGGACGATCCAGCATCGTCGCTGGAGAATGAGGAACGGCACAACCCTGGTGGTTGGCCGCTTTCCTCTGCACTTCGATACCGCGCACTCCGCTTGCGAAAAGACGGGGTTCTGCGGCTCTGCGACCGATGCCTGACGCATCGCCGTCGGTGCATGGACTCTCGACGTTCCCGCAACCTCCAGAAGAACTGGAAGGCGTTTCGGCGCTTCCAGTGGGCGGTCGAGTAATGAAGAGGCGTCAGCGTGAGGCCTTCCGTGCACGTGCGGAGGGCCAGCAGCAACACGCTCGCGAAGTCGAGCGTGTAGAAAACGATAAGAAAACCAAACTCGCGGAGGCAGCTCTCCAGGTACTCGCGAACCAAGGGACGCTCTGGAAAGACAGGGTGATCGCGCGTCTCGATCCCGGACCTCGCTCCTTCATTCGCCAGCTACTCGAGGGACCGGCGGCGGGACGAAAGCTCGTCTTGCCTTCGGAGCGTGACACGTTGTGTCGGCTCGCCAGGGTCGAGCATCTTCGGCCCTTGGCGACTTGGAAGCCACAGGGCAAGGGTCGCGGCAGCGTGTTCCGCAGTCTTTGCGAGCACTTGTTGGCGAAGTATCCGACGCCGCGCTTCCTCTGGTCGGCATTCGCGGAAAACGATCAGAATGCCGCGCTCCTCATGCCGCTCGTCGTGCATGTCGCTGGTGGCGGCTCTCTCTTTCAATACTGCAAGAGCGGAAGGTTGCCGTTGGCTCTCACCCGGGCGCAGTGCCTCGAGTTTATTGAGACACCGGCGGAGTTTGGCATCGTCTCCGCGCTGCGCCGCGTGCAGGTCAAAGCCGAAGGCGGTGACAACCAATTGTTCAGCGTCTGGCGAAACTTGGAGAGAAACAAGATGATCGGCACCGCTACGGAGGAGGAATTCCGACTCAGTGTGCTGCGCTTCTTCGCGCGCAATCCGATGTTCAGTCGTGAGCAGATCGCGCCCGTCTGCGATTTCGTCTTCCGGAGGTTCAGGGAAAATCCCGCATTCTCGATGCAGGGCCGAACGGTGGCGGCGCTCACGCGCGCGATGAACGAATGGCATCGAGAGCTGAACCAGGCCGGAGGAGGTCGCCGCTTCCCCTGGCAGGTGGACGATCGACCGTCCGTCAAATTTGAACGGTCGGGGTTTCGGAGTTACCGCGTCGAGAAGGAAGACGGTAAGCTCGCCAAGCGCGGGTTCGCCAACGTCGTAGTGTGGACGATCCAGGAAATTGTCTCGTCCGAAGATTTGCGCGCCGAAGGCAAGGCGCTGCATCACTGCGTCTACTCGTATCGATCGGAGATCGAGGCTAAAGAAAAGTCGATCTGGAGCCTTTCGGTCTCTGACGAGTTTACGCCCTCGGAAAAGCTCATCACGCTCGAGGTCAATAACAAGACGAAAGCGATCGTGCAGGCGCGCGGCGCCCATAACCGGCGGACGAAGCCGCAGGAGGATCGCGTCATCATCGAGTGGGCACGAAGGAATAGCTTGACGGTCGACTACGGCAACGGTTGGTGAAATGACGTGGTCGTCTCGGAGCGCGCAGGCCTCGAGACGATCACGGACGATCCGATGGGGGTGGTGGCTGCCCGATTCTTTGTCAACGTCAGCTTCACCTCGATCTGAAGGGGCTGGCACTCGATGATGTTCGACGACACCGCTTCCCAATCGGCGGGGGGCCGATGCGGACAAACGGCCACGACGGCCGCGATGCAGCGATCCCCGAGGCTGTGCATGTAGCGAAGCAGGTTGAGAGGGATCAGCGACTTCTGGAGGTGCGCCCGTATCCCGAGAACGGGCTCGTTCGAGAGGCCGACGAAACACTTGCGGTCGAAGGTCAGCCGCGGCTGGGGAATGCTCACCACGGGGCAAAACGACAGAGCCGACGGCCCGTGCAAGAAGGTGATGTGACGTTGTGGAAACCCTCGTGTTCCCGTCAGCTCGAGGAGCTTTTCTTCGACGGAGGGTTCAGGGGGCGGGGGAGGTTCCGGGGGTCCGTCGAAGGCGATCCCTTTTTGATTGAAGACGGCAATGTTGTAATCTCTAAACGCATTTCGTTCGGTAACGAGTCTCGCGGCTTTGACCCAGCCAACCCACGCGCCTTTCCTCGAGTAAGCGACGCCCTTGTACTGCAGGATGTCGAACGCCATACAGAGGCGTCCCTCTTGATCGGCCGCGATGAAGGTCGAACGAAGAAACCGTTGAGAAACGAGGAGCCCGGTCTCTTCGAACAACTCGCGGATGATCGCCAGTTCTGCGGTTTCGCCCGGGTTTACCTTTCCACCAGGCCAACCGAGGTCGTCGTGGTCGCCCTTTCGCGAAACGACGAGGTAACGGCCCTCATCGTCGGTAACGATGGCCACAACCGAATAAATGTGACTCGCCACAATATCTGCTTTGAAGTACACCGTGAGTGCAAATCCAAAGAGAGTCGGTCCCTGATTCGCGCCATGGTGGAGAACCCAAATGTCGACCTTGAAAGACGAACTCGCGAGCATCGACGAGCAGATCGAACAACTCGAGGAGAGGCGCCGAGCGATCTACGCCGAAAGCCTCATGGCTCCGGATGCCGAGAAGATCTGCGAGGACTCTCTATCGAGGCTGCTGGCAGAGCCGGATTTGGTCAAACCATTCAAGTATCCCGTGAGCGTCACGGGCGTTCATATCGACGGAGAACTCGTCGCCCCCGGTCGAAGTCGGAAGGTGAATCGGCTCGTTCGGGTTCGTCCGTGTGGTGAGGATTTTGGAGGCAAGACGTACCTCGGATTGTATCTCGGTGACGTCGCACGCACCGTGGGGTGCTCTTACGATCCGGAGTCGGGCGTGTTGAGCTTCAGCCTTTCGATGCAGAATCCCGCCCTCTGGATCCCGAGCTTGTGGCGCGTCGTCTACGGCTACGAGTCGTGGTGGGGTGTCCTCGAGTCCGAAGACCAGCTGCGCGAGATCTCGAACGAGAGTATCGACGGTATCTGGTACGTCCAGGCCATGAGGGCTTTGGTCAAAGGCGAGGACGAGGTGCATGCCCAAGGGTGATCTGGTCGAGCTTGATGGCACCATCGTCAACGCGCTTGGCGGCGGCCAATACGAGATCCAAATCAACGAGCAGGAGAACGTGGTCCGGGGTCAGCTGTCTGGGCGCCTCAAGCGAAATTACATCCGGGTCGTCCCCGGCGATCGAGTTCGCGTTGCGGTGTCGCCCTACGACATGTCGCATGGGCTGATCACCTTTCGCCTGAAGTAGCGCGCCGCGTAGGCATGGGCTAAAGTGTTTGGGTCGAGATCGAGGAATTGATGGATGCCCGCAACCACACGCTTGCCCTCGTGCAGAAGAACGACTGTCGTCGGCTTCGCATCCGAACCGTGGGCGCAAAGAAGGGTCTTGGCCGAAAAGGCCGGCCGAGAAACTCGAATAGATCCCGCAGGGAACGAGAGAACGCCTGAGCGGACGATTCCAAGGGAGTCTCCGCGCAACCGGTGGACCGGGGTAGGTAGGAATCCCGATGACCGACGAACCTCCGCAGATCCGGCATAAGTGCTGGCGCCACAAGACGCGGGGCTACGAAGTCGAGGTGCTCGACACTCGGAACGCGGGTTGTCCCACCGTCACGGTCGACCGAACGCAGTTTGCGAAGGTGCGGCGCACCTGGCACCTAGAGAAATTCCTGTTGGAATTCGAGCCTCTCGGCCGCCCGTTTCGACAACGCACGCTGTGGGAGTTACTTTGAATCGTTGGGCTGCAAAATCGAACGTCCGCCCGTATTCGGAAGGTGACCAAGCCCGACGTGATCCCCCCTGGCGAGCCCGACCTTGCAACAGCGCTTCTGAAGGCGTCCCGATGCAGAGGTGCCCGGTACGTTCACGCCTACACGGGCGTGTCCGGCTGGCACACGAGCGACGTCCAACCTCGGAGCATCGCGGCGTACTTTCGTGTCTCGGGCCAGAAGATCTGGATCCGCACGGCCGCAAAGGTGGAGACCTACTGGGGTAGGGTCGTCGGCGACGCTCTCATTCAGGAAGGGACCGCAGACGGTCGTACCGTCGCGCGTTGAACCCAACGCGGTTGTCGTGCCCGAGTTTGGGCTAAGTCTTTTCGGGATCGGCGAGGGGGAGCCCGAGAAGCTCTCGACGCTGGCGCTCCCATTCGGGGTCGTCGGGACAAGAAGCCTTCCGGAGCAGCTCGAAGGCTTTGCTCTGAACGTCGAGAAGCCGAAGTATTTCGGCAAAGGCGGTATCCAGGTTGTGCTGCGAGGACGATCTGGCGGTTTGCAACCGTTCGCAGTCCTCGATAGTGCCTACGAGGTAAGCTGCCAGCTCCGGCGTGTCCATCATGCCGACGACCTCATCTTCGCAGCGCAGCGTGCGCGGCTCGGCTCCAACCCTCCACACCTTCATTTGGGGCCCTCAGGCGGCGGTCGCAGGGGCGTTGACTGCCGATACCGGTGGCTCGGTCTTGCGTCCCGCTCGTCCGTCGTGAACGGCCTTGTAGAGCACCCGCTTCCCATCCCTGACCGTCGCCACGACCTTGGCTGTCTTCAGATCTCTGAGGTGCCGGTTTACGGTGGTTTGCGTGAGGCCGATGGCCTTTTCGATCTGAGCTACCTTCAGTGGGCCTTTCTGCATGAGCACGTTGACGATGGCATCCCGAGATGCTGCCCCCACTAGAGTCATTGCCACCGCCCTCTTGTTTCGCTTTTTTCTAGCGGTCGTGACCGTCGATTTCTTCTTCGCCTTCCGCTTCTTCTTTTTTCCAGCTCGGCGGGTGGTCGTACGACGAGTGTCGTCGGAGAGAGCCGCGACAGCGTCGGTGTTGCTGCCGGTTCGGTCGGAACCTACTGCGCCGCCGAGCTTCTCTAGTACGCGCGCCAGTATGCGCACTATTTTCTGTTCGATAAGCTGATCGAGGTCGCTCTCGAAGTTCCCCATATCTGGTCGGAAGGGTAACATCAACTTTAGGGGCGTTTGTACCTCTTTTTCAGGTGCCATCATCTGAGTCGAGGATTTCCCAGTAACTTCGAATGTCTAGTTTCCTAAACTGCGAGCTGAGCGTGTCCCGGGAGATCGCTACTTCTGAGCCGTCTTCAAGCCTGAGCGTCGCTCTGCCAAAGGTGGTGTCCACTTCGAGGATGACGCCTTGACGGCTGGGCTCGGTGAGCCCAACCCAAGTCTCGCCAACTCGACAGGGAAGTTCGATTCCGATGTGTACGAACTCGGCTAAAAAATGCGTCAGCTCCTCGACTCGCAAGTCCGTGTCAGTGAAGCGCACGTAGTCGGCCGAGCCCACGCGCCCAATGTCGACGATGGTCACGGAGTGATCGGGGTCTGATTTGAGATGCCATCGAGCGTTCTTGCGCAGCACCACCTTGTCGGCGTGAAACGTTACGAGTTGATCTTCGAAGACCAATGCCTCGTAAAGCTCATAGAAATCTGCGCTCGTCGTCTCGCGCACGCCGGCTCGAGAGGACCCTTCGTGCGCCGCGTAGGGATGCAGGGTGAGGCTCTTTTCCGTGCGCTCGACCGTGAAGAGTTGGCCGTGCTGATGCCAGATGTGGCGCTCGGGTGGCGTCGGTAATTCCCGGTAAAGACGGTAGAAGGTGACGATCGGGGTTGCCTCGCGTCGGCCGTCGGGAGTGAAATACGAGACCTGATTGTTGGAGGATTGAGTCCGAGTTCCGGGGGTGACTTGAACGATCTCTCGCGTCTCGACGTGTTGCCAGATCGTCCACTCCCTCGGGCGCTCCGTCAACAGGACGTTCGGGGTCCAATAAAGCAGGAAGGCCGGGACGCTGAGCGTCATGGGCGGGCCGGCCTCGTGGGCGCGCAAGGCGTAGTAATTCAAGTATTCGGTGTTAGCGCCGATGAGACCAAACGTGACGTGATCAGCATCGGCGGAGAAGATCGTGCAAAACGTTTCCCGCTGAGGAGGGAAGGAACGTCGTTTCCAACTCGAGCCGATGCCGATGTCGAGCGTGGGGAATTGAAGCCCGAATAGGGGAGATTGCTCCCCGGCGATCATGTTCATCGTCTGCTCCGGGCTCGCGACGGACAAGACCAGCGTCAGCATATCTGCCAATCCTGATTTCGATTGGAGGGGGATCCCATGGATGTGAGCCACGTCTCCCATGCCCATGGCACGACAGATGTTTCGATAGGCGACGAAGCCCAACCACGCTTCCGATATCGAGGGGTCATTCTCAATCATCAGGGCAAGGTCTCCGGCGAGCGTCGCCCCGTCGTCTCCAAGGCCGCGGCCAACGAGCATGCTCCAGCAGCAATGACAGTCGTCGCAACTCCACTTGGTCGTCGCCCGGCCGTTGGCGAGAGGCACGAGCTGAAGGTCGACCGTCACGAGGGCCGACTCGCACCGCGGACACGTGACATCGAGTCCGGACGGCCCAAGCGCGTCTCCGGGAAAATAGGCTCTGGCCCCGTGTGGCAGGTGATCCTCACAGACCCAAACGGTCTCGGGGCCAAAAGTGTGACGGAAGAAAGCGGCCTGGCGACAATTACTACAGGTATGCGGCGCCGGGGCGGGGCTCACGAGAGTCCCAAGGAGGTTCAGGCTATTGGTGGGAAGCGTGACTCGGTTCCCAGCGCGCGTGACGAGCCGGATCATCGAAGGTCCGGTGGCGATGATGACTGCCTCGAGTCGGGTTTCTCCCATCCGTGCTACAGACCACGTCTCTCCAAGTTCGGGCATCGCCATCCGACTACACCGGCTTCGGGGTGGTAGGTGTACGGACAGGGATGAAAGTCCTCGTCTGTGGCCCGCGCGTCTGGCTCGATCAGAAGCCAATCCAGGCGGTTCTTCAGGAGTTCCCGGAGGGCACAATCGTCGTGCACGGGGGCGCTCGTGGGGCTGACATCATCGCAGGCTTCGCCGCAGAGATTCTCGGCTTCGAGGTACGCCCCTACCCCGTCAACCCCAAGCTCGACGGGCCATGGCCCGCGGCGGGCATCCGACGGAATCTCAGGATGCTCCGGTCGGAGCATCCCTGCAAGCAAGACGGCTGCTTCATCGATGTCGGGCTCGCGTTCAAGCTCGAGGACACCCTTTCCAAGGGCACGGCTCACATGGCGAGCATCATGCGCGTCGAGGAAACCGCGATCGTCGTACGGGAAATTCTCTATCGCGCAGGGCGTGTGAGCGGCTGAGTCATGCCGCCGTCCAGACCGCGTTGGCTGACTTCGAAGGACCTGCTGTTCCCGGGCTCGCTCGTCCCGCTCGTCCTCATCGCCTTGCTGTGCGCCGGAACGTCAAGATGCCAAAGCACTGCCAAGGCCTGGGGACTACCCGCCGGATTGATCGGCGTGCAAGGGACGCTCGGGATCCTCCTGCTCGGCGTGACCGCCGTCTACGCGAACCTTCTCTGGCGGAGACGCCGACTGCTCGAGCCGTTCATTTACATCCGGGGACCTTTCTATTCGGTCATGATCCACCCGGGCAGCTACAAGGGGGCTCTCGATCCCGAGGTGGTCATCGGCCAGTTCTTCTTTACCTTCGACTGCTGGCAGAAGGCCTTCAGATGGTCGCAGATTCGCGACTTCGCGGACGGCGCCATGTTCTGGGTCTGGCTGAAGCCGAACCTCGCGGGGAGCTGCTGCGCGGGCGAGAAGATGCCGCTGCCCGGGTTCGACGTGGCGCGTTCACACAAGATGGTCGTCAGCTACCGGCGATCGGTCGAGCCCTTGTCGCAAACGACGCTTCAGCACGAACTCGGGCACTTACTCCAAGGCGCACTCACGCGGTCGTGGACGGTGCAGGGCCACCACGACCGCGCGCAAGATTTAGGTCTGCGCTAGACAGGCGTTACGGCGCGAATCAACGATGTCGACTTTCACTCGGGTTGCGGGTTGTTTTCTGCCGGCAGCTTGGCCAGCTCCGCCACAACTTCATCGAGCATCTCGAGATGCTCTTCGTCCAAGGCATACCAGACGACGTCAGCGGCGTCTCTGATGGCCTCGGCAAGGAGTCCCGCGGGGGTGCCCTCCTTTGCTTGCGAGATGGGGCCAAGTTCCTTTAACATTTCCCGATAAGTCTCGACGAGGGCATCTTGGGCCACGTGATCACCGATCCACGCCGCGAGGATCGTCCACGTACTCTCTCGAATCTCGGGCGGCGCTGGTTGATGACACAAGGCCCTATATTTCACGAGACACGGAGAAGAGGGCTCGCTCATGATCTTAGACTTCGGGTGGATCGATAGGAGGCAACGCCGAGAACTCGACGAGGTGAAAGCGCTCGAGGAAAACCGTGAGTTTTCGATCCCAAGGGATTGCGGGCCCGTCCACCGCAGAATAGACGACCGCGGGCTCCAGTTTCTCCCCACGCATGACGATGAGATGCACGCGATACAACGCGCCCGTGATGCGGTGGCGGTAAGAGCCACCCACCTGAACCATCTCGCGTGCGAGGACGAGCTTCTCGAGCAGCTCTTTCGGATCCGCGTGAATCACGCAGATTCTTCCTCTAACAGACCTTCGATGGTATCGACGTCGACCATCCGAATGCGCTCGCCATGAACCTCGACGCCTTGGCGCTTCCCGAGTACGACGCGGTCACCTTTCCTGAAGGGAATCTCGACGAGCTTCCCGCTCTTCAGGAGCTTGCCCCGACCGACGGCGAGCACGGTCGCGGGCGTGAAGTATTTGGCGTCGCGCGCCGTGGACGGGAGGATGATGCTTCCGCCCTCGCTCACGGTGGGCTTGGGGTCTTCCTCGATGAGGACGCGGTTCCAGAGGGGACGAATCGTGGCTGGGTCGAAGTTCTTCATGCCCGGGGAATACACCGGGTCGATCCATTGGACAGTTGAGTAACGCGGACCTTCAACGAGTTCGTCAGTCGCTTCCAAACCGTCCGCGCTCGGGTTGGCCCCCGATGGCCCCAATCAGGCCAACGGGCCTCTTTGGCCCAAGATGTCGGAAACTCCCGTCGGAAGCGGACTATGCCTTTCTGCCGCTTTCTATATAACGATTTCAAGCACTTGCATACCGGACTCTCGGGCCCGGGCGGCCTGTTCGTGCCCGTTTGGCTTCGGACGTTGCTCTCCACGATAATTAGTGTTACTCTTTAATGTGAAGTTTACTTGGGATGAGCAGAACGCGGCTGAGCACCTCAGCAAGCACGGCGTTTCATTCGAGGAAGCCGAGACCGCGTACAACGATCCGGACGTCTACTTCGAGCCAAATTTGCGTCACCCCGAGCGGATGAACTTCATCGGGTACTCAGACCACGAAAGGCTGCTGTATGTCGTCACGGTCGAGATTGTCGACAACGAACACGCTGAGATCATCACCGCGTGGGTTGCCACGCCCTCGCAAAGGAAACGTTATGAAGGTTGATGACAAGGATCCCACCGCAAAGCGACTAGAAGCGTTGCAGGCCGATAACGAAGGGGACGCCACGCGCACCTTCGGGCACGGGGTTGAGGGCCGTGCAAACGCTCTGGCGTTCACACGAGCAGTCCGTGGACGGCCGCCGAAGGGAAACAAGGCGATTGGTACCTCGACTCGATCGCTCCGATTCACCAACGATGTGTGGGATCAACTCGAAGCCGAGGCTTCTCATCGCATGATAACGCTCCACGCGCTACTTCGTGTCATCGTAGCAGAATTTCTCTTCACCCGTCCTACGCCCGAAGCTCTGGAACGTGGACCCATGGCGAGTCGCACGGCAACAAAGAAACGCGCGAAGAAGAGTGCGTGATGGTGTTTGCGGATCTCTACGGCGCATAGTCGATGAGCGTTCGGCTTCAGAGCATACGCTCTATGGAAAACCCGCGATGCGCCTAGCGAAGGTGGACGAGGAGATTGCAAAGGTTGTGGTTAGAAGATTTCTCATGCAACGGTCGGGTCAGGGCAGCGTGTAAATCGTCACCGATCGTCCTCGCAGCGTGCGCTTCAGAAGGGCTTCGATCCTGTCCCAACGCCCTCCGGCGAGCCCCGCCCCGAGCCGCGGCGCGTGGACGGAGGCCTGCTGGCGGTCACAGAATACCGCGACCGTCTGAAGGCCCATCTCCAGTGCCTCGTAGCGGACCGGCACCTTCTCGCCGTCGCTGATGGTCTTGTGCTGCCCGATGAGGTTGGCGACCCAGAGGCTCGGTTCGACCTCGACGAATTGAACGGCCCCAAGGTGAAAGGCCGTTGTCGGCTCGGCGCTCGGCGTCAAACCCAGGACCAGGGGAGAGCTACCGGTCCGATGCCACTCCCGATACGACTCCGCAACTCGAGACCAGCGGGAGTTGATGGCCAGAGCGAAACCCGCGCCAAACTTGCCGATGTCGTTCACGCAGTGGACGAGAACTTTGGGTCCGGGCCCCTGCGGACGGGTCGCGTCCCCCACGACGTACTGGATGGTCATTGCCAAGCCGTTACTGAATAGTTGCGAAAGTTACGAGCTACGATAGTTTTCGAGGTTGCGATCGGGAAGCGGCGTTGCACTCCGTTTTGTGTTACAATAAGGCGTTTGTTGATGCGTCCGTTGTGTGAGACGTTATGACAATCTCGCGTACCGCGTTACAAAGAGATTTCTCGCCGCGCAAGATCCCTCCGATGACCCGAAAACGAAGCGACCCAAACCACCTAAGCAGTATCGCGGCGAGCTTGCCCACGGAAAACCAAGAGGCTTTATCGTCACAAGCAAGGTCACTCATCGCGAAGAAATCAAGCCCTTTAGAGACGCCGCGTAGAAGGCTGCCAAGTACGGTGGGGAAGCCAATGAATGGACGAAATGGAAAGGCAATGCCAACGTCAGATACGACGACGGCAAAACGCAAACCGCCGCAGAGGTCCACTGGATCGAATGGGCCGGCCGCGGTCGATACGAATTCAAGGTCAAGAAATAAGAGTGCACTGCACGCCATCTGCTTACTAGGGGACGATGTGGACCTGACAGAGGGTAAGAAATACCGGGTGCTGCCGGACCCTAAACATGAGGCGGAAGGTCGACTCAGAATTGTAGACGACAGTGGTGAGGACTTTATCTACCTAGCCCGTGATTTTCGCATCGTTGAGTGACCACGCTCTCAGGTATCGGGCTCGGCAGAGGACACAAACGGCCGGCATGTCCGGCTCCGAGTGGCAGCGCCCGATGGTGCGGCCACACGAGTTGCAAACGTAGAGTCCACCGCACGCGCCCGCCACGTGACGGGCGCCGCAGCCGTCGACGTGGGCGATCGCGTCCTCTATCGACATGAGCAGGGTGGATCGATACATGCGAGGGGTCTGGACTGCGCTCCGCATGATCCACCTATTACGAAACCTGTGAAGTTTGATCTAGTGGAAACGGGTTATCCACAGATCGGTTCGAGAGAACCCCGTGAAATCACACAATCAACCCGCGGTGACCTCGGTGATCCGAGATGCAAATATTTGGGGTGACGACCAAATCTTGGCCCGGTAGTTTGAGCAAGGCCTCGACAAAGAACGTGTTGGTGAGGGCCACGTCCCCATCTTCGAACTTTCGACGCTGCCTCACCAGCTCGATGCAGCTCCGTCCCGAGTAGCCGAAGGCCTTGTGTAGCGTCAGCGCGACGACGAGACCGGAGCGGTTGATCCCCGCGTAACAGGTCACGAGGATCTTTTTTCCCGACAAGAGACGCTTGGCCACCCGAGTCGCCGTGCTGACAGCCACGGCCAAGTCGTCTTTCGTGAGGAAAGTATGATCATCGTTCGGGGCGAGAATGACCTCGAGCCCGGGGAAGGAGGCCGGCGAGGGTTGGTGATCTCGCGCGCAGAACACGAGGACATCGAAGCCCGCATCGGCTATCTCGCGCCCGGGTTTGGGCTTTGAACCTTGCCAGAGAAGCGGGACTATTTCATGCGCGTCGATCATACGATGGGTGACCTTGATAAGAACTCTAGCCGTCGCGGCTCTCGCTCGGCCTTCTGATCCGTAGCCTGCTGATGATGGCCAGTCCGACCTCACCCTGAAGCTCCTCGTCCCAGGGCACTTCGGACTCCTCGAGCCATTTCCAGTTGCCGTAGTCGCCGGCATCCTGGCCGTCGAAGAATTCGACGAGTCGGTGGCCTTTGCCCTCGCGACGCTCGAGGTGGTAGCGCAAGAGGACGACGTCTCGGCCGTGCCACTCGAAGACCCACCGTCTGCGGTAGCCACCTTCGAGTTGGTGAACGACGACGATGGACCCCATCACCGTCCGCTCTTACACCGTCAATCGGCGCACCACATCTCGAGGTACTGCTCGACGCTGCCAAACCAGACGGTCTCTTTATCCGTGGTCGAGACGACTACGACCTCGTCGGCGACCGTTTCGTAGCCCGGCGTACGCCAATGCAACGGAGCGCCCCTGAATTTGATGAGGACTCCGAAGTGCACAAAACTGTAGCGCTTCGTTTCGAAGACGGCTTTGACGTGAACGCCTCGTTGATCGAGGAGGTCATCGGGGTGGGCCCCGGGGGTCGACCGGATTCGGTCGTAGACATCAGGATCGACACCGTCGAGCGCCGAGATGTTCGCTTCGCGCCAGACGTCGGGATTCTGGATCATTCGCATGGTGACGACCGTTGGGGGTCGCGAGTGCCTCATTCTCGCGGATTTACTTTTGGCCCGGCCCGAATGCAATGCGGACTGCAAGGCAGCAAAAGAATGGCCGGGGCATCGCCGCCGCGTTTTTCAACGTCGGGGATTTGGTGATGATGGGCAAATTCCTCAATGTGCCCGCAAAAATAGTTGCCTTCCATGACGATGGTAGAGGTAACCCGTTGGTCGAGCTGCAGCCTCTCAACAAGAGCCCCCACAAGACCAAGACGATCGCCCTCTTCAAGATCCGACGGGCTCCGCTCGCAACACGGCTCGCCGTGCGCTACCTGAAATGTGCGAATTGGATGCCCATGAACAAGAAGTCCATCGATCTCATCGGGGCCCGCGTCGCCGAGCAGTACATCCAGGCTGCCGACGACATGGAGGCCATCCTGCTGAAGCTCCGTAAGGGTGTGACGACCCCGATCGAAAGCATCGGCAAGCTAAAGAAGGTTCTCGACCATCTCGGGGGTTGGAACATAGAACCGTGCATCGGAATCGTACATGTTCTGTACGAAACCGATTTTGTGTCAAAAGTGGCTGCCGAAGTGGCCGAATTGCATGCGTACGCGAGAAAGCATGAAGTAGCGAGCCTGCCCGTCTCGCCCCGCGCGGATGCAATTTACGTCATGGATATCACCGACGTTCGTGCGGCTCCCGGTGCGGGACCCGAAGCGACGGGATTCGAGTTCAAGTTGTGGGTCGGCGCCGCCGGCTTCAGAATAACGTCGCCTGAGGGCAAGACATTCGAGGTCCTACCTGAGCATAATGTGTGGCGGCGGTCGATCAAACAAGGAGATTTCCGTAACTTGGCAAAGCTTGGACCCAAGCCAGCTACCAAGTTTATTCGGAGCTTCGGTTACGTCACTTGGCTTAAAAAGGAGACGAGCTTCAGTAAACAGGTACTCGATGCTCTCGGAATGGAGGAGCATCAGCCGGGCGCACAACGGACCAGGAACAACACTGGGTCATGTGGAGGATGCTTCCGTAACGTCAAGCTGAAAGCGTCGGGAGGTCTCCCGACCGTAGTGAATCATGGCTTCACCCGACCGGGGTGGGGAAGCATCCAGGGCAACTGCATTAGTGCGGGCTTTCCGCCGTTTGAGTTATCCCCCGAAGGGACCAAGCACCTCGTGAAAGTCCTCATCTTGCAACAGGAGAAGCTTCGAGAGTTACTGGCTCAGATTGATGCTGGAACTCTCGATATCCTTTTTGTGGTGCCCGGCGATGTTCGCTCGCTCGTCAGGCTTGGTGACCGCGGGTGGAATAAGGGCGTTGAAACTGCAAAGCGTAAGTTTCCCGACATGATCAAGTCGATGGCCTCGGATATTAAACCGCTCGAGAGGCTCATCGCCGATTGGAAAGAAAGGCCATTGCCGGCTGAGGGTGCCATTGTCCAAGATTGGCAGTTCAGGAATCACTGATAAACGTCAGCGTGAGCCTCCGGTGTAGAGACACGGATCATGAATCCTGCTGCTCAAGGCATCCTGACGGGCCCTGAAATCCGTAAACAGATCGACGCCGGGCGAATCGAGATTGATCCATTCAACCCGAAGCGCGTCAACCCGGCGTCCGTCGATCTCACGCTCGGGGATCGGGTGACCCTCTACGAGGGGACTTTCAAGGAAGGTGACTGCAAGCGGCCCTCGGTTGATGGCCGTGAATACAGGGCGGTGTCGGGTCGAGTCGTGACCTACCCCGAGGTCATCTGGGACACGCGGGCGGCGTGGCCGACGGTGACGCGAACGATCGACCCCGCGATCGGCTGGGTGCTCAAACCCGGCATCTGCTATCTGATGCACACGGCCGAGCGCATACACACCGACCACTACGTGTCGATCGTCGACGGCAAATCGAGCCTTGGCCGCTGCTTCATTCTCATCCATCACACGGCGGGCTACGGAGACCCGGGCTTCAACGGTCAGTTCACGCTGGAGGTGACGGCGCAGATCCCAGTGCGGGTCTTCCCGAAAATGCGTTTCTGCCAGGTCAGGTTTCACACGATCGTCGGAGAGCCCTTGCTCTACGAGGGCCACTACACGGGGGACAACGCCCGGGGCGCCGTGGGCTCGCGGCTTCATGAAAGCGGTTACGATACCCGGCCCTCGCCGGTCGACGACGCGGATCTTGCCCGCGAGCTTCTGGACGCTCTCGAGATATGACCCTCCTCGAGCATTTCAGGGCGGGAGGCTGGGCGATGTGGCCCATTCTTTTCTGGCTCGGCGCCGTGGCTTACGGCTTCTGTTGGAAGACCCTCTACTTGTTCTCGGCATATCAGGAGGTCAACGTTTTTACGGCAACGATTACGAAGCTCGTCGAGGCCGGCGACTGGAGCCGAGCCATTCGACTTGCTGCAGCCGCCAAGACGCCCCTTGGGCGCATCACCCGCGGCGGACTCGCGAGAGCCTCCCGCGGAATCAAAGCCTTCGAAGCGGGGATGGACGAGGTGGCGCTGTACGAGCTGCCGCTCATCCATCGGGGCGTGCGGTACCTCGCCCTCTATGCGAATCTCGCAATGCTTTCCGGACTCTTTGGGACCATCCTGGGGCTCATAAAATCGTTTGGTTCCGTGGGTGCCGAGAGCGTAGACTACACGCAAAAATCGAGGATCCTCGCTGAGGGTATCTCCGAAGCCATGAACTGCACCGCGTTCGGCTTGTTCACGGCAATCGTGTCCATCATTGGATTGGCCATCCTGGGCACGTGGTCCCAGAACGTCGAGGACAGTATCCACGCGGAAACCGTCAAGCTGTCGAACGCCGTGCTCCGTCGTTGGAATCAGGACAACGAGGAAGATGCCTCGCTACAGATTTCCGGAGGCTGGACCCGGGAGCCCGCCGTGGTTGAGCCCGTCGCAGTGGAGCCCGCCGTGGTGGAGCCGACCATAAGGGCAGAGCCCACCAAGGTGGTCAAGCCCGTCGCAGTGGAGCCCGTCGCAGTGGCGCCCGCCGCAGTGGCGCCGACCATAAGGACTGAGCCCGCCAAGGTGGTAAAGCCGATCACAGTGGAACCTGTCGCGGTGACGTCCGTCATAAGGGCGGAGCCAACCTTAGTGGGCCCCGCTAAAGTGAAAGTGGGCCCTGCTACAGCCAAGCTCAAGGCGAACAAGCCACCTCGAGCGGACAATATAGCGGGCCGCACCGAGGCGGCAGAGTCTATTGCACAGGCCGCCGATTCGATTGCACAGGCCGCCGCTTCGATTTCGACCGCTGCCGAAACCCTCGCTGTGGAAGCCGACGCCAAAAAGCCCGAGCCGACCAAAAGGAAGTAGGGGCTCATGAGGTTTAGACTCGAATCATTAAGACCTTCGGCTTGGCTCCGAACGCGCGCGACGCCATCAGCCGCGTATTGCCGCCGATCAGATAGGGCGGTTCACCCTTCTTGATCAAGACGAGGGGCGCCGGTGATTCAAACGTGGAGTCATTAAAGCAAATGCTGGGCCATCATCCAGCTCGAGCGGCGTCGAGGTCGCGCGCGTTGGCGGTAGCGAGAAAATGCTGGACGTTGCTCTCGAGTAAAAGCTTCTGCGCCAGCATGACGTCATAGGCTGGCAAACGCTCTTTAGGGTGGATGCAGTAGGAAACGCGCGGTTTCCCATCCACGATGAGCCGCACCGCGGTCTTGCTGACCTCGTAGGTGCGCCCGTCTTGCCCCTGGACTTGGAAGCCGCCCGAGGCCCGAAGACTCCAGCGCTGCTCGCGCGTGAGCATCTGATGCAGGAGGGCTCGGGCGCGAAGCCACGCCCCCTTCTCCTTCCTGCGGAACGACTTGGTTGCCACGGACGGGTAATTTCGCTCGTCCAGCGCGAGGAACCACCCAGGCGGCTCGAGAGCAACCCGCGGCAGGCTTCCAATGAGAGCCTGAACCGCCCGCGAGAGAAATTCGAGGGCAGCCATCGAGACGGGTCGCTGCAAAACAGGACCTTCGGTGCACTCGCAGGTGAATCCGAATTGGAGTTGCCACAGGCTGTCGAACATGCGGAAGGTGGGGTGCTCGAAATGCTCGAGGATGTCGGCTTCCCATGCGATGGCGGCGTCTCGATGACGGGCTCGGATGCGCTCCAGCACGCCGAGATCGGGCGCGTGCGGAATCGTGAGTCGCTCGGCGTACAGGACGGCCTCTGCCACCCGCTCGAGGCCAACCTCACTCCTCGAGTGGGCGTTGATGAGCCGTTCGGCGAGCGCTTCCCGCTCCGCGACGCCGTCGATGGTTTCGAGAAAATCTCGACTCGTTTCGACCGTAGGGGATGCGGGCAGCTCGGGGAGAGGGACAGGCATGGTCGCGACTTTAGCGGCGACCCGTTTCGAATGTAGAGTCAAAATGATCCCCTCGTCCGTATTGAGAAGTATGACCCGGACTTCTGGATTAGCTGACCCTACCTTTGGACTCGATCGGTACGCCTTGCCGCTCCTCAGCGTGCTCGGGACCATGGAGCCTGACTTCGCGCAGTTCGACGAGAAGTCTCAGATGTATGACATCCGAATACAGACGTACCCATACTTCGCCGGGGACAAGCGCTGGGCCGCCCTGGTCACGTACCCGCACCTGGAGGCAGAGGGTCTGCGGCACGTCGTGATGTTCGGGCGCGACACCCATCAGGACATGATCGTGGTCCACAGTTGGGCGCCCATTGCCCGGTTTGCCGTGGGCGAATCCCCAACGACCGGTGACGAACCGGTCGAGGCCACGGTTCGGCGCTTTGCTCCTCAGGACCTGATGCTGGCGGTCGCCTTCATCCGGTCGGAGATCGCTCTGGCCTACGGGTCCTTGCGCTCGAGCCGGAAGCTGACCGCCGATCTCGGTAGCTCGGGGGCCTGAGCCGCCTCATACCGGGGTGCGGGGGCTGATTGCGGGCCCTAGAGGGGCCCTAGAGGGCGGCTTCTTCACGCTGACCCACGTCGGCGGCTTGCCGATTGCCTCGACCGTCAGGAGCTGCCGGCGGGGCGTCACCGAGAGGTCGAAGCCGACGGCGCTCACCCGGAACTGCCCGTTGACGTCGAGGACCTCGTGACGGGTGCCGTTCTGGCGCGCGATCCGGAAGCGCAGCCCCAATGGGTCCCCGATTCGGAGAGGGCTCGGCACGTCGCTCAAGAGCACCATCGGTCGTCCATTCACGTCGTCGAGCTTGAGGCGCGTCGTCGAGATCATTGGGCGCGAGCCTACCACAAACCTTTGGTCTTGCTCACTGCCGCTCGGCGCTCAGTCCGGAACTGGAATCGAGCGAATGTCGAACGACGTCATCCGGGCTGGCAGCAATGTGTTCTCCCGCCATAGCTGTTCACGAGTCTTTGCCCCGGACGCCAAGTCAGCCGCATCCCGGTCTCTTGACGCCTGCTTCTCAGCGGCTCGAGCTTTCGGATCGAATGGGGTCTCGGATTGACGCGATGACATCATCAGACCCTGAGCCTGTCAGGCTCGCAGGTCAACCCTGAACATCTCCGTCCAAGATCGGTTGGGCGGCTTCGCCCGGAAGCGGAGAGCTGAGCGCCTCTGAGGCCTTCGCCGGGTCTCCGGCGAGCGGCACCGTCAAAGACGCGCCTGAGGGTCGCTACGGCCCGGCAACATGGCATCCCGGGGCGGAGCGACACCGTGTGGCTCGGACGCGCATGACGTGGCCGTGTATGGTGATGTGGGCGCGCGCCGGGTCCCTACCCACCGCCCTCCGCTCGCTCCTTCGGGCTCGCTACGGGCCCGATTTTTGTCTGAGAGCACCCTCCGCTCGCTCCTTCGGGCTCGCGTCGTCCGTCCACCCGCCTTTTGTCCTCCGTTCCCTTCTGCGGCGCAGCCGTCCTCCGTGTCATCCCGATAACCAAAGAGAGATACATGCGGGATGATGGAGTAGGGATGACAGAGAGGTTGGTAGGGCATGCAGATCGCGATCCGATCCCTTCCAAACACCACTCACACCGGTCAACTGGTTGACAATACCTTGGGCTCCTTCCGTCTGTTCTTCCCGTCCTCCGTGTCATCCCGATAACCAAAGAGGGATACATGCGGGATGATGGAGTAGGGATGACAATGAGGCTGACTGTGTATGACTCAGCGGATCGTGGTCCAACCCAAACCCCATTTCCTACCGGTTAATTGGTTGGACACACCTCTACAGATCTGATCCAATCCAAACCTCCATTCACACCGGTCAACTGGTTTTGACACACCTCAGCAGATCGCGATCCAATCCAATTTGTCCCCCATTTATACCGGTCAACTGGTTGTCATCCCCCCGTCATAGATGATCTTGGTGGCCTCCAATCCGCCCCTGTCATTCCCCTGTCATCCCTACTGTGTCATCCCACAGGTACTCTCCCTCTTTGTCGTTTTCCATTTTGTCGACACAAACGGATCTAATGGGTGGGATGACAGCCGAGTGGCCGGGAAATGCCGGCTGAAGAGGCTGGAGAAAATCCGTTTTGGCCGTGCCAGCTCGTCGACATGGTGATTGACCGGCCTCGTCGATAACGGATCGGCTCGATGACGTACCCAGGGGACCGGGTGGCCTCCGGTGATGTTCAGTCGAGCGCGGCGTCCCATGACGTCCACACACCTCTGAGGAGATGGGCGTTCGGGTTTATCGAAGTGCGTGTGCTCGAAAGAATGGTCCGCGGACTCGGTGTAACCGGTGGACATGCGCACTTCCACCGAACGCCAATCGCTGAAGCTCGACGCTGAGCTGACGCGACTGATGGACCAGCTCGCCGACGAACACCCCTACCTTCACCGGCACCGTCTCGCTCGTCTCGCGTTTCGGATGGGCCTCCGTCAGCTCGCTGCAGTTGGGCCTGACGGCGTGCGGGCGCACATGACGACGGATCTCCGTGGACAGAAACACCAATCACAAAAGTGAACCGGCGGCCTTTGCGGGACCGCCGGTTCGAGGAACGAACAATGCGATCGAAGCCTACTCCAAAAACCGAGCGACAACCTCGAAGATTCATGGGCACCCCACGATTTGTCGTCCAGGACAGCCAGACCCCGAGAGCGGAACGGCAGACGAAGCAAATCGCGCGCCTCGAGAGTTTGTTCAGGGACACCCCGCTCATCGAGCTTCCCGTCGAGATCTGGTACGAAATCAGCGGATACTATTTGGGTTTGACACGGATCGCGACCGAAGAGGAAAAGGATATCGCCTGGCAGAAAGTGAAGGCTTATCGACAGGGGCGGCTTCTCGCAAAAGATCTCGGTTCGCTGGGCAGATGCCTTTTCGGCTTTGAGCCTTTCGACAAGATCAACAAGCGCAAGTGGGCTCGCGAAACGGGATATGACGCCAGCCGTTGGGCGAAGATCAAAGCCGACCCGGAGCGTCTCGAAAAGCGCCGTCGACAAAACGCCGAAGCTCAGAGACGGCGGCGCGTTGCACGGCGTGATCTCAACGTCTCAAACGCCGAGTCGACAGTGAGCTACGCCGAGGCTGCCGAGTGATCTAGAGATCTAAGTCCCTAAAGACTTGGGACCTAAAGATCGACCAGACGTGAGATCACAAGTCCCCCACAGTCTGTGGAGAACTGTCCTGAGGGTTGGAATCAAGCTCGGGGAAGAAACTCGCGGCGTACGTCCACTGGATGACCGGGTTGCTCGGCGTCCCGTAGGATCGTCCGAGCGTGACGGCGCGGCGGAAATACCGCTGCGCCTCCGTTTCGTTGCCGCGCCGCAGATGCTCCACGCCCTCGATCCACTGCGTCAGGGCCATTCGGTCCAACACACTGACGCTCCGGGTTCCCTGGGGCTCGACCAACATGAGGGTCGACGGTTCATTGGTCGCCCACTCGAGCCAACGAACCACTCCCTCGTGGAGGAGAAACTCTTCCAAAGAGGTGGGCGCCTCGGAGAGGTGTGCGTCTTTGTATGTTGTCGAAGCCAATCCACAGATCTTCCGAAGCGCACAGTCGATCGCAATGGTTTCCACACTGTTGGCAACATGCTGCTCGAGGCAAACCAAACAGGAGAGTCGTGCGTCCGCGATCGAGGCCCCTGTTTCGATCACCGCGAGTGATCGCGTGAGTGCGCGTCCCTCTGCCATGACCTTGTCGATTTCACTCATGCTCGAGTTTGTGTTGACGGGCTCCGACGAGTTCGGATACGTGTGGTGCTCACCATCATCCCGGTGACAAGTGGGAACGCGACGGTCGAAGGACATCGTCGTGGGGCTCGGAGGGGTGAAGAACATGTGGGTTGGTACACCACCCACGGGAGGTCATTCACCGATGCGCGGTCTGCCGAGGGACGTTGATGAGTTGTTGAGGCTCTACGGGGCGACCATCGAGAAGGCGGCCGCCTGCGACGTTTGGCGCACGTGGCAGATCGCCCACCATCTCTGGTACCGAGGGGTGCTTCGCACGTTTCGGCGCCCGGAGATCATTACGCGCGATCAGGCCATCGCCTATCTCGGGATCACCCTCTCGACCTGGTCAAACACAATTCGCTGGCGCTGGGAGGCCCTCTCGGTACCCGTCGAGGGCTCGCACTCGCTCAGCTCGAGCAGGTATCGTTTCTCTGATGTCGATCTCCTTCTCGAGTCCCGGGAGCTGGTGTTTATTCGGGCGGCCAAGAAGGGCTTCCTGAAATCGGTGATACCCGGGTTGGATGTTTTTATCGTTGCCGAGACGAAGAAACTTGTCGAAGAACTCGAGCAGGGTTTCGTGTTCGATGTGCCACTGCACCTGCCGCAAACCCCGACGCAACTCGAGGCCAGATACGCGGGAAAGCTCGCCAAGATCATCGGTTATCGCCTCAAATACGGGACGACCCTCGAGGATGCGATCAGCGACAATTGGACCAAGATCTTTGGCGGCAATATTGTCATGAAGTTCATGCGATCGGCGGCCAAGCGCCTGCCCGCACAGCTCGATACGGAGGAGGTGCTCGACTTTCTCGGTATCGATTGGCCCGAGTGGCAAGCCATGATGGCGACTTATGACAAGGCGCCCAACCCCGTGAAGGGGGCCTCGACGACCCTCGACGCCGTCTACCGCAGCGACGATATTCGAGTCCTCGACGAGTCCGGGTATTTCAAAGAGCGCGGCGTTCGGGTGCTGCCGTCGGCCTGCGTCACGGAGGTCAATTTTGCCCGCTATTTTCAGCGCATCGTAGAGAATAACCTGCGGAACCTGTTCCGGACCCTCGATCGTAAATCCAATAAAGAGATCGTCTTGAACGACGGCGCCTGCATTCAAGACAACCAACGAGTGCGGACGCTTCGCCGGGATGACGCTGACCTCGCGTGGGAAGACACGCTGGCGAGTGAGGCAATCTCCGCAGAGAGTTTGGTCGACATCAAACGCCGGGCCAAAGAGCAGGAGCAGCAGCAGTCTCAGCTCGCGTAAAGTCTTTGTTGGAGCGCTGATGGCATGACCCGCCAAGCGCTCGCCTCCGACGCCCTGCAGCTATCTCGAACGATTCTGGCCGCCGTGCCGGTGCGAGTCCGGATCGCCAGCATCGTTCAGGCGTTCCTGCGAGAGGCCTCGACCCGGGAGGTATCCACCCACAAGGCTCTCACCCGACGAGCGTTCATCCGACGGGCCTTCACCCGGGACGACATGAACCTGTCGATCGGGCTGCAGGCGCTCATCAGCATGGAGGAGGCGGGCACGCCGGGCGATATCGAAGGCAAGACCATCGAAGAGCTGCGACCCTTCATCAAACACAACACGCTGTCGAAGCTCAGGCCGATCGCTAATGCCATTGGCTCGCGCATCTTTAGTCTCTCGATGGCCGGCAAGCGGAAGATCCCGCTGCCCGTCGTGGAGGAGGCCTGGAACAATTATACGGCGATGCTTCAGAGACACGCGCTCTCCGGGGATAACAACGTGGGCCAGGCCATTCACTACATGGCCAACGGATTTACGATGCGCATCAAGGACGTCCTCATCAGCCGGTCACGACGGCAGGAGATCCGTGACGACCCGGAATTCGGCGACAGCGTGCACCACGAGCACGAACCGAGACCGGACGACAGGGCCCTGTGGAACGAGATCGAGCGGAAGTTCAAGAGCAACCCCCTGTTGCTCGGCCCGGCAGGCGAGCCCTGGGCCTGGATCTATATCGAGGGCAAAGCCGGCGGCATGACGGAGGAGCAGATTATCGCGGCCTGGAACGACGCGAGTCATCGGAGCGGGGGCGAAGGCGGGATGAATCGATCGCGGTATCTCGCTTGGCTCAACAAGAACGGCGAGCGCCGTAGCCTCATGCGGAACCTGGCGAAGCAGTATCTGGACGACGAGGTCATCGAGCGTCTGAAGCTCGCCGTCGACCGCGGGGCGCTCGGCAAGGTGCTGCTCTTGCCATCGGAGCGGGACCTTCTCCAGCTCTTGGTTTGAAGCCGTGCTGGCCTACGATTACGATCGCCGGGTCGCGCGCGAGACCGTAGATCCTCTCGTCGAGTACCATCTGGAGGGCCTTCGCACGGGCCATCCGGTGACCCTTTACCACGGCACGACGCGGCTCTTTCGCAGCTTCGACATGGGTCAGAGCCGCGACGAACTGGTCGACAGCTATTACGGCAGAGGGATCTTCCTGACCCCGAGCAAGCGGGTTGCCGGCGAGTACGCCTACGCGAACCGTAACATAGGCTTCTCGCCCACGATCGTCGCGGACCTGAAGCGGAGGAAACCGGCCGCCGGCAGATTCCTCGAGATGCTCGTCGAGCACGGAGACGGCGGGTGGACGCGCGCCCTCCAGGATGCCGGTTTCTGGCGAGAGAATCCGGGCCCGGGAGAGGGACATGTCGACCTCGTCGGCTTCGAGGACTACCTCGGCGTCGACCCCAACGCCGTGAGCGACCTGGCCGCATACATCATCGGCAGCAAAGTGAAGCCCCTCGGGTCCGAGACGGACTCGGTGCTCGACGAGTTGATGAATTCCTCTACGGGCGCTCCCGACTATGTTTATGACAACCTCGACGCGCTCGGCCTGGATTCTAAAACGTACCGCCCGAAGGTCTATACGGTGGCGGTGACTGTCAGCAATCCGCTGGTCACGAAGAGCACGAGCCAGGCTCGTAAAGCGCGATCAAAAGGGTATGACTCGGTCTTTTTCTACGGCACCAACCTCGTCCAAGGCGTGCCGGAGATCGCCGTGTTCAACCCACGGAATGTGAAGGTCAGGAAGATCGAGGTCGTCTGACTCGTCTTGCGGCGCTCGTCGATCTCGACGCCGTTTTGGACGTGACGGAGCGGCGATCCTTGTCGAGCAGGACCGCCTTGAATGAAGCCTCTTGATCGGCGTTCATCTTCCGGCGGAGGACATACCAGGCGAATGCCTCGGCAAACGCTTCGTCGATGTTTGAAGCACCGTAGTCAGAGACGGGAAGGACCGGCTTGGCGCCGTCGCCCTTCACCTTTACGAGGGATTCGAACTTGCCGCGCTGGCCTCGCGACAAGCTCTTGAACCAGTACCGGTGTCCAAGCTCATGTACCACAATGTAGCTGATCGTCGGGCCGGGTCGAGCAAAGATCGTGACCTGATCCTTTCCGACGTTGAAGTGGCCACCAATATTTGCGCCCGTATCGATGACTCCCCCGCAGCCTTTGCAATCGATCAGTATGTCGCCGTACCACGCCGAGTGGAGTCGCCTCGACTTCAGGCTCTGATAGGCGATATCGAAGTATTTAACATAGGCACGGATATCAGCCGCGTTCACCGTATCGTCGTCGACGACGACCTTCATCCCGTGAAGGTCGAATTGCTCATCGGGTCTATCGGTGGCGGATTCGTGGGTGAGATTACGCTTCACTTGGTCAAACAGGCCGAGCCACCAATTGTCGTCGCCGAGCCAGTTTTTGATGACGAGTTTCTTGGCGAGGGGGTCGACAGCGCGCACGTTGAAGGCGCGCAGTTGCTGAAGGACCTCCGTCGACTCATCTCCGTTCGCAACAGCCCCGAGCATCGACAATTCTTTCGGGCTGGCCTGCTTCAGGATCTGGTCAACGAGGCCGGTTGCACCTATGGAGCGTACCGACCAGTTCTCTAAAAGGGCTTGGTCGATTGTTTTGACGCTGTTGTCGAACCAATCTTTCAACACACTGGCAAGGCGGCACTTGATCTCGTGCTCGGGCAAATATTTGTCGTCACCCTGCGGGCAGGTCATTGCGATGTGCAGGTTTTCGAGGTTCGTCTCAATCTCTTTCAGGATCTTCAGGTCGGCATTGAGATTGCGAACGACATGCGCGAGGAGGTTTCGTGTAAGCCCAGTCTCGCGGAGATCATGCACGAACTGATGGAACAACGGCTCGATGCCCTTGCGAATCATCTGTGCGACGCTGCGTGGCCCTGAGGTGGGACCGGAAAGGATCCCCTTCAATTGATGTGAATATCGATCAAAGAGGTCATCGGGCACGACCGCAGCACGTCGCAACCACGCCCGCGCGACCTTCAATGCCATTGCCTTTCTGTTCATCACCTTCTCGACAAGGTGACGCCTGATAGAGACATTATCCTGGCGCGCCCTACTTGGTGCCGAGCCCTTTAGCCGCCCGCGTCTCTGCGTTCAATCGACGAAGCACTTCCATCTCGGACTTCATGCCGTGAATCCTGTCCTCGGGTCCCATCACTCGTTTGATGAGATCATCGCGGATGAGAAGCAGAACCAAGCCCCGCGCCACGTCTGCCAAAAACGCCTGGGCATCGTCGAAAGCGTCCGGCCACAGCTCGTGCACGACTGCACCCGGGTGGCCCGGTAAGCCCGGGGCGATCGGGCTCATCACGACGCCCATGCGGTCGGGCCTCTGCTCGAGCGTGCCGACACCTAGCCGCCAACCACAGTCGTACTCGCGACAGGCTTTGGGCCTGGTCTCGTAGATGCCGCAGCCCCCGCCGTCGCTACTGAGGTGCTGACAGGGAACACCCGCAGGTTTATCGAGTTCCTCAATGGCCAGCACCGTGCAGCATCCCGTGCACGCCGCACACTTTCGTTCGGCCAGCATCCGGTCGAGCTGCTGCCCGTGGGTGACCTTGAGTCGCCGCCGCTCTTTACGGTTCATCACGGGCCCAGGATTCTGCCGATCGCGCGCCATCGTGGCGGCGACTATACTCATTCCGCCGCTAGGCTCCAGATCGCGATCGGGCGGGACTGTGCGTCGAGCAGGTCCTGCATGTCGGCAACGATGAGAGCCCGCTCGGCCGGGTCGGCTTCGGATTCCGTCCACAACTCGAAGAGTTCAAAAATCCCCTGGTCGACGTTCGCCAGCTCGGAGGCCTTGGTGATGAGGTCCTCATCGAGCCCCGCCGACAGCATGTCGGCGACGAACCCGGGGAGTCTCAATCTTTGCTCCGCCGTTGTGGGAAACGGGGTATTCCTGGCCATGATGAAGGAATACCATGCCCCGGCTCACCGGCAAGGCTGTAGAATTCCCATTCCTCAGCAGCTCGAAATGCTGGCTGTGCTCGAGCCCGGGTGGCTCGACGGCGACGGCAGCGTCTACGACCGCGGTCAGCTCGCCTGGGTTGGCGAGCAGCTCGGCGCTGTGGTCGACCGGGAGAAGCTGCCGACGCCGTACGTGTACCCGACGCCGGAAGGGTACGTCCGAGCCGAGTGGTCCGCCCCGCAGTGGGAGGGCTCAGCCAGGTTTGACCTCGGAGCCCGCGAGGTGAGGCTGCTCTTTGCGAGACTCGGCTCCGATGAGTTCGTCGAGCGGGTCATTGCGTTGGACGAGCCTGGCGCTGAGAGCGAGCTGGGTCGGTTTCTGCGCGCGCACCTGAGCCTTTCGGAGTAGGGGTGCATCGCTGGAGCCGCCGTGGAAGCCCCTTGCGCGTGCCCCTCAGCCTCCGGGTGAGACGGCGCGCCAAGGAGACGAAGAAGCCCGGGGAGCTGAAGGTCCGCCGGTGGTCGTGGCTTCGAGCGCCGCCGCCGGTCTCGATGCTCAAGGTCGGCTACATCGCGAGCTTCACGGCCAACGTCGGGTACTTCATCGGCACCGGTGACTACCAGACGGTGGCGGCCATCGGGGTCACGAGCCTCTACGGCTTCGCCTTCGGCGTCATGGCGGTTCGCATCATCGATCGCCTTGGGTCGCGCAGGGGCAAACGAAAAGTCGAATCGGAAGTCTGACGAACGGTGGCGCGCGCCCGCCGGTGTATGAGCCGGGGTGGACCTCCCTCTCGATCAGATTCTTCTCGGTGATTGTCTCGACCTTCTCCGTGACCTTCCTTCGGATTCAATAGATGCCACCGTTGTAGATCCGCCATATGGGCTCGGGAACAAGGACCCGTCGCCGGAGGACATCTTTGCGTACGTGCTCGGATGCACGCTCGACACTGGAAATGACTTCATGGGCCAAAAATGGAGCATTCCGAGCGTTGCCGTTTGGCGCGAGGTCTACCGCGTGCTCAAGCCCGGCGGTCACGTGCTCTCGTTCGGAGGAACAAGAACGTTCGACCTGATTAGCATCGGGCTTCGAATGGCGGGGTTCGAATGCCGCGACACGATCGGTCGTAACTATCCGATATTGCAATGGATTCAGGGTCAGGGCATGCCAAAGAGCCATGATATAAGCAAAGGCATCGACAATCGGTTCGGGAAGACGCGCACGCAGCTGGTTGGGATCAAGCCGGGTCACGAGGAATTTGCTGATCGGGGTAACAACTCTAGCGTCGTAAATCTCTCCGAATCGGGCCCTCACGCTGTGGGGTTCTCTCGGCCTTGGATGAAGGACCCAGAGCAGGTCGAGAAATATCACCACCAGTACGCGCCAGCATCCGACGAGGCCAAACATTGGTCTGGGTGGGGGAGTGGACTCAAGCCTGCATTTGAGCCAATTTTGGTCTTCCGCAAGCCGCTCGAGGGCACGCTCGCGTCGAACGTCCTGAAGCACGGGACGGGCGGGCTCAACATCGACGCCACCCGCGTGCGGCACGCCTCGCAGGAAGATTTCGAGACCCACAAGAAGGGCGTCGATGCCATCCGTGAGAAGGGCGGCAGCCGGGATAAATCGTGGAAGAACGACAGCGACCTCAGCGGCGCCAACGAGGTCAAGGCCGGCGGAAGGTGGCCGAGCAACGTCGTGCTCGAACATTCCGAGAGTTGCCAGCGTGTCGGGTCAAAAAAGGTTGCGGCCATCATGCAGGGAACTCGTCGGCATAGTGCGTTGGGCAAAATGAACGACGATGGCTGGCAGCCACAGGTTCAGGAACGTGGTGGTGGCTATGGCGATGACGACGGCAACGAAACGGTCGAGGCCTGGGAATGCGCCGAAGGATGCCCTGTACGTGCCCTAGACGCCATGAGCGGCGATCGGCCGAGCACGCTGACGGGGCGCGCGGACCCGGACGTGAGCCACGAGCACCCGGGCACGGAGATGAACCCTACGTCCACGTTCCTCGGGGAGCGAACGCACCTGAGCAAAGTCTACGCGGATGCCGGCGGGGCCTCGCGGTTCTTCACGCAGATCGAGGCAGATTCTCAGGATGCGAGCAAAGGTAGGTGGCCGAGCAACGTCCTGCTCGAGCACGTCCCCGATGCTGACGGACGCCCGGGTTGCCAGCGCATCGGGTCGAAGAGGATCAAAGGTTCACATGCGGCGGCAGCCAAAGGCGAACCTGTACCGGACAAGAAGTATGTGGCCCCCTCGAGGGTCGTCTACGGGAGCTTTGAGTACCAGCAGACAACGAGCCACGTTGGTTCGGACGGCCTTGAAGAGACGGAGGCCTGGGAATGCGTGGAAGGATGTCCGGTGAAGGCCCTCGACGATCAGAGCGGTAATCGGCGATCCTCGGGCAACTATCCAACCACGTACAGCCGTGGTGGTGGTTACACACGAGGGGATCTCGGTCACAACACCCAGGGCCCCCTCTACGACGATGAGGGGGGCGCCTCGCGGTTTTTTACCCAAATCGAAGCCGACAAACCCGACGAGGACCAGAGCAAAGGCAGGTGGCCTTCGAACGCCGTATTCGAACACGTCCCAGACGTTGAAGGTCGAGCGGGGTGCCAGCGCGTCGGCATTAAGCGTGTGACCACTAAGTCTCTTTGTACGGGTAAAGGCCGTACAAAGGCAGGCTACACAGGGGGGTGGCACGGGGACAACATCATCGAAGGCGACGAACTCGGTTACGCTGGATTCGATGGGAAGGAGGAAGTGGCCGACTGGATCTGCGTGGAAGGATGTCCGGTGAAGGCCCTCGACGATCAGAGCGGCGAGCGTCGCAGCTCATACACTTCCCCAAACAACGACCCCTCGGAAGTTCACGTCGATTTCAATTACGAGGGGAAGAATGGCGCCTTCTCAGATGGTGCACAGGCTGCGCATGATCATGTCACGTACCAGGATGCCGGCGGTGCTTCTCGCTTCTTCACCCAGTTCGAGGCCGACAAATCCGACGAGGATGCTAGCAAAGGCAGATGGCCTCCGAACGCTGTGTTCATTCACGCCCCGGGCTGTGAGCGCGTCGGGCTGAAGGACGTCAAAACCCCACCCGGTGGCAAGCGGCGGTTAGAGGCCCTCGGAATAATGAACGACGACGGGTGGCAGCCCAAGGAAACGCCTAGTCAGCGCTACGCGGGTCCCGACGGCCTGGAAACGGTAGAAGACTGGATTTGCGTGGAAGGATGCCCCGTCAGGGCGCTACGGGAGCAGGGGGTCGAGTCAGGACATCACCCGAATGGTGGCTCGACTGAAAACAAGGGCTTAGCGGAAAGGGGAACGGACATGGCTGATTTTCAGTTCAAAGCCGGAACCCGGCTCACGGACGAGGGCGGCGTGGATCGGTTCTTTACTCAGTTCGACGCGCAGGGCGGCGTGCCATTCCGCTATATTCCGAAGGCCAACCGTAAAGAAGCCGGCTGCGGCGAGTTCGAAATTCAACACCCCACGTTGAAGCCCTTGGCGCTCATCAGATGGTTGGTCAAGCTCGTCACACAAAAAGGCGGCACGGTGCTGGACATGTACGCCGGCTCGGGTACTACGCTCCACGCGGCCGTGCTCGAGGGGATGCATTTCATCGGCATGGAGCGCGACCCGACGAACCACGCGGAGGCCGTGCGGCGCCTCGAGATCGTCATGCGGCAGGACCAGGAGAAGAAGGACGCGGAAGACCTGCATGATTTCGCCATGGGCCGCGGAGAGTGAGGCAAGGAGAGCCTCACGTTGGGCTCAAGCCTCGGTGGGCCGCTTTTGGCAGCGTCGCCCGCCTTGACGGGAGGTATAACTGGAGTTATACTCGGTCGATGAAGACTGCAATCTCGATTCCGGACGAGGTATTCGAGGAAGCGGAAGCGACCGCTGCGCAGCTCGGCATGTCTCGGAGCGAGTTCTTCACGCGGGCGGTCAAAGCGTACCTGGCGACCAGCCTCGAAGCGAGCGTCAAGGCGTCCTATGACGCGGCATTTGCGGACGGCGACGAGGACGAGCTGCGGCGCCAAGCTGCCCGCAAGGCCTTGCTGGCGGTCGATTGGACCGAGGAATGAAGCGTGGTGAGATCTGGTATGTCGATCTCGGCGAGCCCAAAGGGTCGGCTCCCGCGTTCGAACGTCCGGTTGTCATAGTGCAGGATGATTTATTGACCGACAGTCGCCTTTCGACCGTGATGGTTGCTCCCATCACGTCCAATCTGCAGCGCGCTCTTGCTGTGGGCAATGTCCGACTCGACACGAAAACGAGTGGTCTGAAGAAGGACTCCGTCATCCTGGTGTGCCAGGTCATGACCATCGACAAGTCGCTCTTTGACAAGCGGATCGGGACACTGCCAAAGCGTCAGATTCAAGATCTGGATTCGGGGTTGAGGCTCGTGTTGAGCTTGAAGCGTTGAGGCGACCTGCACGCCGGCCGTGGACGCGAAAAGCTAGAGCCGTGGAGGCGCCGTCCCCAGGGTTCTGAGCGTCGGAACCTCTTATAGGCCGTGTCCTTACGAGGATCCATGCCACACCGCCATGACGCTTACCAGACCGCCGCCCGATGGCTCCGGACGGCAATGACGCTCGAGGAGGCCAAGGACGTGCTCGGCTTCCCGCCTGGCTCGAGCCCCTCGGATGCCGAGATCAACAAGGCGTGGAAATCGAAAGCTAAAGAGCACCATCCCGACCGCGGTGGGAGCCCAACGATGATGGTCGAGATCAACGTGGCCAAAGAGGTCCTCGAGGGCAAGCGGGTCAACGACCGTACGGAGGTGGGGACGGACACGAGTCAGCGGCGCATCGACTTGGCCACCATCAAAGAGGCCAAGCAACGTGCCACGACCGCTTTCGAGAGGACGGTCAGAGAAATCAGCCATCTCTATCTTTCCTGGCGGGTCGATCTGCGTGAATATCTCAAGGACGACTTTGCTGACACCGTGGACGAGCTGCACGACTTTGCGGAGTTGGCCGTCAAGACGACGACCGGCAAGAGACAGCGGCGCATGCAGGACATCGTCCGAGGCTCAAAAGCCGTCTTGGAGCAGGCGTCACGGGCGAGTTCCAAACTGAAAGGTTTGAGCAAACGCACGACCGCGGCAAAAAAGCTGATCAGCGTCGTGGGTCTGACAAGCCTTTGCGTGGAGTTCGGCAAGTATATGGACGTGTACAAGGAACTCGATAAAGAGTCGGGACGCCTCAACGAGCTGCTCGCCCTTTCGGTCAGTAGCGATGACGACGCCGCGGTGGTCCCGTCGCGCCTAGAAGATGCCGTCTTCAAATGCCGCGATATAATTGACTCTTTCCGAGATTTCTACGCGCAGTTCTCCACGGACTGCGACGTGAAGGGCATCAGTGCCACGGTCGAGGATGCCGTGGAACAGGTCCTCGAGGTCTTGAGAAGCCGTAAGGTGGCCTTGGCGAGTTTACCCCACTGGGACGAATGGGACGCGAGCACGTTCGAGCACGCGGCCACCTTGATCGACCGTCGCACGAACGCGAGTCGGCGCGTGGCGGCCCGATACCTAGAGACGTCTTGACTCCAAAGCGTTTTCCAAAGCGTGCATCAGGTCATCGTGGCGGAAGGGCTTCGTTAGGGTTCCCGCCGACGGATCGATATCGGTTGGGATGGCGCCCGACATGAAAATGATCTTCAGGTCCGGCTTCAGAATGCGAAGCTTTCGAGCTAGCGTGGTGCCAGACATATCCGGTAGATGGATGTCCGTGATCAGGACGTCGAACGGGGGCTCCGTTTCAAATGCCACGAGGCCGGTCTCACCGTCACAGGCGGAGCAGATCTCGAATTGAGTCTCGGCCTCGAGCATCCGACGCACGGCTCGCACGATGAGATCCTCGTCATCGATGAGTAAAATCCGGGATATGTGCTCGCGATCAGTGGCGGTCGTAGCCACGTCCAAGCTCGCGCTGTAGGATCGTCTCGGCGTGATCAAAGCCCGGTTTGCGGGAGTGGATCGGGTGGTCTTTACCGTCGAGGGTGAGGAACCAATCTCGACCCTGCTTGTGGAGAACTGCGCGGCCATTGCTCGTAACGTACCCCGTGCCGGGCGGTCCAGATACGGGCTTCCATGACCATTCGGTAGAAGCGAGCCTGGGCCAAACGCGACGGTCGTAGTCGTAGCTGTGCATAACTGAGGTTCTCACCAGTAGAGGGTTCCCTCGAGTTTGCGCATCTTGAGCTTGGCGATAATCCAGGGCCCATGCATCGCCGAGCAGAAGACGCCGCCCGCCCACCGCTTCCGGTCGTAGTCCGACAGATCTCGCATGGCTCGATCCCGGCGGCACGCGATGTTGAACGCCGCGGCGTCGATCATGTCCTGGCGGTGCATCCCCCAGATGGGTGCGTGGGCCATGACCCAGACGGAGTAGTCACAAAATCCCTCCTCATAGAACATGTCACCCTCGGGGAAGGCGGCGAGCGCCCCGTGGGTAAACTCGTGTGTGAGCTTCTCGAGCGTGATCCCCGGCTTGCCCCGCACGATGCTCGGTGAGAGTCGGACCTGGCCGGACCCCAGTTCGAACGAGGCATTGGCACCGGCTGAGTGCGAGGCGTCACTCAGGGCTAGAACCTGGGAAGCGGGCTCGGTCGCGTAAGGGCCCAGGGCCTCCGCCACGAAGGCGTAGCAGACGGGCGCCCACTGCTCGATGAAGCCGTCCCATTCGTCGCCGCAGATGGCCGACGAGAAGGCCTTCGAGGCGCGCCGTCGACCATGGGCTTGGCGCCGAACGGCGACGCTCGCGGCCTCGAGCTGGGTTTGGACCTGGGCCGGGATCATCCACCAAGCCAGCGGAATCAACGATTATTCGATTTGTGGACCTCGGGAGAGAGGAGTCTCATGAAGAAAATTGCATCCCCTACCGAGCTGCAGGACGAACTTCGAGCCGTTCTTGCGTATACGCGGACAGGCACCCCTTCGCGGAAAAGGATCGCCACACATCTGCGGAGCTTGGCCAGTAGGCTTGCGAGCACTCACCATCAAAAATACGAGGTGGCCCTCAAGCTTCTCGGCTTCCCATCCGGGGCTCGGCCTAGTCCCGACGAAGTAGACGCCGCTCGGTGGAGAGCCGTCCAGAAGGCGCAAAATCACGGAAACGGCGACGCTGCACAGATCCTGGATGCCGCCTTCGTCGCCAAGTTCGAGATTCCCGAGGTGCTCGAGGAGAAGGATCGGGACGACGAGCGTGAACGGCAACGCGCCGAGCGAGTGCTCGAGCAGCAGATCGAGTCGATGAAGCGCCAGAGGGAGCAGGAGCGGGCTGACGGGCAGAAGATTCGGGACCGTGCGAAAGAACTGGGACCCGAGCGTCGCCGCGTAGAGAAGGATCGCAAGCAGAGCCTGCCCGGCGACCTCCGCCACGAGAAGTATCCGGATGCCCGCGCCCGTATCCTGCAAGAGCTGCCTCAACACGGTTGGCAGGTGAAGCCGAACTTGAAGGTGCCGTGGGCAAAGCGACGGAACGACCGCGACAACACCGTCTGGTTTAAGGCACAAGCGGTCTACCTGAACGAAGATTCGCTGTTTCTGGACATCCGCGGGATGCCTACTGCGGACTTCATCAAGCGATTGGAAACCGAGATGGACCGTGGTTGACGGACCGGTTTCATCTTACGGTCTTCAGGCCTGACTGTGAAAGGACGAGCGCGAACGCCGACCCCTGGCGACGAAGAGAAGTTGGACTGGCTTCGGTCCAAGTAGTTCAGCGCCAAGAGACTTCATCCGACTTGGCTCGGGCGCCCTATGAGGCGCAGATTTCATTTGTGGTCTCAGAAGGTCTGAGGGTCATCATCACATGAACAAGATCGCTTCACCTCAGGAACTCCAGTCTGATCTTCACGACTTGCTCGCGTATGCCCGCTCGGCGAGGCCATCCCGATCCCGGATCGCTTCCGAGCTACAACGCCTGGCGAATGAGGTCATCGGCAAGGAAGCCTCCGACGATCCCGAGGCCCTGGTTGACAGCATCGGCCGGGGCGATCGGGTGACGATCGTCGACCGCTTTGGCAAGGAACATACGGGCAAGGCCGTGATGAAGGGTCCCGCTGGATGGGTCCTCAACATGGGCGGTCGTCATGGCACCCCCGACATCGCCAGCGAGAAGAACATCGTTAAGGTCAAGAAAAGCAAAGGCTGATCGTGAACCTGTAGAGCGACTACCGGCATGGCCACGGCGACCCGGGCAAAGTCCACGTCGAGCGACAGACCGTTCTCGAGGTAAAGGCTCGGTACTTCTCCTATCTCGACGAACACGGTCATGAGAGAACGACCGGCATCGATGGCTACTGGATGAGCCGATGACAGCGTCACGCGACGCGGCCTGACCTATTTGGAGGTTCTCTCCACGGTGAGGGCGTTTTTCGCACCTGGTGTTAACCCAAAGGTTGAGGATTCTCGGTGAGCGCGATTTGACCGTGAGACCCCAGTGTGGGTGTGGTGTCACTGTGAGTAACTTGTTGTGAATCGTGAAACGTTGAAGAGCACCCTTTCTTCAAGGATAGGTGTCCGCCCCTACCTCCAGCGGTGCGGGGTCGTGTGAGGTCGTGACCGACCTCCTGAACATCCCCTCTCGATATCGTGGTGAACTCGAGAGGTGTATCGTCTACCGGTGCCGCGCTGCTCTCGCTGTCTCGAGGACCTCCCAGCAGAGGACTTCAATGCCCGTCGGGACCGTCCCTCGGGGCTCCAGAGCCGTTGCCGGCTGTGCTCCCGAAAAAGCAGCCGAGAGGGGATGCGCCGGTTGAGGCAGGACGATGCTTACGCGAAGACGGAGGAATGCGGGCGCAGGGAGGCGCGGATTCGGGCCCGGCTCGCTTCTCGGGCGGAGTTGGCCGTCAGGGACCCCGTTGCTGACGTGCTGGCTCGGCTCGACGCTCGAAACAAATTGATCGGGCCCACGAAGATCCGTCGTCCCGATCGACCGCGGCACGTGGCGTGACACGCGGCTGGCTTTTCTCGAGGGTCCCGACAAGGTCGATCTGCGAGGATCGCAAGTCGTCGAGGAACCTTTGATTGACGTTGGATCGTTGAGGAATTCGCCAATGCCCGAGATCGCAACACCTCAACAATTGCAGACCGAAATTCGACGGGTCCTCGCGCAGGTCACCGACGGTTGCTCCCGAAGGAAGATTGCCGTCCTCCTCGAGGGCTTGGCCAACCGCGTCGTGGCTGCGGTCGACGAACCGGCGCCGCCGAAGGATGCACTGGCGGATATCGAGAAGGCCGTCGCCGACCTCAAGAAGGCGGCCAAGGGGGATCAGACGGCCAACAACATCTATGAGTGCCTGGGTTGGCTGGCGCTCGGCGTGCAGAAGATCAGCCGTGATCACGTCCCGGCGGCCATAATCATCCAGCACGCAGCCGATGACTTTCACCAGGCTCTGATGAAGATCAAGCCGAGGGCGTAGGTTTTGTAGCCGTACCGTCAGCCTTCGGGCGGTCCGAGCGCGAGCTTTTTTGCCCTCGACATCCGTTTGATCGCGTACTCGCGCTGAAGCGCTTCGAACTTTCCCATCGGCCCTTCGAGATGGAAGAGCTTCCACGGGCGGCCCCGAAAGGTCGAGCGGGCCCCGCCGATCAGTTCGCCGTTGTGTTGCCGGAGCCGTCGGGGGAAGTTCGTGGTTGCCCCCGTGTATGTGAGCGCGGTCGTCTCGCTCTCGAGGATATAGACGAACCATTTCACCAGTTCTCCCACCGTGAAGAGGGACGGCGTAATCATGGATTCACTTTCGGTCTGTGAATCCATTGATGTTCCGTTGGATGGGAAAGGGCTCTCCTCAAAATGCAGAAGATCAGTAACGCAATTGAGCTTCAAGCTGAGCTAGCCGCGGTCATTAGGCTCGCTCGCACCCCCAATCCGTCACGAGCGCGTTTGGCTGCTGCTTTGAGGCATCTGAGTTACCGTGTCGCCGGGCATGATGTCGAAGCCGCGAGCAAGCAGTTCCCTGACGGCTCCGGGCCATCAACACCGTGGGGCGCCGCTCAGACCGTTGACGAGATCGCGCGCGGCGTCCGGTGGGTGAGCACCCCAGGCCACGGCGGCCTTGGTGTCGCTAGCGGCGTCGCCCGTAAGTTGTTGAGTCCGGCTGCGCGCCGCATCGGCGAACTAAAGGGGGGTTATTACTGGTATGAAGAAGACGTCGCGTTTATCGTCCCTCTGTTTGAAGTGCCCGAGTGGAGTGGCGCTCTCGCGAGGGCAACCGGCGGCCGAAGTTACACGAAGGACCAGTTGGAGAAGGAAATTCGCCAGCAGTTACCGGAGTATTTTGAGTGGAGTGGCCTGGTGGACAAGCCGAAGCTGACTCCAGGGATGAAGGTTAAATGCGTCGATGCCTCTTGGTATAGTGAGGGCGTCGGGAATGGCAGCATCTGGCTTGTCACAAAGGTCACGTCGTCGTCGTTCATCGGCGCCAAAGATGGGGATTACCCCATGTTCCGGTTCCGCCTAAACGACTATCTGAGTACGGACAGATGGGAAGTAGCGTCGTAAGCGGTGCGCTTTCCTTTTGTCCGCTCGCTCAGCGCATGATCACCTCGACCGTTTCCCCCTCGATCCCCGGCCGCTTAGTGGACTTCCGGCAGGGCACCCCCGTCGCGAGTATCACCGCGAGCGCGGCCTCGTGGCGCGGCAACTCGATGGCACCTTTGCGGTCGTACCCGATTCTCGCGGGGCAGTCGTTCGTGGCAAGGGGCAACGGGCGCTTCAACCTGGTCGACCCTCAGGTGGGTCCGAGAGTGGGCGCGGCGCGCGGTACGCTCGACGTCTGGTTCACGATGGGCAGTGGCGCTCACAGTATCGTGATCGCGCAGTCGGCCTATGCAACGACCGTCGCACCTTTGATTACGCTCGGGGTCAACGCCGCGGGTCAGGCCGTCGGTAGCGTCCACGACGTGGGCGGGATAACCGTCGCCGCGTGGGCCGCTACGACCATGGCGGGCTTCGCTCAGGGCGCGCTCATCCACATGACGGTCGCGTGGGGAGCCGCCCGTCCGATCAGCGGCGTGCACCACGTGTCGGTGACCATGAACGACGTCGCCATGCCGGAGTCGAGCCTCGTCACGGTCCCGCTCGCGCCGTGGGTTCCCTTCCAGCCACTCTACCTCACGACGGGCAACGTGACCGAGACGGGCTTCGACGGCGAGATGCTCATCACACAGGCGAGCATCTGACCCGGATGGCCTCCGTCCGGTGCTGACGCATGATTTCGATCTGAGCATGAGTGCCCTCCGCCTGACCACGGTGGGCGATGTGATCGGTCAGCCGTTGTTCGGTGGCTAAGGTGTTCGGTGGCTCAGGACGAGAGCAAAACAAAATCCATTTTCCCCCTTGCAAGCTCCCTTTCGTGGCCGTAAGACATATGCGCGGGGACCGAGACTCATTCTCTCGACCCCTCTCGATCCGATACATACCGTCAACGAGACCTCCCATGTTCGCCCTCGCCCCCAAATCACCAATACTCGGAACAGCCCTCGCGGCTGGCGAGTCGTGGTGTGCACAAGGGTATAGCGTGTATGGCGTCGGCGCAGACCTCGCTGGTCGCGATTTGTGCGCGGACGGCCGTACGCCGAAGCATGAAAGCCCCGTCTCCATTCGCAATTTCGCGGGTCCGAGCCAGGAGATGGGTACGTAGGGCGGTAGTAGGATCTGGTCGAAGAGACCAACCCGAACCCGCCCTTCTGAAGAAGTGGCGGGTTTTTCGTTTCTGGGGCGCAATTCGAAGGCGCCCTCACATCTGAGTTTGAACGAAGCAGCATCAAACAAGCTGAAATCATTGGGTCCGGATGAGCGTGCTGGGACACGGGCGACGCTGTAAACGTCGCGGCTTTAGGCCTAAGAAGTTCAATTCTTCACGGACTCACACCCCAAACAAGGAAAGGGGTCTTCGATCATGACTCAACGATGGCGTCTCAAACGCAAGCCTAGCTATCGCAACCCTCATGGGTGTGTAGCTCAATTGGCAGAGCGTCGGTCCTTTAAACCGAACGATGCGAGATCGTGGCTCGCCGCACCCACCGCATCAAGCGGTTTCCTAGCTCAACGGTAGAGCAATCGGCCCTTAACCGATCGATCAGAGTTCGATCCTCTGGGGAACCACTGCCGACGATCGTCGGCGTCAGAGAAACGTGTATCTAAAGTCAGTGTTGCAGTGGTGCAACTAATGTCATTCGGGAATCGTCCAATTGGTAGGACACCGGCCTTTGAAGCCGTGAATCTCAGTTCGATTCCGAGTTCCCGAACCTATTCAGGCATCGTCCAACGGTAAGACGCGGCTCTCTGAAAGCCGATATCTAGGTCCGAATCCTAGTGCCTGAACTTCGAACCCTTCATGGGTTTTGATCTTTGAAAATTTGAACAGGACTTGGTGCCACGTTCGCCGGGGTTTAGGCCCCGGAGAAACGCGAGATGCACACCCCCGCAATGGCGCGGGCTCTGGCCGTCTCGGCCCCCGGTCGTCCGGGCACCGATTGGCAGTCGGTGGAAGAACAGTGGACACCTCTCCTGGTTTGTCCGTGAGGCGGGGTCCTCACGTCCAGGGTCGGAAGATCTTGGCCGTGGGGGCCCCGCATCACACCTAATCGTCGTGATGACGAGCCGCAGCACCTGGTGTAATCTTCACCAAATGAAGCGCCTCGCCGACATGACGAAAGCGGAGACCGCCTCGGCGAGAGAGTCAGCGTCGAGAACGCACATCCACATCAGGTGTGAAGGGTGCGGAAACGCGCTTCGGGTGGAGCGCGCCAAGTACGACCCGCCCTTGGCAGTTGAGATGACCATCAGTTGCTGCAATATCTGCGATCGAGGCGATTTTGAGTCCGTCGCCTACTTCGACACGAGCGGTTCCGAGGTTCTGCAACTCGACGCCATTCATCAATGAGGTGGCCTTTTTCCGGATTAGCTCAGTTGGTAGAGCGACGTGCTGTTAACACGTAGGTCCCTGGTTCGAGCCCAGGATTCGGAGCTGTCCGCAATTGTTCTGATTGTTGGTATTTGTCGAGCCACGTAGCGCGCCACCACGTTCAGAACCGTGGCGTTCTTCGTGACCTTGCCGCCGGGGCCCACCTCGACGACGTCGAGGCCCTTGCGCATGACCGTGACGAAGCCGCCTTGCTCCTTCTGAGCTTTCTTGGCTTCGTCCGTCGCCTGCGCCTGGGTGTGAAATTTCCACCGATGGATCGTCTTCGGTGCCTCGGTCTCGAAATAGACGGCCCACTCGCCCGATCCGCGCACGTCCTGCTCGGGATAGGGCCTGTCGCGCGCCACCCGACCGGCGAGCGCAACCAGCTCGGCGGCCATTGCGCGGCGGGAGACTCCCGGTGCAACCGCCTCGTTCAGGAGCCGTCTCAACTCTGACTGCAGCTCCCCGGCGCTCGCGATCTTGTTCACGAGAAGAGGCCGTTACAAATGGATAAGCTCGGCGTCGAAAATCATGCCCACCGCTCGAAAGCGTGAACTGACTGAGGTATGCGGCGGCGACGCGGTTGACGGCCTCCTTTGACTTCCTCCTTCTCGCCTACGTTTCGCCCGTGATGCGACTGGGGTCGCAGTCCGCCTGTCTCGCGGATGAGATGGATTCGATTTCCATACGGGGCGCTCCGCACGATTCGGAGGCGCCGCTTTCACTTATCCGCCGGCCACTGACGTGGACATCAGCCTGAGAGTCAGGGACCGGTATTTCATCCGGCTCGCCGTCGAACGGGCCTATCCAACGGGGCGTGTTGCCTCCCGTCTGCCGCCGAGAGGGGCGCTCGTTGCCCTCGTCGAGGCCGCCTGGGAGACCCGTACCGCGTCGTCAAAAGAAGTCGTCGCCGGGATCACGAGCGCTGTCTCGCGCCTTGTCGGGCTCTTCAAACGCGCGCCCGAGGCGTGGGCTGCCATCAAGCGCGGCCTCGGCCTGGAGGACGCGAGCCTGCCCAATCTGGTCAGGGGCATCAAGGACGCCATGGCCGAGGGTAAGCGCGCCCTGATGAGCGTGCTGCACAAGGCGACGTCGCATTTGCCTTTGAGTCTCTTCTTCATCGACCAGCACAAGATGCCCGGACTGACCGACCTCATCCGCCGTCTGGTTAAAGATGTGCCGTGGCTGCAGCGCGCACTGTCGAAGATTCGTGAAGGCGCGGAGACGATCGACAACCTGTTTCGGAAGCACATCCCGACCCTGAGGCGGCCCGTTTACGCGGCCATTTACATCTACGTCTGGATCTCGGTCCTGGAGATCACCTGGGACATTCCCGGCATCGTCGCGGGCTTCACCGGGGGTATCTCGCTCGTGGAGTTGCTCGCGTCGATGCCCGAGTCGGCGATCGGCGGGCTTTTTGCGCAGCTCGGCTTCGGAACGTTCGCCGCGCTACCCATCACGCTCGTCCTGAGGCTCGCCTGGCTTGTGGCGAAACAGTATCTCGAGTACAAGCCGGGGCACGGCTTCACGGTAAGATGGGACCGACTCGGCGTCGAGAACAGGTCGGATGAGACCGTCCCCGCCTAAAGATCCCATGTCGACACTGTCGCGCGTTGCCCAGCGATATCTCGCCAGTCTCAGCGACAACCCCGAGAAGTGGCGGGCCAAGACGAAGGACTTCCCTCGGGAGAAATCGAAGTTCATACGCGAGACAACGTTCAAAGACTTTACCCTCTACTGGCGACGTAAACCGTCTTCGGATTTCGACGACTTTAGTATCCTTGCGACGGTACCATCAGACGATGGGGAGCGCGTCGTGGGCGACCTGTTCTATGGGCCTTGGAACGGCGACCCATCGGAGAAAGATTTCGAGGGGGCCATCGAGGTCGATCCCGAGTTTCGCCGGCAGGGGCTCGCGACCGCGATGTACGCCTGGGCGGAGCGCATTTCAGGGCAGAAGTTCCGCCCGGCAACCTCACATACCGACGCGGCGGAGGCACTCTGGAAGCAGAAGCACCGCCCGTTCGGCAGATGACACTTGCCCTCATAGCTCGAAGGTCGAGCAGTCGATTGGTATTCGGCAGGTCCGGGTCCGATTCCCGGTGGGGGCTCATCCTCTTTTAATGGATTAGCCTGAATGATGCTGGAACCGCTGGTCGCCAATGTCGTTCGACGTTTTCTCGCTCGGACGCAACTGGCCCCGATGCTCGAGGGAATCGAGCGCCTCATTCGTGGCGAGAAGTGGAAGCAGGCAGAGGACGAGTTTCGTGCCTTTGGCAAGATCCTCGGGGTGTTCTTCCTAGGCGGTGACCGCCTGAGTGTCCGCACCGAATGGCTACCTGACCTCGACCACGCTGATAGGGAATTCTTCATGGAATTCGTCGGAAAGCTTCAGGAAGTGTTCAATGCCATCTATGGCATTCAGCATCATCGTGACCTCTACTCGATTGGCCAACAGTGGTTTGATCATTGGTTTCGTCAGCTGGACGAGGGCTTGCCTAAAGTGCAGGAGCTGATGCGGGACGAGGCCGACGAGTTCAAACACGGCCCTTTCCGGATCATCCCGCTAGAGGGCGTAACGGATACGGCGGAAGCCGTCGCGACGCTCGACAAAGCGAGTGAACTGGTCCACCGAAGGTTCCCAGAGGTTCTCTACGGCAAGGTCTTCATTCGCAAGGACCTTCGTCCTTCAGGCACATATGACCCGCGGCCTGGCTCGGGTGGGCTCGTGGCTGGCTCGTACGCCCACGCGACCGACACCATCACGCTCAGCATGTACGCGACGCCAGAACGCAACAGCGTGCTGACCCTCATCCACGAATTCGGGCATCGCTACCACACGAAATTCATCCGCGGTGAGAAGTTCGAACGCTTCCACAAGATTCACGAGAAGGGCGAGACGATCGTGTTTACCCCGGCCGAGCGTCAAAAGGCGGCCGACGAATACATGAAACTCTTCGAGCTGCATCAGCGCGAGGAGTACCCGGATGACCCGGACACCATCATCTCGCCGCGCAGCCGTGAATACGCGGAGAGAACACCGCGCGAGGTGATGCGAAAGCAGATCCCCTTGCTCAAGCGATTCCGAGACGAGAAGGAAAGCGGCGTCTGGCAGGCCCTGCACGACGCGATCGCCATGAAGAACGTGTCGGGCGACGTCGAGTTTCCGGTGTCTGAGCATCAGAGCGGCGTTTATGCTTCCGACTACGGGGCGACATCGTGGGAGGAAAACTTTGCCGAGTCCTTCCTGGCCGTGGTGCTCGGGAAGCCTCTCCCCCGGGCGCTGCAGCAGTTCATGGATTCTCTGTAAGGCCCCGTCCTCTAAGGGTATGAGACTCGCCTTTCAAGCGAGCAGTCGGAGTCCGATTCTCCGCGGGGCTGCATGACCTTGGTGCTCCTCGGAAGCTTGCACGCTCGGCTGGCATCGGTCACGTTCTATTTGTCCCGTTCGTATAGATGGCCCAGTACGCTGTCTTCTCAAGGCGGTAACGTCGGTTCGAATCCGGCACGGGACACCATGTTTGGGGGTTCAAATCCCCTTCGGCTCCACCAATCAACCAATATCTGGAATACCACGCGCGGCGGCCCCGAGGGCTTTGCTGGCCTCCTCGAGTAGATCGATGAGCTGCCGCTGCTCTTTAGGCAACTCGCCTGCCGGGAACGTGCTTCGTAGCTTGTCGGTGAGGTTTTTGGTTTCCTTTACGAGATAGCTCAAGCTCGACCGCAAACCCTTTGTGTTCACGACATCACCACGACGCCAAGCCTCAATGTCGTGGGCGATGTGGGCCCATCCTTTCGCAAAGTTGAAGTAGTCGCGCTTTTCGAGCCCAAGACTCGTCAAACCCTGCAAGAGCTTCGAGACGGAAGCTTCCACTCTTGGAAGTACATCGGGGACCGGTCCCATGGACACGGTCCCTTCGACGATCGTTCGCGTCTCGGACTGAACGATCATCTCCTTGACAAAGAAGGTCGTTTCAATCCGGAAGGTCCTGCCGTCCGTCGTGGTGCCTGTGAGGCGTATTACGTTTTCCCGGATCAGTGTCTTCGTTTCGATCTTGCCGAGTCTTGCTTGATGGTCGATCAGGGCGCGCTGCGCGATCTTCTCGTGCTCCACGTACATCCAGTGGATGTTTGTAACGGTTTCGGTGGTCTCCGCCGCGGCGAGTCTGCGTCTATCGTAGTCGTGCATGCTTCCTCTGAAAAGGATATCACATCAAAAGAAGTTTTTGAGATCTGGTGCTATCGCATCGGGTAATTGGCAAAGCATTTCGGGGCCGTAGCTCAAGTGGGAGAGCGCTCGCCCTGCAAGCGAGAGGCTGGGAGTTCGATGCTCCCCGGCTCCACTCGGTGTACGTGAAAGGCACCATGGAGAAATTGACGTTGGAAGAGTTTCGGGCGCTGGACAATCGCACCTGGTCTGACGAGGAGTGCGCCGAATTTATCCTGAAGAGCCTTCCGGAAGACCTTCCGCTCGTGCAAGTCTCGCGGGCCTTCCTAGATGCCTGCAGGGCCTTCGATGAGGCGATGGAAGCCGCTGGGGTCGACCGTGGGTGATTCCGAGCCCCGCATCGAGTCCGGGTCCGTCGTGTTCGGCTCGGACTGGCCAGGCCTCTTCCTGCGCGGCGACGACGCCTTCCATTTCGGGATGCATCTGCGGACCATCCTCGACGCGGCCGAGAAGGCGGGCGCAGAGAAGAGTCTGTCCCTTCACGTCGTTCGTGGGCTGCTCGACGAGCTGTTGTCTGCGGATGCCCGGAACACGTGGGTTCGGCGTCAGCAGCTCCGGCCGGCACGCGAATGTCTCGCGAGCACGCCGACGATGCCGGGCCCGGGTCCAGAACAGTCTCCGGACGTCGATCTGGAGATTCGATGACGTGTCTGATGATCAGGTCATGACGCACGTTGGTCGGTGGTTCTCGTCCCTCTCTGCGGACGAGCGAAAGAGTGTGCTCTACGCGCTGCACTGCTTTAGAAATCTCGGGGAGACCATGCCGCCGCATCGTGCAATTGAGCACGCCAAATCAATGTGGCCCCACGTCGAAGACCTCCTCCTGGCACTCGAAAAGGATCACGAGGATTTCAAGAATGAGGAGAGCCGACCGACGATCCCGAGCCCGGGTGTTTCCGGCGAGTTCTCCGTGCTTCCGGGTCCGTGTGACGCGAAGTTGAAATGATTCTGTCCTCGTAGCCAAGTGGTCAAGGCTGTGGTCTGCAAAACCGCGAGCGTGGGTTCGATTCCCACCGGGGACTCAAACGAGGTCAAACTCTCGTTTTCATACGGCAGAGCAAAGGTTGTAATGGAGCCTCCAAAACTCCAGAAGGTCGGGTTCGATTCCCCCCTGCCGTGCCATTGGGTGGAAGCCTCCGTTCAGCGGAGGCTACTGGCGATGTTGAAGAGCGCTGCGCCGAGCGCCTGTCGTGACGGATGAGGCTCACTGGACGCCTGCCAGATCGCATCGAGCTGACCCTTGAGTTCAGCCGTGCTGGCGATCCGGCGGCTGGAAGCTGAGAAGCCAAAGCCGAGCTGTCGGGGGTCTTCTGGGTCAAGGGCTTTGGGGATCTTCGGTACGCTGACGGACTTGCCGGTCATGAGCTTGGCTATGTCGGCGATCCCTTCGAAGACTTCGCGGAGCTTGGTCAACTCGCTCGGCTTGCTCAGCCCCGTGGGTACCATGGCGGCGGCGCTACTGAGCGCCTTGATGACCTCGTTGAATTGCTTCTCGCCCTTGCCCTTGGGCCAGGTACCCTCGTCGGGAATCTTCTTCTGGAAGTCCCGCACGGCCTTGGCCAACTCGGTCTCTTGGGTGATGTTCTCGTGGTCCTCTAGCGTGCCCGCCAGAAAATCCACGGCGTTGATGATCGAATCGAGGAGCATCCCCGAAAAGTAGTCATTGGCCGCCCACTTCTCATCGACGTCAGCCTTGGAGAGTTCCTTGTCGTCGAGCTTGGCATCCTCTTGGAGCCGTTCGATCCCCTCCCGAATCTCCTTGACCTCTTTCTTTACTTCGGAGACGGCCCCCGCGAGCGTCATCTTCAGATAGTCGAGCTGCTGCGCTTCTTTCTGAGCGATGTTCACCAGGACTTGGCGCCCTATCGGCGGCGCGTCTTTCTTCTTCCGTAACCGTGAGCCTGGAGCCTTGGGCTCTTTTGCGGGCGCCTTCCGTGCGCCGAGCCGCTCACCTAGACTTTCGAGTCGTTCGGCAATCGCGCCGCGGGAAGGATGCGGTTGGTTCGCGTGACGGATCACCTGCAGGAGGGCAACCTGAAAATCTCGGGTGTTGGCGATGCGCATGAAATCGAATGGGGATAAGAGATTTATCGGCGGCTGATGCCGGACAGTTTGGCTTCGGTGCTTTGGAACAAGCGTTCGCCTTCGGAGGCAAGAGCGACGAGCCATTCGGGCTTCGCGATCTCGGGAGGGTCGGCCTTGCTCGCGAGAAAGCAGGCGGTGAGCTTTCCGTCGACGGGCTCCGTCGAGAAGACGATGAGTTCGAGCCATTCGGGGAGGACGTCGAGAATCTGGCGCGTCGTGCTCATGAACCGGATCAGGTCCGTTTCGTAAGGCATTGCCAGAGGCTTGAAACACTTGACGGGGCGAAGCCTCGTCGACCAGTTGGCTTTTGCAACGAGCGGAGCCCAATGAAAGGTCCGCATGAGGTGCGGGCTGTTTAGAATGGGCCCGCTTCCGTACGAGCGCCGCCGGGTACTGGGCGACGCTTCACGAGCCTCCGCTTTGGCAGTGTCGCCAACGACGGGAGGCCGCCAGGTGTCGTGGCTCGAGGTCCGTGTCGCCGCATTCGGAGCGGGAAGCGCGAGTCGCTGTTCTTCGGAGAGTCCCGCGAGTGGCGGCTCTTGCGTGACCTCCGGAAGCCCCAGGGGCCACAGGAGCGTGCTCAGGGCTTCGACCTCCGAGGTCACGTGGGGCGCAACCTGGCCGAGCTGCACGGCGGCCCAGAGGGGCACCTTGGGTGGCTCGCCCGTGTCACGCCCGAGCAGCGTAATGATTCGCTGGACGATGCCGCCTAGATCTTGTTGCCCCTGGTCGCCCTCTCTGAGGACGGTCGTCTGTTGGTCGAAATCCGTCATCTGTGCCTCGCACACCCCGAGCCGTAGGAGCGTGACGCTGAAGGTCTTGCCCTCGAAGACGCCCGGATTGCCGGGCTTGTAATGGGTGCCGCCGACGAGGCGCCTGTCCTCCCACCGCGAGTAGAATCCCGCCTCGTACAGCGCTCGCTGCGCTTCATCTGGTGTCATCATCGGTCGCAGATACACCAGCACCTTCTGCCGAGAGGAACACGACGGTCCGGTTGACCTGACTCGTCTGATAAACGGGTTGTGCGTGGGTTCGACTCCCCGGTGTTCCACAATTTCGGTCTAAGGTCTTCCGTCTCCGGGTCGTAAGGGCGGGGAATGAAGCAATCCTCAGTGCTTGCCACACCAAAGACCGAGTCCGCCGCAGATCCGGAGTTTGAACTCGACGACCCCGATGCCATCGATGAGGACGACGATGACGCGGAGCCCGCGGAAAAGGATCACGAGGACGACGGCGACGAGGAAGATGAAGACGAGGAGGATGATGATGAAGAAGACGAGGAGGATGAGGACGAGGAGGAGGATGAGGCCGACGAAGAAGCCGAAGAGCCCCTAGATCCTCAAGTCGAGAAAGATGACCGTGACGGCACAGAGTCAATCTGACATTTCGGGCCTGTAGCTCAATCGGTTAGAGTCCCCGGCTCATACCCGGGTTGTTCTCGGTTCGAATCCGGGCGGGCCTACCACCTGGCTTTTTCATTTGTGACGGTTCAACGGGTATGCCGTTGCAAATCGGTCAAAGCTCCGGAGACTACGCCGAAACCCAGAGGCGCATCCAGCCGCTCTATATTTCTGGGATTCGCGTCACCGGTGAGCCGTACACGCCGGACGCGCTGACGCAGACCAACCCACCTAATATCCTGACCCACGTCTCGACGACATTATCGGGGGTCAAGACGCGCGGCGTTCTCGGTGGCACGGTTGCGTGCACACGCCCTGACGTCGCCAACGGCTCCGTGGGCGGTCCCCCAGCAGCGTACAATCCGAGAGTCAGGCCCCTTGGGCTCTTCATTGCGGACGCGCGCGGGGTGCCGTTCGAAAACACGCCGGGCATCGCTTCGGGCGAAGCATCCTATTACGCGGACGGTGGCACGTTTGCGAATTCGTTGTGGGAGACGTTCGACCTAAACTCCGGCGAGGTGCTCACCTACTTCGCCGGTGACGAACTTTACGCCTCGAAGAATGGGCTCATCACCAATCTGGCTGCTGATGCGTACGAGCAAGGGGCGGCAATAACCATGATGGCCATTCTCAAGCTCGCGCCGGATGCTTACAACACCCTCATGGTTTTCGTCCTGAGGATTTGATGTCCGTTGAGTAGGACTGACATGGCCGACACCGAAACATTGACGGACGAGGAGCGCGAAGCATGGGCGATGATGTCGCACGGCCCGAAAGCCCTCCGCATCATAGACGACCAGGCCGGGCGCATTGCCCGAGCGCAGCAGATCCTCTCGGAGCCGCTGCATGCAGACTCTCCCGAATCACGGCTTGCCGCCGACGTGAGGAGAGCGCTCGGGGGCTAAGCTCGTCGGTGTATGGCTCGGGATGCAAATCAACCTCGAGCTTTCAGACCTCAAAGTGCTCGTCGTTCTGCTCGACTGGGCCGGCGACGAGTTCGCCAACCCTGGCTGCAACGACTTTCACCTGATCGAGGATGCTGGCCTCGCGCCGGGCGAAGCCGAGGAGATGAAGACTCGGATGCAGGTCGAGCTGCCTGAGGAGGCGAAGTCGTTTGACAGCGACTGCCAAGACATCGCTGGGCTGTTTCGCCGCTACCAGAGTCTCTTTGAGCGGGCGCTCGGGGGCATCGAGGCTGCCCACTAAAGATTCTGCGAACGTAACTCAACTGGTAGAGTGCCACCTTGCCGAGGTGGATGTTGGGGGTTCGAGTCCCCTCGTTCGCTCCAAAACATGCCGACATAGCAATCGTGGGAATGCACCTACTTCGTAAGTAGGACCAGGCCAGTTCAACTCTGGCTGTCGGCTCTAGCGGGCGCGTAAAACGGCTTCTACATCGGGCCCATAACCCGAAGACACCAGCGGTTCGACTCCCTGGGCCCGCTTCTTCATGCTCCTTTAGCTCAGCTGGTAAGAGCGCTCGCCCTGTAAGCGAGAAGTCGTCGGTTCGATTCCGACCGGGGGCTCTGCCCAAAAACGCGACGATTCAGGGAACAGTGGGCTCCATAAACCTTTGCTGCGTTGGGGTTCGAGATCCCCCCGTCGCGACGCCGTTCTTTGTTTTTGAAATGCTCAGGTGGCGGAATTTGGCGAGACGCGCCGTTCTCAGAAGACGGTGTCCTAGAGACGTGGAGGTTCGAGTCCTCTCCTGAGCACTTTATACGCGGGGCTAGCTCAATTGGTTCGAGCGTCGGTCCTACAAACCGAAGGTTCAGGGTTCGAGCCCCTGGTCCCGTACTCTGTTCACTCGTCGTCTTCATCGAGCAGCTCCCAGAGGGTTTTCGGGTCCGGCGTTGCCTTGGCGACGAGCACCTCGCCGAGGTCGCTGCCCGGGATGAAGATCGGGCTCGAAAAGGCGCCCGATGTGAGGATGCCGATCGGCAGACGGAAGCCGTCGACCGATGTGTGTAATGCATCGACGTTTGAGGGATGGACGACAATGCTGGGAGGTGACGTCAGAGGCATTCTCAGGGGCGTCATCGGAGCAAAGACGGCCCGCTCAATGATGCGGATGCTCCCCCGATCTTGAAGGGTGGTAGCGAAGACCTCGAATCCGTAGATCGTGGCTCTGTCCGGCGTTTCGTCGAAAGCGATCAGCTCCGTCCTCAGTTGGCGGAAGTCTTCTGGATTTATGAAGACGATGTGCTCGCGACCCAGCCTGCCTTCAGACATGGCTTGGCGGAGGTCGTCGCTGATGGGCATCGGGTGTTGGTTACACCGTTAATCGATAGTTTTGGCTCAGTGGCGGAATGGCAGACGCGCCGGATTCAAAATCCGGAGTCCATCGTGACGTTGAGGGTTCGAGTCCCTCCTGAAGCCACCGTTCTTGCTCGCGTCAGATCTCGCCGAGCTTCGGCGGTCGCATCCGAAGCAGAAGGCCTCGGTAGCTCAGTGGTAGAGCACTCGTCCGAAAATCGAGAGGCGCCCGTTCGACTCGGGCCCGGGGCACTCCTCTTAAACATTCGCGTTGAGGATTCTCTTGTGCCGCGTCTACCCACGTGACGAGTCACATCGCCAGAAGGGTAGCAAGCCGGAAGCTGGCGATGGTCGGGAACAGTTTCGACCCGTACGAACTCACCATCAAAAAGTTGGGTCCTGACCGGTACTTGCTCGAGGTCTCCGCGGCCGGCACCGTTCAGGGCAACATTCAATCCTGTTCGGACACGTTGCGGTTTGTCTCGAACGACGTTCACGAGCTGTCGGGAATGTTTCTCACCCTGGGGTTGATGTCACATCGGCATCGCGTGGTCTCGAAATCGGAGCCGATGTTCAGTACAATCGAAGGGCGTTTCGTCTGCCGATGCAATATCGACTTCGAGTTGAAGGGCCCCACCTCCGATGTGAAGGCGGTCTTTGAGGAGGCCCAGCGGGCGCTCGGGGTCGTGGAGCTGAAACTCGAAATCTGACGATGCGCCGGTGTAACAGGTCCCGTGACCCCGAATTGGGACCGCAAGTTCATGGCGCTTGCCCAGCAGCTGGCTGGGTGGAGCAAGGATCGCTCGAGGCAGGTCGGCTGCGTTGTCGTCGGGCCCCATCAGGAGGTGCGCGCGACGGGCTATAACGGCTTCCCGCGAGGCATCGACGACACCGTCGAGGCTCGGCACGAGCGACCTGCCAAGTACGCCTGGACTGAGCACGCCGAGCGTAACGCCATTTTTAACGCGGCGCGGGTTGGCGTGAGCCTCGACGGTTGCACCCTGTACGTCTCGACGCTGTTCCCGTGCGTGGACTGCGCGCGAGGTATCGTTCAGGTCGGGATCAAGGCGCTCGTCACGAGCCCTCCTGATTTTGACGACCCGGTCTGGGGGGAGGGCTTTCGAACCGCAAAGGCGATGTTTGATGAGGCGCGCCTCGAGGTGCGCTGCGTGACCGTGCCGTAGAATCGATCTGCCCTCGTAGCTCAATTTGGATCGAGCAAGGCGCTTCTATCGCCAAGGTTGGGGGTTCGAATCCTCCCGGGGGCGCTTCTTGCAGGGCATCCAGTCTAGAGACTGGCTGGCGATGACAGCGCCGTGGTGGCGCGGTTCGAATCCGGCGCCCTGTACTAAGTGGCTCGTCGCACCGGGACGCAGGCTTCGCCGCCCTCGTGGAGAAGACGCTCGACGTCCTCCCAGGAGATCTTGGCATCGCCTTTGACGCCCCACTTCGATCCCCACGAGTTGTGAAGGATGAAGAATCGCGCGGCGATGTTGACGCCTTTGCAGAGAATCGCGTGGCCGCCTGCGAGAGCACCGGCGAGATGCAGGTACCCACAAGAGTGGGTGTCGAACATCCCGTCGTACCAGTTGACGCCGAGGACCATCGGGCCGAAATGGCTGACGGTCTTGACGACGTCGTCGAGGCTAAACGCCCACCGGTACCCCGTGATGTAGCCCAGTTTCTGAATGGCCTTGACGCCGTCGAGGACGCTGGTCCCCTCGTATTGGGGCGTGGCACCGGGATAAGCGCCGCCTTCCCACTGATCGTCCCGCTGCGCTTGCCAGTAAATCTTCTCGCGCGCGAACTCCGCGGTGATGCCTCTGACAGGGGCGGGCTTGGCGATGAGATCGTGAGCGAGCGCGAAGCCAACACATGCGCCTTCTTGGCCTTGGTCGAGGTGCTGTGAACAGGCCCAGGTAAAGCTGCGGGGTAGCCTGCCTTTCACCATGTCGCGGATGGGGTAGCCTTTGGAACGCTCGTCGAATTGTCGAAGCCGCGCAAGCCTGACATCCGTAACGGTCGTCTTGTCGCGCAGTATGGCTGTCATACAGATGCCGGGCGACAAATAGTTCCGGCAGACGAATGCAGCGCACAGAGTCTATGGAAGGCGCCGCCAGCGGTGGTAAACCAGTCCTGAAAACTGGGGGTAGTGAAAGCTACGTGGTTCGATTCCTCCGCCTTCCGCCTCTCTTGCTCACGCCTGAGCCTGAATATCGACGGCTTTCGCTTGCGGCTCGAAGAAGACGGTCAAGATCCCTTTCGGGTTAAATATCAGAAAGCCGAGCTTGTCTGGGCTCTTGAGACCGTGCGCGATAGTGCCGGGGCACCGCGGAAGTCGCCCGAGTAAATCGCTGCGCGTGAGACAGTAAAAGCGGTCGGCTGTCACATCTCGGTGCTTGATGTATTTGATGTCTGGAGGGAGATCAATCTTGGTCTCAGGATTCTTTACGACCACGTCGAAGGGTAGATGCACGGTGTCGAAATGATTGTGGATCGATAGAAACGATCCATCCCACTCGATGCCGATGCTTCCGTTCTCGGCAGCCATCTTGATCAGAAGCAGCGTTCTTTCCTCGACGTCGTCGGTGACCTCTGTCATCGGAACAAACACGCGGACGGGGGCCTTGATCTCTACGGCGTTGTCGTCAATCAGGACATACGAGGGAGAACCGGGGATCTTGTCGTAACAAGGGTTGAGCCGGTGGTCCAGGAGGTCCTCGAGGAGGGCGTCATGCATCTTCATCTTGCCCGGTGGTGGGCAATCAAAAGTTTATGCTGTCGTGGCGGAAAGGCAGACGCGCTCGTTTGAGGTACGGGTGGGGGCAACTCCTTGGAGGTTCAAGTCCTCTCGACAGCACGATTTGTCCCCGTAGCTCAATGGATAGAGCACCGGTTTGCGGAACCGGCGATTGAAGGTTCGAGTCCTTCCGGGGACGCCAAGATGTAGCTCAATTGGCAGAGCGCTCCGTTCGGGGCGGAGGGGTTGGGAGTTCAAGTCTCCCCATCTTGACTCGTGTTCCGCGACCCGCTGCGCGATACCCGTGATGTGGCGCGCGTGCGGTGTCAGCAGAGCCCGGTTAGCCGACGCTCAGCGTCTTGCTCGAGAACGCAAACATCAGCGCGAGAAAGGCGGCGAAGAAGATGATTCTGCCGGCTTCTTTGATGAGGGGGTTCGAGGCGAGCACCCACATGAGCAGGCCAACGATTGTGAAAACCAGCGGGATGACTGCAATGAGCATGATCCGTATGGAACGACAAATGGATTACCGGCGGGACGCGGTGTACATCCTCACATGGCAGATTCGACTGAAGATCCCGTGCTGATCCACTCGTGCGGCGCCGGCAACGCGAAGTGCGCTTGCGAATGCTCGAAAGGTGGTCCCTGCGGGCACGTTTGGGACGGGGAGGGCGTGGAGGAGATCTACGAAGACGGAGGCGCAATGTCGTCCGCCTCGTGCTCGAGATGCGGGATGCTGGCCATCTCCCATTCGATGTGGCTGTTCTAGCTTCGAAATCTCCGGATGCTCCGCTTCCAAATCGGTCTCTCTCCGCGAGATTTCTTTTGATGCACGCCATGGATTATGAAGATCCGCTCGCCACGGCACCTGCAGGACGGTTTGAAGAGCATTCTCGCCTATTGCCAATCGTCGAGCCCGTCGAGGGTCAAGCTGGCAAGGAAGCTCGGGCGCCTTGCTGACGATCTGATGGCACAGGACGAGGTGGCATCGAAGGGCCCTTACGTCGAGGGCCCGGAGCCGAGCGAGGCCGAGATTCGGCGGATGACCAAGCTTGGTCGAGGCGGCGAAGATGCCACGTGGGCCAAGCTGCGTGACGGATCGTGGGGCGTTCGGCTGACGAGCGTTGGTAGTCCCGGGGACCAAGTCACGGTACGCAAGAAGAGCGGTCAGACTTCGAAGGTGACACTGGGTCGTTTGATCTGGACCGACCGTAGCGTCTGGCTATTCACTGTCGGCACGGGGGGCTCGTCTGGCTCATCGGGTTCATCTGGTTCACGGTCACACTCACATGGCCGCTGGACGGGGTGCAGCTGTGGCAGCATCGAAGATGAGCCGCGCGACTCCGATTGCGCGAGCTGCCGGTACGATAACCAGTGAGACTGCACATATTCCTCAGGCGGGTCTTTCTCGAGCGGGTCCTCCTTTTCGAGAGGAAGGCGAGTCATTGACTCAGGTGTCTTCGAGCCGTCCGCGGAAGAAGGCCGCAAACGTGCGCGCCAACGAGCTGGCGACGTCACCCGTGAAGCTGTCGGCGTGGCGGGTCAGGACGTCGAGCGAAGGCGGGAGCCCGGCGGTTCGCTGGAAGATGACCTCGATCCACCGCACGTCAAAGTCGGGGTCCGTGAAGACGTCGGGCCCGCTTCCTTGGATCCCCTTGAAGGTCGAGGTGTTGCGACCGGGCAGGTCGATCATCCACCAGTTCGGTTGGGGCTCGGTGACGGTGCCACAGCCGCCGAGGTAGTTCTCGAGGATTGTGCGGATCTCCTCGTGTGTCGGCACACGATCTTCGAAGTAGATGAATCGGTCGCCAGCCATGGCCGAAGTTTAATCTGGGCGTAGCTCAATTGGTAGAGTGCCGCGTTTGGGGCGCGGAGGTTGCCCGTTCAAGTCGGGCCGCCCAGACTGTTTGGAGAGTTAACCCCCGAGAGGTTCGGGCATCCGTCGGACGCGGATTGGCACTCGTAAGGGTGTGGGGATCGTTACCTCAGCTCTCTGCGCTTTGTTCCCGTAGCTCAATGGATAGAGTGGGCCTTTCCTAAAGGCACGACGAAGGTTCGACTCCTTCCGGGGACGCTGACTTGGTTAGGTGCGCGGGACGTTCTTTTGGAAGCGATTGTTTAGCTCGTCGTACGCCCATTCGAGGTCGGTCGTTGCATCCTTGACCGCTTCGAGCCTCTTACGCATTTCCGTGAGAACCTGATCGATTCCGTACCGTTTGCCACCCCGGGGATCTGTTGACCTCAGCTCGTCGTCGTTTTCGACCAGTTCTTCCAATGTGTCGATGAGCCTTGGAAGTTTCGTGACAACCCGCTTGACCGGTTCGGTGACGTCGTCTACCTCGGAGACGATTTGTCTGATGAGTGCATCGTATCGTTGCTGACCGGACGTGCGTCGCTGGTAGTCGTGGATCATGCACGCGGTTCTTCAAAAGAAGATCCGCAAGGAGGGGCCGTATTTCAGTTGGAATGCAGAGGTCGGAGTTCGATCCTTCGTTTCACAATGCCTCCGTAGCCTAGTGGATGAGGCACGAGTTTCCGAAGCTCGGTGACGCAGGTTCGAGTCCTGCCGGGGGCGCGAAGGTGAAGGACATTCGGAAGGTGAACCAGCAAGGTGCTGGCCTCGTTTGCTGAACGAAGGGGACTCGCAAGGGTCTGGGGATCGATACCTCCGCCTTCCTCGAGAGCCGTATGGACTTGGGTCCATCCCCGTACGGCTCGCTGGATCGTCGCGCCCAAGAACGACGATCCCACCCATGCAGACGGCCTTCAACGGCGGCTGCATGGGATTCTCAGGGTGTAGCTCAATTGGCAGAGCACTTGGCTGGGGGCCAAGGGGTTGGAAGTTCGAGTCTTCCCACTCTGACTCGGTGTATGCTGCGGTTACTTTGGAAGTGGGCCCCTCTGTGAAGGGGGTTTGAGGGGTTCGATTCCCCGCCGCAGCCCCGATTTTTTCTATTGTCGTCCCATGACCGTTATGGCCTCTCTCGTCGCCCGCGTCGTCCAGCGGTACCGTGTTGCCCGCCGTTACCTGACGGCCGGCAGTTTGCCGCTCGGCAAGACCTTTCAGAACGACCAGGTGCGGGTTCACCGGTACAGCGACTCGCTCCGCGTCACAGACCTGACGGATGCCGGGAAGCGCGGGAAGAAATGCCGCGAGATGACGGTTATGTTGACGTACTCGTATCAGGGCAAACACGATGAGTGGTTTGCGCGTATGGGCGGGTTTTTCGTAGACGAGGGGTCCCGCGGCGGGTTCGACGCGATTTGTCGGTTTATCACAGACGTTCAAGTGGACTTTCCGACGGAGATATCCATCGAGATGACCGACCTGAGGGCGATCGACGTCGAGCCGAACGGGGAGAGTTTCGAGTTCCGGATCCCGCAACGTGACAAGGGCTACATCGAAGTCGTGTCGTCTCCCTTGGATTTCCGGATCACCGATCACCATGCCATGGAGGGGCCGCCCGGAAAGCCGGGCTTCTTCCAAGACACGTCTTACCACCCGCAGAAGAAGCGGGACGCGCAGACCTTCTACGCTTGGATGCGGGATAACCACGAGCGGGCGCGGCGCTTCATTAGCCTGGACATGTTTCGCAAGACATGGGCGACCCTCGGTGTGAAGGTCGACTACCACTGATCGTTTTATCGGAGCTGCAGGACATGACCTACTCCTACGAGCGCATCGCGGCAGCAGACAATTCCTACGGGAGCGGAGACTATCCGCTTCCACCAAAGCTCAGCCACCTCGGGCGTTTCGTGAGCAACCTGGCGCCAACGAAGATTCTCGAGCACAAATATTTCGTCCAGGATCAGATTCACATGCTCACGGCGAAGGTGAACAACAACCTTTCCGTGATGGGCGACGACATGAAGAGCCTGCTCCGCCTGGGGCTGACTCGGATTCAATCCAACGCGCCGGGTACGGTCTCCTTCTATTTCGAAGGTCATCCCGTCGAGGCAGCTGCATCCAGCGGCGCAAATCTGCTTTAGGTTGGGAGCGGTGCCGTCGACCTGCGTGCTCGTCGGACGGGCAGGCAGCACCGGGCAGTTTTCGTTTGATGGTCTCCGTTACGAGGAGAGCGAGATCACCGATGCAGAAAATTGCCAGCCCCGAGCACCTGACCCGTGAGCTTCACGAAATCCTCGCGTACGCTCAGACTCGCCATCCCGAGCGGCAGCGACTCGCGAGCGAGCTTCTCGGTCTGGCCGAGCGCGTCGCGGGAGCAAGGGTGGCGAGTCGTGGCACGCCGCTCTACGGCCACGACAGCGAGCAGACGGCGTACAACGTCGACGACTACCCGTACAGCTTCAAGCTGCGGTGCAAGATCCGGTACTGGCTCGAAATGAAGCCGAAAAAGGGCTTCCGCTTCATGAGCCAGACGGAAAATCCGAAGACGGGGCGATGGAACAAGCCGAAGGCCAGCACGTACATGGACCTAGCGGGCGTCATGTACCTCGATTCCCAGAAGCACGTTCAGTGGGCAGGGCTTGGCATGTATTCGAAGGAGTCTGAAGTCCTGGAGTTTATTAAGGATTTTCCTCAGGCCGATTTCGGGATCCTCCGCGACGTCGCCAAGTTGAAGCTCAAGTACTTGGCTCGGGCGGCAGCGGGTGGGATCAGCATCACCATCAACGGCGAGAATCGTACGACCGAAGAAGATATCGGGCGTTGGAGAGCAGAACTCGAAACCTGGCAGGACATCGCGAAGCTCATCCACTGAACCGGAACCGGGACCTCAGAACTTGATTCCTCCGGACGCACTCGTATGCTTCCGCTAAATGTCTCGCCCATTCGCCATATGCTCGGTTTGCCGAGACGAGATCCCAACCACGCCGGTGACGCCGGTAAGGAAAGGGATCTCGAATGGCTCATTACAAGCGCAGACGCCGTCGCCGGGGCGGAATCAAGGGGCATTGCCACATGTGCTCGCTCCGCACTACCGACGGGACCCGTAACGGGCGTTTGCTGACGCCTCAAGAGCAGGCGAGTTACTTGAAGTTTAAGGAAGGCGTCGAGGATTGCGAGAGCAGATGGCACGTCATCTCGCTGGCAACGCTGCGTCGATCTCGACGCCACTGAAGGCGTAGGGGGGATCGAACAGAGGGCATGGGCCTCCGGTGTACCGGGGGCTCATGTCCAAGACAGCCTACTCGGTCAGCCCATTCGAATTGGTGTCGGTTGCGGTCCCTCGATCCGCCAGCGCGAAGCTCGCACCGCAACCGACCAACCATTTGGTCGCGATCGATGTTTCCGGCAGCATGTACGGGGATCTGCCACTCATCCGCACGCAGCTCAAGGACAAGCTCCCTCGGCTCATTGCCGAGGGGGACACCCTCAGCCTGATTTGGTTCTCGGGTAAGGGCGAATTCGGCACTTTGGTCAAGGGCGAGCCCGTTGCCAGCCTGAAGGACCTGAGCGACATCAACAAGGCGATTGACCGCTGGCTCAAGCCGGTGGGGCTCACGGGGTTCAAGGAGCCCCTGGAGGAGGTGAAGCGGGTCGCTGCCGGCCTAAAGGGCGTCTGCTCGCTTTTCTTTATGTCCGATGGACATGACAACCAGTGGTCGCAGGCGCAGATCCTGAAGGCGGTCGAGGACGTCGTGCCCGTGGTCGCGTCGGCCACGTTCGTCGAGTACGGCTACTATTGCAACCACCCGCTCATGGTCTCCATGGCGGAGACGGCGGGCGGCGCGCTCATCCTCAACGAGGATTTCAAGAAGTACGAGCCCGCCTTTGAGGCCGCGATGCAGAAGCGTCCGCTCGGGGCAAAGCGAATCGAGGTCGACTTGGACGCCGACGCAATCAAGGGGTTTGCGTTTGCGATCGACGGGGCGACGTTGCTGACCTTCAAGGTCGAGGGCGGCAAGGTCACGGTACCTCAGCAGGTCGACGAGGTTTGGTACCTGTCACCTGCGGTGGAGGGGAAGGGGGAGCCAGTGAGGATTGACTTCGCCCACGCCACCTACGAGAGCAGTATCGCCGCAGCTTACGCGGCAGTGGCCCTCTACGGCCAGCGCATGGCGACAGACGTCGTGCTCAAGCTGCTGAAGACCATCGGCGATGTGCGGCTCATCAGACTTTGGTCGGGTTGTTTCGGAAAGCAGAAGTACGCCGCGTTTGTCGAGGAGGCAACGCTCGCCTGCTTCGACCCGTGGCTCCGGTACCAGCAGGGTTATGACGCCGAGGCGGTTCCCGACGAGAATGCTTTCACGGTGCTCGATCTGCTCAGGATCATCAGCGAGGACGAAGGAAACCGGCTGCTGCTCGACTCGGACCTGTTCAAATACAATCGGATCGGCCGTCAGCGGGTCCAGGACGCGGGTCTGACCGCGGAGGAACAGAAGGAGGTCGACGAGATCAGGCGCGAGATGAAAGTCGCCAAGGGCATCCTTCTCGATAACCTGAAGACACGACTTGCGGACATCGAGACGGGAATTGCGCCTCTGAAGTTCGAAGCCACGCCCATGCCCGACGGGGTGCCCGTCGGCGCGCTCATCTATAACGAGGAACGGCCGAATGTCTCGGTGCAGGTGCGACGCGAGGGCACCGTCAATCTGAAGGACCGCAAAGGGGGTGAGCTTCCCAAGGTCCCCGACGTCTTCCCGACGTTTACCTATCGAAACTACGCGATCATCCGTGACGGCTTGGTCAATGTCGAGACGCTGCCGTTGAAGCTCACCGACGACACGGTGCAAAAGCTGAAGAAGGCAAAGATCCCCGCCACTGCGGTTCAGGTCGTGTCGCCCGGTGTCCTCTCGATAAATCTCCGCGAGCTGCCGATCATCAACCGCGCCATGGTGCAAGCGACTAGCGCCAAGCGGTTCTTCGAACTCGAATACGAGCTGACGATCGCGAGGGCTGGACAGAAGGTTTACAACACCTATCTGAAGGACCGGTTCGAGAGGCGGGCGAGCGACGGCTTCAAGGTCCTGTACGGCGCGGACGGCGCCGAGTGGCTCAAGGAACAGGGCATCACCGACTACAGCGGGTTTGGACCCAAGGGCAAGCAAGCCAAGGCTCAGGACGTCTACATCGGTAAAGAGCTGCACGTCGCGCTCAAAGGCCTCAGCACGTTGCCGACCCTGAAGGACGTCCAGACGCGGATCGCGTCGGGCAAGCATACGGCCAGCTCGTCACTCATGGCGCCTTTCGTGAACGAGGTCGACGACTTCCTCGCCTCCAGCGTGTACGCGAAGGCCGCCGATCCGGAAAAGGCCTTCAAGGCGTGGCTCGAGGGGCAGGCAGCGGATGCGAAGAGCAGAGTGCGAGACCTGCTTCATCAGGTGAGCCAGATTCGAATGGCAGTCATCGTCGGTCAAATCTGGTTCACGGAGTTCACCAGCCTCGATGAAAACAGCCTTACGATCCAAGGGCTCGACGGCAAAGACATTCAAGGGACGGTTACGATGAAGGAAATCGAGGTGGCGATTTGAAGGCCACCGTATTCATACGACGCCTCGCATGAAGGCTTGCAGGTATGCATCCTCTTCAAACGTGCTCAACCAACAAACCTCCTTGGAGCGGCGGTTTGGCGCAATGGATCTGGGGCTCGCCTTCACACTTGCGAGGTCCTGAAAAGGAAGCCAGGTTGCTCCTTCGTTCTCGCAAACGATGACTTGTCCGGGTCTTGTTTGGCACCAATCACCGAGATGCTGATAGTCGATCTGTTTGGAGCCAAATCTGTAGGCTTGCCCCGCGACCTCGTAGGGAGGGTCGACGAACCAAGTTGCTTCGAGTGGGGTCGGGCAATCAACGTAGCTGCAGTTGTGGATTTCCCAGTGCCGGATGGAATCAACCTGCGATGCCAGGATCTGTCGAATATGAGCGCCCCAGTATGACTTCGGCCGAACATTCGATCGCATCCATGTCGAGGGACTCTTGCGAGGACCTGAAGTGCCCTTATTGAGCCAAAAGCCAATCAACCATTTGGCCTCCTGACTGACTATCAAATTGTCCACTGTCTCTTCCGATACGAGATCGGGCAGAGATAAGATCTCTTTGGCCGTCACCTTGATTAGGTACCGCCATACTGCTGCGATGATGGGGTCAATCTCGCACAGGATTACTTTGCGAGTTGCGTAGCGCGCCGCAAATCCCGCCGCACCCGCGAAGGGCTCGATGATGGTCCCGTATCGAGGTTCAGGATAGCTTTTCAAAGCCTCACGCCACTTGCCACCGAAATAGCAGAAGAATGGGCGGAGTCGATCACGAGGCATCTGACAAGGCCCTTACACCGCGCGGCGGTAATCAGTGCACGGCTGTGTTTCGATAGAACTTTGCCCGGGTAGGCGAATGGCATAGCCGTTGCTCCCTAGGCTTCGGACGCCGGTTGCACGGACTCAATCGTTATCGCGCGGGGATCATAGACAACGAGTTCCTTTCCATTGCGTGCGAGGCCACTGTCATAACCCAAAGCGCGCACGTAGTCCGTGATAGCTATTGCCTCAGAGCGAGGGCGTGTCTGTCGTGTACCGGTTGTCAACGCCTTGTGAGGAAATGGAATAGCCAGCGTTTCAGCGATCTGGCTCTGTAGTTTCGGGTCGTCAAAATCAGCTGTGTTGTGGAGACGCACACTGACGGTGAGGACTTTAGGTTCACCGTGTGTCCGCTTTGCGCTGGCATAGGCATATCCTCGAGCCATCGTAGTACTGGGGGTCAAATATACTCCGAACCCAAAGTCTCCGAAGTCACGTGCGCCGGAAGCAGATAGGTCAAACGCATCAAAGTCACTTGCTGTTCCGTGATAAAATAGGCTGCCAGGAAGGCGTGCCGCAGCCGTCTTTAGCCAGCGGCGGTCATAATCATGGGTCAGTGTCATCCGCATCTCCTTTCAACGTGATGGCTCACAAGAGGAAGCGTTACGTGGCGTAGAGACGAAGCAAACTTTGCCCGAGTAGGCGAACGGAATAGCCACCTGCACTTAAAATGCGGTGCCGCGAGGCATTGAGGGTTCGAATCCCTCCTCGGGTACCAACACAATACACGACAGGAGATCCCCATGACTTTAGAGGAAGCCGTATTGGTGTCGGAAGCGCGCCACGGATCCGTCCGGGGATCTGCGCGCGAGCTATGGACTCGCGTCTTGATGGGCACGCACGTCGACGAGGGGCTCGAGTCGCTTCAGACCTCGGGCGTGCTCGGCGAGACGCTGCCGGAAGTCCAGGCGATGGTCGGCTTCGGCGGCCAGGGCCAGGGGCACAAGGACCTCTGGGCCCACACGAAGCAGGTGGTGAGGCAAACCAAGGCTCAGCCGAGCCTCCGGTGGGCGGCGCTCTTTCACGACGTGGGAAAGGTTTCGACGCTTTCCCGCGCGACGGGGAAGGTGAGCTTTCACCAGCACGAGTTCGTGAGCGCGAGCCTGCTCCGGCGGGCTTTAGCTCGGACGAGGCTCGTCGATGCTGACGTGCTGCATGAGGCCCACGCCGTCGTGCGGAGCCTTGGCCTGGTCGAGGCCTACCAGTCCGATTGGACCGACAGCGCCGTGCGTCGGCTGCAGAAGGAATTGGGCGAGCATTTCGACCGGGTCCTTCTCGTGGCACGTGCCGATATCACGACCAAACACGCCCACAAGCGCGAGAAGCATCATGAGAGGCTTCATCAATTGGCGGAGCGGGCCAAGGACATCGCGGCCCGGGATGCCATCGTGCCACCCCTGCCGAAGGGACTCGGTGACGCTCTCATGGCGGCGTTCGGTATCGCCCCGAGCAAGCGGCTCGGGGACCTCAAGGCCGCCATCGAAAAGGCCGTCGTCGAGGGCCGAGTCGAGGCCCATCGGGATGCTGCCTTCTATGTCGGGTTCGTCACGGAGCGCCGGGGCGAGTTCGGAGTTTAGGGGCTCGCGCTGGGCTTCGGAACAAATCGGCGGAGGGGGATCTGGACTCCCCCTCCGCCGGTGTATTGCAGATCGAGAGCCCCGGTTCGTGGAGAGGAAATTATGGAAGTAACAGGGTATAAGCTGCGTGAAGCCCTGCGTCGACAGACGCTGCGGCGCGAGACGGCGGCGAGTCAGTTCAAGGATTCGTTGAAGAAGTTTCCGGACGAGGTCAAGGCGACGCCGGACCAGGTGATCAAGAGGGTTCGAGATGCGGAAGAGAATATCTCGATCCTTCAGGTTGCGCAAACGCGCTACAATCTGGCGGTGCGTGTCGAGGTACCGGGCAAGGGGCGAGTGACTCTGCTCGAATGCGTCAAGCGAATCGGTGGCCTCGGGCGCATCGAGAAAACGTGGCGCAGCGCCGCGACCATCAAAGAGCGGGGACTCTTCGACGACGAGCGCACGCAAGACCCGGGCGTCGTGCGGCAAGAGCGGCAGATTTCGATCGATGACGCGAGCGCCCGGACGGAGCAGATCGATCGCGAGCTTGCCTTGCTGCGGGAGGTCATCGCCGTGGGCAACGCCCACAAGGTCGACATGGAGGACTTAGACGCTTCTCTTTTTGATTAGCGTCGAAGCGGTGACGGGCCTTCGGGCCCTCGCACCGTGGGAAGATCGAGCGCAGCATGGCAGTGTCGAGAGGCATTGGAGCTACTTCGTACGTAATGAGACGCAGTGATAAGCGCTTAGCGGGTCAAATTGCTGAAGTTACCGCAGCGATAAAGTCGGCGTCGGATGAGTGAGTATGTACTCGGTACTTGTTTGATCTTCCCAAAATACTCGGGTGGCGGAATGGTAGACGCTCTGGATTTAGGTTCCAGTGTCCTTAGAGACGTGGAGGTTCGAGTCCTCTTCCGAGTACAAGAATGATGGAGACTTTGCGGGAGCTAAATCTTGAAAGGGTGGGAGCGGATGCGAATTGATGAAATCGGGCTGCTCGAGTTCGGGCACACGATCCTGATGGCCGGCGTCGCATACATCGGTGGCGGCAAGGTGTATCTCGCCCTGTTCCCTGATGAGAATGCCGATGGGCTTCCCGTCGTGAATCTCGACATGAACCTCGACGACTGGACGCGGTTTCTCCGGCAGACGGATCTGCTCGAGACGCAGGTCCTGTCGAAGGCTTCTGACGGCACCATTACCAAGGCAATCGTCCGGAAGAGTCAACGCCACATCTCGCAGGGCGTGGCGTGGGAGGTGTACCGGCGCGCCAAATTTAGCTGCGAATATTGTGGGAATGACCACGTGCCCCTCACCGTCGACCATCTCATCCTTTGGGAGCATGGAGGCCCGAGTACAAAAGACAACCTTCTTTCGTCGTGCAAAAAGTGCAATAAAATTAGGGGCAACACGCCGTACGCGGAGTGGCTCGAGCATCCCTACTATCAGAAGGTGTCGAAGAATCTCGACCCTGCCAAGCGCCAGGCCAACAAGGCTCTGGTCGAAACTTTGGGCTCCATTCCTCGACAGGTGCATCAACCCACCCATCGTTGAGACATTGGTGGCCCTCGTCATGGAAGGTGCCTCAATGTCTTTTACGCAAACGCTTATACTCAATCAGTCGTTCACGCCGCATGAAGTTGTCGATTGGAAGGAGGCCGTGACCCGCATGTTTGGCGGCAAGATCCAGGTCGTGGCTCAGTACGATGAGATTCTCGCCCACATCGATCGCGGGACGTTACGGTCGTTTCCTGAACTGGCGCTCGCGCTGCGGCAGGTGATCGGGACCGACGTCGAATCGATCGAGGTCAAGGTGCCCGCGGTGGCCGTGCTCATGCGGCATATCAAGCCAGTAAAGACGGGAGTCAAGTTCAGCAAGGTCAACGTTTACGCGCGGGATAAGCATCGCTGCCAGTACTGTGGGCTTCGATTTCCTGCGTCGAAGTTGAACTATGATCACGTGGTGCCACGTTCTCAAGGTGGGAGGACTGTTTGGGAAAATGTCGTGGCGTCGTGCTGGCCCTGTAATTCTGCAAAGGCAAATCGAACGCCGGCTCAAGCGGGGTTGCGGCTGCTGAATGCGCCGTTGCGTCCCCGGACGCTTCCCATGAGTGAGCCGATGATCCAGTTGTCCAATGCTCCGGCGGAATGGCTGCCGTATCTCGCTGCGTGACGTTCTTCCAGCAATTTCCAAAAAGGCCGGTCCTCTCGAAAAAGAACGGGGACCGACCTTTTTGCGTTTTGTCGTTTCAGCGCCTCGGTCGCAGCGAGGCTTTCGACAGCTGGATCCAGTCCCGCTGAGCGGCGCTCGAAGGCGGCGGCAGCGTGATGAGCGGGCTGTCTGCGAAAGGGTCGAGGTACCCTTGCGTCGACGGTTCCCGGGGGATGTAGAAATCCGTGCTCGCGACCTGTCGCTCGGCCATCACGGTGAAGAGACCGATCTCGCTCTCCACGAGCGCGCTGTCTCCGCGCAGTTTGGCTCGAAACCATCGCTCAGCTTCGTAAAGGGCTCGTTCATCGACGGTCATCGTGCGTCTTGACGCCTCGTCGCCTGACCGTTACCGTACGTCATGGGGAATCGCGCCGTCATGGGTTTGGATTCTTCGTCGTGTGCCCGCAAGACGGACTCCGTGTTGCGGGTGTACAGGTTAGTCCGCGCCCTCTCGGGGGTTTGGGACGCTGAGGACGGAATTGAATGAGTCTGAGATTTGGGAACCTCTGTCCTAGGTTCCGCGTCGAGGACGCCACTCGATTTGGGAGAATCAAACAATGAAATTGTCAGCGCAGTTCGATTACGAGACGGTTGATCACGAGAAGGACAACACGGTTCATCTGCTCTTGACCGTCGAGGCGCCGGCCATCGACTGGGTCAGTCGGCGGCCGAGGATCTGCATTCTGCCCGTTGTCGACGTCTCGGGCAGCATGCAGGGACGGAAGCTCGAGTATGCCAAGCAGGCGTGCAGAAAGCTCGTCGAGCAACTCAAGGTGGGGGACTATTCGGGCCTCATCACGTTCAATTCCCAGGTCTGCACCATGGTCAAGCCGGGCCCCGTGACGCCCGAACTCAAGACGCGCCTGCTGAAGGCGATTGACGAGTTGTGGGCCAGCGCGGGGACGAACTTTTCGGACAGCATCGTGTCGTCACTCGCGAAGATCGGCGACCTCGACTTGCCGCCGAACGTTCTGCAGCGAGCGATTTTCTTTACCGACGGGCAGCCGACATCGGGCGTCACCGATGCGACCAGCATCAAGGGTCTCGTGGCAAAACACGTGGGCTCGCACTCGATGAGCTTCTTCGGGTACGGAGAGGGAACCACGTGCGATCAAGACTTGCTGACCGAACTCAGCCAGCTCGGCAAGGGAAACTACGCCTACGTGCAGAATGCGGACGACGCTCTGGCGGCGTTTGGGCGGGAGTTGGGTGGCCTGCTCTCGACCTACGCCTCGGACCTCCGTCTCGTCATCGAGCCACGCAACGGCCACACCGTCGAGAAGGTCGTGACTCTGCTCGGGCCCGACAAGGCGCCGGCCGCCGGTGTCACGGGCGTCACCAGTGTCGCGGAGATCACCGAGGTCACGATCGAGGTTGGCGATATTTTGGCCGAAGAGACGCGGCACATCGTGCTCGAGTGCAGCGTCAAGAAGCAGGACAAGGCGCTGCCGCGGGATTTCACGCTCTTCAACGTGAAGGCGACTTGTCGCCGGATCACGCAGGAGGGGGAAAAGGCTTCGGAGGAGGCGACGGCGGCCGCCAAGATGCGGTTCGTGAGTCCCGACGAAGCGCAGAAAGCGCCTACCCCTACGGTCGACGAAATCGTCTCCTTGCACCAGCTCGCGGTCGTGCAGCGCGAGGCCGAAGCCGACGCCAATCGTGGAGATTATCGGGTGGCTCAGTCGAAGCTGGCAGATTTCTCGCGAGGCCTGCAGCTCAAAGGTCTTGTGGCAGAGGCCCACGTGGCCTCCAACATGGCCGATTTCATGGGCAATGCAGCGAGCTACACCGGGAGCCGAGGATACCTCAAGAGCATGGGCCAGGGTATTCTCCGCTCCGCGGGCGTCGCGAGCTACGACTCGGTCGCACAGGTCGAACTCCAGAACATGAAGGCAACGTGCAATGGGGCCTTCGGGAATTCGGCGCAGGCGGCGTATTCGACGGCCTTCACGAGCGAGTCAACTTCCGAGCCTCTCGTCGGGCCGAACCCTGCGACCAACGTCGTCATCCCGACGCCCGCGACCAAAGACCCGAGCGTAGAAGTGGAGCCCGCCGCGTCGGGCAAGTAAAGAAACCACGGACAAACCAGGATCCTGTCACAGACCCCGAGGGACGGAAACGCCTCTCGGGGCTTTTTTCATTTGTGGTTCAGCTCTTTGAGCCTTGCAACCGCCTGACGAACTCCTCTCTTGGACCGACGACGAAATCGAGCGCGCGATTGTCGCTCATATACCCGAACGTTCGAGATTCGTCTGCGAATGGCTGGATGGCGGGTGGTTTGCGCGCGTCGAATCTGTCGAGCCCACGCAAGACGTTCTGCACGCGGTCGAACACGTCGATAGACGGATGGCTCTTTACGCCGTCTATGGCCACCTGTGGTTGAAAGGCCATCCGCCCCCGCCGCCCGGCTCGCGTTGGGATTTCTCGTCTCCAAGGCCCACGATGGTGTCTGTTTCCCGTTACGCGCAGTCAACAATAGCTGATCCCGAGGACCTCGATCCCGTGGAGGTCGCGGCGGTGTATGGCATTCCATGTACTCGGAAGGGAAATTGAATGCCGATTGAATTTGGAGCTGCCGCCCGTAAGAAACTCCTGACGGGGGTCGAGACCCTGGCTCGTACCGTAGCCGTGACGCTCGGTCCGCGGGGACGGAACGTCGTGCTCCAGAAGGCCTTCGGAGATCCGCTGATTACGAAGGACGGGGTGAGCATCGCGAAGGAGATCGAGCTGTCCGACCCCTTCGAAAATATGGGTGCCCTCTTGCTTCGGGAGATCGCGTCCAAGACGAGTGACGACGCGGGGGATGGGACGACGACGGCCACCGTCATTGGCCATTACCTCTTCAAGAGGGGCCTCGCGCTCGTCGAGGCGGGTATCGAGCCGCTCGCGTTGAAGCGCGGGATGGACGCGGCGGTGAGGGAGATTGCCGATGGCATCGTTGGACTTTCGTTGCCCGTCAAGGGCCAACAGGACGTCGAGAACGTGGCCACCGTCGCCGCCAACGGGGACCGCGCGCTTGGCAAGATCATCGCCGAATGTGTCGCGAAGGTGGGTACTGACGGGGTCATCGCCATCGAGGAGGGTCGCGGCATGAAGACCGAGGTCGAGGCGGTCGAGGGATTGAAATTCGACCGCGGATGGATGCATTCGGCCTTCAAGGGGGAAAATGCAACGGAACTCGTGCTCGAGCAATGTCGAGTCTTGATCACGGATCTGAAAGTGGCCAACCCGAAGGCGCTCCTTCCCATGCTCGATCGTATCCTGGCAGAAGGCTCGCCTTTGGCGATCATCGCGCCGGATTTCGAGCCCGTGGCCGTGGCGACATTCGTGCAGAATCTGCCCAAGCTAAAGAGCGTCTTGATCAAGGCCCCAACTTTCGGTTCTTCACAGCTCGACGTGCTCGAAGACATTGCGGCGCTCACCGGGGGGCAGGTCATCACGAAGAGCAAGGGGCAGAATTTCGACGAGACATTCAAGGACGGTAGTCTCGACGTGCTCGGTCTCGTGGGACGACTCGTGGTGACGGAGCGCGCGACGACGCTCATGGAAGGGGCGGGTGAGGAGGACGCCGTCGAGGCCCGCATCGAGCAGATCAAGGCGCAGATGGAGCGCTCCGGGTCCGAGTACGATCGGGATAAACTGAAGGAACGCCTTGGCAAGCTCCAGGGCGGCGTCTGCGTCATCAAGGTCGGGGCCGCCACTGAACTCGAAATGAAGGAGCTGAAGGCTCGGCTCGAGGATGCCTTGCACGCGACGCGCGCTTCGATCGACGAGGGGGTCGTGGCCGGCGGGGGCATCACGTTGATTCGCGCGGCTCAGCGGGCGACGACAGATTTGCAAGGGGACGAGTTGGTTGGATTCCAGCTCGTGCAACGGGCGTGTGACGTTCCTTTCCAGCGGATTATCGAAAACGCTGGCGGTCAACCCACCGTGTTGCTGCAACAGGTAAAAGAGGCAAAAGACTTGTTCGTTGGCGTGGATGCCTCCAATGGGCTTGGCCTGAAGAACATGCTCGACGCTGGGATTCTCGACCCGGCGAGGGTCGTTCGGAGTTCGATCGTCAACGCGGTTTCGGCTGTAGGCACGATGCTCACCACTGAGTGCCTGCTCCGTAAGCCCGCGAAGTCGTCGAACGCATCCGCGCGCTGACTTTCCTTCTATCGCCCGCGTAGGAGGTGGATAACGGCCTCACGAGAGTTCAGGGGCGCAAGCTGCCGTCCCAGATACTCGACGTCGACTTGCGAGACTTGGCGCGAGCCCTTACGTCTCTGATGCGTGGGCACGCGACGACTCGAGTCATTCGACTCGCGGGCTCCGCCTACGTGCAGATCAACGGGCGCGGCATGAACGTCACCGTCCCGCGGAGCGACTGGGCGCGCATTCTGCCATTCATCAAAGACGAGACACTCACGAGTCGCCTCGTGCCCGTGGAGTCTGCCGTGCGGCCTCTCGACACGGTGCGGTTTTCGTCTTCGACCGTCGACGCCCGAGACCCACTCTATCTCAGAGTCCAAGGAATTCTCGGGCTTCTCTTTACAGACAAGGTGCCCACATGACAGCTCCCAAAGCCGCCGCCGATCCAAAACCAGTTTTCATGAAGTGCACAAACCCGAAATGCGACTCGATTCAGGTGGTTGAGGTCGCCTACGCGCCGGGGACGCGCCTCTATCGTTGCGTGAAATGCAACACCTCGCGCACAGTTCGGGTCGGCGGAAAGATGGACATGCAGCATCTATGAGTTTGGAGACGCTGTGAGCTTGGAGACTCTATGAGCTTGGAAACCCTCCGGGCGCTCGAGCAAAAGCTAGAGAAGGAGATCCCGTCCTTCAAAGTCCGGTTCAAGGATGAATCGTTGCTCATGCGCGCGCTCGGCCTGCTCATGCGTCCAATCAATCCGACGTTCATGACCGTGTTCACGACAACTCTCGGGTCAACTGCCTACTTTCCGTCGCGGTTACGTTACGACGGACAGCCTGACCGGAGCATCGTCACGCTTTCGCACGAGTTCGTGCACATGTATGACTCACGTGAAGCGGGCGCGCGGTTTCAACTCGGTTATGCGGCACCTCAAATCTGGGCCATCCCATTCTTCATCCTTCACGCGGTCGTCGGGAGCCCCCTGCCCATTGCGGCGTTCCTCGTCGGGTATATCATCCTGGCATTGCTTCGAGGGGCGAGAGATACGAGACCGGGCATTCTCTTCTGGATCTTTTTGGGTCTCGTTACTCTGGGCTCGTTGGCGCTCTCGATCTTCATCGCGGGCTGGTGGACGTTCGTGTTGCTCGCTGGTCTCGTGTGCCTCGGGCCGTGGGCATCGAAGGGGCGCACGCATTGGGAGGTGCGTGGTTACACGATGAACCTGGCCATCTATATGTGGCTCCGCAGCGCTTTGGTGCCCGAGGCGGTCGTCTTAGACTACGTGAAGAATTTTACGGGGTCGAACTACTGGTTCATGTGCCGCGATGCGGAAAAGGTCGAGTCTCAGTTTGCGTTGGCCTTGCGCATGACGCTCGAGCGCAAGCTGCAGTGCGATAAGCCATACTCGATCATTCACGATTTTCTCGTCGAGCAGGGGCGCGTCGCCGCAACATTCAGCACCTGATTCGCGATGAAGGTGCTTCGCTCGGTGTACGAGCAAAGCCATGCACCCGAGCGGCCGCGAGCCGTATCGCTTCGTCCGTGAGATCCGCGGGGCGTATCGCCGCGTCGTGATGCTCGTCCGCGTCGAACCATCCGGTGTCGACGATTCATTGGAGGCTGATTGTGCTGGAGTCAGTGCTCGGACAACCTGAAGGAGTCTTCTACCTTCGACAGGTAGCCGAGGGGACATTTGCGCTCCCGCTTCTTCTGATCGGCGAAGAGGGGACGGGCCGGCGGCTGTCGATCGTCGAGGCTGCAAAAACGGTCTTCGAGGAGAGCCAGCACTATGCGTTGGAAGCCGGGCATCACCCCGATTTCCGTGTTGTTGAAGTGGAAGATGACAAGGACATCAAGGTTGATTCCATCAGGGGCTTGATCGACGAGACCCAAACGTTGCCGTCATGGGCGCCGTGGAAATTCTTCGTCATCGACGGCGCGAACAGGCTCACGAGCGCGGCCGCAAATGCTTTGTTGAAAGTGCTGGAAGAGCCTCCCGCCAAGGTGCGCTTCTTCTTGCTCAGTGAGCAGCTCGAGACCGTGATTCCGACGATCCGTTCTCGATGCGCTGTCGTTTCCTACCGAAGAATCCCTGAGGAACTGATTCTGTCCAAACTGCGGCAATACACGGATGATGAGACGAAAGCACTTGTGTGTGCGCGTATCGCTGAGGGCTCGCTGGGACGCGCCATACGGTGCCTCGTGTCCGGTCAGTTGACCATGAGAGATGAGATGATCGGCATTCTGAGTTTGGCCGCGACGAAAGACTTGTTCGGCACGTTTTCAGCAGTGAACGACGTGACCGATCTGCCTCTGGCGATCCGCTTCCTGCGGCAACTGCTCCAGGACCTCGCGGTGATTGATGTGGCTCCGAACAAGGTCATGAACGTGGACGCCATCGATGCACTTCGTCGTCTGCAAACTCAGCTCAAAAGGTTTGCGGTGCACGGACTGCTCGCCGAGTTGAGGAGCTTGCGAGAGCGCGCGCAGTCTTCCATCAATCTCTCATTTCATCTGAAGGCCGCGCTGGCCTCAGTCTGCGGTTGAGGGGATCGAACCGTGGCCAGCAAGCAGTCGCGTATCTTCCATGTCTTCAACGTCTTCTACGGCGAGGAGACCTACCTCCTCGATCGAGAGCTGACTCGCGCACTCCGGTGGCGCGATCGATTCGTGACCTGTCTCGACGGCGAGAGCGTGACCGAAGACGGCATCGTCTCGGCTCTGGGGGACCTGCCCATCTCTGACGATGGCGGCATTGTCGTGGTCGTCGACAACGCCGATAAGGTCAAGGTGAACGGGGCGCTCGAGGCATATTTTGCCGAACGCGCCCCGCAGGATCAATCGGCCCTTCTCGTTGCCATTTGCCGTTCGGCGCGTCTCGCCAAGGGCTGGGCCGATGTCGGGAAGCTGGGTCGCGTCGTGGAGCATCTGCGCTTCAAGCCGTGGGAGAAGGAGAAGATTAGAGAGCGCATCGTAAAGGAGGCCTCTCTGCTCGGACTGATCCTGGCTGATGTCGCGTTCGACGTGCTTTTCAAGGTTCACGGGGAGCGCACGGACTGCATGGTCAACGAGATGCGAAAGGCGTCCTTCTTGGTCGAGAAGGGTGGCCAAATCTCGAAGGATCTCGTCCTGTCTTTATGCGCCAAGCGCGTTGCCGTGGCGCCGTGGGACGTCTCGGAGGCGGCTTTTGCAAAGGACCCAAAGCGCGCGATGCAGGCCGTCTCGATGCTCTTTCAAGACCGGGGCGATGAGGCGCTCGTTCCCATCGTCGCGTCCATGATGAAGCAGCTCGAGCAGACGCTGCTGATGCGAAGTTTACTCGATCGGCAGCAGCGCCCGGAGGCGATCGCCAGTGCCTTGGGCTTGCACCCGTATCGAGTGCAACGGGAGTTGGTCTCGGTGCAGAAGCACACCGCGGCTCAGCTCCTGAACCATATGAAGAATCTATGTGATCTAGAAGTCCAGATTAAAGGGGCTGCCCCGTCCAAACGCACCTTGGTCGAGCTTGCTGTCCTGTCTTTAGCCGCGTGAGAGGATTCCCATGGAGATTGTCGTTACAGCACCCCGAGCAACTCGGTTCCGATTGAGTGAGGATTTCCTGTCGCCGTACAGAAAGAAGGGGGATCCGTTCGAATCGTTGCTCGCGCGCTCCACGTATCTCACGAAGTATTGCCGCGGGAACGTCGAGACGTGGACCGGTACGATCCGGCGAGTCATCGAAGGCAACGCCTCGGAGGCTCCCGGGGTGCATCGGAGGGAAGCCGAGCTGCTTTTTCATCTGTTCTGGACTGGGCAGGCTTTGCCCCCGGGGCGGGGTCTTTGGACGGGCGGGGTGGAGGGCATCCCGGCGGCGGCGAGGTATAACTGCTGGAGTACGACGCTCAACAATTACTTGGATTGGTGCTGGGTTGCCGACCAACTCATGCTCGGGGGTGGCGTTGGGGTCGGTCTGGGGAGCATCGATTCGCTGCCGGTTGTCGAGCGGGCCGCGGCGCGCTTTGCCGTCTGGTGCGACGGCTCACACGAGAACGTGCTCGAGGTCAAGCCGGAGGGCCCCGGCTATCTCAATGGCTCGACGCCTACGTATCGCGTCGCGGACTCCCGAGAAGGTTGGATTGAGTCGCTGCGCCGTACCCTGATCGCCGCGTACGAGGGTTGCGACCTCGTCATCGACGTCTCGGGCGTTCGGCGGCGGGGAGCTGCCATCAAGACGTTTGGCGGCATTGCGTGCGGCCCGGGGCCTTTGTCCAACCTCCTGAGGGCAACGTGGAACATCATCCGAGGGGCAGAGGGGCGTCGCCTCGGTAGCGTCGAGTGCCTGGATATCACCAACCACATCGGCCTGTGCATCAAGAGCGGCAATGTACGCAGATCTGCTTTGATTGTCCTCGGGGACGCAACCGATCGGGAGTTCAGGGACGCGAAGAAGGACTACGGGGCCGTCATCAGTCATCGCCACACGAGCAACAACAGCATCGTGTTCAGGTCGAACGATGAGATCGCGAACTTTGACTGGGCGAGCCTGGTCGAGGACAACATCAAATTCGGCGAACCCGGCATTCTGAACCTCGCCAAGATTTGGGAGACAGACCCGGGCGCGACGGGCATAAACCCCTGTGGTGAGCTACCCCTCCATGACAGGGAGAGCTGCAACCTGGCTGAAATATTCCCGGCTAAGTTCAATTCCGACACGGATGGGACGCTCGCCTTCCGACTCCAGACGAGGTACGCGATGCGCCAGCGGCTCGCCCCCTTGTTGGACGAGCAGTCGGACGCCATTCGCCGGAAGAACATGCGGCTCGGCGTGGGGCTTGGGGGAGTCTGCGATTTCGACTCGTCCCCCGAGATGTTGAGTGAGTGGTTTTCGGCTTGTCGAGCGGAGGCGAACTCATACGCCGACGAACTCCGCGTCAATCGTCCCAACGCCATCACCACGACGAAGCCGAGTGGAACGATATCGCTACTGAATGGCAGCTCTCCGGGCATTCACGCGCCGCACGCCCCGTTTTACATTCGACGGACGCGCATTGCGAAGAATGACCCTATGGCCGCGGCCATGATCGAGGCCCGTGTGCCGTTCGAGGAGGATGTCTACGATACGAGTGGGCATACTTGGGTTTTCTCATTCCCGATGCGAGCCCCTCACGCGCGTGGCTCGAAGGGGTCGGAGACGTTGCGAGGTCAGTTCGAGCGACAGGCATACGTCCAGCGGTATTGGGCGGACAATGCCGTGTCCGCCACGCTGAACTTTGACGCCGAGACGGAGCGAGACGAACTGGCCGCGTGCCTGAAGGAATTTGTCCCGCAGCTCAAGAGCACCTCTTGCCTGCCCAAGGCCCACGGCTACGCCCAGGCGCCCTATGAGGCTATCGACGAGGGGACGTACGGGGCGCTGTACCGGACCATTCGACACGACCACCCGCTCGTGCACGCGGGGGACATGGAGACGCTGCAAGGTCTCGACGAATGCCAGAACGGGGTCTGCCCGGTGCGTTAGGGCGAACCCGGTGTACAACGAACGACAAGTCTGTTTATTTGAAAGGAAAGATATGAGTGATTCAACGGAATACCCGGATCCAACGCAAGCCGACCTGGCGTCGCCGCAATTCGAGGCCGTGTGGCGGGCAATCAAGGGATGGGACATCTCGCGCGGAGACGAGACGTCGTATCCGTTCCTGAGTCAGTCCGTGGGAGGCGATCAAGAACTCGCGCGCTCGGGGCGGCGCCTCTACTCGGGCGCCACCGGGAACGACGTGATGCACATTTTGAATGCGCTGAGGCGGAAGACTTGAAACCGTCGAGTCGACCCCCCACCGATCCTGGCTCGCTCGGGGTCGCACACGTGGTCTCTGACCGGGGCGCGAATCTGCGCCCGGTCGAGCCATCCGACGAGGAGTCGAGCCGGGCGGACGCTGTGAAACGGGCGCGTTTTGAAGCCGCCAAAGAGAAGATCTTCTGCGTGCATGCCGAGCTGTTTCGTCGGCTCGCTGAATGACATCGGCGCGGAAAGGGCTGGCCGAACCGGCGGGCATGGCTTCGTCGTCTGCTTGGTCATTGTGCTCCCTTCGAAACCGCATAGATTACACGGGAGGTTTCATGCAGTTCCGTTTTCAACCGCTTCGAACGGCGCAAGCCGCGGGGGTCCTTCTGTGTAAGGCCGGCGGCCGTCTGAACCGTACGAAGCTGCTCGGATTACTGCACCTTGCCGACCGCCAATCACTGTTGGAAACGGGGATGCCCATCACGGGCGGCTCGGTGGTCAACCTAAAGAACGGACCTGTACCGAGTACGGTCCTCGACTACATCGATGGCAAGGCACCCCAATCTGAGTCGTGGAATGCGTGTTTTCGCACCGACGAATGCGACGTGATGCTGACGGGTCAGGAGCCTGGCGATAGCGAGCTATCGGATTACGACGTCGAGCTTCTCGAGAAGGTGCATCACAAGTATCGATTTCACGACGTTTCGCGGATGATCGACGTGGCGCATGAGTTGCCAGAATGGAAGGACCCCTCGCCCGCTCTTGGCGAGGGCGTCAACCATGATACCATTCTGCGCGCACAGGGTGCGTCGTCTCAGACGATTCGCATGTATGAAGACCTGAATGCTACAATGAAGCAACTCGACGCTCTCCGTGTTATCCGCACCTAAATGAGGGTGAATCCGTAGCGGCGCGTTCCACGAAGCTAAACCCGCGGCGCTGAACAGGAAGGTGCCTCGTCTCCGGTGTACTGCGCACCGATGACCAAGATTCTCGGCTTGGGCGAGCTGCTCGAGGGTGTCCTCGAGCGCGACCCACTCGACGACACCTATCAGATTCACTGCGCGGACGACGACACGGAGGAAGGCAAGGTGGTCCGTCTGGAGGACATCTTGCCCGAGTACGTCGGGCATGCCGTGCGGTTCACCATCGCGTTCGCTGGCGCGCTCGAGGCTCACGCCGAGCGCATCAATGCGGACGAGGCCCAAGAGGTCCACGCGGTTACGTTCGAGGATTTGTCGAAAGGCGGGTCGAGCCATGGCTAGTCCGATCGCCCTCGAGACTCAAATCCAGGAAGCAAGGGAGGCCTACTACAATGGCCACCCGCTCATGGACGACGCCCGGTTCGACGAGCTGGTTGACGAACTCGTTGCCCGAGAGGCTGACTCGCCGGCAGTAACGGCCGTCGGCGCCGCCGTTCCGGCCGACTCGGCGTGGCCCAAGACGCCGCATTCGATTCCGATGGGCAGCCTGGACAAGATTCAGTCCGTCGACGCGATCACGGGTTGGGTTACGAGTCACAGCCGCTCGAGTCATAGCCGCCTAGCGATGGACGGACTTCCGTTCGAGGAATTGCTCGTCACGGAGAAGCTCGACGGGATCTCGATCAGCGTAACCTTTGACAAGGGTCGTCTGCAGCAGGCCGTCACCCGAGGCGACGGTGTCGTGGGGGAGGCCATCACGCCGAACGTCGCGCGCATGCAAGGCATTCTGAAGCGGCTGGAATACGACGGCCCGGTCACGCTGCGTGGCGAGATTATCCTGCACAAGGCTGATCTGGCGCGGCATTTCCCGACAAATTCGAACGCGCGCAATACCGCCGCGGGGACGGCAAAGCGTCTGGACGGGAAAGGGTGCGAGCACCTGAATGTCTATTTCTACCAAGTATATGGCCCCGATTTTGGCAAGGACGCCGACCAGTTCCTGTGGCTCGAGCGGTACGGCTTCAAACACCCCCACTGGTATGTCACGGCGATGGTCCCTGGCGCCAAGACGCCGCAGGATTTGTGGGTCGACTATCAGCAGACGCTCCGGGACGAACTCCCGTACGAGATCGACGGCCTCGTCGTGCGTTTCAACGACCTGGCCTACCAGGCCTCGCTCGGGGAGCTTCACGGGCGGCCGCGGGGAGCGGTGGCCTTCAAGTTCTCTCCCATCACGCGCTCGACGACGTCGACGGGGCTCGTCGCTCAAGTCGGGGGTCAAGGTCGCATCACTCCGGTTGCAGAGGTCCGCCCCGTCAATCTGCTGGGGGCGTCGGTGCGTCGCGCGAGCCTCTACAACTGGGCCTATATTCGGCAGATCGGGTTCTATATCGGGGCTCGGGTCACGATTACGCGATCGAACGACGTGATTCCGAGAATCGTCGCCGTCGATAACCCCAAGGCCGAGACGACGCCTGCTCCGGCGCAGTGCCCGGAATGCGGGTCGCCGACGGAGTGGGAGGGCGAGTATCTCGTCTGCCCGAATACGGCGGAGTGCCCCGCCCAGGTGGAGGGTCGGCTCAAGCGGTGGGTAAAGGAGCTGGGTATCCTCGAGTGGGGCGACGTTCTCATCGAGAAGGTCGTCCAAGAGGGCCTGGCAACCACCGTGGCGGGCCTCTATGGCCTCTCGGAGCAGGCTTTGGCCGCTTTGGAGCGGATGGGCCCGGCTTCCGCACGGAAGGCCCGAGAGCAGCTGTGGAGCGTCGTGCCGCTGCCCCTCGAGAGCTTCCTCGGGGCGCTCGGCATCCCATTGTGTGCGACCTCGACGTTGGAGGTCATCGTCGGGGCTGGCTACGACTCGCTCGAGGCGCTCTCGGTGGCCACGGTCGAGCAGCTCGAGAAGATCGGCGGCGTGGGGCCCAAGAGGGCGCAATCCTTCGTCGGGTGGCTCGCGCGCAACCAGACTCTCTTGCGGGAGATGCAGCGGGCGGGGTTGGCCATCAAGCCTCCGTCGAAGGGCGCGCTCACGGGCAAGTCGTTCTGCTTTACGGGGCGGATGAGCGAGAAGCGGCCCGTTCTCGAGAAGATGGTCAAGGACGCGGGCGGCCAGGTGAAGAAATCCGTCGGCGCCGGTCTGACTTTCCTCGTCACGTCCGACCCCGAGTCGACCTCCGGCAAGGCTTTGGCCGCTCGTAAGAATGGGACTGCCTGCATCTCCGAGAACCAATTCCTGGACATGCTCGCGTGACGGAACTCTGCGGCGCCGTCGCAAAGGTCATCTTTCAGAGCGGTTCCTTCTTCGTGGTCGTTCTCGTCCTCGACGAGATGGTGGAAGGAAAGATGTCGTGGACGGCGCGTGGCCACTTGTTTGGTATTACCCGGTTGATGTCGGGCGCGCCGATTCATCTCTGGGGCGATTGGACTCAGCACAAGAAATTCGGGCGACAGTTCAAGATCCACACCTGGGAGCCATGGTTCAATCATCGACCGGGTTTCCAGATCTTCTTTAGTAATTGTATCCGAGGTGCCGACAGCGCCTCGGTGCACGCGATCTGCATGCGCTACGAGACTAAAGTCATCGAAGCCTTGAAAACGCCGGCAACGGTACTGGCCGAGGTCAGCGCGGGCAATCGGGCAGATCTCCAGGCGACGCTGCTGGGCTGGGAGCAGGCGATCGCCACATGTGGGCTCTCGCATCTGTTGAGAGGCATACCGGCGTCAGACATCGAAGCTGCCGTGCAGAAATTCGGGTCGGACGCGGGGAGCCTCCTGAAGGACAATCCCTACCGGCTGATGCAGCTTCCGGGCTTCAGCTTTGTAAAGGCGGACGAATTCGCTCTGAGCGTGGGCGTCAGCGCGTCGGATCCGCGGCGAGTGGGCGGGGCTGTCCTGTGGAGTCTCGATCATGCGACTCGGAGTGGGCACTTGTTCCTCAGGCCCGGCGATATCCCGAAGGTCGCTGCAGACATTCCGTGCGAGGAGCCGGTCCTGGGAAACTATTCGTTAGCGCTCGAGGCGCTCGCAGAACAGGGGGCTGTCATCGTCGACGGCGCGTCTCGAGTTTACTTGCCGGAGTATTTTGAATACGAGCGGGTCTCCGCAAAGCGAATCGCCGAACTCCTCAGTCCTGCCACGTTGGCGGTCGATCTGAGTCCGTTCCTGGTAGAGTTTCAGCGAACGACGCAGCTCGAATTGTCCGAGGCTCAAAAGGGAGTCGTTCAAGGCCTGTCGAAATCGAGGGTCCTCGTCATCACCGGCTTGCCCGGCACCGGCAAGTCGACCTCCGTGCGGGCGCTCGTTCGACTTTTCGAAGAGTCCCGTATCTCGTTCGTTCTCATGGCCCCCACGGGCATCGCTTCGAAACGCCTCTCACGCATCACGGGCTACCCCGCGTCCACCATCCATAGGGCGCTCGGATACGATGGATCGGTTTGGAAATTCGATTTCCACAACCGATTCGTGATCGACGCCGTCATCGTCGACGAGGTTTCCATGGTCGACCAGGAATTGATTTACCGCCTCCTCGAGTCGCTGCGTCCCGACACCATCCTCGTTCTCGTGGGAGATTCCGCGCAGCTGCCGTCCGTTGGCCCGGGCAACGTCCTCAAAGAGCTGGCCGCGTGCGACTCCCTTCCGCGAGTCAACCTGACTCGGATCTTTAGGCAGTCGAGCGAGGGGGGCATCGTCAGCAACTCCCACCGAATCAATAACGGCGAGATGCCCGAACTCGGGGATCCCAAGGGCGATTCCGAATTTAAATTCGTCGCGATGAACGACGCCAAGCAGATTCAGAACTGCATCGTCCGCATGGCGGAGAAATTGAAGGGACGGGACGAGAACTTTCAGGTCCTTTCGGCAAAATACGGCGGCGTCGTCGGCGTCGACGCCCTCAACGCTGCGCTGCGCCAGGTGCTGAATCCACCGGGCGCCGCCGAGTGGCGAGGGGAGAAGCAGCACTTTCGAGTGGGGGACCGCCTCATGGTGATCAAGAACGATTACAAGAAGGGCATCTACAACGGCGACGTCGGGAAGCTTCTCTCGATCCGTGAAAACTGTCTGAGCGTGTGCATCTACGGCGTGGACGACGACGCGAGGGTTTCATTCACGGATGCAGAAGCCGAAATGAGTTTGCGCCTCGCGTACGCGGTTACCGTGCACAAGAGCCAGGGAAACGAGTTCGACACGATCATCATGCCGATCGTGTCCGAGCAGGGGGGAATGCTGCAGCGGAACCTCTTGTATACGGCGGTCACGCGCGCTCGGAAGCAGGTCTGGCTTCTCGGGCAGAAATCCGCGCTCCAGCGGGCGATTGACAACAACAAGGTGATCCATCGCAACACCGTGCTCGGTCGTGCGGTCAGCGGTGTATGTCAGCGCCAAACCACGAGAGGCATGACCAGTGACACCCGAGCAGAGCGACAAGATCTATGAGCGCATGAACGCGCTCGTTCTCAACATGCCCACGGACCCTTCGAGCCTGGGTCCCGAGTTTCTGCGGGAGCAAATCTCGCTGTGCCGTAACTACCTCAACGAGGTCTCTCACTATTTTCAGGACGTCCTCGTGCAAGAGGCACGGCTGGCAACGGATCTCGATGCCGTGGAGGCCGTCTACGGGATCCGCTCGAGTGAACTGTTGGCGACCGACCCGAGTGTCGCCGCGCGTCCGAACATCACGGACAGACAGGCGATGATCGACGTGATCCTCAAGGACGAGAAGCAACGGATCATACGTCTCGAAAGTCAGATCCGGAGCCTCTCCCACGTCAAGGCCGTCATTCGCTATCGGAAGGGCGAACTCGACAATACGATGAGCGCCATTCGGCTCCAGCGTTCGCTTCTTCGGGACCAGCTGAAAACGGGCTCCTTCTATGGCGACGAGTCCGAGCACTCGAGGGGACGCTCTATGGACCCGGCGGACGAGATTGGCGCCTTCGACCTCGAGGCGCTGATCACCTCGTCGGAAGAGGAGATAGAAAGTGAGCGAGCCGACAGGGCAACCTTACGCGCGGCAAGCAAGAGAGCGCCACAGCCGCCACGGCCCTCGGTTGTCATGGACCCCGCCGATGGTTTGGATGCGACGACGCTCGAGGCGCTCATCAGGGGCATTGTCGACGTCGAGAAGCCCACGGCGATCAAAGCCGAGAAGCCCACGGCGATCAAAGCCGAAAAGGCGGAGACGATCAAAGCCGAGAAGCCCACGGCGATCAAAGCCGACAAGGCGGAGACGGTCGATAAAGTGGATGCAACGGATGAAACGGAGGACGAGGCGATCATCCGATTCTTGGAGGAGCCCGACGACGACATCGAATCTCTGATAGCCAACCTGTGAGGGACCTCTTCTGTCCGGTGTACTGCCCAAGCGACAGCACCGTCACCAATGCCGGCCATCCAACGAAACAGATTCTTGGCTGGCGGTGACCCGGAAAAGAAAAGGACACCTGCACCATGAGTGATGATTTCAACTACGACGACTACAACAGCGACGTCGATCTCGATCCGACGAACAGGCCGTCATCCAATCGAATCGAGCGGTTCAAGGGAGAGACCGGCAAGACGTATCGTGTCGCGCTGCTGTATTTTCACCCGCTCCAAGTGACGATCAAGAAGTCGTTCGATCGAAAAGCCGTGCGCGACGGTACACCTTTCGACACGAACAGCTTCAAAGAGACCCTCGCCAAGGCTCTTGCGAAGAGAGCTGCCGATCTCGAGACGACCGTTGGCGCACTCGAGGAGTGGCAGAAGCTCGATTGGTCGAACGCGCAGTTCAAGAAATACAATTCGCACTACCACGCCGACGTGGGCACGGTGCTCTCGCGGCTCGGTAAAGACGGGCCCGAGGCAGACAAGATCTGGAAGCAAGCCGGGGACGCGCGCGAGTACTACAGCACGGTCGGGCTCTTTTACCCATTGGATGCCCAGCAGAACGTCGATGCAAAGAACATCGCTCGAGACGCTTACGTGAAGCTCTGGCGCTTCAGCAAGGGGACGTTCGGCGCCCTCATCTCGAAGAACGAGATGCTCGGGTCGTATAACCAGAGCCTGGCGAATTCGGATCTGAAGCTGACTTGCAAGGCGGCGCAGTATCAGACGTTCGATATCGATCCGGCGGGCACGGCGCTCTGGCTAAAGTCACCGACCATTCGGGACAAGTTCCTGCCTCAGGCGTACGAGTTGTACAACAAGCTGATCGATGCTCGCGAGATGTCGACCGCGGAGTTGAGGGATAAGCTCGTTTCGGCGACTGGCGGCGGCGACAGCGGCTCCGACATACCAGAGGACGAGATCGCAGACCTGCTGCAGAACGTCTGAAGGGCGCGTCTTGATCACCCTTGGCATTGACCCCTCACTGAGAGGGCTCGGTTGGTGCGTTCACGACGGTTCCGTCTCGGGAAAAGAGAGGGTCGTTGCCAAGGGGCGGATCTCGACGCCGGCTACCCGCGTCTTCTACTGGCGATACATGTATCTCCGGGAGGCGGTCCGCGCCGTGCTCGATAAATACCCGATGATCGAGGCCGTTGGAGTCGAGTCTCCGCCCTTCGGTGAGTCATTCTCCGAGGGTCTGTTTGGGTTGTTCCTCTACGTCAATGAAGCCGTGATGCTGCGCCGTAAGGACGTCGTCTATTTCGATCCCTTGCGCGTGAAGCTGATGGCCAAGATGGACCCTGAAGTTCGTCAGGGGACCATGGACAAAAACGACATGGTCGACATCGCTCGGCAGGACACGGGAGTGAAGAGTTGGAACAACGACGAGGCGGACGCCTACATCATCGCAAGGTCGGCGGCGCGATTCTTTGACCTGCTCGCGGGCAATATCGCGCCGCCCGATCTGACGCCGGCTGAGGAGCACGTGTTCCGCAGCATCCACGTCTTTAGCCGGGGCAAGAACGCCGGCAAGACGGTCGAACGAGGCATCCTCTTCAAAGAGGGGGATCGCTTCTATCGGTTCTCGGCGCTGAAGCCCGAGGACCTCGAGATCGAGATCAATCTGCACCCTCGAAAGGGTAAGTCCCATGTCTGAAAGCGCCGATAATGCCGTAGTGGCCGAGCCCGTGTCCCTTCCGAAAGGGAAATCTCGTACGGGCCCCGTAGCGAAGCCGACGAAGCCCGGTCTGAAGAAGGTTGCCAAGTTGAGAGGCGGGGGCGGCGAGGCTGACGCGACGAAGTCGATCAAGAACGCCGAACTCGCGATCAAGGCCATCGAGAAATTGACGGGGCAGAAGCCTATCGGACTCAACCAACACCCGTTGCCCTGCGTCTCGTCAGGCTCGATGAATATCGATCATGTGATCGGCGGCGTGCTTGCGCCGGACAAGTCTGGACCTCTGTGTCCCGGCTATCCGCGCGGGCGAATCACTGAGATATATGGTCCGGAGGCGAGTGGTAAGACCACTTTGTCTCTCGAGGCCATCGTCGAGGTCCAGCGCCGGGGCGGCAGTGCCATGTTCCTCGATTTCGAGCATGCCCTGAGCCACAAGTACGCGAAAGACCTCGGCGTCAATTTCGACCATCGACGTCTCATGCTCTACCAGCCCGACAACATGGAGCAGGGGCTCGAGATGTTGCGGGTGGGGCTCCTGACGGGAGTTGATCTCATCGTCGTCGACTCGGTCGCGGCAATGGTCCCAAAAGCCGAGATGGAAAAGAGCTTCGAGGACCCGATCAAGATCGGCGTTCTCGCCCTCAAGCTCGCCCAATCGCTGCCGAAGCTCGTTCGGCTGCTGAAGCCAAACGAGAAGAACCCGCTCGGGACGGCCGTGATCTTCATCAATCAGACGCGGGCGCAGATCAGCACGTCGGGTTACGGTGGCGGCGGGAGCGGCGACTCGACGGCGGGCGGCAAGGCGCTCAAGTTTTTCGCGTACCTGCGGCTCCAGACGACCTGCATCCGGACAGAGCGGATCGTTTTCAAGGACCCGGTCACGCGGAAGGAGAAGAAGGCTCCTTTCGGAAGCCACACCCAGGTCAAGGTGGTCAAATCCAAGGTCGACGCCAAGCAGGGCCAGACCGCGGACATCTTCATCCGTTTCGGACAAGGGATTGACGATCTCTATACGGTCATCGAATCGGGCGTGGCTCACAAGCTCATCAAGAAGACCGGGGCTTTTTTCGAGGTTGCCGGTCAGAAGTTTCAAGGTCGAGAGAAGCTCCGGGCCTTCCTGATGGGTGACAAGGCGGCCTTGGACACCCTGCAGGTCACCGTGCTCAAGTCTATTCGGCTGCAAGCAGAGGTGGACCCCGAGACGCAGGCCGAGATGGCCGTCAGCGAGGATGACGAGGTTGATGCCCTCATCTCGAGTTCGATGGGAACTGATGACGATGATTTCACCGTAGACATGCCCGAGGAAGTCGACATCGAGTCCGACACTGACACTGACTCTGAAGCAGATTCCGAGGCAGATTCCGAGGCAGATTCCGAGGCAGATTCCGAGGCAGGGGAGTGATCGATGTAGAGATCAAGAACTTCCAGGCCATTGACCACTTGAAGCTCAACATCGAGGGCTTCACGGCGTTGGTTGGCAGAACCAACATCGGTAAGTCGTCGATCGTGCGGGCACTCAAGAGCGCCTTGTCTGGCGGTTCGGGCTCCGATTTCGTACGGCACGACGCGCGCTCGTGCGCTAGAATCCTCAACGGAACCAAGAGTTGCAAGTGCTTCTCGTCGGTCAAGCTCATGTTCGCCGAAGGCCAAGGGTTCCTTTGGGAGAAGGGAAGCAAGGGCGTCAACCGGTACACGGTCTGGAAGGACGGAGTCGAGTCCGTTTACGACCGGGTCGGCCAGAGCATGGAACTGCCGGAGTTTCTCGGTGCCCAATTCTCGCCGGTCAAGCTCGGGCCGACCCAATCGCTTCTTCAGGTTTCGAGTCAATTCGAGACCCCGTTCCTGCTCGATCTTTCGGGGAGCGTCGTCGCGGATATCCTGAGCGACATCGGTCAACTCGACGACATCAACCAGGCCATGACGGCCGTTTCGAAGGACCGTCGATCCGCCATCGCGACGAGAAAGGTGCGGGAGTCTGACGTCGTGACCCTGGGACGCCAACTCGAGACGTACGCCACCCTAGACGGTCACCTCGTTAAAGTGCGGGCGCTCCAGGATCAGGGCGCCAAAGTACGGGAGGTTTCGGCACGGCTCAGCCTTGCCGACCGTCTCCTTTCGGAGGCCGCGGAAGGCACCAAGGCGGCGATCCGACTGAGGACCGCGCTCGCCCCCGCGATACCCGGCGCAAAGCCTCTCCGGGCCACCTCGGAAAGGCTCAACCAGGTGTGCGGGCTGGAGGAGGATTGGCAGGCCCGCGTGGGGGTCGTGACGGCGCTCGAGCGCGTCTTGCGGCCCGAGCTGCCTGACTCCCGTCGACTCACCACGACCGCGGAGCGGTGGCGGAAGGTCGGCTCATGGCAGGCGGCGGTGGTCGACCGCGAGCGCTGGGTCGAGCGTTTGGGGAAGGTCGACCAGGTCACTCCGCCGTCTGCGGCCCGTCTTCGAAAGCCGTTCGATGATCTGAAGAGATTGGCGGCTTGGTCGAGCGCCTTTGCAAAGCTCAAGGTCGTATTCGAGAGAGCGGGCCGTCTCCAGAAGCTCACGGTGCCGGACACTGCGGCTTTGACGAGCCTCGCCAAGAAAGTCGGCAAGGCGGATCGACTGTTCGCGCACCAGGACCGATTGGAGCACGAACTCGAACGCGCCGAGCGGCTTCTCGCGGAGAGCGTCGAGGAGGGGCGGGCTGTCTTGGCTGAGTTTGCGGCCCTTGGGATTTGCCCGACGTGCCATCAAGACATCAGTCCCGAGCACGCGGCGGCATGTCCAGATTAGCCTTCGTCTTCCGGACGGACGTGCATGTGTCAGAGCACTCTCCCGAGTCGTGGAAGGGGGACTACCCGGCGGAGATATGGTCGAATCTCGAGCAGATCGGGGAGTTGGCGCGCGCGCATTCGGCTTGTGCCGTTCTCGATGGGGGAGATTTCTTTCATATCAAAGCCCCGACGCAAAACTCGCATCGTCTCGTAGCCAAGGTGGCGGCCCTGCATCAGGCGTACCCTTGCAAGGTCTTCTGCGTCGAAGGCAATCACGACATAAAACACAACAACCTCGAGACGTTGTCGGATCAACCGTTGGGCGTTCTGTACAACGCCCGGGTCTTCGAACATTTGCGGGATCAGACCTTCAAAGACGGCGATCTCGAGGTTCGCGTCGTGGGAATGCCTTACAGCCCGTTCCGAACGGTCGAGGATCTGCAGGGCATTCGGAAGCGAGGTAAAGAGGTCCTCATCGCCATCGTGCACGCCCTTGCCGGCGAAAACCCGCCGAGCAGCGTCGAGGAGTTTTATGGCGAGCCCGTCTTTCGGTACGAGCAGCTGATCGTCGACGGAGGTCCGGACATCTTCTGTTGGGGGCATTGGCATCAGGATCAGGGCATCGTCAAGATTCGCGACCGCTGGTTCGTGAACCAGGGCGCGGTCTCCCGCGGCGCACTCTCAAAGGAGAACCTGACGAGGACACCGAAGGTCGCCCTCATCGAAGTGACGAGCGAAGGCATTACGATCACGCCGCACCTTTTGAAAGTGGCGCCTCCCGCTGAGGTTTTCGACATCGAACGCAAGACTCGCCAGGACCGGGAAAGCGCGAACATCGAGCAGTATGTCGCGCGGATCCAGGCGGATCTCATGGCGAAGCAAGGCGTGTCCATCGAAGAGACGATCGGCAGCCTGGACTTCGCGCGAGAGATTCACGATCTGGCGCTCTTCTATTTGCAGCAAGCGCGTCTGCGGAAGGTTTGAGAGGTGTATGTGCTCGCGTGTACCTTTCATACTCGGGCTATCAGTGCGCCAAAGGCTGCCGCTACAAATATTGGAACTCGTACATCAACAGGACGCCGCCCGAAAAGCCGGAAGACCGCTTGGGCTCGGTCTACGGTACGGTCGTCGGCCGTCTATTCGAGGCGTTCTACCGGGATCGACTCTGGAGGCATCCCGGCGCGAGCGCCATCATGACGGCGATGGTCGAGACCATGGTCGACACCGTCCTCGACGAGGAGCAGAAGCCGGGAAGGCTCCGCGCTGCAGGAACCATCGTCTGGCGGGAAAACCTGTACGCTTCGCGAGACGAACTCGTCTCGGACGTTCACGCCGCAGTGCCTCGCGGCCTCGCGACGATCAAGACCCATCGGCTCATCGGAAGGAACGTCCAGGCCGAGCTGAAGCTCGACTCCGACATCTCGGGTCATCGCGTTGGGGGACGCGCTGATTTCGTCATGCTTCGCATCCCGCCGGACCGTGACCTCGTCATCATCGACGGAAAGGGCTCCCGAAAGCGTGACCGCTACACCGACGAGCTTCAGCTGCAGTGGTACTCGATGCTGTATCGCGAGAAGCAAGGCCGCCTGCCGGATCGGACGGCCTTCGTTTATTGGCATTTCGATCCGCCGTCCAACATCGACTGGTGTACGTGCAACCAGACCGACATCGACGAGCTGAAGACCAACGTTGTCCAATTCATGCATGAACTCGAGGCGGATTCGAAAAGGGTGGGGGAGCAAAAGCATCTCCCGCTCATCAAATCCGTGTTTGAACCTTCGGCTCGGATCGCGAACTGCCGGTTTTGCCCGTATGCGACGCAAGAGGCTTGCCCCGAGGGCCTCGCCGTTGTCCTCAAAGAGAGTCAAAGGACCAAAAAATAGATGGCAACCTTAGAACAGATCCAAGCGCGCGTGGAGGACCTCACTCGTCGCCACACCGCAGCCTCGACCAAGCAGTCCAAGCTCCAAGGGGTCATGGAGGAGAAAAAGCAGGAACTGCTGCGGTTGAAACAAGAGATCGAAGCCGCGGGGTTCGATCCGAAAACTCTCCGCGAGGAGCGCGCTCGTCTGGAGAAAGAGTTGGAAGAACTCATCACGAAATTCGACACCGAGTTGGCCGTGGTCGAGCGGGCCCAAGACGAATACGAAAAGTGAGGCACTGTCATGAAGTTTAAAGTTTTGACACAGGACTGGACCACGGCGCTGGCCCTGGTTTCGTCGATCACGCCGACCTCCATCGATGCACGAGGCAGCTCGGGCTATCTCTGCGTCGTGCGCGGCGAGCATTGCTACCTGTATTCCGAAGACGGCCACCAGCGCTTTCGCGTGCCAATTCCCGTGTTTGACGTCGAGGGCGAAGGGGCCTTCGTCTTTCCGACGGGACCACAAGGGGACCTGCGCTACGTCGAGGGATGGGTCGAATTCGAGTCCGGAGAGGAGGGCGGCGCTGACGTCGTTTGGTGTCGACGAGACACCGGCGGCGCCAAGGGGGGTGTTCACAAGATCATCACGTTCACCGCGAAGGCGCTCAAGGCGCTCGACGCAGATTTCAGCAACGCCAAGAAAGTCGCCACGTTCCCCAGCGTCCTCTTGAAGGAAGCTCTGAACATGACGCGACCCTACTTGGCGGAACCGAAGGATGCGCTAGCGAAGCCAGAGTTTCTCAACGTTCAGCTATTCGGCGCGGACGAGGCCGATGGGAACGGATACATGCTGGGGCACTCGACGAGTCGAACGAGCTATTTCTACAGTCCCGAGCTGGAGGGAAAGCCGCTCTTCGTTTACGGTACGCGGATCCCGCTGCTGCTGTCGTTCTTGTCTAAATCGCCGGGTACCATCGACGTCTACAATAGCGAGAATTCGACGTATTTCATGAATTCGACCGAGCAGGTGCTCGGTTGGTCGAACCAAGACTACGCCGGAAGTAAATACGGATATTACGGTCTCGCGCTCGACAATCATATCTTTAGGATCGGCCGGGCGAGCCTCGAGAAGGAACTCAAATACGTTCGCAGCACCTTGCCTGCGGATAAAAACAAGGCGTTCGTTCGTTACGACCACACGACGTGCCTGCTGACGGTCGTCGCGAGCAACACCTTGGGGGGCGAGATTGAGTCTTTGCCGTTGGCGGTCACGCCGCTCGTCGAGGGTGAACCGGGCTGTTGGGGCTCTGGGAGCCTCAGCAAGACGGAGGACGTCCAATTCCACATCAACCTCGACTGGATGATCCAGCTCGTCGAGGCGACGAAGCATCCTCGCGACGTCATGCTGGGCATCGCTCAGGTCAAAAAGTCGAAGCAGCATTTGTTTCGCGTGATTGAGGACTATTTCATCGACGAGAGCGGGAAATACGTAGAGAAACCCGCGGTCGATCAAAAGGGCTACGCATGTCGAGCAATGCGGTACGTCCCGTCGAAGCAATAGATCGGCTCGCCGTGCTGTGCCGTCGAACCGCGAAGGTGGAGGTTCTTCGAGACCATCTGCTGGCGGATAGGACGCAAAAGGCGTCGGAGATCGAGAAGCTGACGAGCGATGTCGAGAAACTACTCAAAGTCGAGGAACTCTTTAGAGCCCTGATGGATCAGCTGGTGGTCAAGCAGGTCAGAACGCTGGAGTCGATCGTGACGGACGGACTGCAAACCATATTCTTCGACCAGGATTTGCATTTCGAGTCGGACATCGAGACGAAATACAACAAGGTCGCGATCGAGTTTCAGCTGCGGCAGGGGGGCACGGATGACCCCCTGGCGGTTCGGGGTCGACCGCTCGAGAGCTTCGGCGGGGGCGCGTCGAGTGTCATCGCGCTGCTCCTTCGTGTTTTGACTCTGTTGAAGCTCGAGCGCCTCCCTTTCCTCGTCCTGGACGAGACGCTGTTGGCGGTCTCGGACGAGTACATCGCGCCGACCGGGAAGTTCCTCAAGGCATTGGCCCAAAGTATGAATCTTCATTTCTTGTTGATCACCCATAAGTCCGCGTACTGCGACCATTCCGACCTTGCCTACGAGAGTCACGAAGAGGCCGTCGGCGGTCAGCGCGCGCTGCGCGTCAAACAGGTCGCGGCCGACCGTAAGAGCAAGGTGAGACCGTGAGGTCGGACGCGGAAATCGAGGATCGACTGCGCGCCATCGTGGTTGCCGAACTGCGGAAGCGGCTGACGCGGGAGATACTGCCGCACCTGTGCATACACAATCGTCGACACCCGCTGGATCACCGGCGCACCATCTACGGAGAACCGAACGACTCTTACAACCGGATCTCGGTGGGGGTCGAGGATGATGTGGCGCTGCCCGTGGCGCAAACCATTGGCCTGTGCATGTTGGGCTCGGAAGACCCGGAGACTTGGAACGGGAACGTCTGCGAGGAGCCGCTCGACGCTCAACGTTGCCCCTATTTCACGTACAAGCAGACGAGGGCGGACGTTTACGCGGAGTTCGTTGCGAACTTGGGCGATCCGAGGTGGATCGAGGCACATTTGCCCGCAGCTCATATTCTGCTGTGGGTCAGGGGCGGCCGGTTGGAGGTGGTCGAGGGGATCTCGGTGTTCGAACGCCTGTGGCGGAGGATTGTTCGATTCCTCTCGCCGGCCTCGCCTGAAAATACTCCAGACGCGGTGGTGTACTTACCACCCCTAGATGCCCTTCCCGAAGAAGACCGCGCTCGAGTGCCTATTGGTTACGGAGCGTCACCGGCGGCGTAGCGACGAAACGTTGAAAGTAGGGTTCGCCGTTCCCGCGTTTACGGAGCGACCCATCGACGCGGGCTTTGAGCCTTTGGCCGCGACGGATGCCCGGGGTCGGCTCGTGCCCACTCGGGTGTCTCGCGAGCGAGGCGTCGCGCGCTGCGGGTTCTTCGAGTGCTCGACAGAAAATGAAGGCGCGCTCCTTCCGAAGTTCTTCGATGCCCTCTGGGAGATGTCCCGGACGAATGGTTGGCAGAACCGGTGTAACTCGCTGTCTGAGGCGTCGGCCAGAATGCAGCTCCCGCCTCGCAGCATCGTGGTGCCCTATGGTTTGGTCGAAGAGGTCAGCGCAATGACGCGCGAGGAAGCGGATCGCCTGATGGGCCTCCAGGGGTACATCTCTAAGGGCGACCAGCAAATCCTGGTGGCTGATTTGGCCAAGGGCGATGCGTTGCTGGCGGCGTCTCCGTCCGTCTTGGGATTCTATACGCGCATCGACGACTCGGTCGGTGTCCTGATGACTCGAGTCGATCAGGCGGTCTTCCTGATCCGAGGCGCTTCGTGAGCTGGATGACGGAAATGGTCGGGACGGCGCACGCGCAAATGGTCGCCGAGAGTCGAGAAGCGCTCTGGCGCCGCGGGGTGAGCGACGAACAAATCGACGCCTTCGACATAGGGATCCTGCCGGGGGCCCGCCTTCCGACGGGGCTTGGTTGTGATCCTCGATTTGTCACGTGGTGGTCGGCCCACAGAAAGCAGTTCAAAGATCCCTTGGTTTTCCCCCTGACGAGCACGCTCGGCGTCGTGTTGGGGCTCCAGTTTAGGGATCGCGAGCCGAAGATCAAAGGGTACCTCGACTATTTCGAGTCGAAAGAAGAGCCCGCATTCTTTGGCTTGGCCCAAGCCATGGCGAGCGTTTGGGAGACCGAAGAGGTTTGGCTCGTCGAGGGCGTTTTCGATTTGTGCCCGATTCAACGTCACGTGCCGAATGTCATCTCGACGCTTCACGCCGGTGTATCAAGCCAGCTGCGGCGAGTCCTACGCAGGGTCGCACGAACCATCTTCGTTGCTTATGACATGGATACGACAGGCTATAAAGTTGCTCACGATATCGCGCGCGAATTGAGCGACCAATTCAAGATCAAGATCGTCAGGTTCCCTCGGGTTCCCATGCCTTCGGGCCACAATACGAAGGACCCGAACGAGCTGTGGAGTGTTTGGGGCGACCAACGTTTGGGCGCCCTCATCAAGCGTTGTTGCGCCTAAAGAGGCGTGGGAATGCATATTCGACCCAAATGGAGATGAAGCTCATATGTCCGCAGAGTACTCGCCGGCAGAGTCCGTTCAAGCCGTAGCCCAGAGCCTCATGGCGACCTATCACCCTGAACTCGCGACCGCGCGAATCGCGTACGTGTTCATCGATCGCGTGCCCAAGAAGGGGGGCCGCGAGTTGCTCGGCAAAGCCGTCAAGGTCTCGGGACGATGGGAAAGCCTGACGGAACTCGATTTCTGCATCGAAGTCGCCGAGCCGAAGTGGCTGGTATTGACCGACGACCAGAAGACGGCGCTCGTCGACCACCTGCTCGAGCGCTGCTCGGGGGAGGAGGACGAGGAGGATGGATCGTATCGATGGACGCTGCGCGAGCCCGACGTGCAGGAATTCTCGACCATCCTGCAGCGGCACGGCAACTGGAACGAGTCGCTCACGAGTTTTGTCCAGGTCGCCCAGAGCCTGAATATCGCCGAGATCGTGCGGCAGGAGACGGGTGCGTCCGTCGAAGAAACGGAGAACGTCGAAGTCGACCTGAATGAAGATAATTGAGAGGGGGTCGGCCTAACCTTGTGGGATACACGCTATAGACCGCTCGTCTTTGCCGACGTGCTGGGTCAGGAGGGCTCTGTCAGGGTCCTTCGCGCGCGCCTGCTCAAAGGTGAGGGCTTCAACACGTCCTACATCTTTTCGGGACCTTATGGGTCCGGTAAGACCACCCTCGCAAGGATCTTGGCGAGAGCCCTCCTTTGCCTGCAGCCGCGGGAGGACGGCGACCCTTGTAATGCGTGCGAACACTGCCTGGCGTGTTTGAACGAAACGATGGTGGCACTCACCGAGCTGGATGCCGCGAGTCAGGGCACGACGGCCGACATGCGGCGGCTCGTTGACCATTTGGCGTACGACGTTCCGGGGGTGCGCAAGCGCATCTACCTCCTGGACGAGGCGCATCGGATGAGTCGCGACGCCCAAGACGTCCTGTTGAAGCCGATCGAAGACAACCGCGTCGTCGTCCTGTTCTGCACGACCGAGTACGCCAAGCTGCGGGACACGATCAAGTCGCGCTGCGAAGTCTACGAGATCCGGAAGATTCAGAAGGAGGACATCCTCGGAAGGGTTCAAAAGATCCTTACCCAGGAAGGCGTCGAGTACGAGGACGACGCCATCCTGACGGTCATCGACTACGCGCGCGGGCATGTGCGAGACGTCTTGAATCGGCTCGAGACCATCGCGCAACTCGGCGCCATCACGATGGACTCCGTCCGGGAGAGACTCGACCTTACCGTGGTCTCTCTCTACTACGATATCCTTTTGGCGCTGGGGGACGCTTCCCGGGCGATCGAGCTGCTCGAGGGGGCTTGTGACCGGGTGGGGCCCTTTCAAGTCGCGACGGGCATCGCGGAGGCGGCGATGAATGCCTACCGGCAGGCGAGCAAGATCTTCACGGACTACTCGGCGTTGGATCGAGACCGAGCCGCGCAAGTGTTCGCCCGGTACGGCGCTGCCACCGTCGGCGTCGCCAAGTATTTCCTGAGTTTGGGCGCTCACGTTTCCAGGCTCGACTTGATCTGCGCGGCGGTGGCCTTGGGCGCTGACGGCGTGCCCCCCGCGGCGTCGAGTTCGCGAGTCGTCCAACTCCCCGTCACCATCGCAGCCCCTGCATTGCCGACGGGACCGCCGCCCGTCGCGGCAATCACACCGGTCGCGCCCCGAGCGGCAAGCGTCGTTCACTTAGCCCCTGTCCCCACGCCTCTCAAGAATTACGGAGACGGCAACACGCCCAGAACTCCGATCGACGAGGCGGGTATGCTGGCGCCCCGTGGGAAGGGGGTGGGCTCGGCCAAAACCGTTCACAAGCCGAAAGTGGAGCTGACGTTCGCCCCCGTCGATGACCACCCGAACGGGCTGACTGCGTCGGATTTTACGGCGACTCTCAAAGAGGCTCTTCGGCGGGCGCATCATGGCAACTGACCAAGGCGCGCAGTGGATCGTCGTCGAGTTGACGCCGTCGGGAGAGAAAGAGACGCCGGCCGTCGTTTTCGCCGCGGCGTCGAAGATCTTGGGCAAGTGTGATGTCTACCTCCCGGCAATCGAGACACAGGTCGGTGAGGACAAGGACGTCCACTACCTCATGCCGGGCTACGCCTTCGTCCGGCGGGAACGTACCGATCGAGATTACCGCCGGCTCGAAGAGACTCGGCTCTTTCAGTCTGTCTTGAGACGCGGTGGTCAGATAGCGACCGTTACCGGATCCTACATCGAGGATCTAAAAGAGAAGCTCCGGGCTGAGGTCAATCAAGACATTGGCGTGGGCGACAGCGTGCTGATTTGCTCGGGCCCGTACAAGAACATCGAAGCGACGGTCATTACGGAGATCCTGGAGGACCGTAAAGTCCAGGTTCACATCGAGCTGCGGAGCAAGCAGAGCATCGTCACTCTTCCCCGGAGCGCCCTGAAGGTCGTGGACCGCGCGCCCTTGAGTTTGTATTTCGCGCGACTCGGGTACCTGCGTGCTTGGTTCAAGATGGCCAAGGCGACGCTGGGCTATCGTGGCGACATCGACGACGTGCTCAGAATCCTCACCGCATACGTCTTCGTGTCTCGCTCGCTGTGGTCGGGTCGCCTGCTCTACTCGTTTCTCTACGGCTACCCGCCACGCGGCGGAGAGCTTCGCGCCTTACACGCTCGGATCGTCGAGCGCTTCGGAATGCTGAAGACGCTCGTGCACTGGCACGTTCAAGGGCAGCGCCTTTTCAACGTGGTGCATTTTGCCAGCCTGGCGGAGGCACAGAGTCGGATGCGATCGAGGTTCGAGACGTATCGGCGGCTCTGTGAAATCGAGGATCGCATTCGCGCCATGAGTCAGAGCGTCGAAGATCTAGTCCGCGACTTGGCGCGCGGCGACAAGGGGGATGAAGCGGTGATTCAGAACGTGTTGATCGATGGACACAACCTGGCGTTCCGCTGCGCGTTTGCGCCCGGTATCGCACGTCTGACCGATGCGAAGGGGCGTCCGACGGGCATGATCCTGGGCTTCCTTCGGAGCCTCGGTGCGCTGAGGAAGCGTTATCCGGAGGCCTGCTTCTGGGTTGCATGGGATGGATCTTCGGGACGGCGACGTGCGCAATATGGCGATTACAAGGGCAACCGGCCACGTAAGGAACTGACTGTCGTTGTGGGTGACGTCGCGTTTAACCCGTTATGGTTCCTGCGTGAGCTGCTGCCGTTGCTCGGTGTGAGACAGGCTTGGAACCCCGAGGAAGAAGCTGACGATGTGTTGGCCACGTTGGTGCGTCACGACCTCGAGGGTCAGACGAATTTGATCTGCTCGACGGACAGAGATTTCCTGCAACTGGTCACCGCATCTACGATGTTCCTCTTTCCCGCCGTTGGTAGTCGGAAGGAAGTGCTGTACGATGTGCAGGGAGTGGTCTATCAGTTAGGGGTGCCTCCGGAAAAGGTGATCCATCTACGTTCGTTGTTCGGAGACAAGTCTGACAATCTGCCGGGCGTCCCGCGCGTGCCGAAGAAGGTATTGCGAACCCTCATCCAGGAGCACGGCTCCGTCGAGCGGGTCTACGCTTCGGGCCTCGCGTCGTTGAACAAGGGACAGTACGAGCGCGTCATGGGGGCATCTGCCCAAGTCAAAATCAACCTGGAACTCATGACGCTCGTCGACGTGAACATCTCTAGGATTGAACCCGATGAAGATGAAGCCGCGGCTGCGGCGAAGCTACACGACCTGGATATCAAGGCGCTGCCGATAATGCAGGCACTTTTGGGCAGGTCGTCTGTGTCTACCTAGAGAGTCGATTCCATGAGTAATGGTTACGTCGTTCCAATCGATCCCAATGAGTTGAACCGCTTCGTTTTCTGCGACCCGCGGTATGATGGCTGGGCGGATAATGATGAGGATGAACGGGCCGATATCGAGGAGAATGAGCAGCTCGCGGAGATGCGAGCCCTCCTCGAGACTCAGGAATACAAGGTAAAGCTGCACCCGCTCCTCGAGCGGATACCCGTGCGCGAGGCGGATATCATCGAGTTGTATTTCCTCATGGACAAGCGTCAGGCCGACATTGCCACGATCTTCGGCATGACACAGGCCGCGGTCTCGTATCGTTTGGCGCGAGGCATCAAACGAATCAAGTTCTTGCTCGAGATCCCCGACGTGTCGCGCGAGCAGATGCTGATAGATTTGTCTGAGGTTTTCGTAGCTCGGACGGGTGGGAAGGCATCCCAGGAGGGCGATCAGCGCACGATCGATGGCATTCACATCGACGTCCAGATCCTGATTCATATGTGGGAAACCACGTGCCAGTCCGTCGTCGCGCAGCAGCTGAACTTGACCCAAGGCAGGGTGCGGCACCGGTTCTTCAAGGCGGTGGCGCGGCTCGAAGACATCGCTGCTCAAAACTCAAAGTACGAGCCGTACCGAGCAATCTTCTGTAAAATAGCGCAACGTGGCTTCAATCTTTTGCACGAAGTGAAATTGCCACAGTGGCAAGGACGGGGCGGCGACGAGATCACTTGAATTGGCGAGATCCAAAGTGGGGGCGAGATCCGTTGTGAGATCTGGACGGTGTACATGAATGGATGGCCGTCAAATCACACGGGTTGAGTAAGACCCCCGAATACCACTGTTGGAGTCAAATCAAAGCTCGGTGTTTGAATTGCAATAGTCAAAGGTACCCTGACTATGGCGGACGCGGAATAACGGTGCATCCTGAATGGGTGCACGATTTCAAGGCGTTCTATGAGCACGTGGGCCCGAAGCCGTCTCCGGATCATTCGCTTGATCGTATCAACAACGAGGGTAACTACGAGCCAGGCAACGTGCGCTGGGCAACTTGGGTCGAACAGGCAGCTAATTGCCGGCCGAGGAGACCTGGAAGACGGCCACAGTGGCCCGTCGTCAGTGGTGTTGAGCGAAATGGAGGCCTCACTAATTTCAGACACGGAATGAGCTATAAGCCGGAGCATAGATGCTGGGGTGCGATCAAGTCGCGCTGTTTCGATGTCAACCATCACGCCTATGACGATTACGGCGGGCGTGGCATTCGGATGCACTCCGCGTGGATCCACGACTTTCAGGCTTTTTACAACTACGTTGGGCCTCGGCCGAGTCCCCAGCATTCACTTGATCGAATCAATAACGATGGGAATTACGAGCCGGGCAACGTCCGGTGGGCTACGAGGGCTGAGCAGAACACGAATCGTCGGCCGTGCAGGTCAGGTCCTTCGCACGCAAATACCAGACACGGAATGACCAAGACTCCGGAGTATCGAGCATGGGTGGGCATTCACACGCGATGCTTTAACTCTAGGAGCGATAGGTATCCTCGCTACGGCGGGATCGGGATCACGGTGTGCTCGAGGTGGCGGAATTCCTTCGAGGAGTTCTTTCGAGACATGGGCGAGCGCCCTTCGTCCGCCTACGTGATGGCGCGGATGAACACGGAAGGGCATTATTCCTGCGGGCAATGCGCCGAATGCGAGGCCCAGAATTGGCATTGCAATTGCGCGTGGCTCAGTTTGCTAGTGCGCAATCAGACTCGGAAGCGGTGGGAGGTAACCTCCCAAGGCCCGGACGGTCGATTTTGCGGATCGGGAGTCGGGGCCTGAACTTTCATTGATAGCCCTCTCTAAGGAGAGGGTCTCTTTGGCAATCAGCGCAGCAAATCTCCGGCGACAGTCTTACGACTTCCAGCTCGACACCTCGGTGGGGCGCTGGCGCTGGAGCACCGTCATGGACGTCTCGGGCTCGGCTCCGCGGTTCTTGGTGACGGGGATCCTCTCGCCGTTCGGAGTCCTGCGGGACTCGGTTCCCTTCCCGGGGGAGGTCGTCGAGGCGATGGCCGACTCGATTACCGAGGTCAGGACGCAATTTCCGCCCGCGATCCTGCTGGGGCCGCCGACGGCGCTCTCGTTCAGCGTCAACGAGGGCCAGGGCTTCAGCCTTCCGCAGGAGGTCAGTCTCACGAACAACGGCGTGTTCGGATCTTTGCTCGCCGTCAGCCTGACGTCGTCCTCGGGGCACGTGACGGTGTCACCGGCCCAGATCGGGAATCTGACCTCGAACCAGCGGAGCACGTTCGACGTGGCCGTCAACAGCGTAGGCCTCTTGGCCATCAACAGCCCATACTCGGTGGTCATCACGATCCAGGACCCCGCGGCGGTCAATGCGCCTCAGGTCTTGCCGGTCAACATCGACGTCCGGCCGCGGGCGACGATCTCCGCCGAATCGACGGAACTGTCTTTCATCATCGCCAAGCCGCTGCTCGGCGCGTTCCCGGTTATTGCCTCACGGACGTTCATCATTGAGAACACGGGGCCAGCGGGCTCCGTGCTCGATTGGCAGATCCAGAAGGTGAGCTGCGCGCCTTGGCTTGCGAGCTTTGGCCCGGTCTATGGTTCACTCGGGTCGGGCGAGACCGAAACGATTACGGTCGTCGCCGCCCCACCGAGGACGACCCTCACGGGTACGTATTTCGAGACGCTGAAAATCACCGGGTTCTCCACCAACCAGGCCGTGGATGTCAACCTTCAGTTGACTGTCACATGAAGGGACGAATGAACGACTTTGATTTGGGCAGCATGCAGGTCACCAACGGCGGGCTCGACTCGTTCTTGGGTGATAACACCGAGTTGGTTACCCCTCTCGGCGCCGCCTCTAAACAGGCATGCTCGACGCATGCAGTCTCCAGGCAAACGCTCGCCAAGCCCCGCCCTCGACGAGTCAAGGTGGCTTCGCTCACTCAACTAGCGGGCTTCATCCGGACTGCGGAGGATACGTTGATCCACAAGAGCGATCGGGACCTCTGGTCCCTTCGTAAGGACGGCCACGGGGAATTTTATATCGAGCGCATGTTCGATGACTCGGGCTCCCCGTTGAAAGGCTGAAAATGAGTGATCCCTCTAGCGCCCGAGTCGCGGCTCGGCATCTGTCGTCGCCTGAGCGGCGGAAGACCGCGGCGTTTCCGCCGTCTTCTCAGAACGGATCGGGCTCGGAGGATCTGACGTCGGCGGGGAAGCGCAACATTCCCAAGGATCACGAGTTCCAAGCGAGGGCGCTCAAACCGCTGTCGAAGGCGTTCTGGGCCTCGACCGTCGCGCTCGGCCACACGCTCACGGCGTACCGGCATTTGAGCCGTCTCAAGAGCACGACGGTGAGTCCTGATGGCCTGATGGGTGGGCGCGGGTACGTGATGAAGCTTGCCGACATGCGGCAAAAGCTCTTCGAGGCCTCGGAAGCCTTGTCGGCGATCTCCGACACCATGTTCGACGAGATCAACGCGCCGCATTGGAAGCCGAAACTCGCTCAGCTCGATCCGAGTGACCAGGAGGACGTGACCCGCTTCGTCGAAGAGGCGCAAGACGTCATGGAGAATCCCGAGGGCGAGGCTGAGGACGAGATCGACGAAATCGAGGGCGAGAGCGAGTCGGAGGACGAGCCTGAAGAGCCGAAGTCAAAGAAGAGAAAGAAGAAGAAGCCGAAGACCGACGACGCCGAGGGCGAGGGGGCGTCCGGCTTACCCACCGCCGATGCCTCGCAGGCGGAGGGCGAGGTGCATGGTGACGACGTTCCCGGTCGGACGAAGGAAGCCTCCTGGAAGTCTCGATCGTCAGGTATGTCTGACCGGGCCTGGGTCCACGAGTTTTACACGGACCCTACGCGCCCTGGCTGCATCGCGTCAGTAGAGACGCCGTTGGCAGAGCAACTGGCTCAAGCCATCTACGTCGTCCCGCCAAAGAAGGCCTCTCGTAGCCTCGAGAAAGCGAACTCGTCGGAGCCCGTGGCGGAGCTTCCGGGCGGTCCGCGCGTCAATCACCTGGGCCCGGGGACAGGGACGGGCGATTACGGCGACTTTAACGAGTCCGAGAGTCCGGCTGAGAATGACCTGTCCCGGGCAGCCGCGGCCGCGGCCAGGGCACCTACTGCAGACGAGATCGAGGACTGGTGGGAACACACGAGTCCGGGGGAGACGAAGGGCATTGCCAGAGCGCTGAAGTTGACGACCCACCAGTTCGGGCGTTGGAACGCCCAGGATTGGGAGAAGGTCATGGACTACTATGTTCGTGTCGAGGAGGGTGACCACCGCGGATACCAGCGTTGGCGCAACCTCAGCGCGATGTGGAAGGCTCCCGAAGCTTCGGCGGGTATTCCGGATTCCAACTCGGACGACACGCCCACCGAAGCGTGGGATTTCGGCATCGGCTACGGCGCGCGCGGGGAAGGTGCCGGCGGCTACGCAAACCCTTCCGGTGAAGGCAACGGAACGAAGGGTGTTTGGGGCCCCCAGAGCGGGCTACCCGGCACAGTGCCGCAGTCAGCGGGGGACTCAGCGGGGGACTCGACGCCGGAGATCGGCGCGCTCCACCGGCAGGCTCAGGACGCTCTCTACGGGCGACTGCCACAGGACGTCGCCGGTGACGTGGCGCGGTCCGACTATTACTCGGGGCCCAAAGACAACTTGGTGTCGATTGGCACGTCCGAGATGCCGACGCCCGAAGACACCCATAGTGAGAGCGGTCAGGACCTGCTCAACACCTACTACACGCTCGATGACGTGGACACGGGATACGAGCGCTACGATTTTACGACGCACACCATCAGGCAACCAGATGGCCTTTCCCCGGGTCAATCAAATCAAGAGCCCTTTGCTCCCGACGGCGAGGCTACGAGGTAAGAATGTCCGATTTCGATCTCACGCATATCCTTGCAGATGAAAGCCCGTGCAACTACGACTGGCTGGACGTTGACGAGGCGCAGTACAGGGCGCTCGAGACGCTGCCCAGGCAGAATCACGACATCGTCCCCGAGTTGAAGGCGCAGTGGTCTCACGAGGCATACGACCCGGTCGTTTATTTCGTGCCCAATCGCGATACGGCGGGATATCCCAACGCTCTGCGCAGGGTGGACGTGTCGCCTATTCATCAGGACGGCCCGCTCATGCGACTCGCGCGCCTCAGCCTCATGCAGTCGGACGACACTCGGCGCTGGCAAGAGACATTGCTTTCGAAATTCTCGCGAGAAGAGATTGCGAGAAACAAGCAGGGGTTGACGGAGATCCTCGCCGAACGGGGTCTTCTCGGGCGCGTGTATGTCGCGGCGAGCGATTTCCCGGCGTGCGCGGAGGACCCTGCCGCCGAAGCCTTCGTTCGTCGCTATGCGTCGAGTGCCCGCTTCGTGGCCATGAAAAAGGCGTGCGGCGATTGCTGTCACAAGCAGCAGGGGCCGTCGGGCGGGAGCCGCTGCGGCATCTTCCACAAGGAATTGGTTCCGGCCGTCGAATACTCGGAAGAGCTTGCCTCGAACGTCGAGTCGACGCGCGCCGCGTCCGGCGTATCCCCGAGCGGCGTTTCCGATCCGAAAGCGCGCGTCAAGGCGGCGTATCTGGGCCGGCGGGCGCTCAAGCCTTCCGTCTTTTCCGGTCAAAAGAACGATGGCGCGCTCATCCCGGCGTCCCGGCTGCTTCGTAAACCCGTGGACCTCGCGAAGGAGGCCAGATCCGTCGAGGCGGCAAGGGCGCGGCCCATCGTGGAGACCCTGCGACGGGAGCTGCTCAAGGGTCGAAACGTTGACGAGATCCGCCACGGAATGCGGCTCGCTTTCGATGTGCGGGACCTCGAGGCAACGAAGGACCATTGGGCACCGCTCATCAGAGAGGCGGGCCTCTACGGGGTTGTCTATTCGACTCAGGATAGCTTCGATGACTGCCGCGAAGGGGCGGATTTCCTGAGCAAGCACGGGTCCAAGATTCGAGCCATCGTTGCCGGTGACAAATGCCCTTCGTGCATCTTTTCGAAGGTCGGCCGTTGCTTGATGTACGGTCGGAAGCTCGTCGCCAGCGTCGACGAGATCTATACGCCGGAGACCGTCTCGGCCGTGCTCGACGAGCATAAGATCGCCGGCACGATCCCCGCTTCCGCCCATCGCGTGGATTGGGGCGCGACCCCGCGTAGCGCCCTGCAGAACATTCACAAGGTGGCCTCTTCCCCGTTACCGACGGCGGTAGACGCGGCACGTGCGACCGTACAGAGGGCCTTCCGTGGCCTCCGACAGGAGCACGCAACGGGCACTCTCACGCGGCGGGAAATTCTCAAAACGGCCTCGAGACTCATGAACGAGGGTCTTTATGGCTCCGAGCTGCAGACGGTCATGCAGTCCAAATTCGACCCCCGTGATCTCGTGGCGGCCGGGAGTGAATTGCGCCGCGCCGTCGCCAATAACCAGGGCCTCCAGGGCATCTATTTCGTCGACCCAACGGTCTACGACGACTACGGCAAGGGCTGCAAGGAAGCCCAGCGCCTTCACCGGTCCCGGAACGCCGTACGCTACGCGAAGGTCGGCGACAAATGCGCGTCGTGCATCCACCAGACCGAGATCGGGGTGTGCTCGGTGCTGAACAAGCGGCTCGCGAACGAACCGCCCTATCAAGACAAGCTCGCTCAGCAGCGCGCCATCCTCGCGAGCGGGCTCGCTACGGCGACGTCGGACTACGCGAGCCTGGTCAACAACGGGATGACGATGCTGCAGGAGTTCGAGCTGAAGGGCGCCGGAACTTTGGAATTGAACCCCCCGGGCGTGTCGTTCGATGCCTCGGTTCAGTTTGGGAATAACGCCATCAACCTGGTTTGATTGTGAGATCTTATGCCACCCAGCAAGTTCGGGATCGTACCCGTCTACCCCGTGCACCACATTCCCGCTCCGAATCGAAGACTTCCGACGAGAAGCGCCGTTCGAGAGATTATGGCTGAGCAACTCGCCGGGCGGCAGCAGGAAGACCGTGACCGGCGCACGGTCGAGCGCCAGGAGTACGTGCTCGGCCACCCGCTGGTCCGGGGACACGAGCCGCGGAGCACGGGCAACTCGACCGTCGACAACCTGAACCAGATCAAGCACCAATTGGTGCGGGAGGCTGCCGCTCTCGAATTTGACCGCATCGACCGAGACCGTCGTGGCCTCGAGACGAGCCAGCTTTCGTCGAAGATCGTGTCCGCTTGGAAGCAGGCGTCGACGATCGAGTTGAGCATCAAGAAGATCGGTGTGACCGTCATCGATCCGAACAGCGAAGAGATGCAGCGAGTCCACAAGATGTGGGTCGACATTTTGAGAGACGTCATGACGGAAATGGTCACTGAGGGCGTTCTCGCCGCTGAAGTCCTCGATCTCTTTTTCAACAAGTTCTCGTTCGCCATGGAGGGCTGGGAGGACCGCCTGCACCTCCGAGAGTAGGCGATGGCGGCGCTTCCTCCAAAGCCCGGTCTGGCCGGGCTCATTCGCCAGGCGGGTCAAGACGCGAAGCGCGATGCCTTGAGGAAGGCCCCGGCGGTCGACGGTCAGCGCGTCACGTCCGCTGACAACGTTTTCAACATCCTCGAATACATCGAATCGGACTGGGGTCTGCACATGACCCTATTTCCGGTGCAGCGATTCATCGTCAAGCTCTACTATTTCCTCGAACTCGACGACACGTTGCCGGAGGAGGATTACCTCCGGATCAAGGTCCGCGACGTGCTCACGGGCAATACCCGGTACACGTTCACGGAGAAGCAATACCTCGAGTACCTTTTCAACCAGGGGCGCTGCAACATCGGCGCGCAGGACCACGAGCGGCGCGATCTATTCCTCGCGCTCGGTCGGCGCGCTGGGAAGACGGCGCTTTCTGCGGTCTTTGCTAGCTACGAGGTCTATCGTCTCCTCAATCTTTATAACCCGCAAGCCTACTACGGCTTGCCCGACGGCAACCGGATCCAGATCATCTCGGTCGCCACGGACAAGGATCAGGCCGGCATTCTGTTCAACGAGGTGGCGGGCCATCTCGCCAAATGCGATTACTTTCGACCGTACCAGGCGAACAACACGCAGAGCCAGGTCAACTTTCGGACGCCATTCGACATCGACAAATACGGCGCGATCTATCGAGAGAACGGGAAATACACCTCGTTCAGCGGCAAGGCGAGCGTTCGGCTGACCTTCAAGGGCGCTACCGGCAAAGGACTCCGTGGCGCGGGCAACATCGTCATCATTCTCGACGAGTTCGCGCACTTTCTGGATACGGGCCCCGGGAGCGCCGAAGAGATCTATACCTCCGTCACGCCGTCCGCCGCGGCCTTCTCCCCGAAGGACCCGACCAACCCCATGTTGCCCGTAGGAGGCAAGGAATCGAGGGTCGTCTGCATCTCGTCTCCGTTGGGAAAATCGGGGCGCTTCTTCGAGCTGTTCGACCAGGCCATGCGAGGGGGCAAAGGCGCGACGAACATGCTCGGGATCCAAGCTCCGACCTGGGAGGTCAACCCGACGGTTCCGCTCTCTGACCTCCAGCAGGCTTACTATTCGGACGCGACGTCGTTCAACGTCGAGTACGGGGCTCAGTTCAGCGACCAACTGTCGGGCTGGATCGAGCGGGAAGAGGACCTCCAGGCCTGCATCGAGCCCGAATCGCGGCCCATCACGAGGGGTCCCCCGCGGCGCCCCCACAACATGGGAATCGATGTCGGATTGGTCGACGACGGGACGTTCATCGTCGTCAACCATATCGAGCAGGACAGGATCGTTCTCGACTACCACGAGGGCTGGCGCGCGGGTGAAGACTGGCGGGAGACGAATCCGCATTTGCTCGGGCAGTATTCGACCGAGTATTCGAAGACGTTGAAAGACGTGCAACGGCTCGATTTCGACCAGATCGCCGATTGGATCCACCTGATCACGAGGCGCTTTCACATCAAGCAGGGCCTCTTCGATCGCTGGAACGGCATTCCGCTCGAACAGTCGCTGACGAAGAAAGGCCTCAAACAGTTTACGTCTGAGCATTTTACGCGAGACCAGACCTCGAAGATGTACCAGGCGACGAAATCGATGATGTACAACGAGACGCTCCTCATCTACGATTTCCCGCTCCCGAAACACTCGATCGAGGTAGGGGCCGCCAGGCATTCGCCGCACATCGACGAGCTTTTGAGTCTACGCGCGAAGAGCGTGGCGAAGGACGTCGTCATTGTCTCAGCTCCCAAGAAGAAGGGCGCTCATGACGATTTTGCCGACGCCTACGTTCGTTCGGTCTGGCTCTGCTTCCTCGAGATGAGTTCGGAGAAATTCATCTCGCACGGGTACAGTGACAACCGGCCCTTTGCCGCCTCCGCGGCCACGATGACCAATTTCCGTGCCCTTCGAGCCCGCCAGCACGGTCTGCCCCCGCGGCAAGCGCCGGGGGGCGGTCGCCGAGGATCTCTTCGTTTCGCAAGGTAAGCATAGGGTGAATGCCCTGCCACGTGACGTGAGATATAATCCACTTTTCCGCTGATTAGGGGCATGAATCTCTCTGCCCGCGTTGCCCAACGTTACCTCACGCTCGGGGGATTTTCGAGACGTGCCCTCATCCTGCCGCCTCGCAGAATCCTCGTTTTTCTGAAAGCCCTCGAGAAGGACACGAAGAAGGGCCTCATACAGCTCATGGCGTTGGCAACCGAGCTTGCTGAGAAGGCTAACTGGCAGTCATTGAAAGAAGAGGTGTTGGCCAAGGTCGGGCTGCCCACGTGGTCGAAGATTCGCGAGGCACTGAACCGCCACCAGAATGACCTCGACTCCGCGTTTCATTACCTCAACCAATTGGCGCCTAAGAATCCCCACATGTTGGATAGGTTTGCGCGGCCGTTGGTGGAGGCCGTTGCGAATGTTCTCGACAAGGATCAATATAAGTATGGCGCTACTCTTCGCGGCCTCGGGACGGCGCTGACGAACCTGGATAGATTCGCCTGGAATGAAATGGATGAGGTTGGCCTGATGCCGGAGCCCCTGAAAATTCTCGAGGAGTTCGCCGAAGAGACTCGCAAGCTCGTAATGTTCTTAGATGGCAAGTTGGCTCAGCTCGAGGCCTTCGAGACCGGTGACGCCAAGCCAGGCAAAGTCGAGACACTCTATCACGCATCGGTCAAGGCACGGGAAATCTACCAACGGGGTTTCTCCGCCGAGATGCCCAAGGACCAGATCGGCCTCGGAGGCTCGCAGAGTTTGAAGTCCGGTGGCAATGGGATTTCGTTCACGTACGACCTGAAGGCAGCCTTGGATATCGCCCGCTCATTCAAAGAGGCCGCCTTGATCGCCACCGGGCAAATCAAAGCGTCACAGATTCTCGATTGGGGCCTTCGAGAAGGCAACATCGAAGAGTTTCTGCTTTGGCTCGGTAGCCAGGCTAAGAAGCAATATCAGGACCTCACGCACAACGGACGTCGGTGGGTCCTGACGGTAAAAGCCATCGGTCATGCGTCCGAGGAGCGGGACATAGACGAGGTACTGAGCGACCCGATCGATGTGTTCAACGTGTACGATGCCTTTTTGTACGTCCAAACGAGTCGCCTGAATCCCGTACACATGAATCGGCATAAGCTCATCGCCTACCTAAAGGATGCAGATCCCAAGGACATCGGCGTTGTCTCGGTGGAGGTCGACATGGAGTACCCGGGTATATCGCTCCACGGAGGCGAGCGCGAGTACCGGGTCCCACCGGCTGCAATCCGTCAGGTTCTCAAGTTTTATAGCTGAGGAACCGCACTCGGTTTGAGGTGAATCTGTCACTTGTGAGCGCGCAGAATGGCCTGCTCGCCACCGTTCGCGTAAACGGTGAAGTAGATGCATGTGTCGTCGAGCGCGATCTGAAGGAATTCGTCGGTCTTGTTCACGAAAATCGGCTCGAGAGGGTGCAGACAGTCGCGGAGTCCTTCGTTTCGCCCGGTAATGCATGGACGACGAATCCAAGCCGCCCCCGTTGGTCTTTGCCAACCAGGTGATCGGGATGCTCGCTGACAACATCCTGGGGGACTCGGTGAAGATGAATCGCCGCGCGTATTTGACGGTGCGGGTCGTCTTTCGAAAGCTCGGCGGATCCTGGTTCGAAGTTTGCCAGGGCAGCCCCGAGCACATCAATCTGCTGATCGAATCGGTCAAGGCCTGGGGCGCTCGCAAGTCCTCATCCAATTAGCTGCGAAAACCGTAACTTCCGAAAGTCATAGAGGTCAACCGGTGTAGCTGCAGGATGTGGAATATCCGCCGCTCACGCTGGTCGAAGACCCCGAGCATTCGTATCCTGCTCAGCCTGTTGTAGAAGGCACTTTCGAGAATCGGCTGATCCACGGGGACAATCTGCCGGCGCTGAAGCTGCTGGAGCGTGAGTTCGCTGGTCAGGTGAAATGCATCTACATCGATCCGCCGTATAACACGGGGAACAAGTTTGCGCATTACGATGACGACGTCGAGCATCGAGTTTGGCTGGCATTCCTTCGTGATCGTATCCGACTCCTTCGACAGTTTCTCTCGGAGGATGGATCGCTGTGGGTAACGCTGGACGATCATGGAGTCCATTACGTGAAGGTCACGTGTGACGAGATCTTCGGGCGAGCGGGGTATCAAGCAACCATCGCCTGGCAAAAGAAATACAGTGCCAGCAACAATTGTCGCGGCATTGCATCCATCACGGATTTCGCGCTCGTCTATTCGAAATCAAATCGGTTCGAGAGCGGCCTCTTGCCTAGAACCGACGAGGCTCGAGCCCGCTATTCGAATCCAGATAATGATTCGCGTGGACCGTGGAAGTCAGTCGATTACCTCAACCAAGCAGCTCCACATATCCGACGTAACCTTTGTTACGACATTACCAACCCCAACACCGGTGCAGTCGTCAAGAACCCCAATAAGGCGTGGAAGTATAGCCGGGCGGCTCATGAGCGGCACGTCACGGAGAACCGCATCTGGTGGGGCAGCGATGGAACCAACACTGCGCCACGTGTGAAGCTCTTTCTTTCAGAGGTCCGTGACGGCATGACGCCCCACAATTGGTGGCCGCATGCGGACGTGGGGCACACGGACGAGGCCAAGAAGGAAATGATTGAACTTTTCGGTGCTCGGCACGTGTTTGACACACCGAAGCCTGAGCGTCTTCTACAGCGCATCGTGCACATCGCCACCAAACCCGGCGACCTCGTCCTCGACGCCTTTGCGGGCTCCGGAACCACGGGGGCCGTTGCTCACAAGATGGGTCGGCGTTGGATAATGATTGAGCAGGGCGAGCACTGTCACACGCACATTGTGCCTCGGATGAAGGCCGTTGTTGACGGCACGGACCAGGGCGGGATCAGCAAGGCCGTAGCTTGGACGGGCGGCGGAGGTTTTCGATATTTCCGCCTGGGCCCGTTGGGCCTAGAGAACGCGGTTCAACCCGCGAAGGCGGAGCAATCTTCATTGACACCGCTGAGCGGCGGGCTCGATTGGGACGAGTATTTGGGGGACCATCCGAACCTCTTTGAGGAGGAGCCTGTCAGGTCTCGTCGAGGTCGGCGGTCAGTCTGAGGGTGAATTCGGAACCCTGAACGCCAATAAAGCTCTTTTCGATCTCGCCTGTTGCCGACGGGTTTGATCGATGCCCCCCTCAGACACTCAAAACGAACGAATCCAGGTCGAACGCCTGAGGCTCGCGGAGATCCGCCGTCAGCGCGATCGGGCCGTCGGGGAGCACGTCGCGGCCATCAAGACGGCGAGAAGGGACCTCGAGGCCAAGCTCGTGGAGCTTCAAGGGCACTGTGATCGCCTCCAGCAGGCGACACGCCGGGTTCGGGGCGATGGCGAAGACCCCCGCTACCGCATCTACCACACGGCACAGACCCGGATGGTCGGCGCCATGGGCCAGGCGCTGAAACGCGCGCAGGCGACGGATCGGCTGCTCGAAACCAGCCGGGTCGAGCAGCAGGAGCGGGAGCGGAACGAGCGTGAAGAAGCCGCCCGAGCGCGAGTGAAGACGGTCGTGCAGGACGTCTTCAACCTGCAGCTGCCCAAGGACAACGACTTCGAACAGCTCTTCGGAGAGGAGACAGCGGATGGCTCGTGACGGGTGGCTCTCAAATCAGCCAGGGGGGCGGACCATCGCTCGGACCGAGCAGCGGCTTACGCGACCGTACGTGTCCGGCGGCTTTCAGTCGACCTTGACGCCCAAGGAGCGTCTCGCGCGCCAGCTCTCCAAGAAGGCCTCGGGCATGAGTGGCGGCCTGGGTGGCGGCATGGGCGGCATGGGGATGAGCGGCTTCGGGTCGTCGTCCGCCATGGGCAACACGATGATGAGCAGCGGGGACAATTTCTTTAGTCCCCAGCTGTCGACGGATTTTTTGGAGTTGCCGCAGTCGCTTCGAGAGAAGCGGGAGATCTACCGGCATTTTTACAACACCGACGAACTCGTCGGGCAGGCGATCGACCTGCATACGGAGCTGCCCCTCTCGAAAGTGAGGCTCGCCCCGCCGAAGCCGAGGACATGTCCGGAGGGCTTCAAAGACGCCCATGACTACGGCCAGTACATCCTCAGTCGGTTCGAGCGGATGTGCCAGCGGGTGAAGCTGTTTCAGCGCCTCATCACGATGGTTCATCATTTTTGGCTCGACGGCAATGTGGCCGTATTTGCTGAAGATAGCGCGGTCGAGACCCCGATGGACGTTGGCCACACGCGGCATGTCGAGAAGCGCGCCGAGCTGACGGATGGGGGGGAGCCGCGGGAGTTCGAGGAGGAAGTCTGGACTCCGAAGGACGACGGCGAGGCGCAAGAGCTGACCCATTATCAGAAGAACTATCAGGGTTGGCAGCAGCTCATCATCCTGCCGATCGACAAGGTCAAGATCACGACCTTCAGCTTTACGGACAAGGTCAAATGCGAACTCATTCCGAGCGATCGCGACCGCGCTCTGCTCGATAAGGCCAAGCAAGGGGATCCGATAGCGCAGGAGATGGCCGAGGAAATTCCGGCCGAAGTCCGTCAATACATGGAGCAGGGACAGCTCATTCCGATGGGCTCGGACCCCGACGAAGGAAGCTTCGTTCATTTGTTGATGGCGAGAAAGCATGCTGACGCCGATATCGGACAGAGCATTCTCGATAGATGCTTGAGAACCTTGTACTTTAGGGAGAAGCTCCGGCAAGCGCAGACTTCGATCGCGTCGCGCGCGATGACGCCCAAGCGCATCATTTGGGCGGAAGGCTTGTCCGATGCCGACACGGAGGCTCTCCGGCAGCAAGTCGATCTCGCGCTCGTCGACCCCGATTACTCGATCGTCGCGAACTACGAGATACGTTGGGAGGAGATGGGGTCTCGAGACCGCCTACTCGACTTGAGCGCCGAGTACGAGCAGACGGAGCGCCGGCTCCTTTCCGGGCTCGGCGTCACCGAGAGCCTGATGAGCGGCGAGTCTCTCTACTCGGGCGATCGACTCAAGCTCGAGGTCATCAACACGCGGTATCTCCACCTGCGGGAGATCCTCCAGGACTACGTCGAAGAGTCGCTGTTCAAGCCCGTCGCCCGCCGGATGGGCTTCGTCGAGAAGGACCAGTGGGGTCAGGAAGTCGTCCTGTTCCCGCGGCTCAGCTTCACGCGCCTTCCGCTACGGGATAGCCAGGACACGTTCGACGCTCTCTTTAACCTCTATCAAAAGGGCTCGATCAGCGTCGACCTCATCCTGGAGATGCTGAACATCGATCCGGACGAGACGAAATCCAAGCTCGAGCGGGATCTCTTTACGGTCAACGACGCGATGTTCAACGAGATCATCCGTTCGGTCGGCAACGAGGTCGGTCGTTTGCTCGCCGAAAAAACGGACGTGACGGAGCGCGTCGCGCAGTATCTCAAGCTCACTGTGAAACCCGCCCCTGCGGAGCCCGATGAGGGCGGCGGCGGTGGTGGGCGCTTCTGATGCTGAGGCTCGCGACACTCCCACCGGTCGAGAGGGAAGACGAGGAGGCGGAGCGCCTCGTTCGGCCCGCGCCGGAGAAGAAGCCGCCCCGTCGGGATCGACGTCGAGAGCGTATGGAGGTCGATCGCGATCCTGACACGGACTCCGATCCGGACCTCCAGGGAAAGGACACCTCGCTCAATTACAAGAACATTGGCGGTTCGATGCGGGATCGGCTGGCCCTGCGCTTCTTGCACCACGAGGCAAGTTCGCCCGGAACGAGAGGAAAGAAGATCCCGGCGCGAAGCAGGGATACGGGCAAGAAGGTCTTCATTACTGAGGAGACCCTGAAGGCCGAGCCGAGCAAGTACGAGAAATGGAAGACGAAAAAGGGGGATCCGCCGCCGAAAAAGGGGGATCCGGACTACGTCGCGCCCCCTCCGTCGAAACCCCAAAGCCAAGCTCCAAAGCCCGGCGCTGCACCCGGCAAGACTCCCGATCCTGCGGCTGGGAAGGGCCCTGATCCTGCGGCTAAAGTCACGCCACAGAAGCAGTCGGATCCGTCGGAAGACGACGATGATGATAGCGACGATGACGATGACGATGATGATAGCGACGATGACGATGATGATAGTGACGAGGAGGAAGAAGAGAAGAAGCCTCCGCCTCCGCCGTCGGTCGCCAAGAAGCTGCGCATTGGGGCTCCGAAGCAACGCGAGGTGTCGGCGGCGGAGCGCGTGGAAACGACCCTTCTCCTGGTCGACAGCGTTCCGTCTAAACTCGCGGCCCAGCTGATCGCGGACGAGATCCATCCGGACGACGCCAAGGCGTTCATCGAGAACTATCGGGCCACGATGACCCAGCCGGTGGGCAACCCGGCGGAGTTCGCGGCCAAGGTGGCGACGGTCTACCAAACGGATCCGGATCGCGTCGAGCCTCCGAAGAGCTGGCGCAACGCGAAGGGCAAAACGGTCGCATTCGATTCACTCCCCCGGCAGGAGAAGGCGGACGCCTACCACCAGCACCAGATGCAGGTCGTGGCGATGAGTTACGCGGTGCAGCACCAGCTCGAACAGAAGCTCTCATTTGACGGATCGGTCTCCCCCCTCGCGGCCCAGCAGGTCGCGCGGGCCCTACTTGGCAAGGTCGGGGAGGAAGAGATCTCGAAGACGGCGACTTCCGTGTTCGAGACCACCGCTGCGGCGAGCGGCTTCAAGAGGATTCCGGAGGGGGCCGTCAAGAAGATGATGGCCTCGGTCTCGGGCCATAAGGGCGGCGAGGCCATCATGCGGTCCTTCCTGGAGGCAAACGATTATAAGCATGCCAAAGAGTTGTATCTGGGTCGCGGGGCGATCTCTGAAACGGACAATCCCTCCGACATTCTCGACGGGATGAAGGAGGCGCGCGATTTCTTCAAGGTTCGCGCGAGCGCCTACGGGGACAAGGACGGGCACGAAGGGGCCAAGCGCTTCCAGGTCAAGACGCTCGAGCGGCTCAAGAGTCTCGAGCCAGCGAAATACAAGAAGGTCCGTCATACCCTCGACGTGGAGGAAGCCGCTGTCTACGACAAGGCCTTTGCCGAGCACCAGAAGCTTGTGGTCGAGTACGACGACGCACGGAAGGTTTGGAAGGCGAACCCGGTCGGGAAGAGACCGAAGCGCCCCATACCCCCGGTGAAGCCAGCTGGCTACGCCAATGCTCAGGGTGAAGACGCACTGAAAGCCGCCGCGCGTCGGCTCTGGGAGGACCTGCAGGATCGAAATAAACCTGCAAAGAAGACCAGGAAGACCAAGAAGAAAACGACGAAGAAGAAAACCAAGCGGAAGAAGAAGCCAACCACCAAAAAGAAGAAGAAGAAGCCGACGACCAAGAAGAAGAACACGAAAATCGCCGCCCGGGTCGCGGCAAAGACGCTCGTTTCCTCTTATCTCGCCGCATTACCGATGCCCTCGACCCTCGACCGTCGATCAAGGCCAATAGGCCTCCCGGAGGATGCGCGAGGACGCGGCGCCCTGGAAAGATCCGTGTACGCCAGGTTTCCATCCGACGGACGACGTAAAGCGAGAGGACTGCTCACGGTCTTGCTCACGGGGGAGACGGCCGCGCAATTGGAGCAGCCTCCGTTCTCGATGGTCGCGCTCGACGAGCTGTCCGACGCCCAACTCGTCACGCTGGCAACGACGGTGAAGGTCCCCATGACCGGTCGAACTGCTGACAGTTCTTCTATTGCCCCGGCACAAGATACCAACCTCTTCAAGAGAACCGACAACGGAGTAAGGCAAATGCTGCGACTCTCAAGTGAACAAAAGACGGCCGCGAATCAGACCCTGCAGAACATCGACCAGCTCGCGCGCTGGGTCCAGGACGGCCACAAGAAGCTGGGGATGTCTTTCACGGCGGCAAAGCATCTCGTCAATCACCTCGACCGCATCGCGGACTCGGTCGAGTCCCTCGTCTATGGCCAGGGTAGCCTGCGAGCGCGTCAGGCCGAGGTCGCTCTCGAGAGTGAGAGCTTCACTCGGGGCGTACTGAGCGAGGGCCTCCTCTCGCGCGCGCAGATGGCGAAGGCCGCCCAGGTCCTTCAGCGCGACTCGGACGAGCCCTACATGGACACGTTCAAAAATCCCATGTCGCCCATCGAGACCGACTCGGACGAGCCCTATATGGCTGCGTACGGCGATGATCAGTCGTCGGCGGTCATCGAAGCCGAGGACGACACCGGGCGGGAACTGGCTCCCTAAGCCTGAAATGGCTTCGCTTGAGGTTCACGAATCGGAGGGGTCTTGATTGATTATTGGTCTCTCGCCCGCGATTTCCGATCGGGTGACTTTGTCCAGAAATTCATGCCGGGTCGGTCGGAGGTCTCTCCGTATACGGGCCGTGTCATCGCGGTCCTGCACGGCATCGGGTTTCTGGACGTCCAATGGCCCTTCGGCGCCGAGCGTGTATCCCCTGAAGACGTGCTCCGGGTGAACCCGGAGTTCGTCCGCTTTCTCCCGCCGACGCTGAACAGCGGGTACTACCCGGGTTGGGACGCCAGGCAGCCCGATGCTCTCAGGACCGCGAAGGGCAAGCTCTGGCGGACCATCGAGGTTCCACCGGACTTTCACAAACACCTCGCGCGTGTCTTCCACACGGGGGCGAACTCGATTCGAGCTTACGACGAGCTTTGGCACCGTTTTCGGAATGCCAATGATGAAGCGATGCGAGACGAGGTCTCGAAGTTCTACCGCGTCGCGTACAACCTAGTGACCGCGATCGTTCTCGAGGAGGCGCGGAGGAAAGACGCCGCGTATTGGGCAGGGTCTGACCGTAAATACCGAGCGACGAAGACGGAACTCGCGTCGAAGAGACTGGCCTGCCCGAATTGCAAAGAAGGGCCGATGCGTCGAGCCACCTACAAGATGAAGGGTGGGGAGCGCGTCAAGCTGCTCGCGTGCACGTCGTGCATGCACCTCGTCAAGACGTCCGACATTTTAGGGCCCGACGGCAAACCCACGGAGTGGTGAATGTACGACTACGACCGCAGAGTGATTGCTGGTGTACCTGCAACGGTGAAGGGCTTCCTCTTGATTCTGCAGGGTCTACTGATCCAGTGGGATCAGCAGCAGGAGGCTGCGGCCAGAAAAAAGAATCGCCAACACAACATCTATGGTCTTGGGCACTTGCTGAAGGCACTGGAAGATATCGAGGGCGACATGGGCGCGTCGAAAGACAGCTCGGATCCCGCTGACCTCGAGAAGCTGAAGGCAGCGATCAATCGTCGGCTGCACGCGGCGCCCTACGTGACCAAGGTGTTCAAAGCCATCGACGAGTTTGTGCGGACTGGCAAGGCGCCGAAATATCCTGTCCAAAGAAAGGTCTGACGTCGTGGCTTTTGCCAAATACGCCTACGCCAACATCATCAAGCCGGACATCAACATGCCGGTTTGGGATCGAGTGCGCGACAGCGCGCAAGCTTTAGGGTCGGCGTTTGCTAGGCGAGGTGCCTCCAAAGTTACCCTCGGTGAGTTTACCCCCAAAGACTACCTCCTGACCCATTGCACTATCGTGGCGTCGGTCGACACCGAGAATGGTCCGAAGGCTCTCGGGCGTCACCTCGAGGACGGGTTCACAGTTGATCGACGGTTCCAGGACTACTACATCACCGCGAAGACGAGCGCTTATATAAATTCGAACCACGACGCATGGGAAAGGAAGCTACTTCTCGCGTCGTTCCGCACGTTCGTAGGCGGGGAAAACTACGTCGAACACTTGCAGCTGCCCGAGATGAGCAAGGGCAAGATCGTGGACGCTTGCGCCCGCGATATCGGCGACAGCGTCTATATCGACATTCTCGTCGCAACCGCTCGGAAGCATCGACCGCTCATCGCGGCGATCAACTCGAAGCAACTCCAGACGCTCTCGATGGGCTGTAATGTAAGTTTCACGGCCTGCACTAAGTGCGGCAACGTCGCCGCTGACGAAACCGAACTTTGTGCCCACATAAAATATGAGAAGGGAAACACGTTTCTCGATATCCTTGGGACGCAACGCAAGATTGCAGAGCTGTGTGGAAATGTTAGCGAGCCGAACTCTAACAAATTTATAGAGGCCTCCTGGGTTGGCAATCCCGCCTTCAAAGGCGCCGTCGTCCGAAACATCCTCTCGCCCGAAGAGGCTTCACTCTACAATCATCTCCATACCGATCGCCTGCAGGTGGCCTTGAGTGCGCCGCCCCGTCGTGTTGATCGCAACGCCCGCGCAAAGGCAGCTCGAACCGCACTCGACTTCGGTGACGAGAAGGAGCAGTTCCCGGGCGGCGCTGGTAATGACGGTGATGGTGGCGGTGATGACACCGATCAGAGTGGTGAGGGGGCTGGGAAGAAGCCGAGTCCTAAAGTGGAGAAGGATCCACTCGACTCGGTCGTCAAAGATCTCGCCAAGGCGCTCACCGACCGCGCGGTTCAGAAGATCCGTCAGGACATGGGGGGAAAGAGTCCGGGGAACGAGGTCGAAGAGGATCATTCCAACAATAATTTGATCCCGGCGAGCGCGAGCCCCCTGCGTCAGCGGCTCGCCCATGCCGTGGGGCGCCTCATCGGGGACCGTCAGAACGCGGCGCGAGTCACCGAGGGCGTGCTCCTGCACAGAGCCGGCGGGTGGCGCGCCGTAGAGGCCTCTCGAGGGTTCTCGGGACGCGATGTTCTCGCAATATCTAGGGTTTTGGATCTACTTCACAAGACTCCGACGGTCGCTGGGGAGGCTCGGATCTATCGGACCGTGCTCGCGGTGGGCGGCGCAGCCTCCTATGTAGATGTGGCGACCTACCTGACCGCGTGTGGTCGGGTCCTCGGGCGTGAGCCCACGCAAAGCGAGAAGCTCGCCCTCATCACCAAAGGACGACTTTTTGATTTGGGGATCTGAAATCCTTTTATGCGCCCGCTACCGGTGCAGAGAAAGGGCATTTTTCCCATGCGCGAACGCACTACTTGGAGCCGTCAGAGAATCGCAAGCCAGTTGAGGAGAGTCGCTGAAGATCCTCGAGCGATGAATCAGGAACATCTTCAGCAACAACCGGCAGCAGATGCTTACGTGATCGGGGGCCCGAGCGAGTTCGCCGAGGACCAGAGTCCCCCCGGTAAAGGTTGGAAGGCAGATCTGGGCCCGGATGGAAATACCAAACGGGATCAGATCGGGATGCCGGAGTACCGCAAGGACACCTTCGGCAACCCCGACAAGGCCCCCGGCGTGTCGCCGTCCCGCCAAGCGGGGCGCCGCCCGGATATTGCCGAGGTTCACGCCAAGGCCGATATCGCCACCAAAGTCGCTCGACGGATGCTGCCACGGACAGCCTTGGAGCAGGTCGTCGAGGACCAGGCGCTGAATCTCATGGATCTTCCGCTGTCGAACCTACGCACCACCCTCGCGCGTCTCGCCCAAGAGCAACAGGACGACGACGATGACGATGATGACGACGGGCAGCAGAAGGAAGCGTCCGAGGATGATGATGAGGACGACGAGGAGGGTCAGGCCAAGCAGGCCAAAGATCTGCCGCCGGAGTTCTTGAAGAACATTCAGAAGAAGAAGGACGAGGCGAAAGACAAGGACAAGGATGATGACAAGAGTCAGTCCAAGGAAGCCCGCCGTCGTCTGAAGGCGCAGCAGGACGATGATGACGAGGACGACGAGGGTCAGTCCAAGGAAGCCCGGGCCCGCAAGGCTCAGGATGATGATGACGAGGACGACGAGGGTCAGTCCAAGGAAGCCCGCCGTCGTCTGAAGGCGCAGCAGGACGACGACGATGATGACGACGACGGTCAGTCCAAAGAGGCTCGTGCCCGCAAGGCGCAGCAGGACGACGACGATGATGACGACGAGGGCCAATCAAAACAGGCCAAGTCCAAATCCAAGTTGAAAGCTCGGTCCAAGTTCGCCGAAGACGAGGACGATGAGAAGAAGGAGGGCCAGGAGGAGAAGCAGGTGGGTAAGGAGGCCTACGCTCTCATCAAGCAGGCCGCTGCAGCACTCCTCGCGCTTCCCGTGAAGTCCCGTCCGGCAGCCTTCAAGGTCGCCCTGCCCGGGTTGGCCAAGGCCGCAAGCGAGCAGCTCGCCCCGATGGCTCAGGATCAGGTGCAGTCGCAGGTTCAGCAGCTCGTGCAGAACGCCATGCAGCAGATGTCCCAGGAGCAGCAGGACCAGCAGCAGGTTGGCCAGCAGCAACAGCAGGTTGGCCAGCAACAGGATCAACAGCAGATTGGTCAGCAGCAGGGTCTGCAGATCGGGCTCGGTCAACAGCAGCAGCTCGGCCAGCAGCAACAGCTGATGGCGGATGATGATCTCGTTGACCAGATGCTGCAAGACCAGGGCGATTTCACTGAAGAATCCATTCAGATGGACGCCCCGGAGATGGATCTCGGGTTCGAGGGTGACGATCAGGCTCTCCAGCAGATCTTCGCCTCCGACGGTGAGGTGCAGCGGGCTCTCGAGGCAAAGGCGCTCCAGTCCGGACGCGGACCGGTCGCCGCCACGAGAACGGCTTCGACTCGAACGGTTGGGACTCGTCCCTCCTCGGGCGTGAGCCAACTCGGTGGTGCAATGACGGGTATGCCGTCGTCGGGCGCAGAAGAGATCAACCGCCTCTCGGGGATGTGGTCTTCGGCTCCAGACGTGAGCGGCGTGTTCGGCTCCTGAGGTTGTCTCAGGTCAGGGCCGGCCTCCGCACTCTCACGAGTGAAGAGCCCGGCCACCCATATGTGACGATGAAGATCAGACACCCCAGCAGACAATGACTCAAGGAGTAAACCAATGCCCCTATCTCTAGGCCAAGGCTCGGGTGACTTCAGGGAAACAAGTGGTCGCATTCAAGCGTTCCACATCGGCTTTCGGAACACGGTGGGGCTTCTCGCTCCCGATGCGTTCATGCAGCCCAATCCACTGATCACCACGGCAGGCACAATCTCGGCGACCCTTGCTGGACTTTCCCAGCTGGGCGTCCTCGGCGGCTCGGTCGCCTTTACCCGTCCCGACGCAGGGAACGGCTTCATCGGTGGTCCCGCGCTGACCCCGTTTACGGGTCGGAGGCCCCTCGGCATCTTCATCAACGACGCCAACGGCAACGCCTTCGAAAACACCCCAGGCGTAGCGTCGGGTCGTGGTCCGTATTTTTCTGGTTTGGGCTGCTTCGGCACTTCGATCTGGGAAACCGAGGACCTCACGGGTGGCGCAACCCTCACGTACGCAGTGGGCGACCTTCTTTACGCCTCGCTGAACGGGTTGCTCACCAACAAGTCAGACGGCTCCGGCGATAACCTCGTCGAAGGCGCCACGGCCACTCTCCTCGGTGTCGTCAAGGTCGCCCCTGACGCCGACAACTCTCTCATGGTGTTCGACCTCCGCGTCTGAGCAGCACGAAAACCCAGGCAAAAACCAGGACTTTTTCCGCTCAGGAGAAGAACGCCATGCAACAAGTTTCAAACCAAGCCAAGCAGCAACTCATCAGTGAGTACATCAAGACTGCGGCAGGGCGCGCCAAGTTGGCCGCCTCGATGGTTCAACCCCTACGCCTTCGTCGCGACTACACGGCGGTGGGTCGAAAGACCTTCCTCGTCGAGCAGCTGCCTGACGGTGCTTTGCCGATCTACGACAAAGACCCGGAAGTCACAGCGTTCGTGGTCGGCGAGGAAGGCCAGAACATCGTCTCGATTCAAAAGCCTCGGCGGGTGATCTTCCCGCTGTTCGAGATCGCCTCGAACCCCGAGATCCCGCTCACGCAGATCAAAGAGCGTCGCTTCGACCTCATCGAGCGCGCTCAGGACCTCGCGAAGGCCCAGATTCAGGCGGCGGAAGACGAGCGCGTCTTTGCCGTACTCGATTCGATCGCCGTCAGCGGCTTCGATACCCTCGCGGGCGGTACGAACCCAGACTTGGCCGTGGTGGCCCCGGTCTCGCCGAGCGTCCTCGCGGACGGATTTGCGGAGATCGAACGCCACGACTTGAGGGTCGCGCGCATTTTCATGAATGCGGTCGACTACGCGGACATCCGCAAGTTTGGTCGCGACATCTTGGATATCGAGTCGCAAGCCACGTTGCTGAAGACGGGTCTCCAGGCAACTCTGTGGGGCGCGCAGATCATCACGAGTCGTTTGGTTCCCGCCGGATTCATTTATCTGGCGACCGAGCCAGAGATGTTCGGTCGAGTGCCCGTGCGCACGGAACTCACCGTACTTTCAGCGGATGATCCGAAAGCACGGACGATTGGATTTTCTGTATTTGAGAACCTCGGCCTGGGGGCCCACAACCCTAGAGGGTTGGTGCGCATCATCGTGACGCGCTTCTGAGGCATCCCGTTCCTTAGTCGCTGAAGGAGAAAGCCGCTCGGGAAACCGGGCGGCTTTCGCTTTTCCAAGAGGCGACGATCGGCCGAGATGATCGGTGCACGCATCACCCGTAGACAAGATCAGTTTGAAAGGAAGACCTCATGGCAAAGCGCATCTCATTATTTGGCCCGACCCTCGCCAGCACGACGGCCGCAACGGTGTTCACTAACCTGATCAACACGGTCGCAAAAGCTCGAGTCGTTCAGCATGACCACGCCCGCCGGAGCGGCGGCAACGACCGTGCGGCTTTCGCTCGGCACGGACGCGACCGGGACACGTATCTATGATTATCCGCTGCCCGCAGGTCCCCAAACCCAAACCGTGTACCCAAACTTGAATATCACCGGCACGACGATCCTCCAGCTCTCGACCACCGGCACCACCGGCATTGCCGTGTGCACGGGCTCAGGCTCGGTCGACGTCGCCTGAGCGGCGCTCTGTCGCCCGGCTCGACTTGGCGCTGACACGATGCGTGGGGTTGATCCCAGAAGCTTGGCTGAGCGGTGTACGGTGACGCTCGAGAGAGGAATCAAACGCTATGAAATCCTACGAACTCAATCTTCCGGTCTTCAAGCAGGGCGATGATCTTCATCATTGCATCACCCAAAACCCTGGCGATCTGCGGGCCGCTTTCGAGCAACAAGCCTGCAACTACAACGAAGCCGCTCGGCTATGTCGACGCATGGCCGGCGTCGCGGCTGAGGTGCCTGACCTAGAAGTCTACGCCGACACTCACCACATTGGAGTGGATGGTCCTGTGGGGCGACTAGAGAGTCTCGTCAACGAGGAGATCTTGACAGTCGTGGAGCACGACGACGAGTTTGACGAAGAAGGGGAGGAAGCGGGCGACGAGGAGGGGGAAGAAGAAGGCGGTGAATTCGCCGGAGACGATGACGAGTCGCCCGCCGACGAGAGCGGCGCCCCCTAGGGCGAAAGGCGCTTCGCTGGGTAATATTCCATTTGTTGCTTCGTCTCCTTGGGGGCCACTTTTGGCTCTCTAATAGGAGACGAACGATGCAGACTCAGATGGATAAATACCGGGCGACGCGCGATTTTGGAATGGCGGGGGTTGCTGTTCAACGCGGTATGCTCATCGAGTTCGACGGGTACAACGTCGTGTTGGGCGGCCGTCCCCCGCAGCCTCTGCCCACCTTCAAAGGTGCCATCAAGACGGGATGGGCCGTGCCCGAGGCGTCGTATGATCCGTCAGCGCCGCTCGCTCGGCCTCAATCGGCGAATATCCACGTGCGTCCGGCGGACACGGGCAACCCAAGCGCACCTCGAGCCGCTGCGTCTTTGATCGCGACAGCTCAGGCTGAAGAGCAGATCGTGGGGAACTATCGCGACCACGCCGAGAGCGTTCGCGAATCAAATCAGAAGCGGCAGTACCTCGAGGTCGAGTCTCAGGACGGCGTCCCGGTGCGGACGTTGCAAACCCTGGCTAACACACGCGGGGGCGTGCGCACCACGTTGGATGGCTCCAACTCGCAGCAGGTCATTGCCGCGGCCAACAGCGTCCAGATCGAGCCGGGTAGAGGCATGACTCGGGAGGAATTGTTGCAGCGCATGGCGCCCGAACAGCGTGACGCCTATCTTGCTGACATCGATTCGCGCCGCGCAGCCCACCTTCCGGACGCCCCGACGGCGATTGAAGGCCCGGAGACTCAGGGTCATGTCGTAGCGATGATCCCGGCGCCCAAGGACGTCGATACGATGGGCATGCACGTCTCGACGACGGTCGGTGGGGGCATCGGTACCGTCGATTTGAGCGGCCTCGACGGCGCTCCGGCCGAAATGCACGTCATGGAGTATGAGGGCATGCGCTTCACGACAACGAATGGGCCCAAGAAGGCGCCTGGGACGCTCGAGTCAAAAAGGGCCGCGTCTCCGCAGACGGCCCCGGCCGTGACCTCATTTGAGGATATCGACCCGCGGCGAGTTATCGCTCGAGCCATCTGTCGGGACTTCCCGGACCTTTACAATTTCGATCTCCCCCTTCGTAAGAAGCTCGCGCGGCTCCAGGCCGACTTTGAGGACCGTCCCGACGTGATCCGGGCGGTGGCGGCGGCGGAGACCGACGCCGAGATGCGGATGCTCCTCGTGTCGGAGTTTCCCGAAGCTTTCCAGGCGACAGCGCCCTAGTCCTCTTTTGAGCGCGCTCATGGCGATGGGCGCACTGAAGGATCAACGGGAGGGGGCAGCACGCAATGAGGGGCCCCCTGAACGTCTCGGTAGGGTTGGAACCGCTGTGACGGCAGCGACAATCGCCGATGCACGCGCCAAACAGGCGAATATAATCACGTATTTGCAAGAAGAGCTGACGGATGCGCGAGTACGCTGCGATCAGCTCCTCCGGTACGTCGACAAGGCAGCGAAGCTCGTCCAAAAGTCGCAGCACAAGGATCACCTCTTCGAGGTTGCCGGGGATCTCATTCAAGGGATTCCCGAGACGTCGTTCAAGCTGCACAAGGCTCTCCAGGCGGTCGCGCTCGCCGCCAATCGCATCGATTACGAAGAAATCAAGCAGGACCTCCGTCCCGAGAAGACCGAGGAACTCGAGCGCGTCCTGAAAGACGTTCGGATACGCCAAGTCCACCGACGGGGCGCACCCATGTCGAGTGGCTCGGCGCCGACAAGAACCAACGAATCAACCACAAGGTCCGCAGCGTCGGAAGGTCAAGGCATGCTGAATCCAGGAAAAGTCGTCGAGCAACTCAAGGGCTTGGCCAAGCGCGCCCGCGCCGACGGTCGTCTCGATACCGACGGTCTTTCGATGTTGATCGCGTCGCTCGAGAGAGGGGCCCCGAAGGTGGCCACCGACGCGGGGGACAAGGTGGCCTCCCAGCTCGAGGCGATGGCGCACGCCCTCGAGAATCCGCCCGCGGGCGAGATGCCGAGCCGGGTGCGTTTGGCTCAGGTTCTCAGGAAGACGTACGCAGAACATGTCGACGTGACGGCTGCTGGCAAGCTTCCGAAGGAGATTCGGAACGAGTTTGAAGCCAGTCGCATGATGATCAAGAAGATCATGGACGGCCAGGGCAATCCAAGGCGCCACACGCAGGTCGTCTTAGGGTGTTTGGCCCAGGGCTTGGCCTTGATGGGTCAGCAAGACTTGTCCGAGGTACTCATCAAGGCCGTCCATAAAGTGGTGAGCCTCTGGTCCGCAGCCGACATGAATGACTACGACGAATCCAACCTGAAGCAGGCAGGGGACTGGACCGTCAGGCTAGCGGCGAAGCCCTCTGATGAAGCAGTGGAGAGCATCCAGGAAGCCATTGAGTCACTGAAGAAGCTCGTCCGGGGGACGGGCAGTCAGAAGCGCGTCGTTTACGCGGCGCTCAGGAGTTTGCGCGACGCCTCCGAGAAGATGAATCAGGACGAGGCAATCATAAACCTCCTCGAGCGGACCGCTGCCGTCGTAAAGGCGAAATGGAAAGACGACGACGCGGGGGCTGAAGCCGCCAATAAGAACGCTTCGGGCGACGATGAGAAGCTCTCGCGCTACGAGGAAGGCAAATCCGCCGATCCCACGAAGAACATGAGCGAGGCAGACGCCAAAGAGTGGAAGGCCAACACCGAGGAGCACGGGGACAAGTTTAAGAAAGACGCAAAAGGCGACCTGACGGAGCTGATGTTGCCTACCGCTCTCCCCACACTTTCTCCCGTTGATGCCGCGGTATTCGTGGAGGAGGCTATTTTTGGCCTCAAGCGTCTGCAACGGATGCTGAACGGTTCCGCAAGCCCTGGTGGCATCACCCGCACGTTCAAGGAAGTACTCACCGAGTTGGGGAGCACGGCTTGGAACTTAAATCTTCCGTCGGTCTCGGCTCTTCTCAATAAGGCGACGCTCACCCTGCGGGTCAAGAACGCGGGCGATGCTGACGATGGCAACGGCGACAACGAGTCAGGTAATGACGGCGCGGTCGAAAAGAAGGCGAATATCGACGCGGAGCCGCGTGACCTCGAAGAGCTGGATGGTGCCCTCGAGGAACTCATGCAGCACGCGCGAATGACGAAGATGACCGGGAGCCAGGGCAACTACAAGAAGATGTTTTTCAACCTGATGAAGGTTCTCGGTGACGTCTATAACGTAACCAACATCTTCGGTATCCCTGGAACGGGGTTCCTGGTCCGGGTGGTCAAGGCGATCATGCCGTACGGCGGGGCGCGCCCGATGATGAACTTTGCGGCGAGGCTCGAGGTCGCGAGCGACGACGAGAAGCTCTCACGGTTCGAAGAAGGCAAGTCTGCCGATCCCACGAAGAAGATGTCTCCCGAGGACGCGAAGGAATGGAAGGCCAACACGGAGGAGCACAAGGACAACTTCAAGGCGGCGGGAGCGCGCTGGGCTGTGGACTCTATGAGTGCTGGCGAGTGGTACGTTCAGAAGTTTGACTCCCGAGGCGATATGTATTTTTTGGCGCAGACGGAGCAGAAAAATGGCGGTTGGGCGGGCATCCTCGTCGACCCCGAGAACAGAATGAAGGCCACGAAGAACTCCGTTCCGAAGTCTCACACGCGCCAGTGGAAGAAGATTGAAGAAAGCAGTCTTCCTCCGAAGGTGAAGTCTTGGGGAGAAAGCAAGACGGCGGCAGCCCCTGAGGAATCGGGCACCTGGAAGGTCGCCAGAAAGATCCCAGCTCCCGATGACGGCAGCATCATCGAAGAGATCATGTCGTGGCACGGCGGGCAGGGGACGAACCTCTATTCCGTGGGCTCGATGTGGAACTCGGGCCGTGACGTTGACGCCGACGACGCTGAGGAGGCCTACGACGAGCTGAAGCGCAAGCACGCGGACCATGAAGCGCTCGAAGCATTCGAAGACCATTTGAGCCAGCACGGGGTCAAGGTCGCCGGTCGTCGCCGAACCCCGAGCGCGTCTGTTGACGCCTGGAAAGCTGCGTGAGAGAGCCCCTCGTCTCTCGTCCAGCGGATCTCAACCCCAGGGCGACGGCTCAGCTGCCGAGCGGCAGCCCTGCGGGGAAGGGTATCTCTCTTGACGGCGACGAGGTGGGTTACAAGACGTTCTCAAAGCCGGAGGAAGACATCCGCGAGCCCGACACGGCGCCGGGGTCTCCCCATCGGATCGACGGTCCTGACAGCTGGGCAAAGGAAGAAGACCTGCCTGCGGAGACACGCTGGGTCGAGCAGGGAGGCACGTCCCCGTCGTTCATGGGCCTGGGCGACAAGGACGACGACTCGTCCAAGACGAAATACCCGTATCGGGACGACAAGCCGAACACCCACAACGCGGGCGCAGATCCGGCGTTCGTTGCGGCGCTTCACTTGCTCGAGCGCGCCCCGATCCTGCGGCTTCGATATCAGGACTGCACGGCGGCCCGGGTCGCGGCGACGGCCGAGCACATTCTCGAGGGGCTGAATCCAAAGTTTGTCAGTCGTTCTCGCAAGGTCAAGGTCACCTTGAAGCGCGCCGATCGTAAAAATCTGCGCTGGATCTTCAGCGTGAAGGGCAAGCACGTCTACGCGGTCAAGATCCGCGCGGTCCGTCCACGCGCCAATACGACAAAGTTTGCGAAGATGGACCTCGAACTCTCGTGCTCGTGTCCGGCGTGGCAGTGGCAGGGGCCAGAGTATCATGCAACCGGGCCCGAGGACTATCAACTCGGACCTCTGATGGGCACCGCGTCGCCGCCCGACATTCGAGACCCCGAGCGTCAGAATTTCGTGTGCAAACACATGGCGGCCGTTCTGGCGGCTACAAAGAGCTGGGATATCCCAGTCAAATGAAAATGGAGATGTGATGCCGAGCTATACGTTCGTCAGGCGCGAGGATGGCGCCACCACCCAGCGCAAGCTGTCGTTTGAAGAGTACGACCTCATTCAATCGGGGGCTTTCCAGGTCGTTGACGACGAAGGCAAGCCTCTCGAACTCGTATTCAATCCTGCGGGCATGGCGTTCGTCTTGAAGGACGGACCGTCGGGGGGTTGGGTCAGCAAAGCCCAGAAAGAGAATGGCTATAGGGCAACGCGGGGCTCCGTGATGGCCCGCAGGCAGCAGGATCACGTGTTCAAGACGCGCCTCATCCCGAACTACCAGGGGCAAGAGGCGGACTCCTGGAGAGACGTTCGTGAGGAGGCGCGTCAACGGTCGGGACAGCTCGCCGCAAGCACTTATGACCAGCACGTCCATGAGGAGAAACTGATCCGATGATCCCCAACTTTACGGTAGGCTATCGGGCGCCCGGCATCGTGGACCTCCTGATCCCCAAGCAAGAGGGGGTCGAGAGTTATGTGATCAAGGCGTCGTCGAAGACTGCCGGTCCGCCCGTGTTGGTCACTCTACTGACGGTCGGAATCGGCGTGGGCTACCTCGACCCGTCGATCGACCGCAACCGGCTGCACACCATGCCGGGGACCAATCGAGTGCGTGTCGTGTTCAACCCTTCAACCTACGCGGCGGGCGGGGCGATCGATGCCGGCCTGGTCGACACGGAGCAGTTCTGGCTGGTGGTGCAGCCGGTCTCGGGCGGCGTACCGGGAGTCGACTCTCCGGCGGCGTTGGTGAGGGGCTCGTACCCATACGACTATACCCCGGCCCTCGAATGAGTGTCGTCGGTACGTCAGGCTCGCTCCAGAATGGCTACTGAGGCAGTGGCGTGCACCTCGTCAACTTCCTCTCGCTACAGACGGCGTCGCAGCTCTTTGTCGCGGGCGGGCGCTTCCGTACGGGTCAGGACTTAAGTGGTTCCCGGGATGGCGCCAATTTGGTGTTCACGGCGCCGGACGGTGATAAGTTCGCCCATAACCTCCCGTTCCTGACCGTCAGCGTGTACTTCAACGGGCAGCGTCTCAAGCTCATAGATGACTACGTCATCCTCGAGAGCGGGGGCTCCGGTACAGGCTACGACATTATCGTACTCGAGGTGGCGCCCCGTGCGGCCGACAAGATTCTCGCCGACTATTTGGCCCTCGATGAGCCTTGAAGTGCCAATAGAGTTCTTGTGAGCATCGCAAGTTGAGGAAACAAGAACCATGGCCCGTACATTTATTCGTCAAGACGCTCAGATCGCGCAGTCGTTTCTCTACGATGATGCAATCGCGGCGGGCACGACACTAGAGACCGCTACTGCCAACATCGAAGATGATTTGAACGGCCTACGTTCACAGGTCAAGCGTTTGATCTGGGATGATGGCGCGGGCAACTGGTACGATGACATTCCCACGGTCAACGGCAAGAAGAGAGCCGTCTTCGACCTCAACACCGACCTGAATGATCTCGAGGAAAAGAAGTTCCTCGGTCGTGCCAACGTCCTCACGGACGTGACGGTATCGGCGGCCCAAAACTGGGAGCTTCTCAGCGTCGCGAGCACCGAGACCCCAACGCAGGCCGCAGCCGTTGCCCTCACTCAGAATGGCGCGGTTGTCGCCCAGTCGGCGTTGTCCGGCGGTGCGTTCGACGTTCACGAGTTGGTCGAGATTGCGGGTCCCGACGCCATCAATCCGAGAAACTTGGCGGTCATTCGAGATGCCGCGACGGGTCAGTTCATTCAGTCCGCGGGGCGCGATGTTTTCGCCCTTCTCCAGTACGAATCGACGGGCGCAGACGGGGGTGCGGTTAACGACACTTCGGGTGGCAACCGCGTCAAGTTGAGCTTCGTACGTCTGAATGCAGGGTTCGACGACCTCGAAGCCTGCCCTGTGGCGGATATCGCGGGTAAGACGATCAACTATAACTACGTCTTTCGTATCAATTTCGATGCGTTCCCAGAGACGGCATTCCTCTCTAACACGGATTTCGTCGACCAGTCGGCGAGCGTGGACGTCACGCGGCAGCGTGCATATGCCAACCAGGGCACGACACCGGTCGAGCTTGCCAGCAACTCGGATTTGGATCTGGCCGCTGCCATCCGATGGCGTATCCGTGACAACGCCAACGCGGACCTTTTCAGTGTCACGGACGATTCTCTCGGCGGCACTACGACGCTGGCGATTGGGTTGGACGTCGACAGCTACGTCAATAACGCCATCGACGTCGAATTCAACAACGGCGCGACGATCCGTGCGGGCGGAACGCGGCCCATCGATATCGGCAAGAACGACGGCGTCGTCGAGACGACCATGGGTGACCTTCGGGTCTTCGCTGCGGGCGAGTACTACCTCGACGACGGCAACCAAGCGGGCTCTACCTGGGCTCAGACGAGCGGTATCAAGCTTTCGGAAACGACGGGGGAGTGGAACACCTTCGAGACGACCTTCGGTGAAGTCTCGCTTTTGAATGCCATCCTGCAGGCGTATTCTCGGGCCGGCCGTGCGAAGACGGTTGCCGTAGTCTCGGCCAATGTCGGGGCTGATAGCAACGTCTCCGGTCCAACGCATGACGCCAACCTGGACGTTGATTTGGGAGACCTGTCTGGCGGCACGTTCGTGAGTGATTTTGACGTTTACCTCAACGGTGTGCTCCTCAGAAATGGGGCTGACTCTGCCGCGAACCACGACGTGTACCCGGGGACTTCGCTCGCCAATGGTCAGCTGAAATTCGAGTTTGCGTTGCGGGGTGCAGGTTCGAAGCCCGATCAGCTGACGGTCATCGGCTGGGCCTGATAGGAGTCCGTGAGTGAGCCCTCTGAAGTCTCAAGTCAAGATCGGCACGATCAACGAACTTGGCCTCAAGTACGACGACATGCGGGAGTCCGCCGAGAAGGACATCCTGCGTAAAGAGGGCTATCACGTTGCTCTGAACGAGCTTCAACAGTCGACACTCAAGAGTGTCTTCGAACGGATCGATGCCGATCGGGACGGGGGCAAGATCGACCTCGAGGCTGCAGCGCATTGCAAGGATTATGTGCTGAAGGTGCATGCGGCCATCGACAATCTGCGCATCATGAACGAGAAGCATCGTCTGATCGCAGAGGGCCGCGTCGTCGGACTCCGAGAAGCCATTGCCTTCGCAGCGAAGGTGATGGACGCGGAGAAGGCCAAACTTCAGGCAGTGGAAGGTCAGATGGCTGAAGCGTTGGAAGGAGCGGTTCAGGAAGTACGTCCAGATGCCCAAATGTCGGCGGTCGAGGATTTGGACCAACGTCGTGCGGTGGCCCGGGCCACCAAAGAGGCCCTTGTTGCCCCCGTGCCCGGCTCTGAAGAGCCGCCCACCGCCGAAGAGCCGCCCCCGCCGTCGATCGTAGCCTCTGCCGCTCCTGTCAATGGAGCCCGGCGGGGCCGGCCTCCCAAGGCCAAGGGACAGAGCAAAGAAGCCAGGGACTGAGTGCCGAGGACTGCGGACCGCTTCCCAGGCGAGCGTGAGGATGAGGGCATCATTCTCTACGACCAGGGCCCTGGCGGCCTTGCTGGTGGCGACCCGACCGGCGCGGGGGGTGTACGCTATGTCACAGATCGATTCAAGTTCCTGGATGCCCTCGGGGTCTTCAATGGCCGCCCTGTCTTCGTGCACCCGACACGGAGCCCGACAGCAACCGACGACACCAGCGCCGGCTGTTCGACTGGCATGTGGTGGGTTATTGCATCTACGGGAGCCGTGTTCATTTGTGTCGACGATACGGCTGAGGCGGCGGTTTGGACGGGGATTGCCACGTTCACGCCAACGTTGGCGGGGCAGGTGCTTCTTTCGGCCGACGGGACCACGTTTGAAGCTGTGAGCCCAACGGTGGGCGTGGATGGGTGGCTCGCCGATGAAGACGAATTGTTATTGTACGGCTGAGCTGGGGGGCCATCCGTCGCAGAAAGCTTAGTCCTCTTTTGAGCTTGCTCTTGTGAGATGGGCGAGCATCGAAAAGTTACAATCGCTAAGGGACCTCACACTCCTATTGCGTGGAGGTTTGCCAACGCGGCGAGTCGAGTTGCCTTCACGCCGACCGTTGGTGTGCCCGCCATTCTTGGAAATCTGACGGTAGATGACCTAGATCGACTGGCACTTCAAGAGGACGACAGTACGCTCTGGGTCCTCACCTCGATTACGCCCACTTGGGACGGAGTCGGGGGGAGCACGGGGCTCACTACTACGCCCCCCGTCGATGTTACGACGACTGCAGCTGCCATCGGTGTTGCAACGGATGCGGCACGCGCAGACCACAAGCACGATGTCTCGACGGCAACCCCGGGTGCCGTGTCCATTGGAGGCGTTGCTGCCGAAGGATCGGCCACTTCTTTAGCCCGTTCGGATCATACCCACTCGGTGGCAGGGGGCAACCCGGTCACAGTTGGCACCGCGAATGCCGCAGGCTCTGCGGCGACCTTTGTCCGAAGCGACCACGTCCACGACCACGGAGCCCAGACGAGTGGCACTCTTCATGCGGTGGCCACGACCTCTGTTGCAGGCTTCCTATCGGCTCCGGACAAGACCAAGCTCGACGGGGTCTCCGAGGGATCTGCAGCCCTCACTCTGTCGGCTCCGGTCAACGTCACGAAGGCAGCGGCTGCCGTCGGGGTGGCCACCGACGCGGCCCGGGCAGACCACCAGCACGATATCACAACGGCTACGGTTGGAGCTGCCGCCATCGGGGATTCGGCTACGGAAGGTAGCGCGACGTCGCTCGCGCGCTCGGACCACACCCACTCGATTGCTGGGGGGATCCCGGTGGCGATTGGAACGGCGAATGCCGCCGGCTCGGCAACGACGTTCACCCGAAGTGACCATGTCCACGATCATGGTGCCCAGACGAGCGGCACCCTGCACGCGGTGGTCACTACTTCCGTGGCTGGGTTCATGTCTGCCGCTGACAAGGCGGATTTCGACAGTACGGTCACGGCGATCAAGCAGCCAGTGCGGGCGGCCACGACCGCAAACATCACGTTGTCGGGTACTCAGACGATCGACGGCGTGTCCGTCGTCGCAGCTGACCGGGTCCTGGTCAAGGACCAGATCACGGGAGCCAACAACGGCATTTACGTTGCTGCAACGGGCGCCTGGACTCGCTCTGTAGATTTCGACAATAGCGCCGAAGTTCGAGGTGGGCTCATCGTCGCCGTCTCGGAAGGTACGACGAACGCGAATCGGATTTTCCAGCTCATCTCGGACGACCCGATCGCGTTGGGCTCGACAGCTCTCGTCTTTGCAACTCCCGTCGCCCTAACTTTGACGGCCGCGGCACCCGTCGACGTCACGAAGGCCGCCGCTGCCGTGGGCGTCGCTACAGACGCAGCCCGGGCAGATCACAAGCATGACATTTCAACGGCCATCCCCGTCAACGTTACGAAGGCGGCCGCCGCCGAGGGTACGGCTACGTCGCTTGCCCGGTCTGATCATAAGCACGACATCACGACGGCCGCGACCGGCGCTGTAGCCATCGGAGGTGCCGCAACCGAGGGTACGGCTGTATCTCTAGCTCGGAGCGACCACACCCACTCGGTGGCGGGGGGCACTCCGGTTGCTATTGGTATAGCCAACTCGGGTGGAGCAGCAACGACATTCACCCGGAGTGACCACGTTCACGATCACGGTGCCCAAACCAGTGGCACCCTGCACGCGGTGGCGACGACTGCGATTGCGGGTTTCATGTCCGCCGCTGACAAAGTCAACTTTGACAGCATCACGACGGCGATCAAGCAGCCGGTCCGAGCGGCCACGACGGCCAACATCACCCTTTCTGCACCTCAGACGATCGACGGCGTCTCGGTCATCGCGACGCAGCGTGTGCTCGTCAAGGACCAGTCGACGGGGTCTCAAAACGGCATCTATGTAGTCGCCGCTGGTGCCTGGGTTCGGGCTGTGGATTTCGACGCGAGCAGCGAGGTTCGCGGCGGCACGGTCGTCCCCGTTTCTGAGGGCACCGCCAACGGAAACAAGCTTTTCCAGCTGACGACGGACGATCCGATCACTTTAGCGGTGACGGGTCTCGCGTTTGCAACTCCGGTTGCTCTGACCTTGACCGCCGCTCCGCCCGCAGATGTGACGAAGGCAGCGGCCGCGGTCGGGGTCGCGACGGATGCGGCCAAGGCCGACCATAAACACGACGTCTCTACAGCGACCCCGGCGGCGGGAGCCGTTGCCGTCGGCAACGTCGCTGCAGAAGGGACGGCTACCTCGCTCGCGCGCTCGGACCACACTCATACGGTTACCGCAGCCGTTCCTGTAGCGATCGGTACGGCCAACTCCACCGGGTCGGCCACGACGCTGGTTCGGTCTGATCACGTCCATGACCATGGTGCCCAGACGAGTGGGACGCTCCACGCCGCGGCGACAACCTCCGTTGCTGGTTTCCTGTCGGCTTCGGACAAGACCAAACTCGACGGGGTCTCGGCGGGCGCTGCGCCCCTGACATCGACGGCCCCCGCAGATGTGACGAAGGCAGCGGCCGCGGTCGGGGTCGCGACGGATGCAGCCAGAGCCGACCATAAACATGACGTCACGACGGCCACGCCGGTAACCGGTGCGGTGGCGGTCGGCAACTCGGAAGCCGAAGGCACTGCCACCACCCTAGCTCGTTCAGATCACCAGCACACGGTCACTGCAGCCACGCCCGTGGCCATCGGGACTGCGAACGCAGCTGGAACGGCAACGACTTTTGTCCGGTCCGACCACGTCCATGACCACGGTGCCCAGACGAGCGGGACACTTCATTCGGCAGTGACGGGATTGACCAACGGCTTCATGCTGGCCGCTGACAAGACAAAACTCGACGGGGTTGCGGTCAGTGCCGCCGCTCTTGCCTCGACGGCTCCTGTCGACATTACCAAGAGCACAGCGGTCGTTGGGACGGCTGCCGACGCAGCAAGAGCCGATCATAAACACGACGTCACGACGGCGGTGCCGGTTGCTGGGGCCGTTGCTGCTGGCAACACGGCTGCTGAGGGCACGGCAACGACTCTAGCCCGTAGTGACCACCAACACACGATTGCGGTGGTTGCCCCCTCGACCATTGGAACAGTCAACTCGGCCGGATCTGCCGCGACCTTTGTTCGATCCGATCACGTACACGATCACGGGGCTCAAACCGTTGCCACGTTGCATGCGGTGGTGACGGGTGCTGCCAACGGCTTTATGTTGGCCGCTGACAAGACCAAACTCGATGGGGTTTCGGCGGCTGCCGCGGCACTGGCGTCGAGTGCACCCGTGGACATTACCAAGGCTGCGGCAACCGTTGGGATAGGCACGACGGCTGCGCGAGTCGACCACAAGCACGACATAGCTACCGCGGCGGCTGGGGTCGCGGCCATCGGCGATTTGGCAACCGAGGGCTCCGCCGTTACGATGGCGCGTTCTGATCATACCCATTCGATAGCCGCCGGTATTCCAGTAGCCGTTGGAATAGCCAACTCGGCCGGGGTGGCCACTACGTTCGCTCGGTCAGATCATGTTCACGATCACGGTACACAGTCGAGTGGCACTCTGCATGCAGCTGCGACGACATCAGTATCGGGTTTCCTTTCGGCGACAGACAAGACCAGACTCGACGGAATGGCTACGGGGGCTGCGGCGCTCGCCTCGACAGCTCCTAGTGACGTTACCAAAGCTGCAGCAGCGGTTGGGGTGGGCGCGACGGCTGCGCGAGCGGATCACAAGCACGACGTGTCCACGGCAGTAGTGGGCGCGATCACGGCAGCAGCTTCGGCGGCGGAAGGCACGGCAATCACCCTAGCCCGCTCGGACCATACTCACTCGGTGGCAGTAGCGGTCCCGGTCGCCATTGGAACGGCAAACGCAGCCGGAGTAGCAACGACCTTTATCCGTTCCGACCACGTTCACGATCATGGGGCTCAAACGAGCGGCACCCTGCACGCCGTCGTCACGAGTTCTGCCAATGGCTTCATGCTCGCCGCTGACAAGGTAAACCTAGACAGCACCGTCACGGCCATCAAGCAGCCAGTGCGATTGGCTTCGACGGCAAATCTGACGCTGTCCGGCACGCAGACTATTGATGGAGTTTCGGCCGTTGCTGGAGATCGGGTCCTGGCTAAAGATCAGTCAACCGGGTCTCAGAACGGCATCTATGCCGTGGCTGCAGGCGCCTGGTCCCGTGCTGTAGACTTCGATGCCGATGCAGAGGTCCGCGCTGCAGTCATCATCCGAATCTCGGAAGGCGCCGCCAATGGTGACCATGTCGCGATTCTCACGACAAACGACCCCATTACCGTCGGTACGACGGCTCTGACCTTCTCCGTCACTCAGGTCGTGGGTCTGACGTCGAATGCCCCAGCCGACGTCACCAAGGCGGCGGCTGTGGCGGGTGTCGCAACGGATGCCGCGCGAAGCGACCATAAGCACGACGTCACCACAGCCACTCCCGCCGCGGGTGCTGTGGCTGTTGGCAACTCGGCTGTTGAAGGGACGGCCACAACACTTGCTCGATCGGATCATCAACACACGGTCGCTGCAGCTGCCCCCGTAGCCATCGGCACGGCGAACGCAGCCGGGGCGGCGACGACCTTTGTCCGGTCTGACCACGTCCACGATCACGGGGCACAGACGAGTGGCACCTTGCATGCGGCGGTGACGACTTCCGTGAACGGATTCATGGTCGCTACGGACAAGACGAAGCTCGACAGCATTCCGTTGCAGCGCCGGTGGTATCAGGCTGCGGACCTCACCTCCCCCGTCAACGCGAACTGGACCGTCAACGCCTTTGCGCCGTTGTCGGCGGACCTAGTGAACATTGGGCTCTCGGTGCGACGCTTCGACGATACCACTCAGGAGGGTGTCAGCTGGTCCGAGACCATTCCGCCTGGAGCAACGAACGTCACCCTCTATTTCAAATCCAGAGCGCAGACGGCACCCGGCGGGACGGTCGCCGTGGTCCCCGCTCTCTACCGTCGAACGATTCCCGACAACGCTGCGGTGGGTGCCTGGAGTTCGGTAACTAATCTCACCGCGATCAGCATCCCGACCAATACAAACTTTCAATATGACTCGCAGACCATTACGCTCTCCAGTTTGAGCTTGAGCGCGGGCACGTTCGTTCAATACGAACTCACCCGCGTCGGTACGAACGTCAGCGACACGTTGGCGGGGGACTGGGTGCTCCTCGAGCTGGGCGTGGAGTACACCTGAAATGGCCTTCGCTTTTGACGGTTTGACGAACTACATCGACTGCGGGGACAACCTAGACTTCGGAACGGGTGTGGCCTTTACAGCGATGGCTTGGGTCAAGCGCTCTGCCACGGGCGTGAGGCACGAAATTCTTTCCAAAGAGCCGCAGGCTGGCGGGACCGGTTGGGAACTGTCAATCCAAGTCTGGGACGGTGCGGAGTTCGGAAACTTCAATGGATCCTTCCCCGTCGTGCAGAGTACGACGACCCTCGCGAGTAACACGCTCCACCACGTCTGTGGTGTCTACGACACGACCGCGGCCTTGCTGCGGATGTATATCGACGGGGTTCAAGAGGCCACCACGGCCACGGGCGCCACAGGCAGCGTGAACACCCAAAGCTTGGTAATCGGTAACGGCCCATGGCCGTTACGGGTCTTCAACGGCCTGATGGAAGATGTCCGCGTTTACAATCGGGCTCTGACCGCCGATGAGGTCCAGACCATTTATGCGTCGCGGGGGCGCGACAGAATCGTCTCTGGCCTGGTGGGTCGGTGGGTGATGAATGAAGGTGCCCCCAACACGGGGGGCGCTACGGTCTTCAACGTTCAGACGGCGAGTTCCATTGTCGCAGGAAGCTCTCTCACGTTGGCATACACGGTGCCTTCCACCGTGGACAGCGCCGTACTCGTCGTTTGTGGCGGCGCCGAATCGGTGCCCTCGCCGATCGGCAACGCGGTGTTGACGACGGTCATGTTCGGAGCGTCGGGCATGACCCTTCGGGCCAGCTCGAACACGACAACGACGGCAGGGTGCTCGACGGGAATCTTCACTCTGGCCGTCGCTCCGGGCGATTCCGGGACTATCACCGTCAACTATACGGGGAGCTGCGAATCACGGACCTTGATTGCGTTTGTCGTCACTGGAGCCCTTGCTACGGTCAACACCAGCGGGTTCACGTTCAACAACGTCGGTAATGCGACGACTGGCTTCACCACGAGCGCCGCGGATAAGCTGGGCATTATCTTTCAGCAGACGGGTGACATCAACGCTAAGACCGGTGTGTCAGGCGCCGCCGCTGTCGGGATCGGGGAAGTCATCACCGCGGGTACTGGCACGGGATGCCGCGTCCTCATATTCGTCGCTGCGGCGGCCACGACGTATTCCGGCTATGGGTTTACGTTTGGCGCCGGGCCCTCCCGTAGTTCCATTTCTGGGATTGCACTCAATCTCAATTCCATCACTGTGCCCGACCTCAGTGGGGGCGGGATTACGGGAACGGTCTTGGGTCCCATCTACGCAGAGAACATTGTAGTAGACAACGTCGGGTAAAGATATGGCCAGTGCAGTCAACAAAACCACCTTCGACGTCCGCCGGTCTATCAACGCCCCGGATTTTCCTTTATCGACTTGGGTCATCAACTCTCCCAACCTCGACACTCTCGTGGGGACTGGAAACGACACTAATCCGCAGATTCCCAAGCGCTACTGGATCGTCGACCTACCTACCTCCCAAAATCTTCGGGAGATGGATGCTACGGAGAAAACGGCGGCGGACGCTAACGCGACAAATCTTGCGAGGTCGCGCGCCAGCAAGAAAATCGAACTTCAGACGGATACGGACAACTTCATCCTGTCATTGTATTCGTTGGCCACTCAGCAGGAACTTTCGAATCTGCGTGCGACGGTTACAGGAGCGCAAAAGGCGTTCTTGGACGGCTACTTTGCTTGGTACCAGAGCATTCGTGCGGCGCTCAACGTGACCTTTGTTTCGGTGGGTGCAGCCGCGACCGTGCCCCTCATTGAGGCCGTCTTCTTGAACTATGCGCCATTCGCGTCATCCGATCCGGGCGTGACCGCGGAGGGTGTGCTCGCCTTGGCTTCGGGTGCCGTGGTAGGGACGGGGGTCCACGTCTATGACACGAGTGTGAGCACGACGACGAGCACGACATTTCAGACCAAGGTCGAAATATTGAACGCCGTGATCGCCGCGGGCGTCTATAAGTTCACGACCTCGTACGGTTGGAATTTAGATTCCGTTTCTTTCGACATCGAAGTGAAATTGCAGGAAAAGGTCGGAGCCGGCGCTTATGCCGACTTGGGAGAGATCCACAAGCAAGAGCCGTCGGAAAATGCCGGAACCTTCGGCATCACGGGATCGGATCAGCGCTTTTACACGTCCCGGGTGTTCACGCGCGCGCTCAGTGCCAACACCTATTCGTGGCGCATCCAGTTCCGTGCAGAATCCACTATTGCGGCGTCTCTCTGGGAGACTCTCATTCGAGTTGAGGCGATAGCATGACAGACGCTGATGACGTGTGGGCGGAATATCCTTCGGAGATTGTGACGCAAGCGCAGCAGAGTGTCGTTCTGGCAGAACAACAACTGAACAGCATTCAGCCTTGTGACCATGACCCGTATAATGTTTCGCTGGTGACGCTCATGCGGCGGTGGTTGAAGAGAAGGGGCCCTGCAAGTGGCAACTGAATTTCATTATTCGATCAGCACGAGTTTCCCCAATCACACGGTCAATCTCGCGGTCTTGACGGCGCAGATCAAGACTTTGCCGGGCGGACCAACGTTGTTGGACCACATCGACGTGGCCGGCGATGACCTCGCGGTCTTTACGACGACGGACCTCAGTGGCCCGCAGGTGACCGCCCTCGCCGCGATCATCGTGGCCCATACGGGCGCTGGGTTCACGTCGGGCGTGCAGAGGCTGTTCTCGGAAGCGGAACAAACGAGCACGGCAACGGCGTTTGTGACGGCGGCGACCCTCACATCTGGCTTACTTGCCGCGGGCGACTATACCATCAACTGGTATTGTGAGTTGTCGGTCGCGACTCAAGACAACACCTCGCTTTGTGTCGGGAGCCTCTCTTGGGATGGCACCGAGCGAGCGTCTGGGGCAAATCCTCTCGCGTTTTATGTTCCTGCGAGTGGTGCCGTGACGGTTACCGTGGCCGATCTGACCGCGCCGGTCTTTACGGTCCAGTTCAGGCGTGTGGGCACGGCGAATACGGCTCGGGTACGAAGGATTCGATTGAGCATCGTACCAGTGCCGGCAAATATTACCGAGAACTGATGGCTCAAACATTTGCGTACAGGACGTCTGAAGACACGCTCAACGGGGCCGTCTCTGCAGCTAAGCTCGACAAGGAGATTCGAGCCGCTCTCGGTATCAGGATCGAGCTGGTGGGGGTGACGACGCAGGGAGACTCGATCAAGATCGATTTCAAGGCGGACGTTGATGCAGATCAAGAGGCGGCCCTCGACGACGTCGTCGGCGCTCATGATGGCGTACCTCTGTTGCGAAAGCCGCTCATTGACGTCCGCTCGGACGGGGCTCTCCGTATCGTTCAGGAGCCCTCGAACAAGGCGAACCTTCTGCAGGTCAAGGGGTTCGCGTTTACGGTGACGTCGCCCACGGACGGGGAAGAGGCTCCGACAGAGAGCTTCTGTGACCTTGCCCCCGATGTGCCTTACGACATTCAGGGCGTGCAGGCTCTCTGGGTCATCGGTGACAAGCAGCACGCAGACGACTACGTCCAATTTGCCGTCGTCTTTCCGACGGGCGCGGCCCAAGCAGATTGGGAAGCCCTCAAGGGGGCTCCTCCTTGGCCCTTTGCACCGTCACCGACATCGCCCATGGACGTCAAGCTGAAGTCCTTCGCGGACAATGTCTACGTTCCGCCGGGTGGGCTTGCCCCCGTCATTGCAGACGGCACTCAAACGATCGCGCCGCCGTTGGTTTTGCGCCTGAGCTATTTTGCCCACGAAGTGTCTCCGGTTTCTCCACTCCTGGTGAGGGGCAACATTCGATGGTGGCGTTTTCAAACGTAACAGGGTGGATGTGAAATGAGAGCCCTCGTGCTCAGCGGTGGAGGGAGTAAAGGCGCGTTTCAGGAAGGCGGTTTGCGCTATCTTTTGCTCGATCAGAAGCGAGATTATGAGATCGTCTGCGGTGTGTCGGTAGGGGCTCTCAATGCAGCAGTTTTGAGTCAAGCGCCGCTCGGGGATCCAGCGGCGGCTTATGCCAAGGTCTCCTCGATGTGGGATCGCGTCGCGACATCGAATATTCGGAAATTCTGGTTTCTCTGGTACGTCGCGGCACTTTGGAAGTGCTCCGTCTACGACTCAGGCCCTCTGCAAAAATGGGTTCAGCAAGAACTAGACACGAACGCGATCGCGGCTTCGGGCCGGTTGGTGAGGCTTGGTGCAGTGAGCTGGGTCACGGGGAACTACTTCGTGGCTACCGAGAAGTCGCCGGATTTCGTGTCGTGGGTGCTGGCGTCTTCGAGTTTCCCGGGCTTCTTCAAGGCATTGAAGATTGACGGTGAAGAATGGACGGATGGCGGTCTGCGAAACGTGACGCCCATCGGAGAGGCGATTCGGGCTGGCGCAACTGAGATCGACGTCATCATGACGAGCAATCCGGATGACCGGGGCAATTGGGACCCAAAGGGAAAGACAACCCTTTGGCGCCTGCTCCGGGCCATCGATCTCGCCCTCGACGAGGTGACGCGGGGCGATCTCAAAGAGGCGGGACTCAAGAACGATCTGGCAAAGCTGACAGGAGAGTATAAGGACGTGAAAATTCGTCTCTTGCAGCCGAGCACGCACCTGGCCGTTGATTCTCTGGACTTTGGTCCAGTGGGCGTTCGGCAGATGCGGGCGCAAGGATATGCCGACGCCGTGGGTCAAATGAGCTGAAGTTCCTTTTATGGCTCCGCAATTGGGTAGGACATCTCCTTCTCGCCCTCTTCAGGAGTCAACATGCTGAGACTAGTTCACGCCCAGACCACTTTGGGGCCCCTTCGTGTCGACGACATCGACGACGGGCTGCCAAACAAGACGGCGAAGCGCCTCGGATCGACCGCAGATCCGATGGCCTACGCGCGAGACGGCTATGCCAGCGCTCCCAAGCAGCCGTGCTACATCCCTCGCACCCGGCGGGGAAACCCTGCGGTGGCGGGATTCATCGACCTCGACGAGACGCAGCGGGTCACGTTGTCGGCCCACAGCGGCAAAATCAAAGGCCTCCAGATGGCTGGCCTCATCTCGGTCGTGTCACTCGTCGCTTCCGACCTGGTGACGCCGGTCATCACGGCCGCCCAGATCGCCGTCCCGGCAGCGGGCGACGTGACCATCACGGGCACGGGGTTTCTCAGCGTTGCCCCCGACGTGACCGTGGTCAAGCTCTTCGGAGTCGGTGTGGGTGGTTCGGTGAACGCCCCGGCGCTGACCCTGACGACGGCCCAGATCATCGCGACAGCGCCAGGCGCGGTATCGAACACGTCGATCGTGATCGACACCCTCGTCAACGGGGCGCTCGCCGCAGGTGATTTCGTCGTGGTCATCGCCGACGGTCGCAACAGCAACACGTTCACGATCACGGCTTGATCGATACCCAAGTCGTGACGTGCAGTATCGGCTCCTTCCCAGCATCCTCGAGCACGAGGGCGCGCAGTTCTACAATGTCACGCAGAAGTGGCAGCCGAAGAGCCTCATTCCGGATCCTTATCGACGAAGCCTGCTCAAGGACGCCCAGAGGCGCTTCAAGACCCTCTCGGAAGCGGAAGACGAACTCAAGGCTCTCGATCGCGCCCCGCTCTACATGCAGATCCTCCGGAGGATGCGCTTCACGGTCCGGGCCGCGCAGTTCGCTTGGAGGTTTGACGACCTCAAGTTCTTGGAATCCATCTCTAGTTTCTTCACCGACTACGGGACCGTGCTGAGGTACCTCAGATACGACAGAGCCCGAGGTCGTCTCGATAATGCAGAAAGTTAAAGGAGTTCAGCCATGCGCGTAGCAGTCATTCGTGCCGATTTGCCGGCCTCGATCCGCTTGACCGACCTGGAGCAGGTGAGCCGCAGGAATGACCCTGTCGATTCGCCTGGCCAAGAGAGATACCTGGGGCCTCCCACCGTCGCTTTCCTCGCGGCGGCATTGGCGGACTCGAGCACGGGCGTGGGCGCAACGGTCACGGGCTCTGCCGCCCCGACGAGTCTCACGATTGGGGCTGCCAACAAGGTGCTCCGCCTGAGGACGTCGTCGACGGCCTCGTTCGGCGTCTATACGATTGGCGAGGCAGCCTACGCCTCGACTGAGGCGCTCGTGGCTGCCATCAATACGGCCTTCGGAAGCTCTGGCATCCGCGCTTTCAAAGCGGGCTCGGCCGTGTCGCTCGAGTCTCGGACGCACGGCTCGAGTAGCTTCCTCGAACTCGACACCACCGGCAATGGGTCGACGGCCAATGCCAACCTAAATCTCACCGATGGTGTGCGGACCTTTCCTGCCGCTTCGGCCTTCTACGCCTCAGTGGGCCTCCCGAATGGCCCCCTCACCATCGGCCAGGCGCAACTGGAGGCCGTTGGCGACACGACCAACGCGAGGGCGCTCGAGCCGTTCTACGACGCGGGCGACGCTCGTGCATTCGTGGTGGCCGATGCCGTGGCGCCTCTGCTCGCGGACACCGACGTAGCCGTCGAAAGCTTTCTCGTCGGCAATATCGCCAAATACAGCGGCGCGACTTATGACCCGGACCCGCGCCGGCCATCGGTGCCCACCGGGGCGGCTGTGGCGGTTTTCGAGGACGATGGGTCTACGCCATTTGCCACGGCGAACACCCTGCCAACGATTGCGACCGGGGTTCGCGGGACACCTGCAGAGGGGATGGTAACGCTCAGCGGCACTGGCCTCGGCACCGAGAGCGGGGGCGGGACGGGGGATTATGGCATCGTCGTCAAATTCACCGGGGTGGGTGCCGCGCGGTTGGAACAGCAAGCGATCATCAGAGCTGGCGGGAGCGTCCTTCCGACCGCCATCGTGATCCCCGCGGCACTCATTCCCGGTGTCGCCGTGTCCACGACCAGCGTGCGGGTCCAAGTCCGGCATCGCGTGTCGAACGCTGTCGCGCTTTCGTAAAGCCTTGGGAGGGGTTTCGCCAGCCCCTCGATTTTAGATCCAGATTCAGACCCAGACCCAGACCCTGAAAAATCAGCCCCAGACCGAAGATGAAGTCCTCTGAAGACGAGACCCCATATGAATGACGAGACAAGAGATAGCGTATTCGAAACCACGGATCTGTATTTTGCTGCCTACCTGCAGGTCGCGGGGGCGCCGATGCAGAACACGTCGAAGAATGGCACGAGAATCAGCTTCGTCTTCGATTGCACGGTCGTGAACATTGGGGAGCTGCGGACCGCGTGGTTCAACCAAACGGGCAAGGTGCCCGCGCTTCTCTATGCCAACACGGTCAAGAATCTGAAGCACCTCTGCCACATGCCTTGAGCAAGAACCACATGCGAGAAAGGGTTAGCGTTTGGCGTCGGTAGGTCGCGTCGGTCGGATCAATCAGACGGTGATTGATCAGGCGGATTTCTTTGAGGTCGATGGGTTCACGCCCATTAAAGGGCTGACGCTCGTCGACCTGACGTCACACACGTTTTGCAACAACGTGCCGCAGCCTTGGCCCGTCATGAACGGGGCTCCGGTCTCTGACAGCCAAGTGAACGCAGGCAGTCTCTATTTCCACGAAATCCCCGGAGCGCCAGGTAGTTACAGCCTTCGATTTCGGCCCAATGCCGCGGGCTTTTGGAGAGTCCGTCTCACGTACGCGGCCGGTCAGCAGATTGTGGCTCAAGATTACGACGTGTCGGAGCCCATTCAGACATCGGGAGGATTGACTGCGTCGTTCAACAACCGCTGATCCCGTTCGATGAAGGCTGAGACAGCTTTTATCAACCGCCTGATGTTGAGGCATCATGGCAAAGTCCGACTACCTAGCGGTCAATCTACTCAACCACGTGTTGAGAGCTACTTCGTTCGCCGCCCCGGCAGCAGTTTACCTCGCTGCGTATACGACGGCGCCTACGAACGCTGGCGGTGGCGCCGAAGTCTCGGGCGGAGCGTATACGAGGCAGACCCTGACGCTCGGATCTCCCGCGGCGAATCAAGTGGCAAACGTTGGAGACGTCCTGTTCCCGATGGCTACGGCTTCCTGGGGCACCGTCGTTCATTTCGGAATCTTTGACGCGCCCGCGTCGGGGAATCTCCTCTACCACACGGCCCTGTCCGCGCCGCGCACGATCGCGATAGGCGACCAGCTTCGAGTGCCCGCAAATCAGCTCATTTTGTCCGAATCCTGATCTGAAAGCGGAATCTTGGCGACCGTCGATAGCTCCGCAACGGTTAATGGGACAAGCCCGGCCTCGGCGGCCGCGATTGTCTGCATTGCCATCGCCCTCACGTTCCAGGGGACCGCGTCCTTTACGGGTGTGGCGAGCGTCGGACAGCTAGCGAGCGGGACCTTTCTGGGAGACAGCACGTTCGAGTGGAACTATTTCGTCGACACTTCAGCGGTCGTGGCGGGGTCCTCGGACGCTTCCGCCAACGGCAATGTCCGAGTGGGGGCGAGAGGAGTCGTAGTCGGAACCAGCCTCTTTCTCTACAACGCGCCGCTCGTCATCCAGGGGGACTCCCATCTTTCGATCCTCCCCGTCATCGATCATCATCCGCCCCCGCTGCGCGCCATCACGTTGGGTCCAAAGACCTTCCGCTGGCTCCAGACCCTGCAGCGAGGGGACCTGCCGGTATTCCTCAGCGACCGTCACAGGCCGATGGTCCCTTTTCGCGTCACGTACAGCCTCGCGCAGATCAGAAGCGATGGATCGCGGAAATATGTCGGGCCTCGTCACCGCCTGCCGGTGGCGGGCGAGGTTGGCGAATTCTACGCCACGGGGCGCGCCGGGGAAACGGGACAGTCGGGGCAGTGGTTCATCGAGTGGAGCGTTCAGCGCACCTCGCAGTCGATACCGGAGGTGACGGAGATGCGGTTTCAGGTCCTCGACGCTGCCGCGGTCGGTGACCCACGGGACCTTCTCGATCGCAAAATCAAGTTCGGGTGGAGCTGAGACGTGGACGACACCTCACGAAGAGTCGTCAGCCGCTACCTCGGTCGTTATCTCGCGCGCCGAGAGGTCTCGCGCACCGCGGACCGCTGGAAATCGCTCCCGAAGGGATGGACCGAGAAGAGCCTGAAGAAATTCTGGGACAATCTGAGCGGAGGCGGCGAACACGAGGTCACGCGCTGCATTGAGCAGATGACCGGTAATATCGATGACCCCGGCGCGTTTTGCGCCGCAGCGAAGGACCGCCTCGAAGGCAAGGGCTGGCGGAGCGAGCGTTGAATCATGTCTGTCGCATTCTTTAAAGGTCAGCAGCTAGGTCCAGAGGACCTCAACATCTTCTTGGAAAACAGTTCGGGGACGCCCTCGAATGCGGCCGAGGTCTACTACACCCTCTACGACTTCACGACGGGGCGGGAGGTTCTCTTGGGCGCGCCGCGGCGCTCACCGGCGAGCCCGGAGGTTGGCAAGTATTACGCGAGCATCATCATCCCGCTCGACGCCAACATCGGGGTCTATCGGGCTCGCTGGACGTTCCGCGAGACCGTTGGCGGGCCCGTCCATCAGGCCATCCAGGAGTTCGAGGTCATCGACAAGACGGTCATGAGCTTGAACATGAACGATTGCGAGGCTGACCTCGTGCGTCGACTCAGGATCATGCTCAGAGATTCAAATCCTGATAGAAATTATAGGTTTAGGCCTCCTGCGCACGAGGAGACCGTCAGCCAGTTCAACCGCGTGTTCGGCTACATCTGGGAGGATGTCGAGCTGAAAGAGTTCCTGGAGCGTGCGCTCGACGCGGTCATCGCATCGCCACCTCGGACGCCGTTTCAGAACATGAGCGTCATGAGTCAATGGAAGCCCGAGTGGCGAACGCTGCTGCTGACGGGCGCTGCAAACTACGCGCTGCTTGCTCTCATGATCAACTGGATTTCCGAAGAGTTCGATTATTCGATTGGTGGCGTGAGTCTCAATCTGGACAAGTCGAGCAAGTACGAGGCCGCCGCCAACAATTTCAAAGATCTCTTCGAAGGCCAACTCGAGAAAGCCAAACAAACTGTCCGTGTAATCAAGGGTTTACAACAGCCCCGCTTCGGAATTGGGATCCGTAGTTCCTTTGGACCCTATAGCGGCCGAGGTGTCCTCACACCACAGAAGTTCATGGGATGACCGGTGTATCTCAATAAATGCCGGTTACCTGTCCACACTGTCGAAAGCACTTCCCAAACTCCGACAGTATAAACTCACGCCACAAAGCCGTCTGTAGCGGTTGGAAGCTTGTTCTCGGGGATTTGACCCCAAGGGATTGCCTGTGTGGGTTCGCGGCTATTAACGAAAGTCGGATGGCGAGCCATCACAAGTGTTGCTCGGTATGGCTATCGCGCAGTAGGGATGTCCAGAGTGTTCGGCAGAAAGCAACGCTCTTAGAGCGGTACGGCACTGAATCTTTTCGAAAAATTCCGGGATTGGAAGAGCGGCGTAAGTTGACTCTAAAAACGAAGTATGGCGTTGAAAATGTCTTCTGTAAGGAGTCACCATTGTACGAGAGCATTGAAAGGAAGCGCGCTCCGAAACGAGGAAGATTCCCTAAAGGAGATGCAAATCCGATGCGAGTATCGGAGACAAAGGCACGTCAGGTAGCCACGCTAAAAATCAACTACGGTGTGTCGAGCCCGTTGCAATCGGAAGAGATCCGTGTCCGGCTGAGAGGAACGTGCTTACTTAGGTACGGAGTGGAAGCTACGGGTGCAATCCCGGGTGCTATTAGTAAGAGAAGGGCAACGTGCATCTTACGATTTGGCGGTCCCGCGCCGTCAGCTTCTGCTGAAATTGTCGACAAGATGCGCACGACCTGTTTGAAGGTATATGGCGTTTGTAGTCCCCTTCAAAACCTGCAGGTGCAGCAACGTCGAGAGCAGACGTGTTTGGTGCGTTACGGGGTGACTCACCCGCTGCAGAATCCAGTCATTCATGATAAGGCTAAGAAGACTTCGATTGCGCGATACGGTGTCCCATATGCCATGCAAAATGCAGAGGTGGCACGAGCGGCTTGGAAGGACTTCAGGCGTCCGGGTCCAAACGGGCTGGAACGTCGTTTCGCCGAGTGTTTGACGCAGCTTCTATATACCGGTGATGGAAGCTATTGGGTATGGCTTCCTAAGCTGAAATGTCACAAGAACCCTGACTTCGTTCTGCCGGGGCCAGAAGTCGTGCTAGCCAATCGGGGTATTAGGAAGGTAGTGGAAGTCTTCGGCGACTACTGGCATTCGGAGGCATTTACAGGGAAAGATATCTGGGAGCACGAGCAAGAGGTCATCGACGCATTTTTGGAGGTTGGAATTGAGTGTCTAGTGATCTGGGAATCAGAATTTGTACGGGACCCTGCTGCCATCGTCAGCTGTGTGGCAAATTGGTGTAAGCTGGTGGGATGACGCCATAACGTTCGACGTGTCGTTCTCCTGCGGCAGATGCATGGGGCGTGACCGTGTGATCGCCAAGCTGCGCGAGCTTGGCTAGAGCCTAGTCGTTCACGTTCGGGGCTACGCTTTCAACGATCCCGGCGGCGCGGTGTAAAGCCCAGGGACAATGCCCGCCCCTTTTGAGCCCGTCAGTGCCGAAGAACTCGCTCACCTGCACGAGTTGACTTCGGCGGAGGAAGGCCTTGCCGACCAGATCTATAATCTGGAGATGGAGAAGATCTCGTTTCTTGCCGCGGGGAAACGACTCAGGGAGGACAAGGCGGCCCTCTACCGGCGCGTTGCCAAGGAGCGGGGGATTCCGGAGGACGCCGACATGAATATTCACCTGCGAACGGGCGAGGTTATGGTTCGGGCTAGGCTGAGGGCTGGCGATACCCAGCCAGCGCCCATCCAGCCGGCGCCTTCTGCGGAGACCTGACAACGAGACGATTCCATTTGTGACGCAGCTCCATGAGCCGTGCCATACGCCTCGCAACGGGATCGAAGCCCCCACGACCTAGAGCTGGAAAACCCGGCGTACCCCGTGCCGCCGTTGAACCTGTTCCTGACGAGCGGGTACCAGCCAGGGATTTTCGACCTCTGTTGGGATGACCCGGCGTCTTTGACGGCGAATTCGAGGTTCGTCATCTTGGGGGTCAATGTCTACCAGAGCTTCGACAGCGAGTTTGGCCCCTACTACCGTCTGACTGAGCTGCCCGTCGGCGCGCGCTTCTACCGCGACCGCACGGACAACGTCATCGTGGTCGACGAAGTGGTGGAAGACTCGCAATGGGTCTTGCGGGGAGAAGCCGCGGGCAGCGAGACGAATCCCCCTCGCTACGTGTTCCGGACGCTGCGATCGCCGATCGTCATCGCAGGTTCACAGGCGTTTGCGGAGGCGAACATTGCCGAGGTGCGGGTCACCATCGATGGGGAGCCCGCGCACATCAAGAGGGTCGTCGGCGAGACGGGTGAAATCGAGATCGAAACGCGCCAGTTTCCGGACGTGGCGACTCAGAAGATGATCCCGTCGCCGGTCCCCGCGGAGTCGACCGTTGTCCGAGTCAGCTATCGGTACAACAACACCCTCGTTCGAACGGACCTGAGCACGCGGGTCTTCTACCGCGTGACCACGGTTGGGGTGCCCATACGGGCGGACCTTGACGTGATTCGAGTCGAAGAGATTCGCGAGACGCCGCTCGAGCGGGCGGCCATGACGAATTCCAAAGAGATCGAGAAGGTCGACTGGATCTGGCGCGAGGCGGTCCGTCGTAACCAATGGATCTTGCAACAGGGGGGCGAACGCGGTCTGGTTTACATCCGGAAGACCGTGGGCGAGCCGTGCTCGTGCGTGCGATACGAGACGCACAAGCAGCCACTCAATGACTGCCCCGACTGTTATGGGACAGGAATTCTGCGGGGCTACGAGGGGCCTTACGCGATCGTGTTCGCTCCTGACGACGCCGAGCGCCGCATCAACCAAACGGCGCGAGGGCGAAACCTGGAGCACGTCATGGACGTTTGGACGGGGCCAGCGCCTCTCTTGAGCCAACGGGATTTCATCGTTCGCATCAACGGAGAGCGGTACTCGATAGGGCCGGTGCGCATGCCGACGAACCGCGGGATGATTCTTCAACAGCATTTCAACATCGGCTACATCGACGAGAAGGACATCCGGTACAGGCTTCCCATCGACAACTTGCAGGGGCTCACCGTCGAGCAGGTGTTGCCACCCGGCCTGTCGCCGGTCGTCGAGACGTCGAAACCGAATATCCCGAACGAGCGGGAACTCCGCGGGCGTACGAAGACCTGGGAGAATCTGACCTACTGAGCCTATGTACCAGCAACCCAACGTCAAAGTCGCGCGCATCAACCTGAAGCCCCTTCTCCCACCGGGGGCTCTCGAGAAGGTCAACGTCCCGAGACTTTTGAAGTCCGTTCAACGTCAGATCGTCAAACAACTTCAGAGCCGGATCCTTCAGAGTACCTTCTCACATCGAGCGAAGACCGCCCTGTGCAACGGTTTCGAGATCCGGCGTGGCCCTCACAGCATCACGGTCGTCGCCAAGCACCCGGCGTTTCGGCCCCTTCTCGAGGGCCGCAAGCACCAACAGATGCGCTGGCTCGTGAAGGCGCAGCGTCCCATCCCCATCATCACGCACGAGGGTAAACTCATCTTTCGCAACGCCACCCCGAGATCGATGGAAAACGGCTCGTGGTACCATCCTCAGAGGAAGCCAACCACCATCCTCGAGAAGGCGCGAGTGGAGACACGCAAGGTGATCATGGCGCGACTGGCGAAGGAGTTCCGTCGAGAAATTCGCATTGGGCTGGCAAAGGCGCAGCGGTGACGGGCGGTGTCACCGTCATTGGATTGGTCCAAGGGGGGTGCCATCTCGAGGACATTCGAACGACCGTTCCGCAGCGGGTGCCAATCCAGATCCCGGCGCATCTTGCCGAACGGTCGCAGGACCTCGTCGAGGCGCTGCAGCAGCGACGGGTCATGCGACTCGGTAGCGTTATGGGGAGTGGCACGGGTGGTATGGTCATGAAGCAGGAGTCAGTCCCTCAGCTGAACCCGAGTCTTCGAGGTCGAGGGATTGCCCCCTTCGTCCCCGCGCCAAAGGCCGACGTGGTGCCTTCGACGGCCTCCTGGGGGGAGAGGGAGGCCCTGGTCGTCGAGCTAGAGGCGAGCCGGGAGGAGTGCCGGCGTCTGCAGGCTCTGAACGAGGCGCTGCAGGGGACTCTGACCACCATGACCGAGCAGCTCTGGAACATTCAGCGGGCCGTCGAAACGCTGACTCTTCGCCAGGGCCCGGTCCCTCAGCCCCCACAGTTCCGTGCACCCTGGATCGGCGGTCCGGCACGGACGGCCGCAGCCGTTCCGCATTTCATTCCGCCGACGACTTTAGAGGCTGCCGAAGTGCGGATCAATCCCAGGGAAGGCACGTCGATCAGCAACCTCGACGAAGCCGTCGCGGCGCTGCGATCTCTGCGCGGCAAATCCGCCTGATGTTTTGATGGACCGCCCGGGGCATGACCCCGAAGAAGGCGTGCGGCTGTGAGAGCGCCGCTCCGAACCCTCGAGAAGAGGGAACCGAAGTCGTCTGGCACGATCCGACGAAATACGACCCGCTCCGCCACGGACCTCCGTACATGCCCGTCCGGATGGCACGAGAGGCGAAGGCCGTCGTCCGACGAGTCGCCAGCGCTCACGTGAGCCCGCGGGTGGCTCGACGTTTTATCGGGAGCGGCCTCGGGAGCGGCATAGAGGGGAGCCCCTTGAGTGCCGTGCTGTCCGTGCTTCGCGCGGCCTCGTTCCTTCACCAGACCCATCATTGGCAGACATCGGGGCCGAGCTATTACGCCGACCACCTGCTTTTTGATCGCCTCTATAAAGATTCTCAGTCATTCATCGATCAAGTCGCGGAGAAGGCCGTTGGGCTCGGGTCGGCCGATTTGGTCACCCCGTCGCGTCAGGCCGAGCAGATTGCGCAGATGGTTGGGGCCGTCGCCAGCCCGGACGCCTCCGCGGCAAATCTGGTCAAGGCGAGCCTCAGGGTGGAGTCCCTCGTGCTCGCGATCGTTGATGAGACGCTCTCCGTTCTATCATCCACCGAAAGCCTCACGCCGGGCGCAGACAACCTCTTGCAGGGCGTTGCAGACCTCCACGAGACCTTCGTCTACCTGCTCCAGCAGAGAGAGTCTGCGGTGTACGAGTACGCGCGTTGATTTGAACGCCGTATGACTCAAGATGGAAATGAAGATGAAGAACGACGATATACGAGAACCCCTGGGTGTTGGGTTAGACATCGGCACTGGCAACCTTGTTTCGGCACGCAAATCGGAGGCGAAGACTGTGACCATCTCGATCCGAGATGCCTTCCTGGATCTGGAGGCGGACGCCAAACGATCGCTCCGGATGAGCAACGTGGATTACATCAAGAAGGAGGGCTCGGACGATATCATCGTCATTGGCGAGGGCGCCTTGACGATGGCGAACCTCTTCAAGCGGGAGGTGCGGCGCCCTCTGAGTCGAGGGGTCATTTCCGCGGGCGAATTGGACGCGCAGTGGATTATCAGCCAGTTGATCAAGAGAGTAGTTGGCGTGCCGCGCGTTTCCCGGGAGTTCTGCTTCTACAGCGTGCCGGCAGAGCCGATCGACAACCCGGGCCAAGACATCGTTTATCACACCGAGGTCTTCAGGAAGATTCTCGACGAGCACGGATACTCGGGCCAACCGACGAACGAGGGTATGGCCATCATCTTTTCGCAATGCGCTCAGGAGAAATTCAGCGGCCTCGCCGTGAGCTTTGGTTCTGGTATGGTCAACATCGCGCTCGCGTATCAGGCTAGTTCTGGGATGGAATTCGCCCTTTCGAGGGCCGGCGGTGATTGGATCGATCAGCAGGCGGGGCGAGCCATCGGCAAGACGGCCTCGCAAATGTGCGCCATCAAGGAGCGTGGAATCGATCTAAAGAATCCCGAGGGTCGAGAGCAGCAGGCGCTCGCCATGTATTACCGAAACGTCATCGATTATTGCTTCAAGGCCATTACGAGCGAGTTCAAGAGGGTCGCCAACAATGTCGATTTGCCTGAGCCGATCCCCTTCATCGTGAGCGGGGGGACCAGCAAGGCGGGCGGGTTCATGGAAATCTTCGAAGAGGAATTTGATCGGGTTCGTAAGAAGTTTCCGATCCAGATCAGCGAGGTTCGGCAAGCCCCGAACCCGCTTACGGCCGTTGCCGAAGGATTGCTGGTGCTCGCCCAGGATGAGCACGCGAGCCGCTGAAGGCGGTGCTCCAGAGGAAGGCGGGCTAGCAAGACGTACTATTATTTAATCGGCGCGTTGAAGCGGCGGCTCATCCTCGAGCTGAAGGACAGCTTCAGCCGGCACCCGATTTACCGGAAGCTCGTCCCGTTCATTCAGAATCGGTTCGCCTTCGACGAGCGGCCGCAATTTGGGATCGTCGTGCAGGGCAGCAGCGCGAACAAGATTCAGCTCGACGCTTCGAATTTCATCGGCGCCGTGCAGAGCCACGTCATGCTGGCGAAGATCGGCGCGGAGTCGGTATTCCCCCTCGAATGGGTACGAGAGGACCTGGCGGCCGTGCGTGCCCATGGCGGGGTCATCGAGACGCCCCCGGGGGTCTATTATCTCGAGATCCTGAGCGCGCCAACGACGCCGGGCGAGGCGGGCTCGTTCATCATCGACCCCTTGCGGACGGTGACGAACGAACCGGTTTTTCGATTCCAGACCGGATTTGAGCCAGAAGGGCAGCTGCAGAACGTGCCGCTCGAGCGGACCCTACGACTTTACGAAGACCGATCGATGATGCTCCACGCCGGTGTCGACTATGAAGTCGGAACACACGGCAGCATTCGCTTTCTGCATCCGTTCGCCGCCGATAGCTACATCACGGCGGACTACCGATACCCGATCGAGTCGATAGGGCCCGTTCCGTTTCGCTGGAATACGGCAGACGCAACGACTCTCCCGGGCGTCGTCCTGGCCTTCGGGAAGCGCTCGGAGGCTGGGCAAAAGACCGCCGTCGTCGTCTACGCCGAGCGAATCGAGGCGGCGCAAGCCTACGGCGGAAAGCATGAGGTTTCCTTCGACCTAGAGATCATCGCGAGGGACTCGACCCAGATCGAAGAAATTACGGACCTCGTGAGCATGTATCTCTGGGGCGAGAAGCGTCCCGTGCTCGCGTGGGAGGGGATCGAGATAACGGACGTATCGATGGGTGGAGAATCCGAGGAGCCGATCGACGAGACGGGTCAAGACTTTCAGTTCATGACCACGATGACCGTGCAGCTGCAGGCGGATTGGGAGATTCACGTCCCGCTGCCGCTCACGATCAGCAACATCGAACCCGAGGGCATCGCGACCGTTGCGCCTCAGGCCTTCTACGACACCTATGGCGTCCTCGCCGGGCGAAACCCGGACTTCGAGAGGATCGGCTGATTGAGGCATGAAATAAAGGGCATGAAACGTGAAGGGAGCAACTAATGGGCATCGTTGACGACCGAGCAAAGCTCGATACGACTATTGGCGCAGACGGCATGCAAAAGAACTATCTGGTGCTGTCCGAGGAAGAACGAGCAAAAGGCTTCGTGCGCCCCGTGCGCCGCACGTACATTCACGAGAAATGTGGTGTCGCGACCACCATGGCGGAGCATCTTGCGGAGACTTATGCGCGCGCACCGCATTTCTACAGCGGGACCTTCTGCGCCAACTGTCGGACGCATCTGCCCGTGGGCCCAGACGGCGAGTTCACATGGGAGGACGGATCCCGGGTGGGCACATGAGCGAAGGAATCGGCTAAAAGGTGCCTCAGTACACGTTTCGATGCGGCGCCTGCAATCTCCAGTTCAAGCGGCGGCTCGCCATGGGCATAAACGCGACGTGTCAGTGCCCGAGCTGTAAGAAGGGGGCCCCTCGAGAATGGGAAGGCCAGGGTTTCGGCTTTGGCTTTTGCGAGACGGCGGCGACGGCGCGGGCGAACTCGGGAGTGGCCAAGCACGACTATCCGACAGCGGACAACGTCGTGGGGCGTTCGGCAGAGGCGCAGTGGCACATCATCCACGAGCGCAACGCAGCGAAAGACAAGATCCGTGGCCTTGGCGTAGGCCTCGCGCGGCGTGACCAGGTCGAGCAGGGTCAGGTCGTCACGGAATACACGACGCTGTCGCAGGGAAGCTTCGCCGCGCGTAAGAAGCTCGAGGTCACCTTCAAAGAGAAGGCCGTCCGAGATGGCATCGAAGCCCCGCTGAAGGGCATCTCGACGGCTTCGATGAAGAAAGAGACCTAGCCCGTCAATAAAGCGTTGTTCGGCCTGTTGTTTGGCAGACACCGCCAGGCTTCTCGTTCAACACAAGGGTCCCGACCGATGCGCAAGATTGTCAAAGCTAACGAAGTTGAACGAGAGCTGCGCCGCCTCCTTACATACTCTCAGAGCGCGCGCCCGTCTCGTTCACGCATGGCGTCAGAGCTGCAAACACTCAAAGCGCGCATCGCGGGGGGCAAGTCTTACAACGATTACTTGAAGGAAGCCGACCGCGACTTTCTTCGTGAGGTGGCAAAGCAGATAACCTCTGAGCAGGGCCATTGTCAGGCCAAAGTCAGTGATTCGTCGGGCGGTTCTGCAATATTCTTGACGCTCACGGGCGAAGACATGAGCGATATGCCGATCGATGGCTATGCAACCATCATTCACACCGGACACTTCGAGGTGAGGTTCGACCTGGACCTCGATACCGTGAACGGGAAAGTCCAGGAGGAGAAGGTTTTCAAGATTGGGGCCTTCACTACCGATATGGCCGCCAAGATCGTTCTCCAACACCTTCTTTTCCGCGGCTGAGAATTAGCAGACCGGCGAATCCCACCCATACCCAGATCCAGATGCAACACCCAGATGAGACACAGATGTTAGAGCAACAAAAAACCTAGGAGATACAAGTAGTTATGGCTATCGGACCGATGGTGACGTACGTTCCTCCCGGCGTGTACACGCGCACACTGACGGAGGCAAACGCTGCAAATCTCGTCGCGGGATTGCGCATCCCCGTGATCCTTGGCGTCGGACAGGAGCAGCTCATCCAGTCCAACCTCGAGAACATCCGTGGCTCGAGCGCGAATCTCGACCAGCAGATCCTGAGCGAGAATGCTTCGGTTCGATTTGTCCTCGCTGAGAGGAATCCGAACAACCCCACCTTGGGCGCCGCGAATGGCCTGGTGACGAAGCTCCGGGTTCGGAATTTCCCCATTGTCGACGGCAATGGCTACGGCCGCGTCGTGAACGACGTGCGCGCGGTCAGCGTCTCCATCAACGGCCTGCAGGTAGCGGTCGGGGCAGTGCAGGGGGTGGGCGGCTACGTCACGCTGCAGGTGCCTCCGCAGGCTGGCGACGACATCCGGGTCACGTATTTTTTCCGACGGACGGACACGGCCTTCACCGACACGGTCTCCGACCAGGTGACGGCGACTCGGGCGGAATTGACGTCGCCAGCGGCGGCGCCGTTCGTGATCTCGTCGAGCGCGTCGATTCTTTCGGTCATCATCGACGGCACGGAGCGCATCTTTTCGCTCGCCGCGGCGACCTACACGGCGGCGGCGCTCAAGGTCGAGATCGATTCGAATCTCATTTCCGGCCTTGCCACGCTCGTCTTTACCGACAACCGCGGGCTCGACCACCTGACTTTGATCGCGGCCTCCGAAGTCGAGATCGGTAACGGCTCAGCCAACGGCGTCTTCGGTTTTACCCAAGGCAAGAAGACGAGCCGAGCCAAGAGTTTCCGAGTCTTCCAGCGCCCGATCGTGGATGGCTCTGACGGCGGCATCACGACGAACGACACGACCAAGGTGACGGTCCTCGTCAACGGCGTGCAGAAGGTCCCGATCGCCGTTGACGGCACGAACGGCACCGTGACCCTCGCGCTACCGCCGCCACAGGGCGCAACGGTGAGCGTCCAGTATTTTGCCAACACGTGGCAAGACACCTTCGACTACCTACCCAACACTCTGGTCACGGACGTCGTCCGGTGCGGGTTTGCCTCTGGACGTAGCGATTTCATTCAGGGACAGGATTTCGTCGTCGAGAATCCGAGCGCCGACGTCTCGGTCATCCATTGGGGCACGTCGGTCAGCGTGGCAAATACGGGCCACACCGCGGGCACGACCGTCCTCAACTCGACTCAGATCCTCTCGACGCTCGTCGACGAGAAGATTTTCATGGCTCCGACCGAGCGCTATGTGGATACGGGCGTCGTGCCGGCGCTCATCGCCGACAGCGAGTTCGTGCTGACCCAAGTCCCGACAACGGGCAATGGCCGGGATACGCCTCTCGGGCAGACGCTGTACGCGGCGGTTTCCAATAGCCGCATTTCGCTCCCGAGCAACCGCCCGGACCTGGTCCAGGCTTGGGCGGGGCGCAACGTCAACGACGCTCTCAGCCGTTCGGCTCTGACGGTTGTGGAGGTCGACTCGACCACGCTCCGGTTCAAGGTGCGTGAGGTCGTGCCGCCGGACCAGACGGTCTTCGCAACCTACAACTACAGCCGGATCACGGACGACGTCTGCACGCTCACGAACAAGGTGTCAGGCGCCCTCGGGTCCGGCGAGTACGAGGTCCGCAGCTCGGTATTGGGCACGAACCTCTTCCAGGTGCGGTTCGGTAACAAGGCGGGGCTGCCCGAAGTCGTCCAGTGGCCGCGCGGCGCCGAGCAGGTGCCAGACGCCTTCCATACGGGCGCCGGATCGCCCGTCAACGAGACGGTGACGGTGACCTTTGGGTCGACGACCACCACGAACGCTCGATTCACCAACGACGGTCAAGCTCCCTACGATCTCTACTCGGGAAGCTCCGATCAGTTCCGGGTGACGGTCAACGGGACGGCCTTCGTGGCCAACCTGGGCACGGCTTCGCCCGCCTATCTCGTGAGTAGAAAGGTCGCACTCTCGGGCGGCAACATTACGATCCCGGACGCCCCGGGCAACGTCCTCGAGCTGACCATTGGCGACGCGGTATCCGCCTCCAAAGGCTCGATCACGGCGGTGGGCGGCGCGTCGCTCATCGAGGGCGAGACCTTCACGTTGGACGACGGGGTCAACGATCCCACCGTCTTCGAATTCGACAGCGGAGCCGGCGTTGGTTCCGGGCACGTGACGGTCACGTTCACGGGTGGCGATTCGGAGGCCGTTGTCGCAGCCTCCATCGAGGCGGCCATCAATGGGGTCGGGGACGGGCTACTCATCACGGCGTCGGCTCCGGTGGGCGCCCTCGTCCCTCTGATCAATGACTCGTCCGATGCAGAGGGCAGCAACGAAGCCGTCACGGATACGGTCGTCAACTCTGGATTCATCGTCCACGGCATGACGGGCGGCAACGGAGAGGTGAGCATCCCGCTGACGCCGGGCGAGCGCACCCCGTCCGAGATCGTGGCGGAAATGGACGCCGTGTTCGATACCGTTTTCGGGGCGACCACCCTGGCATCGACGGTCTCGATCGGCTCGAGCCATGCCGTGTTCATCGTCAAATCCGTCACGACGCCCGAAGCGTTGCCGGGCGGTTTCGACCACGGCGCGGTCGTCTCGGTTCGTCCAGGCACCGTTGAAGCCGTTCTCGGATTCAAAGCGTTCCAGTCGGCCTCGGGCACGGCGTCGGCCACGAACAAGCCCGCGACTCTGGTGGGCAGCTTGGCGGAGCCGATCGACATTACGGCGAGCGTCAACGACCAGCTGAATCTGCAGGTCGACGGCGTCGAGTACGTCATTCCGCTGACGGCTGGTATCGGCAGGACCGCGGCTCAGATCGTGACCGACATCAACGCGGTCGTCGGGGGTCTTGCCTCCGTCGGCACCCTATCAAACCTGAACCACATACGGCTGACGAGCCCCACTACGGGTTCGAATAGCCGTTTGCTCATCAAGGCGGGCTCGGCCAACACGAGGCTGGGTTTTTCGACGGGCTCTCAGGTGTCTGAAACGCGCGTCACGGCGCAAGAGATCGTCGACATCCTCATGAACACGTCGAACCCTGCGGCCTTCACGACAGAAGCCTTCGCTTGGGTTCATGAGATCGACGACCGCGAGTTCATCACGATCGAATCGCTCCACACGGGGGTAGGGTCGACCGTCGTGCTCGCCGACGGCAGCAATTCGGCGTTCAACGTGACCACGGGGATCGGGATTACCCCGGGCGACGGAGACAACGGGGAGGCGGCAAAGGACGATTTCATCGTCACCTCGACGAATCCCGCGGGGTCCGCCGGTACGGGCTTCCCGGGTCAGACCTATACGGACGCCCGCACAGGGCTCTGCTTCACGGTTCTCCCGAGCGCCGTGGGCACCTACACGGACACGGGAGCGTTCACGCTCGACGTTTCCCAGACGTGGAAAGTGAGTCCGTCGATCGCGTACCTCAGCGTGCCGGGTCTCGAGTTGATCGTCACAGACACGGTCGGGGTCGGCCTGAACGACACCGCCAGCATCCAGACATTCAACCCGGGCGGACTCGAGCCGGCGGTCGGCGACAGTTATTTCATTACCTACCACTACATGAAGCAGGATTTCGGGACGCGCCTCTTCGCGCAGTTCAAGACGATCGAAGCGAATTTCGGCGTTTTGAGCGGCGAGAATCGCGTCACGCTGGCCGCGTTCCTCATGATCCTCAACGGGGCCGTTCTCGTGGGCATCAAGCAGGTCCTCAAGGCCGCGAGCAGTAACCAGGGCTCGGATCGCGCCTTTCTCACGGCCCTCAAGGACCTCGAAAAGCCGTTGCCTGGCAACGTCAAGCCCGACGTCATCGTGCCGCTCTCGACCAGCACGGCCATCTATTCGGCGACGCTCCAGCACGTCGAAGTCATGTCGACCATCCGCAACCAGTCGGAACGGATGGCCTATATTGGGTTCGCATCGGGGACGGGACCGACGACGGCCCAGACCGTGGCTCGCAGCATCGAGTCAAACCGCGTCATCGCCATCTACCCGGATTCGGCCGTGGTGACTCTCACGGACGAACTCGGGAACAATTTCGAGACGCTCGTTGACGGGACGTTCCTCGCTGCCGCCGTGGCGGGGTCTGCGGTGAGCCCCGCGTTCGACGTGGCGACGCCGTTCACCCGGCGACGCATCCAGGGCTTCACGCGGCTGCCGCGCATCCTGGACGCCGTCGAGGCCAATCTGACAGCGACGAGCGGTGTGACGCTGCTCGAGGACCTCGCCCCCGTAATGCGGATTCGACACGGGCTCACGACGGACATGAGTACGATCTTGAGTCGCCTCCCGACCGTGACTCAGATCGCGGACCTCGTGCAGCAATCGGCGCGTTCGACTCTCGACGTCTACATCGGCACGAAGTTCCTCGCGAGCCGCACCAATGACGTGGAGATCAGCTTGACCGCGATGTTCAATTCGCTCGTCCAAGCGGAGATCGTCGGGGCCTTCACCGGTATCTCAGCGATCGTGGATCCGGACGATCCGACGATACTCAGGATCGAGGCATTTTTTATGCCTATATATCCGCTTCTATATATCGTCTGCACTTTCAACCTCAGATCAAAGCTTTGATATTGTTGACTTGTTCCCCAGAACGTCAGGAAGCAAAGGCTTCGACGTTCTGGGGATGAGTTTAGTGCCAACCCCCTTGTCATCTTCGCGCGGCTGCAGGCTGTTGGGTGAGGGGCGCAACCCGTAGCAGCGATTCTGTTTATCGGTGGCGGTGTACGGGAACACATGGCCGAACCAGTTTTAGCTGATGAAGATGATGACGATGACTTGATCGGAGACGTCGAGGTCGCCGAGTACGTCGTGCTGCTTCTCTCGATCACTTCATATAAGCTCTACGTCGAACAGCAGATGGGCGACCCAGACGCCAAAGACGGCCATATTCACAAGGGAATCAATCTGGTCCGTCTCACGGACGCGAACTATGGCGACGGCCTTCGTGACTTCTTTGCCGAGAAGCTCACACGCCCAGTCTCAAAGGCAACGGTGGCGCGGACTTTTCGGGTCCGAATCTCGAATATTGAGCAGCTCGGACGTCGTGCACTAGCTTTACGGGTGGCGCTCCATCGTTCGACGGACTTGCCAGACATCTTCAAGGAACCTCGTGCACGCCGGGCTATCAAGATCAGTGTCGCCGCGAACGTATTGAGTGAACCCGCAGAGGCTTTTGCGGATTACGTTACGGTGCCTCTCAGAAACGTCCGGATTAAGAACTGGATAAAGACGGCTCAGGAAACGATCGGCTCGGGGAGTGTCATTCAGAACCCGGTCGAAATGGCCGCCGTCGCTGTCGTGGACCAGACTCAAACGCTCAAGACGCAACAAGCAGCCGAGGAGACCAGGACAGAAGCAGAGGACATTCAGGAAGCCAAGGATGAGAGAACGGGTGCTCTCGAGCAGCTTCAGAACGACGCTACTGAAGCGGCCCGTGCTGTGCTCGAGACCTCTGGTGAGGACGACGCACCTCCGACCCGGAGTGAGGTTATCGGCATCGCCACGGCTGCAGCGGCGGCCGCAAAAACTAGTCTTAGTGACGCCGATGTTCCTGAGTCGCTGCGTGGCTTGGACCTCGAGCAGCGTGCCGCGGCCATGACGGATGGTCGCGTTCTCGTTGCGGCCGGTGCCGGCGCGGGGAAGTCCACGACCTTGGTAGCCCGGGTGAAATACCTGGTCGATGAGCGGAAGGTCAACCCAGCACGCATTCTCGTGACGAGCTTCAATGCGAAGGCGGCGGCCGAACTGAAACACAAGATTTCTGAGGCCGTGGGAAAGGATCGAGCCCAAGCGATGCAGGTGGGTACGATGCACAGCCTCTATCAGCGGTCCATTCTCAAGTACGGGGATGCCCAAGAGAAGACCCTCTTTGTAGGGCTCACCAAGCCACAGTTAGCTGGGGGTCCGACCGCGACTGCCGTCAATCGTATTTGGCGTAAATGTTACGCGACGGTCGACGAGTTGACGGGAAAGGTCAATGACGCTGAGGCTCCGCCTGCGAAGGCAATGAAGCTTGCCAAAACGAAGTGGAGCGCCAACGGGATCAGCCCAGCGGAAGCCTTGGCGGGGGCCGTTTCGGATAAGGAGAAGGAAGCCGCTCGATGGTACGAAATGTACGAGGGGCTCAAAGGGTCGATCGCGTGGCGCCCGCAGGATTGTGCTGATGCCAAGGGCGTCAAGTACCAGTACGATAAGTTCATCACCGACATGCGAACGATCACCCAAGGGGGTCGGAAGTCGGTTCGACGCATCGGCGACTACGACGACATGATTGCGGTCTTCGGTGACATCCTCGAAAGAAGCCCCGACATTCGTGGCCGCGCTCAGAAGGCCTACGATCATGTGATGGTCGACGAATGTCAGGACTTAAATAAGTCCCAAAGTCGCGCGCTTCGATTGATGACCGAGCAGGTCACCGACGGGAGCGATGGAAAGTCCTTCTGGATGGTCGGGGACCCCGACCAGAGTATATATGCGTTCCGCGGTGCACGCCCCGAAGACTTCGTCGCGTTGGATGGTGCCGCAGGTTGGAAGACGCGGCTCATAAGGACCAATTACCGCTGTCCGCCTGAAGTTATCGAGGCAGCCAACAAGCTCATCGCGCACAACAAGAATCGAATGAATAAGGAAGCCATTGCTTCCCCTCAGAGGGTTAAGGGCGAGGCTAGCGTCAACGCTTCGGTTTATGTGGATGAGGCCGCGACCGCGCTCGCCGTAGCGCGAGAGATCGCAGGCCGGTGGGAGGGGGGTGAGGGGGTACCTGCCGAATCCAATGCCATCTTGGCTGCCACCAATGCCGAACTGCATTCCTACGAGACTGCCCTTTTGATCAAGGGGGTTCCCTACGCCCGGAAGGGAAGCTCGAGCTTCCTATCATCGCGAGAGACCGAGGCATTTTTGGGGTACGTGACACTCGCGATGGACACCGACGCTGAGAAGGCACAGGAAGCGTTCGTAAAGATCCTCAACAATCCCAACCGTTTTTACATCAACGATGCAGAGAAGCTTAAGGCTGCGACGGATACTGCTGTAAACAGCTACGCACGACGTTTTGGCCTTTCAATGAAGGAAGTCAACCCCGTGGCCGCAATGCGGGATTCACGGTTTCGGACTGAGTTGGGCAAAGCACTCAAGGGTCCCGGGGCGCCAGACTACGTATTCGACCAGCTCGAGATCCTGTCCTCTGCTTTGACTGATCTCGGGATGCTTGCGACGCAAGAGGATACCAACACCAAGGTGCTGTTCGACGCCGTTCTGGCTGTTCCGGGAATGGAGTGGAAGAACAACCCGAAGACGGGGAAGCTCCTCCAGAACCCAACGACCTTTCGGGAGTCACTGTCCGCTTCGGCTAAGGACATTGGTGGAGAGGAGAGCGACGATGCAGACGACGAAGAGGGCGATGTTGACGACCAGGCGGTAGCTACGAGCGGGCTCGGCAACGTGTCATTTCTTTTCGAGTTGGCAAAGCCGAACCCCGACGATCCGTTGGACTCGGCTTTCCCGCCTGAGACGCCGCAAGGCTTCGTTGCAAAGATGAATCGTCTGCGGGCGCGCTCGAAAGAGCTGAGTTACGACCTGGACAAGTGGAAGGGTGGTACGCCGCCACCAGCGGTATTTCTAGGGACTGTCCATAGCGTCAAAGGCGCGCAATGGCCTTATGTCACGGTGCAGATGACCAAGGGTAAGTTTCCGATGATACCGAGAGTTGATCCGGATGAGGAGTTGACCCCCGAGCGTTTGGCGGAGATGGATGGTGAACTCGAGGGGTTCCGGCGCTTGGCCTACGTGGCGCTGACCCGAGCCTCGAAGGATTTGAGGGTGGTGGCTCCTGGCGAGTACGGGGGAAAGCCAGCTGGAATGAGCCCGTTCTTGGGCGAGGCTGGTCTGACTCTCGGAGAGAACGTACCGGTGCCCGGCGCAGAAGCGGAGAATGCACCCAAGACCGCCGCGGTTTTCGTCGAAGACTATAGACGCGACACCGTCAATGATTTGCCGTTCGTCGGGGGCAACAATGGCTGGTAGTCGCTTCGTCGAAATCACGCTCGAGGATATGGAGGCTTTCCTCAAGAGGGCTTATCGTGCCTTGCATCCAAAGAAGGAGATTTACAAGGGTCAGGTGGTCTTTCATCTGAGCCTCAGTGACAATCACCAGATTTTCATCCGTGTCTATTCGTCGATTTTTAGAGACGGCATAGTACGGAAAAAGGGCTCAGATTCGATCAGGGTCGTGATGCTGACCGACAAGAACAAGGCGCTCATGCCACCGAGCAAGTTGGTGATGCGTACGACCAACTGGCGCAACGCTCTGCAGGAACGTATCGAGGATCTGTTGGAGATTTATGAATCCAAGGTCGGGTATTGGAAGGAGCGCCGGCTCAACACGGGCGGGGGTGGCTCTGACAGAGAGGATGCCTTGGATGAGGCGGTCAAGGAGTCGCTGCCTGATCTGACGCCTAGAGAGCACCATGAGATCGAGGATGCGGAGGAGGCAGAGATTCGCGAGGAGAGGGAGAACTCCCGCGAAGAGCCCGCACGTGTTCCCTCAGTGCCCGCACCCAAGATGCCGGGTCTCAAGAAGACCAAGCCGACTCCGGCTTTCGAGGGTGTCTATCGCGCGCTGCCCGGCGGAGCTTGGGGGCTTCAGATTGCGGGGCCAGGTGAGCCGGGCGACGAGGGTATGGCCGTCAGCAAGGGCAACCAGCGAAAGAGGGTGCGTCTCTTGGAGCTGAAGCAGAAGACCAGAGCTTACAAGAGCGATGCCGAGGTTGAACTGTGGACGTTTGAGGATCTCAGCGGCAAGCCGCGCCAGCAGTACGGTCGATTTGCCGCCGACCCGCTCGTCGAGAGTGTGGCCGCCCGATATCTGAATGGTTGAGGTGTAACCTATCGGCGTGGACCTCCGCGTCACCGTCGACCCCGACCTCCCTGAACTGCTGAACGAGCCAGTCGTAGCGTTCGGCTCGTTCACGGGATCATGCGCTGGGCTCACCGTCTACGCGCCCGGTGGCCCGGGGTCCCCGCTGTCGCGGCTCTACGTCGACCTGATCTGTGGGCGCTCGTTGCCGTTGACGTTCGTCGCTCGCTCGGCCCAGAACCTCGCAACGGTCGTTGCCGCGAGCTTGTTTCTCGACAGGGAGCTGTGCCTTCATCCCATGGCTGCGGCGCTGGTGTCGGCGGTCGAACTTGCCACCCAGCTTCAAGAGGGTGGCCTGGCGCACGTCGATCGGGACCTCGCGCGCTTGTTCCTGCTGGTTGACGGCTATTTCTGCGCGGCGCCGATGAATCGGGAGGAGCAGGGCCGGCGGCTAGGGCAAGTGGTCGAGTGGTTGCGGGGCTACGTGCTGCACGGGACGCTTCCCGCGCTCCCGCGCCCGGCCGAGCCCCCGACAATTATCGATCGAGGGACCAACGGCTTCGTGCTCGCGACCGGGACGGGGCGTCTCGTTGACGCGGTCATCGAGCTGTACCGACAGGGGCACCTCCGCGGAGTGGTTTTTCACCGACTCGAGAGCGGTCGGGAGATGGTTCTGGCGTTCAGAAAGAGCCCTTACGTGCGTTTTGATCTCCAGGCGGCGGAGGTCCACTTGAACGCCGCCGAAGCGTCTCTGGGGCACCCAGGGGGCTGGAAGCTGAATCGTTTCCTCCTCGCGGGTCCCGAGACCGGAACTGCCGTCTCGAGAGAAGACGTGATCCAGACGTTCTTGCGGGTTTAGCTCAATCTGTGTGGGCGGCCCGAAAGCCGGTTCTAAGAAGATCGACGCCCGACGAACGTCGCTTATCCCCCTACGTCGCTTTACAGCGGGGCGGTTGGGCCCTCTTCCGTTCAGTGGGTCGTCGCTGGTTATTTGACAATTCATCAAACTTTGGCAATATATTGAGTGCGATTCGTCCCCACCCACAGTCCAGGTCTCATCCTGGCCGAGTGCCATCGGGCGGGGCAGACGGGCATCTTCCTCATGAGGGATCACGCTTTCGATCGTGCTTTGGAACGGAACCTGACTCGTCGGGACATTCGCCACGCGCTCTCGGGCGTTGGGACCGTAGTCTTTCAGGAGGACGAGGGCACGTGGCTCGCCACAGGCGGTGTGGACGCAGAGGGCGTAGAGGTCGGGCTCGCCGTCGTGGTGACGAGTGGGCTGATTGTCGTCACGGTCTTTTGAGGTGTTTTGCAAATGAGTCAGTCAATCGATCGGGGAGAAGCGGTTATTCGGGTCGGGCACTACGAGGTGAAAGCACCCTACGAGGCGGTACCTCTCGACCTTCCCACGGGGGCGGCGTCAGGGCTCACGTCTGATGAATGGGAGCGGCTCGAGCTTCAAGCCGCGGCAGTCGTGCTATCTCGGTCTGAGGGCGTCGGCGGTCTCGAACTTCGGTTTGCCCGTAAGGCACTCGGCCTATCACAGGGCGATCTCGGTGCGCTTTTGGGCGTTGCGCTCGAGACGGTTTGCCGCTGGGAAACGGCAGACGGCGAAATCTCAGCCGTAGTACGCCTAGCCGTCTTACACCTGCTCGATCGGTTTCGTTCCACCGGTACTCTGGAGGCAGTGGTGCCCTCGGGACTGACGCTGACCGTAGCGGCTTGATTGCCGATCACGCCGCTTTCCCAAATGCAGCGGGAGATCGCAAAGAAAGCGTCGTAGCCCGTAGTCAGGTCCTCCGGGAAATCTCCGAAGTAGTGACGGCCCCCACACAGGGCCGTTCGTCTTTTGTGCCTGGGCGCGTCGCGAATCCTTTTGCGTGCTGCCTCCAGGAGGCATGCCATCTCTGCTCGTCACGTTCGGCACAGACGGATCGAAGGACTGGGTCCGTACGCCCGAGGGGCAGAAATTCGCGCTCGGTCCCGTCAGTGTTCTCACGCTCGTCTCGCGTCTGAGCCGCAATTCGAAGACGGCGCGGCGCGCGCTCGATGAATTTCTGAAGACGGGGGAGGTCTTGATGGCGGTCGACGACGACCGTCTCTGGTCGCTTCTCGCCCCGATTCGCGCTCGATGGGCCGCGGGTCCTTTTATGCCCTCCGATCAGGGGAGAACGATCTGCATGGACCCCAAACGAGTCGAAGCCAGAGAAGACAGTCGGGAGGTCCATAACCTCAATGCTTTGACGATGAGTGCAGGGAGGTTGTGTGATTCGTTGCAGGCAACGTTGGGCAACCTCGCCAAGGCGATGCGGAGACCATCTCCTTCCGTCGGGCAGGGTCTCGATCTACGGGACATCGATGGCTTCCTCAAACACCTGATCAACTTTAGAAACGAAACGCTCGCGTGGGGCGGAGCGAGTTTCCTAGACGAGGACTTCATCAACCCGAAGAGCGCCGCGCTCGCGTTCGACTCGTACGAGTCGAACATGAAGGTTGCGCGGGGCATTCTCACCAAGGCGCAGCAAACGGTCGCCACGATCAACCGCCTCGCGTCCACGGGCAAAAAGTTCGACGCGGCGCGGGCTCGAGCTGACATCGCCCGGGTCACGACAAAGGTCGCGAGCATCTGCAGCCAGACCGAACTCACGGAGGGCTGGGTGCGGGACGATCTCGCGAAGCTCGCGGCACGCAACGACAGACTCCACGGCTTGTTTCACCGGTCGTCGGTATAAGGCGCCACATGAAGGTCTGCGAAGATTGCCTGGTTCTGTCGAAGAGTGGCACCCATACAGTCGATAATGTCGTGCCTCGCTTGCAGATTGTCCAACGCTAAAGAGTCAAGTCGCCCTGTGTGGGTGACCTTGAATATGTAAGGAACACATCATGGGAAAACCATCGGACACGTCTAACTATTTGTACCGCCAGGGGACAGCGCCGAATACTCGCGCGGCTGTCTCTCAGAAGAACAAGGTCTTCTCCTATATGGCGGGGGCCCGGAAGTTCCAACAGATTGGTGTGCTCACCGAATTTGGGCATGATGAAAGCCGTCAAATTGATCCGGTCCGAGGGGTGGGCTACGGGGATCAGATCGCGGAGATGGTTCCTGGCGTCACGGAGCCGATCAATATCACCGTCAATAAGACGCTGCTCTACGCGGTGAACCTCTTCCAAGTCTTTGGTTACAAGGGCGGCGTCGAGGGGCTCGTGAGGTCGTTACGGCACCACCGGTGGCCCTTCGACATCAAGCAAGAACTCGTGTTCTCCGAGTTGGTTTCTTCCAACCAGATTGGTGACGTCGATAATGCACCCGGCGTGAGGGCTGCATCGGTGGTGCGAGGCCCCGGGGAGTTTACAACAAACGCCGTGAAGGCGCTCATCACAATCTACGAGGGGTGCTGGATGCAGTCCTATAATGCTTCATACACGGCGGATGCAGCAATTGTCGCAGAGGGGAGCACCGTCGTGGCGACGGACGTGATCGACGGGTTCTCTACGTATGGTGAATACATCGATTCGGGCCTCGCGCCGTTGACTGAACATGGCGGTGCAGCGGGTGCGGGAACTTCGATCCGTTTTGCCGGCAACTCGGCGAATGCCTCACAAGGTCTCGCCGGCTTCAACGGGTAGTTGCTCGCGTCGCCCAATAGACGAAGACAATAGATGAAGACGGTTCGAGGGCACTCGGCTCCGGCCGAGCTGCCCTCGGCGCTCAGATGAAAACATGGAGATAAATTATGCCGGTTTTGAAAGCCAGTCGCCTCAAGGCGGTGCTGGAGAAGGCCCGCAACGCGGGTCAGGTCGAAGAGTCCGTCACGATTGCCGGCATAGAGCTGGTTATGAGCAGCCTTCCCGCAGAAGGCGTTACGCGCATCCTCGAGCAGCTGAAGGACGTTCCTGAGGTTTCGTACGCGATCGAGTACCAGCTGGAGCACGTCTGTCACTCGATCGTTCAAGTCGAGGGCCAGAGCTTTCGCGACGTGAGTTTCATCGAAGTCGACGCAGACGAGTCCGGCGCACCGCCGATAAAGGTCGAGCGTCAACAATGGCTGCGCGATAACGTCGTCTCGACCTGGAGCAGCGACATGGTGCAGGTCGCCTTTCGTAAGGTCCTGGACGTCATGGCGATCGCGACCCAGTTGGCCAATGCGGGCGTTCAGTTCAAGGTCGAAGCCGAGACGGATGAGGAGAAATTCCGTCGCATTCTCGGCGAGCTGAGCGAAGCGGGGGCCGAGCTGCCGAGCGACATGCGAGAGTCAATTCTAAAGGAAGATGGTCTGCTCGTCGCCACTTCCAAAACCGAGCTGGCAGACTTGGGCGAGCGCGCCAAGACGTGGGCGAAGCCCCCGACCTCGCAGGAGGACGTCAAAGCCATCCAGGAGGAACCCGCGGAGGAGTCCCCGGCGGCTCCGCCTCCCCGTGCGCCGCAGCAGCTCGTGCAGGCTGTGGCCCAGGGAGCTGTGGCTCCGGGGGCCACGAGTCAGCAGGCGGCCTCGGAGGCGGCAGATTCGCCGGACTCGACAGAGGCTCCCGTTCGCAGAGTACCCCTCAACCAGACACCGATACGCGACCCCGTGCCCGTCAATCTTCCCGACCAAAACGTTGCCACGGCCAACCGACGTTCGGGCGCGCCTCCGGCCGACCAGGTCTATGACATGACCACGAAAGCGGCACGGTTCGCGGCCACGGAGGCCATGGACGATTCCGATGTGGTCGTGCTGCAATCGGAGCCGAAGGTCGATCCGATCGGTGCACAGAGCATCGTCGATAAGCCGCCTGTGGCGGGAATCAATTCAAAATATGTCAATCCGCTCAGTAGGGGCGGCTTAAACCCGAGAGCGGCCGCCAAGCGGTGACCCCTCATGGTCAACGCCTCGGGGGACTACGAGACAGAGCAACAGCGTCTACGCCAACAAGAAGGTCTCGAAGACGAAACTGACCTAGAGATAAACCCCGAAGACTTCCAAGTCCCCGAGGTCAACCCGGAGATCTACAAGGACGTCGACCCCATTCTCTTTCGGGGGTTCCTGACGGTGGCGGCGACCATCAACGGCGTGCCGTTTGTGTTCAAGTCCCTGAACCACCATGAATTCGAGTGGCTGGCATTGACGCAGCAGCTCCACACGCGAGACGTGGCCGCGGTTCAGCGCTACTACAGCATGTTCCTGGCGTACGGTGTGGCCTTGGTGGACGGCGTCAACGTCCTCAAGGCTCGCGACGAGCGGCTTCACGAACTTGCCGAATTTTTTGGCTCGCTGCCGAAGGAAGCCCAACAGAAGGTCGTCCGTCACCTGAGCGAGATCAACCGTCGCGCTAACCGTGCCGTGCTCCTCGTGGAGCCCTACATGCTGGAGAATCGTTCGCGAATGCGATGGGTCCAAGTGAAGGGTTTGGATCTGTCGGCCACAGCCATAACTGGGTTTGAAGGCACCCAATCGCTGGGCCTCAACTGGGGCCAACTCAGTTGGCGCGCTCTCAACAACCTGGAGGACCTGCGAGAGAATGCCGAGCGCGAGTGGGAGAATGCCAAATTTGTGGCCTCTTCCATGGCCGGCAAAGGGATGCAACGCATCTACAACGCGGACAAAAGACGGAGACAAGAGGCCCGCACCGAGCAGATCGAGCGTCGTGAGAAGATCCTCCGGTTCGCCCTGTTGAACGAGCCAATGGACGAGCAGAAGCAAACGGGGACCGTCCTCGTCGCCCGCTCCGTTGCCGAGTTGACGAAGCAGCTCGAGCGCGACTTGACGGGCGAGAAGGACTGGCACGATCGCGTCATCGAGGATCACGAGAATCGAGTCCGCGCGAACCTCGACCAGCGAGCGCAGGCCATCAACGAGGCAAGGGCGGCTCACATTCGGGAGTTCGGCGACCGGCCAATCATTGCCGGAACGGATATGTCCGGCCTCTCTCGCTCCGAGGTTCAGAAGCGAATCGCCGAGAGGCGGGTCGAGATCGCGCGGAGTCTCGCGGCACAAGCGGCGCATCCCGAGTACAGCGATCCCAAGTACGACGAGTTCTCGCAGAAGTGGCTGCAACAACCCATTGTTAGGAATTCACCTAGCGTGATGCCGGCTAAAGCGCGACCGCGCTCCACAGGAACGCCTTTCCGCAGGGGTTGATTCATGGCGACACCATCAAAAGACGACGTCCTTACATTTGACGTCCTCGTGGACATCCGGGCCTCGGTCAAGGCCATGGAGAAGTTCGCGCGCGAGATGAAGAAGTCCATGAAAGGGATCGCGGAAAGCGGTCAGAAAGTGAGCAAACAGACCAAGAAGGCGGCAAAGGCGGGGAAGGACGACACCGACAAGTGGAGGAAGTCCGTCGAGAACCTCAACAAGGAATACGAAAGGCAAGACGACCGGCTTAAGACGCAAGGTGACTCGCTCAGGGACCTGAGAAAGCTTCATGACGCTGCCGCGGGCAAGAAGAAGGCCGGCCTGGTGGTTCAGATCGACGCTTTGGAGAAGGCCTATAAGCGTCAAGTCACGCTCGGCAAAGCTGCCCGGGGAAACAAAGCCAGGGGTGGCGTCGGCAAAATGGCACTGACGCTGATCGCGCCCAAGGGTTTGAAAGCAGCGATGGCCGACGCCGGAGAAGAGTTGAAAGCGCCTCTTGCGGCATTTCTCCAAAAGGACGCTAAGAACTTCATAGAGAAGTCTGCCGACATCTTTGGCGCGGGTATCAAACGCGCGTACAAGCCCATGCAGTTACTCTCCAGGGTCTCCCGGCTGCATCTCAAAAGAGAAGGCGAGAAAAAGTTGATCGCCGGGAAAGCCGCTGGGGGCGTCGGCGGAGCCATGACTCAATTGGGCGGCGGGAGCCTGAAAATGCTCGGAAGTCTGTTGAGCGGCTTCGGTAAGATTATGCGTCCGCTCGCAGCCCTCGCTCCTCTTTTGCAATCGAGCATAATCGGTGTCATTCAATTCTTCCTCGACGCAGACGCCACGGTGAAGGATTTCAACCGCGGCATCATGGAGTCGACATCGAACGTCGAGTTCCTCAATCAGGCGGGCGGTTCGGCGTCGCTTGCGATAATGAATATGGGGAAGGCACTCGACGGTGTCCGGGAGGCTGCTTTAGATCAGTCATTCAATAGCGCTCTCGGAATCACCGCAGACACGCACACGGCGATCCTAAATACCCTCAATCAAGAAGGCGTCGCTTTCGGCAATTTGGCCAAGCAGGCTGGCAACACCGAAGAGGGTATGAAGAAGCTGACTCAGAGCATTGTCACGATGGGTGTCGGCTATTCTCGTTCGCTCGGTGTGCCCTTGCAGGAAATCGTTTCGTTACAGGCCGAGATGGCCGTCGAGATGGGGCAGAGTATTGACAGCACCGCGGAATCGTTTGCGAACATAACACGCGCCGCAGCGGGATCTGGGATCGCTGGGATCAAGTTCTTCAACATCATAAAAGGATCCAGCGCGGATCTGAGTCTATGGAACTTGAGACTGGACGGCGCTGTCGACCTGCTCAGCAAACTCGGAAAGATCATGAATCCGCGCTCAGCTGCGAGCTTCTTTCAGACAATCGCGTCTGGATTCAAGAACATGAGTCGACAGGATCTGCTGAGGCAGACGTTGATGGTTGGTCCGAAGTGGATGCGAAAGGAGATGGTGTCTGAGATTGCCGAGCAGCGACAAGAGGTTGCCAAGCAAATTTCCGAAGCGGGTTCACCTCTCAAGATTGACGATATTGTCGCGCTCATAAAGGAGCATGGCTATCGAGGCGCGGACGAAGCCATTCGGGGCATCACCGACAAGAGCAAGATGGGCACTCTGCGCCACAAGGCCGCTGGCCTACAGACCCTGACGCAGGGTTCTGAGGGTGATGAGTATAGCGTATCGCAAGGTTCACGAGAAATTCAATCGATTCCTCGTCAGATGGAGACCATGGCGCGGGTTGCCGAGAGTCTGGGTGGTTCACTCTTAAACGTGACCAAGGTCAATATCGGGGCGGTCGCTGAAGCCAGTGGCCAGAGTCAGGAATTGGTCGAACAATTGCGGGATTTCGCACTCGCAGTGGATTCGGAACGCCATCGCAGAACGGAACTGACCAAGAAGAACGCACAGGGTACGTTCAAAACACCAGAAGCGATTGCTGCCGAGGTGTCCCGCATCCAGGGCTTGAGTGCTCAGCAGATCACGGATGAGGACCCGTCATTGCAGGCCGACGCGGAGGCGTTGAAGAAGAGTCAGGAGGACGCTGCACAATCCGTTCAGGACGCAGTCAAAGAGATGAGTAAGAAGCAGGGCCAGTTGACGCAGAGTTTCATCGACAAGTTCGACAACTTTGTCAAGTGGTTTACCAACAAGCTCTATAATCTGATGAAGGGCATCTTCGAGGCGGTGATGGACCTTGCCGATCGGTTTGGGTCCGGCACTGCGGGCAAGAAGAGGGCGGTCTACAAGTCTGGTAGCTCCGAACTCATTCAAGCGTTCGAAAAGGCCCTCGACAAGAATAGTGGCACGGCTGACTTCGGGAAGGTTAAGGGCAGCATGGCCGGGGGAGCCTTCGGCAAGAAGTTGGACGCTCTCGTGAATACGGACGCCGGCAAGACGCAGGTCGCATCGTCTGTTGGAAAAAACTTCTCGGGAAAAGAAGTGCTGGATATGGCGTCGAACATGGGCCTCGATCAAGAGCGGAAGGCCAAGCTCCAGGACCGGTTGCAACGCACACGAACCTCTCTCATGCCGACGGATGGTGGTGCTGGCGGCATGATCATGACGCATCAGGCAACCAGCGGTCTCGCTCAGACCGGTGAAGTGGGAGACATTCTCGCTATCCTCAAGGATATAGGTTTGTCTTCTGAAGAGCAGGCCGATTTATTGCGAAAGGCAGGGTGGGCTTCGGGGAGCTTGGAGAGTTTGTCAGGGCTTGCTCACGACATCGATAGTGGCGACTATGAGGTTGGTGCTGGTGGAGGTGTTGCGCCAACATTGGCTACTTCACCGACGGCACCAACCGCTGTTGCGGCATCCGCCGGAGAGCATGCCAACGAGCAGTTGGACACGGTTATCGAGGATAACAAGAAGACAGAGACGACCCTGAAGCAGCAGGGCGTCAAGATCGCCCCGGCAACACTCAAGGCGGAAGCCAAGGGTATGGAAGCCTCAATGCTCTCGGCGCTTCGCACGGCGCTGTTCGAGTACTACATGTACAGCGACACCGATCGCGGAACGATGATCGCGGCGATGAAGGCCGGTAAAGTCGCCCCAGGGCAGGTGGGACCGAAATTCTTAGAAGGGGCCTTGGCTGAGGGCGGTCCGTCGGGTGGTGTCAATAACGTGGCCACGCCGCCCCCAGAAGTGCTCGGCGCAAAGGCAAGGGGGGGTATGGTGACGGGCATTGCCCGGGGGCTAGCCGTTGTCGCGGCGCAGGGGGAGGGCCTCGCGTCGGTGGGGAGAGGGGAGCGCATCATGCCCGCGGGCGGTGGGTCCGCAGCGGGCATAAACGTTATGGTCAACGGTATCGGTGGCCCCGATCTCGTGCGGCTGATCGAGGGCAAGGTCATCGAAGGCGTCCGTGAATACAGGCGGCGAGAGAAGTTCAACTGATGCCGACAATCCCTTCAGCCAACCCAGATTTCCAGGCGGTGCCACGGTTCGGCAGCGAGACGGGATACCTCCATCCGCTTGAGCGTAAGAAGGGCGCTATTCCGCTCGCCTTTCAGATCACGAGCCCGTTCGACAAACAGAAGGTGCTCTTGCCGCACGCTCTCGTGATGCACGTCAACCCGGCGAATCTGAGCGAGACCAACACGAAGAAGGTCGAGCGCTTTCAGACAAGAGGCGGCTGGGTCGAGCAGCACTGGGGCGATGAACTGGTCGAAGTGTCCGCCGACGGTTCTACGGGCGCGTTTGTCAATCTATACACCGGGCTCAGCTCGGTCCTACGGCAAAGGACAATCGCCTGGGACCGCTACCGGGATCTTCATGATCTCTACCACAACAACGGCGCCGTGTACGATCCGTTCGGCAAGATCGTGCTGAGCGGACACGTCCTCCTCATGTACGATCGAGGCACGTACATCGGTGGATTTCGGTCTTTCGAGATGGCAGAGACAGACTCGAGCCCGTTCGCCTTTACGCTCAACTGGAGTTTCAAAATCGAGAACACGATCCTTCAGATGGCAAACGGTCAGCGCCCTGCTAGCCCAAGTCCCAGCTTTCAGGGTCTCAACGTTACATCACCCTGACGCATGAGCACGCCGAGACAGCGAGCGAAGTTGGTGGGGCAGGGCTTCAGTGCCCTCATGGCGCCCACGCCCAGCCAAGGCACTGCGAGCGAGGCGGTTCCGGCGTCAATCAGCCAGCAGATCTCGACTTCGGCGAACTATTATGAGCCTGCCGTCTACGCCTTCAGCTCGAAGGGCGGGAACGACGTGCCGGGACTGCTCACTTTCTATCGTGACCTCTCGCTGACGGCTGACCCTGCTGCCGCAGGCTTCATTCCGATGTCAGCCATCCCCTCGAGGGGGCGCAACCCGACGCTCTTCGCGATCGGGATTCTTCCTCCGAACATCCAGATGGATGAGAGCCAACGTCTCGACAGGTCGGGCGTAATCTCCAATCTGACGGGCGACGCCCAAACCGCCGAAGCTGAGGCAGCGATCGCCCGCGCGGATACAGAAGAGTTCATCGTCCCACGTCAGATCTCTTCAGTTGGGAAGGGACTCATTGCGAAATTTGAAGGTAACAGGCTGAAGGCCTACCAGGATTCTGGGGGCGTGCTGACGATCGGCATCGGTCACACAGGGCCTGAGGTCACGGAAGATCTAGTCTGGACGCAAGAGCAGGTAGATGCGGCGTTTCGTGCCGACGTTGATACGTTCGAGAGGGCTGTGGCCAACACAATTAAGGTGCCTGTTACCCAGGGACAGTTCGACGCCATGGTCAGCCTCGCCTTCAACATCGGTGGTGGAGCATTCGCCCGGAGTACACTCGCCAAGAAGCTCAACGCGGGAGATTTCGGCGGTGCCAGCGCCGAATTTGATGCCTTCAACAAGGTCCGCGTCAAAGGCAAGGAGGGAAAGGTCGTATCGGCTTGGCAGGTCGCTCGACGTTCAATCGAGAGACAGAGTTTCGATCGCCGGGTCCTGGATCCTGCTCAGCCCGTTCCGTTAGCCGCCGATGCCGATTCATCCGGTTTTGCAGGTTATGGCTCGCAGAATGCAAACGCATTCAGACGAGGACTCGCGCGCCAAGCCGACCTCACACAGCTCGACTACTCGGCCAGCCAGTTCAGTTACCGCAAGGCCATTAAGGCCGCATTGCAGGACATGCAGAACACACCGCCGTTGCGTCTGCTCGTCAATCCCAACAGCTTCAGCGTCAAATCGCAGAAGATCGCGAGCGATGGCAACTGGGGTCGGAAGGGGCCCATCATCGAATACTGGGGCGATGACCAGGACAAGATCTCCGGCTCCGGACAGGTGGCGGCTTTCTACGCCATTGATGCCGCCCCGGGGCTCGGCCGCGGAGGGCCTGGGCTTACCCGGCACGCGCGCAACGTCAGCATGGGCTGGCAGAATTTCCAATCGCTTTACCTGCTCTATCGCAACAACGGCGGGATGTACCTGTCGGACGTGAGCCAAACGGACCGCGACCTCCTGCTCACGACGGTCGGGTCGGTCTATTTGTTCTATGACAACATTCTCTACATCGGAAGCTTCGACTCGCTCAATGTGCGAGAGACCGATATGAAGCCGTTCACGGTCGAGTACGATTTCGAGTTTACGGTGCGTGCGGCATTCCTTCTCGACTTGCCGCCTGATTTCACCTACGGCGACGCGGTCGCATTCAAAGGCGGCCGGGCCGGGTTGCCCACGCAGTCACAGGACACTTCGATAGCCAGCATTGTCGATGTCGCGGCCTCTGCCGATGTCGCGGCTTTTGGCGGCAGCGTCGTAAACGCGAACGCTGTCCAAGCGACGCTGAATGCCGCCGCGGATTTCGTGTTAGCGGCAGCGGGCACGAGGAATCCGTAGAATGGCTCGCGGGCCCTTTCAAGGAACCTGGCAGCAAGGTAGCCGACCGACGGTGGTCACGGCGCCAGACGCGCTCGTCTACATCAACGGGCGTCCTGACCTCACCGCGTGTTCCAACTGTCGGCGGCGCTTCGATTTCAACAAATACGTCACGAGCGTTCAAGTCGACTTGAACGTCGACAGTGCTCCGGGTTCGGCCAGTATTAACCTGAGCATCCCGCAGCATTCCGTTGATGATTTCTTCGTTGATGGCGTCGCAGTGGTCATTCCCATGATGGAAATCGAGATTTATGCCAAGGGCTACTATCTCGTTGGTGGGATGCCTCAGTATTATCCCATCTTTTGGGGGCTCATCACCGAGGTCTCGGACAACTATTCTTCGGGCGAGCATACCGTCAGCATCAGCTGTGCTGATATCCTAAAGTGGTGGGAACTCTCCAAGATGAACATTAATCCCGCATTCACGCAGACTGGGGGACAGATGGGGAGGGACACCAATACGGGTAACGTCTTCCATGGTGCCAATGTTTACGACATCATCTGGAGCCTGGCGCAACAGTCGATGGGCGACGTCGTTCAAGCACAAGGCTCGCTCGTGAGCACGACTCGGGAGGCGCAATCCCCTGGGACCTTCAATGCCCTTCGTGGCGACATAACGGCCTATTGGAACGCACGGTTCGGCCAGATGCGCAGTAACCTCCTGCTCTATGGAATGGAGGGCGCTGCCGTGCGGGGCGATGCCATCTTCGCGAGTCAACCGTCGGGCACGAAGCCGGGTGGGAATAAAGTCGCGTCGACGGCTGTGCGGAATGCCAATGGCGGCGAGGCTTCGAGTCAAGCCTTCTTCGATCCTGCTTCGAGTGTGTATGCGTTCCGCTCAAACATCTCGAATGCCGGCCCCCCGAACATGTGGCAAAGCGAGTTTCAGACCAAACTCGAGCTTGCCAACGTTGCAAAAGAGGCGGTGGGCTTCGAGTTCTTTATGGACGCGACGGGAGACATCGTCTTCAAGCCACCATTTTACAACCTCGACACGTTGAGCAATAAGCCTGTGTCGTGGATTCAAGACATCGACATCATCGATTGGAACATCTCCGAGTCGGAAGCAGAGGTTATCACACAGCTCCAAATGAGCGGGACGTACGACGGCGGTGCGATGGACCACTCGGTAACGTCGGATTTTAACACGCCGGTCAGTCAGGTGACGGACTACCACCTGCTTCGGCAATACGGCTGGCGCGTGCAGAGCATGAACGCCGAGTATCTCAGCAACGGCGAGGCGATGTTTTATGCCGGCTTGGACATGCTCGACAGAATCAACGCCCACAGGCACCGGGCTACGGTGACCATTCCCATGCGACCTGAGCTACGGCTCGGGTTTCCGGTCTATCTCGCTCCGAAGGATCAGATCTGGTACCTGAGCGGCATCAGCCACAGCTTGTCGTTCGGCGGCCGTGCCCAGACGCAGCTCACCCTGACGGCACGACGTGGCAAGTTCATAGCGCCCAAGGGAATCGGCAGCATCCAGCTCACCAAGGTCGAAAGACCGAAACCGCCGAAGACCGCAAGTGCCGCGGTTGACAAGGCAAACTCTGGCAAAGCAACCTCTGTGGAGTCGTCCGTGCCTCTCGTTTTGCGGTCGAAGCCGACGGCAAACGAACTCTCGCAATTCGGCCATTTCAATGTGCACATCGGTCTAGCGGCGGAAACTCCGCCGACGAACCAACAGGCTGGAACGTTTACCCAAGACCCCTACGAGCCCCTCGTCCTGCGGCATCCGAAGACAGGGCGTATCGTCGGTTACCCCAACGTGAACATGGTCTACACGCGGCCTTACAAGCCGGACACCGCGACTTTCAAATTGAATGCGGGTGAGAAGACTTCGCCAAGTAAACCTTCAAAGACTCGGGACGTGACCGCAGCTAATGAGAATCGCAAGAACCTCGAGGCGGGACTCGTCCAGAACCAGACCCGCGATCTGATCGACCGGCACCTCGACGGTCGATACATCTACGGCATGACCTCCGCGGGCGTCTACACGTACGTTTACGAGATGTTGAGTGGCGATAAGGCGGGCGGGAACAAGACGCGGGTTCTCCAGGAAATCGTCCAGCTGCCCATCACCAGCATCGAGGTCTCGTCCGACACCGGTGCGGCTTTGTCCAACGCGCACGGCACGGCAACAATCCGACCGGTCTCTGACGAACGCGGTTTTGAGGTCGTCGGACACCACCTCTATGGGCGAGGCATCGCGCTGCGAGACGGGTCCCTCGTTTTGAATGGCGACCAGGGGAACACTAAATCGGTCATCGACACGCAGCTTGCGCTCGCTGGTGGCCTATTTCCCATGCTTCAGGCCCAGTCACATGGGCTGACGACCTTGACCGCTTCTGCCTATGGGAACATTGCCGATGCGGTGGCGGGGATGGCGCCGGGGGATCTCGAAACGGCTATCAATCCCGAAACGCCAACGCCGACTTTCATGGGTACGGGGCTCAATTTTATCGATACGGCACCGCTCAACTCACCGGTCAATCGGGGGCGTCCCGCCAGCGTCGAGGTTTCTCAGCTCTCGCGAGCGCTCACCATTGCCGAGATGGGCATGAAGTTGAAGGACGATGGCGGGGCGGACCAGCAATGCGCTTGTTTGCTTGGCAGAGCCGAGCTTGCGTTCATGAACGTGGGCTACCAGGTCGAATTCTTGAAGGGCACGGCCGCTGACCGGTCGAGCAATGCCTCGACGGTGGTGGGTCGACAACTCGTCGAACTGAACGAGCAGCTCGTCGAAGTGCGGAGGCTGGCAGCCCTCACGGCGAATGATCCGTTGGTTGTTGCCCAAGGAATAGACGCGCCTTTGGCCAAGGAGGAGGTGGAGATTCTCGCTCAGATTGAGCTTTTCAAAGCTCAGAAGGTAAAGGTCACGGGGGACGATGACCCATTCGCGAGCCTGTCGAGTCTCGACCTCAACTCGCCGGTCTCACACTCAACGACGCTAAATCTGGGGCAGACCATCTCGAAGGTCGAAACCTTTCTCGCGAACTTGTACGAGGTGCTCGATGCCCCCCACCAGGAGTACGAGAAGGCTCTCCGCGGTCAGCTCATTCGCGGGCCAGACCGTGCGACAATAATTTCCAGCGACGAGAACCAGACTCCGCCGAGCCCGTTCAGTCCGCCGTTTTCGGTCTCCAGTCGCGCCATAGGCGGGGACCCCAGAGCCTTGGCTTTGCAGGGGAGCACGGCCGTCAGCGATATCCCACGGTCCTGGAAGGCCTTTGGCGACAATCTTCGGCGCGAGCCGAAGCGCGCGGCGCTGAACCGTCAGATCGACCAGGCAAACGAAAAGATTCGCAGTCTGGACGCCGAGGAGCGGCGCCTCATCGCCGCTCGCGACTCGAAGAGCCTTGTCGTAGGAGTGCACGGCAAAATCGACGTCGGCGAGAGCCTCGCTAACCTGCAGGCCGAGCGGGTCAAAACTGCCCAGCAGCGGGACAATGCCAACGCCAAGCTTCGGCAGCTCGAGCGGACGCCATGAGCAACAAGGACCTCATCGGAAAGACCCCCGGCGCGCAGTTCTCCGGGGACGATTACAGCATCAAGATCGCGATCGTCCAGCGAGTGGACGAGGTCAACATGAAGGCCGATCTCAAGATCCTGACGGGCGCCCCGTCGGAGCGATTCGAGATCCCTCTGAGCCAAGGCTTGTACGGGCCGCGAAGCTTCTGGGGTGGCGTGCCCGAGGTCAACTCCCTCGCGATTATCGGGTACCGTCGCATCCAGAGCAAGCTGCACGAGGCAACCATCCTCGGATACCTCCCGGCGGCAATCCGAAGCAGCTGGCGATTCGACCCGATCGCCCCCGACGATCCAGCCAAGATAGACGAAAGCACGCGGCCGGAATTCGAAGCCCTGTTCGGCAAGACGACCCGCTTCAAGCGGCTCTATCTGAAGCAGGGAGAGGTTGGCGGCATGTCGTCGGCGGGCGCCGAATTTACTTTGACGAGCGACGTGCGGGCGATGAACCGGGCGGGAGACGCGCTCGAGCTGCGTGCGATCGACCGAACGCGCGTCCTCTCGTCGATTCATCGGGTGGAGAACGAAGCGGGGATTCGCCGCATCTCGGGGCCTCTCCGGCGTAGCGCGTTTTTCCTCCCGGAGGACATCTTCGAAAGTGACGGAACGCTTCGATCCGAGGAATCGAGCCACCCGTACTATGGGCGCGACGAGCTGCAGGAGGCAGGGCCCGGGGCGACCAAGGGCGCAGAACCTAGGTTTGCCAACGCGGACGGGCAGGTTCTCGAGCTGTTCAACGATGAGGTGAACTTCCCTGCGGTCGCCTTCGCCAACGGTCGCAAGGCTCACTACCCGCCCACGATTCGCGGCGGAAGCATCGACGATCCGGACAGCGGCGCCGACGCCTTCGTCGAGGACCGGCTGGAAATCAGCCATACGACAGACCTGACGCAGGAGGTGCAGGAGGAAATCGACGGCTTCTCGATGGATCGCCGGCTCCCCTATATCGAGCGCGTCTACGGGACCCTCGTCGGCAACACCCTCAATTCGACCGATGGCCAGCGCAAATACGCCCAAGTCTTGAAGCCGAAGCTCTTCGACGATTTTAGATCGCACCGGCTCGGAAAGCTCACTCTCGAGGCGGTCGACCGTCGTCCGACGAGTCCGGACTCGGAGGTCAATACTCAGGCCGGCGCCTACATGCTGCGGATCCGTCCGCCCGAGGGCACCCGCGGCGAAGCCAACGCCTTCACGTTCGCGGTGAGCAAACAGGGCAAGATGTTCCTGAGCGCTCCGGGCTCTACGAACGAAGAGTATCCGAGCGGATCGAAGAACATCTCTGCCGAAGTGAGTTTAGGCGGAGCGCTCAAGGCTTTCCTCGGGGCCTCGACGCCCGACCGCATTTCGGCGCACATTACTCTGGAGGGGGGCGTGCATCTCGATATCGGTCGCGACGCCAAAGGGAATGCCGTCACGGTCCAGTATCACTCGGGCGTGAAGACGATCTACGACGGTAATCCGAACGAGAATGACGTCGCCTCGGACGAGGAAATCCGAGGGGTCAAGCGCTCGACCATAACCGGACGACAAGAGACTCTGATCGAAGGTTCGCGGGTTACCACGGCCAGCGGTCTCTACAAGACGGAGGCCGACCGGTACAATCTCAATGCGATCAGTGGCGTCAGCATCAATGCTGGCGAAATGAATCAGATGATCGCGGGGAAGACCCAGATCAACTACGCCCTGCAGTACCAAGAGACGGTCGCCTTGGGCGGGAAGCTCCTGACCGTGCTCGCGGGTGGGGTGACCCAAACCGTCGCGGCGGGGGCCACGACCTATACGACGGCGGCGGGAGCAACGACCTTCAATAACCCGGCGGGAGCCTTCTCTGTCGTGGTGGGCACGGGGAGCTTTTCTGCCTCCGTGGGCGCCGGGGCAGTGTCCCTCTCGACGGCAGCGGGCGCGATGTCTTTGAGCGCCGCTGCGGGAGCCATTTCGCTGACCGCGGGACTGGCCATCAACATGACCGCCGCGATTGCGGTGAGCATTACTTCCCCGCAAATTCTGCTCGGGGGCGTGGTGGCAGTCTTGGGCGTGGTCCGAGGCTTACCGATCCTTCCGCCCGGGGCGCCGAGTCTCGATTACATCACCAATCTCCCCCTTCAAGGCAGCGCCGTGGTTCGGGCGATGTGAAGGTTCTTTCAATAGGCCGTTTGGGTCGTGCCCGTCACGACTCCGCAAGCGATGGCGACCCTCATTCCGAACCTGGTGGCAACGGCCATGTTAGGTGTCGGGGTACCGAAGCTCGCGAGGGGGCTCGGGATCGGTCTGAGCGTTTGGACGCCGACCATCTCGATCAACACGACCGACGTGGGGACGGTCGGGACGGGAAAGGGGCTGCCCGTGCCGATCATCCTCGCGCAGCCCCTGCTCTACGCCAATCTGATGGCAGGGATGCACGCGCAGAAGCTCATCGGCGTGCTCGCCCCCGCCTTCATCTTGGGCCTGACGAACGGTCTCGTGGCGCTTTACGCGCAGGGCTTCACGAACACGGTGCACGCCGGTGTAGGAACAGGGGCAGGGGTCGCGACGTTTAAGCCTCCGCCTGCGTTTCCGCCAATTCGAGCGGGATTCGCCGCAGTTGGCATGACCAACGACGTGGGCACTCGGCTAGCACGGGCGCTCGGACGAGGCCTCGAGAGCACGTTCATGTCGCTCGTTCTACCGCAGCCCATCGTAGGCCCTTCGGCCCCGTTTGCGGGTTCGGGGCGCGGCTTCGGCAACATCATCTGAATCGCAAGAAAGCATTGATGCACCGTCCTCAGCATCTGCGAGGATGCAAATGCAAGATGTAATAAAGTCACTGCCTGAAAGAACACGACACCGTCTGACGAGTTAACGCCGTCATGACCCCCTCACTCGAAAGGCCCGGCGAGTGGCGTTCGAGTTCCTGAATGTCGTTCCCTCGGCGGGAACCGATATCGAACCCGATGACGTCCTCAGCTTCGACGTTCGTTCAGAGGCAAACTTTGGGCAAATTACCCTAGGGATCAAGTTTCCCCGGGTCGCTCACTCGGAGCTTGCGTTCGCTAGCGATCCACTCGTCGCGACCGACTTCCTGGCGCCGTACACAGGGTCCACCGTTTCACTGGTTGTCGATCCGGGCTTCGAACGCTGGCACTTTGAGCTGAGGCGCGGCTTTAAGTGGCCCGGAAACCCAACTCTCGTTTTGTATTCCGAGGAGGTAGTCATGGTTGCAGGTCCCGCAGGAGCTACGGGGGCGACAGGACCTGCGGGTCCCGCCGGAGCGACAGGAGCTACGGGTCCCGCCGGAGCCGGCGAGTCATACAGCGAAACGTTCCCGGCGACGGCGACATGGATCGTCAACCACAACTTTGGTCGGCATCCATATTCGTGGGCGGTCGAGACGCTCGGAGGTCTCGAGATCGAGGTCGCCGTGCAGCACGTGAGCCTCAATCAATCCATCGTCATGTTTGACGTACAGACGGCCGGCACAGCGCGATTCACCTGATTTCCGAGAGGTTTGCGAGATTCTTTTGATTGCCAGGCAGCTGACACAGCTCAGCACCTGGGGGCGCCATCGTGGCCAAAGCAATTCATAGTAATCTCGATTTCCTAAACTCGACGAAGATCGTCAATTTACCAAACCCGGCGGCAGCGCAAGAGGCAGCCACCAAGGCCTACGTTGACAGCTCCGTCGAGGGGCTCGCCTGGAAGGACTCCAGCCGAGTCGCAACGCAGGCGAATTTAAATCTCTCGGCACCCGGCGCGACCATCGACGGCGTGACAATGGTGGTTGGCGACCGCGTCCTCGTCCGTGCGCAGACGCTGCCCGCCGAAAACGGTATCTATCTATGGAACGGCGCGGCCATTGCGGCAAGTCGCGCGCTCGACGCTAATACCAGCGATGAACTCGAGCAGGCGATCACGACGATCGAGGAAGGAACCAGCGCCAATTCAACCTTTCGGCAAACCTCGATCAATTTCGTACTCGGTACCGGCGCCGTCGCATTCGTCTCGTTTGGCACCGTCGCTCCAGCGGCAACCACGTCAACTCCGGGCATCGCCGCAATTGCGACGCAGGCGGAGACAGACACCGGCACAGATGACACGAAGTTTGTCACGCCGCTCAAACTCAAGACTTTTGTCGGGCTCCTGCACAAGGTCACCGCGAACTTCGGGGATGGAAGCGCGACTCAGTATGACATCACACACAATCTAAATACCAATGATGTGCAAGTTGTGGTGTACAGGAACTCGGGGGCACTCGATGAGATCATCTGCGACACGTCGCGTCCCACGGTCAACGCCGTGCGTCTCAACTTCGCGATAGCACCGACCACAAATCAGTTCAGATGTGTCGTGATTGGATAATCGGATCGTTCGGATTATTGGATGAGCAAGGTACTCGCTGATCTCGACTTCGACGGGTTTGCACGGGGCATCAACCATCCCGATCCGGTCGCTCCGCAAGATGTAGCGACGCGAGCCTATGTCGACGGGAAGGCCAGCATCCAAGGGCCTCCCGGCGTGGACGGCGTGGATGGCGTGGACGGCCTTGTCGGTGCTGTTGGAGCGACAGGACCCTTCGGTGGCGCGGTTGTCATCGGCTACGTCTTTTCGAGCGTTATCACCAGTGGCGACCCTGGAACGGGTGCGGTGAAGGCGAACGCCTCGCCGCAATTTAACACGACTACTATCCGCGCGAGTGTCACGGACTCGAGTGGCGCGTCCGTAGCGGCTATCTTGGCCGCGTTCGTGGCTAGCACCAATCCAACCAAGGGCTTCATACGTCTGGTCGACAAGGCCAACCTCAATAATTGGCTTCTCTTCTCTCTGACTGCCGCGACGAATTTTACTACCTATTTCGCCATCACGGTCGGCATCGTGGCGTTCAGCGCCTCGAGCCCGTTCGTCAATGGCGCCGCGGTTCTGCTTTGCTTCGATCTCGCCGGCAACGTGGGAGGAACGGGGCCTACGGGACCGACAGGCAGCGCCGGTCCTGCCGGCCTCGACGGAGCTGACGGTCTCGATGGCGGACAAGGGCCAAGCGGTCCCGCTGGACCCACGGGCGCGGCTGGTCCTACGGGCGTCACGGGTGACGTTGGACCGACGGGGCCCACGGGAGTAGCGGGCAGTGATGGAATCATCGGAGCCACGGGACCGACAGGGCCCACGGGCAGCACTGGGCCAACGGGAGCAACGGGAGCAACGGGCGACCCTGGAGTGGTGGGCTCCACAGGACCTACCGGTTCCACGGGACCTACCGGCTCAACCGGGGCAACGGGTGACACCGGCTCAACCGGGGCAACGGGTGACACCGGCGCCGTCGGTGCAACAGGATCAACCGGTTCGCCAGGTCCTCCTGGGCTTGACGGCGTTGATGGCGAGTCTGGTCCCCCTGGTTTGGTCGGGGCAATGGGCGCGACCGGCGCAGCTGGCCCGGCGGGGCTCGACGGCGCTGATGGACAAGATGGTTTGCCAGGTGCTGTCGGCTTAACAGGAGCGACGGGCATCGCGGGAACACCGGGTCTGGCTGGCCTGGACGGCATCGACGGCATCGATGGTGTGCCAGGAGCCACAGGAGCCACGGGCGCAACTGGAGCCACCGGTCCCATTGGAGCAGTAGGATCACCTGGGCTCGACGGAGCCGACGGCCTCGACGGTTTGCAAGGGCCCACCGGAGCGACAGGCGGTACGGGTCCAACAGGAGATACCGGGGCGACAGGCGGCACTGGACCAACAGGAGCAACAGGCGCCACCGGTTTCACGGGCGCCGTCGGAGCCACAGGTGACGTCGGAGCCACAGGAGCAACAGGACCGACTGGACCCGTTGGAGCAACAGGTGACACGGGTCTTGCGGGCGCCGTCGGAGCCACGGGCGCCGTCGGAGCCACGGGCCCCACTGGAGCGACAGGCCCCACTGGAGCCACGGGTGTCGATGGCGTCGTCGGAGCGACAGGGGCTACCGGTGCGACGGGTGCGACGGGGAGCACCGGAGCTACGGGACCGAGCGGCACCTTCGGGCTCGATGGTCGTGACGGCGTCGACGGTGAAATCGGTCCGCCAGGTATCATCGGTCCGACTGGCGCGACGGGCTCGATGGGAGTCCCAGGGCTCGACGGCCAGGATGGACGAGACGGTCAAGATGGTTCGCCCGGAGCCATTGGAGCAACGGGCGCCACAGGGTTGGCGGGCCCGGCGGGCCTCGATGGTAATGACGGTAGCGATGGATTGCCTGGGGCGACGGGAGCGACGGGTGTCGTTGGTGCAGTCGGTTCAACGGGAGCGACGGGCGTTGATGGTGCAGTCGGCCCAACCGGAGCGACGGGACCCCCGGGATTAACCGGACCCATCGGCGCGACCGGACCCACCGGCGCGACCGGACCCACCGGCGCAACAGGCGACCCCGGCGCGGTCGGTGCCACAGGTGTAACGGGGGCCGCTGGACCAACAGGATCCACCGGCGCTCCCGGACCCGCAGGGCTCGACGGCGTCGATGGCGAGCTTGGTCCGCCAGGCGCCGTGGGTCCGACCGGTATGATCGGCCCAGGTGGCCCGGCGGGGCTCGACGGCGCCGATGGGCAAGATGGCTTGCCGGGTGCAGTTGGCATAACCGGAGCAACAGGCCCCACGGGAACATCAGGCCCGGCGGGCCTCGATGGCAACGACGGTAGCGATGGATTACCAGGAGCGACGGGGCCAACAGGAGCGACGGGGCCAACAGGAGCGACGGGGCCAACAGGAGCGACGGGGCCAACAGGAGCGACGGGAGCGACCGGTATCGATGGCGCCGTAGGCCCCACGGGCGCCGTCGGAGCAACAGGATCCACAGGTGCGACCGGTAGTGATGGCGCCCTGCCTTGGACGCAAACGATTGAGGCGGCAGCGGGACCATTCGACGACTACCCAATCCCTAATCTATCGACGACGCGATTCACACTGGTCATTGCTCCAACCGTTGCCGGCACCGTAAACATCACGGGCTTCCAGGCGAGCGGCGGCAACGTAGAAGGTTATCGATTCACGATCCATGCGTTCACCAGCCCAACACGCGCGGAATTGGCGCATCTCAATACTACCTCCAGCGCCGCTAATAGGATCGCTTGCCCGCTTTCTACTGTCTATCGACTACAGGCCCGCGAAGGCGTTGATTTGGAGTATCGCACCAGCGCCTGGCGCGTTGTCGACACGGGTAAAGACAACATCCAGACTTTCACCACAATCGGATTGAGCAGCGACGTGGTGTTAGACCCAGAGACGACGATACTTCGCGTCGACACGGGGAACTCAAACTGGTCCATCGATGGTTTCGCGGGCGGTTGGCCTGGAAGAAGATTCACACTTCAAAACGCCAGCAACATCGCATCGCACGGTACGTTGGTGTCGGGAGGTAGCGGGTCAACCGCGGGCAACACCATCATTACACCCAACAACGTGGACCGTATCGGTAGCCGGTACTCCGCCATCCTCGAGTACGACGGTACGGATCTGATCTGGCGTATCGTCGCCGAGACGGCCACAGACCCGTTCAGCAACACGACTTTCAACGTCAAGGGGCAGCAGCTCCAGCACGACGGCACGAACTGGGTGGCACAGGACTTCATCAACATCCCCGAGCGAGCCTCAGCGCCGACAGTCACGGCGGGCCAGGGCGCGCTGTGGGTTCAGAACACGGCTCCGTCGAGCTTGAAGTTCGTCGACGATTCGGGCGCGAGTTGGCCCATTGGCTTTGCAGCATCGTCTTCGCTCGCCACGCGCGTGACGCAGACTGCCAACACAGCGGCAATCACCCTCGCGGTGCTCACGATAGCTGCCAGTAGCACGCTCGCAGGGGCCGCTTTCGAGTTTCATGGGCATATCCAGGTCGCGCGCGGCGCAACCAACACCACGAGCAACATCACCCTCGAGTTTAGGGTGGCCGGCACGCAACGCTTCGCGATCACTCGTGGGTTGAACATCATTCCCTATACAGGCGCCGCGCGCATTCACGGCGAGTTCTCAATCCTGGCCGGGCCTGGCGCTTCGGCTGCCGTTTCCGTCGTGGGCACGACCCACGAAACAATCGTCAGTGCGACTCCACAGGTCACTGTTCCGACCCCGGACATCACACTAACGGCAGCGACCAACGCGGCGCTCTCGATCGATGTGCGCGCCTCGATGGATGCGGCCATTGCGGGCGTCTCGATCACTCCGGTCGCCGGGTACATTCGGCGAATCGCATAGCTAGAAGACAAAGCGGCGCATGCATCACCGTCGACAAGATTTCCTAAAGAAGAGCAGAAGTTCGTGACTGCCCGGAACGAGGTTCCTTTTATCGTCGAGCATGGGGAGGAGACCTTCCATGCTCATTCCGAACTCGATTACTCTCGCCGTCACCGCTACCAATACGACGCCGACAAACCGCATCCTCGCGCCATCGGCGCTCATCAACCGCTTCTTTCGCGGCATCTATGTGACCAACACGACGGGCGCCATCATCACGCTCAACGTCGCCATCGGAGTCGCGGCCATCCTCACCGCCGCCAATAGCGACGTCGCATTTGGGTTTTCCGTTCCCGCCAACGCCGCGTCATTTCCCGTCGCCCAGTACGGCGGTCAAGGTCGCCGCGCGCTCGGGGTCGGCTCGCTCAACGAGGTCATGGCATTCGGCTCGGGGCTCGGTCTCACGCTCACGGTCATCTACGCCGACGATACGCTCGTATGATCGAGGCAACCCGGCCGAAGGGTGCCGGTAAGGAAAAGTATGCGGTTAGGTGTCTTATCGAAATCCTCTGCAGTGAGACATGACTTCTCAAAGCCTCACGTGGATCTTGGATCCTTTGCCGCCGCTTCCGTTACCGATCGTGTCGGCAGAGGAGAACTACGTGTCTGTGCCCATGCAACTGAAGGGGTACGTCCTCGAGCCCCCGCGGGTGGGTGGATCCAACTCACCCTTCACGCTCAGCCCCAACGTCGTCATAACGAATCAAGACGCATTCGACGCCGCTTATCCCGCGGACGAGTCTGTTCCGCGTACCGAATACATGGTTCAGGCTCTGCGCGAAGGCCCGGCGACCGGGACGGGGCCTGGGGGTGTCGCCGTACTCCCGGACGCGACGTTCGGGTGGACTAAGAACGAGGGGGCCGTCCAGGAGGGCATACACGTGCCCTTCCAACGTTTCGGCTACGCTGGGCAGGACCAACGCTTCAAGCCTTTCCAGGGGGCTCCCCGTGAGGCTGTGGGCACTCTCTCGGGCGAGTCCAATTCCGCCCGGCTCGTGGTATCCGCGGTCCCGCTTTTGACCGACTTGGCGGCGTTCCCGGTCCGTATCTCGGTGGGGGCGACGGGTAGCGGCACGACCTTCGTCTTGGAACGGGTCAGCTCGTTTGGTTCGCCGCCGCCGCTCACCGTCGAGATGGATGCGACCGGCGCCCTGAACTGGAATGCCGACGACCTCGACACAAATTTGGGCGCGCCCGTCTACTATCAACGACAGTCGTTCTATCAGCTGAATGAGACGACGGGCATCCTTGGGGTGCTCGGGACGGCGTTGCTGCTCAACCCGTTGCCAGCGACCGGGCAGTGTCCCGCGATCCAGATCGGGTCCCGGCGCTATCTGACGACGGTCGAGTGTGCGACGGAGGCAGCCTTTTCGGACCCTTCGGAGCACACGGTCGAGTGGGCTCTCGACACCGGTCGGCTAAACTTCAGTGCCGCTGATCTCGCGACCCACAGCGGCCAACCCGTGGTTTATGACGGGGTGTTTTTTGGGACCTTTCAAGTCCCGACCGTGCTGGTAGGCGCAGCACAATCGACGCCGTGCGGGGCCCTATCGGAGCTTCCTTCGGAGTCGAGCGACGTCCACTTTCGGATTCCTGGGCTCGTTCAGTTCCCCAAGACGGATTTCGTAGACGACTTCGATCCCACGGGCAAGCAAGGACACGTGCAGATCCAGAGATTCGATAGTGAGCGCGGTAACAGGGGTGCTGTGCAGCTGTCGGCAGCCGACCGGGCTGCTTATGCAGCTGCGACCGTCGAAGCCGTGTTGCCCGACGTGCTCATCGAGCGCGGCATATCCGTTCGTCTCTTTAGGAGTCCCGTCAATCCGGACGGGACGGCAGGGGTCAAGGACGTAACTGCGTTCTATACGCAGACAGCGGCGACGCTCGCGGAACCGATGGTTGGACAACCATTTGTATTCCTGCCGGCTCTGCCTCGAGAAGGAGAGGACGAGGAAGAAGACATCGGCGTCCTGAAGGTCACGGTGACCCAGGGGACCGGATCATTCCTTGGTGAGCTTCAGCGCCTCGATGTGGCGGACCCTCCAGACGGTAAAGGCTACACGCTCGACTTCGGCGCTCGTCAGCTTGCGTATGCCGAGCACAGGCACGATCAGGTTTTGGAGATATCCAACGTACCTAACATGGTACAGTTACCCGGGTCTCCGGTCCACGCGACGGGATTGACGCTCGCACTCGAGAGTGCTCGGGGCAACGGCAACTTCGTGGCTCGGGTCGAGAATCGGGATTTTATCATCGATCGTGGCTCGGGTGTCGTCACGTACGTCGAGACAGAAGGCTTTACGATCTTGACGGGCACGGCCACCTTGTCTGGCCCGACGCTAACGGTCGCTGGAAATTTGACCGGGCCCGAGACGGGCGACCTCGTCATCATTCAGTCCGGCTACGCAGAGGGCGTCTACGAGCTGACTGAAGTAGCGACGCCCACGGTTACGGTCCGGCCAAGCTTCCCGGAGAAACCGCTCGATACGCCCAACGATGTCTCATACGAGATACGGCGTGGCAGAGAGATTCTCGCGGACCGCTTCTTCAGGGAGGTCCTTCCATTCGATCCGAATACCCGCGTCGAGCGCATTAACTCGCTCGGCACCATCACCAATGAGCCGCGGTTGAGTATCAACCCGGCGTTTGCGTCCCGAGTGCGCTTTCGCTTCGGTAAGACGAGGTTCTCGACGGCAGTCGTTCTTCTATCGCCGCCGCCTCTCGAGACCTTCTTTACGACGCCCGGGAGCTTGGACCAAGGGCACGTCGAGGTGGATCCTACAACGGGGGCGATCAATTTCAGCGAGGCCGACATCGCAGCAGGGACTGCGATCTATGTCTCGCTGACTTTGCGGCCCGGTACCGAGTACAACCTGCAGCCAGTGCTCGGGTTCATCGATCTTGCGGATCGTATGCTCGAACGCGAAGAGGTCCTCGTTCATTACACGACCTTTTCCGAAGATGGGGCGACGAAGATTCCGATCGAGGAGCGCGGGACGTTCCTCGTCTCCAAGGAGTTGGTGCAGCCTCACCTGACGCCCACATCCACGTTGCATTTTAATCCTACAGGGCGTGAATTGGCCAGCGCTTCTACACCGATAGCCTATCGAGGCGGGCGCAAGCAGGGCAGCGATCGAGTAACGTTCAATCTGACGGATTCAACCGTCACGTTCTTGCCGGATTCTCAAGTCACGGATGCGCTGCCGCACGGATCATCCGTTCTTCCGTCCTTTGTGGCCGACGGTATCCCTTTCGAAAATATCCACATTGACTACCAGGTCCACGAGGCGCTCGGCGGTGAGCGAAACCTCACCATTTCCCGCACCCCCATGGCAACGGTGCGCGTCGTCGTCGATGCAGGCGCTACCGCGTTCACGATTGAAGGCGATCGTACGGCAGACTTTCAACCCGGCCTACTCGAAGTGGATCGTTCGGAGGTGTACCTCACCTCGGGATCGACCTTCGAAGCCGGGGTGACAACGGTCAGCCTCGATCAAACGAGTCCCCAGTGCTTCCGTTCTGACCTGGTCAATCCGCCGCTGAGGGTGACATCGGGAGCGGTGCGACGCTTCCCGGACGTGTTCCCCGCGTATCTCGTCATCGAAGAGGCCGCGTATGACACCGTTGCACGCGGTGCCAAGAAGCTGCAGCTCGTCGGAGACTATTCCCGAATTTACGCGCAAGGCAGCGTCGTTGGCTTCTCTGACTCTTTGACCTTTCAAGACTACTATTCGGTCGAGGCTGCGCTCTTCGACTCCGCAAATCTTCGAACGACGCTCGTTCTCGCGAATGGGGCGCTCCGTCAATATGCCATGCCCACGACTCTGTTGAAGTCCCTCCGACCGATCCTGGGTTCTTCGGTCGCGACGGCTCTAACGAGTCGACCGCCCATGTTGGCTTTGCCTCATGTTGTCTATCGGCAGGTGGAAGGACAGGCGGGCAGGATTCTGGTGCTGGACCGCGATTACGCGATCGACGACTCGGGCCGCGTCGTGCTTACCGATAGCCTGGGGCTCGATGAAGAAATCGGCATCCTATACACGGGAGCGAGTCGGATCGAGGCCGGGCGCCGAACGAAGGCGTCGTGGACATTCACCATCGTCCCATCCCTCGACAACGGCATGCTGAACCAAGTCCTGGAGATGGACTACACGGCATATCTTCCGGATACGTTCTTCTATCGGGTCGAGACTTTCACAAACTTCAGAGCTGAGGTGGCGGACGAGATTGCCGACGAGGCCAAAGCTGCGAGTCCCTCTCAGGGACCTGTTCTCGAGAACTCGGGCAGCACTCCCCTCTACGAGCAGGGGAACCCGAGTCTCTTCTTTGCAGAAGGCGACCTCTCGAACCAAGACCTGATCGCGCGCCGGACGTTGCAGTTTTACAACAACGCCATCAATGCCCTCGAGTCGTACTTTCAGGGTTGGGACGGGCGAGTGGTAGGCGATCATGATGGACGCTTCATGTTCGATGGCAACCTCGATAATCCCGTCCGGACCCATTTCGCGCACGCAACCAATCAAATTGACGATTTGATCCAGGTGTTTGGCTCGACGCCGCGACGGGCTTTCGAAGCGGCCAATTACAGCAGGTTTTATCCGACGCAGAAGACACGATTCGGAGAAGCAACGGACCCGACAGGGCTTGCCACCGGCGATCCGATTTTCGACCTGCAGGAGACTGCCCTCAGGTCGGTCACGTCTGTCAGGACGCGCTCCCCGTGGGCGGTAACCACGGCGGCTGCGCCCGCCGGTTCGACAGAGTTTCAGGTTGACCATGCAGAAGGTGACGCCTATCTGTTACGGCCCGGTCTGAACGTCGTGCCGGGCCTCAAGGTGGCGATGACGACGCGCGAGGGCGCCGTGCTCGTAGCCGACGGCTCCCCGGCTACGGTCGTGTCGACTACGCCGAACAGCGTCACTCTTTTGGCCCCGGTCGGCGTCGAGGTTCCCGAGGGAGCGACGATCCGGATGGCCTTGTTAGACGACGTCTACCGCCAGATATTCAATCTCGGCATCGACGTCGGTGTCGACACTGACGGGGGATTTTTGACTCATGTTCGCAGCGACGACGTGCCTGTCTTCTTCTTGCCCAACTCGAGCCCGGCTGCGGGCGCTGCATTGGACGTGACCTTTCAATGCGGCACGACGACCTCGCCCGCACGTTTCCCTGCGTTGGATGGAGGCACTACGGATGACGACGGCAATCGGCAGTTCCCCGCGTTGGGGGTGGGAGGGGCCGAACTTGGTGCTATCGAGGATGAGCTGTCGCTCATCGATGCAGCGACAGGAAGGCTCGAGGCGGTCGTCACGTCGTCGTTCGTCGGTGCTGGGACGGTGACATCCTCGACGACCATCGACCACGGGGCGGCCTGGCTCGCCCCTGCGCCAAAGGTCGGGGATCTCGTCCGCATTCTGACGGGAGGCACGGCGGGCATGTCCGACTACCATCGGGCCTCCGCGGTGGGCGGGTCGACCCTCACGCTCGAGCCAGCGCTCGATTTCTCAGCGGGGGCGGTGACGTTCGAGATCACGACGGGGCCGGTCGTCGCCTCGGGCTCGGGGACCGTCTCTCCGACGAACGTCATCTTCAGCGCGGGGGGCAATTTCATTGTCAACGGCGTGCAGCCGGGTTTCACCGTCGTCGCCGTCTCCGGGGCACTGGTCGGGGAGCGCCGTCAAGTGACGGCGGTAACGGCCACGCAGCTCACGGTGGTGAGTCCTTTCTCTAGCACCGGGGTCATCGGTTATCAGGTCGTCAATAGCCTCGCGACCTACGGCGGCACGGCGTCGTCGCTGCAAGATGAGTGGGTCTTGGCACTCAGCGAACAACTGCGCGCTCTCGAAGGACAGGACCTGATCGATTTCTCTGAACGCATCGTCGAGCAGGCGACGGCCCACACGATTACCGTGAGCGGGATCGATATGGGCGCTTTCCAGACGCTGCTCGTCTTCGTCGTCGTGGAAGCTGTCGACAGCGGTTTGTCCAGCTTGACCTTCGCAGGGAGCCCCCTGACGGCCCAGTTCGCGACGCCAAGCGCGCAGGCCTTTGGCCTACACGTCTACGCGGGCGAAGGGCTCGCGGGCAGTGGGAACCTCGTCGTGACGGCTACGGCCACGGCACCCAACATGAAGGTCTTTGCCCTCAAGCTGAGCGCAATGAAGAGCATCTCGGTGGGGACAGCAAGCGTATTGACGGCACCGACGACGTTGGGAGCATCCGGGCTGTCGTCCGTCGACGCGGGCGATCTCGTCTTGAATTTCTTGTGCTCATCATCGCCGGGCAGTCGCTTCTACTCGTTGGACGGCGACGAGACTTTGATTCCGCTCTTCAACGCAAACGGGACGAGCGCCCTCCTCACCGCGACGCGCGCGTCGTCCGCTCAACAGGCGCTTTCCAAGCAGTTCAGGGTCGTCGGGACGACTGGCACGACGCGCATCGCGACCGTGGTTCTCACGAAAGACCCGAGCGCCGACATGATACCGGGTCGCGCCGTTCCCGAGCGGGTAGCCTTGCAGCGGTTTCTGGTCGACGCGACGCCGGAACTCATTCCCGCAGCCGCCATCGACGAGGCACGGGTGGCACTCGAGAACGTGGAGGCGGCCATCGTCAGCGCGGGCAACCAGCGGTTGCTGCACGAATGCCCAATTCTCGTCTATCGGAACGCGAGCACGGTGGACTCGTCGTTTACGCGAACAGCGGGGCGGCTCGTTCTCGGCGGCGCGTATGCGAGGGCCATTTCGAGCCTGACCACTCGCGAAGCGGCGCTCGCTGTTCGGACAGCCAACTCGATAGAGGCCCTTCAGAACATCTTGTCCTCGGGACGACTCTACGACGGGAGATTTGTATGGATCGACAGCAGGATCAACTTGGAGACGGGAATCCTCCCGAAGAAGGACCGGGCGGTGGCCAACCGTCAGAAGGCGCTCGAGACGACGGTAAAGAACCTGACCAAGCTGCTGAGCCTTTGAAGCCTGGCTGGCGTTACGCCAAACAGCTCGGAATCCAACGGCGTACGGCAGACGTCCTCAGGTTGGCAATCAAGGCGACGGGGCAACAGCTCGAGAGCGAGCGCAGGAAACTAGAGAAGCTCAAGTACGGAAGTTGACGGCATGGCAGATTGGAAGTCCCTTCAGATCGAGGTTCCGGGCAAGAACCTACTAGATCCGGCGCGGAGAGTTCTCGAGGAGCTTCTGTTGCTCTTGGACGTTCTCAAAGCACTGCTCGACACCGTCAAGGTGTTCCTCGTCGACTTCGGGAATCCCGTCCGAGCCCTGGTCGAGGCCTTGATCGGAATGATTCAAGAGATCTTCCTTGCCCTCAAAGTAACGGGTGTCTTCGCGCTCTTCCATGTGCCCAACCCGGTCGAGGACACGAATTTCGACAACCACAAGGGTTTCGACGCCTTCACGAATGTCTTCAAGCAGAGCCTCTACGACATGAAGGATTCGAGCCGTCCGCAGCCACGGCCGGGCTCGACCGAGGGGGGTTTCCTGTTGATGCTCGTGACCGCCGACGCCCCGTTTACGTTGCTATCGAAAGTCAGACAGCTGATGCTGTTCTTCCAGCGAGGTTTTATCTCGCCGCGCTACGAGCCCCCGCAGAATATGAAGGCCGCGCCTCTGGGGCCCGGTGGAGATCCGCTGCTCTCGCTGCTCGACGTCTTCACGACCAGCCCGGACCGGATCGGCCTTACCTGGGATTTGCCGACCTCGTCCGAGACGCCGGACATAGGCTTTCACGACGTGATCAGCCGGGTCGCGAACGAGTTCGTCCCCGCCAAATACCTCATCGAAAAATCCGAGGGTATCGATCCGGCGGCGGGCTTGATCGACGTGTCGAACCTTCTCGATCCCACCGTGGCGGGTAAGGTCGAGCAGAGTGTCGAGCGGCTGGTCGCCGGCACGACTTCGAAGGTTTTGCAGCGCTCGCTCGTTCGAGACACGTACGAGGACCTGGTGATCAAGTTCACCGAGTGCATCGTGGTCGATCCGACGGTGTTCTTCGCCGTTACGGGCTATTTCGGTCGCATGCGCTACGTTGACGCCGACGTCGAGCGCGACGTGACTTATTACTACCGCGTTCGCGCGTTCAGCGGGGACCTCGACATCAATCGCAACGGCCAGATCAATTTCGCGTACCCCAAAGCCCAGGGCGGTCGTTCCGAACCCAAGGTCGACTGGCCATCGACTTCCAAGGAGCCTGGCGCCGTTTGCGTAGTGGGCCGGGCTTCGGCAATCGTCGCCGTCAGGCTGCCACCTCTGCGCACGGGGGATGCCGCGACGTTCGACGTCATGGGGAATCTCCGGCGCGTCTTTCAGGCCGCCTTTACGTGCGACTTTCATCGAAATCTCTCCGATCTATCCGATGTAAAAGAGACCACCGATCCCGTCGGCTTGGGCTCGATGACCAAGCTCGCGGGACCCGTTGCGGCTTTCTCGGCGGAGGATCTGTACGTGCAGATCCTGCAGACCCATCGCAACACGACGAAAGAGCAGGTCGCTGCTCTACTTGCGACCCTGTCCGTTATCGAGTTCCCGTGGGAGAATCGCGGCGTCCGTAGACAGTCAGCGCGTCTCGCCGACGCCATCGGGTCTGCATTCCTGGAGGTTGGCGGTACTGCCCTCGATTCCTTCCGAACGTTCTTGCAGCAGCCAAACCCCCTTCTGTCGAAGCCGACGCTGGAGCAGGCTTTGACGGAACTCACCAGCACCGATCTCGACGACCTGCGGCAGGGGCTGAATTTCGTCAAGGCCTATGACGACGAGCGTTTTAGACAAGCTCTTCTCGAGGTCGTGACGCTTCTCCGGGCCTTCACGGGGGGTGGTGTCTCGCCGGACTGGATCTCGGTCTCGCCGCTTCGAGACATCGTGCCGTGGTCGGGAGAGATCCTGTACAGCCTGCTCGACAAGATCCAGGCCCTCGTCGATGCCTTCGGTGGTGTCGTCGCAGAGCTGAGGGATTTCATCAGTCTGCTGCAGCGCAAGATCGACACGCTCGAGCGGCTTCTCGAGCAGCTGATTTCCGTATTGGATTTCGTCGAATCGCTCGAGATCGGAGCGTTTATCCTCTTCGTGCCTGCGGTCAATGGGACGGTCGACGAATGGGTCCGGGAAGTCGACACCGCGAAAGGTACAATTCCGCCCACGGGACCCGGCGGGTATTCGGCGGGTGTTGCCCTGGCGTACGTGGCGCCCGACGTGACGGGCATTGCCACTGCGTTTTCACTCATATTCGGCGGGTAGTGTGAGCAGGATCCAAAAGGCGGTTTGAGTTGGCGTTCGACTTTAGTGGTACCTTCAACAAGAGTCAGCTCGAGCGCTTCCTGGTGTTCGCCAGGGCGCAGCAAGGGCAGCTCAGAGCGCGAATCGCTCATCTGAAGGCCGAGATCGGACGCACGGGGACCCTCGTCTTCCGCTTCGATAGCAACCACGTCCCAGAGGCAGTGACCGCCAATCCATCGGACTCATACCTCGGGAAGCTCCTCGCGGCGTACCAGGTCCTTGGGGGAAATCCCTTTCTCGATTTGCGGTCGCGTAACAAGAATCAGGCCGTCTTCGTTCTGCAAGGGAGCGCCGCGGTTCCAGCGACCGCCATGTCGAGCGGTGAGGTCCTCGGGACCCGAGGTCAGCAGGACGCCTTCAGCTCCGAGCTGATGCGAAAGATGCGACGACCGGTGCAGGACGTGCTCGATTACCGCTTCACCCTGCTCGAGCGAAAGATCCGCAGGGCCATCGACTACACCGACCAGCTCACGGAGGAGATTCGCGAACTCGAGGCGACGGCGGCGGCGGCAACGACCGATGGCTCTCTCGAATTCGTCGCTAATCAGCTCGAGCAGCTCATCGGTAATCGGAACTATCGGGCCATTTACGATGACCACGGCTCTGACCCCCTCGGGCTCAACACTCACGCGCCCTTCAGTCAGTACGACGTCGAGATGCCGGTTGACCCAGCGGCGGGCGGGCCCAATCGAGTGGTCGAAAGGCCTCAACGGCAAGGCACGGGATTCGTCGGACCTGGCGATGTGGGAAGGACGAAATGAGCTACGATCGAAGAATCGAGCAGGTCTGCCCCCATCTGGTCGTGGAGGAGGCGCTCTTTCTAAACGCCGACCGAAGGACGGTCCGCCCCCTCCGACCCATTGCGAGTGCGGCCTCGGTTCGCGTGCGATTCAACGGAGAGCAGGAGATCACGTCCGTCGGACATTTGATTCCGGCAGTGGCCAAAGGCTCGAGTCCCGGACCTTTTGACATTCGAGCCGGCGTGAATGACCGCCTCATCGTCAGTGTCAACGGCGGTCCTGACCAGAACTTCGTAGCTCCGACGGGTCTAGGTATCACGGCGAAGGCCTTGACGAAGGCGCTGTCTTCAGCCGTGGTCGGGCTGGTCTTTAGGGTGTCGCGACGGCTCCAGGTTCAAGCGCTCACGGCGACCCGGGGGCCGTCTGCCCGGATCGTCTTCAAGGCGTTACCGCATTCGGAATCGGGCGTCCCGACGGGCAGCCTCGCTCGGACGCTGGGCTTCACCGTGGGTCGCGTATACCGCGGGCAAGAGGTCTTCCCGCCGTGGTCCCTCATCAACGATCCAAACACACTCAGCGACAGACCAACCCGGCTGATCGTCTTCGACCGCCGCATCGAGAGCGCGACAGATTTCGTCGAGATCAACTACACGACGGTGCGGCAAGAGTGCCGGCGCTGTGGCGGCGTCGGCATCGAGAACGATTGGCAATATACAGCGGCCGGTAACGTCATCAAGGTGCGCAACGCCGAGCTGCTCAGCCAGGAAGTGCTCAAGATCACCTATACGGAGAAGGGCAGTAACCCCTTTCATCCGTGGTATGGGACGGGGCTGCTCGAGGCCATCGGGAAGAAGATTTCCGACCACGGGCTGATGCAGAATCTGATTCTCAGCGACCTGCAGGAGGCGTTCCGCCGATGGCAGGCGATCAAGAGTGAGCAGGAGGACCGGGTGCAATTCGTCTCGGACGAGGAATACCCCTTCCGCCTGCTCGTCGTGAATCTCGAGCAGGACCCTGTCAATCCGACCGTGGTCTATGTCAACGCTTTCGTGCAAAATCGGTCGAGTTCCCCCATTCAGATCTCGCGCGGCCTCCAGCTACCGCTCCCCATCGATCTTCTGGGCTCTTCCGTTCAGGATTCATTGCGGAGGCAAAACGATGTCCCCGCCCTCGGCCGGTAGAGCACTAAGTATTCTCTTTTTCGCGCTGCCTTGTATATGGCGAGTGCCCCGCAGATCGATGCCCCCGATGGCTCACGCGCGACGAGTCTGACCCTCTCGACGAACCAGAGGGCGGTCTTCTTGTCGGGCCTTGCTGCGGCAAATACCATCGACATTCAGGTGTCGATCAACGGTGGTCCGTTCGTTTCCGACTCGGCCATGATCCGGTTGGACGGTCCGGCATTCGCGATTCCGAATCTTGCCTCCTTCCCTGACGGCCTGGATCTGGATTTCGGACAGAACACGATTCTGCTCCGCGCGATCGACATCGTGGGAGGCGTTAGCCCGTCCTCGACGGCGCAGATCACGAGGGTCCAATCGTCGACCCAATCGGACGCCGTCATCCCCACAGGGATCCGTGTTCGACGGAGGCGGGGCTCGGTCACCCTGCTCGTGTCGAGCCGCCTGCCAACGGACAACCCCGGGTTCACCGACCCGCTGGTGTTCCGCGGTTTCAATTTCTACGCGAGCACGAGTCCCGGCGGGTCATCAGGGCGCTTCCGAATCAACGCAAGCCCCATCAGCGAAGTGACGACACAAGAGGAGGACATCACGGAGATCGTCTCGTCACAAGCCGTCTTTACCCCGCAAGGCAACATCGCGCGCACCGTCGTCACGCTGGAAGACGAGTTTGGGCAAGTGTTGAGCACGGTGTCCGATACGACCGTCGACGTCTCGGGTGTCTTCACTGACATGAGGTTCAACGGGTCTCTGTCGGCGTATGAACTCGAGGACTTTGTCGGGTTCACCCATGTCCGGAGCGGAACTGAGGCGGACGGGATCATCAACTCTGACCAGTTCGTGGACGTGGATGGGGCCGAGCCTCTCTACTATACGATAACGGCCATCTTCTTCGACCGGGCGCAAAATCTCGAATTTGAGACGCCGCACTCGCAAGAGGTGCTCGGTTCACCGCTCGTCATCGATACGACAATCCGAGACTTGCCAGGTCGGACCCAGATCGAGGTCGTACGAGACTACGTTTCGGCGATCCAAAGACTTGACCAGGAGATCAGCCTCATCCCGGGATCCACGTCGCGGGACGTCAGCATTGATCCATTCGCCTCGGAGGTCGAGCGTGTCTGGTTCATCATCGATTTCGTGCACCGGAGCGGGAGTTTCCTGACCCTCCTTCAGATCGACGACGCCAATGGTGACGGCGTTTCTGATTCCGTGGCAGGCAACTCGTACAAGCAGGCGCTGAAGGCTGCCCTGGGTCTTCAATCCGATCCGTCGGTCCAAAGCCTGATCGATACCCAGTTCGACAAGATCGCGGGGAACTACAACAAGACGCGGCTTCCGGGTCGCCCGGCGGTAGGGCAGGTGGTTTATTTCAGCGGCACGCGACCGAGGCGCGACGTCATCATCCCTTCCGGCTCCGTTGTCTCCACGGACGCCGATTCCGATAACGGATTGCCCGCGGTCCGGTATGTCGTCGGTGGCACATTCGTGATGACGGCAGACGCCGCTGACGCATTCTTCAATTTCGATACTCAGCAGTACGAGATCACCGTCGACGTCACCGCCGAGTTCATCGGGACCAATGGCAACCGCTCCGCGGGCCAGATCAAGAACCTCGTCTCTGGAGTGTCGGGCTTGCAGGTCGTCAATCGAGAGGCAACGAGATTCGGAACGCTGCGCGAGAGCAATGCCGATCTGGCAACTCGAGCGCAACTCGGCTTCGTTGGCGTCGATGCCGGCACTGAAGGGGGGTACGCCGCGACGGCGGCAGAGAGCATCGGTATCGTAAAGAGCAAGATCGTCAAGAGTGGTGACCCGCTCATGATGCGGGACTACGACGAGCTGCGGAAGAAGCACATCGGTGGCAAAGTCGACATCTGGGTGCAGGGCCTCCGCGAGCGGACAGTGGCGGAGAAATTCGCCTTCTCGTTCCAGGTTGCCCGCGACATTCGCTGCGAGATTGTCGACCTCGCGACGCTCACCTTCCGGGTGCTCGACGCGCGGGTCACCGTGGGCACGCCGGTGGGCGAGATTCTCGACGATCTTGCCGAAGGGTTAGGCGTTCGGAACGCAACCACGGGCAGCAACTTTGATCTGACCGGCGTCATCATCATCGATTTTGAGACCTTCCGGCTCAATGCGTCCGTCGTGCAGCCCTCGACACACATCAACGATATCATCACCGCCGATTACCGCTTCCGGAGCATCAACCGCTTCACGTTCTCGCTTCAGCCGGTTCGTCGCGTTGTCTCCGTTGCCGGTCAATCGTCGGGGCCCCTCGACCTCGACGATGGCTTCAATCTTTACAAGACCGACGACCCACTGCTCACCGGCGAGAGCACCATCGCCAAGGACTTTCTGGTCATCAACCAGGTGGGCGGAATTCCGACCGGCGACGCGATCCCGGTGACGGCCGAGAGTCATATTCTCATCGGCTTCTTCGAGGAGCCCCTGAGAAACGTCGGCATCAACACGGCGACCTTGAAGATGTTCAGCCAGGACCGACTGGTGGAGTATTTCGGGCCGACGGCGGCTGCGGAGTTGGTAAGGGTAGGGAGTGTTGCGCCCGACTATGAGATCGTCGCGGGGACGGCAACGACACCGGTCAAGATCGTGCGGACCAACGCCTCCCGAATCTCGAGCGGTGAAACGGTCCTCGTCGACTATCAACATGATGAGAACTTTACGGTGACCTACGTCATCAACGACCTCCTGCAGCAACTCCAACAAAAGGTCGATGCGCGTCGCCATGTGACCGCGGATGTGATCGTCAAACAAGCGGTCCAGAACTCGGTCGTCGTCGATACGACGGTACAGCTCAAGCAGGGCGCTTCGAAAGACTCCGCTGACCCGGCGATCCGGACCAATGTCTCCATCGAACTCAATTCGAAGTTGATCGGTCAGGGCACCGCGCAATCGGATATGATCAACGCGATCGATTCGACAGAGGGCGTTGATTTCCAGGTGTTGCCGCTTGCGCGAATGGGCTACGCGGACGGTTCGAGAAAGTTGAGGGTCACGCTCCTCTCGACGAATAGCCGGTTGTCCTCGCTCGACATTGGCAGCAGCGTCGTATTCATTCTCTCAAACCCTTTGAACTATCCAACGACCGACGGGGGAGGGCTACTCACGGAGCATAAGGGGGTCTTCGAGGACGATGAACCACTGACCCTGGCTGCGTCGCTGTTAAACGTCGGCGCGGCAGCTGGGCAGGCTTATATTATCGGTCGGGACGGCGCTTCGATCGCGGGGTTCTCGGACGACGCGACTCTGATCGCCGACGGCTTCACGGACGCCGACGACATCGCTGCCGAGCGGTTGCGCCTCACGGCGAACCATATCGTGGTCTCCTTGAGCGGCGCGGGAAGCCCTGTCGACAATCCCGATCAACACCGCTACGCCGCCAGCTACGTGATCCGGGGTGATCGTGGCCCACACGACATTGTACCGACGCAAGTCGAGTTTATCGACTTGGGCAACTTCACGCTCACGATAAAAGCGGTGGAGGCAGCCTGATGGCGCGCTTCATCATCGATTCTTCCCGGCTAAACTTTAGCGTCGAGCGGCGCGGGAAAGAATACAACCTCAGGATACTTCAGCGCGCGCAGGCGATCTTCTCGACATTGCTTCGACTGTTGCCGTCGAACTACACGTCGACGGTGCAGGGCCCGCACTACACCGTCGAATGCAAAGCGGTCGCCGTCGAGTTGGCCAAGATCGAGCTGGCGCTCGAGGACGTCAGCTCAGACGTCGATTTCACCCGGACGCGGAGCGAGTTTCTCTATGGCGTCGTTGGCTACCTCTGTTTCCTCAATAACAGGTTGCCGAGCCTGGAATTCGACGACGATGAGTTTCGGCAGTTCCTCCTCAATCTGATCCGAGTCTATTTCCAGGGGTCGGTTCCCTCAGCGATCAAGGACGCCGTCGGGCTGTTTCTGAAGACTGACTTTAGAGTCCTCGAGAACTTTCTGCTGATTCGACAGGGATCAGCGGGCTTGGACATCTCGGATCAGTTCGGGTTCCAGATCGATATTGCCACGCACAACAAGTTTCCCCAGGGCATCTTCGACCTGCAATCGTCCATTCGGGTCATTCTGGACATCATCCGTCCGGCGCACACGATCTTTCAGATCCGGTTCATCTTCACGGACGTCTATGACCCGAACGACCCGAATCACACGGACGACACCCTTGGTCACATTTTCGACGAGATGCGGTGGAAGCTGCAGAGCTACTTCTACGAGGACTTCCGGAGCTACTGGGCGGGTCTCCGGGACATCGATCGCCTGGGCAAGAAGGAGAATCAGGCGGTGGTCGGGGAGGCGCACGGTAACATCCGGTCACATCTAGTCCTTTGATGCCGGGCCTAAGTGACAGAGAACTCCGCATGCCCTCAAAAATTATGCACACCGCCACATTGGAAGTTCGTGACGACAGGCCGTATGGCTACGGCGAGGCGCGAAGCGTCACCTGAAAGGGGATCGCGCGATGGCTACAGCTCTCATTCAGTTCGTTCAGGGCGCCAACACTGACGCGGCTGGAAAGGCTGTGTTCGGAGTTCACGGTGATTTCTCAAAGGTCACCATCTCGAACGGCAATGACACGGGCGTCGTCAGTTGGAGGCTCTACATGCTCGACGCACCTTCGGACAGCGCAACCTTTCCCCCGGCAGGTTCGCCTCAAATTATCGCTCAAGCGGTGGACGGAAGTCCTACGGCGGACTTCATTCCGGATGTGGCGGGGACATACCGCGTGATGCTCGAGGTCAGCGACGTCTCAGGTCACGTGGACCGGGACATCAGGTGTTTTGGGATACCAAACGCCCGCGGTTTTGTGCTTCCACCGTTCCAGGGAAACCCGCCACCGTTGCCACTGATCGCCCTGGCGATCATCTCAGACGGTCCTCGGCCGGTGAAGCCGGACGAGCAGAACTACCGGGACAACGTCCGCGGCTGGGCTGGGAACGGAAACGCCGGGCAAATCGATGAGTTCCTCCGGACGTACTCAGACTTACCGTTTCAGGTCGTCGATACGACTCCTTTCCAAGCAGGGGTCACCGATGCACCCTTGCACGTGGTGGACCTCCCGACGATCGGAGGCTCCGCGGAGTTCCTATTGCCTGATGCGCCTCGTTCGGGCTTCGTAGTGCGGATTGCAGCTCTGGGGTCGGATGAAAACCTGGCAACGGTGATGCCAGCGGGTGGAGGATTCATCGGAAGCGAGCCGACGGTTGAGCTACGAGGCGGTGCAAGCCTCATGGTGGCCCACCAAGGGGGTAATACCTGGATCGTGCTCTCTCGAGCGACAACGGCGACTTCGGCGGAACTCAGCACGCCCCAGGGGCCCGAGGACGCAGGCAAGCTCGCGCGCGTCAATACCGCGGGGGACAACATCGAATATGTCGCAGCGGAGGACGTTGTCGGCGGGGGCGGCGGCACCACGCTCGCGCCGGGCTCATACATCGGGCAGCCCCTCACGTTTGACGGCACCGCTTGGCTCGGGCTCACACTCGAGGAGGCGCTAAAGGTCAACCTGATAGAGAGTGCGGGCGAAGGCGATGAGTCGCATCTAGTTCTTCACACCACGGCCAACAATTCCGTGATCGAACTGGCCACGCTCGGCACGGCAAGCAATATCATTCTGCGCTCGCTGGGAGGCATAGACATCCAAGCATTGGGCGAAGGAACCGGCTTCCTATCGATGAGCGGAGCCTCTACCTTCCTCGTTTCGAGCGCGCTCGGGACCACGAACATCCAATGTGAGGGCGGCGGACTCTACCAACAAGAGCGCAGCACCACGACTGAAGGCGTTCCGTTGAACGGCGGGCATCGGTTCAGCACCGAGGGCAATGGCCCGCTCGGCAGCTTTGTTACCAATCTGCTGATGGGCGCGGACGGGGACACGACTGCGACGATCCGTTTCTTGGGCGACGACGGTCCACCCGTCCCGCGCCAGTCCATCACGGGCGTGGACCTCCAGGATCAGATCGATTCACTCGTTGCCGCCCTCGCTGCGCTCGGGCTCGTCGCCGACAATCGCTGACACATGACCAACCTCGACACCCTGGTGCTTGACGACTTCACCCAAGGCATAAGTGCGACCGAGGGTCCCGAGGACGCGGGCAAGATGAGACGAGGTCCATAAGTGGCGGGCTTCGGCGGGGGTAAATACGGCAGGGGCGGTTTCGGCGGAGCCGAGGACTCTGATTTCGTCGAGGGCGTCTCGGCGCTCGCGAGCCAGAGCATATTCACCGACAGGGGTCCGATAGCCAAGCCTCCCCTCACGCTGCAGGCGGGCACGGCGGGATCGCTCGATACTTACGAGTGCGTCACATTGCCCGGGGCAGCCTTGACCTTGAGCGATATAGGCAAGAGGCTTCGACTGACGGGCAGCGTCTCAAACGACAGCGTTTACGAGGTGCTCTCGATCATCAGTATCAACGAGGTCAAGGTCCGCGCACGGTTTATTTTGCCAGATGCGAATAGTGGCACCATCGATTGGCAGCTCTTCGATCCACGGACGGGCCAGATTGCGGACGACCCGGCCGACGTCGTCGTGCGTGTCGGTGGCGTGCCCGTGGTCCCCGTCGCGGTCGTCGGACTCAGGGGGCAAATCGTCCTACCCAACAACCCAGTTCCCACGGGAGATGTAGAGGTCGATTACTCGTGGCTCGACAATCCGCGGGTCGAGATCCGTCGGCTCAATTCAACCGAGTTTCGATTCAACGCTTGGAATCGAGACCCGGGCGGGCCATCGCCGTCGGGTCATCATTATCGGTACAATAACGTGCTGATCACGCCGGGGAGCTACGACCCGGGCGATCTCAGCGCAACGCTGGAGCAGCCGCTCTTTCGGGACCTGAAATACCGAGCGTACGAGCGGGCCTATACGGCGGTCTTCAATGACCCGACCAAACTTTTGTTCAATACGCCAACTCACCGGATCGCGTTTCCCGCGGCGCGCCGCGCCCTACACGAGGAAGCGGTTTTCTACGAGGCCACGACGCTTCCGGAGGCTGCGCCGAGCCGTTGGGTACGCAAGGGCTTGGAGGCACCTGTCGTCGCGGCGGGCTCACTTGTCGTCGTCGACAATTCCGCTCAGACGTTTCCAACAGGATCGCCGCTCTTTTGGACACGGGCGATTGACCTGAGCTTCGATCATGTTTTCTCGGCCGC